TTGATAACGCACTTCACGAGCTATTTTATCAGCTCTCTTATTGCGTGTTTCCTCGCGCTTAGAAATTCGTTTTTCCACTTGTGTCTTGGGTTTGTTTATTGATAGTGATTTAATTGCCATTGTCTAATAATGTAGTTAGGGTTTTATCTCTTAGGTATTGTTTGAAGGTTAATAAGGTTATATTATTCTCAATGCTGATGATGTCTCGTTCTGTTTCCAAATCATACTCAATGTTTGATAGGTCACCATCGGTGATGATGTCTTCACCAAGAACATTATGATGTATGTGTACACCAATAGATAACAATGACTGTGACTGGTCGAACGTTACCAGGTACTCATAATAGTCCACTAAATATTTAAGTCTGGTGTTATTATCCATCGATTCAAATATACGGATTATATTTCATATAACCAAATCCGGATTAAATCCTATAATTATGTGTATAAACTTATCAACAGAGTGTTATATAAATATAATGAAAAAGGAACAAATAGTAACGTTAGTAATAGTGTTGTTAGTATTATTCGGAGTTGGTTTTCTTATAGCTACGGATAACAGTAAACCACAACCACCAATAATTGTAGAGGTTCAAATTAATCCACTTGATACATTTAGAAAAGAACCAGAAACTATTATAGTATCTGACGATATTGATTTCATCGATAATGGTAGAAAAATATATCGAGGTAACTGTGGTCCATGTCACTCCTTCACAAGAGATTTAATTGCTCCGAAAATTTCGGACAGAATTACATACCGAAAAATGTATGACATCATATGTAGTATAAATACACTCGAAGCAAATAAAGACCCTTACACACTTGAGTTATTAAAACAATGGGACAGCCGATGCGGAAGAATGCACGAGTTTGGTACCATGTTAACCGAAAAAGAGATGCAGGAATTATTATCATATTTGAAGTACGAAATCAATAACCGCATACACTAACACAGTCCATAATTTCCGGATTTGGTAATCTCATATTTATTCCGTATATTTACGACATGAAAATTTACGATTTACTAACAGAATTAGGAACATGGTTTAGTTTAAGTAAAGAATTACTTGATAAAGCTAAATCATCCAAAATAACATCTGAGAATAACACACAATTCAAACAGTTAGTTGATGGTTGGTCTGAAGGTCTTTATGATGAAGATCCGGGCTTAGTTATGAATGAAATAGAATCATTATTAGAATGTTAAACATTGGTGATATAATAGTTATCGATAAAGGCTCCGTTGCTAAGGGTGCTAAAGTACTTGCTTATATATCTGAGCATATAACTGATAACATCTACGCTGCTAAATGGATTAAGTGTGAAGTAGAACCATATTTGTGCGATACAGATTACGAAGATACAATTTTAGAACACAGAGCAGTATTGGCAACCGATTCTGTTCTCGTAGCCGCTGGAATTAAATCACTTGCTGATGTTCGTGAAGAAAAACTTAATGATTTAATGGGATGAAAGAACGATTAGATATCATAAAAGGATTTTGGGATTACTTAGTATCATTTGATAAAGCACGAGGTACTATTACAGTCGGAATGGCTTCAATAGAGAAGCATATCATGTCGATATTACCCACAGTATTAGCATTACAAGAGGTCAAATTGGACCCAGTTAGAGAAGCATCGGTTTGGAGACAAATGAATGAAACATTCACTGATATCGAATCTCAGTTAGAAAAAGAACACCGTTTAATGGTATTATCTCAAAAATACGTTGACATTGCCCCATATTCGCAGTTTAAACGAGATAAACAGATAGAATTCATCGTGAAATGAGACAATATACTGTAAATGAAATACCTGACCTGGATGATATCATCATTAATATATTTCGCACAACAAGAAGTATATATGATGTTGAGTTTAATTCCGGTATTAAATTAGCCATACACATGATGGACGGATTGACACTACACATTGGTGATAGTGTTGTAGACTACGAAGCGACTAAAGATAACAATAGAAAGTCTATCATAATATATTTTAGCTATGGTCAAAAGTCCACGATTGATACTTTAGTAACAGATGAACTATTCAACAATATTAATACAAGAAAGATAAGAACAAAAGCATTACAAAAATTATTATGATTAAATCAAAAGACTTCACTATATTTCAAATAAGATATTACGCTGATGGTATCAATGTACGAAAGGGTATATTCGGTAACGACAGTAATCGCGTACAACACCACCAACGTGCCGAAGATTATAACAAATTCTTCTGGCAAATGGTTGAACAAGTAACTGGTAGGAAGAGTAAGTATTACTCACTGAAATACTTTCTATCATCAAGAGAATGTGCCGTAGAAGAATTATTCGATAAGTATGATATTCTTATACCAGATAGCGAAGAATATTACTACTGGTTCATTCCTATACATATGCCGGAATTATCTGAATGGATTCAGAAAAACTGTAACCTACCATTTAAAGTAGTGAAGCGTTCGCCATATAGTTCATGTCTGAATAATAGTAAGACTAACTGGAGACGCGAACAAGCAGAAGCATTTACCAAAGAACATTTACCACAACTTAACGAAGAAGACTATGAGTAAAATTATTAAAGAAGTTAGATTAATTCTAACAGAGGAAGAAATAAATTCTCCCGATACAATTGAAATAAAACTACACGTTAGTAGTGAGACTGATCCTCAAAATGAAGAGGGAGTAACTTACACTATAACTTATCCTAAAAAATAATGAAAACATTAAACGCAATTGATTTTAGATTTTTCATCGGATGCCCATGTTACATAATGGATACTGATAGACCAGTTCTTGATATAATCGAAGGTATCGACTCTGTTACTAATATGGTAATCAGCGAACGAGTGAACTATCTACCCACTATAATTAAGCCAGTTCTTAGAAGGTTTGAAACACTTTCAAGACACGAAGTTGAAGGGCTTAATAAACTTTGGCCAAAAGAACACATCAATCGCACAACACTTGATAGTATTAAATTAGATGCTGATATAATTAACTATCTTACTGCTCTACACGTAGATGTCTTTGGTTGGATAGAACAAGGACTTGCTGTTGACGCTGCTTACAATTCAATTAGATAAAACATGATAATAAGCTACATATTTATTTCGTTGCTAGTAATTAGTACATTCATAGGATTGTATAATTTTTTCAGCAAATCATATGGAGAAAGAAAACGCGAACGATTCATGGTTGAGTTTGCTGATAGAAATCTAGGTAAAATGAGTGAGCTTCTTAGGCAAGGTAAGAAACAAGAAGCATATGATTTCATTATGGAGGAGAGACATAAAGCTGGATTATCAACTGCTTTATTAGATGATGAAACAAGAAAAACTTTATATGGTGTAGAGAAGCCATCCAAGTATGAAGTAGAAGAGATACGTCTTAATAAAATAAATGATTTGTTGAATTGAAATTAGTGTGTATAGATAATAGTTCGTATCACTTAACACTTGGTGGGGTGTATGATGCTGAACCAATTAGTGATGAAAAATACGAACATCTATTTAATTGGTGGATTCATAATGATAGAGGTTATAGACATATGGTAGAGGGTAATTTATTTAAACCACTGTCTTACTTCAGAGATAAAAAACTAAAGAAACTATTAGATGAATAGATGTATCTTTATGCATACATGGGTGTATGAATATAACGACAGTAGTAATAATGGTAGAGATACCCGCACTTGTAAAGACTGCCATTTAAAGCAGTTTGCTATGTTTAAAGACAGAGTTAGCTGGCATAATGTTCCACCAACAAAAGAAGACATACGCGACACCAAGATAGATGATTTATTGAAATGAGATATAATTTAAAACTAACCGAGGTTCAAAATAAATTATACAGAGATTATCTGTATTATAGACCAGACAAGAATTGTAATTTATACAATTTTTGCGGTGATGTTAGTACTTTAGATGAAGAGTCTCAGATACTTGTGGGTATAGCAAAGAAGCAAGGATATCTCACCATATACAATCTAACCGAAGAAGAAGTATTGTACATACACGAGCAGTTGAAATTTACATTCCATAATAGAATATTTTCAACACTTCGTAGTACAAGCACCGCTTATGAGCGTAGAATAATGAATGGTATTTTAAGAAAAATTGATAGGTTTAAAACAAAAGAATTCCTTAGAGAAATAGCATTAAGTAGTTTATTAAGTGAGAAGCATTAAAGTAGAAGATAAAGGTGGACAACCAAGTATCAATGGTAAAATATGTACCTATGATACAAGGGAAGTGCGTAATGAAATCGAAGCATTATTTGATATCAATAATAGCTTCTATCTACCTACTAAATATGACATTATCGATAGACCATTCAATGTGAAAATCATAGAATCACATCACCGGGAAGAACAGCTCGATAAGTTACTTGGAACCGAATCTTAATATATACAAAGTGAAATTATTAAAAACATTCGAGCAATTCGGCGAAATATCATTCAGACTTAAAACATTAGTCAACTGTCCAGACTTACAGGATGTGTTTGATATATGTAAAAATGAGATTACATTATATCCCGAATCTGAACCAGTCTACACCAGAATATATGAGTGTTGCTTATATGAACAACAAGGTTTAACACTTGGTCACCTTGAGTTTATTAAACCAATCAGAGAAATGTTGACTAAGAGTTCAACAGCGTTAGAAGCTAAGAACAAATATAGAGAGATAACAAATCCTAAGCACATAATCCCAGCATTGTTACTTAAGATGTTAAACAACATCAGAACTATGAAGTTTGTTAATGAAAAGGTTTTTGGTAGTGTATCAGATAAAGTATCATATGTATTGAGATATGAATTCACTGGTACCAAGAAGCTATCAAAATCTTACTGGACTTTATTACTCAGAGCGATGATAATATTAGAATAAAAAAAAGCCTTTCAAAATTGAAAGGCTTTCTCTTTACCAACAGATGTGTGTACATGGGTAGATATCACCAACATGAACTCGATGAGTACATGGGTATAAATCTTGAGCATGAACAGTTTTTAAGTTACCCCAAGCATCATAGAATGTATGACCACATGGACCTAAATCACCCATTGAATGAACGATATGTTCACAAGGACCCAAATCCCCAGCAGGGTGACAAGGATAGCTATCGTTTAATTTAAATGATGTTAACACCACTAAACAGAAGATAGCGCCGAATAAAACTAATTTCTTCTTCATTGTTACAGTTTGTTTTTTATTATATTATATATCTAAAGGAAGTTTGTGCCTTATATTAACTTATCCAATTGACTATCCCGGTAATTCTCAAGAGTAGCGAAATACCGCTTAAATTCTCTTGGTTCGTATATAATATTATAATTGTCATATGAGTGGTATAACCCACTCGTTAATACGAAATCAAACTTATCATTAAGCTTAATGTCTATATTCTTCTTCTGTACTAATGAATACTTACTATGTTCTATTATACACCTATACGTCATTTAGTATTACATCAATCTTTTTATCTCTGAATAACGCACTATTTAAGCCATCCTTCAGTAAATTTATAGAGTTTTGTCGTTGTGCTATCTCTTTCTCAGATGCTTTTATATTACACGTTATTATTTCATGCAACATAGTAATCATATCACCCAATACTTTATCCATCTTCTCTGGGCGTTTTGTGATGTAAGTTACGTAGTTATCATACACACCAGATGTATAATGTGATGGAAATTTAGCTATGTGGTCCCAATCCTCACCATCTCTGAATCCATGAGTGAAGTTCTCAGTCTTTATTATTATAACATGATTCTGTGGTTCGAACGTAACAGATAAACGCCAGTTCTCTTCCGATTTATCTTTTCCTTTTATGTGCTTAATTTTCACCATTTCTATGAATATGTATATGTTTTACCACAGGTTGTACACCTGTCATTCTTTACATCAGTTGCTACCCATTTACATTCTCTTCTATGTGGGCATTCAGCATTAGCCTCTTCCATTTCTTTTTCATATTTCTCATCGGCTATGCACTCATCGCAATCACCGAAACACCAAGGAGTTCTACACATTGTCTATTATTTTATTAAGTTTATATTCTCTGTAATCTTCTTTACTCAAACGACCAAAGCAATCATGAAAGTCTGTATCTTCAAATGTCATCTTATAAGATCCGGCGGTTAGTTCATAAAACCAACCAGATGTTGATGTGTATTCAAACAGCTCACCTTCGGTGAAAATAACATCAATAGTTTTCCAATCATATGAAGATTTATCTACATAGGTTCTATCAAATGAACGGACACATATACAGTAGCCGTTATATTTAAAATCTTGTTTAGGTATTCTTGGTAGAGGCATTATATCTAAATCTTATATGCCAGCACCAAAGGAGCCAAGCAAAGTTTATAATACAACCCTTCTTACCGGGGTTGTTACCGAAATTGAGTGCTGGTAATAAATTGAAGTGCCATGATATATTATCCTTGTTTAGTAACCACTCAGAAGTTACCCACATACCTCTTATCTTAAATCCTCTCATATCAATCGTTCAATTGGTCAGCTAATCGTTTAATAACCATTCTACCTTCTGTTGAACGTTCTACGGCTGTGGAACCTAAGTAAGTTCTATTCAGCATTACATTTAAGAATAAGGAACCCATGTGAGAAAATAATGAACGCTTATTAGCTAGTGGGATATCCTCGAATAGCTTCTCAATCTCATCTGATACTATAATATCATTTTTAGAGTCAATAATTTTTTCAAGTGACTCATTAACAATTAACATTTGTTCGTGTGTGAAGTTCATCTCAATATGATATTAGTTGAGATATTATAGTATAGCGATTATACTAAGTTTATATTTCAAATGTTAAAAAACCAACCTATGATACTTTAAATTATATAAGAAGAATGACTAATTGTATCTTGTATCTTATATTTACCATTTTAAACTATACCGAACCCAAGAAGAAACAACCGGATGAAAGTATTATCCGACATCACCGAACAACATTTAGAATGTCGCATCAAAGCGTTATAATTACACATGAACCAGAGACAGTACAGAACTAAAGACTTCATAGCAACGTATGGTAGTCAGATATATGAAACAATTGATGGGTTTGTTTCCGAAAGAACATTCACTAATATTGTAAGTAAAATAGGATCATATTCAATACTATTAATGTTTGATAGCATCTACATAAGCTACGAAACTGGGTATAGTGACACTGGTGTTAAATTCACCATTATTAAAGAGTTTGGTAGAAACATAGACCTACCAGAAAGCTCTGAATATGATGCTTGTCGCAGAGAAATGAAGATAAATAGACTATTATACTAGTATTATGTCATATATAGACGGATATAACAAGGATATATTGATGGAACTCATCGATGATAAGGAACCATTCACCCTCGTAAGCACCATCAATAAAGTTTGGTTAGACTACCCAGGCGTTAATGGTAAAGGCTTTATATACCTTGCAATTGAGTTTATAGATGATTTCGGTGGTCCCAAACGCTGTATAGCACCACTTTTTAGCTATGAAGCTAAATTACAACTTAAACGCATGAATGTCTTAGATTCAATATTAGATTAAGCAGAAGCCCACAATTAATCCGATAATAAAGCAAATCGCTGTGATGTGTTGTTGTTTTGTCATAGTCCAAAAGTAGTGAGATTTTAATATACAAGTCAAGATAAAGTTATCCACGTATTGTTAATAACTTTTAATATATACAATATGAAACATTTAGTCTTATTTGAAAACTATGCTAATAACACAATCGATACAAAGGTTGTAAAAGAATGGCTTGAGATATTCGTTGAAGATTTATCAGACATAAGAATAAGTGATATAAGTGTTAAGATTATAAATCAGTATAACACCATTGAGAAGCCTAAATATATTATAAGATTTCTACTAACCTTATCAGAAGAAGAGTCAAAAAAACACGGTAAAATATTCACAGAGAATGATAGAATTGATGATGATGGTGTGAATGATTATACTGGTACTTTAACTCGAATTTTACAAAATATGCTAATTGAAATATTTACCAAGTTCAATAAGAAATATGATTTCAAATTTGACATAGTTGAAGATTTATTAGCTAAGTCATATAATTTAGTTACTGGCAACGAAGTTCAACTTGATTCTGTTGACTGGATGGAATATTATGACGGTGAAGGTAGTATACCTCAGACAAGATGTTTCGTCTATTTGGAGCATAATTAAAAATCTTTCAGCATTTCTACATTCATTTTTACAAATTTGTATATCCGGAATATAATCCTTAAATTTGGTCTAATGAAAACACTAATTATAAAAGAGCAATATATTCTCAACGAAACCAATCGGCTTGCGAAGGCTTTGATACCTGGTGTTGAGTATCGAGTAAGTGATAATGTCAAAGCACGTACTGAGTTTGGATTGGAAGGTTGGTGTGTTATAAGCGGTCAATATCTTGAACACACAGGTAATGTGAATAGTTACTCCGTGACATTCACTGATACTGAAATGAAGGAGATAAATAAACTAAGCATATGAAGCTTAAGAAAAAGATAGAGTTAGCGCGAGAGTTAGCTAAAGAATATTGGAATAAGTCTGATTCTTCATTGAGGTATAATATGTTGAGAAGCTACATCATATATCTGAATAACGTTGATTATTTCGATGTACACCTTTCTCACACTCAATATGAGAATATGTCCAAAATGGATTGGCGAGAATTAGCCTTTATTGAATGTGGTGTTCAGACAAGCGAACTTAGAGATTCTGTTTCATATTATCTTGGTATTGGTCTATATGAGGGTTATCAATCAAATGATGTTCAAGCCCAGCGAGAATACTCACTAAAAGTATTAAATGTTAATTAAAATTTGGTGATCCGGAATATTATCCGTATATTTGGAAGCACATGGCTAAGAAAAAGAAACTTACATTATCTAAGGCTGACCCTACTCTTGAACGTTTAGTTGAATCCGTTCTGGTAGAGATTATGGATGATGAACATGGCTTCATCGAAGGTATTGATAAAGAATACATAATGAATAATGGTGTAGTATTCTCTACAACCATACATTTGGTAGACTCAACACTTAATTTAGACGATGTATATAAAAGTATATTAATCGGTGATGTCATAGATAAGCTTGACTCTCTTAGTACACTATTCAAACAATTCAGACGTGCGTGTAGAAAAATAGAAGAAGAGGGTTATAATACCGAAATTAATTTCAACGAAGACTATGTGATAATAAATGTCGCTTGTAAAGAGGCTGAGGTTGCTAAACCAATTAAAGTAAAGCCTGATGTAACATTACGTAAATTCAAATTCGAAAGTGTTTATAACGATTATCCTAAGCCAAGAACTGCTATACCAAAAGATTGTGATGAACATTATATCTTGGATATATTTGGTGGTATAGATGAAACTGAGTTAGAAGAACTAATCGAATCACTAAAGAATACCACTGAGGTGGTTAAAATATCATCTGGCCAAATAGGTGAGGTATATAATAAATCGCGGGTTAAGCTAATTGGTTGGGAGACTGATATGCCTACTAAAGAATACGACCTTTACTACCTTAAGAGTGATTGCTTTAAAGTAACTGTTGCTGATATAAAAAGTGGGAAGCAATTCAAGATGTATGGTTACCTCTTCAAAGAAACAGAGAAAGAATTTAAACGCAGGTTGTGTGAATATGCTGAGAAAGCATTGGATATCATTCATCATTCAAGCGGCTCGACTAAGACATCACGCATACCATATACAATTGGTACACACTTCGTAGAATTGGAATACGCACTACACGAAGCTCAACAAATGCTAATGAAATATGATAGTGAAGAGTGTCACGAAGGATCAAGTAGCATCATAGAGAAGTGTGAAGAACACGTATTCAATGAAAGACAATTAAAAAACAAAAATAGAAGATTTTACTAATGAGCGCAATATATTATAAATTATACAAAAGAGAGAATGGTCTAATTACTATTGTGTGTTTACAATGGTTTGATGAAGGTGACTATTACGCGAATAACTTTGTTAAAGATAGCTCTAATGAAGCTCACTCTTTTGATACAGAAGATGAAGCCAAAGAAAAGCTAAATGAATGGTTTAAGCCAGAACAAATAGATCCGGAATATCGCGTAGACCCTGACCTAATAAGGGATTAGGTTACACGGACAATTATTCGATGTATTTTACCGAAAATATTGAAAAACATTTGATTAGCTTATACCGAAGCAACTGTTATGTCTATATGAATAAACTTAAGAAGTTCACTGATTTACATGAAGAGATAGGAGAAATATTATTGAATAATGGTATTGAATTCACAAAGAAGAAAGAAGATAAATTCGACCCTAATCTCGGTGGTGTAGAAAGGAAACCAAAATCCTTTTTTACAGTCGTATTTAAAAATTATCTTATCGGTTATTCACAGATGATTAAGAACCATCTTGACCCAGATAGTACGAATAGAAAATACGAACAGAATATAATCTTGTGTGAGAAGATATTAAAACAAGCAAAGCGTAATAAATTTTTAAACGAATTAGTATGATAGTAACAAACATCGGATATCTCAGCGTACAACAAGTACAAGAACTGATTGCATCTAAAGAAGTATTCAGTATCTATAAGACACCAAAAGACACAGAAGTGCTTGTTAAGAACACAACAAGTAAAACTGAGTACTTATGCTCACCAAAAAAAGACCGACTACCCTACAAGATAACAGAGGGTAAAAAGATTATCAATGGTTGTGTACAAGTCTTCAATTCAAAGACTGATGATGAATCTCAGTTAGACACATCTAACTGGAACAACGGTAATCAAATCATGTCATACGAACCATTCACTATCAATTACTAATGGTAGTAGGGAGCGTCATGGCTAAAACTGGCGGGAACCCCAAAGATCCAAGTGGTAATACACTATTTTGGAATATAAAAACTGACAACAGAACTTATGTCATACGCTATACAAATGCAAAGGCAAATGATAATAAGTTGTGGACACCAGTTGAATCATCCGAAGAAGCACAGAGTTTATATGACGCACTCGAAGCCTACATTATAAAGAGAGACAATCAACATATCAGATTTCTACAAACAGTATTAAAAGAAGAAATACGAACACTTAAGCTTGATGAACTAACAAAATGAATAAACAAATAGAAAGACATATCAAATTCATTGATATGGGCATTGGACTCGGTAAGAAGCAAAAGAAGAAACTTAAGTTAGCTAAGTTAGTCGGAACCAAAACAGATTTAAACAGATTGTATAAGAAGTTAATGAATAAATGATAATTGTAACAAGTGTGAATATACAAAGTGGTGATGTTGTTGATTATACCAGCTATGCTATAAATATACGAACGGTTAATTTCAAAGGGCATAATAAAACCTACACTATCACTGAAAATAGCATAACTGATGTTGAGACTATTGAAGAAGCGGAAGAATTACACAAGGGTGTTGAAATATATCGCACAGCTAATCCATTCATAGGTAACACGAGTATTGGATTTCTACCTGATATAATAAAACAAATAATACTCGATTCAAAAATAAATAAACTATTTGAGTAATGACTATATTTAAATCCATAAACCATACTATATATGATTATAGTGAGTTTACAGATAAAAGCTTCGTTCGTGATAGTAAGCTGAGACAGTTGAATAATGAAGTATGCTTTAGTAGATTCCGGACAACTAACACTAATAAAACGGTGTTGATACCACTTGGTACCGAATTTACAGTTGAACGAAAAGATAAGACACATACTGACACTGATGGTAATAAGCACCGTCTATGTGAGTATCAAATAAAAACAATGATAGATGGTGTAGAGCGTTACTTAGAACCACCACGACCATTCCGATTGTTCTTCTACACAGAGCGCAAAATGATTGAGAGAAATATGTTTGGTTATAAAGAAGTTAATCCCGTATAGAAACATGACCGTAGCAGATGTTATAAATAATATACCAGGTATTATAAAAGATACTGACCATTGTCACTCTATTGCTTTGGTAAATAAGGACGGTCTGGTTGAAGTATATTCAAATCATATGGATGGCTTCGATTATACAAATTCCTTTGAAAATATTACATTATGTGAAAAGCACTTCGATTATAAGAAAGACATCTGTATATTGGATAATAAGTATGTTATTGCGCTAAAAGAGAGGTTTAAAGACGTAAAAGAGATAGTTTATTGGCAATTTTAGCATAAATTTGGTAATACGGGATATTATCCGTACATTTAGGACATGATAGGTAGATTAGATAAAAAGGACGATAAGTGGTTCATCGACTGCATCAGTAACGTAGGTTGTAGATATGAATGTTACAACCCAGATGAATTAAAAGCAGAACACGATAAACAACACGTTGAATATAGATTGAGACCAGGTGATAGATATGGTTTAACATCACACGCTGAAGTTACGATACACCTATCATTAGAATTCATCAGAGATTATAAGTTGAGTAAATTATGTTCATAGAGAAGTTTACTAATATAGGATTCGTGCAAATTGGTATCACACACCCTGGTGCTGGCTGGGCAATAGAGTATAAATACTACCCAGATTACTTCGTTGATAAACACTACACACTTGTTGTATTTAGTCATGGTGATACCAATAGTGAAATCAATTACGACACTGCCGATTATCGTTTATACACACATCATAATGTAACTGGTGAGAATGTAGATTGTGTATTCCAACTCGCACCAGATAATGAGTGGAGAAGAAATCATCTTAATGAAAGATTCAGAGAAGTATTCAAACAGGAGTGTAGAGAGATTGTTATTGACGATTTAATCGCAGAAGATTTATTCAGAACAGTCGCAGAAAATATAATCAATGGCTAATATAAAAATAGGAGATAGCGTCACTTATTTAAGACCTACAAATAAAAACTTTGAAGGGGCTGGTGATATGAAAGGTGTTATGTACCCAGTTAATGAACAAACTTATACCATACGAGATATTATATCAGAAAAAGTTGACAATACAGTTGTGTATGGTATAGTACTAAATGAGATTCATAATGAACCAATACACACGGAGGTATATGGTCAACGCGAACCATATTTTAACTTAGATAACTTCAAGATAAATATACCAGAGAATAGAGATAGAAAGCTCAAACAATTAATAAATGGATAATAAATTATACTACTCTACCAAGAGAGACATATTCTATTACATAGAGATTACTGATAAACAACGTCAGCGCGATAATAAATTATCTGCTTTATTTGATGAAGATGAAAAACGATTCTTCATGGGCTGTGATAGTGGTAGCCCTGATAAAAAAGACACACTATACAGTATTACTGATTTGAAATATGCGCGGTTCTTCAAGGATAGAAAAGCTGCTGGTGATTCTGTTACAATCACTGCTTCTAATGTGATGGCGATACAAGAAATGGATGCCGATACATTCATCAATCTTATACCAGATAAGTATGAGATTGATAACTTCATCACCAAGCGTAATGTTAAAATGAAAGCTGGTATGCTTAAGTCTATGAAAGTATGGCTTGAACATCGTAGGAATTATAAAGCTATCTCAGCATACAAACGAGTGACAAATCCAAGCGCATGGGCGCCATGTAAAATCTGTGGTTTAATTCCACTCGTATGGGAATATAATAACGGTAGAGGCACTGCCTGTGGTTGCGGTGAGAACGAATATAATCATCACTCTATTCATGCTGAGTGTATCATGTCGTATGTGTCACGACATAACGGTAGCGCGACTGGTTATCACCCAGAAGAACTTAGAATGAATTGGAACCAATGGGTAGCTGTTGGTCAAGATATATTTAAACAACAAAAAGAAATTAATCCTAAAATTTGGTAAATGGAACAAGTAGAAATGACAAAACAAGAGCTTTATAAAGCGGCAGTAGATGTGTATAAAGAAACAGGACAAGGCTTACCGGGCCACATACTTAGACCACATGGTTTAGGTGCCTTACTCGATGAATTGATTTCAGAAGGTAAACTTAAAGTTATCGATGGTGATAATATGTTCATTCATAATGAAGAGTGGATTTGTTTAACCAAAGGATATTGCTTAGAGGAAAGTGATGAAGGTATTGACAACCTTAACTTCATCCGCGCATTCTTAAACATCGAAACATTAGTAGATGATAATGGTGATGATTTTCCACTCGAAGAAGCTTTAAAGGATAAAGACTTTATGGAAGCTTATAATATTTGGTTGGTTGAAAACAAAAAAGAACTTGATGAAATTTCTACAATAGAACCTGAATACAAGTAGTGGAAGACCAGTTAACATATTTGAAATCATTAAAAGCCTATCAAGAATATTTATTTGATATAAGCAACTCTGATTCTATGATGATACTTGGTGTTCAGATAAATAACTTAATGAACATCATCAAGACACAACCTATATCAAATATAGTTATGTTGGATGTTATATCTAAGCTAAAATATGAAGTAGATACCATACACATATCAAAGGGTAAAGTATTATCCTATATAGAGTTCATGCGTGATAATAAATTAGACCAGATACTATGACATCACAGATAACATATTTAGAATCGTTACAAGCCTATCAGGAATACTTATATAAGTTCAATAAGCCTGAGACATTGGATTATATGAGAATACGTATAGATAAGTATATTGAAACAGCCAAACACAGAACCATAGAAAGCTTTTTACTGCATGATATTTTCATTAGTCTTGAGAATGAAATGGAGTCAATCATTACTGAGAAGGAACTATTACCATATGAACAATTTATCCGCGACCATAAGCTAAACAAATTGCTATGAGTCTCACATTAGAATCACTAGAAAGATATAAGTATTATTTATATGGATTCACTGGGTATAACTCAGAGAATATGCTATACATCGCTACTCACATCGCTGAACTACATTCGGATGTACCACCAGAATTTGTATTATCTGATATCAAAGGTAAATTAGATGATGAATACAATAATATCAAAATACACCAAATACACGAGCGCATACTTAAAATGGTTGTATATGACGACCAAGTAGAACCATTGAGCTTTGAGCAATTCACTCGTGATAGGAAATTAACCCAATTACTCTGATTTGGTAATCCGGAATATTATCCGTATATTTATAACATGACTGAGAAAGGTAAAACCATAACAGATGCGATAAGCACTCTCATAGAAGAGTATGATTTCAGTGTGAGTGGTCACCAGATTATGAATGCTGGTGAAATAATCAAAGAAATACGCCTGGTAGATCCGGCTTCCACTGTAATATTCGAAGATACTATAAGAGAAGAGGATATGATTATCTTTACACCACAACTGAAGTCAGAGGTAGTAAAGATTTATAAGAAGCTTTTAGAATTTGAAGTACCAGTTAAAATTAGAATCTTAGACGACTATATGATTCGTATGTATATGGCATGGCTTAAAGAACCAAAACAATTTGAAGAGGTAGACCTTAATGAATTTTTAAATAAGCGAGTAATACTTAAATTGGTTATTGGATTATAATGAACAATAGTATTGTTATATTTAACACGCTCAGTACTATTATAGAAGAATATGACTTCTTCATCACTAGTAATATTGATAAGTATAATCAAAATGGTAGAAGCTATGGTTCCCGCTATATAAGACTGATAGATCCTATACTGTTTAATAATATCAGTAATGATAATATATTAGAAGAAGATATGATTATATTTACAACTCAGCTTAGGTCAGAAGTAATAAGGATATTCAAAAAACTTTCTGAGCTTGACTTAAAAGTAGAAGTTGGTATAGCAGACTTTAGTATAGTTACAAAAGGTAGAGTGATATATCCAAAGCCTATACCAATAACCGATATTAATCTACATTATTTCGTTAATAAACACGTAGTATTAAACATGATGATTCATATACCATGAAACAAGAACTCATTAAGATAGGACGTAGGTGCGGTCTTCGTGATTTACATATCCGGTATATTAGAATCAGCAGACATGAAGCTGGTTACTACATCACATACGGTGAGAAGTATGTATGGTCTGATAATTGTTTTCTGATTAGTAGTAAGAAGGGTAATGCTCTCAAGCGTAAGTTCATTCATCAGTGTAGACAAATGATTCAGACGTTCGCTGCAAAAAATTTTGAGTTGCAAAAAATCCGAGAAGTCAAAATAAACAGACTATTTAGATGAAAACGGCCTGTACATATATACACTGAAAATATTAAATTATTATAAACGTTGGATTGTTATATTGTACAATTAATACTGAGTAGTATTCAGTTACCTTCTTATGCGTAACACTAGTAACACATTCTAAAGACTTCAACTTACGCATAGCATTATTTACGATTGAATCATCGAGTGCTATATCATCTACTTCTTTTCCTAGTAAAATATCTATCTCTTGAGGTGATTCACAGTATATCTGAAACTTATCAACGAACCCAACCAACTTTGATTCCTCATCAATATCGGTATGATTATGAGAAGTAATATTCAAAACACCATCAGTATTGATTGTATATTCCCAACTCTCTTTAACTGGTCTGATTGTGCGTGATGGTCCTTTAAGAGCCACAGCAAAATCCAAATCACGCTTGAGTCTGACAATAATATCATCGTCTATCATAGACATGAACGTATCTATCAATTCGCTATCCGTTGGAACTCCACTGAATGTAAAATCCCTCGTGTTATATCTATGTGACTCGTTAAAATCTTCGAATAGTTTTAGATTCTTCATTATCTGGCTAATATAGATAGTCTCGCTGTTTTATCCACCAGCTTAGGTAGTGCATCGCTAAAGGTATCAGCGTGTGTGCTTCTACCATCTTCGTATCTGATATTGAATCTCATTGCGAATTGTTCAGATAAGCATTTCTTTTCAAATCTTGATACGATTGATTTAAGTTTGTCGAAGTCTATATCCGGAGTTATCTCAATGTTTATATTGAAGTGTCTGCTTTGAATATCTAATTTATTCTTATAGACAACAGTAGTATCGTATTCGTCAAGTATTTCAAACGCGAACTCAGATACCTTCTCCTTATTAGAGAGAATGGCTTTGGCTTTAAGCGCGTGGGTTTCTTTATCTATATTATGAAGTTCTAATTCTAACTCCTTCTTCCTATCAGCGAATTTAGCATCAATAGCAATTAAGTCAGCCCTTAAACCCTCGAACGTTTTTATATACCTCATAGAGTATATATTAACTATTATAATCGTTTAGCCCACTCAGGGTCCAATTCATTACGTAGTTTCTTAAGATTTTTCAGTTCAGCTTCTTCCTTAGTGGTTAAGTCCCTGTGTTCCTGTAAATCCAATAAGTTATTCAGCTTTGTATATACTTCTTGTAATTCCATATTTCTGTTGTTTATAATCGTTGTGAAAGGAACCTGTTTATATATTGCTTCACATATAGGACATCTTCTGTGAGTGGGTTGCATCATAAACTCTTCAACTTTCTCTGTCCAAGAATCACCGTCATACTCTCCCTTTCTATTTGTGGTGCCGTATCTCCATCTGGTTCTCACTCTACAATATGAATCGTTGCTTGTGTATTTTTTGACGATTCTTCCACTAAGCATAGTCTTTTCAAATATTTCCACATGGTTCGGAGCATTGATATAATACTCGTTACACATAGCAATACCCATAGTCCTACTAAGTTCTTCATTGGTAGCAGGATCTTGTAAGTGAAAGAAGGCTTTATACCCAACATCCTTTAATGTGATGTAATTGTTACTCTTTCTGAATCTGAACATTACTGATGATTCTTTGTATAGTTACATATATCATTAGAACGTTCTACATAATCCTCAACGCTGATAGTACCAGAACCATACCCACCAACGACATCCAATGACACAATATCATCGAATTTTAGCTTAAAATCCTTGATTTCACCGTTTTTAAGCACATAAAGCTTGTATTTCTTCTGAGAAGACTTCGGTGTTACTCTTAACGCACATATATGTACGGGTTCGTGCATAGCTTTAGTAAGCTCGAACTTCTTTAATTGTTCAGGTGTTAATATCATCTTGATTGTTTAATATTTCATTTATTGTGTTCTCGCGTAAAAATTGTTTAAGTGTTTGCCCCGACCATTCAACCTGACTCATATCATTTATACCAGATACGATGCCACGCATCCAGGGGCAGTTCATATGAGCATCCATTAGTTCTACATATTTCTTACTATCACCTACATAGTTTCTGACTGCTTGTTCTAATACAGCACTTGGATCTAAATCACCCGCATAGGTGAAAATGGCTACTTTACCAGTATTACCATTGTCTGATGTCCAGACTGATTCATTTATTCTAACGCCTTTCATTACATTTGATATGAAGATTTTGGTACTGGTAAACTATATTCGTAGTGCGTATCATATACCTGTGTGAAATTAAACGACTTTATCTTCTCTCTTATTAATTCTAAACCACCAGTATTTCCCCATTTATGAAATAAAGCTTTTACAAGACCTTTAGCAATATCAGAAGCTTTATCTTTAGTAGGTGATGTGAATGGTATATTTAGCGCAGTGATGTGTCCAATAAAGGCGGTATCTTTCTCTATAAGAGTATATGATAAGTGAGTACTAATCTCATCATTATTGATTGTTATAGTATTTTTCATTATACCAAATGTACGGACAATAATTCGCATTAGCAAATTAAATATATACCCTATGAAGCATCTTAAATTATACGAAGGTTACATGATTGATATGTTCAGGGAAATAAGAGCCATACAGGATAAATACCGTGTTGACATCGATGCTTGTTTGAACGAATTGATTGATGATTATGGACTAGTATTTGATAAGCTACACGATGGTCAATTCCTTTATGAATCTAACATGGATATAACAGTTACCGATGAGTTCGTAGAGATGTTACTTCGCGCTGAAAAGAAGGTTAAAGCATACGGGTTGTATATATCATTCGTGGCTACCGGAGCATTATATATCAATTCACTTGACTATTTAGTTAAGAAACATAAGGATATCACCGAACACCCTGAGAAATATAGAAATTTAGGTAATGCTGTACCACTTGTTATCAGACAAGTTAGGATATCAATTGATGAACCATACAATAGTTAATATGAAATATCTTAAATATCTTAAGGAGAATGACACATTTACCTTTATATCTGATTTGGGTATTAACAATGCTGATGTCATTGAACGTCTTAGCTTATTCATCAAGAGAAATAGAGATGCTTCATACCGTGATATCGCGTCAAGAGCATTGAGATTAGCTGCTAAATTTGGTGATTTTGAGTTGGTTAAGAAGATAGTTAATAAGAATGTAGCAGATATAAATGCTGATAGTGGTATGACACTAAGATATGCGGCTGAACTAGGGCATTATGATATAACGAAATTCCTATTGGAAAACGGAGCTAATGTAGATATAAAATATGCTATTATGTGGACTGAAGTTAATGCGGATGATATGGGTAGAGAATTAGCTGATAAGATAATTGACCTACTAAAACAATATGAGAACAATGAAACACCTATATAGATTCAACGAAGCAATGTCACCTGGTATGAAAAAGTTAGCAGATAAGGTTAAATATCTTATGACTGATATAACTGACAACCATGACGTAGAGATTATCTACTACGATGATGATGTATCTGGTGCTGAACTATTGGAAGTGTATCTACAATTAAAAACACACGTTGGTACTTATAGGTCACCGAACGCGGTAGGTGTATCATCAGATAAAGGATTATTCAGTGAGCTAAATGAAAGGCTTGATGATTATTATAACATCATTAAGAAGTGTCAGAGGATAATACTTAAACTGGAAGCCGAAGGATATAAGTCTTCCTATTTGAAAATTGAACAGGGTAATACTCAAATCAAAATGACAATCTGGGAACATGAAACACCTTAAGACATTCGAAGGATATATCACTATTATAAACAAACACCTTAGTGTTGAGATAGATAAATCTCGCTCAGAGGTTGATAATGTTATGCAGGCATTGATGGATGTCTATGACTTTCAACATAGTAGAACTGTGCTTGATGATGAGACACATCCGATATCCAGATTTGGTTATGAGGCTTTAAGTGACATACCGTTGAACGGTGACTTCTTCAAGAGCCTTGATATACTATCAAAAAAGTTATCAGCAATGGGGTTGGGATTTCAATTCAGTTACCTTAATATAAATGATAGACATAAACCAATCAGCAAGGATAGAATAAAGCTTACTGAACTTAAAAGACTATATGATAATGAAAGAAGTAGATTCTACAAGATTACTTCATGTGAGATTGTTATCTATGAGATTGACTTTACTAATATGGACATATAATCAAAACATTGAGCGTTCATGTGCCTTTGCTTTCTGTAACCAACCAGCATATGATAACAATAACTCAGTTTTCATCGCATGGGAATAACTCTCAATCTTAATTGGAGTTTCATATACCGGATCTTTAACACTAATATCAACCTTAAATTCTTCACAGTATTTTTTGAAATGCTCTTCTAACAATACGAGATATATCTCATATAGACTCGGTTTGCTATCAATACCCAACACACGGTCAATGCGCTCAACCCGGTTACTCTTCCTTAAATCAATGAGAGTATATGGGAAGTAAATAGCACCATAAGATAATAATATCCTTTTAAACATATCGTATTCCATACTACTCGATTATACTGTTTATCTTATTATCCAAGATGTCTCGATAGTCACCAACTATTTCGAATTGGGTATCAAACAAATCTTCTATATCATATTCATAGTGTCTGTTCTTATCATAGTGATATCTGATATCATCCTCAGCAAATACAATGAATAGCGTACAACCGTTAACCGTTTGATGTATATCGATTATACTACCAATAGTTACGGGCTTATTATATACGTCAAGCTTACCAATTATCATATAGTGTAAATATACGGATAATTTTTGAAAACAATGACGCTATTTTATATACAATTAACATGGATAATAGTGAAATATATGATTCAATCATTGGTTGTGTCTACCTAAGACAACTTGCTAATGATAGCAATCCCCTTCCTGATAAGGTACTGATTGTACTTGAGTCAATTAGTAAAGACTTATTGGATAAGATTGATGTAAAAGATAATCACTTCAAAGACACGGTATCTAAAGAAGGCTTCATATTAACAGATAATCAACTATGTATCTGTAAAGTAATACTAGATGAGTTCACGAACACACCATATATCAGTAATATAGATATGATGTTTGTCAGCTATGCTAATGATATTATGATGGAGCATACCAAGACTATAAGGGATATGAAGATATCCAAGCTGGACTTATGATTCGAGTACTGACTCAATCTTAGAATTACGGTAACATACCTCACATAAGAATTTAGTAGGTAAGTCAAACCATAAGAATTTACGCTTCTTGTGATAGTATTCATCGACAATTATATCTATAATACAATTACAATCAGCACAATTCCTCTCGGTTAATCTACTCATATTATCTAAATTTAATGGTTCAATTGCCATTTGACTTCCAATTATTATCTAATGTAAATAAACAAGACACCTTTATATTACTATTCTCCCAATTATCACTAAATAGATAATCAGTATTTGTCTCACACTTTGCTATGCTGTACTTCTTTATGAAACGATTGAGTATCTTATTCAATGGTGGAATATCTAACATCTCACACTCCACTTGGAATACAACTAACGTTTGGTCAGGTTCGAAGTTATATGATAGTTCGAGTATACCAGTATAGTTATACTCATGGTTATTCTCTATCTCACACTTAAACACGGATTCCAAATCCTTTAGTGTCTCTATTGTTTGTGGTTCATAATAGACTGGCATTTACCAAGATATCTTCACATGAGATTCATTACGGTGAGATTCCCTTTCACCAATAGTAAATCCTTCTTCTATTAATAACTTCTTCACATCAGCCCTTAGTGATAATTCTATGTAAGTATGATACTCACCTCTCTTAGAGGTAGCTTCTACTATACGTTTCACCTCAGCATACTGAGTATCTATAAGTGATTTGTTTGCTTTGTCAGACATTTCTCTGGCTTCTCTTGCTGTTAACATATTCTTGCTTATTTCGTTTAACTCTATAAAATTTGTTATCATTTTTTCATCACACATACAATCTATCTTGTATTCAAAACAATCAGCACATCTGACTGGTACTCCGTTTGGTATCATATTATATTATCTTAGTTTATAATCAATTTCTCTATACTCATTTACCATCTCATCTCTACTTAAATAGACACCCATACTCCCTCTCATCCCTCGCTCTTTAAATTCGGATAAGTCATAACATACAGTATTATCACTGTTCTTACAATACATCTCAGTAACCGTATCATATCTCATAAGATGATAATCATAATCCTTTATCTTACCCTTAAGTGATTGACACCTATCAACACACGTATCATATATCAATCCTCTCTCTTGATACAATAGAACATAATAGTAATCACAGTGATCCTGTGCAATCCCTACCAGCTTAACTATCTCTGGGTTACCACAGCCAACGATACATAGAGTACCAATAGCATCGAATATCTCATGCTTATCACAGAAATCTAAAAATGCTTGTTTGTTTTCTTCTTTACTCATATCAGTATTTTATTTATTATATCGTCTCTGTACTCAGAGATTGTCTTAAAGTATTTAGCATTGTGCCATGATGTTCTACCCGAATCATCCACTAATAGATATTCTTCTGGTACAGAACCTACTAATTCACTAAACCGATTGTCTTCAAATACAAACTTATCCGTAGAGACAACTTCATATGCATTACCAACTGTTATATCAGGAGCAAGGTAATCACCATCGGGACCACTGAACTTAGATGGTTGAACCGCTATTACTTTCAATGCAGGATTAAAATACATCGTCAATTATTTCATTAATTTTAGTATCTCTATTACTCTCTTTATATTCTACCTCGGTTATAAAATATTTACCGAATGTTCTATTATCATTCCAATCAATATCATCATTTACATGAAAAGTAATTGGTACATTAGATGCCATCGAACCAATATCATCAGATACTACTATATAGGTATTGCTACCCTTAATAGCACCATATGTGTGGCTATTAATAAACACAGGCTTCTCAGCATTATTATAATACCAATCCCTTATACAATATACTTTAGTCGTAATAACCACTATATCTTTAATTTACTTATATTACTCTCACGGTTCAACTTAAGCTCAGTGTTCGTTGTATCTACTATACTATCCAATATTGTCACTTGCTTTATCTTATGCTTCTCTTCAATTAGAATTGCACACTTCTTAGCAAATTCGATATCAGTATCTTTAAACGTTAAATAGTCATCCTTCTCCAATATGATACTACCATCATCCACGCATACCGAAAATGTAACCATCTGTGTACTGAATGAAAAGCTTAAACCATATATTGAATTAGGCTTCACTGGTACTTTCGTATCAATCTTAAACGTATACCAATGCTTCTTGGTCTTGTACCGCTCAGTCATATAGATATCAAACATCACCATGTCTAGCTTTGATTCCAATAGTATAGTGATAAAATCCTCAATCTTTGTTTTAATATATGATTCCATAGTTATTTGGGGTATAATTGTGCTGGTAAGTATTCCCAACAGTGTCCACACGTAGGACAATACTTACCATCGATGTATGATTCTTTATCATTTAGTATAGCATCCAATTGATATTCACGTTGACTTTCTTTATCTAAAGAATAAGCCATATGAAACATACGACACCAATATTTACGTTTAAACCTCATCTTAAATACTTTCTTATAACGAAGTCTTCCGGACTCTCGAAAGCATCACCGTCTATCTGACGCATATTACTATCCCTTAAAAACTCTTCGACTGTACCAATCACCTCAAACCCTTCTCGCTTATAAAATGTTAAGGGCTTACCTTCCTTATCAACGTATGACATCAACTGCTCACACCCAACCTTCTTAGCCTCGCTGTATAATAACTCCATCACTTCCCTACCATATCCTTTATTACGTAGCTCTGGTATAATACCAAACCATCCCAACCAAAGTTCCTTCGTGCTGTGTGGTGCTAAGGAATATAAACCACATATCCCAATCACCTCATCAGGATTCTCTTTAGTGTAGAAGAGGTATACTTCCCAGTGTTGAGACTTATCATAAGGGTCACTCGCAAGATTACACCACTGTAATATCGTATGAAGGAATACATAATCGAAGTCAGGTATCAACGAATCTATCAATGGTCTGAAATCTTTTATATCCCTGCTCTGTTTGAATATCAAATTACTCATATGAATTATAGAAATAATATTATTGGTAGTTTAAATAAATGTCCATATCTTTACATCATGTCCATGACGATGAAAGAATCAACCATTTGTATAAAGTGCGGTAAGTACCTCAGTGGTAATAATATGATTATGAAATTAGATAGACATCAAAAGACTAAGAAGTGTCTCAGGACATTTAACCTGAGACAACTATTACCAGACCCTCAAAAGGATAGGCTACTTAATCTTACATTCCTTAACACTGAGTAGTGTCTGTATCTTCGAATCGCGCTCTTCAATCAACCATTTCTTATAATTGTCAAGGTTGAACCTATTATTGCTTCTGTTCACGCGATATGCCCATGTATTGGTAAACTGAGTGATTGTACCACCCATTCTACCATCTATAAACTTCCACCCATCCCATATAGGCTTAACCATAATTAAATCGACATATCCAACCGTATCGAGTATATCAGCATACATAGAATCTTTGGGTAGCTGACCTTTATGATATCTCATTTGGTTTAAAGCAATAGAATGTATATGACATATACGAATATCATCTACACGTTTGGTATTGACGTACTCTTTAAATTTCTCTTTGTCTATATCAATATTCATTCAGTGTAAATATAAGAATATTTTAGAACAATATTACATTTTACTATACAATTAAATATGGACGAATTAGATAATAAGATACTTACAACTGAATGGAAAACAACCTCATGTAATGATGAGGGATGCTGGTGTGCTATTATAGAACCAGTGGTTGAGATAAGAAGCGATGGTGGTCACGAAATGTATATAGCATCTTCCGGATGTATACCTAAAGTCTATGCTGAACATATAGTAAAGGTTCACAATGAATACGTGAGAAGTCTTAAGACAGATTAGAATATTAGGATTGTTTCTTCACTATAAATACCCCATGTACCAGTTCTTACTGTAGTACTTACCTTACCACACTTACGTTTTATTTTATCGATTAGCTCTTGTACTACTGGCTCAGGGTTATAAACAATACATATTACCTTAGATGGGTTATCCATTATTGTACCATCCTTTAATGCGTCAAGAATACTAGCAGTCAATAGATCCTTGGTCATACTTATCTTATCATTTACATCAGATACCTTTACACCATCCATCTCATCATTTGTAAAATACCAAAACTCAGCACCACCATTTTCCCAATCCTCTACTAAATCAAAGATAGCCACAGCACCTAAATCTTCTTCAAGTAACTCCGTAAAGATTGGAGCATAATCTAATTCTACTGATTCGTTAAATCTTCTAAGATGTTTCATAGTTGTATATATTATAATTTGATATTCCGGATTATTATCCGTATATTTGTTTCTATGATTCAAAAACTTAAACGAGAAGCATTCCTAAGAGGGTTCCTATTAGGTTGTATTGTTACAGGCGTTACAGCCGCAATAGCTATATTACTATCAATGAAAACCTTAGGATTAATCTAATACACATGAGACAATTAATTGATGCTGGTACCCAAACCGATGTGACCTGCGATAAGCCAGGTTGTGGCTATATTGTCACACATACCAAAGGAGCTAACCCAGATGAAGAACTGTTACACTATGTCAATAAGCCATGCCCTAACTGTGGTGAGGTTCTTTGTACACCTAAAGACTATATGAACCATGTCCGTATTGGTAAGGTAGTTAAGTTCATCAATCGCTGGTTTGGTTGGATAACAATCTTTTATGGTAAAAACTCAGGTTATAAGACATACTCCGTACATTCACACAATGAAGGAACTGTATCGGTAAAGAAAGAAGATTAGTATGTTGATGCGTGATCCTAATAAGACTGAGCTAAGTATCTTAGATATATTCAGCTTCGAGCTGGAGAATCAACCAGACTTGACATTAGCCCGCTGTGAACTATATCCACCCAACTACCCACATAACATCACCGTCATTACTGAGATAGACTTCAATGAAGATACCCGTATCAGACGAGACCTATGGCGACACAAAGAATTGAAGTATGCTCTTGATGGTAGAGAGATTCGTTATAGGATAGAGGATGCTATCTTCGGTAGGCTTACAAAGCTTGCCCGTAAGTGTGACATGGATAACGTAGGTATCATTTATCAATGGAATGATAAGGAGAATCCATATAGATTAAGGTTCTATACCTCTGGTAGTATTGAGGTAAACAAACGTATTTGGTAATACGGAATATTATCCGTATATTTGAGGACATTAAACCCTTATCGTATGAATTTCGACCAACGTCAAAAAGCTGAACAGCGCATAGCTAAAGAAATCATTTCATTACAGTATGATGATAGAAAAGCTTTTGGTATAGATAATCACTTCCTCGTAGGTGTTATCAATGAAATGGTTAAGCAACAAGCCGATAAGATTAAAAGCTTTGCTGATTATATCTTCAAGCACTCCCGCGATAATAGCATCAAGAACTACGATGATAAGCATTCATTGAAGTGTAAGGTGTTAAAGCTTACTGACGAATTAGACGTGTTGGTTATCGATGATGAAACCATCTACGGTCCCAACCTACAACACATCATTGTTATAGATGATAAAGCAAATGGTAAGTTCCATATCCGTAAGCTTCATAACCCATCGAAAGAGTTAACCAAATACAAGCAAAGAGATTATAAGGTAGAAGCTGATAGCTTTACCAGTGAAGGGTTTATCTTTACCTACGAGTATTCCAGTGCGTTTACACGTAGAATGCTTGAACACCTCAACGGTAAGGTAAGTCAACAAGACTTAGATATGTTAGCTGACTTCAAGAAGATTGAAGAAATGGGTGACAATACGTTTCACTTATATGAATGCGTTGAGTACTCAACTTCTCTTATGTCTGGTATTAAAAGAGAGATAGAACAAACCATCAAGCACGAGAAAGCAATTAGCAAGAAGAAATAGTGGTTTGGTGATCCGGATTATTATACGTATATTTAAATAAAATTAAACACAATGGGATTATTTGGAGCATTAGCAGGATTATTCACAGCATCTAAAGTACATGATGCGATTGATAAAGACCATGATGATTCATTCATCGAAGACGCATTTGAGACAGAAGTATCAAGGGGTGCGGGTGGTATCGTTGGTGACGTAGTTGATTCGTTACTGGGTGATGATGATAGAGAAGAAGACGAAGACTCTGACGATGATTACTAAACAAAAGATGATCCGTATGCGGATAACCCACATGATGAACCAATATGCTAATACAAGAATATAAACCATCACTCAAAGAGATAATCGAAGACTTCAGTAATGATATTGGTCTTGCTATGAATTGGTGTGACATCGAAGTTAAAGAGAATGCTATCAGAAAGGGTGATGAATATTTCCAATCAGAACACTATAAATTTTGGTCTAAGCTAAAAACAGAATTGAATGAAACAGAAAGAACCTCTATATAGAAAGCAGAACACTAAAGCCCGTGGTGTACATCATAACTTCGGTGGTGATGCTAAGAACGACAGATCCACTAAGAAGGGTATGAGTCATTCACTTAAGAAAGGCGTTGAGCGTGGGCTTGATTATACACCGTTGTATCGCTTCTTACTATCAAAGGTAGGTAAAGACTGGGATGAAGTGTATAGCGAAGCCATCAGTCGTTTAGATAAGTCTGAACCAATCTACCATCTGGTAGCAGAAGATGATAGCAAGAAGCGTGATTATGTATGTTGTGGTGAGAGTAGCTATTACAGTGGTCTATTCGTTGATAGTAATAACATACTTCAATTGGTTAACCCAGAGTTCAAGAATGAAGACTTACATCCGAACTGTAAGTGTTGTACGCATACATTCAATGGTAAGCCATTCGTCAAATCATATAACCCATCATACAGTATATACTAATGACACCAGAAGAATTAAAGATAAAAGAACTAACTGAGAAAGTTGAGAAGCTTGAGAAAGAAAAGTTAGAGGCAGAAAGGGAGAAACGTATCAAGGAGCATTACGATAATCAGAAGGGCGGCATACCTTATCCACATTTCTAAGTGTGGCATTATAATTCTAAGTCTTATCCAGTAAGGGTTTCGGATGTGGTAGTTTAATTAGTTGGTGTGGCATTTTAATTCAAGAGCCTGTGGCAGTTTAATTCAATGATAGCTTCTCTTAATACATCCGGTTTACCAATTCGATTCTCTACGAGGAACTCCAACACACCATCTATTGTATAGTGATTCATCTGATGGCTTCTAACGGGCATCTTCGTATTGAAGTCTATATGATCCGTTAGCTCATACTTAATACTGAATATGTTTGGCTTATCACTATACTGTTGATGATAGACTCCTTTACTCTTACAGATACTTATTGATACACCACTTAGGTTATTCACATTAGCACCAATATCTTTATCGCGTAGATGTAGGGTGATGAACTCCATCATACTGGTATAAGAATCCATAATGAATCCCAATCGCTCTAAATACTCTATTAGTTCGGGTGCTGTCATTTCAATAGCTTCTTAAGTTTAGAATCCCTATTCGTTTGTATATCTTGAAAGTACTCAATTATCTTTGGTTCGCATGGATCCTTTGATACTTCATAGAAGTCATAGTCTGCATCAGTGGTATAGACACGCCATACATCAGGGCTTATATAATGACTGACTACTTGATACTTATAGACCTCACCGATGGTATAGCGATAGGTATCGTTTCGTTTAGCGTAGTTCTTAATACATACGCAGGTTTTTATTGGTAGACCGTTAATCATTTAACACAAGGTCTATATTCTTATCAATATCACGAATGTAATCATCGATATGTTTAAAGTGTTCTAAAAATGTACGTGTGCGGAATATAGCACCATTAGTTAAGCTAATGAATTTACTTGGTGATATCTTTGATGATATATCAGCAGTATGTACCCTATCACCCTTTCTATATGGTATAGAAGCAAGACTCCACTCTTTTACACAGATATAAGTATTACTCATCTTCATCCTCTTCACCCAGTTTATTAGCGGTATCAAATAGAGAGTAGAACTTATCACCATTGTCTCTACAATAGAATAGTACTAACCCATCGACTTCTTTGATTAGTCTGGCATCATCAATACCATACTCACAATCACCTTCGTAGAATAACATATCATTGTGTTTCTCGTTATGTCTCCACTTAGCCTCAAGCTTGTTATCTATTTGTTCCCAGCCATCCATTCCAAACTCATCCAGTATCTCACTGTATAGTTGTTTATATAATGCGAATTTCTCTCTTATGTTCATAAATACTTATATACCAGAGGGTAATCGAAGTTTATTGTCCAAAATATGCGGATATATTTGGTGGTTTAGAATTTATTCCTTATATTTGTATTGTCATCAGGGAGGAACTGAATCCCCAACCTGCTAAAGACCTGTAACTCAGTAAGTTAAAAAAATAAGAATAAGATTGACTGTAACAGAACCAAGCGTCTGAGACCGAGTAGACTCCAACTTATCTTATATTTTATATAAGAATCCATTAATATCCATGATTAATGGTCATAAATTTGGTAGTATCGATTATTATCCGTATATTTACTGGACAATATGAATGATATATTCTTAACACTGATTGAAGACTTTGGGTTCGTTCCAGTTGGAACTTATGGGTGTGCTATTAAGCATACTGTACTCACTGATAAACTATTAAGAGAGATTGATAGGATATCGAAGAAGTTAGACGATAAGTTATACACATCGAAGAATAGTACATTGAAGTTCAAAGAGTATAACAAAGAGAAGTTCTTTAAGAATAAGGATAAAACGATTATAAACCTATCACTATTAATTACCGAAGCTGATGAAAAATAATTGTTATAAAGGAGCTAAGACCAAGCTGGGCATCCATAAAGACTTCTATATGTCTTTGTTAACTAAAGGCTATACACGTAGTCTTAATGTCCAGAGACCAATCAACTGTAATGAAGCAGAGCTATTGATTGAATTCGTCTATGGTATGAAGTTAAAGGTTGAATTCGAAAACTTTACCAATAAACTAAAGGTAAGCGGCTGGGGATTCGATGATAAGCAAGTACAGCGTGAAATCGCTATCGCAAGGTTAGAAGGTGTTGACCATATTACCTATATTGATAACTGGGCTGGTCATAAAGAACCCATCGAGAAGAAGAAAGCTATCGGAAGATTCAGATGGCACATTGGTCGCAATATAAATCATTCAGACTATCAAGACTATCATTTCAATAAGGAGACATTAAACTCTTCCTATGAGATTGAATCAACTGTTATCCCAAGTACTATCTTCGGACCCAGAGGTAGCGGTGGTATAGGTTACGGTGATACAGAGATAACATCGTTTTCTGAGTTAGAACATATTGAACATATGTACCTCAACAAGAATGAACCAGCAAGACCTGAGTATATCGAATACATCAAAAGCCTTGAGAAGAAGAATAAAATCTATCAATACAATGACCTTAAAGTAAAGGTCTGTCAGTTCGAATTAGAAACCGTTTAAATGATAAAAGAGTCAATCTATACTATTGACGTACCAAAGGTTAATGATATCATGTTCGAATTATGTGATGATTATGAATATGAGTTATATACCACCGAATACTGTGATGAATATAGTAATTACTATTGGTACCACGTAAAGGACACAAGTCCAAGCGGAGACCGTAGATACATCACTATAACAACATCTATGGTCAATAAGATACTGAGAGCTAATAAGAAGCTTGAGAAGATGGGTTATAAGCTATTCGCCAGGTTCTATCAAGAAGCGGTTGTTTGTCCAAGCTTACAGGATTGTGAGACATTACCATGTGGTATTAAGAACTTCTACTATATAAAAGATGTGGTAGATGCTGGTTATCTTCACCGTTATATTACTGATGGTATAGAAACGGATATAGAACTCATGGCTGTTATATTTAAAAAAGAAGACATTCGTTATCATCAGTTCAGTGAGTTGGATGAACTATGTTCACTTTAACTGTTTGGTTATCGGAATATTATCCGTATATTTATGCCCAATGGACTACACACAAATACAGAAGGATTTCGAATCAACCATTAACCTCATCGTAGAATCATTCGAAGATGCTATGAGCCTACATGAAGGATTCAAAGACCTTAGTATAGGATATAACCCAATCGTTGACCATTGGTATTGTAAAGGTAAGTCACCATTCTCAATCACCAAAGAAGAACGAATCAAGAATCTAATCCATTTAGCGAACATATACTTCATCGTAAGAAAGCCAACACCAGATACCGGCGGTCCTTCTCTATTCGAATGGGAATCAAAGATGGAAGCTAAACTGGTAGTACTCAGAGCTAAACAAGAAATGTTACTACATACCAAATCATTACTAAAGAAGATTGAAAGCGAAGGACACAAGGTGTGGTTTGAATTATCACTCTGGGATGGTGCTGGTGATTATCACGGTCATATAAGAATACACTAATGTTAAAGAGCTATAAGAAACAACTCATACTGAACCTACTCAAAGAAGTAGAATCCGCTGGCTTCGAGCTAATGGAAAGTTACTCTATGTGTCTAATCAATAGTAAGAGAGATATCCGATTGAAAGCTGAATACAAAGACCAACTACTGGATAAAGACTTAGTAAAGAGTCTGAATAGATTCAATAGGAAGTTAATGGCTGATGGTTGGGATGTAAAGAAGGATGTATCTATATTGATTATAACCAGCCCAGGTATTACCCGTGGTAGTATGCGTTCGGATTTGTATTCTTTTATGGCTGAGGTGAATCATAAACCAGTACAAAAGAAAGGATTCTTCTCATTCCTTTATAAAAAAGATAAACCATTCTATATGTTGGATAATCAAATAGAATGCTTAGAAATAACAATTGATATCGGATTATATAATACAAGATACTAACAATGGAACTAAATAACTTATTTAAGATTCAAGAAGGATATTATGCCTCAGTCATACCAGGTAGCGAACTATGTGAGTGCGTTGAGGTAGTGGTGGTTTATTGTAGAGAGAATAACACCTCAGCAAAATTAGAATTCAATGGCGTTGTCAATAGAATAGAATCTTGGATAAACCCAATTGAATTATATAAAGTATGGTATAACAACCCATCCGATAAGTGGTATGATGAACAGAAAATCAAATACAGGGCTAAACAAATAGATAAGATAACCGATTAGGTTGACATAAGCCTATCAATAGCACCACCTATATTCATTGGTGTATTATCAACTTCTACTGACACATCTTCAATCGGTTCAACCTCATCAACTAAAGCGATATTAATATCAACTGTAGTCTCAGTTGCTTCAATTGGAGCAGACTCAGCAACATCAGAATCTAATATCTGACTCATCAAATCTATCTTCTTTGCTTCGTCTTTATAGACTTTGCTACCGTGTGTATTAACTCGCGCTTTCATATCACCTAATGCCATGATAAGCTTATCAATCTTAGGGTTTAAATGGTCAGTTAAAGACCATTCACCATTGTTAATATCATCGATACTTAATTCCTGATTATCATATTTGATAGTGTAGAATTTTCTTTCATTGAATGTTTGTAAATATTTCATGCTCTATATATTTATTTATAAATAACAATTGACGCTTTTATCATATTATCAGTCTCATCTAAGTAACTACATATGTAATCCACATGAGACTTCTCACTGAAACCAAGCTTTCTCGCTATCTTCTTAACCTCAACATTTAACTTATTTAACTCAGCATCATTACTGTATTTCATAGTAGATGATCCACCGAATAAAGAAGGACCACTATATGGCTCAGGTATACCAAGATTCATATAAACCTCATACTGACCAGAAGACATATCTCTCACCTCAACAACACCATTATAATAAACAGTATCAGTATATCCTTTGTTGAGTGGTTTGAACTCATAATAGTTATGGTCTTCAAATGCATAGTAAAAGAACTCAGCTATTTCTTGAAGCTCATTATTCAAATGCTCATTAAAGTGTCTAAGATGTTTCATGTGTTATATATCAATTTTTTCTGTAACTAATCTCAAACCTACCATTCTTACCAATATCAGTTTTACCCAAACCAGAATACCCAAAGTAAAATAAGTTCTCCTTGTTATTATCATCATAGACATAATACCACTTATTCTTATCATCAACCACCCATTTGAATAATACACCCGCAGGATTCTTACCAATACCCTCTGATGAATACGATATATTATAATCTCTGGTATCAATCACCGTATGCGATTCTACTATGGTACCAGTTCGATAATTCATATAGTTAATAGTAAACCTTGGATTACGCAAAGCATTCTCATAATATCTCCCTACGAAGTTATTCTTATACCTACCTTTATACCCATCTTCCGGTAACTCACCTCTACCTAATGGATCTCTCAAGTCACCAAAAGTCCATAACCAATACAATAAAGCACCCTTTCGTTTGACAATATACTTCACCTCATCAATCTTATTATCAACCACCAATTGATGAACGGCTTCCCAGGTAGTACCTTCATATAAGGTATTAGTTATTTGCTTTCTGAAAGCATACCAAATAGGATAAACAAACAATGCTGATATCCCACTCCAAATCTGGTCGAATGTCAAGCATACTGTTTTCCATATAGCTTTCTTCTTCTTAGCTTTTATATCAGTATCAACCGTATTCTTATAGTCATTGCTGAGTGCTTTAATAAATCTCCCCACCTCTTTTAACTTATATCGTGTGTCCATCTTACTCATTTGTTTAGAGTATATATTAAATGTCATAATAATTCGCTATATTTGTATTAATGGAAACTGAAGTAAAGAGATACTATCGTAAAGAAACATATCCAATTCAACTCATTCTATCATCTGTTGAACTGCATCATACCAAAAGAGATATCATAGTCTTAGATGGTGATGATATCAAGCTGGGTTCTGATAGGTATAAAACCTTCAAAGTAAAAGGAATTGATTGTGTTATCTGTGGTGCTAAGGGTAAATACTTCGCTAAAGAACGCGATAAGTATAATAAAGCTTCATTGGCTTATCACCTCAACCTATACGCAGTGAATTCAAAGGGTGAAGAGGTGCTTATGACTAAAGACCATATCATAGCAAGAGATAAAGGCGGTCCCGACCACATCGATAACTATCAACCAATGTGTACGGTTTGTAATGCTGAAAAGTCTAATAAATAGTCTATTTGACTAAAGAATCTATACTCTCAATGCGGTTACGCATCTTCATATACTTATCGTGATAGGGCTTATACCAAACATATGGAACAGCTACTCCTATTGTATAATTTGGTTCTGATGGGTCTACACCAGCTTGAGTCTCTGTGATACAGATATTATTATACTGGTCAATGTAATTAAGTGATACGAATTGTGGTTTCTCCCAAAAATGTGGGTTGGTAACCTCAGTAGGATTCTTCTTGGCTTCTGCTCTACTGGTCTTGAAATCATCATCGAACCATTCAATTAATGCTTCAAGTATAATATCTTCTTTCTTTATTTTAACTTTTCTACCCATTAAAGATTGTGTTTTTCTTTATAACGAGTAATGAAATCAGCAGGGAATTCAGATACCCACCCACATTTACATTCGAATTGACTACCATTCCACTTTGAACGTGGCATAGTATATACACAAGAATCAGCACCACAATATGGTCTGTAATCTTTATCAGTCATTAAATTGATTCTAACAATTGAGGTTTCCATAGTCCGAATATACGGATTATATTCGATATAACCAAATAGGATTAGTTGATTCTCATACTAACCTTTAATGAAACACAACCAGAGTAATGTATGAAATTCTTTGATAATTCAGCTAAATCTTTAGAATAATCATCATTGGAGAAGTTACCAAGATTATGTTCACATACATAAGAAACTATAAAACCTTCTGCTGTAAGCTTCTTATCAGTCCTTGCTATGATTGGTAATAGAGTTTCTAATTGACTCCCAGTAGGTTTATCAAAGAATACACTAACTTCGAAGCCAATCTTCTGACCAGTGTGTGGAAACATATCATAAATGAACTTAGCATCATAATCTTCTAATAAGTCTTGAATACAAGCTTCAACAGCACTCTTATACTTATCACCCAATTGTTTCTCTTTATCGCGGTATTCAGTCTTAAGCTTTTGCTCGGCACGTCTAAGGTCAAGATGTATATTACTTAAATCATCAGAAAAAGCCTCGAATAGTTTAATATGTTTCATGTAGTATATATTAAACTTATTGCTTATATTTAATATCAGAGAATTATGGCAACCACAAGAAAAGGAATAGTTAATACTGAACCAAATTCAGATAAGCGAGATAACACCATCGAAGAAGTTCTAAGCTACAATGGACTATCCGTTGTCGTTAGAAATGAACAGGAATATAAGCATATACAGAAGTTCTTGGGTGAAGATGTCTTGTATATCGACTGGGTACCTCAAATGTCAACCAGAGAGACAGGAATCATTATATGGTCAAGTGATGATAGCTTCTCTACCGGATCTGTTGGTTGTGCCGAATATCAACGTAAACACTTCTTTAGAACCGTAGAGTTCAGTCAATATTTTAGTGGATTTTTAGTATAATTAGGTAATCCGGATTATTATCCGTATATTTAGGGCAAAATACAGCTAATGAAAAAGAATAGACTTACAACACCATTAGGTTTCCTTAAGATACTTATCATAGATGCTGATGGTCAACACCAGTTCGACCCTAATTCATTACTCATGGCTACATTTCAAGGTGAACTATTCTACCTAAAGCCAACCGATACAAAAAGCATTCTCTCTGGTAATCCAGCAGTAACCTATATGTCACAAGATATAAGCGTACCACTAACCATTGATGAATTGGTTCGATTAGTTACACTCAACCTAAAGCCAAGAGAATATAGAAAGCTTGTAAGCACATACGGTATCGCACACGAATGGCACAGTGACTTCTACGCAGAGAATGGCTATCCAATTCAACCCAAAGAAATGGACGAAGACTTCATTAAGCAGATTAAACGCGATGCCGCATTAAAACAGTTAGATAGTAGATGAATAACACAGATAAAATAAAAGCAGAAATAGTAAAACAGTCACCTGATTGGGTACTCGTTTCCAAATTAGCACTTGAGTTACATAACGATACACTTGAGAGTAACTTCTTCAAATTCAAAAAGGGTAAGATAAATGTTGTCAAAGGTTCTGAATACAACATCAGAGAGATTAAAGAACTATTAGAAGATGCTATGTCTGGTGATAATTATGAGTATCTTGAAGTTGGTTCGCATAGTGGTTTAACAGTAACCAGGTTTAATAAACTACTCAATGCACTCAGCAATACAGTAAACGAAAAATTCGTAGTAGTTGTTACGTGTAAAGACCAGGTAGTTACCAACTCAATTAAAACCGGGTTATTGGTAAACGTGTACAATGCTACAATGAGAGATAAATGGTCTAAAGATGTTGAGAAAAGCATTCAATTACGAAATGATGAACTGGGTTTCACCTTTAAAGCTAAAGTATCAGAAGTAAAATCTCAGATTAGGGATATGAAATTAGACGAAGCATTAGCTAATTAAGCAATGCTTCTAACTTATTCTCCCTATACTCGTCTATGTGCATCATATAGCGTTTAAAGCCTACATCATCTAAAGATACTATTTCACGCAAAATATTATCACCACTACGGATATTACCAGTTAATAAGTAGTTCCCACTCGCGGTATTCTCCACCAGATATATCTCATTGAGTATGAAGATAACTAAAGTATCTTCCCTACCGGATTGTAGATACTCATTCTTACATATACATTTGAAGTGGTGTGGCATTTTAATTCGCGATTGCTAATACTATACCTATCACTATAAGCCAGAATATTAATCCTAAGCACCCATTAGGTACGTAGTCTACATCATTTACTCTATAAAAAGTGATTATTCTTAAGAATGCTTTCATATTTCAAATATATTGATAAAGTCCGGTATTACCAAATCTATTCGCTCAGTAATTCATTTAGATTATAATCACGTATAGACTCAAAAAATAAGTGAAAATTAACCGAATCATCATGGAAGTTATCATCGTGAAAGTTATACCAAGTCTTAGCATCCCTATTTAAAACACTAAACCGCCCATTAATTATCATATAAGTATAAGTCCTACCCTTGATAAACCGATAAGCATGGTCAGCTTTACATATACAAGTAAGTCCAGACATCACTTAAATATCTTACGAATCTTATTATCACGCATACATACACAACACCTATAATCAGTCTCCAACTTAACCCACAAAAACATACGAGGCTTTGTCTCAAACTCATCATCTATTATATTAATCACATTACCACAATCACAACACTTTCGCATTGGTATCATATACGCAGTGTTAATAATCTGTATATTCTGACCCAATGTACTCGGTGATACATTTCGAACCTTCGGTAATAACATATGATATGGTTGGTGTGGCATTTTAATTATACGATACAACCCTATCTAAGTTGTTTTCATTTGGAGATCCGGAATATTATCCGTATATTTACAAACCATACACTAAAGATATCAACTAATAAATTAATCATAATATGAAATTATTTATACAAATACTCATCTTATTTATATTCACAGTATATGTTATATTTAGTTCCTTGAACTTCATGGAACAGTATTCAGATGAAGCAAAAGAAATGTTTAAAAGAGAGCGAAATTGGAAAATTGGCATATCTCTTCTTATAATGATACTATTATATCTCGCAGGTGCTTTAGACCTAATATTCCCATCAATATTCTAATACAACAAGACATGAAAAATACATTTCCCGATATTATGAAAGGCATTATGAAAGCCTATAACGCAATCATCGTTAATAAAAAGTTCGAAGCATATGACGGTGTTATGCTCACATCCAGTAAATTACTCGCCACAAGCCAAAACATCGATGTACAACTCAATAAACGCAACTTAGAGTACAGCAGAAAAGAACAGGGCAGAAGCCACGTAGAATCGGTTATGGCGTGTGCAGTACAGTTAGGTATACAACAAGGTCTCGATATAGCAAGAGAAGAAGAGATTAGACTTATTAAAAGCCTACAAAGCTCCATCAGAATGATTGAAATGTCTATGAAAACCATGCAGTCAACCAAAGCTACTGCTGATGAAATCGTAGCAGATGTTCAAGAATGTCTGGCTATTATGAAAATGGAAGTTGATAGAGAAAGATAAAGTGTGGCATTTTAATTCAACACCTCATTAATCTTCTTATCCCTATAATACTCCTTGTCTAAGATAATATCATCTTCATGAACCCAGAATAACATATTAGTACCCTGTACATTAAATACATTCAAATACTTTAAATGATATCGCTTATTCTCCTTGAGCGTAGATATTATCTCAATAGGCTCATCCCTATAACAATCCCTACCCAATTCTTTAACTCTATCTCCTATATTAAACATAAGTGTGGCATTTTAATTCTAATCCTTACCAGATAAGGCGTTGAGGTGTGGCATTTTAATTCAACAAGACTTCTAACTTATTCTCCCTATAACGGTTTGAGGTGTGGCACTTTAACTCCATCAAATAGAATCTCAAGCTTTTGATTCCTCTGATGTGTTTGAGTGGTTATATAGTACGTCTGTAAAGCCTGTAAAGGTTCAAACCCAGTTAGAGATACAAAGTCACTCAAAGCCTCAACACTAAGAAGCTTTACACCATTGTAGCATAACATACCGTCAGCCTTTACCTCTAACTCATTCATAGATTGAAACATACCATTATATGTCCGAAAGGTGTGGTAGTTTAATGCGAGTCGGAGACGAGCAGTGTGGCACTTTAACTCCGTCAGACTGTGGCATTATAATTTGAATGCTCACCGAATAAGGCTTTGAGGTGTGGCATTTTAATTACGCTTTGATATACGATAGTCATTTAGTGTTTTACTAAGTACATCGAAGTGTTTCTCATTGTTAGTCTCAATCTGAAACATCTCAAGTAATACACTACGGTAAGACATTTCTTTTATACTCCTATCCGGAGTTTTACATAGTTCAGTGAATTCGGTCTTCAAGTATTTTAAATACTCAACTATTTGTTTATCAGTGATTGGTGTTTCCATATTGTTTAAATTTAATAAAAGATTACCGTCAGACTGATAGAAAGTTATCAACAACCTTATGTCCATAAATTGTGGATAAAATAGAAGTTATGAACAATCTGACGGGTTCTGACTGGCTGACAAGGTTAGACATAGACTGACAACTAAGGTGGTACAAGTGTGGCATTATAATAGTTCCCGCAAACAGGCTTCACATAAACGTCATGTAAATCTGCGAAAACAGTCAAATTTAGCATATACATTTTAACTCATTTCACAGTATTTTATCTATCTGTTCCTTCCTATATTCAGCAGCATCTACAAAATACTGATAAACATATATGAATGAGAATGAGTTTGTATTACCTAAATCATCTGTAATCTTGACTCTATTATCGACTACTTGTGCGTTATATAATCTACCTTTTTCAAACTCTTGTTTATGTCTATCTGAATAGTGATTACTCTTCATACATAATAAAACTGTCTTCATAGTGTAATTGTTCTAACTGTTTAAATTATTCAGACTGCTCACTTCGTTCGCAAGCAAGCTGTCTATTTGTTCTTCTCTATAATCTTTTAGTATCTTAAAGTGTTCATAGAATTCACCACGGGTAATATTGAATCCTACTCTATGTGTGTTCCTATATTCTCCTGTATATAGTGTTACTATCACACCACCAACCTCTTCTAATGGATTATACTCATATGTATGTCCTTCTAAGAAAGTAAAGCTATAAGAGGATATTGAACCTTTTTGTACATAGCTTTTGATACATATAATTTTATTAATCATGTTTGTTTTCTATAAGAAGGTTATTAATTTGTTCTTCTCTATAATCTGCTAATACTTTAAAGTGTTCATAGAATTCATCATAGGACATACCAAAGGATACTTGTTTACCCATCAGGTATTGATTGCTACATACATAAGCCATATCTTTGGATATATCAGCATCATATAAATTATCCATAAAGAACATCATATCGAAGCCGGTATGTTTATAGTTCTTAATACATATAACTTTCATACTTTCATTAATCGTTCTAATTGTGAATCTCTTATAGCGGCTTCTAATTCATATGAGTTATTAATGGTCATTGAGTTATTATACCCACCTGTATATAGTGTAGCTTTATAAGAACCGTCTATACGTTTTAGAATACTGACTCTGAGTTTATATTTGATACGGTAGATGTTTTCATCATACCAGAGGTTATCTTCCATATCATAGACGAATCCTTGTTTGATTAGTGTGTTTATCATTACTGGTCTAATAGTGTTTGAAGTTTATTATCTCTTATAACGTCTAATGTATTATCTGAGTCATAGTTACATATACCCATGCTTGTTTTATAGTTGAACAGGCATACTTGTTTAGTATGTGAGTATTTCTTATATGTTAGTCCAAGTACATTCTTATTTAGATATACTTTAACTTCTGATAATGAGCCATTACCACAATTTGGACAGGTTGTACATGAATCTATCTGAATCATTGTTCTAATATGTTATTGATTTGATTCTCTCTATATTTTGATACATCTATCATACATTCTATGAATTGGTTATATCTTACTATATTGGTATCTGTGTATAGTTTTGGGTATTTCTCGAACTTTACATAGAAATCCCATTTGATATATGATTTATAGCCGTTTGAGGTATCGGTGACATTTGTTTTGTTTATGTTATATTCATATATGTTACCGGCTTCGTATATACCGAATGATTTTATACATATACATTTGAACCAATGTTTTTGATTCTTATGATAGTTTTGCCAGGTATATTCTAATTCTTCTTCGGTGTACATTAATCTAATATGTTATTGATTTGATTATCTCGGTGTTTATAGAGTGGTTTGAAGTGTTCTTTAAAAAATTCATCACATTCATATTCTATCGAGGTATTGTTATGGTTGATACTAACTTTATCGAGGTAGAAGTATGCTTCATAGTGTTGACCTTTCTTATACTCTATGGTAATATTCTTAACAGTTTCGGTACATATGACGGTGGTAATATAGCCCATTTTCTAATCGGTTAGGTTGTTTAGTAGTTTCTCTCTGTATTCTTGTAAGTCCATCATATAGTGGTTGAACATATCTGGTGGAAGACCCATTGTATTAATGCTCAGAACGTATTCGTCTTTATAGATACCTTCTGTCATAAATTCGTAGCCATAGATGGTTCCTTTTCTGAACAGGGTTTGTTCCTGTGATACTGGGTTCTTGTCGTTTATACAGATGCATTGTTTGGTAAATGTTATCATGGTGGAATATGGTTAATTTCGACTAATCTCGCGGAGGATTTAATGAATTTAAGGGTTCGGAAGCTCTACAGCTCGCCTGCGGCTCGCTTTCTTTAACCGTTTCATCTTTCTCAATGTTATTAGTAATAATAGAATCAATCAATGTTTCTCTGTGTGTACTTAGTACGGTAAAGTGTCTATTGTAATCGGATAGTTCTTTACTGGTGAGAAGGTTAAACTGTACGAATAGGCTTTGTTCATTTAGTACATAGACTATACCTCTGAGTTCATAGGCGATGTATTGTTTGCCTTTTTTGAATAGGATGTTCAGTTTATAGTTACCATAGGTGAGTTTTTCATAATAGTCTTCAATACAGATAAGTGTATCTAATTGTTCTGGTATCATTCTATCGCTCATTCAATACGTCTTTTAATTGTTTCTCTCTGTATAGTTCTAAGTCCATCAGGTGTTGTTTAAAGAATTGCGGGTTTAATTTGAAATGGTTATCACCCGAATGTATTCTATATTCTCTGGTATCATTATTCATAATACCGATGAGTAGTCGTTCATAGTCATAGATTTCCCCTTCGATGAAGTTGGATTCTTTGATTCCATAGCCGACTTTGAATGTTTTAATACAGATGGCTTTTATCTTCATTTAATAGTTTGTCTAATTGTTTCTCTCGGTGTTCGTCAATGGTTTTAAGATGTTTGTTAAAGAATTCTGGTTTCATACTATATGGGTTATTATTTATCATAACTTGATAGACTCTTCCGAAGGTGGCTTGGGCGGTATCAATCATCAGTTCATACTCATATATGACTCCTTCGGATAGAGTGATGGTTTCCCAGTTTATGTGTTCAATGATGGGTTTAATACAGATTGCTTTCATTTGAGTATTGAGTCTATAATTTGGTCACGGCGTTGCCATTCTAATTGGAAATGTTCATTGAAGTAATAGGATGGATATTCAAATTCTACCTTTAAATATTCACTGAATATGTTAATCTCGTGGTCTATATGATTGATAACTGCTTTATAGCATTTATCTTTAAAAAAGCTGGGTGTGTCTTTTATGCACCGGATGATTAATTCTTCTTCCTTTTCCATTACTCTAATACTTTTTGAATGTTAGTATCTCTTTCTTCTATGGCGGTTAAATCGATGAAGCATTTATTGAATTGTAGTTTGGTGAAATGGTTAAAGGTTGACCTATCTTCCAAATAGACCCGATAGATATCTACGTGTTGGTTTACATACACCACGCTGAATTTATATTCAATAGTTAATCGGTAACCGATATAGGCATCATTGACGCACCGACATATTCTTAATTCAGTTCCCATGTTCTTCCAATATATTGTTTATTTTATTATCGCGGTGTCTCCAGGGTATCTCGAAGTGTTTTGTATATTCATCGTGTTCATAGGTATTCATCAGGTTATACTTTTGGAAGAGTGCGCCTGATTCATTATAGATGTAGACAATGTGTAGTGGGTCTAAGAATGCTTTGTAGGTTATGCCTTTCTTAAACTGTGCGACTTTGGTGAACAGGTCTACAATATCTTCTATACAGATGAGTGATATTTCTTCTTTCTTGCTCATAATAGTGTATCGAGTTGGTTATCTCTATGAATGGTTATGTCGAGTAGATATCTATCGAAATACTCTGTTGTTAATGAATATTCTTTATTTTTTACGATGAGTTTATAAATGAACCTATCAGCCGGTTTATCGGTCAGTATTATTCTATATTCATAGTTCTCATTCAGTATTAGTTCCATTTGATGGTCTCCGAATTCATCTATGATTGGTTTAATACATTTTGCTTTCATTGTAATAGATTATTGAGCTTTTGTTCGCGTATGATACCTGTGTTATATTTGACCAAGACTTCATAATAGACCCAGTATTTTCGTTTAGCTGACATATTGATGTATTTCTTTGACATTTCGTATTCGATGAGAAATTCTATATTGGCGCGGGTTCTTAGAATGGTTGCTATTGTATTGGTGTCCACATATACTAAGTCACCTATGCTGAATATTGGTTTGAACTTCATTATCTAATATTGTTTTAATCTTATTATCTCTTAATTCTTCTAACTCGGTGAAATACTCATTGAATTTATCTATACCATAGTTCATCATGTTATTGTATTCATCTACGACATCCCAGCAATATAACCTAAAGTTACCACGATAGTGTTTACCTTTAATATATTGTGGGTATAGTTTGGATGATGTGCAAACTATATCTCTTACTTCTTGGTACATTGCCATTCTAATAGTGTATTGATGGTTAAATCTCTGTGTTCTTCTAAATCTCTAAAGTAATGGGTGAACATATCAATTGATAGTGCTTGTTTGTCTGCCACATATTCGAATCCTTCGAAGTCAATGAAAGTTCCACCAAGTGATATGGTTTTACCGTTGTTGTAGATACTATATTCATATATGTTACCTTTGATGAAAGCTGACCTTGTTCCTTCAAGCAAATCGTTATGACAGATACATTTCATTTAGAATTTTATCTTATTGTTTTTGACATAATCCGCGATTATAAGAAGTTCTTTTGAGTCTGATACTATTTCAATTGGTCTATGAAAAGCTTCTGTTCGCATTTGTTTCTTTAGCATATATAATATATCAACCACAATTAATTTATTGTGATGCCCACCACTTACGTAGTTAAATTCTTCCATTCGTTGGCTCATACCAGTAATTTATTTAGTCCTTTAATTCTTTTCAGTGCTGTTGGATAGTTCTTATTATAATCAACAAAATCTTCATCGTTTAAGCTGTGTGGTTTCTTATATAAGAGGCATAAGACATCCATATAGTATTTGATATCACAGAAGTCATAGCGGTTATAATCTACATATTCTCCGTTATCATCAACTTTTAAATCGCTTAGGTAGTTATCCAGAGCTTTGCGGTTATCGAGCGGAGATCCACCAGTGAAGATGAGTAGTATAAACTTCTCGGTGTCTGTTCTATGAAATTGTACAGTCATTCTAATATGGTTTGGATTTTCTTATTTCTTAGTTCTTCTTTACTGATGAATCGACCTGGATGATAAAAATTAGAAGTACCTGGACTACTAACCTCTACACCAACGCCTCTCATGTTATGATAGTGTGGTTGGTTCAATACGGTATACTCATCACCTTCTTTGATGGATATGCAATCTTTGGCATCTACGCATATGACAATAGAGTTTACTTCAAAGCCTTTGAAATTCTCATAGCCTTCTATTAGTTGTGATTCTTTACTCATTGTCTTTTAATACGGTATCTAATCTCATTTCTCTTATTTGTTGCTGGGTAAACTCATCAAATTGCTCATCAAATGCTTTTTGACTGAATTGATACCCGACACTTAAATCTGGGTTAAGCAGTGATGGTGTCTCAACGGTATACATACTACCATATATACGGTATTCATATATTTGGTTACCAACGTAGGTGTGTATATCTTTTTTGAATGTTACTCTACATTTACAAAATCCTCTCATGTCTATATTAATTTATCAACATAATAGTTATCCCCAGAGTAACCATATTTAGTACCAGCTTTTTCAGCCTCTTCTTTGGTATTATATGGAGCTAAAATGATACCATTAACGTCTTTTTGATGAGCTGGTTTTTTCTCATAAACAGCAAATTGTTCTTTTTTAATTTTTTCCATTATTCTAAAGCTTTATCAATTATTAAATGTCTTCTAATGTGTTTAAGTTTATCATCATCCATCAATTCGTTGAAGTAATACTCAATGAAGTCTATATCATCCATCCCAACATCCAAATAACTACAACAGATGGTAACGTATTCGTACTCGCCTGTGTGGTTAATGCTTTGGTTCAGGAAGTATATCGCTCGTTTCAATTGGTATTTACTATTACCTGATTCTATTGAGTTACTTAATATGAATTCTATTAATACTTCATCTTTGGTGGATAATACTAATATGTTTCTATTGGTAGCTGAGTCTGTTTCTTTTATTTCTGAATATTTAAGTTTGTATTTATATTTCTGCTTAATCACTCGTTAGTTCACTTAATTTTAGGTCTCTTCTTACTAATAAGAATTCTGGGTGTTCGATGTTCATTAGGTTATCCCGGATGAATTCCACATCATCGAACGGTTTATCGTGTTCTGTTTCCTTTATCTTGAACTTACCTAATATAAGTTGTTGCTGGTCTGCGTTAAGCAGTAGCATAATATTCTTATATGCTTCGTGTGTGTTCTTATCGTAGACAGTGAGTGAGGTGGTTAAGATACATAACTGTACACCATCGGACTCTACAACAACGTAGCTATCACCCATTTTGGTAAGTGTTATCATTTGTAGATATAGGTTTGGTCGTTAGCGTATTGTAATTTCATATAGGATTCTTTGGTTCCTTTGTACACTTCTACATAGATACTTTCTTTAGATGCTGAATCTTTGCAGTCCATAAGTTGGTATTTGGTAGCCAATGAATATCTTGTGATGAAAAGTGTGGTCTTCATATGAAGAGTACTATCTTGTATAAAAAGGCGTTTAGCGGTCTTATCGAGCGTAACGTATGTATTTACTTTACGGCTGATGGTGTCTTTCTTAACTGTTTTAAAGTTGAAGTGTTGTGTGGTTTGTGAGGTCAATAAGAATGTTGTCAGTAATAATACTGCGGTGATGATTAGTCTTTTCATAGTTTAGGGTTTAAGTATTTTATTTAGTTGTTCTTCTCTGCGGTATGTTTTGATACAGATGCCATCATCGTGGAATACTTTGAAGTAGCCGAACGAGCTATGGTCGGCTTCGTCTACGAGTTTAAGTTTATAATGACAGTAATGATTTTTAGCAGCCTGACTATAATCTGATTGGATTAGAACGATGTATGCTTCTTTACCAATAAGCGGATAGAGTAATTTAGAATCTTTGATATAAGATCCGCTTGCCAAACGGCAATTTTCTTTAATAGTTATTATGTCACCAACGTTATACCACATGAGATTCAAATATATGGTTTATTTTGATATCTCGGACACAAATTTTATCATCATAATTGATTTTTTCTGATGGTGGATATAATCCAGTAAATCCATTGCTTTTGTGATACAATTGATTGATGAGTTGTGTATTTATATCTACGGTATGTTTAATTATATTGATGGATAAAATGTAGTAACCTTCCAAGTGATAGAAGCAATATTTACCGTGAAGACCTGGATAATTCTCGTAACCAGTAGTAAAATCTTTAGGACGAAAATCGAGCATATCCACTATGTAATCATATTTATGGCCGTTAGATGGATGTAATGCTAATTTTACCAATTCTCTGGCTGTATCTGGACTCATTATTGACATGAGACTTATAGTATAAGAGGGTGCTTGAGTTTTAAGAAAAAGGGGGTTCACAGAGGTTTGTGGGAATTCAAATACCTAAGCTCTAGAAGCCGTTCCCATTTCTGGTACACAAACTTGTGAACATATATGTAATCACTTCGCGAAAGTGTTGAGTAAGTATATACAGGTGTAAGTGAAAGTTTTAAGATGTTTGAACAATATTTTTAATATATACTTACTATGAGATATCTTAAAAGATTTGAGTCGCAAAATGAAGCACCCGATACTGGATCCAAATTCAGATTGAATGGTGAAACTGATGAGTTCTTTGAGATAAGACGTAGAGAGAACAATAAATTACATTCTGTATTGGATAAATGTGGGATTGATTATTGGTCTGTTTTCTCTGTTAATTTAGTGGATGTTGATGGTAACTACATCATAAACGGTGATGTGAATGACATATCACAGGTATGGATGAGTGTTGGTAATTCAGCTACCATAATGAATGAAGCAGAGTTTAAGGCATTTGTTGAACTGGCTCAGTTAGGTTATGAGATATCAGTAAGAGTTAACCGTGTTGGTGCGATTGCTGTAAATATAAGCAGAGAAGTAATAGTATAATATGAAACACTTAAAGGTATACGACGAATATAGAGTTACAGAATCAAGACTTGATGAACAACAGGATCTTCTTAGTTATGTAGAGCCGTTCTTTCAGGAAATTAAAGATATCGATGGTGTTGAATTTGATTGGAATATGGATGAGGTATCATTGAGACTTGATTTCACTGACACATTAACATCACAAGGTCTAACACCATCAATGATGGGATTGAGTGAATTTGATAGGTACACAGAAGCATCAAGGAGACTTCTTGAGTTTAACTTATTATTAAAAAAAGCATTGAATAAAATAACCTTAGATGGTATTTATAGTTGTGAGGTTTACATTGCTGATTTAACCTGGTTCAGGGTATTCTTTGAAAAAATGGTGGGACATGAAGCAGATTAAACTATATGAAGGATTTATAGCTGATTTACAACGTGAGCAGGATGCTTCTATTGATAAGTATTTGAAGTTAATAGAGAACTCTTTACAAATTTTAATAGATGACTATGAGCTTGAGTTTAGGTATTATGATGAGTCATATTGCTTCATAATAGATAGAAAGTTTGATGTTACTGCTGAGTTTATGAAAGAGTTAGCAATGGCTGATAGAAAACTAAGACAAAATGGTTCTTTCATTCAAGTGAAGGACTTTCATTATATGGCAATTGAATTAAATGGATATGGTACTGGTTTAAAGAACGCAGTTAATAGTGGAAGAACTGTTGATGATTTTATTAAACTAATTAATAAATATAAAGAAGTAACAATCACCACAGATGGTGGTAGTTTTATGATAAATGTAGTTGACTTATGAGATACCTTAAGCATATAGACGAAATGATTAAGATACCTATTAGCGTGGGTGATACGGTCTTGGGCGGAAGATTCAAGAACAAGAAGATTGTTGTGAAGAAGATTGGTAAGAATGCTAAAGGTGATGTGACTATCAATGGTAAACCGTTACTTAAGTTTAGAATATTTAAAGAGTCATTTAATGAATCCGTAATTAAACTATTTGAAGGATTCATAACAGATTTAAGGTCTGAGACAGAGGCAATCGGAAGAAGTTATAGAAGTAAGATGGATGTTGAAATTAAAGCCCATGTTCATAATAGAATACAGGAAATTATTTCTAACTTTCAAGGATTAATTGATGAATACGAATTAGTTTCTACACCAAAAACGTCTGTAAACTTTTTGCAGTTTGACTTTTCTAATACGGTATTGGTTGATAGAAAGTTATTACAAGAATTATTACGAGTTAATAAGAAGTTATCATCTTATGGTCTACATATGTATATTGGTAAAAAAGCGGGAGACTTATTTAGCTTAACAATGATTGAACAAAGGTATAAGACTAAGAAGGGTTATTTATCAGCGGATTATATAGTATTTAAAGAGAATTAATCAAAGTGTTTATTAAACACAATGAAGCTATATTTTATCTTATGTGATGGTTTATTTACAAACATTCTACATTGGTAAAGACCATCAGCATCAATCTTTTTCGCTATCTTTTTCAAGGATGTGGTAATATTAGCGGCTTTTGAATAAGCATCGATTAGAACATCATATGAGTAATCATGTTCACTACCATCTACTTTATATCCTTTATTCATTCTATTTAAAATGATATTGGAGAATGTAAGTTCAACATCAGCCTGAGTTTCACCAGAAAATGTTATTTCAACATCTTCACCGTACACATCACTAAGCTCCAAGAAGAATGGCTCTAAGTATTCCTTACTAACCAAATGCTCGGCATCTTCGTTGAATTTCTTAATGTGTTTCATATCGTATATATTAAAAACCTATTCATTTTTCTAAATATAACAAGTATGTTATATGTTTGCACAAAGCAATTTACGGATGTGCATTATAAGGTTACTATAAAGGTTGGACACACTGTTTATCTAAATAAAACTAGTTTTGATATAAATGGTGTAGAAGTTTCTAATCTATTCAATGGTACAATAAGATATCCAGCAGTATTCTTCTTTGGTCACTTTAGACCAGCACATGAATTGAGGGAGCTTAAACTTAAGTTGCTTGGTATAATGTGAATTTTACTGTGAAAGTAAACTCTGAATATTCTGGTTCTATTACTCTTTCGTGTTCATCACCATAATATTGAGTTAGCTTAGTATTCATTATATTTCTAACATATTTATGTATATCAACTTTCTTATCGAATGATGCTGATATCGGTGAGTTATTAAAGTAAAGTGTGATAGCACCAGCGATACGAAGTTCTTCGAACTCACCCAATCTTTTGACTGCTCTGACTATCTTATTTACAGCTTCTAAGCTCAGTTCAGTTGGTTCGTTTATATAGTACACTAAACACCTATCTGAAAACATATTAGTGATTTTATCACCATCGAATTGTAAACCATAATCATCGATTAACTCGTGTAAACAAGCATCATAAGGCTTTCGAGCATTGTCGAACACATCAACAACTGATTGTCTGATGTCATCCATAAATCCTTCGAATAGCTTTAAGTGTTTCATTACTTCTTTGGTATTTCTTTACCTGCTTTTTTGAGCGCGGCTTTAGCTCTGTTCATCATCTTTCTATTATGCGTAAGGTTTTCCATATCCATTTCATTCTCACCACCTGATGAGTTCTTGGCTCTTTTCTTACCATCATCTACAAGTTCTTTGTAGTATAAATAGCTTGATTCAAGGCTTTTTTCTTCGAATAATTTAAAATCCATTAAGTGTTTCATTAGCATATAGATATATTTATTAGAGATACAATATAATTATCGTGGCTATCATCACCATCTTTTAGTTCTCTTTTGGCTTTCATTAATTGAACCATTCTCTCATCAAAAAGTGCTTTAATATCATTTGGATTCTTGATATATCTTCTTTGACTCTCGGTAGGATTTGGTGTATCATACCAATCATTTGTGCTAAAAAATACACTTTTTTTATAATTTGAGCCCTTTAAACGCATTGTAATACGACCTTCAATATCAATATCTTCGTATTGTCTCAGTCTCTTTACCGTTTTTATAATGTCATCTATGAGCGTATCTGATAGTGGAAACTTATCAATATCCTCAACATTCATATATTCTATTTTAGCTTGTGTGAATACATCAGATAATGATTGTTCATAGTAATCAACGCCATATTCATCCTTTAATATTTGTAAACAATCTTCAAATCTTTGTCTCCTTTGATACAAAGTTCTGGCGAAGTCGTTTTTGATATTCTCTATGAATCCTTCGTATAGTTTTATATTCTTCTTCATTAGTCTCTCATTTCTATTTGTTCATAGCTAACCATTTTCTCTAAAACTCCAAGAAGTTTTACTGATTCAACTACATCAAGTTCAGTAATCGGGAATGTTTGGTAATCGTCACCCCATTCTACTAGTATTTCTTCACCATTCGTATCTATTGCTATCACCATGTGATTTTCAGTAGTATCATAGTGTTCTACATAAAAATCCTTAGAAAAATGCTCAATTAGCTCTAAAAATCCATCAAAATCTCTGTCCTCACTATCATCATAAGTTAAGTCCTCGGTATTAAATCCTCTCATATAAATACCTTTAATTCTCTTAAGCTCTGATTGTATTGACGCAAAGCATTGTGATTTTATATCACCAAGTTGAGCCAAAATTTTAGCAGAATTTGAGTCTGAATTATTTTCAAATAGTTTGAACGATTTAATCATAAGCTATATATAATATATACGTTTATGAAATACTTAAAGTCATTTGAAAATTCAGAAAATCTTGACAAATTACACGCGGAGCTTACAACCGGCTTAATGAAGGAACTACTGACTGAGCTTGATGACACAGAAGATATTGATGTTAGCTATTTTACTGAGAAAAAGACAACAGAAGCACATATTTACGTACACAGCGCACCAAATTTAAATGGTTATTATAGTGTACATGATTGTCATTTATTTTATGAAAACCTCGATAAATACAAGAATTTATTCAGTATGTGTGAGAGGATAATCAAAAAGCTACACGCTGATGGATATAGAGCATCATTTAGGTTTACTGACACAATTGTAATAACAGTGAGCTGGAGTTAATATATAGAAAATGAGATATCTTAAAACATATAACGAGAATTTAAACGTGAGTAGCGAAGTAGATGTCAATTCAAATATGATTGACTTATTGGATTTAGATTTTGTTAAATCTGTTTTACCTGTTTCAGGATTTCCTTCTCAGTATGTGTATTCAGCAGATTCAGTTACATTGAATAAGGAATTTTTAGAAGCAATTAAGAAAGTATCTAAGAGGTTAAAGAACTCTGGTTATCATATGTCATATTTCGACTTATATAATGAGCGACTTAATAAAACAAATATACAGGGAAACGGATTCATAGATAATATCATCCCATCTTTAGAGGCTTTATTTACTTTGTACGGTAGTTTTGAGATTACTAATTTCAATTTAAATATTTTTGATGACGAGAAAATGAAAGAATATAAATTGATTATAGATTTATATTCTATATATGAAGATTATACCAATAGTTATTCAGTTATCGAGAAGAGAGATAGAGAGTCTGCTGGTGATAGTGGTCAATTAGACCCTAATGAGTTAGTAAATTATATCACTAACATCTTAATTGAAGATAAAGGTTGGACAGTAGAATCGATAACGATGGCGGCTAAAGATATTAATCCAACAATAAGCGAAGATGGTATAACGGATTTATTTCTATATCACTACAATAAAACTACTGACTTAGGTGGATTCAGATTCAATAATGAAAATGAACATGGTAGTTGTAACTTTGAATTCTCTATTAAAATTGGTTATGGTTATCATAAAACTAAGTATGGCTCAATTCGACATAAGCAAAATTTCTCAGCTAACAAAGAAGAACTATTAAATAGATTATTTGATGTAGCTATGATAATGTCGGTATTTAATAATGATTGTGATTTAGAAGCACATATTTCTGATTTAGCAAAAGAGTTGGATGGTGTTAGCTTACCAAGCTATGATATATTACCACATTTGAATAGTAAGTATAAAGGATTGATGAACGTAATTGAGAAACCAAATTCATACGTAGTCACATTCTCGGTTGAAGAGTTTTATAATGCTAAGTTTATCCCAAAGTTTATGCAACTAATTGAGTTCAAAAATGGATTGAAAAATGCTTTTGATGATTTAAAGGATATAACAAAGGAAGCTGCTATTGGTAGTGTTAGAGGTGATAAAGCAACGCTGACGTTTAATCTGTTCCTATAATATCATTGATTAACATATCCCGTCTCTCGGTTACTGGTTTGAAAAACCTTCTGAATTGTTTATGAGTTAGTTGAATACTATTTTTTGGATTAACATAGATTCTAATATATCCTGCTGATACTTCATTTGTCTTATACGCATATTCATACATAACTCCGACCTCGAACAATGAAGTGTGATACCCAGTGGTTTCTATTTCTTCTATACAATAACAGAAGTACTTATTCATAACTGTTTTAATTTTAACCACAGTAGTGTGTTTTGACAATGTATCTTTTTATACAATCGTATATCTCTTCTTTCTCATCTGGTAGACCAAGCCACCCAGCACAATAACTATCTGAATACTCACCCCATAACCAAATAGCATCGTTTAATCCAGCATTGATGAATCCATTTTCAATCAAAACCTCTTTGATTAGTTCTGCTTCTTCTCGATGTCTTTCACCATACTCACCTATCTTATCACCACCACATAATACACTACTCTTACTAAGACCATGTATATTCATTATCTCATCATACGCATCTTCTACGCTTAGTTCACCGTTTTTAACCTGGTTTAGTATATAAAGTGTTTCTTTCTTCATAGTATATATTTTTAAAGTAGTAATTCGCTTAGTTTGATATTTCTTAAATCCTCTTTTGTTTTAAATGGTTTATCATCTACATCAAAATATATTCTGATATAAACGCCAGTCTCTTGAATAACATATATTAGTCTACCAACTGGATTATCATAACTACCATTATCTTTGTACCAGAAAATATTAGGTGCGTATGTATTATACACCTCACCATTGACAAGGAATACGTTTGTCTCACCACAGAAGATTAACGGATTGGCTTCCGGATTTGTGTAGTCAGTACTCTCGTGAAATTCGTCGGTTGTTATTTGTTTTAAATCGAGTATCAAGTACTCTTTTATTCACAATCTGATGAATTGTTTAATGATTCATCAACTATGTTTGATATTTTATTTTCTCTATTTTTTATGTAGTCAACGAAATGTGCATTGAATTCGTCTTCTGTGAAATACCTATGTGTTTTACCCTCTTCTACTACAAAGTATGGATTAGTCACAGGTCGAGTATCATCAATACCATAGTAATAGATATTACCTTCATTGAAATCAGTCTTTGGTATTGAAGTACTTAGCTGTGTGTATGGATCAGCATTATATTTAATACAGATACATTTAGAAACACACATTTGAACAATTTTAATACTACCATTCGGTTCTAGTTCTACACCTAAAATATACTTTTCCATTAATCCAATTTATTTATTTGCTCTTCTCTATACTCATTCAACTCCATAACAACCTCGCTACTAAGATAAAGAGTGCTGGTTATTGTATAGTATATCTTATCACCATAGTTTTCGTAGTGAGTATATTCTATTATCTCACCCTTCTTGAAATCCAAACCCTCTGATGTTTTAAAGTCCATACGTGCTATTAACTTACCACACTGCTTATAAGTCAATATAGCACTACCAACGGTATCAGCATTATTTTTGATAGTAACCATCTACTAATTTATTTAATTGTAATTCTCTAAAATTTTCTACTGTATCAAAATATGTTAATAAGCCCCACTCATAACAACCATCTATAAGTTTGTTTACATAATCAATTTCATCACGGTGCTTGGTCATGTTCAATTGGTTGCGAACTAGATTAATATCCAATGGATAGTAGAATTGAACTGGTTTGCTATCAATAAGTATATATGCGCGAAATAGTCCTATCGTTGAGTTTATAGCATCAAGTCTTTCTATACGATAATGCTTACCTATTTCTAATAAGTGTAGCGTATCTGGATATGCACCAATTGTATCTCGTTTTTTACACACGAGTACATCACCTTCTTTAACTATGTTATCCATTTAATATTTTATTAATTTTCTTATCGCGGTGTTCTTTAATATCTACAAAACGTTCATCGAATTCACTGGTTGAGAATGTGTGTGTTGATCCAGTGTCACTAACAACCGTGTAATGATTAGTTAATTCCCAACCATTTCGCATTGTTGACTTACCGATATGGTCACTCAAATCTGATTCAAAGAATTCATATAATTTACCTTCTTCGAATATACCCATTCGTTTACCGGCATCAAGTGTTAAGATGCATCTACATTTCATTTTATAAATATACGGACTTTCTTAAACTTTTATCAAGAATTTTTATAAAAATGAAATGAAACGAAGGAAACTCAAAAAGATTGCCAAATTCTTGATTAAAGAAATTGACAAATATAATTCTGAACCAGAAGAAGAATTGCAAGAGGTTTATGAGGTTGATGAGCCAACTAACTACAATTGGACCAACTTCAATGATTATGATCCGAGTGTTTCAGAGAAAACTAAGAAGTTGGTTGTTAGTCTATATCAGTACCGTGATAGACTATCGGTAACACTTACTGAGAGCGAGATATACATATCATGTAGCGACCTAACTAACATTAAAAAGCCAAAAAATACTAACAATAAAATGTTGGTAAGTCACGGCAACTACATCGAGATATACATCTATAAAGATAGAGGCTTCACGATTACTTATAATGATTTCGGTTATACTAAATACATGGACGTAAAGATGTATGATGAGTTATTGTCCGATATTAAAAAGATAAATGATGAGTTGAACCGAAATAATTTTAATGACATTTATCAGAGTATAATGAAAGACTCTGGTGTAATAAGAGAAGCAAATTTAGACGAAGTATTTAACCTTGAAAAATAATATCAATGAAAGTATATGAAATTATCACCGATTCTAACTCTAAGGAAATAAAAAGAGTTGAGCTTGATATCACAAAATTGACCAGACAACCAGATATTACTAAAGCAAGAAGAAATTCTGTTTGGGTATTGGATGGTGAAAAAGAAGAACTGAGACGTATTCTATATCCATCTCAGCTTGTATTCGCTTAGTGAAGAAATGTATTTGTATTAAATCATATTATGACTATACAGGTAATGTTGTTTTCGAAGAAGGAAGACAATATGACTATGAATTATTTCTATCAACCACAAGTAATCTTAAGAGACAAATAGATACTACGACATTCAAGATAAAAGATGATGTTGATGGTATGTACTTCTTTAATGAAAGTAGGCGTGTTGAATTTTCTAAACACTTCTCAGACCTTCATATACGTAGGGAGGAAAAGCTTAATCAACTATTTTATTGATTCTCATATTGCGCCTGTGGTCGTCAAACGCTGGTCCCAATGGCATCGTTATCTCTTTACCATATTCCAATATCTCCAAGTCCCAACCATTACCAACACCATCATCACTCGTCATACATAATGTATAAGAAGCATGAATGTAAGTATCACCAACTAAAAGGTAGACATCTTTAGTAATTGGACTGGTAGTACCAATGCTCAGACATTGCATAAACGGAGTATCACCCGTGATGAAGATATCCATCATTTCTAAGAACACATCAGTTCCAAATTCACTTCTGAACTTCTCGTTTAGTGTCATAATGATTTATATTCTTCATCAACAATAACACCTTCATCCTTAAACATTTTTCTTAGCTCTGTTGATGGTTTTTCAAGGTCATAATCATCCTCGAAGTTTATTCCCTTCTCGTCTAATCTCTTTTGAATGTAGCCAATATTTTTAGAAGTATATGCAAGATCCATAAACACATCAACTGCTTCATCTACCGTCTTAAACTCACCACGACCATGTTCAACGAAATATTTACCGCTATAAGTAGATTTATAAACCTTAACGCTACCGTACCATTCATTAATCTTAGACTTATGTGCTATCTCTACAATACCACCAGTCTCAACTATTCTCTTAACTGCATCTCTTAGCTTCATATTTCTTGACAGTAATTTTGATAAATATTATCACCATGTGTATCTGTTATTACAGAATATGTTTTCCCTTTGTAGTCAACTACAAGTTCGACAGAACCTATTTCACAATCTGGTTCTTCACACGGGTTCTTCGATAGTATTCTACCTTGTATAAGTACTTCACTCAGGAAGTCTATTGGTAAGTCATTTGTATTCATTATACGAAATTTGCGATTGATTTTAATAAGTCTTTAGCTTCTATAAACTCACTAGAGTTACATAGTGAATTTATTCTTTCTACATCAGAATTCTTAATCCAACAAACATATACCTTTGCGTTTCGCTGACTTGAATATCTGGCACGAATATCCAGCATATTAATTCTCTGTGATACTTTATCAAGAGCAGGCATAGTAAAATGGTCACCGATAGCGATAAAGCTTTCTAGTCCCTGGTCGTCATAGATACCATAAAAAGCAGAATGTGTTTCTTGATACATTGCTTGCTCAGGTGACATCAATAGCTTTGCTAATGACATATCTCTCTCTAATGCTGATGGTTTCATTTTGTTAGATTTCTAATTTTAACTTCTCTTAGTTCTTTTTTCCAAAATTCTTTTAGTTGCTCTGGTGATGTTGCTGATATTTTCTTAGATAGTAACATCACTAAATCTTTTGTACCAATGTTAGTAATATCGAATTCAAAGTCAAAAAAATACTTCTTCTTATTCTTACGTCCGGTTGCTCCAGTCAGTATCTTTAGATGTAATTTATTACCCTCACTACGCCAAGCAAGTATCTCGTGTGTATTTAATTTAGCATCGAGTATTGAGTTTATATTTGCTTTGTCGAAAATATTCATTAGTATTTTATTTCAGTTATCTTAAAAGTACCGTCTTCTTTGAATTTATTTTCCATGTAATCAATTACTCTATCCAATTCAATCTCACCAGACTTAGCCCAGAAGTGTATGATTGATTTATGATTTTTATTTGCTGGGTGCTTCATAAAGAAATCCTTAGTACCCATTTCATAATAATCATTCAATAGTGTAAACGCTTCTTCTATTGTTTCATTTACACTCTTCTCAAAATCAGCAGGTCGAAATCCATTTATACCAAATATCTTAGGTACTGGCATTCTTAATGTAGAATTAAACTCTAAACAAGTAAGCAATGCACCTTCTCTTAGATTGCTTATTTTCTTATTATAGATGCTGAAAATATATCTACCCTTTACTTTAACCCATACAACCTTTCTATTGTATGAAAGACTGTACATTTTTATGAAATCATTTCGTTTAAATCTATCAAGTATATCATCATACTCAGCTTCAGTGATTGTGATGCCATAGCGTTCTTTCAGACGTATTATATAGTGTTCCCTTATATCTTCATATGGTTTAATACCATGATGCTCTATAAGACGCTCACGTTCTCTTTGTAGTCTAAACTCACTTATATCTATAACATCACTCTCCATTACTTTTTCTTCTTTTTCTTACTTGGATCTATACCCATCAAACCACCACCAATCATTTTCATAAAGTCCGATACATCAGATTCATCCACACCAACGATACCACCTTCGGGACCTTCATCACCGAATGATTTACTTACTAAGCTTAACATACTTGCGAAGTTGTTTCCGTATTTAGCAAATTCTTCATCGTACTCAGCGTGTGTATTATCAATCAATCTAAAGTTCCAGGTCTTGATATCATCACATTCATCAAGTGTTACAGTGGCACCCATCTTCGTTAAGAAGTCATATTGCCAAATCATTTCATCGCCCTTGTCACCAGAATCATCAGCGAATACATAGTTGAATCCCTTTTTCTGGTCATAACCAAGCGAACGTGCTTTTCTACCATCGGTAGTGATTGGGTATTTATATGTCTTGTGTTTACCGGAGTACACAGCAATATCATCACCACCAAATGGTGACTTCATTAACAATAACTGTCCTGCTTTTGTTAGTTCTTCAAGTGATTTAATCTTTACTTCCATCTAATATATTTTTTATTTTTTCGTCTCTTTCTTGTTCTTTGAATGCAGTTTCAAATGTACTGAATTCTTTGGTTTCATCCAAACCGGATAGGTCTCTTCTATTGCGATTAGCTATGAATAGTATACCAGTAACCATAACGAAGATACTTATGTAGGTATACCACATTAAGTCAAACATCTTCTTTATACCATCTATGAATTCACCACTACGACACATTGATATAAACATACCAACAATAATCATCAGTGCTACCAATATAAAAGAAAACAACATACTCTGTAACAACACAGAAGTATATTGTCGCTTGTTGAAGCTTCTCTCGAATTCTTTATGTAAACGATAACTCATTATAGTTCTACTCCTTTTATTTTTAAGCGGTAACACATAACCAATAGTGTAGAGAATACAGCACCAACTTCACCTAAGTTACCGTTAGTTCCGAAGTGACCCATTGATGTGATTGTTGGATAATAATGCTGAAACGCATTGGTATTATAATCGTGTATTAATCTCTGAGTAGTTGGTCTATGACAAACAACTTGCTTATCAACTTTCTGTGAATGTTTAGTAACATCAGTGAAGCACTCAGCGATTAAATCAACACCCGTAATAAATTGCTCAGTTGTTTTTAAACCCCAAGAATTCTCTATACAATCCAAATCAACTTCGTTGTAAACTCTATACACTGAATATCCAGCGCGAATAGTTTCATTATCAACAGTTCTTTTCTTTGGATTGAATATCATTACCCATTGACATCTACCGTTGTATAGGTATAACGCCCGTGATTTGAAGTTAAGCTTTGTATCAAGAACACCAATGTAGCAACTATCATCGTTAAATAGCCCTCTCAGGTTATCATTACTCGTATCAATTTTAGCTGTGAAATTCTTCTTCACTAAAAGAGAATACATTTCTTCTACCTTAGGTAGAATATCATCGAATGACTTAAGTATGCCACTTTCTATTCTTCTTACTTCTCTCTCGAAGTCGAAACATCCTATATTTTCTTTAGCCATAATTAAACACCAGCGTTAAAGAAACTATTAGACAACTCATTCCAATCAGCATTCGTAGTAGGACGTACTGGTTCTTCATCGTCCTCATAGGAACAATGGTCTAAGCACTTGGAACAGATTCCGATATCACTCGTATCAGCACCGCGATTATCGATTGGTGTTGGTGTAGCTGAACAACAGTTTGAGACTAACATATCTTATATAGTTTAAAGGTTAATAATTTGATTTGTATATTGTGTACCACAATCATCATCGTCAAAAGAATCTAATTCTAATTTAACGCCAAGTTCTTTTAATAGTGGATTAAGAGTATCAACGTCTAACTTTCTCCAGTAACCGTAGCGTAAGCTAACACTAACGTTTCTGTCACCCCATACGGTGTTTGTATCGATTCTGAAATTATCAGAACAACCATTTGTGATACAGATATCTTTTATCTTTTGTACAACAGATAAGTCGATTATTTCATAGAAGTCTTTACGACTACCGTTATCTTCTTTAACACGTTGTACTAAGCGAATATTCATTTTCTCTAAGTTACGATTTGCGGCATCAACCGCCAACATAGACACAGTGAAATTATTAACAACACAAACATTTCTATTGTCAATAGTTTCGAAGCTAACAGTGTTAGCACCAGAATCTTTTAGGATTGTTTCGATTAGTAATTGAGCGTAGCGAATGTCTTTGAATTGCATATTGTCCGATTTTGTTTAACAAAAGTACGGATAATAATCCGGATATGCAAATTTTTCTAAAACTTTATAACCATTTGATTACCAACTAGTTGAAAGCCAAGTTTTTTATAGTAGTCCGTATTCCTATCGCTACAATTTAGAATTACCTTGTAACACTTGAATGCCTTTGCTATCTTAATAGCATTATCAATGAGTGTCTTAGCAACACCCTTACCTCTGTGTTTAGCGTCAGTAACAACATCTTCGATATGAATAACGTAGCTAAATGAATGATGTACTTTCTGTTCGCAGAAATAAGTAAGACAGCCCAATAGTTGATTGTCCTCTTCGTACACCAATGTTTGATGTAGCTGAGATTGATTATCAACGTATAGATTGAATTGACTGTTAGTTACTGAACCAACTTCTGTTAGCTGGTCGAGTAAAGAAATATATGAGTTATAATCAGACCTGTTTAATTTTCTTATTCTCATTGTGCTAATAGTACTCTTATTTTCTTTTTGTTATTTGTGGCAAACATTCTGTGGTAGCCATCGATTAGTCTGAACTTCTCACCCTTTGGTAAAAGCAAACCTCTTATGCCACTATACTCTTTATTTGAATAGTGAGTAAGGTCTTCGGTTGATACTTTTTTGTATTGTCCTTCGCTACCAAATATAACATCATCTTTTGATATCTCTATCAATGAATATTCTTTATCTTTAAGCTCTGGTAGAATGCTACCATACTCAACAGTTAACACATACTCTATCTTTTCTTTGACTGAGCTTAATTCTAAAACAGCTTCTATCTTCTCTGCTAATTTTACAACATCTTCAAACTTAACTGAGTCTACTTCATCACCGTAATAACCACCACATACATTAACCTCCCACTTATTCAAGTCCCATACTTTGAGTACTCTACAAATTCTATCGATGCAATAGATATTTATTTCCTCAATTGATGAATCAAATAAAGATTTTATCTTTCTATCACGAAGTATTGTTTTATCTTTTGTTGGTGGATTGTATAACTCATACATCTTCTTTGCGAATTCTGATATGTTTATAGGATTCACAACAGCATTCTCTATGCTACCACAACGACATATACCTTCGTTATCACAACCACTATCTTCACATGAATAACTAGTGTCGTAATCGTAGTCTACATAATATTGTAAGTTCTCAGTTGTGAGTCTCTTTTCCATTCTACAAATGTACGGATTAAAATGCGGATTTGCAAATATTAGCTGATTAGCTGACTGAGCTTGGTTTCCCTTAACCAATTGTCAAATTCTGTATCATCGAATATACAGACTCCTACTTCTTTCTCTTCTGACTCAACGTACATCATTACTTTGACCCTACCAACACCATATCTATAATAAATTAGTTTATATTTACCACTAAGTGCATCATTAACACGAGGGCTATGTCCGTTATTTGGACTGTTTTTTATATCTTCTTGTAACTTATAGTAAACGAAATTGTCTAATTCATTTTCGGTTGGGTTAATCACAATAATCTTTTAACTTTTTGTACGGTGGTTGTGCTTTTACCAGTCATTTCACCAACCTTTCGTATAGAATATCCCTGCTTAAGTAAATCAGCAACATCTTTGTGGTCAAGCATCATTGATATCTTAGGCTTTCTATAACCCTCTTTTCTACCAATTGGTAGTTTATTACTCTCAACATAATTACTCTTCATTTGATTAATTTGTTGCTCTGCTAACAATGCTTGCTCTCTAATTATATCTTCATTACCAATTGATAAAATATCAAGATTAGCAACATATATTGAGATACCCTTACTATGTAACCAAGTCATTAATTTCTCTACGTCATTGGGTCTACAAGATAGCTTAGATATGTTTGAAACTGCTACTACTGACACTGTGGTTGTTGGTATGTATTTCAACATAGTTGTCAGTGTTTCCCTCAAATTACCTGAAATAAGCCCAGAACCAACCTCGCGATATACTGTATCTATTGACCAGCCTTTATCCTGTGATATTTTAGTCAGCGTATCAACCTGTTCATCGTGTGTTTGTTGTGGTGTAGATACCCTTGTAAATAGTATAGAATTCATAGTTGATTATATCGAATAATGGTGTGGCAGTTTAATTAAAAGTGTAATTTTTTATATGTTTTAAATAATATATAACATATGAAGCACCTTCAAAAGTATGAGAAATTTATTTTTAATATGAAAGGCAGAATTGATATGGACGATATTGAATCTGATGTAGAATCATACCTATCCGACAACGAAAACTTCGAATTAATGAAGGTCCAAGTAAGAAATATGGGAAATAACCTATTCAGCGTAACTGCTACTGAGAGATTCCCAAATGCGGTTAATAACGATGAAGCATTAGAACTCAACAATGGAATTCTACCCTATATTGCTAAAGAATGTGGTGCTGAATTACAAAATGTCAGAGTCAGTGGCTTTGACTATACTGCTGTAAATATTAGCTTTTACCTTCAATATCCTCAGAGTTAATATCTTTCAATATTTCATCAAGATTTTCAGCCCGCATCTTAATAAGATTTTCAACAATCATGGCTTTCATTTCGCTTAAATGGTTTGGTCCATGATTTATCTCCCAGTGTTTATGATACTTAGCTATTTGTTCTTTTAACTCAATTGGTTCACCATTTTTAGTTCTTTTATAAGAATCCATAATGATGCCACTCATATCATCAGCATGGTATATTTGATGTCTATAAAACCATTGCGCGAGTTTTGAACCGTGCCATAACCCCCAACTGTTTCTCATTCCCATTCCGCTTCCCATTCCTAAATTAGCATCAGCTTCTATTAAAAAGTCAATTGCTTCTTGTAATGATGTTGGTATTTTTTCTTCTTCCATATTTAATTTATTAATCAATTGAAAAATCCAGCATTTAAGCTGGATTTTATTTTATAAGCAATAGTATTCATCTTCATCTTCTATGTCAATCAATTCGAATCGAGTTACCTCTTCTTCATCGTCATCCAATGCTACCTTATTCCAGATATCTAATGGTCTAACATATAAAGAACCGAATAGTAAAGACTTATAGACAACGATAGCTTCCTGAGTTTCAGTATGAGTAGCCATTGAAACTATCTCATACACACCACCTTTGTAGTGTTTATATTTACGCCCAGGAATTGGGTAGTCTTTATAATCCTTAATCATTCTTTGTTGGTTTCTTTTTTGGCTTCTTAACAGTAATAACTGTCTCATCCTTTTCTTTATCGAATCCCATACTCATAGTAGATCCAACTGCTGGCTCTTCAAGTAATGTATCAGTAAGAGCATCATCAACTAATCTCTGAATTGCTCTCTTCAATGGTCTTGCGCCATAGTTAGGATCATAACCAGATTCAATTAACTGTTCTTTTAAAGACTCTTCGATTACAGCTTCGTAACCCATTGTTTTCAAACGATTAAGTGATTTATTTAATTCGATGTCAACAATTCTACCAATATCTTCTTTAGTTAAATCTTTGAAGTAAATGATATCATCAAGACGGTTAATGAACTCAGGAGCGAATTTCTTTTTCAATTCTTTTTCAAGTGTACCCTTTAAATCATCATTAGATGATGTTGACTTAGCTTGAGTTACAAATCCAACACCAGCACCAAAGTCTTTAACTACTTTTGTTCCGACATTCGATGTCATAAGAATAACACAATTCTTGAAGTTAATTTTTCTACCATGTGAATCACTTAATTGACCATCATCTAACATTTGTAAGAATACATTGAAGATTTCTGGATGTGCTTTCTCAATTTCATCTAATAAGATTACTGAGTATGGCTTTGACCTAACTTTGTTTAAGAATGCTGAACCTTCTTCGAATCCAACATAACCCGCAGATGAACCAATTATTTTAGTTACATCAATTTTCTCCATGAACTCAGACATATCTAATCTGATTAATGCATCTTCTGAGTCAAACATATACTTAGCTAATTGCTTAGCCATTTCTGTTTTACCAACTCCTGAATTTCCAATTAACATACCAGAGAAGATTGGTCTATTAGGATCCTTCATACCAACACGGCTTCTTTGAATTGATTTAACAATTTTCTTTAAAGCATCATCTTGTCCAATTACCTTACCAGATAACTCTTTATACATATCGATTAGCTTCTTACCTTCAGATTGTCCTATCTTTGTAACTGGTATACCAGTCATCATCGATACTACTTGAGCAACGTGTTCCTCTGTAACAATCTCTCGGTTGTTCTTTTGGTCGTCTTCCCAATTCTTACGAGCATCATCTAATTGATTGATTAATTGTTTTTCAACATCTCTTAATTTAGCAGCCTCTTCGTATTTTTGATTCTTAACAACACGATTCTTTTCTGTTTTAATCTCTTCGATTTTTTTCTCGATGTCAAGTATCTCTTGAGGTACTTTTATGTTAGTGATGTGAACGCGAGAACCAACTTCATCCAAAGCATCAATAGCTTTATCAGGTAAGTGTCTATCAGACATATAGCGAGTAGTTAAACTAACGCAAGCCGCAATAGCATCTTCTGAATAGAATACGTTGTGGTGGTCTTCATATTTATCTTTGATGTTATGAAGAATTTGTAGAGTTTCCTCTGGTGTAGCTGGTTCAATAACAACTTTTTGAAACCTTCTTTCTAACGCACCATCTTTTTCAATGTGCTTACGGTATTCATCTACGGTTGTAGCACCTACTACTTGTATTTCACCACGAGCTAATGGTGGTTTAAACATATTAGAAGCATCAAGTGAACCACTAGCACCACCGGCACCAACGATTGTATGAATTTCATCAATGAATAAAATAACATCTTTGTTCTTCTCAAGTTCATTCATAAGAGCTTTCATTCGCTCTTCGAATTGACCACGATATTTAGTACCAGCAACCATAGAACCTAAGTCCAATGTCACTACTCTTTTATTAAAAAGTAAACGTGATACTTTCTTCTGAACAATACGAAGTGCTAGTCCTTCTGCTACAGCAGATTTACCAACACCTGGCTCACCAATAAGAATTGGATTGTTTTTCTTTCTACGAGATAGAATCTGGGAAACCCTTTCTATCTCTTTGTCTCTTCCTACGATGGCATCTAACTTACCCTCTTCAGCCATTTTTGTTAAATCGCGTCCGAAATTATCGAGTACTGGGGTTTTTGATTTTGTGTCGGCCTTTGGCTTATTAAACATACTACCTTCATCTTCATCATCCTCGCCACCGTCTGATGCGGAAGCTTTGATATCGAATTCTGTTTCTGAGTAAAGGCGGTGCTTTTTTAAATCTTCTGAGTTTTGTGACATGATATAAGTTTATTGTTTCTTAATGGTTATATTAACCCATTAGTGAAAGTTTTTACAACTTTAGTTAAAACAATAAATTTTTATATCACACTAACTCATTTGTACTCTAAGTCGTATGAGGATTTTCTGACAATAGGTTCTTCTACGTCAAACATAATGTAACCAGACATCAACTCTGGCTCATATAAAGAGATATCTAAATACTTAACACCTTCTTCGTTATCTTTTAAATAAGGATAGAACAAAGCACCAAAAGCAACCTTACCTCTGTTGTAGTCTTTTAATTCTTTGAATAGTTTATCCCATTCATTTTTAACTTCTATTTCCTTAGCACGACCAACAGCCATGTATGGTAGAATAACAAAGTAGTCAACTATATTTTCAAACTCAGCGTAGATATCTTTAAATCTATCAACTGAACCACTCTCACCAACGATGATGTGTAAATTTGTTTTGATACCAGCACTTGAATAATCAACTACTGCTTGCTTCCAAGTCTTATCTAAGTGTGGGTGACATGATATAGCAACACCACCAGAATATTTCTTAGTAGCATCAATGATGTCATTTGTTACGTGCATTCCATTCGTAGTATAGTTTGGAACAATTCCTAATTTATGAAATGTTTCCAATACCGGAATGAAGTCGGGATGCAATGTAGGTTCACCATGACCACCAATCGCAACCTGAAATGGTCTTTGATTGGTTGTCATTTTTGAAAAGAAATTTGAAATGCGAGTGGTTACATTCTCCCAGTTCTCACCACCCTTCATTGCACTAACATAACAGTAAGAGCAATTAGCTTTACATTTGTTGTTTATAGCAACATCGTAGAATTCAGGATAGTCCAACTCTGAAATTAGTTTAGACGCATCAGTAGCTATCCTAATGGTTTTACCATTATGAAAAATAGCTTTATAATTTTTATCTTTAAATTCTCTTACTTTCATATTATCCCATGTGGTGTCTTTCAGCATTAAACGCTGATTCAATTTCATCGAATAAATCGTATGGAATTGAATTGTCTGTTGCTGACTCAATGATTATTTTACCTTTGTACATTCCTCTCCACCTCATTGGTGAATCATAATCCCAAGAGTTTTTCTTAGGCATAGCACCAGTGAACCACCACTCAGGTAGATTTGATTTCTCACTGGTAACCGTAGCAAGTTTCTCTTCTCTTTTATATTCAAGGAATTGTGCTTCTGTTTTCTTAACTGAAATTTTATCTCTTTCTTGCCAATTCTTTTTATCCCAAGATGGATCCTTCTCAAGCTCACGGATAATCTGTGCCTTGATTATTTCCTTTCTACGCTCTTCTAAAGCATCTTGTTCAGTTAATGGTAAATCATCGATGAAGTATGTACCAGTTTGGTTGTTATCACCAACGATAGCAATTGCACCAAAGCAATCTGAGAATGATGGACCACCACCATTTCTCTCAACATAACCATTGAGTAACTCCTGTAATATTTCATTAACTAAATCAATAGATTTGTCAGTATTACAAATAAATAATTCAGATGAACTATTTGTAATTACATCCACAAAAGATTGTGCGTTGATTGTTAAAATTTGCTTTTTCATTTTATTATATTTTCAATTTTTTCGTTTCTAAAATCTGATAGCTTACATAACTTATTACCTGGTACACGCTCATATAATGAGTTATCATTCTTTAGTGATACCATATAAAATCTATACTCACTATCATCACTTACATCGTAATCGTTTTCTATTCTGTATGTTTTACCATATGTAAAGTTCTCACTCTCTCCTAAATAAACCAATTCATCTTCAATGAATTCAAACTTATTATAATCATTTAATGTTTTCATTAGAAGATACATGGATCAGGTAAGCCAACCATTTGGTGCCATCTTGCTGACATAAATTTAGCATAATCGATGCTATGTAATCCATAACAACCACAAGCAAATCCATCATTAACTTCAATGAGAAGTGAACGACCATCTTCTGTTATACCAAAGTCTAATGTATAAGCCGCTGGTTGACCTTTGAAGTCTTCTATACAACGTTCTATGACATTAAAATCGGGTATGTGTTTAAATGAACCCTTATATCGTCTTGCATCTAAAACCTTCCCATAACGAACGAAACAGCGATATTCAGATACAAACTTAACTGGCTCTGAACACCATATCTCTCTGTCTTCCTGTGCACCAAGACCTACCAAGTTTGTAAGACTTTCAACTAGTGTACCATTGAATTGTTTTCCTAATACTGGTTTAACAAAAACTGGCCACATTGTTTCATCATTATAAACAGTGTGTAATGTTGACTTCCATAACTTACGACCAAAGTATTCATTCAATTCTTCTGGGTAATCTATTTCAGTTGGTGGTACAATATCGAGTTTTCTCAGTGCTTGTTTAACATGAGTTATATAACCAACTACAACATCAGAGCGAAGTAAGTTATCAGGTTGTTCTTTAGCATCATAGAAGATAACTTCCCAACCCATAAGACTGAATCCAGAAAACGCGGCAAAACAATTCTCATTCAAAACTTCTTTTGAAATAAAATCGTGTGAACCTTTTGGAATAAATACTCTCATATGTTTATACTTCTTTATATAGAAACCAAGGATCTTCAATCTGTTTTGGTTTTTTACCACCAATAAGGTCAGATGCCTTCATTCCTAAAATTTTAGCGGCAAGTAAACCAGCCTTACCTTCTTTAATTAGTTTATTTATATTAGCGTATGGTTTTAACTTCTCCAATGAGTCTAAGTCAACTACGCCTTTTTCAGTTGAAGCAATTCTAATCGCATCAGTATCGTCTTTAGCAAGTAACCAATGTGACTTTGCGTTCTCTCCCTTATTTGTTACGTGATAGAAATACATTTTAAAAAAATTTACTAAATACATCATAGTTATCACCAACCGAATTGTGGTCATTGATAACCGCAAAAATAATATTCTCGAAACATTCGTGATATGTTGAATCAACTCTGTTTTTTCGCTTCATCATAACTTCTTCAAACATACTCGCGATGTTAACTGGGTTGTTGCTAAACACACCACAACCCCAAGCACCAAGAATAATGTTTTTACAACCATTCTGTAACGCCATATCGAACATCAGTCGCATCTTATCCATCATAATAACATCATACGAATCTAATATTTCCTTAGGGTTATCTTCTTTAGATAAATTAATCGCAGCAACCGTGATAACGTCTACCATGAATGGTTCAATTTGGTTGTAGTTAAAATCCTTGAAGAAGACTGCATCTCTTGTGTATAGACCTTCATTTACACCCAATGGATAGAATTCATTAGAAATAACTTTAGATAAGTTAGAACATCTGAATAAGCATTCTTCTTGAGCTTTAGCACCATTGGCAACGCCACCACCTGGTCTCTTAAATGATGCCATATTTAAAATTGCTGTTCTTCCTTTTCTTGAATACTCTAAAGCGGCTGAAACTGTATCAGAATTAATCGTCTGTATGTTTGCAATAGTTTCACCACGAGGTACTGAAATACTATTCGTGTTATGTTTAGACGTAATTGATAATTGAAACCCAGGTGTTGAGTTAATTATACTTGTCGTATTTTCAAATACTGCTATTAATTGTTCTTTATTCATTTAGTAATGTTTTTAATTCTATATCTCTCTTGTATGCTTTAAGATGTGTTAGTATCTTCACTGGGTCGCTATCAATTACGTGAATAGTTTCGCCATTTTCATCCTTACTTATTTTAGGTTTATATACGGTAACGAAATCTTTAACGAAATCCATAAACCATCTATCCTCTTTTTTTACTTTCTTATAATATTTTATAAATGCTACTCCGCGAATTGACTCCGTAAATCCAAAAAACTTAGTAGCCATAAATCGAGGATCACGCAATCTATCACTGTAATCCGTATCATCACACACATTAAAAACTACCTTGTGTACAACTTCTTTGAACACAGACATCATGTATTCTGAATCAGATTCAAGAACTTCTAATGTCGGTATATCATATGGATATTCCCTTTCAGAACCACAATTAGCATAGTAGGCTTTATAATCCATTCCGTAAATATAAGGATATTTTCTCAAGAATGCAAATTACGCGAATTGGAACGATTTACCATTATTCCCGGTGAATAAAAATGCTCTAAGAAAAGCGTTCTGTTCACCACCGATTGACTTAATCCATTGCTTCTTAGCGTGGTCTTCGTCATTTGTTATTTGGTTCATTCGATAAACAGAAAACCCAATCATATCATCTGGTAATCTATGTGGTGATTTATAATTAAGGTCCGGATATTTTTCTCTGTTGAATACTCTTTCATCAGCAAGAAATGTAACTGCGGTTAAAGCATCATTCAAGTCTGGTTCATAGAATTCACCAACTTTAATACCAGCTTCTTTAAGAGTAGCTAAGTGCATATTTAACGTACCCAATTTATTCGGGTTGTTATTAGTTGTACCACCATTCATAACCATAAATGTTTTTCAGTTTCTCGCCCAGTCTTGATATTCATCACTGTTGAAGAAATCTAAACCATATTCAACAACTGAGTGACCGTACTGTATTGATTGTTGAATTGGACTGATGTTATACGGAACTAATCCGTACATACGCAATTCTAATTTCTCTTTAATCATATAATTTTATCTATTTTTAAATTCCTAAAATATTCCTTTCTTATAGCTTCATATTTAGGTAAGTTTTCATATTCTCTACGAACACCCCAATCGATACCATCTACACAATCTTTATATTTAAATGGTTCTAATTCTTCTTCGGTAAATGGAAAGTTGAATGCTCTGCTACCGGAATCACTCTTGGAATATGCTTTGATAAATTTTAAAACTTCTGGTCTTGTTATCTTCAAACCAATACCTATGAGTACAACGAGGTCTTCAAGTGATAGCGAAACATATGATATGAAGCACACACATGGTGTTTGTTGACCAACAGAATGACCAGTATAACCGTGAACACCACCAATCATCACAATGAGTTTACTATATCAACTGCAACATCAGACTTAGATTTCATTTCAAAATCTTTTGTTGTTATGAATAAATGTTTCCACTCACTTATCTGAGCTTCGGTATTTTTAACTAATCCATTGTAGAATGTACTTGATGGATCTTGAAGAAGTGACTCACGATAATTCTTTAACATATCCTGAAAAGAAACCATAGTTTGTAGGTTTGCTTTTGTGAAATTATGTTTCAGTTTTATAAGAGATATTTTATTGGTATCTACTTTAAAACCAACACCCTTCTCACCTATCTGATTCAACACAATCATATCTAAGTTTTTAGATATGATTTTTCTAATAGCATTGTCAACACCATCATTTGTTTCAAGTGCAAAACCGATTAACTTTTGGTTAGCCTTCTTCATTTTACCTAACTCAGAAGCGATGTCTTTATTTGGAATTAATTCAATAGTGAGGTTATCACCATTTCGTTTTATCTTCTTATCAGAACAAAAGCTTGGTTTATAATCTGCTACTGCGGCTGACATTATAGCAACATCACATGATGGGAACTCTTTAATACAAGCCTCATACATATCATCAGCAGATGTTACATCAACACGGTTAATACTTTCCGAACACGTTAAGTGTGTGGGTCCAATGATAAGTGTTACATCATAACCTCTACGTTTTAATTCCTCAGCAATTTCAATTCCCATTTTACCAGAGGAATGATTACCAATAAATCTAACTGGGTCAATGTGTTCATATGTTGGTCCCGCTGTTACTAAAGCTTTCATATAATGTTTTTTAATTTTAAATTTCTGAATAATATTTCACTCTCATTGTAATCATAGAAATCACCATCGAATTCTACATTCTTGTGTGTTAGCTTTATTTCAAAGTCACCCTTTACCCACAATTGTGTATATGTAGAAGAATCAGAATTTGAATCAGTTGTACTGATAACAACATTCTTCTGCTCCATCCTGGGCCTAAACCCTATTGATTTTATAGCATCAATAAATTTATCCCTTTCCGGATTTCGTTTCAAGATAATATGTGGTCTCTTAGAGTTGTTGTTCATCATACCAATTCGATATCTAAAAGGTTAGAAAGTCTATTCTCGCGCAAGTGTGACATGAAATTAGCATGAGTATTCTCAATGTAAATCTTTTCTTGAAAGTAGTCGATGTGATATTCAAAAAGTTTGCGGTCAAGACTCAATAGTTGTTCTATCTGAATGTAAAGCTCTGATATCTTACCTGGTTTACCAAAGTAAGTAATATTTTTAACAGAGACTTCGTGTTCGAACTCCTTGTCATTGCATATAATTTTAAAGCGCATTTATATTTCGTTTGCTAAGTTGCGATTGCTGAACTTCTTTAGTTCAGTCACTTCTAATAATACTATCTCCTTTACAAACTTTGGTATCTTAAGTCTAAAGCTTTTCTTAGGTAATTCAACCTCTGCCATAATAATCTTAGCACCAGTATTGAACACATCTATCTCCCACTTCATCTTGTTCGCATCAATGTATATATGTCTTGTCTTTGAGATAAATTTACCACTCTGACCAACACTTGAACACTTCTTAATAAAGCTTTTATATTCTGATTCGGTGATGTCTTTCTCGTCTTCGATGTTGACTCCCTTGCTGAGATATTTTTTAACGGTGTGAATCCATCGTCTCTCACCAGTGTTAGTGTGCCATGTTCTCACACGCTCCCAGACACCCTTTGGATTTTTCCAATAGTATTGGTCAATTTGTACTATACATGACGGTTTTCTATTCGGTAAGTCTTTAACCAAAAACTTACGTTCAATTTCAAGATGTTGTGGCATATCACCCATTATATATTACTTTTTAGTGTTTGTCTTTTGATATGATTTCAAAATTTCAGCTTTTTTAGATTCACTCAATGTGTCCCATAAAGCATTTGCATCATTTGCGTCTTGCTTTATACTAATTGAATCGTTAACTGTTTTAAAATATTTTTCAACTTTATTCTGACTTTCGCTCTTAGATAAGCTCAGTCCCTTATTATCAAAGGTTCTTACATCAATAAGATATGAATTAGCATCAGCAAACGTTACAGTTGCTATATCATTAAGCTGTGTTAAAACTACTTCATCAGATATATTGGATGTTGCTACGAATATTTTAGTTTTAATAGTATCAATCATAAAATAGTAATAAGAGTTACCACTTCGATTATCAACAGAGAATCGGGTTATCTTACCAGTTACTTCAAAGTCTGACTTCTTACCTTCAAATGTAGTGACGTTACCACTTGAGTTTAAAGCTGATTTGTATTGACGTATAGCGTCTTTTATGTCTTGACCAACACCAACGATATCATAATTCTTAACTGATACCAGAGCAACCATTTTGATTAATCCCTCTTTATCTTTCAGAGCCATAACATATGTCCATATACCATCAATGTTATATGGTCTTGGGTGACTTGCGGCATAACCTTTCTCTTGTACTTTACCCTCAGCAGATGCCATAGCGGCTTGTTCGGTAGCACCACCTTGATGATAGTAATTAACTTCCTTAGTTCGAGAGTTTATCATTAAAAATCCAATAGATGATTGATCCTTACCAACAGATGTTAAACCACAATAGAAGTAGCACTGACCATCATTACCATATACTAACGATATACCATCAGTTGACTCTAACCTATCTTTGTCAGATGGATTTAACCAACCATGTGAGAAATAACCCCAATCATCAACCTGTGTCTTAATAAAGTCAACTGGGTAAATTCTATCAATCCATGTAGGTGTTTCTTTTACTGAGTATTCTGTAATCTCACCAGAGGCAACATCAACCGTTATAACACCAGTAGCATCTTCACCAGCATATCCAACTTGTTTCTCATATATAGTGGCGATGTAATAAGGTGTACCATTATCATCAACTTCAAAAGAATAATCTGATACTCCTTTTGTTTTATAACCAGATGTATAAATGTGTCGTTCTATATTATCACCAAAGCAGGCACCCTCTTGATATTTAATGCGTAGTTTTTTACCATTTACTTCTTGTACAAACTTAACATCTTTGTCATTCGTTGTGTTAATCATAACATAACCTGGTGTACCCTGTGAGTTAGAAGACCACTTAAAGAATGAGCGGTGTAATAGCGGAGCAACATAGTACATCTTATCACCAACTTTTTGTAGTGTAAGTGAACCAAGTTCAACTTCTGAACCAATAGCACGAGCATCCGGATATTCATTTAAGCATTTATCAGCTAATCGATGTGCTGTTTGTTCATCAATTATTACAATATTCTCAGGATTGATAGGTTCAATTGTGGAGTTTATACTCTTTTCGTTTACTGTACCAAGTAATGATTTATATGCGTCAGAGCGAAATAGTGACCAACTTGTAAGCATCGGTACAATGGTTAAGAAAAACAAACCAAAGACTGCTATACCCACTCCTGTTTTAAACATACCTTCTCGTTCTTCTACATCAAGTAGAATAAGTGGAATAGACATTACCATTAATGTTGATGGCCATCCAATGAAGCCGAATGATAATGTTGGCATTCCGAAATAATAACATAACCAACCAAGGATTAGTGATAAGATAATTGCAAATACTTTCATGTTTGTTTTTTGGTTTTAAGTGAAAAAAATTATTCAGTTACAAATATAATCATAATTCCGGACATGACCAAATAAAAAAACCGATATGATAAATCACATCGGCTTCTTCATGGTAAACAATAAAAGAGTCTGGAAAACTTGGCATTACTGTTTGTAGCGAGTAGAGGATTCGAACCTGCTGTCTCCATTCTGAAAAGAACGGCATCCTTTAAGCGAATAACACAGTAGAAGTGCGTTGTTCAGCTTAGTCCGCTAGAAGAACTCGCCATATTTTATTTTACTCAGTAGCGTGTGCAGGATTCGAACCATACGTTTCTACCCTGAAATGGGGTAGCGTCCTTCCGATAGACGAACACGCCGTAAAAAAGCTTGAGATTATAGCTTTGGTCGACAAATCTTTCTGAGCATTATTGGTTCTCTCATTATCCACTCACCTTGCGATAAGTATTCTGTCAGTCTCGATTCCTTACGGTAATCACTCGTATCGCTAGAACTGTTTGACCAGTTTGTCTACTCAACTGCTACTCTGTCTATTCAGTCTTGCGAACTGACTAAGGGTTGCGCCCACTAGATTTTTCTTAGCTAAATCCATATCCTTGCGGGATATTAGACTCCATCTTCGTTTCGCAACGGATGGAATTAGAGACCTTTCGACTCCAGCGCCACACAGATTTTGCTTTTTTGATATTTCAAAATCATGTTAGATAACAACTATTTGTATGAAGGACGCCTGTGTGGTATAGCTTCGTTCCTTTTGAGAACAAAATACTAAACGCCCTTCTGTGAGTTTCCAGCTCACGTCTGCTTCAGTCGCCCATGTATAATAAATACCCTTGCGAATATAAACTATACGTTGTATAACTTAATCAGATAGCACACGCACTAATGTTTGGACATTTCGCACATAATACCCTACCTTTCTTGTAATCATTTCTGACGCAATCACCATAGTTGGATGATGATATCTCATTGAACATTCGTCCATCAAAGACATACTAAGTATTTTATAGTTAAACTCCCGTGAAGAAGTCGCAAACTCTACGTTTGCTTTATAGACTGTTACCAGCTTTATTTTCACACAAACCCGAAGATTTGTGTAGGACACTATACTGCCCAATATTTTTAAATTTTTAAATCAAAGAACGAACTTATAATAATTTTACTTATAAACAAGCTAAGTAAGAGCTTTTTGAACTGTTGAATACATTTCGGAGACTCTCACATCTAATCGATGTTCAACTTCCTCAACCACAGGCCTAGTTGTGTATTCATTTTCAGTAAAGAATATAATTCTATTATGAATCATAAACCTTAAAGGCAGTCTAACTACTGGACCTTTTTGTTCGCATCGACTCACACAACTTAATGTGTTTAACTCAATACTTGGCGGCGTATCTTCCACCCAATTTATTAAGCTCTTACGTTACAAGACATTTACGCTCGGTTTTTAACCAGTGAAAATTTGCCGTATTAAAATGAACGCAATGTGTTTTTTAGTTATAAAAGTTGACAACAACTTCTCATATATAGCACAGTGTTCACCTCACTGAGAAGCCAACCGAGATTGGCACATTGTAGCGCAAGCAGGATTCGAACCATACGTTTCTACCCTGAAATGGGGTAGCGTCCTTCCGGTAGACGATTGCGCCATGTACGAGAGTTTACTCTTTTGGAATCAACTCTCGCGTGATTTTAAATTACTTCACTGAAGAAGATAACTCAGAACCAGCTTTGAACTTTGCAACATTCTTTGCAGAGATTTGGATTACTTCACCAGTTTTTGGATTGCGACCTTTGCGGGCTGCTCTCTTAGAAACTGAAAATGTACCAAAACCTACAAGTGTTACCTTGTCGCCATTGCTCAAAGAGCTAGTGATAGCAGCAAGAGTTGCGTCTAACGCTTGTGTAGCGGATGTTTTTGTTAAGTTTGCTTCTTTCGCAATAACATCAATTAATTCAGCTTTATTCATTTTTCTTTTGTTTTTTATTTACTTTGCTTGTTATGTTGTACAAAGTTATATGTTATAATCTTTGAGTTTTTAAAAGTTTAGAGAAGTTTAAATATTTTTCTAACTTTTAACATTTGTAGCGCCGATAGGATTCGAACCGTATGTTTCCACTTTGAACAAAGTAGCGTCCTTCCAGTAGACGACAGCGCCATTTAGCTCAGTATTTAAAAAACAAAAATGAAATATTTTAAAGAACGTTTTCACCGAAGTGAGATGTTATAATGTTGATGTTTTAAAAAGTTTACATTCTAACTAAATATTTTTTGTTAAAATTTATTCTTCTTATTTATGTCACAAAAATATGGACATTTTTTGATATTGCAAATTTATTTTTAATTTTTTTTAAAATATTTTTTACCACCAATCATAGCCAGCATTTTTAGTGAATAACGGATAGTTAATATCATCTATACCATACGTTAATTGTTTATACAAAGCCTGTTTAGCTTTAGCTTTTAGTTTTTTATTCTTTTGTCTTCTGTACCAAGCAGGAGCATGACTAGTCCAGCTATACCACTTGGATATATGACACCATTCTTCATCTTCTAATAGAAATTGAAGTGGTGATTCATCATAGAGACTTAATTTATAGAAACGTAAATCTTTCTTCCGCTGTTTTGGAGTGAAGTTGTAAATCTTATTATTCATAGTAGTTTAAGTTATTTTTAACTTAAAAGACTACTGGGCGCGGTGTATATAATGTGTTCATAATAATATTTATTTAGGTGATATCGTTATCGACATTCGTTTACCCATCAGAATAGGTAAACTCTCAGCCTTTGAAATATCCTTTAATGTATCAGCTAATTTAAGCAAAAGTACTCTACCTTGATCCTGGTAAACTATTTCTCTTCCTTTGAAGAAGACAGTAGCTTTTACTTTATCTCCTTTCTTAAGCCAAGCCTCTGCGTGTTTTAGCTTAAACTCGAAGTCATGTTCATCAGTGTGAGGGGTTAGTCTTAACTCTTTAACTTCTTGTTGTTGAGATTTCTTAGAGTTTTCTTTTTCCTTTTTCTTTAACTCATAAAGGAATTTACCATACTCCACAACTCTACAAATAGGTGGGTTAGCATTAGGTGTTACCTCTACTAAATCAACAGCAAGACTATCTGCTAATTGCAGTGCCTCATTTATTGACATTACAGTTGATAACCTCTGTCCATTCTCATCAGATATCACTCTCACTGTTTCGTGTGTGATTTGATTGTTGAGTCTATGTAGTTGCTGTTTCTGCTTTCTCATGCTGATTTGATATAATACTATTTTTTAATTTTATATCAAAAAAGCAAATAGTTGTATTAAATATCAAGCACCTTATTCCGGATAATATCTACATCATTGAAATCGTCTCTTCTGTTGTAGAACTGATTGACAACCTTGTATGTTTTCTCAACCCATCTTTCTGAGCAAATTTTGATTACTATACCCTCTGCATAATCATCCGTATATTTAGACTTCAACTCTGATGTTTGCTTAACATCGCTAATAGTTTTAAACTCTTTTCTGATTGATGGGATATACCTAATGTTTGTACCATCAAGCAATTCTTCCATCTTACTAACAGATACGAATTTATTATCTAATGGAGACCAAATATCATAAGCTAAGAATAAGTCTGGTAGCTTATTATATTCTATCGAATGTTTAGCCCACATCCACTCACCATAGATTGTCAGTGGTGCCATCCATCTATCAATGACTTCTTTGATATCATCTTCGTGTTTGTGAATCCACTGCCATGTATTAACGAATTGTCTTTTAGATGGTGTTTTGGTTTTAGTATAGCCTTTATTCAATACGAAGTTTCTATTTCGTACAACGGGACCATCATTGTTCCAAGAGATACCTAAGTTGGCACCATCTACTTTTTCTTGATAGTCTGCTGTGAATGGAAATGTAGCAGTATCTAACACAATATCATCATTCGACATATTTGAAATGTCTTTAGATAGATGTGGTATTCTTGGATAATCAGGAGCTACTCTCCAGTTATTTAATGTTTTCATAATATTTTTCTTAGTTGTTCTCTTCTTATTTGTTCCTTTAAAAAAACTCGCATCTTCTCTAGTGCGATTGCTCTGCTTGTGCTATTAGCAACATAAGCTTTATGTAGTTCACTTAAACTATTGCGATGATAGTCTTCATAGAACCCATTTTGTATTTCACAAACTGATATGTATTCATCAACCATTTCACTTAGGTTGGTAGCATTATCAATACCACCAAGCTTCATCACGATTGTTGATTCATATTTCATGTGCTTACCACCACTCATTGGGTTAATACTCACATAAACCATCGATGTGGGTTGTATCTCACTACTTTTACTATTTGGATCTATATAACTCATAACTTCTCACTGGCTAATATTGCTTTCTCTTTTGATGAACCAATCATTTTATATAAGTCAGTAGGATGTAAACCTGGTTCCCAATCTTTACCTTCAAAGATGTGAAACTTCTCTACTTTAAAATGACAGTCTTTCTTACATACTGATATACCATTCTCAACTACATAACCACCATTAGGCATTTCATTCCTATCTGTGATATGATGTGCATCAAGCATATCATCTGCTTCACCTACTTTGTACACAGTATCACATACGCGACAAGTATACCTGTCTCTCTTAAGAACGGATATTTTAAAATTCTTGCGTATGTCTCTTTTATTCTTCATTTATTATTTTGTCGATTTTCAAATCTCGCAATACTTGTTTATCATCAAACAACTCAATTGGTACGAACATAGATGTCTTACCATTGTCAGACTTCACACAAATCTTATCACCAAATCGCCACTCAAGGTCTTCAATCCTATATGACTTACCAACAGTCAGGTGTTGTTCCCAAAAATCCATATGTGGTTTCTCTTTTTCGAAAATAGAAACACACACAACATATTGTCCTATGTCAAAATCTTTATATGTTAGTTTTTTTTCCTCCATCTAATATTTTATTAATTTTATTATCACGATATATTGTAACTAATGGTTCAAAATGCGACCAATCACCAAATGTTGACATGAAGCTATGTAATTCAATAGACTTCTCTTTGAATACATCCATATCTAAAACAAAATGTCTCTCGCGTGTTTCAAAGTTACCAGACTCTTCAATCATTATATTTCTATCTATTAATAACCTAGCAAGTTGAAATGGTATTGGTGTCTCACCCTTAAGGCTGTGTCTATCAATAGCAGCGGCTCCCTTATTCGTATTTGGATTTATAGGATAGATACTCAACTCTTTACCTCTGAATACTGAATAGATTATATTTTGAAACAATCGTAAGTCCATCATTTCGGTGCTACCTTTCTAAATTCAGTTAATATCTTATTGTAATCATCTTTATATCTTTCGAATAGAGTAGTCCAATCATAAGATTGAATTATATCTCTGTACATTGAGTTACAAGAACCGTAGTTATAAATCTTACCAGTTGTTGCTATCTGAATACCAAAGTCTATAATTCTTATAGAGTGCCACAATGATTTACGTCCAACATCTAAATCATAGTCCTCTTTGATTGTAAGCTTCTTCTTTGCTTTAACCCATGAGTTAGAAGACTTACTTGATAAAGAGTGTCTAAGCATACTTAAATCAAGTTTAAACGGTACTTTATACGATTCCTTCAATATGAATTCATCATCAAGGTATAATGTTTCTAATGCTGATATCTCATGGTTTAGAATACGTGTCTTGTGACCAACTTCATCAAAAAAGTTTATATTAATCTTGTTATCAGAAAATTGTTCATTCACTTTATTCTTAACAATGAATATAAAATCCCAATCAGATGCGTTTGTGAAATTTCCATATACACGAGATCCATACTGATATGCACTTATCACATCATTGTCTGATAACCCAGCTCTTTTTAATATGTCGTTGTAGTCTATCACTTTGTTAATTCGTTTATTCCTTGCTCTCTTAATTCCTTTTTAATCTCGTTCATAAATAAGTCTCTGATATGAACATCAGACATTTCGGTAACTGCTTGTAACAATAGTCTAAGTATGGTTACATTATAAAACCTACCAGGTTGTTGTCTTCCTTGATAGTTTATATAAACACCTTCTTCTCTACCTTTACTAAATGAGTAAGGTAATCTGAACTCAATTCGTTCTGAAATGAATAGCACTCGGTAATCTGGTGATATCATTAAATCACCAGATACTTCTCTATCAACCATCATCACGTCAATACCGACAGTTCCACCATCACGATAGCGGTTAGTGTTAACTACTTCAAGTTTTATTTCTTCGCAGGAATTAATCATTTAATAATTTTTCTAATTTGTTATTTCTTAAAACTAAGTGACCATCAAAATGAAAATTAAGTGGTGAAACATTCCTATCAATAACTACTTGATTGAAGTTTACAATCTCACTCTCAGTTAAATTAAAATTAATCACACTCTTATTCGTTTTTGTTTCTATATCTATTGCGGCATCAACTATATCTTTTGATTCTTTTAAACCAAGACCAGTAGCATCTTTAATGAATTTAACTAATTCTAATTTAGAACCAGTTATCTTATTCGATAATGAAATAGAACATAGATACAATGGTTCATCACTCGTTGTATAGCTTAACATACCAGCATCAATTAAAAACTTTAAACGCTCTAATGTCTTAAGCATTATATCCTCAAGCATACAATATGGTGTGTAAACATTTCCAACACTTCTCAAAGCTGAGTTTGATGTCGAGAATGTTTTCTCTATCTTAAACACTCCTTTATCGCGTAATTCCTCATTGGCTAATATTCTATCGTCACCGCGTGGAAAGAAAGTAATATACAATTCAAATAATTTATCAGGTGCTAAATTTCCATCAAGCTCTTGCTTAGTGTATTCAATACCAATTTCTTTCAGCTTGTCAAGTTGAAGATTGATTTTTATATGATAATACTTTCTAAACATTATTTCAATAGTCCATCTAAAATTTCATTTCTTATATCACGCATATTCGGTACATCTGTTCTTTTAGAGTCAGTTATAACACCACCTTTACCAAAGGTTTTATACTTAGTGGTATCTCTATTGTGAAACTTCTTAGCTTTAATTGGTAAGAATCCTTTCAATAGTTTAAACTCCTTTTCATTCAATGTATGCTTCTCATAAAGTAACCTGACACCATCACACGTTCTATCAATCAAATGAAGCGTATATGTCTGTGGTGTACCTTGTGGTACTCTATCAAGACTTACATAATCTCCGTTATTTGAATTTATCCAATACATAAAAATTCCTCCACTGATTTATCTGATTTCTTACTATTGCACTTACCACAAGCAACAACTATATTCTTCAAATCATACATATCACCACCCTTCGATAAAGCTAAAACATGGTCTATCGTAGCTTTAATTTTATTAGACACTCTCATTCCCTCGTACTCTATCACTAAATTCTCAGCCTGACAATATGTACACGTTAGTGACCCACATTCTTCTTTCCTCTTGGTTAAATAATCTCTACTAAACTGTATGCGCTTCAATGATTCACCGTACACCAGTAGAAAGTCTTCATCCTGCATCCTCAGGTCTTCTTTTAACCGAATGTACGATGCCAGCGTCTTTGATGAAGATATCTCAAAATAGATTCTATCTACCACCTTTGTTGAGCCTGAATTACTACTTTTAGTTATCTGATACATCCGGGTTAATTTCGTCCAAATATATGGATTTTTCTGCTTCTATCCAAATATTTTAATATATAACTAATGAGATTTATTAAGAGCTTCAATGAAAACAATAAAATAAGTGATTGGGAAGACTTCCTATCAGACTTTGGGTTCTTTATAACATTGAATATAAGTAAGTTAGCATCATATGGTAACTCATCAGATTCAAGCACAGAACTTAGTAATATTCTAAAAGAATTCAGAAGCCCTAAGATATTTGGTCAGAAATATTCGGATTATATTAGTAATAACCTATCACAAGTAAGAAATCCGGAAGTAATAAGTAAATTACTAAACTATATTCGTGAGAGTTTAATATACATAGAACCAAGACTCGATAAGTATCTTACAGATGAAGGTAAGTCTATATTTCTACCAAGATTAAACAAACTTAAGGAGAGATATAAACAACAAGTGTCAAACTTTACGAAGCAATCTTAGCAAAATCTCTCTTACCAACTTTAACAATATCACCAGTGTTCAATTGTGTTTCTTCACTATTAACAACTTGACCATTTACCTTAACCGCATTTGCTAATAGTAATCTACGTGCCTCAGAACGAGAAGACTTACGCATAGTTTGTACTACTTCTAGTATTAACTTATTGTTTATCTCTGTAATATCATCCGGAATTGAATCACCTTGTATAACAGATTCGAAGTGTTCTCTACCCTTCTCTGCTGATTCACTACCCCAAATAAGTTCTGTTATCTTAAATGCTAACATCTTTTTTAACTTCAACGGATGTTGCTTCTCAATAGTCTCAAAGAATAATGGCAACCATTCAAACATAGTTGAATCTGATATAGACATAGCTTTACCAAAAACATCTTCTGGTGAATCGTTTATGAATATACAATTATTGAATGACTTAGACATCTTACGACCATCAGTACCATTTATAATTGGCATAAGAAAACAATTCTCAGGTGCTTGACCAGATACTTCTTGCATTTGTCTACTCACTTTGAAATTGAATAGTTGGTCAGAGCCACCAATCTCTACATCAGAATTTAATTGAACTGAATCAAATCCCTGTAAGATAGGTACGATTAGTTCGTGCATACCAATTGGGTTATTATTTTCCATTCTATTCTGAAATGAATCTCGACTTAGTAAATTACCAACAGAGAATTTAGAAATGATAGACATCATTTGTGGCATTGACATAGACTCAAACCATGTGTGATTAAAGTGTATGTTAAATCCTTCGCCTAATATTCTACTCAACTGTGAAATGATTGACTCAGCATTGGCTTTTGTTTGTTCTGGTGTTAGTATAGGTCGCATGGTATCTTTACCAGACGGGTCTCCCATTTGAGCCGTGAAAGTTCCTAAGATGATATCTATTTGGTGACCATCATCTTTGAACTCTTTCACGAGCTGTAAAGGAATTAAATGTCCTAAGTGCAGTTTATCTGATGTAGGATCTATACCGAATTTCACACGTAACTTTCTATCGTTGGTTAGTGTAAATGTATGTGGGAATTTTTCAAATTTCATAATTTATCATTTAATGATTTCAGTACTAATTAAATATTTTCTAGTCAAAGGTATAAAATTAATATCACTATAAATATAGTTGTGTATTTTTTCTATGTCCTTTTTGTTGTTTATTCTATAAACAGAGTTCATTCCCTTTCCAGTATTTCTCTTGATAATATCATACTTATTAATATCCAAATATTCAGACAGCTTAATCATATGAGACCAATCTTGGTGTTCTGATGATGTTACTGTAAAATTTCTTAAATATCCCTTTTTGTAGAAGTAGAATCCACCATCACCATCTATTAACCCTAAGAAGAAATATGGCTTCATATTATCTGGTATAATATTTAGTAAAGTTGATGGACTATCAGTTGATTTAGTATAATATCCATTGCTTTTCAAAAATGAGTGTAATTCCTTATCACCTATATAATGCGATATTTGACCAGTTGACTTTTTATACTTCATTTTAATATCACCAACTGATTTTATATACTTCTCAATAGCTCTACCATCTTCCTCTTTAAGAGTTAGATAAATTTTATAGTGCTTATCTTTTGAGATATACCCATCTGCCCACAAAAATCCTAAATAATAACAAAAACTTTTAGAATTAAGGTCTATTTTAACTTTACACATATCCTATATATTAGAATCTCCATGTGTGATTTACCACCTAAAGTAAATCTAAGTCAATGCCCATTGTTTCCCACCACCAGTCTTTGGGTTTATCTTTATGTTTATCTTTAAGTTTATTGTATCGTTCAAGAATCTTTTGTTGTCTCTTGACCTCTTGTTCATAGAAGGTATGCTCCATTGAGCCACCGTTCTTATATAACTGCCTCAATAACTTACGTAATACATACCCTTGTTTAATATTTGATGGTTCATATCCACTTTGAATTATTTTGTTAATTGTTTCTATTAAAATACTATCCTTGTTGTCGTGTGTTCTTTGTTCAGTGAACATCTGTAATCGTTCTAATCCAAATCCAACATCTATACAAGTACCGAGAGGATTAACTATGTTACCAATCTCAACACCGTCTATGTAGAATTCAGTACAGTAACCACCAATCTCACCATCACTCCAAATACATTCAGTATCAGGTTTAATCTCTACATCATACTCTTTATAGAAGATTGACCATTCATCCATTTTATCGGGATGAATCGTGATGTAATCTGGTTTAAGTCCCAGTCTGTTTAAAAACTCAAGCCAAAAATCAATTGATTGTTTAACTGTAAGCTCTCTAAACGAAAATAGACCAATCATATTAAAATATAAGAGGTGAGTTCCATCACCAATCTCATCAATATCATTAAGTCTAATACAAGATTGTACATTACTTAATGTTCCAATCTCATCACCCTTAAACTTAGATTTGAACTGCTGCATTCCAGCAGGACAAAATAAAGTTGTTTCGTCATAAGGGTTAACTTTATCGTCTAATTGAAAGTGTATTCCTCTACTCTTACAAAAAGATTCGTATTCGTTTATTATTAAATTGCGTCCACAGCCTGGGTCCTCCTTTTTTCTGTATTTTTATTTTTCTAATTCTGTTCTCTTAACATAGTTGTAAAGACATCTATCAACACCGATTGCTATTTCAAGTACGATAAGTTCTTTTTCTACTACGTTATTCTTAACAGTGAATTTTGCTTTGTCAGGAAAATCTGTTCTCTTTGATATTGAACAAACTTCCATCCATTTATCTTCATTATAAACTTCTATGTCCATAGTTCTCATACTATATGAAGGAAGTCTATCACTTTCTACTATTCTTGTTGGTAGAGCTATCAAGTCTTGAAACATTTTCCTTATTGGTTCCAATACTTTTTCTTGATAATCATTAAGTGTTTCTTTTGTATAGATACATTGAAACTCTTGTTGATAAAACTCTTTCAACCTCATATTCTTTATTACTTGGTCTTGCTCTCGTCTGAATGACTTTGAGGTTTGCCAGATAACAAATGGTGGTTGTACCATATGATTATTCAAAAGATACTGAGCATACACATATGAACTCGGTGTTGTCTCTGGCTTCAAAACCATCTGTGGTTCATCCGCTGATGTCTTCTCAATAAAGAAGATATCTTCTTTTGTATAATTCTGATTAACTAACTCGTGTGGTATTAGACACGGTGCTTCGATTTGTGTAAATTTCCAAGCTTGATTTTCTTTAAGAAGAATTGTTTTAATTTCTTCACAGAAAGTTTGCTCTATAAATCTACGTATTCGTAATTCCTTTTCAGTCCAGAATACCAAACTATTTATACTATATAAACTATTTTCCATTTTAATTGTATTTTTCGTTAAACATTTTAATTCTTTCAAGCAATTCATCTAATGTAATAGATGAGGTTTTATTTTTACCGATATTCTCACTGTGTCTCATAAGCCTACAATTGGCTGGATGAGCAATTATACTTGGATCAACTCCCATTTCGAATCCTTCTACAATTGAAATCATGTGGTCTCTACTCACGCCATCCAAATTATTAGATTTATTTGATGGTGAGTACCATCCGTATTTTTCTATCAAAGTAAAATCAAATTCATCAGAGTAGGTTTTTAAATTAAACTTAAACGATGCATTTTGTTTATACTTTTGAAGCTCATTCATATTTTCTCTTCTTTTACTTTTTCTACATTCAATTGAGCAATATTTAATTTCCTTTCGCTTGTTTATAAAAACATTACTACAATACTTACAGCTTAATGTATATTCAGCTTTATATGGTTTACCATTGCTAACTAAGTACTCTCTTATACCACTACTTATTTTATCACCCCAATTAAATTCTCTCTCACTATTACTCTTTGTTGCATGACATGAATGCCCACAATATTCATTTCTTCTTTTTTCAAAAGTAATAATAGAATCACAGTTTTTACATTTTTTAGGATTATGATTATATTCTTCTTTTCTCTTATTACCTTTTACCTTTAAAGTAGTTGCTAGTTTATTATAATTTCTTAAATACTTATTGACATAAACATTCCTACATTTTAATGAGCAGTATTTTCTATTATCAATTACTTTATTTTCACATTCTATGTTTTTGCAATCCATTTTATATTACCTTTTATAGTATATATAAAAGTGGAGTGTTTACATATTGAACTGTGGACAGATACGGAATCCGAGTCCGTAATTCCTGAGTGCAAATCAGGTGTGATAGCCAGTTTCACCAATCGCCCATTGTGGAGAATATCGGATTCGAACCGATGGCCTTCTGTGTGCAAGACAGACGCTCTAGCCAACTGAGCTAATTCCCCTTGTCGTTTTATATCTTATCCCAAAATTTAGGATTCTTTAAAAACATTCTTCTTTTTCTGGCCGCCAATTTCTTCGCTATGCTCATTTTACCTCTTGCTTTAGTTTCTTTTTTATAGCGAGAAATCCAACCAGACATTTTATCCGCTCGTGAAGCATTACTTTCACCGTGGTGTGATGTTAATGTATTAGAACTCATTTAATTCTTTTTTATTTTTTGTACTGATGGCGGGACTCGAACCCACAACCTTGACGATATAAGCGTCCTGCTCTGACCATTGAGCTACACCAGCATTTTATTTTGTGCGAAGAGTAGGATTCGAACCATACTCACCACTATCCAATACAGCATATTTTTACGTGGGCTGGCTGAACGTGCCAGTGCTGTTATCTTCGCAAATGTTCGCTGAACTAAACAATTATTTCATAAACGTTATTGAAACAATTGCCATTCTTTATTAAGCGGTCAGCAACGCTACTACTCAATATAAAGTTTGCAACCTTTATACCTTTCAGTGAGCGAAAGACGGGTTTCGAACCCGCAACCTATAGCTTGGAAGGCTATCGCTCTACCAGTTGAGCTACTTTCGCGATTTTACGTCTGGTTGGACGGGTTTATTGTTTTCCATCAAGTTGGAGCCGAGGGGCAGTCCGCCGACTGTGCGTTCCCTTTCAACTCGGCATTTGAGCGAAAGACGGGTCTCGAACCCGCGACCTTAACCTTGGCAAGGTTACGCTCTACCAACTGAGCTACTTTCGCATCTACTATTACTCATCTACGTTTGAGTAATAGTTTGTTATGTTTGTCAACATACTTCTTCTTCGTATGTTGTTGTTGAAGTCATATACCGATGTTTCATAATCATCTTCGTAGATACGACATTTCATGTTTTTGTTTTGTAAGGCATACATTACTGAGAATACAATTAACACTTTGTATATCAGCTAACCTATTCAATTAATTCAATTGTTCATTTTAATTTTATTTTTTAGAGCGAGTAGAGAGAATCGAACTCTCATCACCGCATTGGAAGTGCGGTATAATCCAGCATAGCATCCATTATACTATACTCGCTTTTGTGGACCGTGTAGGACTCGAACCTACGAACCCCGAAGGGAGGAGATTTACAGTCTCCCGACTTTGCCGCTTTGCTAACGATCCATTTTATTCGTGTGGGCCAGGTAGGACTCGAACCTACGAACTCCGAAGAGAGGAGATTTACAGTCTCCAGCCATTGCCGCTAGACGACTGACCCATTTGTATTCTCAACGGGATTCGAACCCGTATCTCCATCTTGAGAGGATGGTGACCTAACCCTTAGTCGATAAGAACATATACGCGGTAGAAAACCCTGATATCTCTATCATCGGAGGCGCAACCTCCCGCGCTTAATTGCTTCGTGATCCGTACGGGATTCGAACCCGTGTTCTCGCCGTGAAAGGGCGATGTCCTAGACCGCATAGACGAACGGACCATCTATTATCTTTTGTAGTCCCAACGGGACTTGAACCCGTGACTCCACCTTGAAAGGGTGGCGGCTTAACCAACTTGCCGATAGGACCATTAAGGCATAAAAAAACCCAGTCATTTGAATGACTGGGTTTCGAATTTGTTAAGTATGTTTATATCATCACACTTTACGCATAGGTAAAACCAAGCCATTCACGAAGCTCCCCGCTTCATAACCGCCTTCCGCTATATACCCTATGTAGATTAAAGTGTTCATTGTTTTAGTTTTTTATCTTTTTTATATATTAAGAAGCTAATGCTCCCTTTTTCTATTTCTGATTAATTTTATACAAATGTAAGGTGAAAGTTTTCGATTTGCAAGTATAATATTAAAATATTTTTCAAAAACGCAGTAACTACCTACCTTTCAGACTATTAAAATTATTATTTATCATTTTAATATATAGAATAATAATAAAAAACTAAAAACGTATGTCAAAAATCATAACAGGACCATTAAATTTTTCTACAATAACATCTGAACAATATCCAGAATCAGGATCTTATATAATAGGAATTGATATCGCAGATGGGCTTTTTAAAAAAATGGATTACTTAGGTGTATTAACTATTGTGTCACCGGAAATACCTGAACTACCAACTAGTCCAACATTCAGCTCACTAAATCTATCGTTTTTCTCTATGGGTTCTACGATTTCATTTAATCACACCGCAGGTTCAGGTAATACGATAGTTGATATAATTGATACCGATGTTCAAATTACAAGAAATAATAGTGGGTTTTTATATAATCCATTATTCGAAAGTAGTGCTAGTGGCACTGACCCATATCCAACAAATACTGAATGGGCATATAGTAGTGAAGGTGATGATTTCTCTACTGCTAAAAGTAGAACATATGATACATTAAGAAACACAGTATTGAATGAAATTGGTGATTTCTTATCACTACCTGGTGAGGTTCTTATAATGCACGATACAACTAACGATAAATATTATAAAATAGCATTCACTTCTTGGCAAAGTGGTAGTGGTGGTTCATTTTCTTATTATAGAACTCCTATAATATTTACTGGTGATGGTTTAATACATTTCCCTGATGGTTCTACGATGAGTACTGCACCAACTCCACCTGTTATACCAACAGCATCAGACTTTGGTCTACCAACAAAATGGTATAGAGTATTAATAAGCCAATCTGGTACTGGTAATCCTAGCAAAACTGATGTTTCAAATAATGCTGGTAATTTTAACTGGTCTAGAGATTCACAAGGATATTATAAATGTGATTTTTCATCGTTGGGGTTTCCATATACTAAAATAGTTTATAGAATTACACCAAATTCAAATCATCCGGACCAATCCTTTCATTTGAATTTTAGAAATGATGGTGTTGCTGAGATTTACACTGGTTCAGCAATGACAGGAAATACACAAGATTCATTATTAGTAGATACTGTAGTTGAAATAGAATTTTACACATAATATTTAATGAAATATTTAAAGAAGTTTGAAAAGTTTGAAAGTAATACTGATATCGAATCATCGATTCAGAATCTAGTTGATATCGGATTTTCATTCTGGGAAGAAGAAGGTAGATTATTCTATGAAGGTGAACTAACAATTGATTCTGATGTTATAGCTGAAATTGAATCATCTATTAAAAAAGTATTAGCGTGTGGACATGGACTAAATGTGGTTAAGTGGAATGGTAATGCATTAGCCTTTGAAAAGGATTCATCTGATACAGTTTATATACATTACCCAGATTTATCTGGTAAGCCATCCGAAATAGGTGTTTCGCTAACTGAATTACTAAAATATTTCAAAACAACAATTCAAAACAGTAAAGTAACTATTAAGTTTATTTGCCTGAAAATTGTTTAGCATCAAATGTATCTTGATGGTCTGCTATATAACGCATAAATTGTGGCGTTGTTATTTTGTAGTGTTTAAATATCCTTTGAAAATTCTTAGTAATACCAACCTTCTTACAAACATCTTCCCATAATTTCATCATCCATTTCTCAAATGGTTTCTTACTTGCTAATTTCTCTTCATCATCAAAAGCAAACAGTGAATTGAAGTAAGCATAATAACAATCAATATAACCAATGATACATGGCATAGATTGTATCTGATGATTTAAATTATAAACCTGGAACATATTATTGTGTCTAATAAGATTACACTGTAAATAATATCCCAGCTTATCTAACTCAACAATAGCATTACATCCGTATAATTCAACATCTTTGTATTCTTTGAATGATGGATTGCTTTCATTTGGGAAGAACATTATATCTAACTGTCCACCATGTGCTGAGAATGAACCGATATGTACTCTTGATGCATCGATATCAAGTAGTGACATTGCTCTTTTTGTACCTTTCTCAAGAGCTGTTTTATATTCACCATTAACACCATCAAAATTTTTATAATAGCCATTAGGTAAATCACCTCTATAACTACTACCAGAATTTCTATATGAAAAATGATAGCAGTAGGTGTTAGCAAACCATGTTTTATTAATATCTATTTGACAATTTTTAGCACCATATATAGATGCGTTATCGAAGTAACCAGTATCACCGAAAGGATCACTCCTTCTTGTGTCTATTGAACCACCGAAATCTTCTATAAATTCATAAAAACATTCAGCGATGTCTTTACCTTGTATTGTATCATACTTTCTCTGATGTGCTTCAAATTTCTTAAGATGTTTCATTTACTATATATTAATTGTGTACCCAATATTTCCCTGATGTAATTTACTATATAAATGAGTATAAATCTCATTAGCTTCAGTCTTAGTCATAGCTTTATCGAGAGGGCATATTATAACTCTAAGTAGTATATTTTTCATATTGTCAGTCATACCAAGTCTTTCTCTTACGTGTTCTAATAAATCTTCATATTTGGTTTCAGATATAATAACCACTTGTTCGATGATTTTTACTTCATCACCCATCAAATTTCGTATAATATCACCCAAATCTTCATTATTAACATCACTATCAACCGCAATCGATAAGTCTCTTTTTATTTGTGGTTGTGAAGATACGGAAATATAATTTAATAATGTGGACATTTGCTTAGATATTTTCGGATTATCACTTCTTAATATCCGAATATCAGCTATACCCTTTCTAAGCATTACAGCTCTATCTAAGCCAATTCCTAACGCTAAGCCTGACCAAGTATCAGGATTTAACCCAGAGTCGCTTAAAAGCTCAGGTAGAGCTAAACCACACTCAAGAATCTCTAACCAGTTATCATTTACATAAACTTCTACTTCAATACCATCTTTGGTGTAGTAGTGCGAAGTTTCATTATAGCGCCACTGAACACCAGGTAATACAACATTTATAATAGTTTCTACCAATTCAAGTAGATCCTGCCTGTTATACACTTTGTCTTTTGTTACTCGCCATACATCCATTTGATGCGGTTCACCAACGTGAGTTTTATCTACAACATCACGACGATATACCATACCAGGACACAACATGAGAGAATCATTTGTATTTAACTTACTCAAAGCATTTGGTATACAAGCAGTCATTTGTGTACGTAGAATTGTATTATCATCAATCCAACGAGTATACCTACTTGATTTGGTAATCGTGTCTTGTGGATAATACAATCTATCATAGTTATCTTTAACATCAACAATAGGTGATGTTCTTATTTCATTAGCTTCTAATCCATATTTGGATTCTAAAGCATTTTTTATTTCACTTACCATCATACCGATGGCGTGATGTGTATCTTCTGTTAAGTCTTTAAGAGAAAGAGTTTTTTCTATTTCTTCTTTATTTAAATATTTCATAAACTGTTTTATTTTTTAAGTATTAGTATTCGGTCAACACCGATAGCGAATCCGATACCACCTTCATAAGAACCACCACCACATACTTGCTTAGAGGATCCCAACTCTGGGCAACCAATCTCGAAGCCCTTACCACCTTTATAGTAGTCTAAGCCTCTGGTCGCGTCAGTATTCACTTCATAGTTATCAGTACATATTTCAATTAACTTTTTTGCTATCTCTAACATTTCATCAGAGTAGTCTTCTCTTGGGTTTATCACCTCAACACCAAATTGAGTGAACTGTCTAAATCGACCAGCTTGTGTGTTCTCACCTCTGAAACACTCAGCTACATAAAATAGCTTAACATCTTTGTTGAATTTAAACTTTTCTTTAGCAAGTTGTTGAATAACCGCGGTATACTCTGGTGCTAAACACAAATCTCTGTCACCCATATCTTTGAAGGTGTACATCATCTTTTGGTTTTCAGCACCTACTTTAGATTTAAAAGTATCTTGCTTTTGAATAATTGGTATCATCATTTCTTGATAGCCATATGATTCAAGTATTTCAATCATCTTGTTAATGATTGTTCTTTTTGTTTTCGCAGTTTCAGCGAATAGTATTCTTGTTCCTTTGTAAGTTGATTCTAATTTAATTTCCATGATTTCTTTGTTTTATTTTGTTTAAATTTTTGCAAATAAAAAAGCCCAGATTCTCGTCTGGGCTTCATAATGATTATATAGTTATATCAATATCAATGGACTCCCAGTTCGAGGTTTTCGAAGTGAAAGTGAAAATGAGTATTGATGTTTAATGTTTTCATAGTGCAATGATACGGATTATATTTCTAATTTGCAAATAGTTTAAAATTCAGGTACGATTATCTCTGGACCAACTTTAGCTATATCATCAACAAATAAGCCCATACTACTTGAGTCACCCATTCCACCAGGAAGAAAGTAACCACCATCTTCATCATGTGAATACCAACAAGGTGTTGGTTGTTCATACCCATTTATTAATACCCAATACCAACCATTTTTCTCTGGTAGTGATATAGATTCGTTTAGCTTATCTGTAAATGTTTTCATATAGGTTATATATAAAACTACCTATGTTGTTTTCCCCTCTTAATCAAATTGAAAGTATTATGTGGGAATCTACAGGCTGACCAATAATTTATAATAAGCTCTAACATTTTAACAGTGTCTTCGAAATTATTACACTTTGGAAAATATCCCTGAACACAGTACTCAAAGAAGGCATTATTAATAGTTTCTTCTGACTCACCACCAGTTATAAATATAAATGGTATACACTTCTTTCTTAATTCTAAGTCATTGTGTATTTCTCTCTTTAAGTCTAAACCAGACATACCTGGCATATCCATGTCACATATTATTAACATTGGTTGAACACTTGTTCTTCTTAGATATTTTAGCGCATCAGGAGCATTACCTATTATGATAAGTTCATTTGAAATTTCCAGCGTTTCAAAAGCCCTTCTTATTAGCTCTTGGTCTGATTCACTATCATCAACCAGTAAAAGATTATCAGTTACTATATCCATTTTAAAAATAATACAAAGTTTATACCTTAGTTTATAAGTTCAAATCTGGTATATGGTATTAGCACTTTGGGTACTTTTATACCCGCTTCTGTTTGGTTATTCTCAAGTATAGCGGCTACGATTCTTGGTAAGGCTAACGCACTACCATTTAACGTATGTGGTAATTTATTACCATCTGTTGTTCTATATCTACACTTCAATCTATTTGTTTGAAATGTTTCAAAGTTACTCACACTACTTACTTCTAACCATTTTTCTTGTGCCGCACTCCATACTTCCATATCATATGTCAATGCACTCGCGAAGCTCATGTCACCACCACATAATTTCAATGTTCTAAATGGTAGTTCTAATTCTCTCAATAACTGAGCTACATACTCGCGCATTTCTTCTAGTGCAAGATAGCTATTTTCTGGCTTAACTACTTGTACAATTTCTACTTTATCAAATTGATGTAAACGATTTAACCCTCTTACATCTTTACCATAACTACCCGCTTCTCTTCTGAAACATGGTGTATAACCACAATTCTTAATTGGTAATTCATCTTCGTTTAATATAACATCGCGATAGATATTTGTAATAGGAACTTCAGCAGTTGGTATTAAATATAACTTATCTTCACCAATGTGATACATCTGACCTTCTTTGTCTGGTAGTTGACCAGTACCAAAACCACTTTGTTCATTTACTACAATTGGTGGTTGTACTTCGATGTAACCATTCTCTGTTGCTTTATCAAGAAAATAATTTATCAAAGCTCTTTGTAATTTTGCTCCTTTGTCTTTATAAACAGGGAATCCAGCACCAGCTATCTTAACACCTAATTCGAAGTCAATCAGATTATACTTTGTAGTTAAATCCCAATGTGGTTTAGCACCATCGTATAGAGTTGGCTTTTCACCATACTCATAAATAATATCATTATCCTCTGGTGTTTTTCCTTTCGGTACACTTTCGTGTGCAATGTTTGGTAGGCGAATTAGTGTTTCATAGATATCACTATCTATTAACTTAAATGCTTCATCAAGCATTTCTAATTTTAGTTTAAGCTTAGTGGTCTTCTCTTTCTCATTTGCTATTTCATCTTTCCTACCAGCTTTTACTAAATCACGAATAGTATCAGTGATTGCATTAAGTTCACCTCTGGTATCATCACCTTCCTTCTTAATTCTTTTTCGCTCATTGTCTTTATCAATAAGTGTATTGATTGTGACATCAGCATCTATTAAATTTTTAATAGCAAGACGTTTAATAACTTCGTCTTTATTTTCTCGAATGTAGTTTAGTTGTAGCATAGTTAAATATACGGATAAATTTTAAATAATAAATAAATTGAGCCGCATCACCACAAATGCTTCATTGGTAGCTATCTCCAAAGGCGGTGTTTGAACCCGCTTGCGCCCAGTGCGGAAAGAAAGAGATTCGAACTCTTGCGACTGTTACATCCTAACTGCTTTCCAAGCAGTCCCCTTAGTCCACTTGGGTACCTTTCCAGTTGAGCCTTAGACAGGATTCGAACCTGCATTTTCATCCGTTATGCGTCTCACCGTTCGAAGCGGTGGCCATTACTAAGGCATTAGTACACTCGGTAGGATTCGAACCTACAACCTTCTGATTCGTAGTCAGATACTCTATCCAGTTGAGCTACGTGTGCATTTGAGGAAGCTGAGAGATTCGAACTCTCGGAGGTATTACCCTCAGTAGTTTTCAAGACTACCGCAATCGGCCACTCTACCAAACTTCCTAATTAATAAAAGTGGAGTAGGATTCGAACCTACGGTCCCTTCACGGGACACCGGGGTTTCATGCCCGGTCACCTTAAACCTATCTCAGTCACCCACTCTTATTGTAGTCGCAGAAGGATTCGAACCTTCATCAACACCTTCGCAAGATGTTATCCTATCCGTTGGACGATGCGACCATTTGCGGAAGAGACAGGACTCGAACCTGCACACCAGTTTCCCGATACCAGTTTTCAAGACTGGGGCGATACCAATTACGCTTTACTCTTCCAATTTACACATAACAAAAAACCCTTGAACAGTGAAGTCCAAGGGTTAAGTATTATTTATTAGACAATACAATCTCAGACCACCAGAGGTAGTGAACGCGATGAACGCGAGCGAGAAATTGTTATTGTCATTGTTGTTTTCATATTGTTATATATTAAGCAAATATAGTTATGTTTTGTCTATTATGCAAATTAATTAAATAATTTTTTCATTTTATCAGCAATTGCCATTTTCAAATCAATGTTCATTATGTATGAATCTACTGGTAAATCAAGGCACGTAGCTATTTTTCTAAGATTATTTAAGCCATCTTCATTAGCATTGGCTTTCTTCATTTTCTTTTCGTAATCATCATCGAATACATACATCACATGATTATCACCCAAAGATTTTGACATCTTCTTAGTTGGATCTGATAGTGACATAATCTTATCTACATCACCAAACTCATAAGCATATTCTCTACCACCTACTCTTTTAGAAATATCATTACACAATTCTAAATGTGGTACTTGGTCTTTACCAACAATTACAACGTCAGGATCATTCATCATAATATCTGCCGTCATAAGAACTGGATATAGTAATATACCCATGTCATACTTAGCTGTTTCTTTCTTGTCTTTGTACTGAGGCATCTTAGTAAGAGTACCTAAGTTCATATTACAACATAGTTTGAAAAACAATTCAGTGTACTCAGGTGTTTGTCTTTTCACATTTTTACAACCAAGTCTTACCAATTCCTTCTCAGTTTCATCAGTATAGCTATCAGTCGTTAGTGAATGATAGTTAGCTATAAGAAAAGTTACATCGTTACCTTTCTCTTGTAACTCAAGCCCTTTCTTCAAGCAACCAAGATAATTACCAATATGTATCTTTCCTGTTGGTTGAATTCCTATTAAATACTTTTTCATACTCTTTTCTTTTTATATCTTATATCTATTCCTAAACTCGTTAACTTATCTTTATCCCAAATTTCCAATTTGTCTTTAAAGTTTGCCCATTTTATATCATCGAGTTCTGTTTTATATCCCTTCACTTCTATAAAACAACCCCATTCTTCTACATAAAAATCAGGACAATAAGTTGATGTTCTATTTTTAATAGAGTTGAAATATTTAAATCGTTTTTTATTTCTAATCCAATTTACACCTAAGCTATCTAAGTATTTTGCTACTGATAATTCCCAAGTACCATCTACTTTAATGTTACCTGCTACATTACTAAAATATGAAATCTTCTTACATCGACCAGCAGTAGATTCCCAACCATTAGCATAGCGTTCAATTATCTTTATTCTTATCTTATTCCTTCTCTCTTGTTCCACATCATCATCTATAATGATTGGGTTTTCTTTATAATTTAATTTAAGCTCTTCTATACGTTCTTGTGCTTTCTCTTTTCCAAAAAGCTCTTCATATGTTTTACCCTTCGCCCACTGATGCCCACCTTCTCTTCTTTTTTTTAATCTTCTTGGTCCAGACCCATCACATATGTTTATGTGACTTTCTATTTTATTTGCTATCTTAAAACCACACTTTGGGCAATTTTTATTTCTACATTTATTTATATGTTTATCACATGACTTCTTAGTATGGCTCTTAAAACCACTTTCGGTTTTAAAAGATTTACTACACACATTACATTCCATTTTTATAATACATTTTATAGTATATATAAAAATTATATCAGTACGTTACCACACTGATTGCTTGCGGAAGATACAGGATTCGAACCTGTGGGGCTGTTACACCCATTTGTTTAGCAAACAAAGACGATAAACCACTCTGCCAATCTTCCAAGTCCCGGCGCACTACCACTATACTATGCCGCATCTTTCAATGAAGCCCCAGGATTCGAACCTGTGTTTCCGGGTTTTGTACACTCGTAGGGATTCGAACCCTCAACCACGCTTACGCATTACCGGGTTGGAGCCGGCTGGTCACGCCAATGAGCGAATGTATCTTTGTTATGCTCTTCTCATCGCTGGGAAGAATATAACGTCTCTTATTGCTCGGTTTGTAAGAATCATTACAATTCTATCTATACCGAGTCCTATTCCTGTTGTAGGTGGCATTCCATATTCGAGTGCCTCTACGAAGTCTGCATCTTCTGTTCCAATGTTCTCGATGTGTCTATTCACATCGTTCAACTCAGAGTATGCATTTCCAATTTCCATTCCACCAACATATATTTCAAAACGTTCAGCTATGCTTGGGTTATCTTCTCTAACTTGCGCTAAAGGACTTACACTAGCTGGGTAATCATATACAATAGTTGGGTTAATTAAATTACCTTCAACTTCATTTTCAAACAACGCTACCAATTCATTATCTGTTAATGTTGTGGTATCAACATTACAGTGTTGAGCTACTAACTCAGTGTAACTTCTTCTCTCTATGTTAGAGAAATTAATTCTGTTACCCTGATACTCAACTTCACCGAACTGATTGAATATTTCTGTAAACAATTCAGTTACTACATCCATACTAAAGTTATAATTTTCAAATGCGGTATACACCTCAATGAAAGTAAACTCCGGGTTATGTCTGTTAGATAGTCCTTCATTTCTAAAGTTTCTACCAATCTCAAACACCCTATCATACCCACCAATTATCATTCTTCTCAAATATAATTCAGGTGCTATCCTTAGATAGAAGTCTGAATCAAGTGATTCGAATCTTGTTACGAATGGTGTAGCTTCAGCACCACCGTAAACTGGTTGTAAGATTGGAGTTTCTACTTCTAAGTAATCTCTTTGTATAAAGAAATTCCTTATTGTATTTATAACTCTTGACCTTGTAACGAATGTTTGCCTTTCCTCAGCATTCAATATCGTTTGAAGGTATCTTCTTCTTCTAATAGATTCAACGTTTGTTACTTCATTGAATCTATTCTCACCATCGTCTTGAACTACTGGTAGTATTCTGTTAGGTATAAATAATACATGAGCATTATCTATTCTCAACGTGTAGTGACCAGTTCTGGTTGTGAAGTATTCCCCGTTAATTCTAATGAAAGAACCTATTGGTAATTCTGTCAACTCAGTGAAGTTCTCAACTTCATTTATGTTAAGATATGTTTGTAAATGTTGACCATTCGCTAACACATCTAAGAACGCAGACTTTCCGTGAAGTCTTCTGTTTAGTATTCTACAATTTACTGTTTCCATTTGCACTTTCTTTTTTAGTTTAGTGCGTCTGGTTGGATTCGAACCAACGATGGGATTGCTCCTTCAGTTTAAAAGACTGATGCTCTCGGCCACTGAGCGACAGACGCTTTGGTGACCCTGGTGGGACTCGAACCCACAATCCCTCGGTTAAAAGCCGAGTGCTTCGCCATTAAGCTACAGAGTCATTTTCGGTGACGTAGCTCAAGGCGAACCACGTCTTACCGTTTATATTTTCGTTTTATAGTTTTCATCGTTTTTATTTTTAATATTTTATTTTTTTGTAATCCCGATGGGACTTGAACCCACAACCTTCTGATTAAAAGTCAGACGCTCCACCAATTGAGCTACGGAATTATATTCGTCCGTAGCATTCAACTACGGAACTATCGTTTTCGTTTTATTTCAGTTTTCATTGTTTTCATTTTAATTGAATTTTTCAACTTTATATCCATTGAATTCTAATATTTTTCTACACCAGTTTATAAATTCATCTGGTATCATATCAGTTTTCATTCTATTAACCTTTTCGTTTGATACACCAAGGTTATCTAAGCTATTATCTCCACCCAAGCTTACTGGTATTATATGGTCAAAGCTATAACCTTTTTCATATAAATTTATTTTCTCACCAGATAAATAACAATTAGTATTTTCACCAAATTTTTCAATAACGTCAGTCCAGCTAAATGTAGTATTTAAATTGTTATTTACTTTACCTCTCTTCTTTATATCATTATCTCTTTTTTGAAATTTTCTAACAGATTCTTTAGTATTTTTTATTTTTCTGCTTTTGAATTTTTCAAGTTTACTAAGTATTAAATTTTCTCTTCTTTTTTTTGTTCTTTTTATAGTTTTTTCTTTTTGTCCATCACTACAATAATATGATATTGTAGATTTTGAACAGTTCAATATTGTTTTAATCTCATTGAATGTTTTGCCTTCGCTCCTTAGTTTTAATATTTCCTCTTTCATATATAAAATGCGTTTCATTTATATATTAAGTTCGAAACATCTAAAAAAGATTCGAAATATTGTGGAGCCTTCCGGTATCGAACCGGATCCTCAAGATTTTCAGTCTTGCGCTTCTACCTAGTTAGCTTAGGCTCCATATTTGGGTGAAAGACGGGTATCGAACCCGCGACATTTGGTTCCACAAACCAACGCTCTACCACTGAGCTACAATCACCATTTGTGGTAATGGCTGGGTTCGAACCAGCGACACACGGATTTTCAGTCCGTTGCTCTACCAACTGAGCTACATCACCATTTGCACATCTGATAGGATTCGAACCTATAACAACGGTTTTGGAGACCGTCATGTTGCCAGTTACACCACAGATGTATTCTTTGTAGAGGGGGTTAGATTCGAACCAACGACCTCCGGGTTTTCCGTCCCGGCGCTCTTACCACTGAGCTACCCCTCAAATATTGCGGAGGCTTAAGATTCGAACTTCTCCTTACGTATATTAATAATACGTCTGCTCCCATTGAGCTAAACCCCCTTTGTGCATCTGACAGGATTCGAACCTGTGGTGGAACTTTCGTTCATCTGATTAAGAGTCAGGACCGTTCGGCCAACTACGGATACAGATGCATTTTATTTCTTGTGTGACTAATGGGACTCGAACCCATATCCTACGCTTCACAAACGTATGTCCTAACCATTGGACGATAATCACCATATAAATTTTTAAAATTTAGGCACAAAAAAAGCTCGAACTTTTTACGGTTCGAGCTTCGAGTATTGTGATTTAAATTCTTTACATCATTGTAGTAGAGTTTACACAAACGCCATAGCACGAACCAGAGTGGCTAAACCACTTATTAGATTTACTAAAATGTTTATGTGAACTGATAACTAACATGACTTATATATTAAAATTGTTTTCTCTCTTTTGAGTATTTGATTATTATTTATACAAAGATAAGGTTAAAAGTTTTCAATTTCCAAATTTATTTTCAATTATTTTCAAATTTTCTCTTAATTTACTCTATATCAGACTATTAAAGTTTAAATTAAATCCTCACTAATCGGTAATATCGCTTAATTTCATTGGTGGACTATAACCTAACTCAGTAGTTTGTGTTATTAGTTCTTTATTCTTACACTCAATCTTTTCTTCATCGACATCAACCATTGAGAACCGTACACCATCTATAAATGAGGATATCTTCACATTTATCTTATCATGGTACCAATCACCGTAATCGTGTAGTTCACCATCTATATAGAGAGCCATAACACTTTCTTCATCACCATCGAATGTAACAGTTGTAAATTTCATAATATAGTTTTTTATAAATCACTTGGTAAACCTATGCCTGGGAAATTATAGTCACCATTTTGAACAGCATTTAACTCAGCTTCCTTCGCTGTGTTATATTCTGGATGAGCTTCTTCTTTCTTTTGACACTCAGGGCAAATCATTTGTGTATTGAAGATTGACATCTTTGATACATTACCTGGGACAAAACATCTTTCACATTTCATATTCATGTTACTAATTTTAGTTATATATTAGTTTTCTTTCTTATACTTATCAATTCTGTCTTCAAGATGCTTGAAGATAAACGATATCACTAATAAACCCACTGTTAATATTATTGGTAGTAAAACAAACCCACAACCAGATAATATCCCAAGCGCACACATTACCCATATAAAGGCGGCAGTCGTTACACCAGTGACTTTGTTATCATTTGATTTGAAGATTACACCAGCGCCAAGAAAACCAACACCAGTGACGATTTGACCAACTACTCTCATTGGATCTAAGTCTGTGTAGTAATCAGCTACCAGAAAGGACATACTGGTCATTAAACAAGCACCAACACAAACAAGTACATTTGTTCTAATGCCTGCTATTTTACTCTTTAACTCACGCTCCCAGCCTATTACAAGACCACAGAATGTAGCGACTAAAACTCTGCTACCAAAATATGTTAACAGGTATGTTTCATCTATTGTTTTCAATAAATCAGATTTCATACCTATTGTATGCGTATTACTGTATAATGTTTTGAATTTTAGAATCTCTTATGACTTCTTCCCAAACTTCTTCGCTATAAGAGTGCATATAAGATTCTATTTCGCGTATAACTGAGTAGTCGGCACCATGTACTGTGAAAAATTGGTCGGTGATACCCGTTAGGCTACCACTACTATCTATCAGTTCGGTTTTGGGTAGTAAATTAGTTGTTGTTTTTATTTTATCAATGAGTGGCATAAAATATTCAATCAATGCACCCAATGAATTAACACTTGGTTTGTTAAACCACATTATAACAATTTCATTGTGATTTAACTCAGTTACCGAAATTTCTTTACTGAGATATTTATCTACCTTCTCTTGTAGATACTCGTGTTCGTGTTCTAATAGTTTATTGAAGTCAATATCTTTCGTTACAAACCCTAAACTTTTATTTCTAAAATGATTACACGCGAAATGAGCGTAGATAATTATGTTGTGTATCTTATCAAGCATTGTATATTAAATCTGTTCTAAGAATGTATTTAACACCAGCTTCTAATTTCAGACCTGAGTGCATAACGGTATGCTCAAACATAAGTAGCTTACCAGTTTCGGGCTTGACTAATATTGGTTCTTCCAATAGAAAATTATCACACAGATTTGTCTCACCACCCAACTCAGCATCATTTAAATACAGAAGTATTGTCACTAACGAAACACCACCTTCTTCAAGGTTATTGCCGTCTCTGTGCATTTTGAATTCTTCACCTGGTTGATATTTATAAAATCTGAAATTGCCAGATAATTTGAGAAATTCTTTATATTCTAATATACCACCTTCTTTTATGAAGGTGAGTGTTTTTGGTGCGAATGGTAGAATCATATATTCTAATTCTTTTCGTAATTCTTCACTACGATATAAGACGCGAGAATTGTTTCTATAATTCTTAATCATCTTTGGACCACCCGGTAATGATAAATCAGCTTCACTATATCCGATAGACTCAGATAGGTTAACTAACTCGTCACATTTTTCTTTAGAAAGAAAATTATCTAATATTAAATATGGATTCATATTTCTATATTGTTTGCTACTTCAGTCAATATCTCACCCATTCTTCTACACAGTTCCCAGTACATTTCAGACTCGTACCAGTTATTAGAATCTTCATCCCAGATATAGATATTTCCTCTACGTGTATATGAAAGAATCATATATTTATCTATGTATAATTCTCTGTTTGCTTTTAACCACTCATAGCCAGCGCCTCTATTCTTAACCATTAACCAAAGACGACCATGCTCACCATCAGTAATGTTTTTACTCTCACAGTGTTTAACAGCTTCGCTTAGTTCGGTGAAGTCGGTATGTTTTCCATATTCGGATAATCTATATTTTATCATCGGTAATATATTTAATCGTAAAATCTCGTAATTCTGATTTAATCCACTCGTCTGTTGGATAAGGTTCATCACCATCAACATCACAACTCCAACATTCACCTTCATAAAAGTATGAGCATTCTTTAGCTTGTTCATACTCTTGCATATGACCACTACTAACCTCAAATGAATCAATTGGATGCTTCTTTACTGAGCAATAACCATCAGTACCCTCAACAGTATAGTTTGAGTACCCATAGTCTTTTTTAACGAAGAATTTACAGTTATCACAAGTTCTTTTTAAATCCCAATTAGAAGCAACCTCAAAGTCTTTTTTAATTTGTTCTTTCGACTCTTCAAGTGATTTAAAAGTGATAGCATCCCTTATTTTTTTAATAAGTGTGATATTTATTTTCTTATCATATAAATCAGCAGAGAAGTCTAATATATGCGTCTCAAATACCAGATTGGTACTTTTACTAGAACCTGTTTTAGAAACACCAGCGAATCCTTTAAATTCACCGTTAAGACCATGAACAGAAACAATAACCACCCATGCACCAACTAAATCATTTGATACATTGTTTCCAATATAAGCAGTAGCATTAGCTGTTGGGAATCCCAATACAGACTTACCGAATCCTTTACCTCTTTGTACTGTTAATGCGTGATAGTTCATGGTCTATAATAAAATTTATCTTTGTAAAATCCGTAAGCATCTAGTATCATTCTATCAACTCTTCCCTCAACTCTGAACATATAATTAGCAAGTAGCTGTCTAATATTTTTGTTACCACCAGTGTTATCAGAATGAACAAACCAATCTGGTAATGTTCTGTTGTTATCCAAGCACATATTGATTAGAAAGTCTGCGGCATCCTTACCAGTCAATTCATTTTCATCAATATCATAAGATGAAATATCGTGGTCAAAGCTTATAAACTCGATTATTTCGAAGTTAGCGGTTAGTAAATCAACGAATTCTTGATAATTTCGGGCAATAATCCACTCTCTGGACTTACCAATTGGTAAACCAAGACCTCTCTCATCATTATGAGAAACGGTAGGATCCTTACGCTTATCGTCTAAATATAACCACATAGTACAAAAGTAAGGATATTATTCGTAAAAAACAAGTAAAGTTTGAACTTATTCGATAGTATGGCTCAGGTCGTCCATAAATTTACGCTCAATTCTACCAAGAGACTTTATTCCGGACATAGATATCTTATCCAATACCCTATCCATAGTTAAGTTCTCATAGACAATTATCTCAACTTGCTCTATGAAATAGTCACTCAAATCGTTTCTGACACCCATAAAATCAATGATATCCATTTCTATGTCTAACTTACCATCTATACAATCTGGTGTAATATCAGCGATTTTACACTTTATTTTGTATTTATTGAACATCTCTTTGTAGATTTCGATGTCACTTATCGCGGCAATTAGGAAGGATTGGCATTTATTCTTCAACTCAATATCAAACGAACCATAGATACTAGCTGTTGCTAAATAATCCTTATCGTCGTTTGTAATCTGCTCATATGCACGATTGAGCTTTTCTGTGTTTACCTTAAAGTCAAATCTCCAGATACGCTTCATTATATTGAGATTGTGTTTTTAATATATATTAAAAAATACCACTTGATTAAATGAAACATCTTAAAAAATTTGAAGAATTGGACTATGATACTTACACATCAGCAGCTAATAAATTTCAAGATTTAGGGCAGAAGGAGAGAGCCAAAAAAGTACGTGAACACGGTGCTGAAATGGAACGCAAAAAGATAGATGAGTATAAATTTAATATACTTGTTGGTGAAGTTAGAACATTCAGCGATGCTACATTTAAATCATTGGATATATTAAGAGAAAAGACAGCATATTCAATTGTTTGTAATTTCCACTCTGAGCCTAATAATGCTCATAGAGTTTGTGCAACAATAGCACAAGATGGTACTATTTCTTGGAGAGATTATAATAAATTTGCTGATAGAAAATCAGTAAACAATTTCCTTACAATTCTTAGAATATTGGGTAGCTATCAACCAAATTTCGTTGGTATGTTAGGTGAGATGAATTTAACGCCTGCTCAATTAAAACTTTCATCAAGAACATTCTATATCTAATATGAAGTATATAAAGCTTTATGAAAATTTCGAAAACATTGAAGTACCGAATAATGCTTTGGGTGTACCCGTAACAAGACCAAATGATGTATTAATAATCATGCGTGGGTTACCTGGTTCTGGTAAATCAACCAGAGCTAAATCACTTATTGAGAATGGTGTTATTCACTCTACCGATTCATTAATTGATGAAACTGGTAATTATAGAGATTTTTTTGATAAAATGAAAGCTGAGAATGATTTCAGTCAATTATCAAATTTTCACAAGAAGAATTTAGAAAATGCTAAAGAATCGATGAATGCTGGTATTTCACCAGTAATTATTGATAACACAAATATAAGAGTCTCTGACCCTAGAGAATATATTCTCTATGCCTTATCAATAGGTTATGCTGATGAAAATATACATTTCGAAGATGTTGGTACATCAGGATTAAGTCCAGAAGAACTAGCTCAAAGAAATACACACGGTGTACCACTTGATGTAATAAAACTCATGTTTGATACTTATCAAAGCAATGGTGCTTTAACACTTGATAAAGTTTTAAACACTGATACCGAAAAATATAAAGTACACAGATGAGATATTTAAAGATTTATGAGAATTTCAACCAAGAACAATCGCTTGAAGAAAAGCTTTTAAGTTTTGGTATTCCATTATCTGAGTGGGGTAAAGGATCCGCTAAAAATATTAAACATCTACAAAAAGAAATTGATGATAAAGAAACCGTACTTAAAGAAATAGATGGTGAATTAATTAGATTTGTTAGTGTTGTAGCAGTAGCCGTTGAGAATAACGGTAAGCGATTGGTTGAAGATAGACAAGAATTTAATGATGGTAGAGTTAGAAGAAGAGGTACTAAAAGATGTGGTGAGAAATGTATTGCTGGTGAAACATCAGAACAATCAGCAATTAGATGTTTAGAAGAAGAATTGGGATTAGATGTGGTAGACACATCAAAATTAATATTCGAGAAGACACATGAGAAAACTAAGATGTCTATGTCTTATCCTGGATTGAAAGCTACATATTCAACTGCGTTATATACATACAATATGCCTGATGAACAATTTAAACCAGATGGTTATATTGAAGAACAAGATGATAAGAAAACATATTTTATTTGGGAATGAAACACTTAAGACTATTCGAAGAATTTACACATAATACTTATGGTTGGGGTTTACATCTTAAATCAAATACTGAGTTGGCTAAGTACTATACATCTGGTTTAAATAAATGGGTACACGATTCAACATTGTTATCACATTTAAAGCTTGAAGATTGGGATGAGAAACCATCAAATTCTTTATTGTCTAAGATTGAACCAGAATTACATTCAAATAAGTTTTCGACTACATATAGATTACTATCTACTAAATTAGGTGGTGATAGCAAAGCATCTGAGTTCTTACTTGGATTAGGCATTGATGGTCATAAATATAAAGCACATAGAAACGAAGACAATTTCATTATCTATGACGCAAGTAAATTACACGAATCTTTTCTTGGTGTGGATGCTCTTAATTCTAAGATAGCACTTCAATATCCAATTACAATTGATGAGTACAATTATCTATTAAATGAACTAATGGAACATGATGTTCATATCAGCTTATCTCGTAAGATAATACACGCTGAACGTCACTTTGACCATCTAATTGTTATGGCTGGTAAGTCACACGACAAAGATGAATTAGTTGTTAGAAAAATGTTCACCATTGATGATAAAAGAGAAGTAAAGAAAGCAATTCAAGATGGTAAACTTAGTCTACGTGATGTTATATCTGTTGTAAGTGATAGACCAATGGCTGAGGAAGTAAATCAACTAATTGAAAAGCTTTGTAAGAAACTAAACCACTTTGGTTATGCTATCGTGAAACCAGAGGGTGAATACTCCCACAAAGTTCCGGGATTTGAAATTATAGTTGACTTTGATACGAAGGTAGTTCTTGAAGACTAACCGTAGATAGTTTCAAAAATTTCGAAAGTCTTTTCGAAATCTTCATTGATTTGACTTAAGTTTAAGAAATCAACAAACTCATTAAGAAACTTCTGATTTTCAGCAGAATTTAACTCAGGAAATCTATTAGTGATTTTCTCTAACATAACTGGATCTATCATCCAAACGTTAGCATCATTTTGAAATAATACTTGAGTGAACTTTTTCTTTATGTTAGTTGTGTTTGTCATATCTGTCATTTATAATACAAATATAAGGCAAATGATCCGGATTTGCAAATAATTTCGTCCGAAAATTATGTTAAAATTCGATATTTTCGTACTTTTTTCCTTCAAACAGGGTAAATTCACCCTCTGTCGAGTAAATCTTCATCCCTTTATCCAGTATAGTTCTGATATACAGTGAGTTAGCTGTATCATAAGTATCGATGTTAATTAGGAAGGTAAAGTCAGAATTCTTCATTTTGAACGCATAATCACCATCTTCCTTAATATGTCCGGAATATACCAATACTTCAATCCTGTCGATTACTTTCTTAAGCTTCTCATTTATCTCATCAATGCTGAGACCAGTTCTCTTTTGAATCCTGGCTAAGATATCGTGGTTATATGTTGTATTATGATTCCATTTAACAGTCCAGTTATTATAGCTTCTTAATAGCTTAGTAACCGGATTTACTGTCGTACTGACATATGCTTCGAATAGAATTAAATACTTCATATAAAAGTATATATTAATTTTCAATACCGAGTACCTTATTTTATATATAATCTCAAAAATAATCAAAATAATGAACGAAGAAGTATTTGGACCTCACATTATGATTGACCTATGGGATTGCCCTAAGGAAGTCTTAGCAAACTATGATTTGCACTTTAAATTTCTAAAAGAGATGCCTGAGATGATTGGTATGACACCAATCACACAACCTTATGTGTTTCCGTATGCTGGGTTAGTTCCAGAAGACAAAGGGATAACTGGTATAGTTATCATCGCAGAGAGCCATATTTCTGTACATTCATTTGAAGATAAGGGTTGGACTTTCATTGACGTGTTCTCCTGTAAACCTTTTGATACCGAATTGTGTCAGAAGTATATCTTAGAACTATTCAAACCAGGTAATTTTAAAATATCAACTGGTAATAGAGGAATTGGTTTTCCAAGATAGTAAAAGAGCGAGAATTATCTCGCTCTTTTTATTTTAATTTGAATGTAATAATTATTCTGTAATTTCTACCATACTCACCACTATCCATTAATCTTTGTAGCTGTTCAAGATTATGCTCATCAAAATCAGTTGATGTAAATATATTGGCTTCAAACCCATAAATAGCAGATATTTTCTTCTTAGCAATTTCAAAGCATTCAGTTAAGCACTGCTTCACTTTATCACAATAGTCTTTACCAGATTTAAACTCATCTCTGTATTTCACATAGATATCATACGCGGCTGTACTTGATTCCAAATAAGCGACATAAAGCGGCTCTCTTGTTGATTTATTGTCTTTGTGATAATAAACATTATCATCCCATATATCTTTAGGAAAACTATAATCAATATAACCAAACTTCAAGTCAATCAAATCAAACTCATTTAATGGTTTAGCAAATCTAAAATCAATAAGCTCTTCAATGAAGCTATTCATCTCTTCTTCTGATGGAAACTTATTTAATACTTTATAGTATTCCATTTGCTTCTCAGCTATCTTGACGCACCAATCTGGTATTTCAAGAGGATTATAAGATTCTCTACCATATGAATTACCAATACCTCTTAGATATCTATTTGCTGTGATATGTGGGTCTTCAACATTATCCAAGTACGACATAGAATCATCCTTCACATCATATAAATAACAATTCACCGTTGTTAAATCCTGACTACTCTTTCTGAATAAAACCTTTACTATGAAATTACTATTTAACTTATGAACGAATGCTTTTACGGTATCTGGATATTCGGCACCACTTACTGGTTCCCAATTACGGTTATACTCAAAAGCACTTATAAGCTCTTGTAATTTAGCGTCTCTATGTGATGCTTCGTATAATCTAAGATACTTCATTTTCTTCTTTTACTTTAACATAAGCACATAAATCATATTCATAATGTGTATGATGATGAGTAATATCAAATAACCCTAAAATATTATCAGCATTTAATTTCAATAATGCTTTCTTAAAAGCAATAGCTATTCTATTGTTTAGATTATTAAACTCAATAATCTTGTTTATATCTGGAACAAGCATACTACCTGTGAAGTTTATCCCATCAGTTGGTATCTTATAAGTAACCTTATAATACTCATCACTACCCTTATCAGAGTAAGTTAATTCAGCATCAATATCATCTACAAGCTCAGTTAATGTAGCTCTTATGTATTCGCCTCTATCAGAGAATATATTCTCGTTAAACTTCTTAAGATGTTTCATACTCTATATATTACTTATTCAACATATAATTGCTTATGAATGGCATAAATGGCTCCAACATTAGCATCAATTCTCTGAAATCACTCATTAAACAATCATACAGCTCACGGTTTAAATTTGGCCAAATGCCCTGTTCAGGCTTTATGGCTTCAAGTAACCCAGATGAAAAGTCTTCCCAAATAAGATTGTAGGTTAATATCAAAGCTTCTGAGAATCTAAGCTCATCATCAAATAGTTGCTTGTAGCTATTCTTAGCAGAAGCAAACTGCATCTTCCAAGTATTCAATGATTCTCTTTGTTTGTCTGACATTTCTATATCAGATGGTTGCCACGAAGACATTAGCTTGTTGATATTCCAAATCTTATTACAGAATCTTTTACCCTGTAACAATTGATCCATAGTCCATTTAGAATCCATACCAGCGTGATGGTTAATGATAGTTGAGAATCGCAATGAGTCAGCGCCATGCTCTTCCATCAAATTCATAATGTCTGGTGAATTATTAAACTGCTTCGCAAACTTCTTACCGTCTTTATCTCTCATAATACCAGTGAAGTAGATGTTATGAAACGGTATAGATTTATCCCAGTAATCATTCGCCATTATCATCTTAGCAATCCAAAAGAAAGCGATGTCTTGACCAGTAATGATGAAGTCTGATGGCATATAGTAATCTATTTCTTCTTGTGATTTAAATGCTGTGATAGCACATAACCAAGAAGAGAACCAAGTATCAAAAGTTCCTTCATCATCTGGTATAGAGTGACCCCATGTTAACTGTCTTGAGATACACCAATCTTGTAAGTTATCAAACCAATTCTTATAAGATGGGAATGCTGTATCAGGAATCATTTTAATGCGTTCTCCGATACTATCAAGTGCGGGTTGAGCAATCTTATTCATATCGATAAATATCTGCTCAGTGTCTTTCATTTCAATCTTAGCGCCTGTTCTCTCAGAGAATAGTTTACCATTCTTCTCAAACGTTTCCGAGTCTGATAAGTATGTTTTAGCTAATGGGTCATAAGCCATTGTTTTAGTACCGCGATATATGATGTTGCCAGCTTTAAGTCTGTCATACATTTCATAGATTCTATCAGAGTGATGTTTATCCATTGTGAATGTAAGTCTATCCCAATCACAAGCAAAGCCACATCGTTTAAGTTGGTCGATGATTATGTTACCATATTTATCTTTCCATTGCCAAGCATACTCAAGAAATTGTTCTTTAGTCAGATCATTCTTCTCGATGTTCTGTTCTTTCAACCAGTGAATGATTTTAGCTTCTGTTGCGATTGAAGCATGGTCGATACCAGGAATCCAACAAGTGTTGTAACCAAGTTGTTTCTTTCTTCTAATGAAAATATCTTGTATTGTGTTATTCAAGATGTGTCCAAGGTGAAGTATACCAGTGATGTTTGGTGGTGGCATGATGATAGTGAATGCTTCTCTCTCATCAGGTGTTGATTTGTATGTTTTATTTTCTAACCATTCTTGGTTGATTTCATTTTCAATTTCGGGTGTGTATTTCGTTTTCATAATATTTTTAGTTTTAATTTTTTAGTAATTTTTTGGTATAAAAAAACCCATCAGAGATTGTCTGATGGGTTAGTATAATAGATATAGCGTAGCCTAACAGACGGGATTCCTGTTGACTACGACTACGTTATTTGAGTTAATGTGTTTCATTCTAATTAATACTTGGTGTTTTTATTCCATTTATATAATCATGTAAATATTTAGATAGCCTATGTTCTCTGGTAAATTTAGATACATCTTCATTTCTAAATAATATACCATCTACTATATATAGTGAAATACTAAGTGGAAGTGATTTTTTCCACTTACTTAATTTATATTTAGAAAACATTTCTAAGTCACTATTAGAAATATGTATATCAATGTTGTTTTTACCATTATATATTGTGAGTGTTTGTTTTTTAATTTTAACCTTATCAATTATAAATTCACTATTAATATCCAAATTTGATAATAGCCTATGAAGTCTAAATAATATTATACTTCTACGAATAAAAACTATTACAGACTTAACCTTTCTATAAAGAAATAAACAAAAATTTAAAAAACCTATCCTTGTTTTTTTAATAATAAATGTAAGGAATGTTATTATGATAACTAACGCTGCTAAACAGTCTGATAAATTCATATCAAACATTTTATCTAATATATTACTCATTTATTACGGTCTTCTTTTAAATTAACTGTTTTATTGAAAATCAAGCAATTAGTTGTTGAATCTTTATCCATCACATAGTAACCTTTTCTTACCATTTGAACTGGCTTATCGATTGAACAATTCAAAGCTTCTGGTTCAAAGTAAGCATTCGTATTAACTATCAATGACTCTTTGTTCAATCCTTCTACGAAGTCTTCTAACTCATCAGGATTAGCCACATTGAATAAGTTACTGTACTCTTTAACTTCTCCTTTAATAGCGTGTTCAACTGATACCCAGTGAATAGTACCCTTAACTTTTCTATCAAGTGTCATACCTGACCGACTGTTAGGGTCATAAGTACATCTGATTTCAATGATGTTACCATTTGAATCTTTGATAATTTCATTAGCCATGATTACACAAGCACCCTTCAATCTTACTTCACAACCTGGCTTCAATCGGAAAAACTTGTTATCAGCTTCTTCTCTGAAGTCTTCACGTTCAATGTATATTTCACCACTGAATGGAACCATTCTCTTACCAGCACTTTCATCTTCTGGGTTGTTTTCAATCTCAACCATTTCAGTACCGTTATCCCAATTGGTAATAACTAACTTAACAGGATCCATTATACCCATCACACGATTAGCTACTTTGTTTAAATCATTTCTTAAACACTCTTCAAGTAACAAGTGTGATACAACAGACTCTTTACGAGTAACACCAATTCTATCACAGAAATCTTTAATAGATGCTGGTGTATATCCTCTTCTTCTCAAACCTGAAATTGTTGGAAGTCTTGGATCATCCCAACCAGAAACAAATCCCTCTTCAACTAATCTCTTAAGCTTTCTCTTTGACATAACTGTGTAGTCAATGTTCAAACGAGCGAACTCTGTTTCTTCTGGTAATGTACCATTCAAATCACAATTCTCAAGTACCCACATATATAATGGTCTGTGTACTTCGAACTCTAAAGTGCAAAGTGAATCAGTGATACCTTCAATGAAGTCAGACAATGGGTGAGCGAAGTCATACATTGGATAAATCTTCCAAGCATCACCAACGTGGTGGTGTGTCTTGTTGATGATACGATATAAAACAGGATCTCTCAAAATCATATTAGGAGAAGCCATGTCAATCTTAGCTCTTAATATTTTAGAACCTTCATTGAATTCACCGTTCTTCATTCTCTCGAACAAATCAAGATTCTCTTCGATTGTTCTTGAGTAATAAGGCGATGGTCTACCAGCTAAAGTTGTTGTACCTTTAAGTGCCGCAATCTCTTCTGATGTTGAATCATCAACGTATGCTAATCCTTTTCTGATTAATGTCTTAGCACAATCATATAGGAATGCGAAGTAGTCTGATGTGTGATGAATATTAGCTGGTCTATAACCCAACCATGCTATGTCTCTCTTAATAGCCTCTGTGAATTCATTTGATTCATTTGATGGATTAGTATCATCGAATCTTAAATTACATGGTCTGTTATATTTTTCAGCTAAACCAAAGTTAAGGCATATAGATTTCGCATGACCGATATGTAAAAAGCCATTATTTTCTGGTGGAAAACGAAGTTTAAAACTTTCAATTATTCCCCTTTCTGTTATTTTGTCTTCAATGAAATTCATATTGTTTGTATTTAATTATTACTATTTGTTGTCCCTCTTGATGGAATCGAACCACCACCTTTGGGACCAAAACCCAACGTCATACCATTAGACCAAAGAGGAATATTTTAGCTGTTCTACTAGGATTCGAACCTAGAGTCTTCCGAGTCAAAGTCGGACGTGTTAACCAGTTACACCATAGAACAATTTGTTGCGGAAGTAGGATTCGAACCCACACCAGACACCTTCAGAGGGTGTTATCCTAACCGTTAGACGATTCCGCAATGTTGCTGTCTGGGTAGGGGTCGAACCTACACGCCTTTCGGCATCCGCTTCAAAGGCGGATGTGGCTGCCATTTCACCACCAGACAATTTTAGGCAAACAAAAAACCCGTTAATCACACAGATTAACGGGTTTTCGAAATTTGGAACTAATTACATTTTAGCCAATACGAGTCCAGTCAATCATCAGATTGATTTGTTGTTGCTGGACTTGTTGTACTAAATTGTTCATAGCTGTATATATTATAATGTTATTTCTTCTTTTATCCAATTCTCACTGGAAAGTTTTTTCTTTTCGTAAATATTTTCTTCAATGTTTTTACCTACTAATATTTTATTCGCAATACCGAGAGCATCTATTTCATTTAGCTTTTCACCTATTCTTATGTTTCGGTCATCCAAATATACGGATAATCCTTGAGCTACCAAATTTTTGTATATCTTTTCTCCAATTTCTTTTTGTTTCTCGTCATTAACATTCGCGATTACAACACCATACTTATAAGCAGATACTTCATCACTAAAGTTAAAGTTGTTACCACTTCTACCAACATCAGCTAACACTTGTGCTAATCGAGTGATACCTATTCCGTAACAACCCATAACAATGTCTTGACTCTTACCTTCTCTATCATCAAATCTTGCTTCCATCTTAGATGAATACTTTGTATCTAATTGGAAGATGTGACCAACTTCTATTTCACCATCACTTGTTGTTACTACAAACTCTTCTGATACTGAACCACCAATCTCACCTGAGTCAGTAGATTCTATTCTGTATTTCAAACCAAGTCTGTCAAAGATTCTAACGTAACATTCTCTCATCTTATCATAGTAAGCTTGTAAGTGTTCTTTTGATTCGTGAAATGAATACGCATCCATCATTGAGAACTCTTTACATCTAATCAATCCAGTGTTGCATCTAATCTCATCACGGAACTTATTATTTATCTGATAGAATGTAAAAGATAAATCTCTATATGACTTCACATAATTCTTAGCCACTAAGGTTACAAGCTCTTCATTCGTACCAGTGAATACCATTTCTTTATCTGAACGGTCTTTCAACTTAAACATTTCAGATCCGTATGTTTCGTATCTTCCTGTTTGTTTCCAAATTTCTGCGCTCTGTAATTGGTTTAATCCAATCTCTAAGCAACTTATTTTTTCAAGTTCTTCTTTTACAATTCGTTCAATGTTGTTCACTACACGTTTCATTAAATTCATCTGAACAAATAATCCTGATTGAACTTGTTTAATGTAGCCTGCTTTCTCAAGCAACTCAGATGTTGAGAGAATATCTTTCCCAACTCTTGACATATTATAAATTTTTGTTTCTGATAATCTCATAACCCTATATTTAATAATTTTTTATTTCTAATTTCTTTTTTAAATTCATCCAAAGTAATAAACATATCTTTGGGGTACATGAGTCTCTTTTTATTATCATTAGTTAAGTAATAATCTGATGTGTGTTCATATATAACATCATACACATCATTAACCGTAACGTCATTATTGACGCTTCTAGTTTCTTTTCCATTATTTACACAAACTACTTTCATTTTGTCGAGATAGCAGGATTCGAACCTGCGGCCTCTTGCTCCCAAAGCAAGCGCGATACCGGGCTACGCTATATCTCGTTTTGACAATTCCTCTTTCCAACGCGAGTCTACTGACAACTAAGCTCCAGTCGGGATAGCCAGATTCGAACTGACGACCTCCTGCTCCCAAAGCAGGCGCGATACCGGACTACGCTATATCCCGAAGTGTAGAGAGCTGAGCCGTGCGGTGTAGCCACTTAGTTTAGGTTTAACACCTTTTAATATCCCGTTCCCCTTTATACACTGACTCAGCTTTTTTACAGTCTTTCAACTGGGCATTGCTTTTGTCGAGCAGAGAACACGCGAAGATACTACACGGTACCTAACCACTCAGAGCGGAGTCTTTTTAATACAGAAGTGCTATCATCCAGATAACAGTAGTGTACACTCTCACTATGACCTCATCTACTTTCTTGCGTTTCAGAGAGGATTCGAACCTCTACCAACCCCCGAATGGGGCCATTCTAGCCAGTTAAACTACCGAAACATTTGCGGACCGTACGGGACTCGAACCCGTGACCTTCGCCGTGACAGGGCGACATTGTAACCAACTCTACTAACGATCCTTTTGCGACAATGACCGGGTTCGAACCGGCGACCTCCTGCTTGACAAACAGGCACTCTAACCAACTGAGCTACAGAGTCGTATTTTTAGTATCATAAGAACCACAGAAGCATTGGTCTCTTCATCCTCCACACTCTTGATTGGATTATGATACTTTGCGGAACCAACCGGATTCGAACCGGCATCGCTCACCGTGACAGGGTGGCATTGTAACCATTCAACCATGGCTCCGTTTAGGCATAAAAAAACCCTCAGTCATTGCTAACTGAGGGTTTTCGATATTATTTGAAATAGTTATTTTCAACTCATATGAAACATACAGCCAGCAGACGACACTTGCGGATCGGGTTGAACTTGTATGTTTATTAATGTTTTCATGTTGTTATATATTATAAAGCTTTCGCTCCCTTTTTATTTTTCTTATTAATTTTATACAAATGTAAGGTGAAAGTTTTCAATTTGCAAATTTATTTTCAATTATTTTCAAAATTTATCTTATCTTCCAGTATATCAATGAGTTTAGTTTCACCGTACTTATAAATATCCGGTATATTTAATACCTTAATCTTCTTATTATACTTCGAACCAGTGTGTTGTTTTATTTGATTCAGATGTTTGTTTTCCATCACGTAAACTACATCAGCCCATTCTAATAAATCTTCTGTGAGTGGTGTAGTTCCTTCTTGATTACAAATTTTTATATTAGTACCAGCACTGAGAAATTTTATATCACTATACTTAGATGTGAAGTGGTCTTCAGCAGTTCTTGACCTTTGCTTATTAGCAGAACAGACAAATAAAACGTTCATTGAGTAATAGCCTTTAATTTTATTTCTCTTATTCTCGTAAATGGTTCATATACTTCACAGTGACCATTACCATCTTTAATCTTATCACTATACCAAGTATATGAAACTAATAAATGTTCTGGTTTTTTCCAGGTAGTTATACCCGAATCAGCCTTTTCAACATATTCAATTGAAGTTATTTTTCTAACATAAAATTCAACACCAATTCTCTTATCGATGTCTGATATTATATCAAGCATATCTTCCGTAGATACAGTGGTTGTGTGATTTATTATATTCATTTCAAGATGTTATTTATATTAGTTTCTCTCTCCATGTGTTTTATACATGGTGTGATAGTCTTAATGATACCATAGGTATCTTTTGAGTCACTAATTGATTTGCGTTCATTATATTCAGTGTAGTCAACTGTAATTTGATATTCTGTCAGGTCAAAATATCCGTAGAACCTAACATTATGTAGAACACTAAAATTTACAAAAGGTCTCAGTGTACCCTTAAGATTACACCAAACATCTTTTGGTGCATTGCGCTCGTTAAATACATACTCTATGGTTCGTTTACTATATACGTACATTATTTAAAGATTGTATTTAATTTTCTACTGCGTGTTTGACTAGTAGATTCCTTAAACTTATTACGAGAACCCTCTTTGACTTGCTTATCAATAACAACAGATAAACGTCTAAAATTCTTCATAGTTTTTCTAAGCTGTTTCTCATTTGCATATCGTGTACGTGTGTTTAAATACACATCAGGATTTGTCAAACTATCAATTGCGTTGATAAGATTCTTTGCCTTATCTATATTTTCCTTCAATGATATCATACTAATTTATTTAATTGATACTCACGCATAGCCTTAGCTCTACTCACCTTACAAATATTGAATGATGTATAAGCTTGTAGTTTACCATCTTCACCTATTGGTTGTATGTAGAATGTATTGTATTTAGTCAAATCAATACCAAACTTAGTCTCATTCCACTTCATAGAATAAGCATTATAATTTGGTTGATGTGTACCTTCTAAAAGTTCATATATCAAATCATTCGTATTAACATCATCAATAACAATAGACTCGTTATATTTTATAATGTGATATAAATCTGTTATTCTAAAATCTTTTGGTACAATAGAAGCTACAAACCTACACTTTAGGTTAAACATATTATCATAAATATACCAATCTTCTATTTTATAAATCAGATCCATTCTCAGTTAGTTCATGTAGCTTATACCATCTTACTAAATCAATAGATGGTTTGTAAGCGAATGTATATTTTTTATAAATGTGAGTTTTGGGTATCTCTGGACCCATAGTGAATGTTTTATCTACATTTAAATAATCAAACCCACCTCTTTCTATATCGTAACATTCAAACTTTGTTATTTTATATCCAGTTTTCGCATCTGTTAAGTCAGAGTGATGTTTTACGACTCTATAAGGACCAACCATTCGATATTCACCAATTGGTGAACCATCTAAGTAAAACACGACATCATCTATATTAAGGTGAGAGTTTCTTTTAAACATTCTGAAACTCTCACCAATAGGATGTACAATTAAATTACAATCAGATACAGTCATTGTCCAAATATACGGAATAAAATCCTAATTTGCAATTAATGACTGTATCTCTCTTTAGTTCTTGGTATCAATGATGCTTCCTCTGCGGTATTCAAATTTAGCATTTGCTTAAGCACTCGCTCTACACCGATACCCATACCTCCGTGAGTAGGCATACCATACTTAAATGCCATTAGGTAGCTCTCAAATGCTTCTGGGTTTAATCCCTTAGCTTCTATTGATTTAACTAATTGTTCATAGTTATGAATGCGCTGACCACCAGAAGTAATTTCCATCCCCTTATAAAGCAATTCAAATGTTTCAGACATACCTTCTTCTGGTGATGGCATCGCATAGAATGGTCTTTCTGATAATGGATATTTAGTGATGAATACAAACTCTGAACCTTGTGTCTTCAGAATATATTCACCAATCAATCTCTCAGCTTCGGTACTCAGTCCTACTTTCTCATAAGTGATACCATGTTCACGTTTAATTATTTCAATAGCTTCTGAATAAGTAACTCTTGGTATTGGATTAAACTTCAACTCAATTGATAAATGTGATAGCTCAGACTTACAAACTACATTCAAATGATTGAATATGTGTTCAAGTACATTCTCTTCCATTTGCATTACTTCTTCAACTGATTCAATGAATCCCATTTCAAATTCAAACCCAACAAATTCTGTTAAGTGCTTGTTTGTATTAGAACCTTCTGCTCTGTAAACTTTACCAACTTCAAACACTCGTTCATATACACCAACCATCATCTGTTTATAGAACTGCGGGCTTTGTGTTAGATACATCTTCTCTCCAAAATAGTTTATCTCAAACATTTCTGAACCACCTTCTAAACCAGCGGCAGATAGTTTTGTAGATTGTATTTCAGTGAAGCCTTGTGAACGAAGATATTCTCTATATGCCCAAATAATTTCAGACTGTATTTTAAATATACATCGCTCTTGTTCTTTTCTCAGTGTCAATGGTCGATAAGTGTTTAGTGTATTGAATGGTACACCTTCTTCTCTACTGATTGGGAATGGTAATACTTCTGCGCTTGATACAATAGTTATCTTCTCTACTACAATCTCAAGACCGTTATACTTAGATTGTGGTTCAGCTTTAACCGTACCAACTATTTCTACTACTGATTCAGAATGTATTGTTTCGAAAAATACTTCTTTTGGTACTATCACTTGACAATATCCTGTTCTCTCGCGTAGAATAATAAAGGATATCTTACTTAATTTTCTAAATTGTGATACCCAACCTTTAATTAGAACTGTCTCACCTACATGGGCATTCAGTTCATTGATGTTTGTTCTTTTCATAATAATTGTTTTTGTTTTTAGTTTATAATTTTTAGTGCAAATAAAAAACCCAGTTAGAACGTGTCTAACTGGGTTTCGAATTATATAGTCAATAGATTACTAATCCGTCACAGTTAGACAGGTTAGGCAATCATCAGCTAATTTAATTCTTTTAATAGTCATAGGTAGGTATATATTAGTCAGCTAACTTTACGTTAACCGCATTTAATCCTTTTTTTCCTTCTTGTACATCGAAAACTACATTGTCGTTTTCTTGTATTTCTTCTTTACATCCACTTACGTGAACAAAAATTTCTTGACCATCTTCTGCTTTAATAAAGCCGAAACCTTTAGTTTCATTGAAGAATTTTACTACTCCGTTTTTCATAATTGTTTTGTTTGTTTATAATTGTTTGATACAAATGTAATACATTATACGTTAATATCCAAATTTGTTTTAATAAAAAAGAGCTACCATGATTATGATAGCTCTTTTTATGATGGATGTTTCTACCATTAAGATAAAACTTTGTCCAATTTGCTCATGTTTTTCAACTGTTTGTTGGAAAGCCTTGCTGTTGGTTTCTTAGTTGTTTTAACTTTTTTAGTAGTAACAGTTTTTAAGTCACTGTTTGAGATTCGCTTACCAGAAGCAACTTTAGCAGTTACCTTGTGAACTTTGGTAGTTTTCTTACCTGTTTTTCTGGTCTTAGCTAAGTCAGCTTTGTGCTTGTGATACCAACGTTTCTGAGGTGTCATTGAAGCAAGGTCTTTATTAGAGATCCTTTTGTTAGCTTTGTTAGCCTTTACTGTCTTAGCTGATTTGTAGCTTTCGTCAAGTAATGCGCGGATGTTGCGAATGTCGGCTCTGACTTCTTTAGAGATTGCGCCTTTTTTCTTCATTTTCTCCAATTTCTCAAGCTTCTGCTTAAGATGCCATCTTTTCTGACGTGTTAAGTCAGCGGCACTTTTGATTGGAGCGGCAGGACGACCTCTTTTAGGAGCAGGCTGACCTGTCTTCTTTTGAAGTGCTACCTTTTCCTGTTTCTTTTTCAGGTGCCATCTTTGTTGTGGTGTCATACCATCACCGATAGCAGGGCGACCTCTTTTACCGTTTCCGGTTGTAGCCTTGGCTTTGCTTGTTGACTTCTTGCTACCCGTTAGAGCTTCAAGACGTTTTCTAAGATGCCATCTTTGCTGTGGTGTCATGGATTCTAAATCCTTAACGGAAAAACTGCCTAACTTATCAGAGCTTGGCTTACGCTCTTTAAGCTTCGAAGTCACCTCTGTTTTCCTATGTTGTTTTGCGGGTGACTTTTCTTTTTCGGTTTTTGATGATGAAGATGATGCTTCAGCAGTCGAGTGGCCTTCGGCTTTATGATGCCCGTTAGCGTTGTCGTTACCGTGTTTTCCGTTGCCATTTTTATCTGGCGACTCTTTTACTTTACTCATTTTCTTTTTTTTAATTCTGGTTAAACTTATAGGCATCAACCTTCTCCTTTTACGATTTGTAAATTCTTGGATGTAAAGATACGGCTAATTTTACAATAATCAAGGATTTTTTTAAGTTTTCAACATATAGTTGTTTAAAACTGGACTAAAAATACTTGGAAGCCTTTCTATCTCTCGCGTCCACTGAATGTTACATAATTACCATATTGATTAATTTAACATTTATTTTATTCAAAATTGCTTAATTCTTGAGATTTTATTCTCTTTTTGGGCTGGATTATCGTCTGTGACCAATTTTATATTGATAAACAATAATCAGTCCAAAGCATTATTTAATCGCAAAATAGGGCATTCCACCAGGAAACATAGACCACATATCACGAGGCATTAAGAAAGATACCTCACCAACTGCAAGTCCTAAACATATCAATTCATCAATGCTGGTGTGGTCTCCCCACTGTACATCATCACTTCGCATACAAGCTTGTAGAAAGCTCCAACCGCCACCACCAGTTGATTTAAACTCATTTGGTAGCTGGGAAAGCATATCTACAATGTGTTGCTTATTTTTCTCTAATTGGGTAGGGTCAAATCCAAATTTACCTCTCACACCCTCAACAATTACTGCGTTAGTGGTGTCCACACCATCTTTGAATAAAGAATCTTTTAGAATCTTTGAAACATTATCTGTTGTTAGCTCCATGATATAATTTATTTAGCAAGCATTGAATTAGCAATAGTTGAAACTACTTTTCTATCTACTGGTTTGTCTTTAAACAAAGCCATAATAGCACCAATGTTATTAGCACCACCATTGATAGCATTTTGAATTTCTGCCTTGATTTCATCTTCTGATAATTTCTTAGGCAAATAAGATTGAATTACTTCAATCTCAGCATTTGTAGCATCAGATGATACACCAGCTTTAGCTTCATTCACTAAAACATCTTTCAAGTTTTTCTCCATCTTAATTAAGATTTCAAGTACTTCTTCATCTGTTGATTTACCACCATTTTTCTCAGCAGTATCGATAGCCGATTTAATGAAGCCTAAAGTATTCTTCTTTGGCTCTCTTGCTTTAAAAGCAACGATGTAGTCCTGGGCAATTTTCTCTTTTAATGTCATTCTTTTTTGTTTTAAATGTTAAGTTAAATCTGATAAACCAAGTGTAGTCAACTTTTTGTTTTATCACATAATTTGTCTATTGTCCTCCACCTCGGTATCATTGCGACCTGTCTTGCGCTAACCTGTTTTGAGTTTCACCGTGTAGTCAAAGCGACTGATTAGGTCTCCTACATGAAGGTCGGTGTGTTGAACTTCCTCACCGTAGTGCTATGCGTCCTTCGGTCTATCATAATTTAACATAACAAATATACGGATTAAATTCATATAATCCAAATTTCTGGTTTTTAAGCCAAGTTTTATTAATATATATAGAATATGAAGCACTTAATCAGTTTTAAAGACATAAACGAAAACGCACAGTTAGCTAAGAAAATTATCATCGACTCTAACTATGATGCAAATAGCCCAGAATATATTGAACTTAAGAACTTAATGAGTCGTACACCAAACCTATTGGGTATGTTCACTAAATTCTTAGTAGAAGATAATATATCAATTGATGATATTAGAAGACTTCTACGCCTATTAAAAGTCAATAAGGATATATTAAATAAACTACCTAAAGCTGTTCACGAATATAGTGACTTTAATGAGTTAAATGATGATGTTGAAGAGCTTGAATATGAAAGAAAAGCCAAGAAGCTTTTAAATGAAATTAAGGGTGATATCAGACGTGAATTATTTGAATTGGATAAAGATAAGCAAAAACCATATATTGACTTAGCATCGCGAATTATGAATGAATTCACTGAAGCTGATGTTAAAGTATTTACATCATCATTAAGTAGAGTTAAAGACCTTGATGATTTAATGGTGGATATGCAATTATTTGTTAATAAGATGAAAGATAAAGAATCTTTTGAAAAGCTTATTAGCAAAATCGAAGAGACTGATAATAGTAAAGTGGTATATAAAAATGAGAAGAATAAAGTTATTGTTGCTAGAATCGCTGACTACGTTGACTCTTATAAATTAGGTAGTTTTAAATGGTGTATCAGTAACGAAACTGGTATGTCACAATGGAATAACTATGTTGAGAATGAAAACAATGCTCAATACTTCGCTTGGAACTTAAATTACGAAAAACATGAATCTCTACATATTGTGGGTGTTACTATCAAAAAGGATGGTACAGTAAGAGAATGCCAAGACTCACAAAACAGACCAGAAATATTTGAAGATTTTATTAAAACTTGTAAAATACCAAGTAAGGTATTCAGACCTCTTAATAAGAAAGAATTAAAAGAGAAAGAAGTTCAGAAAGCAGAAAGAGAAAGAAAATTGGCAGAATTCGAAGCTAAATTAAAAGCAGAGAAAGCAAAGATAAGGGCGCACAGAGCGGCTGAACGTCAAGAAGATGGTGAATGGGATGATGATCCATATCCAAATGCTATGAAGGAATTCTTAATCGAACAGGGTGAATTAGAAGAGGGTGAGTCTGTTTATGTATTAGAAGAGCAAGACCACACACACTATGGTTTAAGAATATTCAGTGTTGGTGATGATGGTAAAGAATGGGCTATTGGTAATGATGATGAAGCAACTGAAGCAGCTAAGGAAGATTTGGATAATCTATTAGATGATATTGGGATTGGTGGTGATAGATGGTTAATTGGTAAACATATAGATGGTGATAAGGTTGCTGATTATTATGGTTACGACTATGATTATATTGCAGAAGAACCAGATAATTGGGGAATTGAGAAGTCAATGAAAGAAGGCGCCCAGGAAAAATTAGATACTGTTACCGCAGATAAAGATACTCTATATGAGAAGTTAGAAACTTTGAAGAAAGGTACTAAGCTATACAAAGAAACTCTTGCGAAGATAGAAGAATTAGAAGAAATCATATCTCAGATTGAAGATGAAGATAATGATTACTATTGGGAATATTCCGATGATGATATCAACTCTAAAGTAGAAGAACTTAATCAGGATATAAAAGATGATCCTTTAGATAAGTTAGAAGAAATGGGACTTATATCATTCGATAAGAACGGTAGAATTGCTGATGAAAATGGTGGTAAGAAACTATTGGAATTTATTGACAAAGATGCCTATATCGAAGATTGTATAGATACTGATGGTAGAGGGCATATGTTGTCAGGATATGATGGTACCGAGAATGAAATAAACTACGATGGTACTTATTATTTCATTTATAGAATTAACTAAGAACCAATTCTATCTTTTCTTGTCTTTTCCTTTCGGTATACTCTTCTTCTGTGATGAACTTGCTACACGGTACTAAACCAATGCCTTGTATATCATATAAATCATTCACAGTTTTGGTAGATGTATACCAATTGAACTGTTTTAACTTATAGATGTCTACTTGATTTACACAGAGTACTCTCACTTTTGTAAAAGGTCGTTTATTTTTTCATCACGAACAACACCTTTATGTGTATTCATAAATGCTTGTGCTTCATGTGCAACCGATATTATACGTGATTCAAAATTCTTTCTTCTTTTTTCTTCTTCAAAGGTTGTACCCTTAACCATTAGGTAGAATCTTCTAAGGAACCACATTCTGAATCTGGATATATCTAATACCTCCCAGTCAACAGTGCTTAGACTCGGTCTGTTATTGTTCTGAGATTTAATATGTGCTTTTATTTCATATTCACCGCTTTCTTTATACGATGTATCAAAGCAAATTTTGAATTTCTCGTTCTCCCAAAAACGCTTACCTTTACTCTCGTCAGATGAATTACTATATCTTTCGAATGACATAGACCACGCATCATTTTTTATTGATGATATAAGTTGCCTTCTCAAAAATGCAACATTCTTTTTAGCTTCTTTTAAGTCCATTAGATTTTAGGATAATATATTAAACTTGAATTTTTCTCAATTACTTCCATTTGACGGCACACAGTAGATGATATGTGTTCATATTCTTTATCACAAGCAATGAATACAACATTAAGCCTATCCTTACCCATCAAATCCTCGATTACACGCAATTGGTTAATCTCGTAGTCCAAATCATCACCATTGCGTAAACCACGCACCAAAACGATTCTGGTGTCTTTATCAATCTTATTCTTAATGTATTCACTTAGATAACCAACATAGCTCTCTACTTTACGATTTAAAACAGAAGATAAAACTTCATGTCTTGGTTTATCGCTCACGATTGTAACCACACCACTAAGCGAGATATACGTTTCTGTTTGTGGTTTGGTTGGGTTTTGCCCAACAGCCACTATAACTTCATCAAACATTCTTTCTGCTTTTTCAAGTATATTCAAATGTCCAATATGAAATGGATTAAATGAACCTGGGTAAATAGCAATTGTTTTCATATTATCGTTTCTTTAGTTTAGTGAAAACCCAATATAGAAAGGCACAGCCTGCTACGGTGAGTATCGCGTAATATTCAAAGTCTACTAATTTCATTTTGCAACGAAGTCTGTGTAATCTATCTCAGGTAAGAAATCCATTAACTTCTTTCGAGTGAATACAGTCTTACCATTATTTCTGTAATTTACAACCAATTCAAGCCCATCCCATGTATAAGTCTCTGCTTTAATCTCAAGTATGTCAAACAAATCCTGAATTAGGTTAGACTCTGCTTTCAATCTCTCTGGGTGAAGATTTATTTTAGTAATCTCACCAAGCTCAGACTCAATGGTAGTAACGTGTTCCCACTTTTCATCATAGAAGTGTTGCTTCTTAGTTACTGGTTTTTCCTTTGTTTTGCTACCACTACCATAGAAACCACTATTGTTGTAGTTTCTATTACCATAGTTCCAAGACTTATAATTGTTCCTGTATTGACCATACTGAGTACCGTAGTAATCATCGTTATAGTCGTATTCAGTAACAGATGGATCTCTTTCTACAACAAGCTTTTCCCAGTCAATTTTAATAACGGCATCAGCAAGTTGTTCAAGGTATACAATATCTTGAAGCTCATTGAATGTATGCTCATTTTGGTAACCAACTGAGATATTTGTACACTCAGGAAATATTTTAATAAATTGTGCTGAGTCAGTATAAAGACCAGTTGGGTCTGGTTCAAGCTTTAATGTACTAACTGAGTTTATCTTAGAAGAAAGGTCTTTAGCGAAGTTATCAGAACAGCATCGAGTGCCGAATTGAAAGCTAATTACCGATTTAGTACCGCGTCTATCGAATGATATACATTTTTTGATATGTGGGTAAATGTTTGTTGTTTTTAGCTTTTCTGCTAATTTTTTAGAGCCGACACAACCGACTTCTTCACCTAAGAAAAAATAGTATAAACCAGGTATTTTCTTCTCAATCATATGAAGCATGATGGTTACACCAGCTTTATCGTCAGCACCAAGAATAGAAGTACCATCAGTTTTGATAATATTATTATCAAATACGTGTTTTACAGGGCAATCAGCCTTAGTGGCTGTATCTAAATGAGAAGCGAACATTGTTGTTGTAGTTCCAATCTCTATGTAAAGATTACCAAATTCATCCGTATTCAATTCCTTAGGTAGTAGTGGCAACACCGCACTCTCAGTCCCATGTGGGTAAGTGTGACTTGTCAGTTTAAGGAATGTTTGTTTAATGTTCATCTTTCAACTGGATATTTTTATAAATCCTACACAAATATAAGGACATTCTATACAATAACCAAACATTTATCTATAAATGTTAAATCTGAATTCCAACGCTATAATTTTAATATATAAGTCATATGCAAGAAATTAACTACAATACCCAGAATGGTACAGTAATCATTGAGGATCAGTTCAGTACTACCCTTGATTTTTCACTCGTTAATCAACAACAGATAGTGTCCGGTAGTGGACTAACTGATGTGATTAAATTCTGTGAATTGTATGATATGACCACCAATGAGACAGAAAATCGATATTTAGAGAGATGGTGGAGAGCATCCGTTGATAACGGTGTGAACTATTCTGAATGGTATCAAATTACCACTAAGAAAAGTGAAGAAACTGTTACAGGAGCAACTACTTCAATTGTATATAAGAAGAATTACTTTGATATAAGCGATTTTCCTAATCTTGACCCTTCTGCTACATCAGCTATTCAAATAAAATGGGTTAGAAAAGGTATTTCATTATCTGGAATCATTTCAATAAAAGAATATAGTATCGAAGGTGATATAGAAAGACTTGAGACAACTGAACCTACTATTAAGTTATCAGCAACACAGTCTGTTATTTACTCACCACCTTATGTTTATAAAGTATTTAGAATAGATGATATAGAATTACTATCATCAAATAACGATTCAATTAAAACTGAATGGAGATATACACAAGATAATAAAAGAAACTGGACGAAGTGGGAACCACTTAATAAAGATAATGCTATTAGCGCACGTATTAATCCAATAAGATTCTTTGAGGTTGAATATCAATTTACAAACAAAACAACAAGTGATGTTTATATTTATGATTTCAATATCATCGGTGACTTTCAAAATGTTTCATTGGATTATTTAAAATCTAATTTATTTGGAATAAGAGATAATGCTCAGAGTATAATTGCATCATTCTCAAACACAGCGAATGATAGTGATTTACCACCGTCTGATGGTGGATTTTTAGACGTGTCTAAATATTGTGGGCCTTTAACAGATTTAATAAAGCCGTTGAATGATGCACAGAAGAGTCAATTATTTAAACCATATGCTTTGAATCAAGCAACTGATTTGTTAAACGTATTAGCAAATCAAGCAACAAGTATTCTTGGATTCGATGTTGTGTACTTTGCTACTGATGCTGATTCAAATGGTATTGACCACACGTTCCACGAGTATCAATTATTAAATGTTGCTTGTGATGGTGTAGTTAAAGTTTCTGTTGACCAGAATAACTTCCCTGATAATCAGATAGTAATGAATCAATTTGATTTATCATTATTCGATACATTTGAAATACATATTACTAAAGAAAACTTTAAGAGTATCTTCGGTGTTCAACGTAGACCACACAAAGATGACTTCTTATATTTTCCGGAAATAAGTAGAATGTTTAGAGTTGAACACGCACAACCATTCAGACAGTTTAATAATGCATCTATTTACTATAAAGTAATGCTTAAGAAATGGAGCCAGCTTGCGAATGTTCAAATCACTGATGTTGAAATTTCTAATAAGGTTAAAGAACTTACTAAGAATTCAACTATTGATGAATTATTTGGATTAGAAGCAACTAATGATTTAAAAGATGTTGCTAACAAAGACCAATATAGAACTCTTACAAGAGATGTTGTAAGACATAAAGTTTTAGCTAAGATAAATAAAGAACTTATTGAGAACTCAACTCTTGTATTAAGCAAATCAAACTATGATATGAATTCAGTTACTTATGATACTCCTGCTGTTACATACACATCTGCTGATTCTTTATTACAGAAGGGTGATAACAGAGCGTTTATGTTATGGTTTAAATTGAATAACTATGTTATCAATGAGAAATATAATTTCATCAATAATTATGATGATGTGAATGAGGTTGGTTATAGAATAGATTTAGAAGCTGATAACATTAACTTTACTTACAATGGTACTGTATCGCAATATAACTTATCTGGTTCTACTGCATCAACCGCTACGGAATTAAGCGAAGATGTTTGGTATTGCTACCTATTAAATCTTGACCAAAGACAAGGTAAAATAACTCATTACATATACAAACGTAATGTATCAATAGAAAGTGATGCTGGTAATCTTGGTTCATCTAAGTTGTTATTAGTTAGTACATATGAAGCAGATATCACACCGTTTGAATTCGCATTGGAAAATGTTGAAATGTCAGTGTTAGGTTCTGATTCTAATATGACCAACATTAGATTATTCAATGATGTTATAGCAGAAGATACTCATAACAAAGTATTGAATCAAACAATCATAAGAGACTCATCAGCGTTGATATTCGGAGATAATGCAAACTCAACTTTAATTCTTCCGTCATTCGACATATAAATTTTAATATATAAACTATGGACAAATTCAGCAAAATTATAAAGAAAAAACCAGCGTCACCAACTGACGAACCAGTTATATTTGAGAATGACTTTTTAAAAGTAACTAACTTTGAGGATTGGGTAGTGGTAGAAGAACCTAATGTTGTTGCTTGTTTACCATATTTAATTGAAGAGAATCAAATTATTGTTAGACAAGAATATATACCTACTTTCAAAAAAGTAGAAGGTAATGACTATTTCCTAACTGTTGTTGCTGGTAGAATTGAAACTGGTGAATCTCCTGAGCAAGCTTTGAAAAGAGAACTTGAAGAAGAAGCTGGTATTGTTCTTAGAGAAGGATATCAATTTGAATTTGAAAGACCCGTGTTTGCTTGTAAAACAACTACATCACAATTTTATTATTGTTTAGTGCCTCTTACTGAAAATGACTACCACGAAGTAATCGCGAGAGGTGATGGTACTAAAAATGAAAGTATCAGTAAGTCAGTTAAGGTTGATATTAAATATAGAGACCATTTGAATCCAAGTGATTTAATAACTGAATTGTTATTAGCTAAGTTAAGAGTTTATTTAGCTGGTAAATAATTAATTGATATAAACCCAACCCTCAACAGCCTGGTTAAATAAAACCATAACAGTGTTAGAATCTAAATATCTAACTAATCCTTCTATTTCGTATAATGAGTTATCTGTTACTGTTACGCTTGGAAACTTATCTAAGTTATGTGTTATCAACCAATTTGTTATTGGTGTTAATTGATGATACTGAAAAGATGATTGTGAAAATCTCAAATCAATATAATCTATAATATCCTGATTTATATCACCAGATGGTAATGTAGCTTTAATATCTTCAATAGCTTTATTAGCTATTTGTAGAGCTACTGATGCTTCTTGTGACGTTGAGAAATCTAATATGGTTGGCTTTGATGATGAGTCCTTTTTAATCTTAACAGTTGGACCATCGTGCCATATAGCTGTTATAGTTTTAACAAAAATCTCATGAACAATATTACCGTTTTTATCTTTGAAGAAAACAGCAGTATCACCAGTTGATGGTTGTACAAGGAAGTTTGTTCTTATAAAGTTAGCCATTGTTAAGACGTTACATTTAATATAACATAGTTAGTAAGGTCAACTGTGTTAGCAGCAATGTCGGTAATATCAAACGTAACAGAATATGTTCCTGGTACTGTGATATAAGTAAGTGGTGTATTTGCAGTTCCAGTAACAATAATGTTTGATGCTGTAAGTGTGATTAAACCATCACCTGCTGTACTACCAGTAAGACCACCTCTGTTATCATATACATAATCAATTGTGTAGTTGATGATATCAAGCTTAGTGATAGCACCACTGTATGTACCAAGTGATATAGTAGCAGAGTCAAAGTAGTCACCTTGGTCTGAGTTATAAGGACCAGCAACAGTAGCACCAACCAATGTGATATCCGATGTAAAATAAATTATAGGATCCAATAAATCGGCTCTTGGGTCAAGGTCTTGAATAACTCTATCAGTACCTTCAGTAGCCCATGATATTAATGATTGTGCTTGTTCAGCATTAAATTCGTCAGTAAAATCAAGGTAGATATAACCTAAAGATGTATCATCGATAATTAAAATCTTACCAACTCTCTCAATAGAAGAAATATTCTGTAATTGAATATATGCCATCGGCACACCACCTAATGGTGGAACTGCGTTTGTACTATTTAAAATCGCAATAGATTCACCCGGAACCCATGTAACGATGTCTGTATATGCTAATCCAGAGAAAGCCATATCCTGACCACTCGTAGAGTTAAAGAATGAATAAGTCTCATCAATAACAGCACACATAACTTCTATCGTAACTGAATAGTCTTGATTTGGATTGTGTAAGTATATCTGTTTAACTCTGTTTGTAGAGTTACCAGAAAGAGTTAAAACAGTATTGAAAGCATACATTCTTGAGAAATCATCAAAATAATTGTACTGAACGTAGTTTTCTGTTTCTATTTTAGCTTTAAGTTCATATTTAGCAGTAAGACATAGTAAATTAGCATTGTCACCCATACCTAAAAAGTTAAGTAAGTAGTTTGATTGACCAGGTTTTAATATGATACGACTTGTTAATACTTGTTTATATGGTATTCTGATGAATCCCAATGGCAATTTCGCAACAGTGTTTGAACCCTCAACCGCTATTAGGTCTGAGCCATAATACTTGATTACGTTATTGTTATTACCAAGAAGTCTATTACTACCACCACAACATGACATATGAATTATTTGCTTTTTATTATATATTAAAAAGCCAAAATAAAAAACCCTGAACTTTAGTTCAGGGTTAGTTATCTTCATCACTTTCGATAGGATCTATGAAAAATAAAGTAGGGTCTTTGTCTTGAAGCCAATCTCTTGCCATCATCAACCACTTAGTTTGTTCTCTAAGCCATTCTTTAGCTATTTCATATGATTCGCACTGATTAAGAATCATAGCGAAACGGTCAAAGTCACCTTCGTACATTTCAGCAATCTCTTCTTTTGAAAGAGTTTTCATATATACACCTTTAACATAAGCCATAGTCATAGCAAATAACGGGTGTCTGTGATACTTTAATGCAAATGCTTTTCTATCATTCATATCTAAATAAACTTGATAGAAACCAAGTATTTCAGCTTCTTTATCAGCAATAGCTTTTTTGGCTATCTTGATGATTTTATTGATTCTTTCGTGCGCCTCTTTCTCTTCTTCTGGGATTTGTCCAAGAATATCATCAATTTTGTCTTGTAAGATATAACCAATAATAATATGCTCACGGTATAAGTCCTCAGTCAATAAACCGTGTCTCTCACAATACCATGGTGTTTTAAGCTTAAATAAGAAGTCGTGACCATTTTCGTCAACAGCTTGTACAATACAACCCTCTTTATCAGTTTGCTTTGCAACTAATTCAATTAGGTGGTCAAGACCATCGAAATCATCTTCAAATGGTGCGATTTTAATCTCACCAATCTTATCTAAATGATCCTTTAAGTCAATGTGCCTACCAGTCTTATTGTCTCTTAGACGCAATAATATTAAGTCCTCAGTTGTGTATCTAAGAACTATTCTATTATGTGGTGCAACATATTCAAAAATAGGCGCGATATCGTTATCTAAGCACCAATCAACAAGTGATTTGATTTGCTTATTAGTTTTGTAAACTCTGTTGATACCATCAGCTTGGTCATTATCAAATGACATCTTTGACTTACCGTATATTTTACCATTCGGTAATTTGATAAATGAAGCAATAGAACCATCTTCTTTGTTATTAACATACTTTATTTTGTAGTTCTTAACAATAGAATACATAGACTCTGGAACTTGATTTAAGTTAAAGAACTTCTCAAGTAAAAGGAAACGATTAAAGATTGTTCCATCTTCATTGAAGACGAAAGTTAATCCTCTCATTTCATATGCTTTGATTTGTGGCTTATCTGCGATTGGTTTAACGAAATCGCTATACATAGCAAGACGATAGTTAAAGACAGATATATTATATCCATCTAAAACCAGCTTAGTCTCATAGAAACATGGTGATTCCTGAGCGCACATTTCAACGCACTCATCATATGTTGGTATGTTGTGTTTTACCACGACTGATTCGTTCATACTAAATTTATCTCTTTCTTTAAGCCACTTCATTTATACAAATATAATTAATTTCCGGACAATATCCAAATATATATTAAAATATTTACTATCCTACGACTTTCTTCTTCAATTCAGATAGGTCTAAGTTGTACATATCCTTCGGATCCGTTGCCTTTAATTCATTAATTTCTTCCTTCTTTATCTTGAAGTCTTCTCTTAATTTATCAAATAACTCTTTAGTTAAAGACCAAAGTGGCATACGTAAAAGGTAATCAAATGAATCATCAATCTTTGCTAATTCTAAACTAGCAATATCATTAATAAGTTCTTCCTTCTTTCTATTCTTTATTTCTAACTTACCATCTAAAATTGCTTTTATAAATTTACCTCTATTCGATAAAACATTTACTTCATGTTGTAATTTATCCAACATAAATTTCTTTCTCTTGTGATAGTATATTAATCTAAAGTCAACAAAGTATTTTACTATTTGGTCAGGTGAGTCAAATATTTTTAATTTACCAAACTCATCCAATGTTGTGTAGATTTCTGTTTCTGCTTCTTCTAATCTTAGTAATTTCCATAGTCTATCTTCTTCAAGATATTTAGCTAAAGATTCTCTGTTGAACTTAATAGTGTAATCAACTTTATCTTTACTGTTATCATCGTAACCAGCAATTGCTTTCTTCTCAACTAATTCATCCAATATCTCTTCATACTTTTCATATGTCATTGATGGTGGAAGTTCTGATATTTTAACCGTTGATGTATTAACAATTTCGTAAATACCTCTGATAATCCAACGCTTCGGGTTATCAGTATCTTGTATGTATGTTCCTTTGAAGTCAGGTATAAATGGTTTTATACTACCTACTTTTTTATCTCTCAATACATTTTGACAAGCTTCGATGATGTCCTTAGGATTTCTATTCAATACGTTTGATGAAAACCCTACCGCAATTCCAGAAGAACCATTTAATAAAACGGTTGGAATAATTGGTAAGAAATATCTTGGTTCAATTACTTCACCCTCTTCTTCTTTGAATTTAAGTAATTCGAAATCCTTATAAAGTAATCGGAAGTTTTTATTTAATTTAGTACCAATATAACGTGGCGCACCAGGCTCAGGGGCGCGAAGAGAACCAAACTGTCCGTCTTCTTCTAATAATGGCATATTGTTTTTAAACTTCTGAGCCATTGTTATTATTGAACTCTCAAGTGAAGCATTACCGTGATGATAGAATGCATCTGAGGCTACTTTACCGGCTAATTGAAACACTTTAAGGGTCTTCTCAGATCCGGTTTTCCATATACCACTTGATACGTGTATGATTTTTCTTTGCGTTGGTTTAAATCCATCAATTACTGATGGAATAGCTCTCGATTCTATTGTGTAGAGAGAAAACTCTTTATACTCATCCGCTAAAAACTGTGAAATACTCTTGGATTCTAACATTCAAACTTTTTATTTTTTAAAAATATAACTTTTACACTTTTATTCCCTTTCCCGACAAAAGTTTAGAAAGGTAAAATGCGTAATGGCATATATAATAAAAAAGACACTTCACCAATTATATGAGCATTGAGAGCAAATTTAAGAAGTTAGATGATATAGAACACGTATTGAAGAGACCAGGAATGTATATCGGGTCTATTAAGCCACACACGGCTAACAAATACCTTCCTAACAAGGAAAGTAAAATGGAGCTAACTACAATTACTTATAATCCAGGATTTTTAAAAGTATTCGACGAAATTATTACAAACTCAGTCGATGAACACAAACGTTCTGGTTCAAAATTGAATACAATTAAAGTATCAATAAATAATGGTACTATTGTTATTTGGGATAATGGTGGTATACCAGTAGTAAAACATAAAGAACATAAAGAGTGGATTCCAGAAATGATATTTTCAAATCTGAAAGCTGGTTCAAACTTTAATGATGATGAATCTAGGACTGGTGCTGGTACAAATGGTGTAGGTTCTACATTAACTAATATCTATTCTAAACAATTCATCATTGATACCTGTGATGGTGAGAACCAGTACAGTCAGGCGTTCTCTAATAATATGAGAGACAGGACTCAACCTAAGGTTAAAAAGGCAACTAAGAATTTCACACAAATATCATACACACCTGATTATGAAAAATTCGGTATGAATGGTATAGATGAATCACATATGCGTTTGTTGCATAAGCGTGTACTTGATATCGCTGGTTGTAATCCAAGTATAAAAGTATATTTCAATGATAAATTAATTCAGATTAAAACATTTGAGGATTACGTTAAGTATTACACACCAAAGTATTTCTTTGAAACAACAAAAGATAAATCATGGTCTTTAGCGGTTGCTCCATCTGATGATGGATTCAGACAAATAAGTTTTGTTAACTCTACTGATACATATGACGGTGGTACACATACTGATTATGTTTTAAACCAAATATTAACCAAGCTAAGAGAATACTTTCAGAAGAAACATAAAGTTGATGTTAAGCCATCTGAATTGAAGAACCATTTATTTATTTTCTTAAATGCTACGGTTGTCAACCCGGCATTCTCTTCACAGACTAAAGAGAAATTAATCACAGAGATAAAAGATTTCGGATATCAATTCGAAGTTACTGATAAAATGATTAAGGATATTTTAAAATCCGAAATTGTAGATTTAATTTTAGATTGGATTCAACAAAAGAAAGCGGCTGATGATAATAAATTGGCAAGAGAACTTAATAAAAATTTATCTAAAATAAAAGTAGATAAGTTAATTGATGCTAAAGCTAAAGATAGATGGAAATGTAGTTTAGCTTTATTCGAGGGTGATTCAGCATCATCAGCATTTAGAAAATACAGAGACCCACAATACCAAGGTGCCTTTTCTTTACGCGGTAAATTCGTAAACGCAACAGAGATGACTAACGTTAAGCTTGTTGCTAATAATGAAGTTGTAAACTTAATGGGTGCGTTGGGATTAAAATTAGGACAGAAGGTTATACCAGGTACGCTAAGGTATGGTAGAATTTTATTCTATTGTGACCAGGATTATGATGGTTATTCAATCGTAGCTCTATTAGTTAATTTCTTATATAAATATTGGCCAGAATTATTTGAACACAAAATGGTATTCAAAGCTGAAACACCGATTGTGGTTGCTCAACATTATAAAACTAAAAAGAAAATGCCGTTCTATTCACAAACGGAATATAATGACTGGTTAGTTAATGCGACTACGAAGGAATGGGAAATTAAATATAAAAAGGGTCTTGCGGCTCTTGTTGATGATGAGTATAAAGAGATTATCAATAACCCTCGATTGACATTATTAACAAGAGATGAGTTATCATCACAATCATTAAACATATGGTTTGGTAAAGACTCAGACTTGCGTAAAAATGAATTGCTTAAATAATGCCACTACCTTTCTTCACAAATAGTGCCGCATCACAATTAGTTAACTATGAACCAATTTATAGTAATCTATTTGATGCGAAGCTTTATGATAAGGATGTAAATATCCACATATGTTCTGCTGGAATACATAGCGTATCTTTCCACATACATAAAGATTCAGAATCAGTTGTATTGAAAATATACAACGATTCTTCGAATCCATTATACTTTGATGCTGTGCAAGAGCTTAAATACTTATCGATGAATCTACACGATAAAAAAGATGTGACTATACAATCATCATTTTTTAATTTAAAGTTTACTAGGATTGAAGTTACTTACTCACACAATAGTATTGATACAGATTCTTGGATAGTTGAATATGAAATAGAAAGTAAGGAACAATTGAACGCACCAGTAGAAATATTCATTAGAGATAGAAAGATTAAAACTATTGCGTCTTAGACTTCTCTTCTTTAATATCACTTATTGCTTCTTTAACAGCACGTCTGGTAGATTTAACAACATAGTCATAAACACCATATGTGTTATTCTCCGATGGAATCTCATCAAACCATTTAATACCATTTAAAACTTCATCAATTTCTGATGTCCATTTCACATAGAAATCCCAAACATCAGAGTCATTAATTAACCCTTCTATATTTGTTGTTTCAGGATCCTTTAAATATGAGTCTATAAACTCGCTTATAACTGATTCCTCAGTAGAATTAACTGACTTCTGAACTATTTCAACAATAGCATCTTTAAACTCTTGGTCGCTGTTAATTTCATCTTCTGATGGTTTCTCAGCGTCAACATTTGGTTGCTCGTTTAAATCTTCGTTAAATTGTTTCCAGTTTTTCATATTTGTATATATTAATAATCGATATTAAATTTCATTCATGCAACATCATGATATATTACTTATGTATACCATTTGGAGTTATCAAACACTCCATTATACCATATACCACCCCAGAATTCACTCTCCGAGAAGATTCCATTCTCCCATATACCGGAGTACCATTTTGATTTAGAGACGTGAGAAACGATTCTATATCCCGTTGGTAGGGTACTGAATAATACAGGCGTTACAGGAAGTGCAACAGTGTTATCTTGATAGAATACATAAACTGTCGTTTTCTTACCAGGTACAGTATAATCAATATCAACATCTCGAACTTGATAAGCTTTCGGAGCTTCAGTAGTTCCCAATGAAGATGTTCCATTTATATAGTTATCTACTATCCAAAGAGTATCTAAATTATTAAATCTCCACTCACCGTAGAATTCGAACGCATTCGTAGCTGGTGTCGATGCTGTACTTGCAACTATACCATATATCGGTAATTCTTCCATAATACCACCATACCACTTACCGTTACGCATATCGATATTATAAGCTTTACCACCATAGAAATCACCACCCATCCAGATACCAGTATTCCATATAGAATAACTATGTCTGTCTGAAACTTGTGGTTTACCGTTCTCATCTAAATTCAATACTGAGTGGAATTGACCAGCAAACCATTTACCACCATGCCAAATTGCAGGTCGCGAATTAGATGGCTTCGTACCAAATCTTGATACTTTTCCTCTATTTTGAGCCCAAGTACCACCGTACCAAATACCATTTTCAAAATCACCACCGTACCATTTACCATGTAACCAGTAAGCCGGTTTATTTCTTGATGAGAATAGACCATCATTCCATATACCTTCAACCCAAGTTCCACCAATGAATGAACCTTTAGTCCAAACACCATCATTCCAGATACCGTTAAACCATTCACCATCTGACCAATTACCGTTATACCAAGTGCCATTATACCAAGTACCTTCTTTCCAATCACCAGCGTACCAATGACCAGACTTCCATAACGAATATTTTCTATCTTTAACTATCGTATCAACTTTAGCTGATAGTATCTTATTATCAACCTTCGTCGAATCCCATGTACCACCATACCAGTCACCACCAAGCCATTCACCAGAGTACCAAGTACCACCAAACCAACGACCACAGAACCAAGTACCCATGTACCACACAAGTCCATTTTCATCTTCACCAATAATTGCATTGTCAATCTCAGCTTCAAGCAACCATGAATATTTCTTCACAATTGTTTCTAAGCTCAATCCATCAACCAAATTAAATTTGAATTTAGTTAAGTCGATGTTTACTAATTTATATTTGAATCCTTCTAAGATTACATTCTCAGGAAGAATTGCAACTGAACGTTTTGTTTTCTTATCAATACCAACATCAATAATATCTACTGGTTGATAATTAAAGAATGGATCTTTCTTAAAGTGTTCTATTGTACCGATATCACCAACTGTAAACGAACCAGATAGAATGTCAACAACAAATGTGAACTTATCAATAATTGATTTAACAGTTAGATAACCATTATATTGCGGGTTCAGATAATAAGAAGAACCCGGTGCAGGTTTCAATGTCAATAGGAATCCATCCATTACAGATAGTCTATGTTCTTGTAATGTATTTACAATAAGATATCCATTAACATCCTGTGATAAGTAATTTATATCAGCCAAAATTTGCTGAGTTAATCTTACAGTATTGAACGCTAAGTGATTGTTATCATCAACATATACGATACCAGAAATAGATTCTTTTATATCATGGTCAGCAGTAAAAGCTAAAGCATATGAATCAGTAGGAAATTTAAAATTAAGCTCTCCTTGAAGATTACTAAAGCTCCATGAATTTGGAATAGTAGTCGTATCATCTTGACCGAACTTCATATTGTAATTCTTAAATGATTTGGTCTTTTGAATATTACTTAACTCTTCTAAGTCATGTGATATTTGGTCAAGTCTATTTCTTGATAACACATTAAATGTTGAAATAGTAATACCTGTTGAGTAGTTAACCTTTTTATGAAACTCTAATACATACCAATCTTGTGACTCATCATAGAACTTATCAGTAATTAATAATTTCTCGCTGTTCACTGTTGGGTTTGCTGAGTAGTTAACATCAACATCTAAGAAAGTCCACTTGTAGAATGTTTCCCATTCATTTTTAAGACTTGGACTAAAGTAAATCTTATTTGTACCAACATTCGTATCGATATAAATACCGTTGAATGATGATGTACCACCAGATAAATCACTAAATGGTACGCTTGAATATCTTGGTAATGCTTTGAACTCTTTACTAGCTGTAAATGTAATAGGGTCTATATTATTTAAATAGCCTAATAAATTATACGTAGGTTTGAATCCAAAATCAAGGAATGAATCCTGATAATACATACTATATGGTATCGCATCAATAACAACTTCAGTACCCATATTATAATATGCGGTGAAGTTATTGAAAATTGGTGATAGTGTTAATAAACTACCCTTAACAACTGTTACATAACCAACACCAACTGGGTGGTCATTGAATCTTGTACTGAAATCAATAAGTAAATTGTTAAATGTATTTAAATTCGTAATTGTAATTGTATCAGTTGATGCTTTTAATTCAGTTAATATATTCTGAGCAAGTTTAGTATAGCAATAGAAATATCTTATACCAGAAATGATATCAATTCTATTAACCATAAAGTTAGCTTTAACAACAGAAGATTCTAATAGTAATATCTCACCAACTAATGCATCTAATGTATTTGATGCTACTACTAATATATCATCACACGCATATATTGTGTATGGTGAGCTTGGTGCTGTTATAGAAGCAGAACCAACTATGAAATTTGATACTTTATATTTATTAATAGTAGGTGCTAAATCAACTACGATAGCTGGATCCATTGTCATTGAACTTGATGTAAATGATAATGTATTAGTAGAACCAATTTTTCTAAACGTACTAGAGAATTCTATTTTATTAGTATCATCCAATTGGAATAATGCTGAATATGTATAGTAGCTCCAAGTTTTCAAACTGTCCTTGTAATAAGATAACCAGTTGTATTCATTAGTAGATGCTGTTATAGTAATAGATGTAGTAGCCGCAGTAATATCAATTGAGTTTGGTATTCTATAAATCTGATTGTCATCAAAGAAGTTTAGCTTACCCGCAATTTCATAATCTAAGAAAAGTAATTTAGACTTTAATGAATCGATAAACGCAGTTGTTAATATTGATTGAGTAGCTGCTGAATAAGTAGCACTGAATAATTCAGAGTTATCACCAGCAATTTCCAATGATTGATTATTAAAGTTATATAGTTTATTAATATTAGGAATAGCAGAACCAAATGCAGTAGCATAAGAACCACTCATAGATATAATATTAGAAACACTACCAACTGTTTGGAATTGGTTTATATTGAAATAGAATAAATCATCAATTGATGCGAAGTAGAAAGACGCAGTGTTAGCCGCGATAGTATTAACCTTACCAACTGGTTGATTGTAATCTAAATATAAATACTCATGTTCAATAAAGTTATTGATGTTGTGTACAATGATATTGTCTCTATTAGTAACAAGTATCATAGATTCTTTCGTAGTAGATATAGTTCCAAATGAAGCACTACCTGACCAAGTTAATGACCAAGGATTTGTTGTACCCCATGTATATGGTATAATGTCATTGATGTCATCAACTAAATCAAACTCGTCATCATCATCAACAATTTTCTTAACTGTACGTTTATAAACTGACCACTCGCCATTAGCGAATTCAAGCTCTAAGTAGATACCAGTATCACCACCAATATAAACCTTATTGAAGTTGTAATAAATAACCTTGTTGTATTTGAATCCTTCGAATTCATCAATTACAATAGGTGTCCAAGAAATACCACCATCTATCGTTTCGAAGATTGTGTTATACTCACCAACAATAAATCCTCTAAGATTATTGAAGAAGCTAATTGAACATAAATTATTAAATGTATTAAGTGAAATTTTATCAATTTCATATGTAAGTTTATTAACTCTCAATAAAGTTCCCTCATCACCCACTACCCAATAGTAGTTATTAGTTTTAGAGATAGACCTTAAGTTAACTTTATATTTATTCTGTATTATGTTTGGAACATTATTCTGAACATTTAATATAACACCGAACTCACCAACTGAAATTTTTCTCTCAGGAATAGAATAGGTATAACCTAAAATCTTCATTGTTTCTGCTGGTATTCTGATGATATCGTAATAATTAATATCCAATACGTTATTGTAATCAACTCTATTTCTTAATATCCAGTTGTGTTTCTCAGTAAATTCGATATAGTCACCATTAACATATAATGGATAGAATCCATTCTTAAGTCTTGATAAATGCCATTGTTTATCAGCATTCACATCACCCATTTTACAAGCGATTGAATATCTGATACAATCTTCATAAGTATCTAAGTCAGATTCTCTAACTAAGGTTCTATCTTTGTAGATATAGATACCATTATCACTACCAAAATAGTAGTATTCTGTGTTTAATGCGTCAGTTCTATTGATGTAGTAATTACCAGTAAAATATGTATCAGGGTCAACAAAATTGCTTAATACAACGAATGTTTTCTGGTTTTTTACTAAAATTCTATGACCTTCTCTAATTCGTATACCATCTATTACTAAATTTATCTTTTGACCAGTTAAACCACCAGGTATAGCATCAGTTGTAGCAACATCTACAAATACGTAATTTTTAACGGATTCGTCAATTATCTTCTCAGGTGTAAATAGATTTTTAAGTGTATGACCATATTCAGCTTTATACTTTGTAAATGCATCATTTGTCGAGTTGTTAATCTCGATTTCATATGGCGCGGCAGAAACCGCCGGAGCGTATGGTGATGTACCAATACCAACGTAATATCCCGATTCATTGGTATAGCCTAATATATCATAGGCATCATCTAATCTGTTTATTGGTAAATATGTGGTACCATGAAGACATTTGGAGTAGTATCTAGTCTTCTCCAATTCTTGCTTTAATAGCTCATAATCTTGTTTCGGTAGTGTATCTTCTTGACGAGTCCACTGCTTAGTATCGATATTCTGTGACCACATTCTAATTTATTAACTTTGAAGTATATATTAAAATGTTCGTCTATGCTTACTTTTTAACCTTGATTTTCCACATAACTTTTTTAGGTTCAAGGTCGATTTTATCTGAAAGTATTGAAACTTTTGACTTTTTAAGTATTTTCTTTATATCTGAAATAAAATAATCGTATTTATAAATATCCACAATGTATTCTGCCACGTTAATTTCATAGTCAGTTTTTTCGGAAAAAATTAGGTCATATATCAGTGCTTCCCTGTCTTTCATTGGTGTGCATTACATTTTAGAGTATATATAAAACAGATTGTGATGAGGTTTTTCATATATACCAATAAAGAAGCAGGAAATCAATATATACTTTATATTCTTTTTTAGGAATTAAAAAAAAACCGATTACATGACCAAACCACGTCAAAATCACAAGAAGAAATCCAATGAGGATTCAGGTGAACACGGTAAAAAAGCTGATAAAAAAGTAGACAAAACATTTACATTTCAGTCGAAGTTTAAAAATCAAAAACAAAAAGAATTATTTACTAAAATCATATCAAGTAGGATCACGTTTATCGCTGGTGCGCCTGGTACAGGTAAGACTTATATTGCTTTGATGGCTGCTCTGAAAATGCTAAAGGATGATAAGTTTAAAATAAACCAAATCATCATAACAAAACCTTCAATTGAAGCTGCTAAAACTATGGGTCATTTACCTGGTACATTAGAAGAGAAATTAAGTCCCTATATGTTCTCATTTTGGGCTAACCTTAAAAAATTAGCTGGCTCAGAAAGTGTTACTTATTTTAAGAGTAATGAATTGGTTAAAGAAGTACCCTTAAACTATTTAAGAGGTAATACATTTGGCCACTATGATGATGAAGGTAACCCACTTGGTTGTATTTGCGTTTTAGACGAGGCTCAGAACTGCACAATAGATGAGATGAAGTTATTCATCTCTCGTATGGGAGAAGGCACCAAATTGATTATAATGGGTGATATAGAGCAGTCAGACTTAAAGCTTAGTAAAAGTGATAAATCTGGTTTGGAAGATGCTTTTAATAGATTTCAAGGTATATCTGGTATTGAATTTATGCAATTCACCGAAGATGATATCGTTAGAGATCCATTTCTAATTGAGGTAATGAAGAGATATAAAATTTAATTTTATATCTCTATCATATCGCTAAGGTTATCGAGTGTCATTTGAATTGTGATTGGTTCTGATGGAGCCTCTTCGACTAATTCTAATTCATCATCGTAAGCAGCACTCGGTTCATAATCATATGTGTAATTTTCATCGATTCCCTCTTCTTCGGAAGGACAACTTTCTTGTGCCGTACCATTTGTTTGTATTAAACAATAGGTTTGACCTAAGCGATTGAAATTTCTAACACACTTAAGATTTGAACAAAAGAATTTAAACGTATCTAAATACGGGTAGAACTCGTAACTACCAACTGGTAGATTAACTTGTAGTTCAAGTGGCGTACTGACACCATTTACATCAAATAGGTTATAGTTATGTGCATCTTGATGTGATTTGGTTATGTAACCATTTTCATTTGCCCATTTTAAGAATAGCTCAGTGTCAGATTCGTCATAGTGATAGATTCTATCCATTACCTTATAAGTAACATTGGTAATAGGATTAAACGCATCCCATAATAAAGCTCTGCCTCTAACTGTTTTCTCTGGTGTGAATAGAACCAACATCTTAGCACTATCGCGATAGATGTTGAATAACTCGTGCATATGTGTATGTCTCATACAAGAAGACCACAATGTACCTCTTTGATTCGATGTATCATCGATGAAGTATGTATTCTCTGAATAATATTTATTTATATCAGACCCTTCTACAATTTCCAATTTGCAGTTTTCGTATTTATATGAATCTGACTTTAATAGATTGACAAACTTTTCAATTTCAACATCATTAATTTTAAATTCAGTAAATGTATTCGGCTTTAGAATCTTATTCACGAACTTACCAGCTTTTACTTGCATTCTACCATAACCATCGAATGGTTCGAATCCTGGTTCATTCTTGTACTGCTCGTATTTCTTTAATGGTAGGTATGAAACCATATCATCTTTTACAATCGACTTCCTAATCCAGTTAAAATCATTTAAATTGAGATATTCCGGACCGCCGTGGCTCAGTAAAGCACAGATTATGCTTCTATTTGCGTTTACTTCTAAAAATTTTTTGAAATTGTTGTCAATTTGGAGTTTCATCATTAATATATATGCTATGAGGTTAATATTAGAGTTTAATTCATTTCGTCATGAAGTAGGTGCTATTGTACTAATAAAGTACTGGTATAACGATATGATAACCCCTGTGAAGATATTAAGCAAGAAAGGTGGATATATCACCGTCTCTCATAACATCAAGGAATCCAAAATTTGGAATGCTCCTGAGCAGAAGATTAAATCAAACCAAATTATCGACATCTACAGGAATCGCAAGAACAATAATTAATTTATCGTTTTCTGAGATTTCCGCATCGCAACCAATAGATTTTAGCTTTTTCAATAACACGTTCAGTTCATGATATATTTTTATCGTGCTATTGTTGTCGAAAGATTCCTTTCTAAAACTAAATTCATACTTAGCTACCTGTCTATCAACTAGTTTGGAATATAAAATTATTTTATCTTTGGGTATATTTGTGGACGAAACTTGAACAAGATTCATGTTGATACTAAAATCAACATCATAGTCCTTCAATGATTGAACTAAATCAAAAATTGTTTTATTGGAAAATATATTTAGTCTCTCAAACATTTTATCTACGAATTAAATCTAAATGGTTAGCAAAGGCTACATCATCTGGATTTTCCATATCTAAGTATTGTTCTTTAACGATAGATATTTCTTCTTCAGTTAATCTATCATCGAAGTAAATTTCTTTCAAAATACCATAGTGAAATTTCTTAGCCGGTACGACATAATCATTATCACTTAATGGTTCGAAAAAGTCTCTATCATTGATGAAGAAATCATCATCACCTTTTTTCTTTTTGGTAGAGCGTCTTGTTTTTTTAGTTACGTTGAATGTATATGGGTCAACAGAGAAGTCTTCTAAACCATAACCTTCGTTGAAACCAGAAGAGTTTTTATTAGCGGTTGTGTGATAGCTACCACCCCAACCATAACCATATTCATAATCATCGTTAGCATATGATTTGTATTCTGTTTTCTTAGGATCTCTTTCAGTTGGTAATGATTCCCAATCAACGAGTAATAGAGCGTGACATAATTTTTCTAAGAAAACTATATCTTGTCTTTCGTTATGTGTGTGTTCTGAATAATAACCAACAGATAAGTTAGTACACTCAGGAATAACATTTACAAACTCAGCAGAGTCGGTGTAAACACCACCATCATCTTTCTTAAGATGTAAGTCACCTTTTTTAAGTTCGTTTATTAAACCGTCAGCAAATGCGTCTGAACAGCTACGAGACCAAGATTGGTGAGTAATTACAGAACAAGTATCTTTTCTATCAAATGAAATGATTCTGTCATACTTTTTAAATTGCTTTACATCTTTAGATGCTTGACCCGAACCAATACAACCAACTTCTTCACCAATGAAGAAATAGTATGTACCTGGTACTTTGTGTTTATGTAACCAAAGTAATATTGTTACACCAGCTTTATCATCAGCACCGAGAATAGATTTACCATCTGTCTCAATGAAGTTGTTTCTGAAAATATGTTTTACTTTAACTTCTTCTTTACACGCTGTATCTAAGTGACAAGCAAAAATAGTTTTACTGTCTTTACCAATCTTGGTATAGTAATTACCGTGTTCATCTATCTTGATGTCTTTAGGTAAGAAGCTCAATAATTGATCCTCAGTGCCGTACGGATACGTTTTAGAAGTAAGCTTTATAAATGTTTTCTTGATATCCATGTTAATAAATATACGGACAATTAATCAATTATCCTAATTATTTTGAGGTTTCTTATTTCCGATTTTAGATTTTCAAATATTGAATGATAAGTACTTTTAAAAATCTTAACACCCTCTGCTAAATCGGCTTCGTTTACATCAGTGACTTTCCAATTTTTTGTGAATGAATTCCAGCTTTGATATTCACAAGCTTGAGCTTTGTTTAACGGAAATGGTTGTATGCTCATAGCATTAACATCATTCGCTACGAGTTGTATTGGTCGTATATGTAAATCATAGTCATAGCCATGTTTAAACCCAAGACTATCGCTACCTATAAACTTTGCTTTGATTGCTATCATGTGAAAATGAAAGAAGAAAAAAAGCCCTCCGTTAAGAGGGCTTGTTATTATTGGGTTGGGTCAACTTGTATTTGTTTGACTTTACCATTCGTCTTAGTGATTGGTACTTTAGTTCCAATTGAAATCATAAGCACTCGACCTTTGATTTTTGATAAGTCTAAACTATCGCAGTAACCATCAGTTAATACAACTGTGTTGAACTCATTGAATCGCTCTGCTACTAAGTTGATAGCTGGTTGTAAAACCGTACCACCAAGTCCCTTGATAGGTAAAGAAGCAAGCTTACGTTTGTTCTTAATGGTTTGAATCCATTTTACATCAGTATCAGCTTCAATCAAGTTTACCTCGATATCGTTACGGTAGATGTAAGAAAGTACTTTCTCAAATGTACCACCCATAGATCCTGATGTATCAAGAATACAGTTAATCTTAGTTTTAACCTTACGGTTACCTTTCAGACCAGAGATACCACGGCGGTTAGGCTTAGTGATAGTTCTTTGTTTAGTAGTACCAAAGATTACACTTGAGATAGAACGTTTAATCTCACGTAAGTAATCTTTACGTTGCTTACGAAGCTTGTTAAGAGTTGTCTCCATGTTACCGGAAGCAAGACCACGAGCGGCAAGACGTTCCATGATGTCTTTCACCATTGTCTCACGCAATTCCTCAGGAATTTCGTCTACCATGTGATTATCAAGATATTGACCATCATTGTTATCCATAGAGTCAAAGATAGACTCTAAAGAGTGAGTGTCCATATTTCCTTTTTCGTTCTTAGGGTTTTTACCGTAAGGACCGTAAGATGGTTTACCAGAGCTATCAGTCTCACCTTGACCAGAACCATTACAGTCTGGGCATGGTTGTTGAGTACCTCCACCACCACCTTGGCTTTGATTTTGGTTATGATTGTGTTGACCATCACCTTGACCATCACCTTGACCTTCGCCCTGTCCTTGACCTTGACCTTGACCATTTTGTGGGTCTTGGCCATCTTGACCCTGACCTTGTCCTTGTCCCTGCTGTCCTTGACCTTGTTGGTTTTGTTGACCTTGTCCTTGACCCTGTTGCTGTTGTTGCTTACCAGAACCATTACAAGACTTACAGTTGCTATCGCACTTTTTCTTCTTGTCGTGTTCTTCTTTCTTATCTTTCAACCACTCGTATAATGGTTCAAAGATTAATTTATCTTGATATTCTTTTGGTACGAACAAAGCCATGTTCTTACCTTTATCGTCTTTAGGAATTTCAACGAAGTCGTGGTTGATATCTTCCCAGATGATATGATTGATAATCATATCTTGAGCGATATTCGCAAGCTTCGGATTGTACTGTCCGGTTACAGTACGACGAGGGTGATTAAATAGTAAGTGGAAATCTTCGTGAAGAGTGATGAAGTTAACTTCTTTCTGAGAAAGCTTATCTAAAAACTTTGGGTTGTAATAGAAGTTCATACCTTTAGCTGATACGTTTACTCCACAAGTACCCACACTCTCTTGTTCGTGAAAGTTAACGAAGAGGTTAAACTCACCGTAGTACGGTAAATTAACTTTTAAATCAATTAACATTTGCTGAATACCAGCTAATAATTTCTCGTGTATGTCTTTTACTATCATAGTGTTTTTTTATTTGTTACAAATATAAGTTATTTTATCCGATTGTGCAAGGAAGTTTCGTTAATTTTTTGAAATATCCGTTATTTTTTGGTCACGAATGTTGGATATTGAAAAAGCGTCCACAATGTCGCTATCCGACATACCATCTGTATATTCCTGATACTCAGCATTATACACGATTGGATTACCCTTTTCGTCACATCCAATATGGACAAGTGCAGGTGACTGCCAATCTCCACCACAAGAGATAGATACGCGATTTTTGGACACTTCTACGATTTCGTAGTTCTCTAAGTCTAAATTTTCAGCACCAGACCACTCATTCCCATCGAATTGGTCTATCTGTGGCCAACCTTTTAACTCTTGTAGCTCATATACAAAGTTACTGATGTTATCTTCTGTGATACCGTTAGTAAATTCGCTATTAGACTTAATCTTATTTAATAGTTGAACTCTAACATCAAAATTCTCAGATACTTCAACATCGCTATAATCATTAGTGATAACAGTAGTATAATCACTATTAGTTTCTAACTTAGTTGAATCAGTGATGTGTGAATATTTATTCGCATCTTCTGTTGCTACTGTTTTTGTTTTATTGAAATACTGATTGGTTGTAGTAACAATAACTCTATGATTTCTCCAATCACTATCAGTAGTATTTGTTACAGTGATGTTATTCTTACCTGTTGCTTGATTAAAGCCAAGGTCAATAAGAATAGCTAATTCGATATCTTCTTTATCTGAATCATCCATGAAGTCTTCGATAGAAATCATTCCACCTTGGTCGTCATTCCATGCTTTCTGTAACTCAGGTGATGAATTAATTAAATCAGCGATGTTGCTATATGAACCAACTGCTACTTCAAGAGAGCCATCATCTGTTTTCACAGTTTGTGTTCCTTGTTGATTAATCTGCATCCCATTACTATTTGGGTTTACATTCACTGGATTAGTAGTGTAAGGATTACCAAATGGCATTACTGTGTTTGGTCCCACTTGAGTGTTACCACCCATTCCCATCGGAGCAACTTCATTCACAGCATCGAATAATCCGATTGATTGACGAATTTCGTTATCCATTTCACTTGAACCAGTTTGAATAGAAGCACATAATTCTTCTTTCTTCTTATCGATGTATAACTCAAGATTAGCATCGTGAACAAACCCTGCTTTAGTTAAGTCAAGTTTTAATTCGTGGTATGCTTTGTACATACCTTTCAATGAAATACGAGCGCCATTTTTTAACTTCTCAATAGTTTCAGCATCGATACCTGGTTGCTTCCATGTAGACTCACCTAAACCAGCACTTGCGATTTCAAGCCCTAGCTCAGCTAATTCTTTCTTCACGTCTTCTGGTATAACTGTGTTTTTGAAATCATCTTGTGTATATGAATCAGCAGCACGTATGATTAATACTTCCATGCTTGCATTTTCTTCATTCATTACACCAACTGCGAAGCCATAACCATTTGCTGGTTTCTTAGGTTCCATTTGACCAAGACGAGAATATAAAACTTCTAAATCAGTCTCAGATTGTTTAGCTCTCTGTTCAGCTAATTTAGCTTCGTATTGATATTTTTTAATATCTTTTTGTTTCTCTGCGATACGCTCTTTTAATTCAGCGATTTTATCAGCGTTCATTGTATTCATAGACTCAGCAATCATCTGAGCAGCATATGATATTTTAGGTTCTTCTTTTACTTCTTCTTCGTGTGTTTCTTTCTCTTCTGCTTTTTCTTCGATACCCGCAAGAAGTTCATCAATTTTATTTACAGAACTTTCATTCTCTTCGTGTTGTTCTTCTTCTTTCTCTTCTTCGTGTGTTTCTGTTTCATCATCGTCACCGAATAATGAATTTAACTTATCTAAGTGAGTATCGTTCACTTCAATCTCTTCTTCTTTTGGTTCATCTTCGAATAATGACATAAGTTTGCTGATTGGTTTTTGTTCAACTTTTAATAAATGAATATCCATCAAGTCGCCTACTTCTAATGCTTCGTGTTTAAGCATAGCAGTACCGTTCATTGAGTCTTGTCTCATATCTGAGTAAAGTATTTTACGCGGTGTTGCTTCATCATCACTGTTTGATAAAACTAAATATACTTCTGTGTTCTCAATAATTTCTTCAACTACATAGAACTCATTACTACCAACACGATTGTTTGCTTTTTTTCTTTCAACCATTACTACACGAGTACCTGGGATAGAATAGCATAAATCATCTAAGCTATAAAGCTTCAAAACAACTTCTGCTAATTCACCTCTACTGGTTCTACCAATCTTTAAACCAGTGTTTGCTACATCACGCACTTTATCAATTGCATCATCACGCTCAGTGGTTTTCTTCTCAGTATCTTGACCTAAGATATCATCTATCTTAGAGAATGGATTACCTAAATTATTTTTTAAATTTTGTGAAGCACTTTGATTATGAATGCCCATTGCTGTTGACATTAAACCCGGAGGAGGTGTACTTGAATTACCAAGATTAGCTTGTAATATTTTATTAGCTGTGTATTCAACATCAGTAACACTATATCTATCTTGAGTGCAGTCGCTTGACTCATAGAAATCCCAAGTAGTGTGATTACTATCTTCTTCGATAGAACCATCATTCACTTTATCTGCTACATCACTTAGCTCAGAATTTATTCTTGCTGTATCACTCTCGTCTAATGAGAATTTAGAAATAGTTTCATCAGTAAGAGACATTCGAATCACACCGTTGATTAAGTCTACTTGTGCTATCATCTTAGCATATAGTGTACCTAATATCTGACCAATTTCGATATAAGCACAACCATTAAATAGTTGACCATTGGTTCCGTGAAAATAGATTGATCCTTGCTGTGTTTTTGAATTTATCATATTTTATAATTTAGTGTTTTTTAATTTAGTGTATAAATATACGGACTTTTTTCCTAATTTACAAGTTTATTGATATTATAATCACGAATATCTTGTTCCAGTAGACTGTAATACTCTGATATCTCTATCGTTTCTAAGTTATTAACAAAAATCATCTGATGATTGTTATAAACTTTTACGATATTATATCTTTCATCATCTTTCAGAGCCAGTGGGAATTTACTGTCCGAAATACCGAAGTATGTCCTATTGTTTGATATTAATGGTTTACTCCAATCACCAACAAAAATGAAATCAAAATATGGTTCATATATAGTGAAGTCATTAGATACTGGATTAATTTGCTTAAGATTTTCTAAATCAATGTTGTTGTTTGAATTTCTTTTATTTAGGTTGATTGAGTCAAGTGATAATACTTTATTTGCACGACTAAGTATGCTAAGTATATTATACTTCACTTCTTGTCGCGTTACACCAGTTGAACTCATACTAGTGAATAATAATATGTTTATTTTACCTATAAACATTATGTGAATATAAACCAGGTTTTCTTAAATTCTTTATCACAGCTATTACATTTAGCCATCTTCACACACTTACCACTACCACCTCTATAAGCTTCACTATCATCTATGAAATCACCTGATAAGACATAGTTAGTATGCTTACAAAATAATCGTTTAATAAATTGTTTCATGTGAGACTATATGGAGACTCGAACTCCACTTGACACACTTTGCATATATTAGATATGTAAGTTCGTGACCTTTACCCTGGAATAGTCTATGTAAAAATATAAAAAAAAGGGACCGAAGTCCCTTTTTTATTTTTGATATTGAGAGACTAATTACTTAGTCTGACCAGGCTTGTTAATTTTCTTGATAGTCATTAACACTTCTTTGAACTCAAGCATGAAGCCTTTGATTCGCTTGTCACCCACATCAACTGTGTCAAGTAAGTGTAACAAGTAACCAGTTAATTCATCTTCACCAACAGTCTTCAACCACTTTGCAGCATTTTGAAGTTGTTTCTCTTTCAAGTTCTTGATGTCGATTTCTTTGAAGGCACCGATAAGCTCAGAGTTCTTATCACGGTTGTATTTCTTCAAGTCGTCCTTGATATCATCGAAGCGATTGATTACATCGTTGATGTTAATCTTAATCATATCTTCGCAATACTGTACGAATTTCAGAGCGGAGTTACCCACATACCCACCAGCTACTTTCTGTACCAAAGGAATGAATTGGCTTGGTGTCGCATCGTGACCGAAGTTAGCGATGATGAAGTCGGACAAGAAAGTCCAAGAACGCGGAGTAGCGAAAGCTTTTACACCTTCAGCAGGCTCTTGGTATAACCTCTCAGGATTAGCTTTGATGTACGACACAATTGTTGGGTGTACATTATCTTTCGCGTAGTTCTCAATCCACTCAGGAGTTGAAAGACTGTGTTTGTAGTGGATAAGACGGTTGTTAAGCGCATTATCGAACTCTTCAACGTCAGTTCCATCTTCTTCACCTAAGTTACCAGAACACATCATTAGAACGTCTTTACCGAACTCAAATTCAGTACCGATACAACGCTCAAGTAAGATTTGAAGTGCCGCGTTACGTACAGGTAAAGAAGCACGGTTAAGCTCTTCAAAGTGAATGATTGTCGGTGCTTGATTTGATTTCACAGCCCATTTCGGGATAGCGAAATCAAGCACTTTCACTTCTTGATTATTAATTGTCATGTTTGACAAATTTGGGAACAAACCTACGTCTGTTTCATCAACCATAGATAAACGAATATCCATGTATTTATACCCCATTTTTGTCGCGATTGAACGCGCAATACTGGACTTAGCAATTCCAGGTTTTGATGTAATGTAAAGTACACCAGATTTACCTCTCATAATAGAGAAGTAGGTTTTCTCGCGCTCTGATAAGGTTGCGAATTGGTCAGCGTTAAAATGTGCCGACTGTTTTGATTTTTCTTCGAGTTTACTCATATCTGCTTTTTTATAGTGTTTTAATAATTTACTCTACAAATGTAATACATCTTTTTGTATTATCCAAATTTTTTAGCAATTATTTTATCTTTTTTTTAATGAGATAAAAAGAATTGTCCACCCAAGACCTAATGTAATCACCTGTAACAGCTTGAAAACCAGCTTAATATCGCCGGAAACAGGCATCACTCCAAAGATTGCGGACGAGAAAAATAAAATCGTTGTTGTGAACTTATATTGGACAATTTTTGCGGATTTCCGCTTTATTGTGGACACAATCTTAGGTGTGAATACTTCATTTAGCTGTTCTTCTCGCTCTATTTGCGTCTGACAAGCATCACAAGTACCTCTTCTATGTGCTTTCATTGCATCATCCATTTCTTTTTCAGTAATAGATTGTGTAAATAACTCAGCTAAGTTAATGCCGCATCCAGCGCACATCCCAGAAGATCCTTCTTTAAATTTTTTTCTAACTCTTGGCATAAATATCAATAGCATAGCTAAAGACATCACCACTATAAATAAATCAAAAATTATCATAATGTAAATATATAATCATTTATGGACAAAACCAAAAGAAGTTTATTAAATATAATTAAAATGGTAACAGTTAAAGAAATATTCACTTATGATATCGTAATGTCACCAGGCTTTCATTGTGCTACCATTAGCGTAAACATCACGAGTGACGCTGAATTACAGAGAAAGAAAATGCAGAGTAGATTAGAGAAAATAGATGAACTACTAAGAGTTGATTAAGCTATTTAATTTATCGTGCCTCTGATTAGCTTTGAAATCAGTATCTTTTACTTTGAGTGATACGAAATCTTTTTGATTGTACCACTTATTCTTAATGAAAAATTGTGGCTCGTATCTGAATAGCTTGTGAAACCAGCTTTCCCGTCTATATCTTAGACCAGTTGTTTTAGCTGAACCACATGAATTCATTATCTGAATAAATAAATTATAATCTTCGTAGTATGAATCACCGTTGAAGTTATCATCTTCTTTACCTACGTACATAAAGCAATTGATAAGCTTCTCACTATTTAAATAATTATAACTGTAAGTTGCACCCATTGAGTTACAAGCCATGTTTAGGTTCTGGGTTATTTATTCTATCAATCTTTTGAATTCTACTTGCTGATAGAAAATCATCATAATTCATTACTGGTGAATTAGATTTTACGGTGAGTAGTATTTCATGCGCTCGACTACACGCTTCTCTTAGAGAGTAGCCAAACTTTATAGGGTCACTAAGTAAATCGGTTATTGTATTGTTGAACACATTATTCTTACTGTCGTCTTTATTTTTTTTATAAATGCGACTCGTTTCACGTAAGAGATAATATTTATAGTGTTCAATCATACTTCAAGAACATGATGTAATAAAACATTGCGTCTATCTTCTTCGCTTAATTTTTCGGTAGCCCAGAAATTAATCTGAATGTTTTCAAACCCGTTGTATTGACCATAAGAACAAAGAACACAATCTATAAATCTAATACACTCATTGTATCGGCTATACCCAGCTTTTGGTTTATCAATAACAATAGTGAATTTAAATCTTTCATTAGTAATTCGCGCTCTATCATTACCTTCGCGTATAAGCTCATAGCGTTCATCACCAATTGGTAATTTTAAATTAGCAACAGAACACTCTCTGTAATTACTCAGAGCGTTAGCTGTTTCGAATTCTGTTTTAGATAGAACAATTTCCATTATACTTTAAAATCTAAGTTAAGTGCATCAATAAGTTCCTTCGGGATATCTTCTACTTGCCAATCAGGAAATTTAAAATCTTTCATTTCCTTCACAAGTTTTTTACTCTTAGGATCTTTACATAATGTTCGCACATACGACTCGAATGATTCGTATCTATCCAATCTACGCTCTTCTTCTATCCAACCACAACCATCATCCCACATACGAGCATCGTAGTGTTTACCAAGATTCTCTCTGAATACACCTTCAACCCACCACATGAAGTTATATGAATGCCCATGTCTGAATTCAATACAACTTTGTTTAGATAGAATTTTTGGTTCATCATACTCAGTGTATTCACCATCTTTCTCTTCGCCATATTCTACATCATCTGATAACCAAAATTGAAGAGCAATGTAGTCTTCGTTTTTATATTGAAGAGTCCATTGATGGTCAGCCCAACCACCTGGGTAATTCACATCATATTTAAGTGTGAATATACCATTGAGTTTTTCTTTATTTAGTTTCTGTACTATATCATTAACCTCATTTGGGTCAAGAGTTTTACCAGTACATACCTTCGCGTGATTAGCCATTAGTTTTAAAAATCTTTTTAAATAGTTCTTTAATAGCGTGTTTCTTACCTTCTTCCCATTTACCACCTTCTTCGTATTTTTTATTCATGAAGGCTAAATCACGTTGTAGTTGCTTACCCTCAACGTATCTACTACCACTTGTTCCAAAAGTAGTTACAGCATTAGTATATCTATCTAACTTTTTGTCAGAAAATTCCATTAGAATTTATAATTTTTTGTTGGTTTACGAACTTTTACTTGTGACTTGGTATTATTCTTTTGAGATACACCCAATTCGAGTTTAGCAGACTTCCTCTTCATCACAAGACCCTCAATCATGTCAATCTTCGATAAGCTTTCGTATAGTGCTTTAAAATCGCTATTATAGCTTTTTACGCGATATACATTGTCTGTAACTTTATATAGGTAGTCTTTCTCGCATTCTTGTTGACCATACAATTCATCCAGTAACTCTATGCGCTCTGTGAATGTTTTACCAACAAGATAATCAGAATTGAATGTAAGTATATCAAAAATAACCAGCTTGTGATTAAACGTTTGATTATTCTCGTCTTTCTTAGACTTATTCAAATACTCACCATTAATAATCTGCCAGTTACCTGGTTGTGATTTGAAAAGAGTGGTAATAAGCTCTTCTTTCGATAGCTGAAAGTTAGTGATATACTCATTATGTCTATTCATAATGTGCATTTCAATACCATTAGTAAATATTACACAGTTAGAGCCATTCAACTTAGGTTGAGCAATCATTGAATCGTTATCATACGTTTCAATATCATCGATAGGAATAGCATTCTCTGGTCGAGGTGGAAAAAGATAACGGTATTTATTATATACGGGCATAGTTATTTACTTTACAACAAATATAGTGAAAAAAATCTAATTATCCAAACGCACACCATGTAGAAGGTCGTGTAACCTACGGCTCCTTATTTTATGCGGAGTAACGCACTCATAGCTTCGCCATGTTCTATCACATCTACTGCAATATAAATAATCGTGATGAAGTTTGGTCCCATCACTGAAAAATGCACTCATAGTCATTAGACACCGTTTACAGTACTTAGTCACTGTTGAATGATGTAGTATCAGGTGATGAACTATAATCATTAGAACTACCGGAGTCATAGTTACTCGAACCAGAGTTATAATCATTATTGTTGTTATTATCATTTGAGTGATACTCGTTATTGGAATGATTCGAGTGCGAATGATAATCGTTGTTCTCTGGTGCCTGATAATCATTATGTGAATGAGAGTGATTTGAGTGGTTAGACTCTGATTCATCATTCATTTGATTAATCGGGTTCATCGGGTTCATCATACTATACGGATTTGATGGATTAGTTAAATAATCATCATTGTTAGTATTGTTATTATTACTTGATGTATAACTACTACCACTAATTGTCTTTTTGTGTGGTAACGGTTTAGTTGTTTGCTTTGCTTGTGGTTTATCTTTAATCCCAAGCAATCGTTTGATCCAATTCCAATTCATATTAAATAAAATTTGTTATTAGGTTAATAATATAATGATAGTCTACAAGAATCATAAATAACAATCCCCATAGCGCACCATAAATGTGAACATCATGTCCAACATTATCCGTATCTCGTTTGTACATATACCACGAAATAAATAAGTAAATAAGACCGAATAACCATGAAGACATTGGTATTGGTAAAAACAATAGTGACATCTTACTAAATGGCGCAATCATAATAGCAGCGAATACAACAGATGATACAGCACCAGAGGCACCAATCGCAGTATATCCACTGAATCTTTTATTCTTCAAGAAATTAGGAACTAAAGACATCACGCAACCACTAATGTATAGTGTTAGAAAACCAAGTATACCGATTTCTGCTTCAACAATCGGTGCGAAGAAGAATAGAGACAACATATTAAATATGAAGTGCATCCAATCAGCGTGTAAGAAAGCAGATGTAACAAACCGCCACACTTCTTTATTCTGCTTAATAGCATATGGTCGATATAAATACTTATTGAAAAATGTTTGATTGTTGAATCCAACATAGGATGTAACACCAGTAAGGGCAATTAATAGAAAAGTTATCATGTTTATTTATTATAGATTAATTTGTTGCGTTTTCAATTTGTTTGAACCATTTTCTAATCACTCGTTCTACTTCATCAGTGTCAGGTAGATTAACACCTTGTATCTTAAATACAGATTCGAACACAGTCTTCTCTTCGTGTATCGTTACCGAACAATTAGGATAAGCATACTCAAGCTTTAGCTTAGAATTATTCAATTCAGTTCTTATTGTATTTCTAACAATAAAACCAGCTTCTATCTCAAATTTAAATTTCATTCTTCTTCTCAGTTTGTGGATAAATAGTTCCCTTACGAACCTTAACAGAAACAGTAACGAATTCATCATCTATGACAGTAACATCACCAGCGAGTCTATATGAAGTCGGAGAACTAATCTCAACAGCATCACCCAACTTAAGCTCTTTTCTAAACTTAGATGATTTACGCTCGAACTTAATCATTCGTATGATACCATACGCAATATAACCAACCATACCCAATAGCATAGCACCGAGTATATACATTGACATACTTGCGACAGCTTCTCTTGAGGAAATACGCTCTAAAAAAGCTACGAACCTCTCTACATTAGCAACCATTAATATACAAGTAAGTGCTAATGCAACTAATAAAATAAATTTTACATTTTCCTTTTTCATCGATTTGTTTTTTGGGTTTTATTTGTGTTTATATTATTGAAGAACATATTAACCGAGCTATTCGGTCTCAATACTTTCCACTTCTTTAGACTACGATATGCTTCATTGAATGTAGACAAAGAAGTGATTGAATCATTCATAACACTCAATGTATATCCTAAGCTCTTAGCTGCTGTGGTAGCTTCTCCAACAGATAACTGTGGGTATAACTTAACTATACGATATGTAAGTGAATATTTACTTTCTAAATCAGTTGCTTTATTAAATTTGTTTATTAATACAAGCAATTTCTCAGCTTTTTTTGAAATGGGATTCTTAGCCCATTCAACGAAAGTCTTTTCTACTGGTTTATCATCGGTTGAATTCATTATACAAATATAGGACATTAATTGTTAAAAACAAAAAAAGACTGCTATTAACAGTCTTGTATTATTAAAATGGTAAATCACAGAACTCTTTTTGTTTAACTGATACTGGTACAAGTTCACCAGATTCAACTAACTTTTGATACTCTTGTGATTGTAACCAATCATTGTACATAAGGTCTAAATCACTCACACAATCTGAACCACTTTCAATTAGATTTTCTCGCTGAGATTCGTAATGACGTTTTGTTAAGCTCATAGATTTTTGTTTTAGTTTAAACAAATGTACGGACAAAAATCTAATTATGCAAATTTAATCCGCTTTTTCCGGCTCTTCTAAAACATCATCTATTTTAAGCTCACGCGAATAGGCTCTTATATACTCATCGATATAAGCTCTTATTTCAAATGGAATTCTATCCATAACTATCTGAGCATCAAACTGATGCCAATATTTTTCACCAAATGTATTTACCATAGTCACTATATTAGCGAGTGGTAATACATCAACTGAATTTATATTAACTGTTATGAGTTTGTCTAATACCCAAAAAGAATGAGTGACAGTAGTTGGGTCTATGTTAATAGACATGGATCCGTTGTAGTTATTTGCTACAACTTTATAGTGTTCATTGGTCAATTTATTATATCATCAATTTTATCTTCTCTGAACTGAATTTCAATTGTTTTATCAGCATCAGCGATATCATTCGCCATTTGACGAACTTCATTCTCTACATATTCCATATCACGATATACACCATTTGTGAATGATGAGAATTTAGCCATACCTGGTATTAAATCACCAGAGTGACCACAGTCAAATCCAATAATGTAATCACCATTCTTCGATACGTTATTAAACGTAACACCACCATGAGGGCTAACTATATTATCAATAGCACCTTCTTCAAGAAGGCTACCTTCCAAAAGCTTGGAATACATAGGTATAGTAACATAACCACATAGATTACCAAGGTCGCCATTCCTTCGAATTTCGCAAAATAAACCACGGTGGATAAACTTTTTATAGTCACCCTCTTGCTTAACCTTTTCTAATATTTTATCTATGTTAGCCATTTATAATACCATCTATCAAGATGTCTTTTACTTGCATTTTCAACTTCATTATGATATCATCCTTACTCGAACCATCCATAAATCCATCCAATATACTAATCATCTTATCAATCAGAGCTTTCATTCTATCATTGAACTCAGCATCTTTCATACCAGGATATACACATTCAATAGTTGCTGGTCTACTACCACATGGTACAAACCACATCTGTACATCTTGTTGAAGCATATTATCCGTTATCGCTTGTATTTCTTCTTCCGCCCTTTGACGAGATAATCCTTCTATATTAATATAATATACGAATATAGGCTTTTTGTAGTCGATTTGCAAATTTGTCATTGTTTATTTCCATAATATTTGTATGCACACAATCAATAAACACAGTCCAACTGATACTAAAGATTTGAGTGTTATTGGTTCATTTAAAATGAACCGGGAACATATTGTGAAAACTATAATACCAGTAGAGAACCCAAGAAACCTCAATGGCCAACTCTGATTATCAAATGTTACCATACCCATTCTCGTAGCAGTTAACCACAACCAAGATATAGGAACAGCCGCTATCAATAAGAACCAATCATTCTTAGCCATCCATGCCCACTTATACTGACCATATGTTTGTAACCAAACACACAACTGAGCAAGAATAAATATTGCAATAACTGATATCAAATTTTTCACTGTTTTTATATTAAAAATTTACACTATGTTCTTAGTAAATTGACAACATCGTGTATCGCTTTCACACCATTAGAATTTATCTCTCTGGTACCAATACCCGCAAAATTATAACTGGATATTTTCGGTGTATCATATTCAATGAATTTATTCTGAGCATCAGACCAAATAAACCATTTATTCTTATCCTGTTCAAATACAAACACCTCTCGCTCATTCAATATAGCCATCATCACAGCCCATCCAGTACCACCATTTACTAATTGTGACTCATTGATAGTACCAATAGCAAACACTTGTGTTGAATACTTAACTTGCGCCCAGTTACGAGCTAATAAATTAATATACTTACTAATACCATGTCGCTTTAAATATTTATTAGCACGATGTACTTCACGAATACCCTCTTGAAAATCTTCCTCTGATATCTCAATCTTATCTTCTGAATTATGATACTTTGTTTTATAGGAATAAGCATTGGTTTTTATACCAAGCTCTTTACACGCATTACTCCACTCGGTATCTGAACCATCAGCACCACCAGAATGACATATGATTTTATTCGTATCAAGACTTATTTCACCGAAGATATTATCTATTGACATATTTGGTTTATAGCGTTATCGCGCTTGTTAATTTCTTGTAACTGTTTATATTCAAACTCATAGTAAATACGATTCGTTAAATCAGCTATGCGCTCAGTAACCTCATCTGGATGAGTATTACCACCATATTCATTATCATTTATTTGTTCATGTGTTATAGACGTTAATACAGCCAATGCCGACATTAACATTTTACCCTCTTTGGTAGAGTCATCTATATCACGTATAGTTTCTACCTTAATCATTTGTGCCTACAATAAAGAGTGAACTTATTTTCACATTTCTCACAGTGCTTTTTAGCAGGTCTAACCCTTACACTACGGATGATAATAACGATAATTGCTAATAAATTAATAGCACCGAATATTTTTAATAATAACATATGCGAACATTTAAGATAAATATGATATAACCAAAAAAGAAGAAAGTTGTGGATTTAACATTACCATGTGATATAACGGATTTTAAGTTGAGTAGACTTGAAGCTATTTTAGATCCAATTATTGTTAGAGACCTTAAGCTTGAAAAGCTACTATATAGCGAGAATAATAGACATCGTAAACTATCAGATATATTAGAAGAAGTAGTCATTTCCGGAAAAGTTGGTAATAAATCATCAGTGTATGGAAGATTACATGATGATAACAATGATAGAAGTATCATATCACTTTCCGATATATCACACATCGTATCAAGTATAAATTATACATTTAATATTGATACAGAGGAAATTCGAATTGAATCCATAAACATAAATACATTAGCTACTGCTCAAGGCAGAACACTTGATTCCATAATAGAAGCAGGGTGTAAGCTAATAGCTACACCCATAATTCTACCTACTAATATTGTTATTGGATTTGATGTGAAGACTGAATCTTAATCACTTCTTTGATTTTTCTATCAGTCGTTCTAAACCATGATGGTTTCTTTACCCACTTAGGAACATTTTGCTCCTGTTTCTTAGGTGTTGTTCTGCTAGGTTTTGTTTTCATTTTCATATTCATAATAGCTATATATCAAATAAAAAAGCCGCTCTTTTTCTATTTTGAGCGGCCTTTAGTATTATAAGCTATTTCGAGAGTTCTATTACTCTTTATCGAAAAAGTTGTCAGCATCAATATCAGTTGGGTCAATACCTATCTCTTCATCTAATGCTTCTAATTGTCTTTCTACTTCTTCAATCTCATCAAGTGATTTATAAGAGAAATAATTATTCACAATTGGTTCCATCGCCTTCAATACATCTGGTGTAAATACGGTTGCTGTCAATAATTGTTTTGTTGTTACTGATTTATCTAAGTGACGAACATACCATCTATTACCACCTGGTGTAAATTTAATCTCACCAGTTTTCTTATCAACTTCCATTTTACCCTGAGCAACACCAACTTGTTCGAAGAATTCTGGACGACAGAACGCATCTAAACCAGAATATGGATTCATACCAGTTGTAAATGAAATGTCAAATCTAATCTTCTTTGGTTTAGCTAAACGATTCTTCATAGTCTTAAATAAAACTGTGATACCTGACTGACCTAAATCCATCTCATCCTCTTCACCAGTTTTAAATTTTGACTTAGACATAAGCCCTATAACACTTGCTGTATATACGATGGCCCTTCCGCCCTTTAATACTTCCTGTGGAAAAAGGTCCATTGTTTGATATGTGTGATTACAACAAATCATAGGTATATCAAGGTATCCAAGGTCAGTGTTAATTGAACGAAATAATGATCCGATGGCCTTAGCCTTAGTCATATCTTGTTTAACTTCTCCTTTAATCAAATCATTTCGCTCTTTGTTAGATGCTAATTGTCCAACTGAGTCTAATACAATTATCATTGGTTGAATTGTGTTACCAGACATTTTTTCTTCTTTTAATTGGTCAATTAATTGTGTTAATGCGATGTTAATATCTTCAACCTTATTAGTTCTAACTAACATGAATTTATCTGGGCTATTATCTAATCCGAATTTTGGTAACTCATCTAACTCAACTGAATATTCAGTATCAATGTAGATAACACAGTAACCTTGTTTCTGAGCATTCTTACATACAGAATATGCGATAAATGATTTACCAGAACCAGATTCACCAGCTAATACTGTAATACGATTTGATTGAATACCACCACCTAATAAGTGTGATGACATAGCAGCGTCTAGTAAATAAACACCAGTCGAAATGAATTTTCTTTCTTTTGATTCTCTATCAATTAAGATAGGTACATTTTTGGATATGCTACTCATTAAGTCTCCTACTTTGGAGAATGAGAATCCAGGTTTCTTGTCTTCTTGTTGCTTTTTAGCCATTTTCGTAAAATTATTTTTATTTTATAACATATATATAAGCGGTGAAAAGCTACTTATAAAATAACCTAAAAACTTTCTAAAGGGAGGGCGTATAATATAGATGGAGAAATGGACAACAGATTTATTTATATCAAAATCTAAAGAAATACATGGTGATAAGTATGATTACTCACAAGTAGTATATGTGAACTATGATACGAAAGTGAAGATTATATTAGATGGTATTGTATATGAACAAACACCACATAAACATTTAATGGGTAGATGCCCTGAGAAAAATACAGCAAGAAAAACAACTGAACAATTCATCACAGAAGCTCGTGAAAAATGGGGTGATAAATATGATTACTCTTTGGTTGAATATAAAAATGCATTATCTAAAATTAAAATAATATACAACGATAAGGTATATGAACAAGTAGCAACATCACATTTAAGATATGCTCCTGAGAATAATAAATCAGACACCGATAACTTCATTGAACTTGCTACCAATATTCATGGTGACCGTTATGATTACTCTCTAGTTGAATATATAAATGCAAATAGTAAGGTAAAGATAATTCATAAAAATAAAATATATGAACAAACACCTACTACCCACTTAAGTGGGGCAAGACCAGAGAATATACATCTATCTATAAGAAAAACTACTGAAACTTTTATAAGAGAGTCAGTATTGGTTCATTCGAGTAAATATGACTATTCAAAAGTAGAGTATTTTAAAAGTCAGATTAAAGTAATTATTTTATGTCCTATACATGGTGAATTTAAACAAACACCATTATCACATATAAGAGGGTATGGTTGCCCGCATTGTAGTGAATCTCGTGGTGAGAAAACTATTGCAAAGTATTTAAAAGATAATCACATACCATTTATAAGGCAGAAGAAATTTACTACGTGTCGTAATGTATTTGAATTGCCGTTTGACTTTTGGATTCCTTCTAAGAAGGTATTGATTGAGTATGATGGTGAGCAACACTTCAAGGCTAATGAACACTTTGGTGGTCAACAGGCGTTTGCTAATTTAAAAGCTAATGATGCTATTAAAACTAGTTGGTGTTTACAGAATAATATTGAATTAATTAGAATCTCTTATTACGAAGCGGATAAGATACCGATGATATTAGATATGTCTTTATAGATATGGTTCATAACCATCTTCTGGTAGCATATCATTACCACCAATATGACTTGGGTTATAGAAATAATTATTCAAGTCAAATATCTTCTCATTGAAGTAGTTGTATATTTGAAGTATATTCTGATTTATCAATGCTAATATTTTCATAGCATCAAACATTCTATCTTGGTCTTGAATATCTTCTTCTGTGTATTGTTTTGACTTATACACATCATCTTCTATCTTATCTAAACTTTCAGGATAGACTCCAAACTTATCGAAGAATTTTCTTGCTTGCATATGAAATGATATATTATCAGTATTTGTAATGAATAATACTAAGTCTTCGTATTCTCCCTTATGAAATTTCACATCACTGATACCACCATTTTTTACTAAGAATTTAACAGCAGAACTTTTAAGTGAGTATAGTTTCACTTTTTCTGCTTTTGGTTTATCGCATATCTTTATGTACTTATTTAAGTCATTTGCGGATCTTGCTATTATATCATTGAACTCATCGATGCTTTTAATATTATACTTTTGTAGGAATGCTATTATTCTACCGAACCCTGCTGATAGACTTACATCAGTTACACCATGCTTCAATAATAAGTTGAATTGAATATAGGCACAGTTGTCTACTTTCTTACCCATAAAGAAACCTTTACCATAAACACCTTTAACGTAAGGTATTCTATTAACCTCAGACATAAAACCATAGTCTGGTCTTTCTACTCTTGGTATCTTAACCTTTAAGAAGAGAGTATCATTTAGAGCTTTAGTATGAATAACTTCGAAGCCTTCATTTGTATTGATTGTGTCAATAATTGCTTGTATTTTATCATTCACTTCGAAATTCTCGAATAGCATTAAATGTTTCATTCGTTATATATTAAATTGATTATTTTTAAAAATTTTTTAAAAATTAAAAATTGAGTGAGTTTCTGAAAAACACTACATTTCCGGGTTATACCCCCTATTTTTTGAGCAACTTTTGTAAAAAAGTGTGGTTTTTTGGCAAACTACCCTCTATATATAGACTATAATCAAAAAATAATATTAAATATGAATATTCACTTAGAATACATTTGGTTGGATGGAAATAGTCCACAACACATCAGGTCTAAAACGAAAATAATATCAAAAGACACTGATTTATCTTCTTTATTCGAAGAATATAAAAAAGACGTTAGTAAGCTTCCGATTTGGAATTTCGATGGTTCATCTACGAATCAGGCAGAGACTTCTAAATCGGAATTGTTGCTTAAGCCAGTTAACGTTTTCAGAGATCCTTTTAAACAAGACAAGGGATTGATTATCGTTGCTGAGGTTTATAATACTGACATGACACCACACGCTACTAATAAACGTGCTAAATTAGCTGAGACTGTTGCTAAATACAATCCAGAAATGAGATGGGGTATGGAGCAAGAATATTTCTTATATGATTCATATAGTAAGAAGCCTGCTGGTTGGCCAACTGAAAATGGTACATTCCCTCGCCCTCAGGGAGACTATTACTGCGCTGTTGGTGGTAACAATGTAAAAGGAAGAGACTTCGTTGAGAAACACGCTGATTTATGCGAATACGCGAATATTGGAATTGATGGAATTAATGCTGAAGTAACATTGGGTCAATGGGAATATCAAATTTCCGGATATGACTTAGATGGTTGTGACCAATTATGGGTAGCTCGTTACATTGCTGAAAGATTATCAGAAGATATGGGTTATTATGTTGAATTACATCCTAAACCCTATGAAGGTAAAGATTGGAATGGTAGCGGTATGCACATCAACTTCTCTACTAAACAAATGAGAGAAGATATTGCTAATAAAAAGAATTTAGTATTTGAAGCTTGTGAGAAGATGGGAAGAGTTGTAGCTGAACACATTGCTGTTTATGGTAAACACAATGAATTACGTTTAACTGGTGCTAATGAGACTTGTAGTATCAATCAGTTCAAGTATGGCATTGGTGATAGAACTGCATCTATTCGTATTCCATCTACTATTAATGATACAACGACACCTGGTTATTTAGAAGATAGAAGACCAGCATCGAATGTAGATCCATATGAAGCTTGTGAGAGAATTATAAGAACTATTTGTCAATAAACAAAAAGTCGCTTTAATCAAAGCGGCTTTTTTTATTTTCTTAACCATTCTTGGTATTCATTGTAGTGCTTTATTGCATCTTGATGCCATGATAGTTCACCATTAGATTCAATTAATAATCCAGCTTGTTTGAATTCATCTATTGCTGGTTGATTTATTTTATCAAATGGTGTGTCAAACCAACACACTATCATTGCTCCGTGACTGTTTGATATATTCATACTATAATGCGCCTGATGTGTTAGATACTTCGATAATAGCTTTCACAAACACACCACTGTTGATTCTGGTAGCTGGGTATCGTTTATTAAACTTGGCTATTATTTGGTTTCTATTTCTCAGTGTAAATCTGTTTTGAAACATGATTTGTCTGATGTTATTTCGTATCTTATTGTAATTCATATGTAATTATAGTATTAGAAATCAGAAGAGTTTATAGTTGTTCTATCCTCGAATCTGAAATTGACTCTAACAATGTTAGGGCAGTTGTTTTGATATTTTATTGGTTCAGCGGGAAGAGCAACTAATGTATAGTTATCATCTTCATAATCAAAAGCAAATAAACCTTTCTGAGCTAACTCATACCAATAGCCATTCGGTACTGGTGTTGCTTTGTTTACTTTTTTATCGCTGTTTAGTTTCTCAACCCAGTCGAATAATACTTCACCGCTCTCATCATTTTTTGGTATGAATCCAAAACCATTTGTGGTTAATTGAGCAATGTTATTATCTAAATCGACAATGAACCATGTCATATCATATGTACCATCACCGTATTCTAAATTTATCATATTAATTGTTTTAAATTATTATTTCGTTGCCTTTGTATTTGGTACTGCTTAAACATTTCATCGGAAATAAAATCACCATCCCACATTTCTTGTGGGTTAAGAAAATTATTCTCTTTGAGTATTTTAATAAAATCATCTGGTGTAATATTATCAGAATCGTGTTTGGCTAATATAGCCATTAAATCCGAAAAACAACTTAATATTCGCCAAGAATCATCAAATGCTTGTAACTGTGGTACCATCCTGTCACCAAGATGTACCCAGTGCATTATTATCTCACCGATTGTACCACCACCTGGGCTATGTAAGCCAAATGAAATTTCCCAATCAGTGTCGCTGGTTTTATATTTACGCAAATCATAGTATGCTCGAAAGTATTCTGCTTCAAGTTCCTCGTTTGTTTTATCTAACCATTTTTTATCATTGCCCATTTTATATTCAAATTACATTGTACATTTCAATCCTACTACTACAATAAATATTATTACACCAACAAGAAGTAACCACAAAATGAAACACCCTGGATTTTCTCTTGGGTTTGGTGGTTCAGGTATGTCTATTCCGTCAAGCATTATAATAAAATTAAAGGGTCTTTAAGAGCTTCTGGTTTCAGTTCATCGTGTTTCCATATTTCACCATCACCTCTATAACCAGTGTCGTATAATTCAAGATGAAGCATATCCATTGGTAAGCCTTTATCAGTTTTCAAAACCCTTTTGATATTACCGATAAGCTGACCTTCTTTTACGCTATCACCTAACTTAACACACTCCAATAATTCACCGTATAGAATAACACCACTTTTTCCTTCAATAAGAATAGCTCGTGTATCATTCCACCAAGGTAGATTAACCTTAGGCCCCGTGAAGTCACATATATTTACCACAACACCATCTTCGATAGCATAAACAGACTCACCATCGTTACAATATAAATCTATACCAGTGTGTACATCGTGTTTTCTCAAAGCACCAAAAGCACCAGGATGAAATCCTGATGGTATGATACTCGGCATTGGGTTCAGTGGATGGGTCATAAAAAATAATTAATGTCTTTAAGTCTTCGCTTGATAGGGGTCAATAATTCATCAAGAACATCATCGCGCTTATCTGCTAAATTTTCCTTCACAGCAGTCAATCGTGTTAGATTGATACTTCTATGTAAACCATTCATTACGTTTAATACAACTATCATAACCCAAAACATAACCACACCTTGATTTGGAAATGTGATGAATGCGTTTACTGGTTGACTATCTACTGCTATACTATGAAATCCCGGTGGCATAAGATAGATACTGATGAAAGAACCTGTTAATAAACTAATCCAAAAGCTACGCACTGTTATTTTAAAATTAAACAATGGTGGCATCGTTAAGATTGCTATCAATAGTGTTGCTAACTGAAACCGATTGGTTAGGTCAGTAAATAATACAACCGTTAGTATGTATGATAGTAGTGCGATTATCGCATATTTATTTCGCTTGAAGAATTCGTTAATGGTCATGTTATAAATTAAATCTATCGAATATTTCTTTTATTCGGTTTTTACTTCTGTATGTTGTTGTTCCCTGTCTTCTTTGTTTATTAAAAAATGATACACTAGTTGCCTCTGCTTCTTCGTTACCAAACTCGTTCATAATAATCCATATACCCATTAATATATTGATGATTACTATTGTCCAGTAGATACCAGATACTTGTCCGCTTGTTAATTCAATTTGTAAGTAGTCAAAATCTTTTTTAAAATCTTTGCGTTTAAATTCAGTGTTCATTTCAGTATAAGCAAAGTCAATTACTTTACTAAGATTTAATTTCTTCTGAGAGAGAACGAAGTCACGCACTTGAATATCACACATTGGTTTTTCTGTCCAAGTAATGTTTTCATTCCACTGTACGTTGCCTAAATCATCAACACCAATACATACAATGAATTCATTCATGTTACCACCTTTCCAATACCACCTCTGTTTCAGTGCTGACTGAGCCGATTTGTTTTTGAATAGTAATACAAATATTTGGCATTGCTTAGTGGGACCGATATGTGCGTTTACTTTTCGTAAGTGGTCTTGGTCTGCTTGTGATACATAGAACCCACTTGATAATATGAATTTGTGATTAAGATTTGAAACAGAAGGATATTCAAATAAACCATATCTACTAACATCGCTTGTATCAACATCAGGGAAGTTTACAATGTTATCGGATGCTTGTACTTTATTCTCATAGGTTCTTTCCCATGTATAAGTTTCAGTAAGAGCAAATTCTCCTTTCCAATTAGTGACTTGTTTATCACCATCGATAGAGTGAACATTTCTACGATTCATTTCTACGAATGATTCGTTGCTCCACTCTTTTTTTAATTTATTATAATATGCTTCTGAACATGATTCACTATTACCACTCTCTGTTATGAAGTACCATTGGTGGTCGTGAAAGTCAACATCATATAAATGGTAGTAACCATCATTTGAATGTTCGTAACCACATTGATGTGTACCACCCTTACCATCGCTGTCTTCACAGTACTTTGGGTGAGAGCATGGTATCTCGTGGCGACATGAAACCTCTTCGTCCCAAGGATCCTCATGGGCGCATTGTGTAATTTTCTCAGTTAAGAATTCATTATCGGTTGTTCTTGAGGACTGCATACAACCGTGCATACATAGTACGACAATGACTGTTGATACTGTCGGTATGAAGTATTCCCATATTGCAGTTTGTCTCTTAAAGAAGAAAAACAGAACAGCAATTAGTATAACTGGTATGAATAGCGAAAAATATTCCATAGTGTGTTTTTTGTGTTGACTAATATACGGACAAAATTCGAGATAACCAAAAAGAAACCCTATCTTAGCTTGATAGGGTTTCTCTGATTTTATTTAGAGTTACTTCTTATCTTCTTTCTTATCGAATAATTCGAAGTCATTTTCTTCACCAGTACGTCTTACTTCTTTCTGTTCAGCAGATGTAATTAGCTTAACTTCAAGTTCAGGAACAGAACCTACAACAAAACTCGATGGTTTCTTTGTTCGTAAATTATCGTGTTCTTCTTTAATAGAAAGTAATTTGCTTTGTTCATCTTTAAATGTTCTACGCATAGCTTCTACTTGATTCATAAGCTTGGTATACATTGACTGGTCGAAGGTAGGATTTTGCTCTTGTACCCATTTCATAAGTGAACCATCACCTTTTGAATATCGACCCTCAATCATAGGAATATAGATTTCCTTGAAAGCGTCTTTTGCTTTGTCAGTGATACCGGCATTTGTTTTCAATACTTTGAACATTTCGTCAAAGCAAAGGTCTACGTTCTTCTCTTGTTTGTTGTATCTGTTACGAAGTCCTACTTCATCATTTTGTACACCGAAGTACCAAATCATACCAAAGATACCCAGAACTAAAATTGTTCCTGTTAAGATTAATGCTCCTAATTTTCCCATGTGTTTTTTGTTTTTGTTTTTAATTGTTTGTTTAGATTTTGCTTATTAATGTATTGACCCTGCTACTATTACCGATACTTATCAGTAAAGCAAGCCCGACAAATAGCCCAGCAAATGAGGCTAATATCGCGTTAATAATTGGTGCTAATAGAAATGCTATCACAAACATACTCAGCACACATAATATTAATATTAAAAGTATTACTATATTTTGCATTAGTCTTTAATTAAGATATCAAGTTTGATTTGTCTTTCTTCACGCTTCGTCTTCGGTTTGTTTCTGTGTCCACACTCAGGACCCATTCCAGTTGCGATTGATTCTGGTACAGTAAGCATTCTACCACACTTACCGCACTTACCTTCGTGCCATATTTCAATTGTTTCAGGTAATGTACCCGTAACAAGTTTACTATAAAGATATGCGAACACCTTTACTGATTGAGCATCAGGTGTAATGGTTGATTTCGGAGAGTGTTTGAAAACACCATTAACGATAGCACCGAAGTATGTATAGTCTTTTGAATTATCTTGTCCACGAAGAACAGATACGAACCACACGTCATGGTTTTTCTTCTTATTTACTTTGAATGTAAAACGATTATATGAAACACTATTCAACGCAGTAAAGATAGCTTTACCCGCCATGATGAATTTTAATGCTGTGTCGTTTGATAGTTTAGCTCCGTGCATCCGTGTTTTTTAATATAACACAAATATACGGACAATATTTGAACTGTGCAAATATTTACAGAAGTTTATTTAATTCTGATTGAATTCTAGCGGCTTCTTCGTAATTCTCATCCGTAACTGCTTGATTTAGTTTATCTTGCAGTTCTTTGATTAAATCTGGTTTTTCTTTTGGTTTTGCCTGATAGATGCGCTGTATGACCATTTCACCCTTATCAGTCAACCAACTTTCTACCGTATATTTTTGTCCGTCAATTTCGGTTTCGGTCTCATGTCTACTTAAATTGTAGTCTTTAATCATTTTATCAAGCTTATGCTTAACTTTTTCGTAATCACCTTCATCTAACATAGTCCATTCGTTATCAGTCGTTGGTGCCTCTGGTGTTTTTTGGTTTTCCATGCCAAATAATTGCTTGTATATGCTGTATAATTTTTCCATAAAGTTATCGATGAAGTTAGTATTCTTCTATATATACTTCTAAAATAAATAAGTTTTAATGAATTTAGTCGCGTTAGACCCATCAATTATATCAACAGCCGTTAATGTTAATGGGAAAATGCTAAACTATTGCAGAGAATCAACTGCTTATGGTAAAACAGGGATGTCTAAATGGTTTAAATTATGTGAGCAACACATAGATTATAAGTTCATTAACTTAAGAAGATATGAAAGTTATTCTGAGGGTGAATTGATAAAGATGTCAGATTATGATTTGGTAACTAATCAAATAATTTCTGATATTTTAGATAATATAAATCCAAATGAAGAAACAAAAGTAGCAATTGAAGGTTACTCATTTGGTTCGGAAGCTGGTGACTTAATTGACTTAGTTACTTTTGGTACACTACTAAGAAGAAAGATAATGGAGAGAGTATCTGCTGACCTATTGGTTATATCACCACTCTCATTGAAACTCGAAGCTTGTAAGTTAACATATCAACCAATAGATGTTGGTAAGAAGAAGCCAAAATTAGAATGGAGAAACAACGAAGGTACATCTGGTGGTAAATTCACCAAGACTGATATGTTTAAAGCTATTATAGAGAATAATAATTTCACAGACTCTTATTCAACATTTCTAAAAACAATAAGTGGTGATGTTCTTTGTAATAAAGATATTAAGAAACCACTTGAAGATTGTAATGATGCTCACTTGCTTTACTTACACCTAAAATCAATTCATAATGTTAAATGATAACAGTTTATTTAGTATCTGCTGAATTACAAGATACGATTGTATATAAAATTGGTTGGACTAGAAGAACACCAGAAGATAGAATGCGAGAATTCCAAACAGGTAATGCATCTAACTTGACATTAATTGATACCTTTCAATCTAAGTGGGGAACGAAAATAGAATCTTCATTGAAAAGAAGATTTAAAGAAAAAAGAATAAGCGGTGAGTGGTTTAATTTAAGTGTTGATGATGTATCACAATTTTCAGAAACGTGTGAACACATACACTACACTTATAAATTATTAAGTGAAGAAAACTCTTACGTTATCGAAAGAAAATTACTTTAGATTTTTAATTCACCTTTACTGTGAGCGTACTGTAATAGTTTCGCTAAATCATTACCACCATCTTCAAAAACAGGACTCAATAATTGACTATAAACGGCTCTAAATGTGTTTACTATTTTAGAACCTTGTCTTGATAGTTCATCTTTACTAACTTCCGGAAGATTATCTTGTAATGTAGGCTTCAATATAGAGTATAGAATATCTCTATCACCTAATGAACCACTTGTGTATGAGTGTAAGAAACCCTTTCTTTTATAGGCACCTAAATAACTTGGTAAACATTTAAACATAATTGTAACCAATTCATTTAATCTCTTCTTAGTATCTTCATCAGCTTCGATGAAATCTTTCTTCTCAGTGTAATAATAATTACCAAACAATGCAGTACGATAACTTAATGCTTCTTTAGCAGCATCGGTAATATCTTTTCTCTTTATTGTTTTAGCAAAGTCAGCTATCTTATTTTTCCACTTACTTAAAATCTCTTCTACACCACCCTCTTTACTGATAAGGTATTCAAATTTATAATCAGTATCAAGCATCAGTGCTTGGTGTGCTTCTACTAATTCAGATATCTTTCTATTCTTTAATGTCTTAGAAGCTTTGGTGTTATTCACAAGTTCTATCCAAGCGTCATATGGACCATGATTTTTAATTTTAAAGTCATAGTATTCTCTTTTATCCATTATCTTCTCACTTGATATATTAACCTTAACTCTAAATAACTTAGCATCTAATTCTGAGATAACAGGATCTAATAACATCTCTGGTTTATTATCAGATGATGAATATACCTTTATAGCATATTTCTTAAGTATAAAAACTTCATCTTGTTCAATTAGTAAATCAAGTAAATAATTATTACCACTGTAACCATCTTCAGCAAATATATCTTTATCATCCTCTGGGTAGTAATCAGATGTATCATCATCAGCATCTAAATAAACTTTAACTGAATCATCTCCTACTAAGTAGTCATTTAAGTGTTCTGAATATACTGCTACATCTTTATGTATGTAATCATCCAACTTTTCAGAACGAACTGCATCATCACTCCATATATATGTATCGTGATAATCAGAATAAGTAGCATTAGACTCACGCATACTTACATTATGATAATCAGAGTAAACAACTTCACTCTCTGGATAGTTATCACCTTCGTATTCACAATAAATTCCTGTTTCAGTACGATACCCATCAGTCGATTGTAATTCATAATCACCTTCGTCTTCTTGTGTAGATATTCTATCATCATTGGTTGATAAATACATAAAAGTGTCCATATATGGGTAGTAATCAAATTCAGATTTTGATAAAATTACCTCAGCACCACTAATTGAACGTTGCGCTACTCTATCATGTGTTGGTCTTTTACTATAAAATATTATCGGTTCATCACCTGGTAAGTTCTCACATAACCATTGAGCCATAACTAAAGCATCTGAGCTATTAATAGTATATGGTCTATCCATAAAGTAATGCTCATCTGGATAATGTAATTTCCAAACCAAAGCTCTTGCTTTTAGTTGATTATCAGTATTTAGGTATATTAATAATTTACATTGACCAGGATTCTCAACATATATGTCAAGATATTCTTGACAACGGTTGTATCTCATACAAGATTGACCCAATTCAGTGCCATATAAACCATCATCTTGATAATTATCTTCGTTATACCAGAATCTAATATCTTCGCCTTCTACAAGCTTTATTACTTCTACATTTGATTCCTTATTCTTCTGTATATCGAATTGAGCTTTATACTCATTAACAAATTCTTCAATATCCTTATCGCTTACGGTTATACCATTTTTTGATAAAATTGCTCTAGCAATTCTACCAATCTTCATAGCCTGCTTGTTTTTACCAAATGGTGTTTCACCAGCATCAACCAATTTCTGCGTTTTAGCGTCAGGAAGGAAGAATAACTCATCATTCTTATCGCTTAACCCAAGTGTGTTAAAATCAGTAGTTACATCTTTTTTATCACCAATTATTAGCCAAAGCTCTAAGCCGACTTTGGTTTTGATACATTTTGACAGAATCTCAGAAACCTCGTCGGATGCTAATATTACGGATTCAAGTAATAAGTGGTTATAAAATTGGTTAAGATGTTTCATTTAAGTATATATTAAAACTTATTGCTAATAAGGGATATAATTTCATAAAAATTATTGTAATCATATGAAAATACAAATTTGCCCAACTGGATTAATAAAACGCTGCGTATGGGACACCTACGTACATTACGTATTAGGATCCGACAAGAATATCGAACAGTTGATTAAAGAAGACAAAGAAGTGGAATTATCTGAAAGGGATGCTCTTGTTTGTGGCTTATTGAAGGTAATTGAGTCGGATAACCTTATCCACAAATTCAATGACTATATGTATCACTACCTTACTGTTAAGTCTGTGAAATGTAGTGATGACGTTGTTATTAAAAAGAAAGTTATCGATTTATTGGTTGATAAGTTTTTTGACAAATTTCCAACAAAATTCTGGGTACCAGAAACAGGATATGCTAAAGGATTAGCTGATTTACAAGCTTATGTAGACGAATTAAAGGTTGATTTAGCTGGTCTTCAAATATTAAACATCACTGACCAAACTGGAACTCACGAGTTTTATGTTTCAAATGCTGTTAAAAAATGCTTAAGTTTTCATAACTACTAATGAACGAAGTTGACTTAGACCAATTGAAATTGGATAGGATGATACAGCAGTATTCATATTTATCTGATAAACAAAGAATCTTGTTTAATAGGGCTATTCGGAATATCGATAGCCTAAAAGAAAATGAGATGGAAGCTGAGAAGATTAAGATAATGATGGAGCTTGCTAAAATGGGGGAACCTATGGTCAGTATGGAATATTTAAAAAAAATGCTTGGTATAAATGAGTAATTGCGGTGAAAATTGTGGCTGTAACAAGGATGAAGCCACAGAAGTAAAAAAATGCTCTTGTAAAGAAACCATCTCAACACTTAAGAAGGATAGAGATGAAGCTAACGATAAATACGTTAGATTATACGCTGAATTTGAGAACTATAAAAAGCGTTCTCAGAAAGACAAAGAAGATGCTGTCGAATATGCTAAAATAAAAGCATTAAACGGTGTTCTTGACTTGGATAATGATTTAAAGTATGCTAAGTCTGAAATAAATAAACTTGATGAATCACAGAGAAGTGGTTTAAACCTAATCTTTGATAAATTGACAAAGTTCATAACTAGTCAAGGTATACAAGAGGTACAGACAGATGTATATGACGTTGATTTACACGAAGTAGTATCTGTTTTACCTGTTGGTGAAGATAGAATAGTTGAAGTCCTTTCTAAAGGATATATTTTAAATGGTAAAGTAATTCGCTATCCAAAAATAATTTTAGGAAAAAAATAAATCAAATGAAAGAAGAACTATACAAATCAATGGTTAAGAATCTTATGAAGAAAAATAACTTTCTTAATCTAAGCTGGTTACTAGACCAAGGTCAAATGACTGAGGATGATTTCCAAATAGAGATAGATACAAACCCTGATTTGTATGTTATTGAAACTAATGGTGAAGTAAATACAGACATTATAATAAGCATTAACGAGATTTTAAGTGATTTAAACTTACAATTAAGCGTTGATGAAGTGTCTGAATTGTTTTCGATTAACTATGAGAACTTATTAGAGATGCTACGTAGTAAAGAGGATGAAGAAGAACCAAGTGAAGTCGATGCCACAAATAATTGATAATCTTGGCGCTCCGATGATACCCACCGCAGATCCAAATATTTGGATAGGGAATTTAGGTTCATTAATAGATATTAGGACTAATATGGGTTCATGTGGTTCACCATTGGTTGAAGTAATGACACCAGAAGAAATAAAAGCCGAACATAGGCGAAAACAAATAAATACGTTATTGATATGAATTATTACGAGACATTAGGATTAAAAAAAGGAGCTACTGAGGATGAAATTAAAAAGTCATATAGAAAATTAGCTATTAAGTATCATCCTGATAAAAATCCAGATAATAAAGAAGCCGAAGAGAAATTTAAACAAGTAGCAGAGGCATATTCGGTATTATCTGACCCTGAGAAAAAGCAAAATTACGATACATTCGGAACAGCAGATGGTAGAAGTGGTGGCTTTGGTGGTGGATTCGATATGGGTGATATATTTAGTCAGTTTGGTGACATATTTGGTCAACAAAGAGGTAGACAGCAACAAAGAAAAGGACAGGGTTTAAGAGTTAAAGTAACTGTTGATTTATCTGATATATTAAATGGTTGTGAGAAAAAGATAAAGTATAATCGCAATACACCGTGTAATGATTGTAGCGGTAGAGGTGGTTCTGATATCAGAGCTTGTGTTATGTGTGGTGGATCTGGGCAACAAGTTAAAGTTCAATCTACACCATATGGTAGAATAAATCAAGCATATACTTGTTCATCTTGTAGTGGAACTGGTGAAAACATTATTAATAAGTGTAAAACTTGTGTTGGTAGTGGAGTTAAATCGGTAACAGAAACAATCGACATTAGAATACCACCAGGTGTTTATAATGGTCTTATGTTGAGTATGGCTGGTTATGGTAATTACGCCGCGAATGCAGCTGCTGGTGATTTACAAATTTTAATAGAAGAGGAAAAACACCCGACTATTAAAAGAAACGGTAATGATTTAATGGTTGAAGAATACATATCAATACCAGATGCTATTCTTGGTTGTGAACTATTAATCGATGGTGTTGAATCTCAATTCAAAGTAACTGTCGAAAATGGTATTGAATCTGGTAAGTTATATAGACTACCAGGTAAGGGATTACCGGATGTTAATTATGGAAATCGTGGCGATTTCTATGTAAAAGTAAACGTCAAAATACCAAAAAATCTCTCTGATGAAGAGATTGAAATAGTTAAATCATTAAAATCTTCTAAAGGCTTTAGTTAAATTAATATATAATAAATAATTTTTATGTACGTCTTAGGACCGTGCAATGGTTACAAGCCATGGGCATATGAAGATTCGCTCCCTTCTATGCCCGCAAAAAAGTAGTTTACGAAGCGTGAATAAATTATCAAATTGTGTTGGGAAAACACCATTATTAAAAGTCAGCGATAGAGTTTGGGCTAAATTTGAAGGATGTAATCCAAGTGGCTCTATAAAAGACAGAATGGCATCTTATATTCTTAATGATGCGGAACAAAACGGACTACTTCACAAAGGAGATACAATAATAGAAGCAACATCTGGTAATTCGGGTATTGCTTTTGCTTTTTTGGGTGCAGAGAGAGGCTATAAAGTAAAAATTGTTATGCCATCTAATATGAGTGATGAGAGAAAGCAAATGCTTAGGTTTTATGGTGCTGAATTAATTGAAGTAGGTGCTGGTGATTTCGAAGCGGCTATTTCATTACGCGACCAATTATCAAAACAAAATGGTTATTTCAATACTGACCAATTTGCCAATCCACAAAACATAAAAGCACATTACGAAGGAACTGCTGTTGAGATTCTTCATCAACACACATCAGAGATAGCCGCATTTTTAGCTGGTACTGGAACTGGTGGTACGCTAATGGGTTGTTCAAGATTACTACAACAATATCATCCAAATATGAGAATCGTTGCTGTTGAACCAGCAGAATCTCCGGTTATGAGTGGTGGTCAACCAGGATTACATGGAATACAAGGTATCGGTGACGGTAGCAAATTCTTAGTCAATCTTGAAGAAGTAAATGATGTAATAGTTGTATCTACACAAGAAGCTAAAGAAAGAGCTATTAGACTTGCTACCGAGTCCGGATTATTTGTTGGTATAAGTTCTGGTGCAAACGTTTTAGCGGCTGAGAAGCTACTTAAAATGTACCCAGATATGAAAGGTAATGTTATTACTGTTCTGCCTGACCGTGGTGAAAGATATCTAAGTTGTTTCTAACTTATCCAAAGTTACACTCTTCACATTTAATCACACCTTTACCCTCACAGTTTTCACAGCTTGTGTCTTCACCATAACAGTCGTCACAATCATATTCCCATTTACCGGAACATGAGTCACAACAATTAGATCCGTCACCATCTACTGAGCGTAATTGAAATGCATTTTTAAATCCTCTGTTTAATAGGACACCTTTCTTCTCGTTAAAGAAGGTCATAGAGTCAACATATGGATAGTAGCTTAATCTCCACTTTGATAATTTTACTTTAGCTAAGCCTTGATATTTTTTACCTTTGTGGATAAATTCTTGTCCTCTTGCTATATCATTTGACTGATTAGCTTTATACATCCACTCTTCTTCTTCTGCCTTTTGTTTAAATAGCTCGAATAAATATTCTTCTGCTACATAAACTCTATCCATAAATAATTTACTTGGACTTGGACTTTCATCTAATGTCCATAATAATGCTCTACCCATTAATAGGTCACTTTCTTTATCAATTAAACAAACTAATTTAATTTGTTTTTTATTTTTAGCATATAGCGATAAATACTTTTGTTTGTATTCATCTTTCATACACGAGTCCATTAAGGAACCATATCCACACTCAACGTAGTTATCATCTAAATACCATGTTCTGATATCTTCACCCTCTACTATTTCAAATTTATAGTTCTCATTAGTGGATGCGGCTTTAAACTTATTTACAAAATCTTCAACGTCCTGGTCGGTATATGATATAGTAATATCACCTAATTCGTGTAAGAATTGTTTTACAAATCTACCAACTTTAACTTCATTGCGATAGTCTGACCATTCATCACCATTCTCAGAAGCCTTCTCTTGCTTACTCTCCGGTAAAAATGAAATCAAATCATTACGCGACCCTGTATTGATATAATCAAATGGTGCGTCATAGATATCATCATACTTATCAAGTATGATAGTTGCAATTTTGTTATCCTTAATTGCTGAGATTTTGTCCACTAATAGTTTACTAAATTCCATTTTATATTAATTTATCGATTTGTAATTTTCTTAAAAGCTCTTGTGGTGTATATGATATAGTCGGTATTGGTAATTTAAATTGCTGTGTATTATCAACTATTGCTTCTGTCCACATACCACTATAATCTCTCATTAGAATAAGTTCCTTACCGGATTCTTGTTTAGAAAGATGTGGGTTACTTGCGGTAACACCATTCAGTTGTGTATATCCCATATTTATATATGAGTCAATTATAACTTGGTCAGTGAAGTTTAATTCATTAAAGCTTAAAAACATTGCGTTAAATTTAGAGGGCAGGGATGGAATTGAACCACCGTATGAAGCTTTGCGGGCTTCCGACTATTTCTCTCGTCCACCTGCCCTTATATGTTTACAGCATCTATTTTGAGAATACTCTTAATAGTACCATTGTGTACTACATTGTAATCTCTAACAGATTCACTAACTATATCGAATTCAATTCCGATTAAGTCAGCATACCAAAAATTACTATGTGTACACTGCATTATTAGAAGTTTCATTATAGAAGTTTTAGATTGTTGGTAACTTTGTCAATATCTTCTGCCCAGGCGGGTCCGATAGCACAACAAGTTAAGGTTGGAACACCATTGAATTCAGTAAGTCCAGAGTCCGTAATAAGACCAACAGGAAGACCAACATTTTTAGCCTGTTCATAAACTGCCATCAATTCTTCTTCCGAATCAACTGATACACAAATTTTAGTAAACTTACCTTCTAACCAATTCATCACAGCAGACTCTTCTTCAATTTCCAGAACGAAGTTTAATTTAGACTCACGTTTAAAATTACCCATGTCTAAAACTGCTTTCATAGATGCGTGTGCGCCTTGAGCGACCATTTTACCTTTACGCATATTAAGGTCTTTACGCATTACGATTATTTGTTTACTTCTTTTTTCCATATGCAATTCTATAAGTTAAGGTCATAAATGCTGACCATGTTAGTGATATCATAAGCATCTGCATAAAGAAAGCCGTTAATGTTACTTTAACGGCTGGATGTATTGATGCTAACATCCCGAAAAAGAATGTTATACCAAGAAAGCAAACTATAAATGATATGAATGCTACTTTTTGTAAATCTTTGTTTGTCATATTTGTAAAATTAAACATTTTCGGACAATGTGCCAAAAATATATTTTTTTCATTTTGAGATACAAATATATACAAATAAATGATGTTTGTTTAATGCTTAAAGAAGATTTACAAAAATTAGTGGATAAAAATATATCAATACGTAAAATTGCTAAAGAATTGAAATGCTCATATGGTACAGTAAAATACTGGCTAAATAAATATGAACTTAAGACGAATCCGGTTAATTATACTGATATTAAATATTGCAAAAGATGTGACTCACATTTACCAGTCGATGAGTTTTATAAAAGAAAAAACTCTAATAAGCTATTAACATATTGTAAAATTTGTACCACTGAACAAACTATCGAAAGACAGAGAGCTTTTAAAATAAAATGTCTTGAATACAAAGGTGGTAATTGCGTGTTGTGTGGTTACAATAGGTGTTACGCATCACTTGAATTTCATCACATTGAACCAGAACATAAAGATTTCACAATAGCACACCGAAGACTTTGGAAATTTGACAACAACGCCAAAATAGAACTTGATAAATGTGCGTTAGTCTGTTCAAATTGTCACAGAGAAATACACTCTGGTTTTGTGGTCTCACCAGGAATCGAACCTGGAATAGAAGCTTAGAAGGCTACTGTTATATCCATTTAACTATGAGACCAAAATATACCGATGGATTTGGTTTTATCAGGAATCTGGTTGTGGGTGTCTTAAACTGTTTTAACCCTGCTTCACACACCATGATAGAGACGAGTATTTCTACTTATCCTAAGTGTGTACCCTTGCGGAGCTGCTCTCCCAGCTCACCAAATTACGCATCCTCCAATCGGTTTATTCTTTTTTATTCATCATTTCCGGACAAAGATAAAAAACTATTTTGAATTCTCAAAATTTTCTATCTCATCTTCTATTAATTTTTCCACGAATTGTTTATTAGAACGTTTAGCAGCTCGCTTTTCTTTTGTGAGTGAATTCTTTAACTCCTTGATTCTCTTGTTAGTAAGTTTTCCACCCATAAAGTCAGTTCCATACGCAAATGAACTTATGGCTTTACACATAGCTCTTTTACGCTTTTTTATATCCTGGACTTGGTTTTCATACCAATTATCATCCTTGTTTTTCATAATTTATTTATTTTAAATAATCCTAATTTTTTAGTCGTTGTCACCAAATCGTTGGTGAGTGATTGAAATAATTTTGTATTAGCATCGTTGTCTTTTATTTTGTGTGTTATATATAAGTTATTAATTTTCTTACAATGTTCAATTACCTCTTCGAATAGAATATTCGGTTGTAAGTTAAACTTCGCTTTCATTGATTTAAAAAGAAGAGCAGGATCCTCGATAGTATCAGTTTCAATGTATTCAATACCCGCTGACCACATACGTGCCATCGTATAAGAGATATACAACCCAGCAGATTGTTTTACATTTTCAATTTGCTTCATATCGATATTCTTAACAGAATTTGGTGTAGATTTTAAAATTTGCCCAGCTATTACATTCCAAACTAATTTTTCATCACCACTAAATTTATCAAGTAGTTGATTGAAAATATCCTCTGCGAAGATTACATTACCCTCAGATGAAGACATCTTTTTACCATCTACTGTTACCAATCCAAGACCAATGTGTTCTATATGCGGGAATAATTGTTTCAATAACGAAAAATGCCCCACTTGTTCAAATCCAGTTAAATACAACGTTGGTGCGTTTAACTTTTGAGCAAGTGAGACATCTTGATAGAAATAGGATGTTGAACCATCGCTTTTAATTCCTACAACTTTGTCTTCATTGATATTGAATATTTTCGTTCCCGTATATTCACCATCACCATCAACTAAAATATCATTTGATAATTTTTGTTCTGAGGCGAAAATGAGTTGATTGATATTATACCCGAAGTTCTGACAATATTCATTATACTTCTTCAAGGCATCTGTTTTATCAACCTGACCAGACAGCGTATCACCCAATATCGCTATGTAGTTTTTACCTACACTCATTGACTGCATTGCTTTGGCTATAATCAGATTAGATAAGTGACCTAAGTGCAAATGTTTATTTAAATTTGGACTAAAACCATCGACCCACTCATATGTTTTTGCTTCTTCAAAAATCTCTTCGATACTTAAGCCATCAGGTAAGATGAAATTCGTATATGGACCCGACTCTTGCTCTTTGATATTCCAATGCGAAGCCCATGCTTGGACTTCTGGTGTAGGTTTCCCATACACACAGAAGCCAAAGGGCATTCCTTTCGGAGTTGTTTTTATTTTATTTAGATTCAGTTTCATTGTATTTCTTTTTAATTACGATTATTGTATTATTCTCTATGGACTTTCGAATCCAACGCATCAAATATAAGGTTTTTGGCCTTGCTTCGAATGTAGCAGTACCTACATCTTCTCTATCATTCATATCAATCACATAGATATAACTGTGTGTATTGGTATCAGTTCTATAATAGAGTACTCCTGCTACTGCGTGTGTTAATTCTGTTTTTCCGTTCTTTACTATTTCTGTTATATTAATATTATTCATTTTTAGTTTACTATTTTTTAATAGCTCACCGGAAAAGGAATAACATCGTGAATTTTAGTTGCTTTGGTGATGAACATTAATAAACGTTCAAAACCTAATCCGAACCCTGAATGTGGAACTGTTCCCCATTTTCGTGTTGCTAAATACCAGTGCATCTTATCCAGATCCAAGTGTGCTTGAGTCATTTGCTCAACTATTTTATCATAGTCTTCTTCTCGTTGTGACCCTCCGATTAACTCACCCACTTCTGGGAAAATTAAATCAAAACATTTTGCTACTCTACCATCTTTCTTCATATAGAAGGGTTTCAATCCTTCTGGGTATTCAGTAACGAATGTTGGTCCCCATTTCTCGACTATCTTTTTTTCCGTTTCAGATGAAATATCGTGACCCCAAGTGAGCTTAAATGTTTCACATACTTCATCATATTTTACTTTCTTCCAATCCTTATCCAGGAGAGGTTCGAGGTGTTGATGGTCGATTCCGAGTTGCTTAAATTCATACTCTGATTTAGTGAGTACATATTTAATTATTGACTTTACAAATTTCTCGGCAAATTCAACTGTCTCATCTAATTCACAGAACGCAATTTCTGGTTCAATCATCCAGAATTCAGATAAGTGCTTTTTAGTTAAAGACTTCTCTGCTCTGAAACAAGGTGAGAATGTATAAATCTTTCCTAAAGACATCATACCAACTTCACCATGTAACTGTCCAGACACCGTTAGTTTCTCTGACATCCAATCACTCTTTACATCAAATGTCTCACCAGCTCCTTCACAATCAGCGTGTGTAACTATCGGTGTGTAGTACTGATAGAAACCTTCATCTTCTAAGAAACGATGAATCGCTTGTGTTAGGTGATGTCTGATTTTCCATGTTGCTTGAAATCCTTTTGCTTTACCCCTTAACTCAGGAATACTTCTTAAGAACTCAGGCGTATGATGCTTAGGTTGAATCGGAAATGTATCATCTGATTCACCAACTATTGTCAGCTTAGTCACTACGAACTCCGGTAGACCTCTTGGCGTTACAGAATCAAAACCTTCTGCAAAAAAAGAAGCACCCACTTTCGGATTTCCCTCAATGAATGCTTCACCTGTTTTAATTGTAAGCTGGTGGTCATGTTGCCCATCCGTCACTGCGAGAAATTGTAGTCCTTTGGACTCTCTGATTGATTTTATCCAACCTTTCATTGTTTCTATTTTTATTTTTATTAGACATTAATTTATTTAATCTTCTATTTTTATTGCGCCCAAGGTCGGGATTGAACCGACACCCTCTTCCTGTCACATAACCGACTGTTATATAAGCTACTGAAGTGCTACCTACCACTAAGAGCTTCCCCAGGCGTTGTACTCTCGAAGGGATTCGAACCCCTACCCGCCACTTTAGGAAAGTGTGATTCTTTCCATTAAACTACGAGAGCATATCCACCTTTCGGTGGAATTATTATTTTACACTTTTAATGAAACTATCAATATCAATCTTTTCTTCTTTTCCTTCTCTTGAACGAATTGATAAAATTCCACTATCTACTTCTTTCTGACCAATCACAATCATATACGGGATATAATTTAATTGAGCATCTTTTATTTTTTTAGGCAATCTTTCATTCCTACTATCTACAACTGCTCTGATATCGCTATCAAATAATCTTGACTTTATACTATCTGAAAAATCATTAAACTTTTCTGATATTGGTAAAATCATCACTTGTTCTGGTGATAACCAAAATGGTAATCTACCTTGATAGTGTTCGAGTAAAATTGCTATAAATCTTTCTAAAGAACCAAATGGCGCTCTATGAATCATAACTGGTCTACTCGGCTTCCCTTCCGAATCAATATATTCTAACTCAAACTTATCTGGTAAGTTATAGTCTAATTGTATTGACCCTAATTGCCATTCTCTATTCAAACAATCCTTAACCATGAAGTCTATCTTAGGACCATAAAACGCGGCTTCACCTTTTTCGATATTGTAGTTTAATCCATTATCTTTAGCCGCTTCTATTAGTGCTGACTCCGCTTGTTCCCAAACTTCATCTGACCCAATATACTTATCATCAGAACTATCTCTTAGAGATATTTGAGCTTTAAAATCTTTAAAGTCAAATTCATTCAGTACATAAAGAACGAGTTTAATTATGTTGTTAATTTCAACCTTCACTTGGTCAGGTCTACAAAATAAGTGAGCATCATCTTGACAAAATCCTCGCACTCGTAATAAACCATTAACAGCACCACTATCTTCATACCGATATACTTGTCCAAACTCAGCAAATCTTAAAGGTAAATCTCTATAAGAACGAGGTTCACTTTTATAAATCTGACAATGATGAGGGCAGTTCATGGGTTTAAGCATATAACTTTCTTCACCAGGACAACATATCTCTCCAAATGCGTGATCCTTATACTTGTCGTAGTGTCCTGATATTTTATATAGCTTAACATTTGCTATATGTGGACTTACTACTCCTTGATAACCCATTTTGAGTTGTATCTTTTTAAGATAAGAAATTAATTCCTCTCTTATTATAGCACCTTTCGGTAACCATAGTGGTAGACCCTTACCCACATCTTCTGAAAAGCAAAAAAGATTTAATTGCTTTCCGAGTTCCTTATGGTCTAAATTTTCGTTCCCATTGTCTTCTTGTTTTTTATTTGTTTATTTTTATTTGTTAGTACCGCTGGTAGGACTCGAACCTACAATAGTTTCCAATTCGGATATGAGCCGAACACAATTACCACATCTGTTCACAACGGCATTTTTACTTTGAGCTGATAACGGGAATCGAACCTGTCACCTCATCCCTACCAAGGATGCGTTCTACCAACTGAACTATATCAGCACTACACTTCTTATGAGCCGATGGAGGGACTCGAACCCCCGATGCGTTTATCACGACTTGCTTACAAGGCAAGTGCTGTCGCCACTGAGCCACATCGGCTAATATTTTACACAGAAGGGATTTGAACCCAAACCTTTCTCCTAAAACAGAGATGCTCTATATCCAGTTAAGCTACTGCGCCATACACTTGTACTTCATGTATGTTTGTAGTCGCAACAGGATTCGAACCTGTGACCTTTCCCATGTCAAGGGAATGCTCTAACCAACTGAGCTATGTGACTAAATAACCAAAAGAGTACGATGAGCTTTGTCAAACATCAGGACTGTTTCCATCCCTTGTGGTCTTTAACCACTCTCATCACCCCACACATTCAAAGTAAATCCGAACTATTCGAATATTCTTCATTACTTCATTGATGTGAAAGAATATGTCATTCCTTACATATCTCTTTCGGTTTAGTACCCATACTTGGATTCGAACCAAGACACCTTGCTTTTGAGACAAGTACGACTGCCGATTACGTCATACGGGCATTTTTTGTAGTCACAGTTGGATTCGAACCAACGACCCTCTGCTTGTAAGGCAGATGCTCTGAACCAACTGAGCTATGCAACTATTTTGTACCCCGAAGTGGAATCGAACCACTACCTATTCCATGTAAAAGAATAACGCTTGCCGTTACGCCATCAGGGCATTTATGTTTGTACCTTCGGTGGGATTCGAACCCACAACACTACGCTTCTAAGGCGTATGTCTCTGCGCGTTTGGACTACGAAGGCGCATTTGTAGTCGGGGAGGGACTTGAACCCTCACGGTGTTAAAACCAGTAGATTTTAAGTCTACCGCGTACTGCCAATTTCGCCACCCAACCATTCAATTCTTTCGGTGCCCCTTGATTAGTATTTCTACCTCAGGTAATCTTATCATATTCGGACTAAAACCGAACCCATTGAGACACCAGAGGGATTTGAACCCCCGTAATCAGTTTTGCAGACTGATGCCTATCGCTTTTCAGCTCCACTCGGCCATGGTGTCATTTAGTAGTCGGAGCGGGACTTGAACCCACGACCTCCACATTATCAGTGTGGCGCTCTAACCAACTGAGCTACCCGACTATTTGCTGATGATACAGGATTCGAACCTGTGACGGAGCATAACGCTCACCAGATTAACAGTCTGGACCGTTCGGCCAACTACGGCAAATCATCAATTTTTGTACACTCGGAGGGAATCGAACCCCCACCTTAGAGTTTAGAAAACTCTCGCCCTTGTCCGTTAGACCACGAGTGCATATTTTATTTCGTACCCAAAGAGAGACTTGAACTCTCACGCTAAAAGCACTGGCTTCTTAGACCAGCGTGTCTACCATTCCACCATCTGGGCATTTAACTTGAGCCTAAAGCCGGGTTCGAACCGACGACCTTCTGATTACAAATCAGACGCTCTACCAACTGAGCTATTCAGGCATTTTTTGTAGGTAAGGTGGGATTTGAACCCACGTTTACAACACCGCTACGAATATCCACATTATCAGTGTGGCTCGGTACATACCTATTTTTTGAGGACCAGGTAGGGCTTGAACCTACGACCTAGTGATTAACAGTCACTTGCTCTACCACTGAGCTACTGATCCTTATATGTTGTGCCTATAAAGGGGTTCGAACCCTTACTGTGTCGATTTTAAGCCGACTGTCTCTGCTCTTGTTGGACTATATAGGCATAAAAAAACCCAGATTCTTTATGAATCTGGGTTTAGAGCTTTTTGCTTGTGAATAAGTTATCGCATGATATCTTTCTCTTTTAGGCAAATAGGAACTAACCCAGATTCCGGTCTAATATTACATAACGTAATATTCACCACCGTTGTCATGGTATTATTTAGATTCATATTTACTGTTAGAGTTTTCATTACTATTTTATTTATTCAGTTTTTGTTATTAAATTCCTTAAGAGTTGTTTTTTCAATCAAGACCTCGTACTATATCTGATGTTTGTGAGGTAAACAACTTCTTTATTTTTACGCAAATATAAGGTGAAAGTTTCAGATTGTCAAGAAAAATTTTACTTTTTCTTTTAAAGTCCTGATTCCCAGACTGATATTTTTGTATTCTTTGTAGCGGGAGGGTGATTCGAACACCCGACCTCTAGGTTATGAGCCTAGCGAGCTACCCCTGCTCTATCCCGCAATATGTTTATATATATTATATTTTATTTCTCCCTTTTGTTGTTTAATGAAGAAAAATAAAATTTTTATTTTTTTCTTTCTGAGTACAAATATACAACACTAAAATACGTTTTGCAAATTTATTTTCAATTTTATTCAATCTTTTTTGGACTTTCCTTTGTACACAAAGGTTTCAGACTAAATATTTTTTTCTTAAAACATTACGAAAGCTATAAAAGTCCTGTATATCTTTAACTCTATCGCTAGTTCCTCTGTTCTGTAATATTTGTAATTTCTTATCCATTACTTCAAATGGGTGATGAAATTTTAAACCATCTTTCTCAATGAACGTTGCATTTTTATTCTCGAAGAAGTCAACTTCGTACATTCCCTTAACACTACCGAAGATTCCAGACTTCGTAAATGATATATAACCCAATGATTCTAAATCACTATCTGATTCTGGATATCTATGTTGATTCAAATTTAAATCTTTTACCTTTACTCTATCACTTACTATAATATCAACATCTTTAGCCGCTCTGCTGATAAATCCAAATGCTTTCAATGATAGAGAACCAGTTATAATACCAATACGAACTTTCGATGCTATACTCCAATAGTGTTCTTCTCTCTTAAAGAAAGAATCTTGTTTATACCTTATACTATCTATATCAGGAATTAACTGAGAGTCGATGTCTGATAACATCAACCTCAGTTTTAAATCTCTCCAATCAGCTTTTATAAGCGAAGGATCCCTAATAATCTTTAATAGGTAATCTTCGGTTAAGATATCATCAGTAGTTATCATTATTTAATAACGCTCTCTATTTGATAATCTCTGTGTTCTTGTAACCACTGGTGTGCTGCTGCTTTAAACTCATCCATATTCCAGTAATACTCACCATCTATGTAATATCCTTCATCAGAATATTCACTGTATTCAGCAGGACCATCAACGCGATGTTTTGCACCTTTGTAAAAGTATGACCAAGTTCCATCAGGTCTTTCAATTGCTGGTTTACCAATACGATGTAATACATTATCTTTGTAATACATTTTAGTACCATCTGAGTAACTAACTACACATGGGTCACCGTCTTCAATCTCTACTTCAAGAACCTCACCAATGTCTTCTTTGATAAGTTCCCAAACTTGATTGAATTCATCGGTACCTGGTGTGATGTTGAATTCATCACTATTTAAAATATTCTTTAACTTACCTAAGTAGTCTTTCTCGTTGAAGTAATCATATACTCTTCGACCCTCAAGAAAATCAGATGTATATTTCTGTGCGTGTTTCAATGCGGTTTCCCTATCATTAAAAAGCTCAGTATATTTATCTTGACCTGGATCGTGGTCATACCAATTATCATTGTATTCGTAGCCTTTTTCTCTTACGACAAATCCTTTTCTCATAGTAGTTGTTTTAATTTATTATCTCTGTTTATTACCTTTAAATCTGCGATTGACATCTTTCTGAATCTGGAAGCATGATAACATCTACCATCTTCTATCTTATAGTAAACTTGCGTAGCAGTACCTTTACCACTACGCTTCTTATTGAGAACTTCTACTATAATAACAAGTTCATCACCTAACTTTATATAGTTAGGCAATCCCTGCTTATGTAAGTCTTCCCAATACTGTCCATGTAGGACCGGATTATTTGAATAATTTTCTGCGGCTTTATATTTATTTGGTTATTTTAACTATTTGACCGAAAACTGTTTTTCTCGGTTTGTGTTTTGTTTCTACAAAAGGATGCTCACCCATATGAATAATTGGTTCGCTAAAGTGATGCTCTTCTTGAGTCTCAACTACCTTTTTCTTAATACCTTTAAATTTATCATTCAAAAAGCTGACAGCGTTCTCAAGTTGATTAACCGGAATACCAACATTCTTTAAGTACTCGATAAGACTCTCAGAAGGTAATTCTGAAAACTTAAGACCTTCGCCTTTCTTAGCATTACTCAATCTATTTTTTAAATCTTCGTATATATCATCAAATGTATTGATATTACTTCTGTTCTTCGCTGTTGCCATGTTTATATTAGTTTATAAATTTGTTTATTTCCGTTTATTATATTCAATAGTGTTTTTCCAACTAAAGTTGACTCATCGAGAGAAATATTCTCCCACTCAACTTGACCGTGTGACTTATATTCTGGTGGTACATTACCAGGAGTCCATGTCAATAAGCATATATACTTTTGACCCTCTAATCCCATTTCAAACACTGATTGTATACCATACACTTCTTTACCATCAGTTATTTGACGACCCTCAAGTGGATGATTCTGTATCTGTAATTTCATTTATACTCAGTTCTCTTTTAAGTTGTTTAACCTCAAAACATATACACCCAGATGATTTAATTTTTGAATCACCTTGTCCTCTCATAGCAATCACTCTACCATCTGAATCAAGTATATAGTTATCCTCATTGAATACTAATCCTTTCTCAGCAGAAGCTATTGGTTCCCACTCCTTCATTTCAACAATAAATAACCAAACAGTATCATCATCATAACTAAACGTAGTTTTATATCTATCATTAATATAATTTAAATCAGATGTAAACTTCATCAAACTCTCAAGCGAAATATTATTCAGATTGTGTAAATTGTAAACCCAATCTGTGATAAATTTAGTTAACTCTTCTGGTATATTCATACAAAGATATAAATAATTATGGACTTTACAAAAAAATTATACTAACTCAGCTTTGGTAGCTGTATTATTTAACCAATTAAAATCATGTGATACTTTAGTGTCAAATATAGAGAACTCTATTATTTCTTTCTCATACTCAAAATCATTGGATGATAATGCTTTTAATAGACTATCTACTTGACCCTTAAATAGTTCTGATGTGGAATCATAATCTCTTAGTGTTAACATCAATACATACTCACCACTATCCAATTTCTTGAAGAAGTTGCGCGAAATATGAGCATTGTATAACTTAGCAATCTCTGTTAATCTATCTCTATTATCAGAACCATTAACTTTTACACCAACATGACTTTCGAAGTAGCAATCCTTAGGCATCTCACCCTTTTTCGTCGGTGCGGCTGGGTGCCAAGGTATAGTTTCGATTTTCTCTCTCAAAACTTCATAACCCATCGACTTCATAAAAGCAGATATCTCTTTTGTCTTTTCATATGCACCTCTGTTATCACCAACAAATTTAGAAGAGGTCATAACATCAGTTATATTACCTTTACTATTTTCAAGATCCAGCACAATGGGCTTAACTTGTATTGATTGACAATCCATTTTATACTTGTCGATATCAGTTGGCCTTTTAACGGTAACATGAATCTCATATGGAATTGGTGCTTTTATTTTATCTTCTTTTGCTTGAAGCTCTGACCATTTATTTGATTTATGGTCAAGCATTTCTTCTATATCATCGGTTGTATATCCTAAATGATATGCAATTGAAATTGACGTTAATATAACGTCAGCTACTTCTTCTAATATCTTAGTCTTATCAGTGAATCGGTGATTTGTGCAATAAGCACCGTCATATGGTAAAACCGCTTTAGCTAATTCTCCACATTCTTCCGAATTTTTAAGTGCTTTTTGTGATAGTGTTTTCTTATCTCTGATAGATAATTCTTTAATGAAATCTAATAGTTGATTATTCATCTTTTTTAAGTATTTGGTTAATCTTATTGTTTCTTAGTGATTGATAATATGTGAGAAGGTTTCGTATGTTTTTAATATTCTTTACTGTTGAGAAACCAGATGTGCGACTTTCATCTAATTGTATTCCGGTATTATTTGCTATAAATCTTAAATCAGAGTTAAAAGCCTTTATAATAGAATCATCTGTTGAATCTAATAACTTTTTCTCTCGGTTTCTACATTCATCAGCAGAACCATAATCATCCATTAATATACATTGATTTTTTAATTCAAGTATATCAAGAAGTTCTAAAGTAAACCGTTGAAGACTATTTAATGGTATATTATTCTGTATCATCGTCTTGAAAATTCTGTTCAAAACTCATCATAAAATTTGACTCATTATCCTTAATCAGAATAAACGTCTCGAAGATATTAAAGCTAACATAATCATCATTTAGGTTAACCGACTTTAAATATTTCTTACCAAATACCAGGTTGTTGTATTTTTTACTACCATCAATTGTAGAGACACACATTTCCCAGTTACCCAACTCTGAAAACTTAACTTGGTTATCATCAATGTTTATATTGAGTATTTTATCATCACCAATAGCTGATAACTTCTTAACCTGAGTAAAAGAATCCTTGTGAACATTAAATGACCATTTAGAATTATTTAAATCCAAAGTTTTAGCTAATCTATCTTTGGACATATCTCTTATTTTAAATTGTTCAGCACCGACAGCCGCTAATTTCAATATACCATCATTCGCGGTGATAGCTCTAACGTGTTTAATATTTTCATCTTCCGGTGCATCTTTAAACGATATTTCAAGCTCTAAACTGGATGTGTTTAAGAAACCAAATTTCTTTACGAACTTCTTAGCATCATTAATAACATAATCAAGTGTGAATTCGAAATCTTCGAACTCAAAATAATCTGATGTGTTTAATAGATATGATTTGAAAGCTAATACCGCAGTTTCACCAACCAAAGAATATATGAGAATGTTATCTCTATCCATCTTTAGCTTTACGATATTACCGATATCAGTAAGGTCGCTTAGTTTACCGATAAACTCTGAGAATTTATCACCATTTACTTTTAGTTTAATCTTGTCTTTCTTTGCCATATTTGTTGAGCCGTAATTTGGAATATATACTTATAATTAAAAATGTTTCAAAGTTTACTATGAAGTTAAGTCCTGATTGGTTTATTGAATACCCAGTTGATTGTGAACATAAAAAGTGGATATTATTAGCCGCTTTAAGAGATGTTAAACATGACTTCGATAATAGGATATTATATCCTCACCTACCTGATATTAAGTATCATATACAAAATCTCGAAAAATGGTCAACAACCAGAGAGCTTTATATCAAAAAAGAACTCAAGGGTTTTGATTTTGAGAAAATGACACTCATTTATGATACTCCGGAGAATTCTCCCGAAATGTCTGAATTGGATGACATCACTAAATACTCAATATCTATGTTTAAAAAAGCATTTAACTTTGGTAAGGATATATGGCGTGAAGTTGAGTCACAAATGAAGTGGTACACGATTGGTATCATACCACAATATAAACAAGAGGGCTTTATTATGCTCAGAACTGGTAAAGAAGTCAGAGTTTATAGATATGGCTTAAATTCTGTTATTTTAGATAGTATACCAAATTCCGACATATCTTTTACGGAGATATCTAAAGAGGAATATGGATTGGGTGTGTATGAGTCTTTAAAATTGAAATTAATGAGGGAAACAGACTTACCAGCGCCACTTACACTAGCAATCGAGTCAGAATACTACCCAATAGATTTAACGCTTCTACCTATCATAAAAACGATAGCTGTAAACAAAATCAAATCCTTTTAATTAATATATAGTAAATGAAAAAGTTAAAGTCATTCAGATTATTCGAATCAACAAACTCTAAAATAGATGATTTAAAGGAATATTTCTTTAATATTGAAGATACGTATTCTGACGATATCGACATTAACTACAATGAGAATTCAAGTGATTTTCTTTCTATATCCATAAATTTTAAGACCGAACTTACTGAAACTATTGAATTGAAAGCTAAGAGATATAGAGATATCTCAGATATATTATTACTTGTTAATAGAAACCTTAAGAAGATTGAAGAAGAGTTTGTAATGGATGACTTAATGGTTGTTCGTAATTACTCAATACAATTTAAGCTTTATTATAAATCAGCATTTGATGATATTAAAATAGAAGATATATTCATAGAACAAGAAGAAGACTTCACTATGTATATCAATAAGTATAAGTTAGAAAAGTTAGTCAATGATAAATATGGTATTGATATTGATAATATTGATATAAAGCACGATGAAGACAAAGATGGTAATCCATACAGTCAGGTTTCGTTATATTTAAACGATGTTAACTTTGGTGTATCTAATTATATAAAAGCTACCAATAAATTAACAACTGCTGGTCAGGATGATGAAACTAAAAGTTTAATCAAACAAATTGTTGACGATTTCAAAGTAATTGGACCCTTAACGGAAATTGGTTTCAGAACAAGAATTATAAACTTGTATATTGAGATGCCGATTGATTTCTAAAGTAATAAATGACAAACAAGAGGATTACCCGTTTTTACCTCTACTTCTCTGCAACTACAACTTAATGTAATAAGTGGACTTTCTATCGAGTGTGCTGTACGGTTCACTGACCTAAGCAGGATTTTTTACACAACGTCTGTCAATTTTGTGGGAATTGAGGTAACGAACCTCGGATTACTCCTTATCTACTTGATAATCCCCATGAGTGGCTGTTTTGCGTTGCTACTTCCATATACGAGCAACTGTTTTGCGTTACGACTTCCATATACGCGTAACTGTTTTGCGCCACTACTATCTTTATACTCTAAAAATTTATTAGAGTTTTTATTTTATTTAATTTTATTTACCATAAAGTAACCTACGCCTTTATATGACTCTTGATTAAATGTAAGGTATGAATCACTATAATTACTAAATACACCATCTTTACCATAAACCAGATGTACTCTTAATGCTTTTCTTTCTGTTACTGCTCTTGTATTGTTACGAGATATTAAATCAGTAGTCATGAATTCTTCTAAAAATATAGAACCAAGTCTACCAGTTGAATACTGACTATTTCCTTGACCACCACCTTCAAAATCTCTCACTTCCTCTATTGGTCTTGTTTTAAGATCCGCTGATGTAATCTCTTTAACCTTCTTAGTTACATTATTTGAGTTAGTATAAACTGCATATAGTTTATACCCAACTGGAATATCAATATAGTCAATTAATAACGTATCTATACCACATGGTCTAACCATTGCGAAGTAACTACTATTAACACTATATTTTCTAACATATACTCTACCTCTGAAACTTAGATTAAGCTCAACCGTAGGGTTACCACTACCAAATCTATCTAATGCAAATAATTTCCAATAATTTGTAGGTGTACACTCACCTTGAAAAGTGGATAGTGGTGTAGCTACTGTCTGTGCTAAATTCATAGTACTTCTACTTGGACCACCAAGTTCATACATACCTTTGAATGGATGGTCACTTGATACTTTAGATTCATTTACATATAAATTCCTACCATTTGTTATCCATAATGTTTCCATTGTATAATTTGGAAATTCTGACTGTGCTTGAACAGCAGTCACAAAGCTTGCTACTGATGATAATGTTTGACCAGTAGGTGTTATTGATTTAAGTGTTTTAAAGTCTGTATTACCATAATAGTTATCACCACCTTTTAGTCTCCAATAAGTTGAATTTCTACCTTGAAAACTAACTTTTGGTAATGAACCATCTATTAGATAATAACATATTAATACCGTAGTATTTGTAACACCTTCAGCAACAGATTGAATCTCAGCTGCTAATTCATCATATGATGAAAAAGTCATACCTTCAAATAAAGCAGAACCACCATCATCAAAGTTACCACCAAATAGAGTCCATAGCATATTCTGATAATGAGAAAAACTTGCACCTATGTGACTATTCTTATGTTCCATTAAACTCGTTAGATTTGTTGCGGTGAATCCTGCATCAAAATCATAGTTTATATTACACTCGAAAACCTTCTCAACACTTGTATATGCGGCACCAGTCTCTAAATCAACAATTGATCCATCGAATGACTTCTTCTTAAGCTTACCATCTAAATCCACAACAATGTGATACTTATCAGTAGGCACCTCAACAGCGTTTATATCATTTTTACCCTGAATTATTCCTGACATCTAGTATTTTAGTATTTTTATTTCTTATTACTATATATTATTATTATATTTAAACATTCTTACTTTTAGTAGTAAAATATAGATGCTTGATAAATTAATATTAAATAATAGCTGGAGTATAAAGGATGATTGTTTGTATTGTTTCAATATACACACAAGACCAATACTTAGATACGAATCAAATTCCGATAGCTATCTTATAAATTTTGACATTGGGTACTATACCGAGATTAAGAAAATAATAACACATCTACATAAATTAGATAAGCCATTTTATTTTGTAAAAAACTTCTCTAAGCCAGATAGAAGACTTCTCTTACTCAATAAGAGAGGTGAAGAGATAGTCAAAGAGGATATATTAAATGCGGTTAAAACATACGCTATGAATCCAAAGATACACGATACATTTAGTAAACACGATGTTGATTTTTTTCAAATACTAACTGACTACATTAAAATACATAATGCTCTCGATTTATTCAGAGAGTTATATCCTAAAATAGAAAAGGATTTAGTGAAGAGTACAAGATATGCTTATCCAGGTGGTAATATTTTCCATCAAAATACTAGTCGTGTTCCTGTTATAGATAGAGAAGATATTCGAAATGAGATAGCATCACTGGAAAGAATTATAAGCTTAAATATGCTACTATAAAAAAAGAGAGTTAATTAACTCTCTTTTTTTGCTTTTTCTATAAGTCTTTTATACTTTACTATCTGTCTGTCTATTTCCTCAAATAATTTCGAGTCTAAGTCCTCAGGTCTATCCATTTTAGCGGCCCTACTTGGGTGAGCTGAAATGAGTTTGGCCATCGCCTCGTCTCTTCTTTTTTTGAGTTTTCGTAATCGAATACGTAAGCAGTATATCTTAATAATAGAGGTCATAATATCCTATATATAATAATTTTCCTTATGGATATTACGTTTTAGCGATTTTCTTTTAACGAATTTATTTTATCACGCACTTGAGCAGCGACTTCATACTGTTCATCATCAAGTGCTTTTTGTAACATAATTTCCAACTCTTCGACAGTGCTTCTTCTTGGTTTTTCTTCAATAATTTCGGCATCGTCAACGTCCTCACCATCTTCATATCGAGCAACATCGTCTTCATCAACAACAATACCAGCAGAGCTGATTACAAACTCAGCGACATAGATTGGACTTTGGTAAATCATAGCAAGTGCTATACCATCACCAATTGTACAATCGAGTTCAATATCTTGAACACCATCATTAAATACTAACTTAGTCATAAAGATACCTTCTACTAAGCTATAAATACTAACCTCAACAAGATCCGCATTAAAGACCTCTGTGAATGACTTAAACAAATCATGTGTCAGTGGACGTTGTGTTTTAATACCTTCTAACCTAAGTGCAATTGTTTGTGCATCGGTTGAGTTAACGATAATTGGTAACTTCCTGTTACCTTTGGGTTCAGACAATACAACAGCATAAGCTCCGCTTTGCGTTTGACTATAAGATAGTCCCAATACATTTACTAATACTTTTTTCATTTTTTAATTATTATTGTAACAATAAATCAGCAGCAGATGTAGCAGCGTATGCTAGTGGTTTACACCATACACGATACAGACATCCTCTTAACCAAGGTGTGTGTTTTTTATAAGCCGCATTTGAACGATTGCGTCCGCTAAGTCCGGCACTTGGATTAAAGTCCAAATGTAAGTCAATTAATCGATATTCCCTTGTTTTTTCATCCTCAGATAAAGAAATATTTTCAACAACTTTTTGTTCATCAATTAGTGCAACATTAGCATATTCACCCATACATTTGGCTAAGTGATACTTATATGCTCTTCTACTAGAAACGTTTAGGTCACTTCTTGAATAAAATGGTTCTAATAATGCATTTAACTCTTCTGCTACTTCATAAGCAAGCATAGCTTCTCTATCCAACCTTTCGTTGGTATCGCGGATCTTAATACAAGATTCACGGAAGAAGACTACATGGGCGCCATTACGAATATCCGTGTTATACAACATAATCGTCACAGCGTAAATTGTTCTTCTACGTTTCTGAATTGAGTCACAACCAACTGAAATTGTTACAGTTGGGTCTCTTTCGATGTAAGTCCGTAGATATTCTACAATATCTGGAATGAACTCGCCATTGAACTTCTTAAATCTTGAGCTAAGGTTTTTCATAAATTATATATCATTTCTATATGTCTTTATTTTCACTTTGTTTTGTAAACTTTAGAAAATAAATTAATAAATAGCTTATGAAAGTGTTTTTAGAACTACATACACAGTTTGGACAATACAAGTGCGAGACACTTGATGTGACCGAGGAAGAATACGAAAAATTGAAGGATTACACAGTGACCTACTTCAATGAGCCATTTCAGGCTTATTTGGATGATGGTACTTTTATGGTTGTACCAGTGAGTGTTTTACACTACTCACAGCTATTCATAAAGCTTGCGGAAGCTTAGAAAAGTCTATCTAACTGTATTTTTCTTAATAATTGATTGGACACATAGGAATATCTCTCTGGTAGAGATAATAGTATTGCTTCCCATATATTTGGTGACAAAGACTGTGACCTATCGTACTTGTCAAGTATTATTTGATTAACGATGTTATATTTATCGTTTGGTCTTGTGTCGATGATGTAAGCAGTGAATGAAGACATTTTGAATGTATTAATCCAAATTGACAATTCATCATTAATTTTATATTCCCAGCTTGTGTAATATCTATGTGTAGATTCATAGCCTTTCACTTCGCTTAGAATGTGATTTTTAAGAACATATGTTCCCTTTCTGTTAGTATAGTCATACTCAGAACCAGGTAGCATAGCTTCCTTCTTTCTCTTAAAGCCAATTCTTTCGAATAACCTATAATAGTTCATTTAAAGTCGAATCTCGCAATACTTGTTTAGTGAATGAATCCAAGCTTTCAATTAAATCGGATGTCATACTAACTTCACTTTTATACTTCAGCATCACATCTTCTATTGTCCATTCAGTTGTCTTAGATAAACCCCTTCTTTTAAGAGTGGTCTCAGCATAACCTAACCATTTCTTACTTTCTTTATTATAAACATAAACACTTAATTCAGTATTGTTTATACTCAACCAATTTTGACAATCAGCATTCATTCTAACTCTGATTGTAAGGTTAAAAACCTTAGTGGTTGGTGAATACCAAACAAATGAGTTTTTATCTTTAGGTTCTTCTTTGGAGAAGAATTTTAAACCCTTATCAATAACAAAGCATTCTTCTTTGTCATTAACTAATAAAACTCTATAATCACACATTGAATTTCCAATTATTAAATTGTTTAACGAATATCTTAGCAATATTTCTGGCATCATCAATACCTCTGTGATGTGTACCTTCAAGCATAAGCTTTTCTAAGGCTAACGCACCAGACATCCCAATATGCTTTTTAAGACCCTTAATGCCCGTGTATTGATGTTTCAGACTAATATGATTCCTCAACCACTTAGTATCTAATTTATGTATGTTACAGTCTGATTCGAACTGAGTCTTATCATAAAATCCCCAACTACATAACACATAGTCATTATCACCAATCCAACTCTTAAAGCGTTCAATCACTTTATCGAATTTATCAGCATAATCAACATCTTCTTGCTTGATGCTGGTCAAACTCTTACAGAAGTCTGATAAAATAGGGTTTAATGTTGGTTTAATGAATTCAGAGAACTCACTCTCAATCTTACCATCATCGTTGATACATAATGCACCAATTTCGATGATTTCGTTTTTGTTTCCGTGTCCTTTTTGCTCCCAACAGGTTGCTTCAAGGTCTAATATAATATATTTCATTTTCTTTTTATTGCCACCATTTCTTCTTGGCGACTTCTTTATTGTTTATAATTTCTTTCTTTTCTTCTCCTTCTGTGCTACCAAGTAATTCCGATAATTTTTCATTTCGCTCTTCTGTATCGTCATAGGATGCGTAAACCTTTTTAAATTCAGCATTCTCAATTTCATATATCTTGAGAAAGAAACGCTTAATAAAATCAGATGTTAACTTCTTACTCTCAGTACCATCGAATACATATGTTATGTCACCATCACTATTCACTCTGATTCTGGTTAACTTATTATCCTTTATGGATATACAATAACTGAAATGAAATTGCTTCCTCTTTGTTTTAGAAGTACCGGCTACATAACCTGTTTCATTTGGTTTTAGTGGCATATCAATCGTTTCTTCACCACTGAATTTGTACTCAGTATCACTATAAATTGGGGTATCTATCTTAATCGAACTACCAGCCTCAAAGTGAGCAATTGCTTTATTCAAAACAAACTCTAATTTAGCAGGGGATAATTTTATTACCATTTTTGATTTAATTTACCGTAAATGTACGGATAAAATTCCAATTATGCAAGTGTACCGAAATGCTCTGATTTTATTGATAATTTACACGTATCATCCCAGATTAACATGGCGTTTCCGCCATTTTGGATGATAAATTCTACTTCTTCTGGAACATCATCGAAGTGTATGTCTATATTAAGTTCTTTGACCTTTTTCCACTTGAAATCACCCTCTGTAAGAATTATTCTGTCTTCTGGTATACCAAGTCTTTTAGCAACGCTATAAACAGAACTATTTCTACCGAATTCTGGTTTTCTACCATCAGAATCGCTACATCTGGTCGTTATTATCCAAAGTTCTGCACCACCTGCAATAAGAAAAGAAGCCAACTTTTGTATAATTGGCTCTCCTAAAGTACAGTCGAAATCAAATGAATATCGCATTATAATAACTTATTTAGAGTGTCGTCTCTTTTCTGAGTTTTACTTAATAAACCACTGATATCCTCACTCAATTCTGAGCTTTTGTCCATTTCAGCTTTTACTTTTTTATTATAAAGTGTTCTAAACTCTGGAAACAAAAGATGTTTGAAAGTATCATTCCATTTCTTGTCAATATCCATGTTTATAGGTTGAAGCATTCTGACTCTTAAATCCTTATCGTCCTTTTTACTTAAACCATCGATATATAACTGAATTCTTTTATTACTTGCGGTTGTACGTTCTACAAAGAAAGAATCACCACCAAGTGTACTCAGTGAGAATGCCCATTTGTCAATATCTTCTTCCAAAGACCTAACTATATTGAATATGTCTTTTTCTGACATAGTAAACTCTGGCATTCTGAATAATACCTGTGGATTATTTAGTAAATAGTCAGGTGCTTTATAAACTACTCTTTCAACTGGAACTTCTTTAATAATAGTTTCCTTTATTGTAATTTCCTTCATTCTCAAAACCTTTATCAATAAAAACGTACTTACTAAGACGTTAACTGATATAATTGTCCATATTATCATAATACAAATATATTAAAAATTTAAATCAAACCAAATAAAAATTATCGAAGTTTTCTGACACCTGATATGGAATTCAATTGTTTATGCATTATATAAGCAATCAAGAGTCCGACAATTATGATATTAAACAAATTGGCACCCAAGAAAGCCATAAAATCGTATATACCGTGATATAGAATAGCAACACTGACACCAATTGTCGTGTATAGTGTTTTTCTCCACCTAGGATTCTTTCTTAGAATGATTGAAATAGCGGAAATATCAATATCACCCTTTAAATTACCAAGTGCTATAAAATAGCCCATAAATAACCCACAAACCATATGTACAATTACAGCACTCAAAGCTCTTGTTAATAATAACTCACTTGGTGCTACTTTATCAAAGAAAGCCATCACATAATGAAGATTCTCTATAACCGCGAACCCAGCAGACACCATACACGCATAGAACATAGTAGCTACTGGTTTATCTCGTCTGAGTTCAATTCGATGCCTTACTGAGTCAATGAATCTATATGATGCTAATTTACACAGCTCTTCTAATAACGCTACTTGTAATATAGCTTTGAATAATAGTGTTGTAATAGGCATGGATTCGCTTAAAACCCAATCCTGATAGTACGGGAAAGTAAATTGAAAGGCATTAACGAAAGTGACCGAAATAGCACCGAGTGCAAAGTAACCTAAGCCTTTTTTGATTGAAATTGACTTATATCGAGATGATATAAAGATAACCATACCGTATGTTATAGCCGGTAACAGTGCCATTAGAAATATTTTTAGGTTGGTAGCTATAAACATAATTGATAGAATAACTTTATTTATATATAAGAAAAAGTAGTTTAATTTAATGGCTCTTACACTTAATTCAAGTTCTCTTAGAAATCTAATATTAAGCGCATCCGCCTCAATTGCATCACTAACTTCTATATCAGGAAAATCGAGAAAGTTTTCATCAAGATTAATAAACTTTATAGAACCGGATGAAATTGGTGGATTTGCTAAAACTAAGATTTATACTGAAGTAAATACCAACTTAGTAGTTGGTGACAGAGTATTCATTATAAATGGTAACTACGATTCTAATGATAAGGTCAAGAAAGACAGATATAGAGCAGGTAACGATGGTTATAGAATCTTAAAAATTGATAAGTGTGCAATCACTATTGACTTGGATTATAATGACGCACTACCTTGGAATGAAACTAAATTTGATGAACACATTAAAGTTTGGAGCTGTTTTTCTGATAGTGAAGCTTTATATTTATCTCAAGTGAGAGTAAATTCAACATCAACTGAACAATACAGATTTGAAATTGGATTAGATAACATCTTATACTCAAATGGTACATACTCAACAATATTCGGAAACGTAGGTGTTGGATTTTATGTATTGAATGAGCCTACACCAGGAACATACTCTTGGTTTAATATGACTAACATATACGATATTAATAATATCAATACATATGTTTCAGCAAGTCAATCTGGTAACGTAGTTGTTATGGGTAATGATTTTACGCATATCAATGGTAGTGGTAATGCTACTGATTATAAAACATCGTTTGTATATGAATTTGATTCACCTACTGCGACATGGAAGGTTAATCATACATACAGAGAAGCAATAATATCCAAATCAAATTTCAGAAGAGGTGAATTTAATGGTTCTTGGTCAGATGGTGTATATGGTTCATATGATAATAGAATTAATTGGAAGAAAAACGAAAAGAGTCTTTGGCAATCTGGTGTTGCTGTTAATACTAACTGGATATCAGGTGATATTCAATCATTATCAGATTCTATTGTACAGGACTCCTACTATTCAACTATTGATAATGGATTAGCAAAACAAACAACAGATAAATCAAATAATAGAGGGAATGGTTATAATTATTTCCTTGACTGTTCTATACAATCAAGTGTAGTTACTAATGGTAACTTCATTAACGCACAGTTGGGTAAATTATCATACACTGCTTCTGCTGTACCAAATTATATAACAGGAACTACATTCTCAACTGATGTTACTATCAAAAGTGGTAAAATAGCTGATTCATTTATTTACAATGGTAACTATTCAAACGTAAAGGTTCAATCAACTAATGTATTAGAAGGTAAGTTTTCAAATTCAAGTGTTTTGAATTCACATATTTCTAAATCAGTTTTATCTAATTCAAAATTCAAAGCCGATTCATCTATTGTTATAACTGATATTAGTAAATTCTTTTACACAACGATAGACGGTAAGCAAACAGTTCGATATAAGCTATACATCAATGAAACAGATATTCATAAATTATCAAACCTTGAATCTTTCTATTTAAAGGGTATTAAATTTGACAAGGATGCAACATTCGATAAGTTCGAAAATGTATTTTACTTAAATAAGTACAACGAAGAAATAAAAATGTTCAGTGGTGCTTCAATGGCTGGTGAAATTAACTGCGTTGTTAAAACTGCGGCTGAAAACACAGTGAGAGATGAAACTACATTTGCGTACTTCACATTCTTTGGAATAGGACTTGTATTACCAATTACAACACAGGTTGCTGACATAGAGAAGCCGTCATTGGATATCACTATGGAATATAATTTCCCAGGATTCATAGCATCAATTACTACTGCTAAACAGTGGTATGATTGGGTATTGAAATTCAATAGACTTGATGTAATTGAAACACCATATATTATTGATGCTGAGTATGAATCTGGCTACATGGATAACTCAACATGGGAGTATGGTAACTTAATTAATAACTACAACTATCAAGTTAGTCAGAATGCTAATAATCAATTGGATATTTCAGTTGGTTCAACACAATCATTACAGATAAATTTAAAATATTCAGCTCTTAATACGAGTTGGTTAGATAATAACTTCACACCAGGTGATGTTATTTATTTAGATAATATTGTTTGGATTCCAGTTTCAAGTCCTGATCCTATGTCTGCTACTATGTCTGAAACGACACAAGCATATTCATTGAATGGTGCTTATACTGTTACAACAATGGCATTCTCTGGCTCAACGAGAGTTTTATATTTAGATGCTTTAGATTCTGAGGCAATTACTAACTTAAATACTATGTATAACACAAGATTGTTAATCCAAACTAATTATGGATTTAACTCAGGCTTCTTCTATACATATGATGCTACTACAAACCCTAGTAACATAAGTAGTTACTTCGGTATGAATATGCCAAACTTCTTAAGTATTAGTAAAGTAAAAATAAACAAGTCAACTGTACAGTCTGGTGTATTTGCAAGAACATTCTTCAAAAACTCTACGATAGCGAATAGAAACTTTAATAATTTTGATACATCACTTGTTAGAACTAATGTTGATACACTTAAAGTAATTAATTTCTTATTCACATCTGATGTAACTGATGTTGACTCTCAATATTATGATGCAGTTAATGGCACATACTTCAAGCAAACAAGACTTGGTAATAATACCAATATCAAATCAGGTATTTTCTACAATTGTGTATTCGACTATCCAACATTTACAAGTGGTATAGTTTATGACTCATATTGGGTTAAGGGTACATTTACAAATGGATTGATAAAGCAATCTATGTGGAATAGTGGTATATTTAAGAACGGTATTTTCGCTGACTCAACGAATCAGAACGCTACTGGTGACTTTGAACCAATCGTATGGACTTGGACTACTAATCCGGTAAATCCTGTCTTATATAGAAGCTGGATGCAGTCTCCTTATGGTTATACATGGCATAACGGTACATTCGAAAATGGAGAAATGTACAACAGTATTTGGTATAATGGTGATAAGCTAAATGGTAAAATTTATAATACATATTGGTATTTTGGTAATCACTATAATGGTGAATTCGGTGATACTCGATTTAGCATAGAGAAGAATTCTATGTTATCTGGTCATTGGTATAATGGTGTTGCTAGAAATGCTACACTGGGTTCTACGTGGTTAGATACATTTATTTGGGAGAATGGAGAATTTAATGATGGTATATTTCAAGGAAATTCACCAGCACCAGTCTATTGGATTGACACAAGTTATGTGTCTGGTAATTTAGGATTATTTATTAATGATTCTACAAATGTTGATAATGGTGTTTACGGAACCGGATCTAAAATATTCATTAATAAATTCTCTGATTCATTAAACACATCATATAATGATGCGGCTGTAATTACAGGTGTTCAGAAGACAGGAACATATTCAGTAGTAATAACTGATTTACCATTTGGTAATTCATCTGTTATGGAAAGTGGGGCCATATTTAAGAATTTCGCTGTTTGGAAAAACGGTAACTTTAATGGTGGTTATTTTCAAGGAAATGCCGCGTTCTGGATGAATGGTAACTTCAATAATGGTTACTTCGGAGCCGATGGCTATAGCTTCGACCACGCACAGATTATTACACAAGGTGAATTAACATATGCACCATTTGATGAAGTTCGACATAACTTTATTACTAACTGGCATAATGGTAATTTCAACAATGGTGTATTTGATTCATCTTGGGCTGATGGTTCATTTAACGATGGTAGATTTCAAGGTAAAGTTTGGAAGAATGGTGTATTTATGAAAGGTACATTTACAAGTAACGCAGCTACTTTTTCTGCTGTTGCTGGTAAGACACAATTCAATAACTTCTTCTTGAATCCTACTGCTTCTTTCAGAGGTCTTTGGGTAAATGGAACTGTAATCGATGATACAAGAAAATTAAATAAGGATAAGAAATTATTCACAACATTAATTAGACGTAAGGATGAAGTTAAGAATAACAACAAAGTTTTATTCGAAAATGTCAAATGGATAAATGGTACAGTAGACCACTCTAATGCTGAGTTCACTAACTCTATGTGGATGAATGGTGTTTGGAAGAATGGTACATGGACAAATGGTTATTTCAATCCGTTTGTTCTTCGCCCATTGAGTTTAAATTATATTTACGGTACAGCGGGTGGTTTACTACCAACACCGTTGTCAAGAACTGACTATCGTGTAGATACATACTTAGGTTCTGATGGTTACTCATATAAAGCTAACAATGCTACAATGAGTACATTTGAATATGGTACACAATCTTGTTACTGGAATAACGGTATATGGAATGATGGTGAATTCGCATATTCATGTTGGGAGAATGGTTTATGGAAAAATGGTACAATGTCTGGTGCTTTCTGGAAAGATGGTGTTTGGTGGTATGGTTTCGCAAGGAATATAGTGTGGAAAGATGGTACATGGAAAAATGGTAACTGGTATGGCTCTGACTATATAGTTGGTAGCGTATCAAACGGCAGTGGAAATATTGGAACATACTCAAAAGAAACAACTGAGTTATTATTAAGAGCGCATCAAATATTAAACTACGTAAAAATTGATACTTCGGCAACAAATACCAATTTACACTTATGGAATGCGTTCAACACAACAGGCACATATAGTACACTGAATAATACCATATTGAACACACCAATCGTTTATGGTTCTGGTTCAATTGTAGGTACAGTTGGTCCATTACCAAGCTATGGTAGCTGGACATACTCAGCAACAGTTAGTGGTAAAGGTATCAGAACAAAAGCTGGTAATGGCCGATTCTTAGGTGGTGTTTGGGAAAATGGTGTTTGGAATAATGGATGGAGAGTTGATACTACAAGCATAATAGGCGGTGTACAATACGCTACTGCATCATCATATATTGAATTAGATGATGTTACTCGCTGTATTCAAATAACACGCAGTAGATGGCAATTTACTGTTACTGGTGCAACATTCGGTGGTTTAACTGCTGGTGATGTTGTTTCTATTAGTAACGTCACATCACATGATATTAATGAGAGAAGAAAACTAATAAGAGGTTACTATACAATTGTTTCTAATCCAACATCGAGAAGTTTAACTGTTGAAGCAATGGTTAATTTCCCTATACATGAAATTGTTAAAGATTCAGAGAGTCATAAAATTCATGTCAGTAAGAATATTTGGTTATCAGGTGCTTTCTTAAATGGTAAGTTTACTGGTATTTGGAATTCAGGGTTATTTGCTGGATTCCCTTTCTTAACAGTGATGGATAAGACACACTGGATAGATGGTAGCTTCGAAGGTGGTAGATTTATAGCTACTCAAACTGGAACTGTTTCTACATCTGTTATTCAGAAGATGAAGTTCAAAGATATGGACGTTGCTACAACATCAACAACACATTTATATAATTCTTGGATGGATATCAATTATGATACTAAGTATGTATCTAATATTTTCTTTGACCAAATTATATTAGATGATAGTGGTAATGAATATACTAGAACAAACTATCAAGGTTTAATTACAAGTGATATTTTAGAATCAGTATCTAATATGCGTGATAGTAATTCACTCACATTTAGAGATTATAATTTAGGTTATAAGTATAATACATATGTCGATTTTATTGATAGAGCTTCCAAATTCAACAGACCAAACATCTACACGTATGGTTGGACAGTATCTAATGTTTATGGTACTCTTAGTAAGGCATTATATCAAGATGTAACTAATCCATCGTTAGTGGATGGTATTAGCGAACCAGCATTATTCATAATGGATGGATATCCAAATAATACAAAACCAAAAGGAGTATCTTTCTCAACTGATGAGAGTAACTTAGCAATACTAACACATGATTCTATATTGGATAGTTTAGAAATTGGTAGATACACAATGGTTGAGTTTGATAGTTATACTTGGTCTGGTACTGCTGGAATATATGGTGGTGATATGTATGGTAATAGAGTTGAATTTATAACCATTATAATATTAGGATTTGAAGTTGTAATACCAATAGGTCCATTGGAAAATTTATACTTCAATGCTGATATAGATGGTGCGTATATGTATCAGCATAATCCAGTGAGAAGTAATCCAGATCCAACAATGAAAAAAATGGAATATTTCTATAATAGAGTTGATATGGATATGTACATCGGTGGATCTTTCTCTGCTGTATTAGATAATCTAAAGTTCTATGAGGTAGACATGATACCGTTCTATAAATATACGAATGCGACAGCATCTAATATTAACTATGGTTTACAGATACCATACACTGCGGTAGCTCCATATATTGATTATACTAACCAGAACTTCTCATTCATTGATAATGTCGTATTAAGTACTGACTCGATAGTATCAGCACCAGGAAGTGGTGGTGGTTTCAATCCAATAGATGTAGAAATAGAGATAGCAGTTTTCATAATACCAGAATAACAGAAACAAAAAAGGGAGATATTATCTCCCTTTTTTGTCTTTGACATACACGATACACACACTCATTACGGCTTGACTAACTTAACAACTTTACTATTCACCGTAGCGATATAGATACCAGATGCTAAATTTTCAACAAAAATTTTATTATCACCCTCTGTTACTTTCTCAGTCATAACTAATTGACCATTGATATTGTATAATTTAAGAGTAGCGTCAATAGGAGTTGTTATATTTAAGAAGTCAATAACAGGATTAGGGAACACTCTAATATTAGTTTCAAGAGAACTATGTGAACTAATACCCGTTGTAATAGAAGTGACATTCCAATATGATGTGCTATTACCACCAGCGGTAGCCATTACTAACGTGTGAGTCATTGATGCTGTTACTGGAACTACATACTTATAAGTAGCAAATGAACCATTCGAGGTCACACCAGTTATAGGAGAACCACCATCAACAGATATTGCATACACATTAACACCACTATTATTATAGAATAATACGGTATCACCGGAATTACAAGTGAAAGTCATACCATTGTCGGTATAGTTAAAAGTATGAACAGTCTGAGAGAATGAATTAACAGTTAAAACTGTCATTAAAACGATAAGTAGACTTTTTAGCATTTTCATAGTAGTTGATTTAAGTTATTATTAATTTATAATACAAATATAGGATGAAATACTCGGATTACCAAATTTTTTCGTCCTAAAATTAAAAATAATTGCTAAAATGCTGATTATCAGTCAATTAAAGTTTCTTCTTAACCAACCAAAGGTGACCTATTTTACCATCTTTAGACTGATTTCCTCGGAAATCCACCCTAAATTTGTCCGAACTTATCTTATTGGGTGATATTTTAAATCGCTCTTTAAATAGAATTCTTTTCTGGCCATTACACGAACTACAAGCGACAGAGCTGAATTTACCCTTACCATTACAATATGAACACTCTTGACCATCCCACATTTGTTTACCAGAACCTTCACAGAAGTCACATTCATCACCTGTCTGTAAATTGGTTATAACTTTACCTGACGCATCTTTAATCGCGAACTTACCTTCGACACCACCAGAACCATTGCACGTTTTACAAGTAATCCAACGCTCATATTCTATGTTACCATTGAAGGTATCATCGATTGTATAGACAATATCAAGAATTTCGTTCTTCTTGAATTTATCTAATCCATCCTTATCGTAAACTTTGTTGATGTTTGAGAACTCGAAGTTTAATAAGTCCCACAATTCTTCGTAATCACTTCCGAATTTTGATTTCTTATTATATTCTAATCGACCTTCTTTTGAAGATAATACTTTGTAGGCTTCAGCTACTTTTTTAAACTCTTCCGGATCCCCACCTTTATCTGGGTGAAGCGTCTTTGACTTATCGTAATAAGCAAGCTTTATTTCTTTATCCGTAGATTTATTGGAGACACCCAACACTAGGTAATAATTAACAGAAAAATCCATTAATTATATATTCAATATACCAGCCTCTATTTTTAAATAAGTTTTTCTAAATTCTCAGTTCTTACTTTTAAATCGAAGTACTGAGTTGCAGATTTGATTGCTTTGACTTTTAATCTGTCGAATTTACCAACATCATCTTTATCTATAATTGGGTTAAACATTTCGATAGATTTAAGTACTTCTGTCCAGCTTGGGTCAGTGTACATCATAACCAATAAACAAGCTGGTGATTCAATATCATTCCAACACTTGTGACCATAGATAACACTATGCGTTGATGAGAATTTAGTTTCAGATTCTATTAATGTTCTTGCTTTTAAAAACCCCTTCGTGTTTTTTGAGTAATCATCAATGAATAGACTTGCCCACTCATCGGTTATCAAAGCATCAGCATTAAGTACTTGTATAAGTCCCTTTACTCCTTCTTCTTTTAATGCTATTAATATTGTTTCTTTATTCACGAACCGTTTGTTAAATCCCACACTAATATACTAATTTTTTTCAACTTGACCTAATATATCAAGTATATCAACATAAACATCTTCTGCCGATTTCGAAGCATCAAGAGTTTTAAGCTTATTTTGCTTTTTGTAATATTCAACTGCTGGGTAAGTCTCAGTATAATAATTTGATAAACGTTGTTTGGTTATTTCGATGTCCTGGTCGTCTGCTCTACCAGATACTTTACCACGCTCTTCAATTCGTTTAAGAATTATATCATCCGCAACATCGAAGTAAAGTACTAAGTCAACCTTAACCATTTGGTCAAGCGAAATTGCTTGCATAACAGTTCTTGGGTAACCATCAATTAAAAAGTTTGGATTGTTAGATTCTTTTTTGAATTCTTGTTCCATGATTTCATTAATCATGTCGTTCGGAACTAAGTTACCTCTATCAATTATAGATTGTATTCTCTTTCCCAGTTTAGAACCAGATGCTCTCTCAGTTCTTAATAAATCACCAGCTACTACAACTGTATGACCGAATTCATCTGCTATCTGCTTACAAGCTGTTCCCTTACCGGAACCTGGTTTCCCAATTAAAACTATATTCATATGGATACATTTGATTTATCCATTTATATAGCTATTGGGATGAAAGTTCTACTATTCTTTTAATAAATTATTAAGCTTATCCACTCTGATTAAATCTCTGTAATAATTCATAAAAGTGAGTAAATTAAGATCCAATCGGTAGTTAGCTTCTTCTGATAGTTGTGATACATTTTGCCATACTGTACCCACTTGATTAAATAACATTTCTAGATTACTATTGTTATAAACTGACATATAACGGTCTTGCTCATACATATCAATAAACAAATCAACATGACCTCGCATAAACACTTCCCATTGATTTGATTTCTCTTTATAATATTCTAACTCACCAGCTTCTTTTGCCTTTACATAAACAGATGTTCTTATATAACCACAATATGAATAAGTGACATCAGCAAATCCCATAAATATGGGCTTAAATTGTTCCAACGTTTCTATCTTACCCTCTTTAAGTATGTCTTTAATTTCAGATATCATTTAATATGCTTTCTATTTTATTTTCTCTTATATAACTATCTCTATAACTCTTAAAATCATTTGCTTTAAATTCATTATTACCCCTCTCAGACATTGACATACAGATATATGAAAAAGTATTACTATAATTTTTATCATCTTCTAAGTCCAATTGCATTGCATTCTTCATTACACACAATGGTCTATCTAACTTAGTTATAATTTCATTATAAGTAAATACTTGAAATGGATCAACATCAGAACCTCTTTCATATGCTTCTCTCTTACGTAGCATATATGAAAAGGCAATCTCTGATTCTAAAATATGTATTTCTAAATTCTTTTTTAGAATTTTATTTGTAAGTCTCTTTTCCATTTTTCGTAATTCATTCTTACGCCTAATTTCATTAACCAATTGATAAAATATTCATTCAATTCAATAGAACGAATGTGTTTACCCATGTGATATTGTTCGAAGTCTTTGTAATTCTGAACCTTATCAGCAATTAACATATCATTCACATCTTTCAATGGTGATAGTCTAATCTCTGATATATCATTGATGCTTCTGGTTGATAAATATTCATTAGCAACAGAACGATATTCCATTGAAGCAACAATTACTTTAGCATCTATATCCTTATAATCAGCATTGTAATTATTCTTCAAGTCTTCATCAGATTGAAAAATAGGATGAAGAGTATATGCTCTTTTCGCAACATCAGAGGCACCAATCCATTCTAATACAGCAAGACCTTCATCTACATGATTCATAAAGTAAACATCAGAACGTTTAGCTCTATCATCACCATAAATACTTTGCATCCATTTATACTCCGGTGTTTGTTCAAATTCACCTAAACAAACATATTCAATATTATGTTTCTTCAAATAATCTTCTATCTGACAATCGATATGTGTGATTACTTTATAGTCATTTGTTTTGACATAAGAATCATAGAGCTTTTTACCTCTGAATTCTTCGAGTATGTATATACCATGATATTCTTCACCATTATAGATGAATGTAGCATCAACACCGAAGCCAACTTCGTCCATAGACTTTAGTTTAACACCATATTTCAATAACTGAATAGCTCGGTTATAAATATAATGAGAAGCATCAACCATATTGTTTGCGTTGAATTCAAATCTTTTCATACTCTTTAAATTTAGACTTTCTAACTTATTATTTCTACGTGATTGCTTTTCTCTTAGTATATCATTATACATATCATTGAATATACCATCTTTATCTTTGAACATATCTTCCATTGATAACAATACTGAATCAGTAACACCTTTAAATGAATCACTACCGGATGATTTTGATAGTAACATCATAAGATATGTTTGTCTTATGCTATCATCAGGTATTTCAAGCTTTAATTGTTTAAGTATTCTCGCTGTGTCCATCGTCGTTTAAAATATTATCAATTTGACTTTCCCTCATATCAGTTTTGTTGTATTCGTTATGGAACATAATCCTAATGTGCGTAGAACCAAACTCAACTCTTTTACCAGACTCATTAACCACCCATATCTTTCTGTAACCACCATTTATTCTCGCTGTTTCAGGATTTGAATGAATCTCATATTCTACATCGTACCATTTATCTTTTATAAAATCTTGTTTCCATATTGCATTCTCCATTCTTGGTGATGAAGACATTGTAATTTTACACTTCCATGTAGCGTTGCCTTTAATGTACATAGTCGTCCTTAGATAATACTTGTTTGAATTCATCTATATCTAAACCAATAAACTCAGTTACACCGTGATAGATATGTGAATGCTGATGAAAGTGACCGAAGTACCAACTCTTTATTTTGTTTTTCTCTTGTAGCTTAGAAAACATTGCTGTGAATTGTTTTCTCTCATATAATAGCTCTGATATCAATGAACCATCGTGCTTCGCGAAAGAATAAACAATTGGTGTAAGTTTAACTGGTGGACAAAAGTCCGGTGATGAATGTGTTATTACTCTATCTATATTTTCAAACGTAGATACTTTCTCTTCATCGTATATAAACTTTTCATCAATCCAATAAGATGTACCAAGCACTCTTACCTTTCTATCAATTGAAATAGCACCACCAATAAACAACCACTTCTCATCATTGATATCAAGAACTGTGTAATCTGGTAATAAATGTATCTGTTTAAGATTACGTATGACTTGTTCTAAGTCACTACAATCTACTTCACCATTTCTATCATATAATGATATTACCACGTTAGTAGAATAAACAAAGCACGATGGATTGTCGTGGTTGCCTCTGATAACATATAATATATTATTCGTACTAGCAAGCAAATCATCAAGCTTCTTCATAACATCTGCTTGTAGATTTGAAAACCCAATACCAAAATCACCAACCTGTATAAGTATGGTGTTTGTTATTTGATTTTGTATAATCCAGTTTGCTATAACTGCAAAGTTACAATGTATGTCACCGAGTACATAAACATCTTTCATAATAATTCATTCAATTTTATCTCTCTCAATTCTATTAATTTAATAGCTTCGAGTTTTATTTTACTTGATTCTAAAATCCTATTATCTCTTCTAATTTGATTTTCTGCTTTGCTACAATACACACCAACATTAAAAGCAATTAAATAACCCCAAGTACCATATAGTGGACATAAAGGATTAGTTTCTACTTTTCTATCTATTATAACACCGATATGTCCTATTTGTCTGAATCTCTGACAGTGTGGATAGAATGATGCCCAATCATCAGAGTCATTAACAATGAAGTCGCCTATATTATACTTTGGCTTTAGCATAAATCTCCACAAACCTATCAATGCTCATTCTCACATATGTTTTAGCATCAAACCCATATGAACCAATAGCCCACATATCATTGACTTCAACCAAAGCAGTTTCACCGTTCTCAAGCACACCAACATCAAGCGTATATGATACATTACAGTTATCATAGTCGCGTATCATAGATTCAATTGTTTCTATGCTTGGAAACTTTTTAAAGTCACCCAAATAATACTGAATACCCTTCAGTTCTTTCTTATGCACAAAGCATCTGTATTCAGTAATGAAATTGATAGGATCACTAACGTATAACTCAGTATCACTAATAACATTATCGAAACTAACAAGAAAACTCTTCTGTGTTTCATTCTGAACAAGTGAGCCAGTAAATGCTTTAACACCGTTCTTCGGTTTAACGAAATAAGGAAATGTTTTACCATCAAGTTCACTGAACTTCATAGTTTCAATATTGCGGTGTAGATATTTCTTTAAAGACTCAGGATAACCGATATAATTCGGAACAGGTACACCAATCAGATTGAAAAACCTTTCGGTTGCTTCAACAGAACCAATTAGAATATCATTCTTTGATGGGTTTAAAGCTTCGAGTGTTTTTAAGTTATCACCATTGAAAGCAATAACTTCTACACCCAAATCCATAAATTTAGACTTCGACATATAAACGAAATCATCAATCCATTCTTTAAGTTCGTTTTTTTCTAATAATGCTCTCATTTTAAAATATTTTCTATTTGATTATTTCTCAAGAATTCCGGTGATAAGATTCCATTCGAGAACTCGTGAACTTTGCTGTGCCATCTTTTCTCCATCTGTAAATATTCCCACACAAGCTCCATAAAATATTTTACATTTATTTCATTCGTGTCTTTGAAGTTAAAGTATATTCTTATCAAATCATCATCGTCAGCACGAAATACCATCTTAACAGTACCCTCTGTTGCATCTTTTTCTTCAACCTTAGGCATTATGTTCACATCGATGTAGTAAGAATTCATTACATCGGCTAAATACATAATGCCATTCTTCTCACCATACCCTTTGAAACCACCGCGCTTATCTTCTCGCTCCATTTTAAAATAATCTCGTCTTTCGGAACTTTTTCCGAAGTTGGATCTCATGTGTTTACCAATAAGCTTATCAATTTTCCCGTAGTTCATAGATATTTTATGGATTAGTCCACAAATATACAAAATGAACATTGAATATCCAAATAAATACAATACAAAATAACATGACCTATGAAGAAGTGGAAAACGGATGAATTAGCTTTCATTTTATACAATAATCGCTCAGTAGAAGGTGTTGTACAGAATTTCGTACCAAGTGATTTAAATTGGGATTTACTGGACGATATCGAGAGTAAAATAGAATGGGTTCAGAACATCTATCAAGAAGATAGAATGGTTGAGGTGGAGAAGAGTCAAATAGATATGAACGCACCTGATGTCTTAGTTAAACCACTGGATTTAAGCAATTTGACTGATTTAGTATTGGATGCCCATAAAAATATATCAGATTTAGAAAGAAATTGGTTAAATGCTCGTGGTATAGATAATAGTATGATTGATACATACAAACTTGGTGGAATGAGCTATATAACCGACCACAGAGCATTAGAGATACTTAATTGCACTGTTCATCCGCTTTTAGCACCAATATTATCCGATGGCTTAGAAGGTGGTGGCATACTTATTCCACTATTTGAGAATAATAAGCTTGTAAATTGCGCTATTCGTAAATTATCAGACATTGGTAAGCTAAAATATGGTTTAGCTTGTCCGGATTTGTCGGTTTGGAATATAAATAACCTCAAATCACATGAAATCTTCATCTGTGAAGGTCTATTTGATATGATGGCACTCATTAAACAAGGTAAAGAAGCAATATCAGTATCATCAGCGATGTGGTCAGGTCCACAGTTACTAAAAGTGATAGAATATTACCCAAAAAGCATAACAATATGGGCGGATGATGACCAGGCTGGTTTAAGATGTGCTAAGGTTCTACAAAGATTCTTTGCTATGTATGGAATTGCCTGTAAAACCGTTAAATCAAAAGTAGCTAAAGATGCGGCTGAACATTTCATAGAAAAAGGACTAACATGGGATAATGTAGAAGAGATAAAGATTACAAGGGAAATGATTGCCGGTAAAGAAGATATGTCTTTTAACTTCTTAAAATATTTAAATGAGCGTAAATTTTAAGACAATTTTTAATATATAAACTATGATTATAAAGAAATACAATCTATACAAAGAATCAAGCTCTAATCCAACGTTGGAAAAGTTTGTAATTGATTTATACAGCGTTTGTGCGAAGTTTGGGTCACAAATATCATTATATGGTAATGAACTTGCTAAGACAAATAGAGATCCAAACTCAGATTTGAATTTATTCAAACAACGTATGTTAGCTAAGGGTTGGGATAAGTCAACCGTAGTTCAACTATTCGAATCAGAAGAAGATGTAACAAGATATGTTGACATAGATGAAGAGTTTGAAGAAGACCTTCACCCTATTAGTCAAATGAATGGGTTAGTAGATTTATATCTTATGTATTGTGAGTCACTGACTGGTCAGAAGAAATACAAATTTGAATTTGGTGGTGGCGGTGGTCATAATCCTGATGATTTAGTAGCAGAAGCAACTATGAGATATGCGTATGGTTATCATAAAACTAAATATGGTAAATTAGCAAACTCAGTGGTTTTCCCAAGCGTTGAAGAATACAAAAAATTAGTATTTCAGGGAATTGATGATATGTTCTATTGGAAACATATACCGATGTTAGAAGATTTAGATGATGATGCAATATCGCAACTATCACAATTTGTACAAAAGGATGAGGCAACTTTACAATTTAAAATTGATTTAAAAGGTGTGTTTCACGAGCTTCAACATGAAAACATATTTGAAGGTGAAGTAGAATACGAAGACTTTGTACAAGAGTGCATCACTTACTTTGGTGAGATATTTGAAGAATACGAATACGTTAAAACGGACTTAATACTTAATATTTAATGCTACCATATATTGGAAATAAAGTTAAACTAAGTCCATTTATACTTAGAAACTTACCCCCTGATGAATCGTGGAATACATTCATTGAACCTTTTGGTGGAATGTACTCCACTTATTTTTCATTATTCAGAAATGATATCAAAGCAGTCTATAATGATATCAATCCACTAAACTACAATTTATTTCTGTGTATGAAAGACCCAGCATTTGCTGACTTCATAAGTGAAATACCAACATCCGAGAAATTATATTATCAATATCAATCTGAAATAACAGATATCTTCACTGCACCTAATTTCGAAATGGCTATGAGGTGGGCATATGTTTTAGCTAATAGCTTATCACAACAAACTATATTAAGCGGCTCATTCAGAGCTGGCGGTTGGCAAGCATATAAGATACACATCAATCAGAAAAGATTTAGTGATAAAATAGCAAACATTTCTGATATAGAAGGATTAGACTTCATTGATTGTATCAATAAATATGATTCGGAGAATACATTGTTCTATGTTGACCCACCATATTTCAATACTGAAAATTATTATCACTTTCATAACTTCGATAGACAGAGACATCGCGAATTGAGCAACATTCTATCAAATATTGATGGTAAATTCTGTTTAAGCTATTATTATAACAGAATGTTAGAAGAACTATATCCTACTGATTCTTATAGATGGGAATGGCATACCAGAAAGGGTACTCGTGACGAAATTCTTATAATGAACTATTAATATATACTTAAAAATAGGTATATTCGATGTCAAGATTAAATAGTAGACAATCCTTTGGATTGAATAGTAGATTAAAGAAGTTTAACGAATTGTTTGACACTGATGATATAAAATCCAGAATGGAAATTCCAATCTTACAGGGATTGATAGACTTCAAACAATTAGCATCAACTCCAACTGGCATCGATACCGATTCTCAATTTGTTATATTTCACGATAAATTAGCACACTTCCATACATTCTTAGAACAATGCTTGATATCTAATAACCCAAAAGCTTGTGGTGCTGGTAAAGATGAAAATGGTATATTTAAATACTATTTCTCTGATGGTATTTGGCTTGTTGTTCTTTCGATTGAGAAAGAAGCAAAAGGCTCTTTCTTATCTACGATATTATACAGAAGATACGACTTAGAAATGACCGAAGAAAATTTAGTCATAATCAAAGGTTCTAATCCAAATGAATATGATGAAACTAAGGCAGTAATTGAAGTGTATGAAGATTTACCGTTCGAAGAATTGATAAACGGTGTAATTGATATCACACTTAAAGATGTATTAACTGATTTAGGTTTAGGTAGCTTTCTTAACACACCATTATCTAAGGAATTAGACCAAGCGAATCAGAATTAATAATTCTCTTCAACCCATTTAATGAGCTTATTTAAATTATCAGCATTTTGCGGATATTCGGCTGGTAAAGTATTTAGAAATTTCAATCTACCCATTTTATAGGCTTCTTTACCAAATATTTGATACTCACCCCATATTCCTTTTTCCCACTCAAGTAAATCATTGAAATTACCCTCGATTACTGACATATCAAGTGAACAGAATATTTTTGATATGAATGTATTTGCTTCGTGTGTCTTTGTATCAAGAATAGCTTGATATATTTCTTTAGTACCAGCATCTTCTTTAGTTAAAGAATTGATAAACACTCTGGCTGAGTCTTCTTCATTTGTTGGTGATTTAGGGTCATAAACTATGTCGTGGAATAAAGCAACTATAATAAGCTTCTCATAATCGTTTACTGATATAGAGTTTTTTCGTTGATTTATTTTGTCAATTAAATCATATAAATGCTTGGTTGTATGAAAGTGTCTATGTGATTCAGACCAACATTTAATAATATCTTCGATGGTCATTTTAATAGACCACTTATTTAAAATTGCTTGTATTTCTTCATTACTCATAACAACAAATTTAGTTTTTCATACCTTATTTCTGATATCGGTTTAAATAACCTAATATCATAAAGACTATATCTACCACCAGCATCATCTGGTATCTGATATACGTCCTTATCAGGAATATTGAAAATATACGGACTTTCTGATTGATGTGCAAATTGTTTTTTCATATCTGTCACATCCTGAGCTACATAAACTTTACCAACAGTGATATTTTTCACTGGTTTATTATCCAAATTGTTTTGAATACACATAACTTTCATTGAAGTTGTATCTGATATCACTGAAAAAGTTTAAGCAAAGTTATCAACCAACTTCGTTTTTAACATATAAGTTAATATGCTTAGAAACAACATATTCCACGAGAATTGTTTAAATACTATGAACAAAATGCCCGATAATTTCATCGATGGTGTCATTTGTTCACCGCCTTATAATATATCAACCACTCGTAGTGATATGTATTATAATACGGGATATGCTGAGTTCGATAATCTAACCGAAGAGGAATATCTATCTGTTAGATTAAGTGAGTTTAAAGAGTTTCAGAGAGTAGTGAAAGATACCGGAGTTGTATTATATAATCTTTCATATACACACGAAAATCCGGTACTACCTAATCTATTAGTAGCAAAGGTTCACCAAGAAACGGATCTTACATTAGCAGATATTATTTACTGGAAGAAATCGAATGCAATTCCATTTCAAACAAGCCCAACTAAGCTATCCAGAATAGTTGAACCAGTGTATGTTTTTGTTCAGAAGAAACATCTTACTAATTTCACTGCTAATAAGACTATCTCTAAAATAAACGAAAAGACTAAACAGAAGTTCTATAAAAACTATCTTAATTATATTGAAGCACCAAACAATGACCAAAATAAGGCACCATTGAAAGCTCTATATTCAACAGATTTAGTTTGTCAGTTAATTGATGTTTACTTCCCAGTAGGTTCATTAATATATGACCCATTTATGGGTTCTGGAACAACAGCTAAAGGTTGTATTAAGATGGGTAGAGATTATATAGGTAGTGAACTAAAAGAAGAACACTATAACTTTGCTATTGAGAATTTGAAGTAATTTCTTTTCTAAGTTTCATTAATAAACGACCAAGGTGATTCTCACCTTTACCTTTACAAACGCCCCAGAATACATCACCCCACCAATTGCCTTCAATTAATTCAGCGTCACCAGTTGCTATTAGTTTAGCACGTAATTCAGGGTCAGCAAATTTTTGTTTTAAGGCATATTCCATTACTTGAAGTTTAACATCATCCCAATCAGGACGTAACTCAAGAGTTCTTCCGAACTTTTTAACTTGACCAGAAGTTGACACAAGAGAAGCTTGCTTTCTTAATGAAGGGTCAGTGGTTTTCATTGCTACATAATAATGTTCAGTAGATGGATATGTAATACCATCATAAACAACCACACATGGCCAGAAGTTTGATAAAAATCTATATTCTCCGTCAAAGGAGTCAATTGTATTCATAATTATTTAAATATTAAATCAAGTTTTATATCACGTATTATACCTTTTGGCATAACGTAGTATCTATTTACTTTAATAGCATTATACTTATCCAAGCCGTCACTCACAAGGCTCACTGACTCACCTTCAATTGCTACTATTTTATAGTCAACATCATCGTGCAGTTTTTTAGGATAACCTTTATTGTTTCTATGTGAAACAACAACTACGTCACCAACCTTAAATTTATATGTGCCGTTTTTAATGGTTTGTTTTAATAACCAAAGTTCACTCGGATTCATATGCAAATATAGGACATTATAACAATTTGTCCAACTTTTTTTGCCTTTCTTTTATTTTGGTAATAATTATTACCTCACTACAAGCATATTTAATACCCTTTTCAGATACAATACTAGAACCCTCTATTGATTTTACTGTTGCTTCATACTCAGAACCATAGGGCGATATATACCTAAATATATCGCCCTTTACTGGTACTGTACCACATTTACACGCGGTGTATGAGTAGTTAAAACTATTGGGCACTTTTAACTTTTTTAGCTGGTGCCTTTTTAGCTTTTGATTCTTTTGGTGTAGTGAATTCGGTTTTATCATTTGATATGTATAACATATCAGGGTTGAAGTATTTTTTATATACTTTCTTGATGTCTTTTAATTTGATGGTATCAATTATATCATCATTTGACCACTCACTCGGTCCAATCCATTTATAAACATTGTTATAACGATTGATTTTTGATTTCTTCTTACGAACTTTCATGTTCTCGATAATCGTATTCAACCTTTCTTTTGTCAAATATTTATCCGGATCTGCTAATACCATTTTAACCGTGTCAATAACAGCTTGAGCATTTGCATTAGATGTTACTGTTGAGATACTAACGATACCTTTATCAAACATTCTTGATTGATAAGTTGATATGTAATAACACAATCCTCTGTTCTCACGAACTTCTTGATATAAAGGTGAGTTCAAACCATAACCCAACATAGCAGTGATGATGTTAACATAAGCGAAGTCTTCTTCGATTAATGGTGTTAACATGATAATTGATGTTTTGTCTTTGAAGTCGTTATTTAACTCAAGTTCTACATCATAATCACCGAATTTATAATCTGGTGCTATTTCAGTTGTTGAAAACTCTACATCAGCATCAAATTTAGATTTAGCTGATACATTGATAATTTTAGTTGGCTTAGCATACTGTAAGTCGAAGAAGTCTTTACAGTCTTTAAGAGTTGTGTTCTCGATGTCTTTTCTCAAACCAATTGGTGAGTAGTGACCGAACTTTTTTCTTGATAGATTCTGAAAGTGTGCTTCAGCTTGACCGTTAAACGAATCCATATACTCTTCAAGTACAATTCGCTTTTCGTTTTGAAGCTGTTCATCAGTAATTGTGAAGTTACCAAGTAACTCTACAAATTTATATTTCCACTTCTCGATTTTCTTATCTAAACCAGTTAGATAAAATACAATCTCGTTGTCAGATGTCCAAGCATTCCAGTCGATACCGTCTTGGTCAAATTCTTCTTGTAAATGGTCGAAAGTTTTACACATTAAATGCTCCATTAAATGTGATAGTCCGTACCATCCTGCTTTTTCTAAGTTTGTAGACCCAGTGTAAACAACGTAGATACCAGATAAATCTGTTTTTGATTTTAAGTTAATAATCATATAGTAAAATTTAAGTTATTTTACTTCTATGATGTAAAATCAAAAAGTTTAATACTATCTCATAATAGTCTGTGTTCTGTCGGGACCAACAGATATACGAGTGATTGGTTTATTGGTTTCCAATTGTATAAATGAAATATAATCCTTAGCAAGTTGAGGTAAGTCTTCGAAATTTCTAATAGCCGTGATATCCACATTCCAACCTTTGAATTCTTTCAATATTGGTTTTATCTCAGTGCTTAAATCAAATGGAATTGTTTCTGTAAATATTTCATCACCAATTTGATACCCAGTGCAAACTTGTATAGTTTCAAATCCACTGAGTACATCAAGTTTCATCATATTTAACTCAGTAACACCGTTAATCATTATAGCATATTTCAATGCTGGTAGGTCTAACCAACCACAGCGTCTTGGTCTACCTGTCGTAGCACCAAATTCACCACCGATACTTCTCATCTTTTCACCTACTTCATTATCAAGCTCAGTAGGAAATGGACCAGAACCAACGCGAGTAGCATACGCTTTGAATATACCAGTTATGTTACCAATTGCGTGTGGTGATACACCAAGACCAGAGCAAACACCAGAGATTGTTGTGTTGGAAGATGTAACAAATGGATATGTACCATGGTCAACATCTAACATAGAACCCTGTGCGCCCTCAGCAAGTACAGTCTTTCTATTACTCAGTGCTTTATTAATATAATGTTCAGCATCAACAATATTATATGATTTAATGAACTCAATAGCATCAAACCATTTTAATTCTTCTGCTTCATATTGATTTGCATCAATTTCAAAATCTTCATAGATAGATAATAAATCCAAATGTTTTTGAACTAACTTCTGATAATTTAATTTACTATCATTCTTTATATCACCAACGCGAATTCCATTTCTACCAGTCTTGTCCATATAAGCTGGTCCAATTCCCTTAAGTGTTGAACCAATTTTACTTTTACCTTTTGATTGCTCAGAAGCTTTATCTAAAAGTCTATGTGTCGGTAATATCAAATGCGCTCTTCTTGAAATCAGAAGTTTAGATTTAACATCTATACCAAATGATTCTAATGTTTGTATTTCTTCTTTTAATGATATAGGATCGATAACTACACCACTACCAATAACATTCACACAATTATCTCTGAAAATACCAGATGGTATCAAATGTAATACGTGTTTCTCACCATTGAATATAAGTGTATGACCAGCATTAGCACCACCTTGAAATCTCGCGATTATATCGTAATTCGGAGTTATAAAATCAACAAGTTTTCCTTTTCCCTCGTCACCCCATTGCAATCCTAATAGTACATCTACCTTCATAATACTTCGTTTAATTTTTCATTTCTTTCGACCTGTTTATCAATGTGGCCATTCCATAACATCAATTCCTTCTTTAAATCTGATTTAGCTTTAATGTTTGAACAAGTATATTCAACATTATGCTTCACCCACTCCTTTAGCTTATCCATATTTTCAAAACCTGTATATGATATACTTTTCATATAAAAAAACTTATCTTGATATAAAACAGAACGTTTTTTATTATTGACGGTTACATAGAATCTACTAAATTCTGTTTTCACCCTTTTTAGTTTACCAATATAGACAAACGCAAAAATTTTACTATCATCAGAATCAGAGCATATTATAAACTCCATAATAGTGAGTACAACTGCCGGTACAGCACAGCCTATCGTGTATAACGGGTGTACAAATATAGCGAGTGCTAAAAATGTAAGCATGAAGCTAAAATATAAAATAAATGGTCGTGTTGTCATATTAATCTTCCTCTAATAGTGATTCAATTGAGATATCTCTCAACTCTTGTAAACTTTTAAATACTTTTATGTTTGTTGGTAAATATACATTCATTATTCTACCATCTGGTAGTCTAACAGATTTATTCTCAGATACAATTCTATAACGACCTTTGAATTTGCTATCGAAAAATTGCTTTATCGATTTCTTATCATCGCAAGGATTGATATAGTTATTAGAAACAACAGAAACAGGAATACGGTATCGAATCATATATTCAATCGTAGTCCATCTATGCTCTGTTATATCACCATACTTAGCGGCTTTCTCAGTAGACATAACTGGTAGGTCTAATACCAGTGCAAACTTTTTATATGAGAGCATTTTGGCTTCTAACATAGCGATACTAATCTTTTATGTAAAGACTCAACCTGAGTTAATAGATTATCAGTGTAGTCGTTTGTAATAATAAATTGAGAACCCTTCTTCTTCATTTCAGAATCCATTTGGTCTTTCATTCTCTGTTTATATTCAAACTCTGTTATACCATCGCGTTCAATGGCTTTCTTTAGCCTTAATTCCGCATCTGCGGTGACATAAATAATCCTATCGAAAGAGCGATTAAGTCCGGACTCAAATAAGATAGCAGATTCAGCGAGTGTGTAAGGGTGTTTTGAATTTTGTTCAGAGAATTCATCAAAAGCGTTTTGTGCATAAGGAGAGCATATTTTTGTTAGTCTTTTCAGATTACTTCTTGATTCATCAGAGTCTTCAAATACTAATTTTCTAACAACTGGAATATTAAGCCTATCATCAATATAAACATTTCCAAATGCTTCGATAATCTCCGCTCTTAGTTTTTTATTTATATTCTGTTGCTCCTTAACCGCTTTGTCAAAGTTAAAAACAGGTACACCAAGCTTTGCGAATAATTCCGCACAGAAGGATTTACCTGCTCCCATTTCACCAGTTATAGCTACTTTCATCATTCTATTATTGTATCAATGGTGTTATTACGTTGTTCTGATTTCCAGTTTAGATATTCTTCTATACTCACAATCTTAAATAGTTGATTATTAACCCACCATTTACCTAAAGTTTTATTAACATCCTTTACACAGGAATCATCCGGTGCCTGTCTTTGCGGATAGTAAACATCTGATATAAAGTCAGATAGCGTTATACAATCATCTGAAACGCCAAATACCTCTTTATCTCTAAGAGGTATTTTAGACTTTGATATTTCTACATAATCGATAACAAGCTCAGTCACTCCTTCATCTATCTGCGTACCAACACCAAGTATAACTGTCGTGTACTTTGACTCCCAGATTAAATCATAAGCTGTGAGTAAATCGGTGGTCATTTTCTTATACATCTACTTGTATTTGATGTGCTTTGATTCTTCTCAGCAGAGTTCTCTTTGAGATTTTAAGCCCGTATGCTGTTTGATTATAATCCTTAGTTAAAGAGAGTAGCTGTGTTATAACTTCCTTCTCCATTATTAAATGATTAAACTCACCAGAATAATCTTCTGGTGAGTAAATCTTATCGTTATTATTTGTGTTTTTACTTTTCTTCCAAGGACGTTCTACCATTATGCTACTACTTTCGATTCTTCTTTTACTAATTTAGATACGTATGCTTCATAAGTAGCATCCTTTGTTTTGATTTTAGCAATCATCTTGCTTGTATCACCTTTATATGCTCGTAGGTTTGTAATCTTACCGCGCATCTTGGTTTTAGCTGAACGCAACATCCAAGTTACTTTATCACCCACTTTGAATCCATCGAATTCTTCTACACTTCTGTTTTCTCTCTTAGTCTTAACGATTTCAGATGGGTCAAGCTTTTCATCAAGTAAAGAGAATAAAGCATCAAGCTTTGTATTACGAATCATCTGTTGTGTGATGTTCAAAATGCGTTCAGTTTCTTTTGCGATGGTATATGAGTCACGGTAAGCGAATAAGCTTGTATAGATAACGAATGTATCATAAGCATCTACGTAGAAGTCATATCTATCACCGTCTTTACCACTGTATTTCTTTTCTAAACTCTCAGAACTTGTGCGTAAAATGTTTTGCTCATTTTTGTTTGTACGCATACGTCTTTCAAGTGCTGTTTTGAAAGCATCGAAACGTAAATGCCCTGATGAATTTGTGTCAGACTCGCGTTCTGTTTGTACAAGAATTTCTTGAATTTTAGAAAGCTTAACTGAGTGATTCAAAAGAGATTTCATCGCTTTAATCTCTTCATCAAATGGTTGCTCAGAAAACTTGATAGTCAAACTGTTAGCAGCTTCAGTAACACCCGTTAAGTGTTTCTTACGAAGAGAGAACTCTGACTTAGAGAATGCGAAATACACATCTTTCGTGCGGTTGTAAAAACCAAGGTTCATGTTAAGAACTCTTGTCTTATCGGTTGAGTTAAGGAAGTAGAAACACTTCTCATAAACGTCTTCACCGATTGTAACTTTATCAGAGAACAAACGAATTTCTTGAATACCACCAGTGAAGTAGTGACTGTACTCAGTGATTTCGAAATTCTCAGAGATAAGAGCAATCTTATCTTTTAAGTAACTACGGAAATCAAATATTTCATATCTATTTGAAACACTAACAGACTTAACAATACGTCCGTCAAACTTAGTGATAAGCAAATCACCATCCATTTCGATTTCAAATTTATCAATGAACTTAAACAGTTCTTGCTTATTGAAAGGTTTTCTTTCGTTGAAATTTCTGCGTGTTCTAATAGCCATGTTTTTCAGTTTTTAGATTTATTTGATACAAATATAGTAAATAAATACCGGACTACCAAATTTTGGATCATTTTTATCCTAATAACTGAGCTAAGTTGCTGTTTCTCAGTCTTATGGTATTCCATCTTTTATCGAAATGTGGATCTTTTCTAAGCTCTTTAATCTCTTTGTGTACATACGCGGATATAGATTGATTGCGATATTTAATTCTACCAGAGTTCTCGTAAAACTCTTTGGTGAAATTATCAACATTAATCACGCTAAATGTATAAGTGATATCATTATACACATCAGTTATAGTCACTATTTTATCAGTCTTGTTTATTACAACAGGAAACCCAAGCTTCTCACAAGCTTCAATTATTAAGAATGTTCCATACTTCATTTAAACCATTTCTAAAAAAATAATACAATATGTAAAGATAATAAATTTAGGCTTAAAATCCAAATTATGGACAAATCATATATAAAAAATAGTCTTCAAGACATACTTAACACCCAATTTAAATTGGTTGAGAAGAGACGTATATATGACTACCACGATAGGATGAATTTTGCTTGTCCATATTGTGGTGACTCTTCTACTGACCGAAATGCCAAGAGAGGAAATATATGGTGGAATAAATTAATATTCGTTTGCTTTAACTGTGACCACAGAACATCGTTTGATAAGATGTGTCGAGATTTCAATCAACAATTGGACCCTGGTGTTAAATTGGAAATCATAGAACACATAGCAAGTAATGTAACTTATTCAGACTTCGAGGACAATGCGGTTGAGACACAGATGAGTAAACTTCTTTCTTTGGAAGAATTGACTAAGCTATTCAATACATACGAAACACCAATAACAGATTTTAAACCAGTAGAAAAAGGTTCACCAACATATCACTACCTGGTTACAAAACGAGGTATACCAGAAGATGTAATTAGTAATATTTATGAAGGTAACTATTGGAGAAATGCTGAATCAAAAGAAGGTATTATATGTCTTCTGAATAGAAGAGGTGGTAAAGTATTAGGGATGCAGATTAGAAATATGAAAGATGGTAGAGCCAGATTTTTCAAAATCTATAATTATGAGAGTTTATACAAATGGTTATATGGTGAGGAAAAATTAGCAGACTTTGACTTAAACGAATTGGTACTATATAATAAGCTATCTTATTATTTTGGTATTTTAAATATCGATGTTATGGAAAAAGTAACAGTATTCGAAGGATATCTCGACTCATTGTTCTATCCTAATTCTATTGGTGTTGTTGGTGTTAATACTGACATGAGATTCATAGAAGCCAATCTCGATATGCAATATTTCTTTGATAATGATGGTACAGGACATAAGAACTCAGCAATGAAATTAAAAGAAGGCTTCTCTGTATTTCTTTGGAAGAAATTGTTTGATAATTTAATAGAGAAGAAAAAGCCATCAGACCCATTTACTTACTTACAAAGGATATCAGCTATAAAAGATTTAAATAAGTTAGCACAGCTTACAGGTGGTGACCCATATAAGAAGTTAGACTTACCAAAGTTTTTCTCTAGAGACCAATACGATGCGGTGTGGATCCCTAAGCAAAAAAAAGAGTACAATCCGGATGCTAAAAGAAAATATAACAGCAAATTTAATAAACAAGTTAAAGATAATAGAAATATTTAATTGGTCTACACCAAAAGTAAATACACTATCAGAAGAGATTGGTATTAGCATAGCTATAAATAGAAACGACCCAGCATTCGATTCAGTTGGTGAAGGACGATTTACTACTGCTATAATAGAACAATACATCACACAAATTCAAAGGAAACTATGTCAAACAATTTATGACAGTGCTGAAAAAGCAGGATTTGTATTTAGTCATATAAATGGCGTTATATCATTTGAATATAAAGATATACTTAGAGATTTAGATATAAGGTTAGCGTATGAAACCAGAGAAGCTGATTTTATTATAACAAATGCACAAATTGGTTCATATCTACAAGATTCAATGTATTACACACCAGATGCAAGAATTAGAAATGGTAGTGCTGGTATAATAGATGTAGTCGGTAGATGGAATAATATACCACTCTATGTTGACCCATATATAAATTATTTCGATACTCGAATTTTATTCGGTAAAAAATCATCAATACTTGAATTATCAGTTGTTGACGCATCAGTAACGGATGACAAGGTTGAAATAAGAGGTGGTTACAATCTACACGAAGTTGGTAAATTGAAAGAGCTTAGTGTCATCGTAAACGAAGAGCAATATAATGAGATGAAAAGCGTATCAAGAGAGTTAGCACTTATAAAAATGGGAATTTAATATTCGCATATTTTTTATTCTTATATCTTAAGTAGGAATAGAATTCTCTATCACCTCTCTCACCATTACAATCTTTACAACAAACTATTATATTTACTTGACAATTATTACCACCAACTGATATTGGTACAATATGGTCACTAGTAGCATTAACTGGTGTTAGCTTTTGTTCACAATAAGGGCAGTTATACTTCTTATGTCTTAATATCCACTGCTTTGCGTACCCATTTGTTCTTCTCTTTACATTCTTACCATTCCACTTTAAACCAATAATCACAATATTCCTTAGTCCCTTGTATCGCGTTCTGAATACCTCACACGCTACGTAGTTCTTATTTAGTCTTATTAATATCTGTATCAAATAACGCCACTTAAAGTAAGTAGCAGAATCAATAGATATGAAATGATTTATTTTAGACCTGAGAATCAACTTCAACATTTTTAAAAAATTAATCATGTAGTATATATTGAAACAATCATCTCTTTATGAATATAAGTTCTAAAGTAATTAAGTCTATGAAGGGTAAATTAATAATATTTGCGGCACCATCTGGAGCTGGTAAAACCACGATAGTAAAGCATTTGCTGAGTATTTTAAGTAATGAAATATCATTTTCTATATCAGCAACGAGTCGCCCAATAAGAAGGGGCGAAATCGATGGTAAAGACTACCATTTTCTATCAATTGATGAGTTCAAAAATAAAATTGAAAAAGAAGAATTTGTTGAATGGGAAGAGGTATATACCAATAATTTCTATGGTACATTAAAGTCAGAAGTGAATAGAATATGGGAAAATGGTAAAGATGTGATATTTGATATGGATGTTATTGGTGCTTTAAATCTTAAAAAGCAATTTGGTGATAAAGCCATATCAATAATAGTATTACCACCCTCTATTAAAGACTTAGAAGAACGATTGAAGTTAAGACGAACCGAAACACCTGAGAGTATAGAAAGACGCTTAGATAAAGCGGAAACTGAACTAAAAACAGCAGATAAGTTCGACTATCAAATACTAAATCGTGATTTAGATATTGCACTGCTTGAAGCAGAGAAAATAGTACGCGATTTTATAAATGAGTAATTGGTCAACAGAATTATTAGAATGTAGAAGTGAGAAACAAAAGAACCGAGATAAGAAATTAGGAGGTTTATTAGGTATTGAACCAGAATACCCACGCACACAACCATATTATAGGAGAAATGAGGCACATCGCGCATCTGGTATTATATTCGACTACACAGAAGAAGAAATAGCATCTAAACTTAAAATACAAGATGATCCTGAGTATTTATTATCTCTTACAAAAACATTAACTGGTAACTTAGGCTACGCATCAGTCTCACTTCGTCCATATCAAGCACAAGCCTTACAAAATTACAAATCAAATAGGTTTAACACTATAATCAATTCCAGACAAAGTGGAATGACATTGATATTGGCATTACAAGCTTTACACTATGCATATCAGGATGATAAGAAAATACTTATAACGGATAATAAAATAGATGGTGCTAAAAGAATTTTAGAAAAAATTAAAATTCTATATGAGAATTTACCTTACTATGCTAAACTTGGTATACTCAGTATGTCAAATAGTAGAATAGTATTCGATAATGGCTCATGTATTAAAATAGGAACATTCTACGGCAGTGCTGGTTCAACTTTGGGTATGACTTATGATTTTACTATTGTAGATGGTTATGGTCACTTATCACCTACTGCTGTAAGAAGATTCAGTCAAGTATATCAACTAACAGCAATAGCGCGAAAAAACACTAAGATAACAATACTCGGTACTCCTAATGGTGAGAATCATTTCAAAGACCTTGTTTATGATGATAAAAACATATACGTCAAACAATGGATTCCATATCACTTAGTACCAAACAGAGATTCCAAATGGGCAGAAGATGCCATAAAAGTTATGGGTAGTTATGCAGCTTTTCTACAAGAATATGAGCTAATATTTATGGGAACTAAAGAATGGAAGCGGATAAATAATTTGGAAAAATTAGTATCATAAAAAATTAAACAATCACACTCTTCTGAGTATAATTAATTGTATGACAAGGACGGAAAAGATAAATAAAATAGAAGAACTTAAAAACAAGGCTAATACACTTAAAAAAGAAGTGGATTATTATAATGCCTTGCAATTAGCTCTTAAACTCGTACTAAATGGTTCATATGGAGCCTTCGCTAATCAACACTTCATATTATTCAATAACCAAGTAGCTGGTACGATAACAGCACAAGGACGTGATTTAACTAAAACCATGTCTAAGAAAACTCAAGATTATTGGTGGAATCAATGGCATCTTGATACTGATTTACATAATATGCTTTATATTAAAAATGTAAAACCATTAACACCAATAGACCCAGAAAAACCAGGCGATTTAGAAGTTAGTATCTACGCTGATACCGACTCAGTGTTTGTTGGATTTGGTCCAGCTATAAAAAGATGTGATTGGAAAAATCAAGTAATCAATGATGAGTTCTTATCAACTATCGATAAACCATTTGCAATATTACTTAGAAATGAAATTGATATTGAAATTGATAATCCAAGTTTCATTGGTTACATAGCAGAGTATGATAACTTTGGTATAGGTGGCTTAAAAAACATTAAAAATGTTATAGCTGATAATAATATAGAAACATTAGTTATTGATGGCTACTTTGTTGGTAGTAAGGATTTAAAAGATGTTACTACTAAGATTATCCCTAACTTTTTCAGAGAGTTAGATTTTGTACACGCTGTTGATAAATTCAGAATAGCACAATTCTTTAGAGATTCATTAGAAGAATACGCTGGTTCATTCGGTGTAGACAATAAGGAAGATTTCGAGTTAGAGCGTGTATCAGAGTCTATTATAAACATCGCTAAGAAGAAATACATACAACACGTATCTTGGGAGGATGGTATTCCACACGAACGTTTCAAGTACTTATATCCAAAAGGTGTAGAGCTTGTACGTTCATCAACACCAGCTTTCGCAAGGGAGAAGATTGTAGATATTGTAAAATATTTATTTACAAATCCAGAATCATTCAACATCAAAGAATTATTAAAGTTAGTAAAAGGCTTACGTAAAGAATTTGAATTAGCAGATATCGATGAGATAGCAATGCAGTCATCATGTTCTAACTACAACGAGAAAGTTCTTGATGATAAAGAGAAACTAGAATTCGTGAGTGGAGCGCACTTTGCAGTAAAAGCAGCGGCGTTATATAATCACTTACTATATAAGAATCAAAAGTATCAAGATAAATACACATTTATCAAATCTGGTACTAAGATTAAATATTACTATTGTAAGGGTGACAATAACGTATTCGCATACATAAGAGGATCGCATCCAGTAGAGTATGCTCCAGAAATTGATTACGACACACAATTTTTTAAATGTATCTTATCACCTATCAATTCAATTATTGATCCATTAGGTATGCCTGAGATAACATCAAGATTGACCGTGATTATGGATATATTCGGTGGACTATAATACAAGAGAGAAACATGAAACAAACATTATTTGTAAATTTATTTGGAGGACCTGGTACTGGCAAAAGTACCTTCTGTGCTGAAATATTCGCAATATTAAAGAAGAGAAATATCGATTGCGAAATGGCATTAGAATATGCAAAGGATGTTGTTTGGGAAGAGAGTTTTCATAAGCTTAAAAATCAAATTTATATTTTCGGAAAACAACACAGTCGATTATATAGATTAAATGGTAAAGTAGATGTTGTTATTACTGATTCACCTTTGATTAATTCAATCATATATGATGAAACAAATAACACATATTTAAAAGACTTAGTTCTATATGAGTTTTTTAAATTAAACACAGTAAACTATCATTTATGTCGTTCTACTGAATACAATCCAAACGGTAGAACACAAACATTAGAAGGTGCATTACAAGTAGATAGTGAATACAAAAAACTATTGACTGATAATAAAATTCCTTACATAGAATATAATATTGAAAAAGACGATATCCATTTAGCAGCAGATGAGATATGCAAACATATAACACGAACTATCAACCTTAATAAAATTTAATTATGTGGACTAAATATGTTCCAGAGATAATCAACGAACTAAACCAATTACAACAATTACCAAAGCAAGGATTATTAGCCGGTGGTGCCATCGCAAATAAAATCTGGGAAAAGGTTACAGGAAAATCAATACCGGTCAACGACATTGATATTTTTGTTTATGGTGGATTCATTGAGTCTTCATCTTTAGATAAGGATAGATACAAAAAATATACTTGGATTGAAAAAGAAAAGGCCAGGAAGATTGATACATATTCTGGTATTAAATACGAGTCAAGTCATAATAAATTCTATCGCATAGAAGAACATTCCAGAGATGGTCTTTTGAATACGGTTACATATACATCAAACATATGTGACCCTAATCTGATAATCGAATCATTTGATATAAACTGTACACAAGTTGGTTATGATTTAGAAACTGGTGAATTGTTTTACTCAAAACATTTCGATGAATTCATAAAAACGAGTGAATTGAAAGTAGTTTGTGCCAATACACCATCTCATACACTTGTTAGAATTCTTAAGAAGAGAGATGAGTTAGGTGCTAAGTTAAATAAGAAAATCGAATTTAAATATTTAACAATAGCTCGTAAACAAGGCTTTGAAAATTACATCAGACATTACTTTGGTGAGAAATATATGAATATGATTAAGTTCGAGTGGATTGAAGAATTAGCCGAATATAATATCATACTACAATCTGTTGATACGGATGAATGGAAAGACGCTGGTTGGAAGGGTGAGACAAATGGTAAGCTATGGACATTCAACACGGTTGATAGAACCAGGAATCAGGATCTATTATCAGAGATTTTACTTACATCTGGTTATACTGGTGTTAGACATCTACATTCTCTGAATGATTTGGATTTCTATATTAGAAATGTATTCGATAGCCCTGTAAGAGAACGTATGTGGGATAAGTTCGGTCATATGTGGTCAAGAGATAAGGAATATTTAACATCAACTACATCTGACTCAGATATTGAACTGTTAAACAAATATTATACAAACATACAACAGATTGAAATAACGTTAGAAGGATTAAACTTCAATGAGCAAATATTGGTTATTAAAAAATTAGAAGAACTCACTGATACTGAAACAACAAACGGTATATTGAGAGTGTGTAAGATATCAAATGCTGATATATCAGATGATGATGTTTTACTCATGTCTTTGAAAGCTCGTAAGATAATACACGAACAGAGAAAGTATGCAAAGCAAGATGAGTATTTTACTTTTTAAAACGGTCTTTCAATCTACCGAAGAATCCTTTATCCTTCTCGATAAATCCTTCAATCTTAGCTTTGAGTCTTAGTAACTCTTCATCTAAGTTATCATATCTTTTCAGAAATTTAATTATAGCTGGTGCTGGGTTCTCAGGATTTTCTATTACACGTTGCTTAAATTCTTCGTCAACTTCTATCCATTCTTCATCACTTATCGCATCCCAATAATCAAGTGCTATTTTAACAGCATTATAAGTAGACCAACGAATGTCATCCTCAGAAACTAACTTAGAAACCATTAGTTTGCTAAACTCATCACCAACAACGCTATCATCACCACCCTCACCAGGCATTCTATAACCATAAACATTATCAGAGTGTGGCATATGAACAGGTTCAAGTGGATTAAAGTTAGCCCTTGTTGAATAAGACTCATTAAATATCTTAAATGACTTCAAGTGTTTCATAATGTATATATAATTTATAATATATAGACTTACTAAAAAATATTTTTACTATGAACAGAATTATTAAAGGATATGGCGAATTTATCAAGAAAAACGAGGAATTCCAAGATTCAATTATAAATGACGAGGATGCTAATTTAGAGGCTTCTACGCCAGATGATACACAAGAAGTACCACACGAAGGTAATTCACCAGAAATAGCACCAGAAGCTTCTACTGATGTTGTAGATGAATATGAAGGAGAAACTGGTTATATTGGTGACAGAGCTATGAAACAGTTAGCAGAAGCATTGGGTGTTGAACCAATGGGTAATACAATTGAACAAGATGGTACCAGAATTGAGTATGTAGCAGAATTTGACGGATTCTTAGTCAAAGGCGCGAATACTGGTACTAAGAAAATCCCAGTAGTTGCTGGTGATATCGAAGACGCAGTAAATAGAGTAATGGACTTAGTAGGAAGTGCTGTATTATCTGAGAAGAAAGTCATCGATACTAAAAAGTCTAAAGATAAAGACGAAAAGATAGACGACAAAAAGGTTAAAAACTTAGGTAAGACTAAGAAAAAGAAATAGTAGAAGCCCTCAGTTGAGGGCTTCTTTGTTTTATAGAATAATATATACTATAAAATAACTGGAAAACTATGGATTTTTTAAAGAAAAATTTTAGCATCATTGCTAAATCTGTGCTTAACGCTGCTGGGAAGGTTTCACACATCAGAGTTTCTTCATATTATATATTAGCTAGTATTCTATTCGCTGGAATAGTATTCGCTGGTATTGAAATAGGAAACGCTATTGTTACTTGGAATAAAGGTGGTGGAGAAACGTATGAAGTACCAACTCCACACATTGTTATCTTCGGTATGATTCTATCACATCACCTTGTATTATTAGGTTTGAAGAAGTCTGGTGAGAAGGATGTATTAACTAATACACCACCTACACCACCAACTCCACCGATTGAGGAACCACAACCACCATTGCCACCAGATGGCGGAGGACAATAATAAAAAGCGACTTAAATGGTCGCTTTTTTTATTTAAACAAACATAGATGAATTTACTATAACCAAAGTGCTAAATTGGTTATCAGGTCCTATTAAGAACCCACAACATGGAGATTGTTTTTTTAACGCAGATGAAAGTATAATATGTGTGTTTTTGGATGGCAATTGGTATAACGCTGGTTCAATACCAGATGATTTATCTGAGTTAAATGAAATAGTATCTACTTTCGGTAGTAGAAAACGAGATGAAAAAATAAAAATTGTCATAGATGAACACAATTAGCTACCAAGAATATGTTATGGAAGCATTAAATGCACAAATTGACTATTCTGAGTATATAGCAAAAGAGTTGGATAAAAGCATCTCATATACAGAATATCTAAATAGTACATCTGATGAATTGATAAGCAGAATTAAAATGTCAAACAGAGAAACTAAAATAGACGAATTATTAAAAGAAGAATAAAATTATGAATTGGAACATTTCTATAAAAGACTACATGGGTAGAGTCGGTGATGGTATATTAACATTAGTGACTTTAGTGATAGATAGCACTGCTTATGATATCACTTACTGGTATAACAACGAAAAGTGTGTTGTTACTATAACAGATGCATTAAAAGATAAACTAAATGTATCAGATATTGAAGAACATTCTCACTACGAGGGATTACTGGTTCAGCTTAAGAAACTAACAGTACCACACGCACAGATGATTAATTCTATCGATGATTTAGATTTGAGTAAATATGTACCACAAGATTTAATTTTCGGTGAACATATTGATGAATCTGAGATTACAGTTGGTACTCAGTCTAATACTTAGACCAACCTTTAATGTTTATTACACCATTTGAATCCTGGGTAACTTCGTTATTCAGGATTTTTACATCCTGTAATTCATCTTCTTCTGTTTCTACTCCACTAAGTACAAATTCTTCATATAACCTAATATACTTCATTTACGATGTTAGTATTTTTATAACCACTTCTTCTACGAACTCTTTCATTTCGCCCGTACTTATTTTATCAACAGTGTCCTGTGGTGTGTGACATCTGTATAGTATTTTATGGTCTAAGAAAACACCATTGTATTTAAGTGGTGATTCTCCGTCTAATAATATTGGTAACGGATTTATAACAACCGAATCTATATTGTTTTTTCTGAAAATAACAGAATCATTAAATGGTGTATTTAAAACTGGACATTCAAATAGTGATTTGATGTGGTCGTATAATTTACCAGTGTAATTTCCTATGAAGAAATTCTTACCACCAATACCAGTTAATTCCAAGTTAAGAACCCATTCAATAGCTCCGAAATCACCGTTGTTTATCTGAGCAGACAAATAATTTGCGCCTATACCACCGTATTCTTCACCATCCGTTAGAACTACATTCATAGCCGGTAATAACTTCTTAACCATTATAGCATTTATAACAGAACAGCTATTATCATTAGCGTTATCAACAGCAGGGTTAGCAACATCATGATGAGCTACAACCATTCTATTTGATGTACCTTTCATTATGATATTATAACACGTAGTTTCATTAGAGACAAACTTATCAAGTGTGAATTCGATACCCTCTGAATTCAGAAGATTCATTATAAATTTAACTCTTGGTGTTGGTTCATCAGCACTGTTTTTAAAAACACCACCAAGGTTTCTAACCGCGCAGAATTCATATATTTTATTATACATAGAATAGTTCTCCTAAATCACTAAATCCTTTTATCGAAGCAATGTTTATACCTCTAAATGATGCTAATCCAGCATAGTTTAGAATGGCTTTACAAGCTTCTGCTTGTTTATAATCCCAGTTAAATGCTATATTGCTATATAATATTAAAACCGCTGGTACGCCACCAATTTCTGTTCTTAAATCTATTTCATTATCATCTAAAATGTGATCCTTTACCTTATAAAGTAACTTCTTACCAACAGATACATTCTTTCGTAAATAGTGAAAAGTATCTTTATTACTAGTTAATATTTGTATAAGACCATCATCAAGAGGTGAATATACGTAATTTCCCGCTTCTTTCGTAGATAATCTTATACCAGTTTCATAAAATCCATTATCACCCACGATATAACCATCAAATGTGTGTTCATTTACGTCAGCTTTATTTAAATATCCCCTAACCAATGTATATTCTTCAAAGTTATCAAATTGAAGACCACTACCAAATAATGTATAATACATAAGCGCCGTACTATAACATCTTCTATCACCATTCATTGCCATTTTTGGCTCTAATAATTTGTAAGTTTCGATGTCTGAGTATATATTTTCCTGTATGACAAATTCAATAATTGCGTTGTCTGGATATATAATTTTAGCACTTGGTACTCTAAAGTCGTTATTACTTGGCTTACTGAAATCCATAATTCTATCTTTACTTGGTGTAGAGTTAACCATTCTAGCGGCTACTGAATACCAGCTCTCATTAAAAGTATCGAATTTTTTCAAACGCATCTACTATATATTAAACAATTCAACAATAAAAGCATAGAATACAAGAGAAAAATTAACGAATATGCATGATTATAAAAGGCATCAGTCTACGTAACTTCAAATCATTTGGAAACAACGAACAACACTTAGTATTAAATACAGAAAAAGGCGAACTAATATTATTAGTCGGGCAGAACGGTAACGGGAAATCTTCTCTGATAGAATCAATCGATTATTCACTCTACGGTAAAGTTAGAGGAAAAAGGAAAAAATGGGTTACACAAGCAACTCTACCAAACAGAATCAACAACGAATTATTCACTAAAATTGAATTTGTTTCAAACGGAACAGAAGTTGAAATACAACGTGGTCTAAACCCGAATGTTTTAACCCTAATCGAAAATGGTATACCTAATGACAAAGCTGGTAAATCAAATCTTGAAGATAAGATACAAAAGTATGTTGGGGTAGATATAGAAACTTTCAAGTCTTTCATATCAATGAGTATAAACGACTTCAAAAACTTCATATCATTATCAACAGAAGAAAAGCAATTGTTATTGGATAAGTTATTCAATTTAGAAGTTATCAATATATTAAATTCAATATTAAAAGATATCAATAAAGAGAATAAAGCACAGATAGTAAGATTAGACTCTGAGATAAGAACTCTCGAAGATTCAATAAACTCTATCAAGCGTTCAATCGAAACAGCGATTCAGAAAGAGAAAGAATCAAAGCAAGTAGAGATAGAACAAATTAAGGAAGACATATCATCTAAGAAAGATGAGTATCAAACTTTAAAGGATAAGATTGAAAGAATAAAGGTTAAGGAAAAAGAATTGACCGATGAGATTGATAAAGAGAAGAAAGAATTCATCACTATCCAGAATGAAATTAAGAACGTTCAGAAGCAACTTGACTTATATGAGTTGGGTAAGTGTCCTACCTGTCAATCCGATTTAACTGATGCTATTCATAGCGAATTTAAAGATAGTTTGGTTGAGAAGAAAGCATCATTGGATGCTATGAGAATTGAGCTTGAGAATAATATTAAAGCAATAAGAGAACGTCAGAATAAATTGACTGGTATATCTAATGAGACCAATAAAGTCTATAATGATATGACTTATTACTTACGCAACCTTAAAACTAAATTAGAGCAATTACAGAAACAACAAGAGTCAATCAATGAAGACAATTCAAGTGATAATACAGCAGAATTTAAAAACACTATTGTAGAATTAACTGAGAAGAAGACTATATCACAGGATAACTCTTATAACTGTAAGGATAAGGAATTATACTACAAAGAACTTTCTAAAATCTTCTCAGAAGATGGTGTTAAGAAGTCTATTATATCGTCAATCATTAAACCGATTAACCACTTCATTGCTGAGAACATTAAGCAAATGGGTCTACCATTTGAAGTAATATTGGATGATACATTCACGGCTACTATTAAAGTATTGTCAAGTGAAGTAGAACATGAAAGTCTATCAACTGGTGAAACTAAGAAAGTAAATATTGCAATTATGATTGCCTATTTAAAGTTAATAAGAACTAAGCGACACATTAATATTCTATTCTTAGATGAGGTTTTCGCTTCAATTGATGTTGAGGGTATTTATTCAATATTGGAGCTATTACGTGCGTTTGCTAATGATTATAACATCAATATCTTCTTAGTACATCACTCTATTTTGAGTCAGGAGTATTTTGATAGGATTATAAGAATTAATAAAGATATCTTCTCTAATATAGAAGAAGTTCAATAATTTAGTTATGAAATGATATAGGATCACTGAAGTAGAAGCTAATTGTAGTTTCTACTTCACTATATGATTTAAACTTAACCATATGTTCATTGATTATTATACTATACTTTCTTTCCATCTTATTAAGAGTGATATCATTAAAATTTTCTACACTCTTAGTACTTTTATTCGCAAGAATATCTGAGGATTTACTAAAGTCTTGTAACAGTATTACTTTATATTGGTAAAATCTTATACCCTTTCTCATATTATAGGCACCTCTGGTAACCGTGATATTCTCTACATCACAGTATTTATTACCTTCAAATTCAGCCATAAACCAATCTTTAACTATATCCTCTTTTGGAGCATTAGCTAAATAAGTGTCGTTATATTTCTCTAGGTATTTCATTATAAATATTTATCAAGTATTTCAGCAATACCAGAACCTATCTTCATGTGAATATTTTTCAACGAATCAAGTTCTATATTTTCCGAATGGTCTAAGAATCTGAATTGTAATTTATACATAGAAGGAGAATCTTGTGTACTCACCTTCTTAATACTCAAATGAATATTATATGAGTTATTAACTGAAATTTCGAAATCAAATGTCGTTTCTGAGCAAGGAGCCAATTTAAACTTCGGTGTGTATTTAACATTAAACACAGAATACCCAGTTACATCAGCTTTCATCATATAGTAGTTTAAAAACATAGCTGGTGCTTCAAGGAAGTCAGACAGTGCAGTAATATCATCACCAAATGATACTGATTCAAAAATATCTTTAATCTTAGTTCTTAGTTCTTCTAAATCACCAATGCTAACCTTGTGATATACACAGTTTATATCAAATAAGTAAATGAACGAGTCTTCAACCAATTCAGTTCTTTCTTTATTAACCATAAAAATAAACTTAGTATGAATAATACCAATGTCATCCATTGTTATCTCATGTATTGAAATAACAAGTTTATCAAATTCAGCTTCGGTCTCAAATACAGATTCAACCGATAGAACCTTCGCTTCTTCGAATATACTTTTAAATAATTGGTCAACCTCTGATATTTTAAGCATATTTCTTATCGAACATTTTTCTTTTGAGTGCCATATATTTTCCAATATAACCATTTCTTCTGAGTAATTTAAAAACTAAATTCTCAGTAGAGTATTCACCCTCTTTAGAGTCAAGCCCAGCTTGTCTCATACCTTTAACCTTTTTCCAGGTCTTCTTCATCTTATCTTTCAATTCGTGATAATCAATATGCTCATCTTCCGATGTTTCTATTAGCTCATCGATTGCACTCATTAACTTAGAAGCTTTCTTCTTAATTAATTCATCGTCTGGTTCCCAGTCAATTTTAGATGGCTTTCTTATCCACTCATCGCTCATCAACGAGTATATACCAGTAGCAATCATTTTGTGATTAATATCCTGACAGTATAATTCAGCTTCATATCCCTCTATTTTAATATCGTGTTGTTCTTTCCATAACTTCTCAGCAAAGTCTAAATATCTCTGAACAAGTTCAACGTCATCATTAACATCAGTAAAGTCAATCACTAAATGTATATCAAAATCAGAATATTCGGAGTAATTGTAATTAGCAAGAGAACCAGTAAAGTAGATATCTTTTATATCAGCTTTAACTTCGATATAATCGAAATAATCTTGTGCTACATTGATAAGAGACTTCTTTATTTCCGGTTTAATTTTATCACCATCCCATACAGAATCATTCAATGTATTGTGTATCTTGAACGATTTAATAGGCTCGAAGTCTTGTTCTTCGAATTCCTCCACAATATAGTTGTTATAAGACTTAATTCCCATAGTACTATATATAAAATTTTAAATATTATAGGTACCCTTTAAGCTCCAAACTTTCTTAGTATTGTGATATTTAACCGATGGAGCATCATCCAGCATTATATTAAAGTTAGAATCAATGAATCTTCGGAAATCTTCTGGTGTGATTAGCTTAATGTTATCATATGTTGTTATATTTAACAATGAACAATAATATTGAGCGAACTCTGAACAAATATATTTATCAGACTTACCAAGATTGCTTATATCAACACCCATTTTCTTAATAAGCGCGATTCTCAATAATAACATATAGTCATAACCGATTTTACCCTCCCATTGTTTTAGTGAAGAAAATATAGCAGAATCAGTAACAGCATCTTTAACAACTGGTCTGATGATACAGAAGTCATCATATTCAGACATTCTTTCAGAAAGTGGAACAAGACATAAACCTTTAGTCCACATATCCATCGTTAATAGTCTGTATTCTTTAGTGTCTGGATCTTCAACCTTCCATACAACACCAACATGATTATAATAAGCTTTATCAAGATATTGAATTGAATGTGCCATCAAGCTACTACCCCTGTAAAGAATAATATCTCCATTTTGTATAGTATCTCTACTATCGTTATATTTTTTTGACACGAATGAATTCATATAAATTGTTAATTTTTAAATTGTTCTCTCATAATTTCCATTAATCAAGATATCGAGAAGTATATCTCTCAATGTTGTTGTGTAGTAAGACTTCTGAGAAAATCCAGTAGCCGTAAAGTCAATACCAAGCGGAGCATAAGCCGAACTTGCTATCCAACAACTCAACTTAGGTATATTAGCATCTTTATATTCAACAGAGTAATCTTTGGTAGCCAAATACAAATCAAGTGTTTGAGCCTCGGTTAAATAAAAACTTATCTTTCTTCTAGCGGCTTCCCACCTTTTTTCACGACAAGTTTTAGTATCTCTTGCTAATTTAACCCATACATTTAATTGTGTTTCTGGTGTTATTAAGTCATCAAAATCTTGTTGTGATATAGTAAGAGGATAGATATAATGTATAGCTAAAACTCGCTTCTCATCTAATGATAAGTTATCCCAATTAGGAAGAAATTCAGACTTAGCAAAATCTCTCATCTTAGTGTAATCAAAAACACAATTATAGACAATTGAAACCCATGTCATAACATTAGTATAATCATCTTGAGTCTCCGTATTGACTGAGCTAACAAGCGTATAATTCTTATCGATGTTATTGCTTAAATCCCAGCCTTGTTCTGTTTTATATTTCGCTATCTTCATTTATATCTCTAATTTTTATCTACCATAATATTGAAGTATTACGTTACCAACAGCCGTTGTTGTGTTACCAGAAGTTGTTGTAGTCATAGTAATTAACAATCTATCACCAGCAGTATATGAACTAGTTGGTGTACCACTTTTGGTCTCCCAAGTTGAGTTGGTAGCAGTAGCAACTAAGCTTAATGCATTCATCGTAGCATCTGCTACTCCACCTTTACCAATAGTAACCGTAAGAGTACCGTTACCAGACCTATTCGAATCAACTCTATAAGCTCCTGTTGGAAACGATATGAAATCTGCTGGTAAAGCAATCTCAGTATATGATGTGTTGGTTACGTTAGACCCAGATAAAGTTCTAACAACTCTATCATTAGAAACTAAAGTAAGCGTGAATGCTGTACCAGAAGTAACCTGTGATGGTGAGAAGAATACAATAGACTTCAGAGTCATACTTGATGCCACAATAGTCCAGCTTACACCATCGTACATCAAGTGATGTATTGAACCAGGACCAATGTCAGATGCTCTCAATGCTATACCACCTTCTTTTACAATGGCTATTGCACCCAATGAGTTAACATTAAGTGTAGCAGTACTTGTATTGGCATTTGTAAAGCCAATTCTAATAATTGTACCAGTTGTTATGGATGTAATACCAGTTAATGTAACTGTGTATGTATCTGTACCAGAGGCAGTAGCAGATAGGAATAAAGCATTTAATGCATCATTCGGTGTTATCTGACCAGTACCACCAGACGTAATAGGTAGAGCAGTTGTTAATGTGATAGTACCATCATCTCCTATTCTCATTTTCTCAGAAGCAACAATACTGGATGTACCAGTTGTGTAGAAGGAAATATAAGTACCATGTGCTGTGTCGGTAAAGTTCTGACTTGCCACAATCCTAATATAACCATCTGATGTATTCATATTAGTAGCACCATAACCTCTACCAATAAATGATGTCAATATGTCATTTGTTTGAACTGCTGTTGGAGCATCAGATGTACCTCTTGCTCTACGACCCATATATCCAGCACCAATAGTACCATACGTATCAGTGACAATTACGCTCGCGCTCGCACCAATGTTTGATACAAAGTGAGCAATAGAATATGTTGGTGCCGTTATCATTGAAGCAGTACCAACATGAACTCTCAACATACCCTCTTTACTAACAACTAACTTATCAGTACTTGTTCCAGATAAAGTAGATGTTAATTTAAATAGGTTATATGGTGATACAGAGTTACCACTAACATTTACAGTTAATGCGTCACCCGTGAATGAAGCGTTACTACTAACCAATGATAATACTGATGTATTAGCAGTGTTTGTTATTGTATTTGATTGATTATTTAATACAACAGTTGATGGCATATCAGCCGTAACCAATGACCTAAATGATGGAGTAGTAGCACCACCAGTAGATGGACCAGCAAATATTAAATTAGCATTTTGTGTTAATAAGGTCAGTGAGAAAGTACCACTTGTTGTTATTGTTGTATTAACGTTGTATAAGACACCCGATGTTGTCATACCAACACTCGTAACAGTTCCGGAACCAGCAGATGGATTAGCATATTCTAAATCAGTACCACCAGCATTAACACGTAATACTTGTAAAGGTGAACCCATTCCAAATCTAACGAATTTAGAACCGTTTGATTTCAATAAATCACCAGTTGCTATTGAAGCATCACTGATTGTATTACCAGAAGCACTAATTGTCTTATTTGTTAATACATCACTAGTAGCTCTACCAACTAACGTATCTGTTGTGGTAGGAAGTGTCAATGTTCCGGTATTATAAATAGTAGATATAGTCGGACCAGTTAACGTTTTGTTTGTCAATGTATCTGTTGTATTTCTACCAACTAATGTATCAGTCGATGTCGGTAATGTTACTGTTCCGGTATTATAAATATAAGATATAGTTGGACCAGTTAACGTTTTATTTGTCAATGTCTCCGCAGTATTTCTAAGAACCATTGTATCAATTACTGATATAGATGGTACAGATATACTACCACCACCATTACTAATAGTAGCAATCATTGGTGATTCAAGAGTCTTATTATACAATGTTTGTGATAATCTGGTATCAACAACAATGCGTGTAGTATTACTACCAGTTCTAAACTTAAGTGAAGGATCTGCTGAGTTATACCAAAAGTCACCAGCCTCTAATGAAGATGGGTCAGATGCTAAACCACCAAGTTTAATTGGAGCATAAGTACCATCTGATTGGAAAGATTGTTTAGCAACACTAAATGTATTTCCTTGGTCAGAATATACAACACTTGTATTTAATTGACTCTTATTAGTAATTGTAATCTTAGTAGATGTATGTGATGCTATTTTACTATCATTCACAACAGAACTATTTAATGTCAATACACCAGTGTTTGATAATGTAGCATCACCACTTACAGTAGCACCAACAGCAACATTAGAACCGTTACCAACAAGTATATAAGATGAAGTAAGTGATGTACCTAATTTATTATTAAATGTATTCCAGTCAGTCGTAGATAAATATCCAGACTGAGTTGATGTAGCTTGACTACCATTAGAAACAGAAGTAAGTCTACCATATTGGTCAACAGTCACATTAGAGAATGTATAGCTACCAGATGACACACCAGTAGTCGTTAACGATATAGTACCAGACGATGTTGTTAAACCATTCGTAAATGTTAATGTTGATTGCTTATTATTAAATGTATTCCAGTCAGTCGTAGATAGATATCCAGATTGAGTTGATGTAGCTTGAAAAACAGAAACCGTTAAACCATTAACATATAAAGGTTCTGAGAAATAGCTTGCACTACTGCCTGGTATATAGTCCAGTTTATACTTATCAACAGATGACATGAAACCATGTGATACTGTTGTTGATAAGGCATGATGTAATTCATTTGTCTGAAAACCATGTGCGTGTACGTGGTCTTGTCTTGAGAAAGCATTACCAATACCTTCTTGATTTGATGTACCAACCGTAGATGGTGTACCAGTTGTAAGAGGGTCAGCACCATTTGGTAAATGTCTACTTGAGTGTGTAGCAATACTAATACCATTTATATTAGCAACATTGGTAATATTATTGTTACCTAAGTTTAAGTTACCACTCATTGCTCTTGTACCATTACCTAATAAATATTGAGGATGGTCATCTTCTAATAGACCAGCTAAGTTACCATGTGTAGATAATGCTGTTACACTTTCTGCCTTAAATGATAATGTTGGTCTATTATCAAATATACTAACTATGCTACTATTACCTTGTTGAACAACGATACTCGCTATCAATGTAATACTTGCATCAAAATATGAAGGAGCAATTGGAATACTACCTTGTTCCGCTGCTAACTGGGTAAGATGTTGTTCTTGTGGGTGTACTATGAAATATTTTTCATTGGCACCATCACCAACTACGTATAGTGCGAACTTCATATAATATCCAGCAGTAGCACTTACTAAAGTACCCGAACCATTATCATATGTACTATTAGGTAATACTTGTTGATTACGACTTATTGTAAATCCACCACTACCATTTTTATAAAACGCATCAAATGTAATTGGAAGTCCACCAGAAGGTGTGTATTTATATTGGGTATTGTAATAAACACCACTTGTAACATCTAATGTTCTATCAGATGTTCCTTCACTTACCAATGAACCACTCTTATAAATAGAACCAAAACCATCTCTCAATAATGTATCAACATCATTGCTATAATGCATACCATATAATTTAGATGGTATGATTGAAACAATAGAACTACTATCAGTAACAGTTCTACCTAAGAATATATAATGTTGAGACTCTAATCTAGTTGCTGACTTTAATAAAGTACCGCTTGAGTTGTAATATAAGAACTCACTAGTATATGGTGATACCGCAATTGAATCATTATCCCAGAAAATCTTTCTAATAGTATGGTCTGCTTCACCATCATCACATAGGTAACCAAAACCAGCTTCAACCGAAACGGTAAAACCACTTGCTGAAACAGTAGCTATATCACCACCTTCATAAACACCCATAGTTAATGCTCTTTCGATGATAGCACCCATTTCAACCAACGTACCTTGTGATTGACCAAGTGTGAAATCACCTGTAATTACGAAACCACCAGTTGGTTCTGAATATGATAATCTAAAATTAGTAGAATCTATTGTAACTTTTGATGAATCAACAATACCCTGTAAGTTACCAACTGTAGATGGATGACCAATTACAACATCACTCGTTAATGAATTAATAATATTAAATCCATTCGCACGTATGTTAACACCAGAACCAGTATTTTCGTTATTAAGTGCTGTCCCAGCACCATCAATAGAAACACCAACTAAGTCAATAGTAGCACCATCATATATTCTTACGAAATTGGACATTGTACCACCCAAAGCAGGTTGTGTAATCAAACCAAAATCAGTAAATATTAATCGATTATTAGAACCTCTCAATTCAGCAAAATCACTAATAGTTGAAACAACGCTGTTCTTAGAGTTAGCCCACGATAATATTGTATAACCAGCACCACTTATATCAATACCTTTCTTAACATTAGAAAACGTTGAAACATTAGAATTTAAAAATCCAACTATTGCAAATTGACCAACACTAAGAGCAGACCTAAAAATAGTATTAACTGTTAGGAATGATATGTTATTAATTTCACAAGAAGCACCAGGTCCAAAAGAAGCAGTTACCGCGAAAGCAGCTGCTCCTGTTGCTGTTGCTCCCGTTAATAAGAAATTATTAAATGATGTATTAGGACATAACACAACAACATCTTTAGTATAATCATTAACTTCAATTATTGTGTTGAAGTTAGCTATACCCGATATCTCAACGAAAGGCTTAGTATAAATTGTACTCTCAGTATATTTACCTGGATAAACAGTAATACTATATCTATTAGTTGTACTATTATCAGTAATAGCAGCTAAAGCGGCATTAATACTTGAATATTCACCAACACCAGGATTTTTCTTAACTTTAAGAACATTCTGGTAGTGTAGTCTATTATCAGTTGTATCAACCTTAGTTGAAATTGTAGCATATAAATCAGAACCACCAGTTGGGCCGCTAGCACCAAATGAAATACTACCAACAGTTAAATGTGGTGTATATAAATAGTCAATTGATTGATAATCGGTAACATCAGCTATTAAATTACTATCAGCATATACAACAGCATTATAGTTATAACCAGCATCCTCATTTTCCTTTGCTAATAATGCTTGTATTCTTTTTGCGTTTGCTATTTGTTCATCACTTGTATGTATTGTATCTCTATCAGCTTTAGAAACTAAGAAATGTCTTGAAACAATTTCTTGTTCAGCAGTACTAAGGTCTAAGAATCCACCAAAGTTATCAATAAGCAAAGACATCTCATTACGTATATTAGAATAATATCCAACCGTACCACTGATTCTACCAATAACATTATCAAAATTTTCCAAACTCGTAATATCATCAAATACTTGACTATCAAGTGATGTTTGTATTACATAGTTTGGATCAATTGTAGTTCCAAAGTCAACTGGTTGATATATCTTATACTTACCTAAAAATGCCATGTCCTATATATTTTTTATTTTTTACCCTATCTTACTATTATACTGTAATTCAAATCTATCAATTCGGTGTTCAGCCGTATTCGATGGACTCGATATAGTAACTCTGAATGTTATTATATCACCAGATGACCACGTACCAGTTAAACTAAAATTATTATTAGTCCATGTTGTATTAGAACCTGGTAAAATACTTGTTGTTTGATATACAACACCACTTGGATTCAAAAATTCAAATGTGAAAGTTGGTGTACCAGTAGATTTATACGAATCGATAAATACGTTATTAGAAGGGAATCCAACAAAGTCTCTTGGTATACGAGATTGAAAAATAAATGTACAAGATTGCCCACCACCACTTGCCGCAGTATATCTCGTATATAATCTACCATCAGTAGCAAGTGAGTTTACAATTGCTGTTGTACCAGAACCAACTACCGTAGATAACCATTCATTATTAGTGAACATCACATTAGATGCTGATTGCGTTAAACCATTTGAAGCAGAAGTTATTCTACCATTAGCATCTACTGTAAGAGTTGTATTTGTATATGTACCAGCAGTAACACCAGTATTTGTAAGCGAAACAGTACCACCCACATTCTGAACACCATCAGGAAAAGCAAGTGTTGATTGTTTATTGTTAAATGTGTTCCAATCAGTTGATGTCAAATAACCTGATTGTGTTGAAGACGAAGCAGGATTGCTGAATATATCAGTTACTCTACCATAGGCATCAATAGTCGCGCTCAAGAATGTATAAGAACCAGCAGTTGCTCCGGTAGTTGTTAATGAAACAGTACCACCATTGTTTGTTAAACCGTTTACAAATACTAATGCTGATTGCTTGTTGTTAAATGTGTTCCAATCAGTTGTTGTTAAATAACCTGATTGTGTTGAAGATGATTGCAAACCATTAGAAGCTGATGAGATTCTACCATAAGTATCAACTACAAATGTTGAAAATGTATATGTACCTGGTGTAACACCAGTAGTTGTTAATGAAACAGTTCCACTGTTATTAGTCACACCATTCACAAATGTCAATACTGATTGCTTGTTGTTAAATGTGTTCCAATCAGTTGTTGTTAAATAACCAGACTGTGTTGAAGACGAAGCAGGGTTACTTGATATATTTGTTACTCTACCATATGCATCTATTGTAGCATTTACGAATGAATACGCACCAGCAGTAGCACCAGTCGTTGTTAATGATACAGTTCCACTATTATTCGTCACTCCATTAGTGAATGTTAAAGATGACTGTTTGTTATTAAATGTGTTCCAATCAGTAGTCGATAAATAACCAGACTGTGTTGAAGTAGATTGTTGACTTGATATTATACCAGTAGATGAGCTATATAAAATAGGCAAAGTAGCACTTAACACACCCCTTGTAGATGATGTGAATCCTATTGTATCGATTGCGTTATGAGTATGACCAACTACCGATATCTGACCAGATGTTAATCCTGAACTTTCAAAAGCTGTCCCAGCTAAATTCATTCTAAGTAATTCCAAGTTAGAGAAAGTAGCATTATTAGAACCACCTCTATTTACAGGAAGTTGTCCATTCCAAGTTACATTAAACGAATGTGTATCAACACTAGATACTATATTTAATTTAACATTCGTATCATTAGATGATGTTAAATATTGAGCTGAATATGTTAAACTATTAATTGTGAAATCAGCACCAGCACCCGTAGCACCAGCAGGACCAACAACACCAGTTTTAATAGCACCATTTGATAATAAAACACTAAATCCATCACTATCAATATATCTTAAGGTATCACCTGAATCTAATGTTATCTTAGTAATAGTTCTAAGTGTACCATTATCATTATAGAAAACATTAAAAGTTAAAGCCGTGCTATCAGAATTGTATATCGATAGATATTTTAATTGATGTTGATGATTGGATATTGGCGCTGGAACTACTACATCAGAGGTTAGCAAAGGACCTAAAGCACCACTATAAGCCATCGGTACGAAAGATGCTTGACCCATATCAATCCAATTCGATACCCAATCAATATTTACTGATGGTGCAGAATCGACTGATATTTCCAATAATTTAGTTGTCGCATTTAAAATTATCATACTCTTAGGCTTATTATTTTTAACATCTCAACACTCATATCATACATTTGACCGTAGTTAGTCGCGTCTAATCTATTTGAACCAGTTGCTACATTCATTATCTTATTTTGGTTCATATCAATCGAATATGTTCCAGCATTATTACCAACTGCTAACGATGCTGATAAACCAGAACCACTTATCATTGATGTATAAGAAATTATCTTATTTGCTGACCACACATCAAAAGCAGATGTTCCAGCATCATTAAAAAGATAACCAGAACTAATAACAGATGATGTCATTGAATCAATAATCAAAATCTGTGAAGCAGTGAATGTTGAATTACTCAAACCACCCCTACTAACTGGTAATACACCAGTCCAACCAAGATTAAATGAATGTGTCTGACCAGATACAATACTAAGAGTAACATTACTGTCATTAGATGACGTAATACCTTGGTGTGAATAAGTCACACCATTTATCGTTTTCACGATAGTATTATCTAATAATTGTTTACCGTGTATTTTCTTAGCCATTATTAATTACTTTATTTAAGTATTGCAATCCGTAGTATATATCAACAACTCTAACTTTTATAACACCTTGTACGGCTGGGGAATTGAACGATGTTGTACCTGGTTTTCTCAAAAGAGCAGTTATCCAAATATTATCACCTCTTTTAACCTCTTTAACAGAGAGATCCGTATTGAAACTAATACCAGATGCGGATTCGCTAACTCCTGGGATTTCAGAAGGGTCAGTAAATACGTCAATTATTGACTCTATCTCAAGTGGACCCGAAATTTTATTTCCATCCATGTCAAAAGTCTCAGATTCCGCGTCTGATGACAGGTTACTGTATTCCTTAAACTTCTTAATTTCCTTACCCATGATGTATATATTAAATATTGTTTGAACAAAACCAAAATTTAATATATACCATATAGTATAAAAAACGTAAATACTTATGAGTAAACTTATAACCCTTAATCACGATAGTGATAAACAGCTTTTAAATGAGCTTTTCGAGAATGAAATAATTGTATATGAAGATGTACAAGGATCTAAAATATATGTCAACTGGGATGGCTCTCAGTTCAGAATAAAACCAAAATCTCTTGGGTCAGAACCAATTAATCAGATTGATCTAGCATTACAGAACTTCTATAATGCGGCTCTTGACTATTTCAATAAATTTGATGATAGAGTTAAATCACTAATGCCAAAGAAATGGTGGTTCATATTCGAATACTTCCCAGATAATCAACCAGCAAATATTCAATATCAGCGTATGCCAAAAAATGGCTTAGTGTTGACGGGTATGTGTAAAGGTAACAAATTTGATTACTCACTTGATGAGCTTATTGAGTTTTCTCGCTTATTTGATGTAGACCACTTACCAGTTATATTTCAGGGTAATTTAGGGCAAGACCAAGTACAAGCTATAAAATACTTCATAAATACATCTCCTGATGATTTAGAATATGTTTTTGGTGAAAAGAACTTTGCGTTTTTCTTCTATAAGCTACTTAACCCATATTCTAAGAATTCTTTCTTGATGGATGACTTTCAGCAAAATACTGAGAAGATTATCATCAGATTACAAGACAAGGATTTATCATTCGAGATATTCAATCCATTATACAGACGTATATCTGATACAAACACTACTGAGTTTGTTGAAGTATATTCTCTAATCTTATTGAACTTTATGAATTACTGTCAATCTATAAACGTAGATGATGTTAAGATAAAAGAAACAAGAAGAGATACCGCTTATATATCATTGATTTCAAAATTATTCAATATGTATATGTCAGATGCTAAGGATGATATTTTAGAATTTCAGTTCTCTATTCCAGATTTCTTTGATAAGGAAAAATTCAAGATTAACGTAGAGTTAATTAAGAATAAGGTTACAAAAGATTTACTTATAGAAGACCCTAAGATTGAATATTTATTTAAAGTTATTTTGGGTTCATTCAACAAAAAAAGAAAGAAACCAATCGGTGTATTTAACGATTCTACAATTGGTTTATTTAATGCATTCGTTGATAAAATATCACAGATTATCGATTTATCTTTAAGAAAGCACACCGAAGTAACACTTGCTAAATCAGGATTACTTGATTTCGGGGATTTCTTCGAAATAAAATATGATGTAGATGCTGAGGATAATGTTTACCCAGATGTATATAGAGAGTTTCAAACACCACAGGATAAGAAGAAAAAAGGCGTACCAGGAAAAGAGGGTATGGAGGATATGGAAGATGATAAATTAGGTGGTGAAGAAAAAGGATTTCAACAATAATGAGTGTCGATGAGAATGGTATGGTTGGTACCTTTAAAGTCAACGCAGTATGGACACCGGAGATGATTGAAGATTTAAAAAACTTCAAATACATAGACTATGCAGCGGAAGAAACCAGACTAATCAAGGAATACCAAATGATTGAAAAAATGATGAAACGTGACTCTAAAATAGATGATTTATTAGGTTAAAATATATCATGATGTTGTATGAACTTTGATTTCTTTTTTACATAGAACTAAAAAAGAATTATCAATTTTAATGCTACTCGAACTTGAAAGACCAACAGTAAAAACATCCGCTCATGCTTTAGACACAAAGAATAAATTAAAAAGCAAAAAGTACTTATTACAATTATTACCACCACAACTTGAATCTATTTCGTCACAGAAATATGTCTTCTTAAAACGAAGTATATACTCAAGGAAAAAGAAAGCTCAGATTGACAAAGAAGTTCGACTAAAAGTTTCATATCTAATAGACATCACAAGTGGTTTGATGTTCAAATATTACTACGAAAAGAAATTAGCCATAAGACTTTCATCTGAAATTCTAAGAGAAAAATATGGCACTGACTATAATCACTATCTCGAATACCTAAATCAAAGTGGTGTATTGAAACTAATACACAATTATTGTAAGCAACGCTCACGTTGTAAAACATTTGAATTATCACCAGAGCTATTTGTAGGCACAAGCAAGCGATTTAAAAACTACGATAGTACATTACTTAAGAAATATAAAATCAATGTATCTAATGAGAACGATACCATTGAGTCTAATATTGAGAAACATATACAGGAGAAATTAGTAAATGATTTATTCTACATATCAATTGATAAAGAACAAGCTGATGACTATGTTGATAAATTAAGAAGGGATATTGATGTTTATAACAGTAACCGATATGCAATAGATTGTATTCACGAAAAACACATACATTATCATTTTGATGAATATGGTAGATTTCATACAAACTTTACCAGACTCAAATCATATATTAGAAAGACGCATCTTATGATAGATGGTGAAGAAGTTTGTGAAGTAGATATTTCAAACTCACAACCGTTATTTCTAACCAAAATTATTGATGCTCACGAGCTTAACTTAGTAATAAGCTCAAGGGAATACGAACTATTTAAATTTTTAACACACGAAGGATTATTATATCAACATTTGATGGATTGCTTGGGTATTAAAGATAAGAAAGAAGTTAAAACTCTGATTTACAAGGTTTTCTTTGGAACTAACCACAGAAAAGCAAAAGAAGATAATTTATTCCATAAAGTCTTCCCAACCATCCACGATTTCATCAAGACTTATAAGAATCTTAATAAGAACCACCGTACTTTAGCTCACGAGCTTCAACGTGCTGAGTCTCAGTTTATTTTCAATGAGGTAATTAAAGAAATAATGACCAAATATCCGGATGTTAAGTTGTTTACAATTCACGATTCTATTGTATTTCCTAAGAAGTGGAAGTCCGAAATTGAGTCCATATTTAATAATAGATTAGAAAAAACATTTGGAAAAGTCCAATAATTAGATTATCTTTGTTTAAAATATGACCGAAATTATTTATATCATATGCGGAGCAGTCTTTGGCGGATTTATCGTCTGGAGTCTAATGACTAAACAGAAGATTCAATTCGTTAAGACTTTATGGGAAGAAAGAGGTACTGGTAGATTTGGTATCATAAACGTCAGTGGATATAGCTCAAAGGGTTACATCGAAGTAGAAGAACTACAAATAGCTGGTACACACACTAAAGTAAGAATAGTTAAGGTATATCCAAATACATCATCAAATGAGAATGATTGTCTTTCTACAATACACTGTAAAGGTAAGAACGAAGCTTGGGTAGAAAGTAGAAGTATTGAATGGTTTAACAATGCCAATCAATACATGAGAGATAAAAGACTTGGTGATATTTTAAATAAAGAAGATGGTGATTAATCCGAATGATTACATATTTGACGGTAAATACATCATCTTCAATGAAAAGATAAATGATATCGAATTTATAGATAAGTGGTTCACAGAGTATCACATCAATAGATTCAATGACGAAGAAGATAGAGAAAACTTTAAGAACGCATACAGCAAACTTAAACCTTTTCACAAATACGAGATAGATGAAGTTGGAGATTGGACAGATGAACTCAATTGTTACTTAGAGATAATATCTGGTCCCATTACGAGAAAGAACGGAACAACGAGTGTACCAGTACAGAGAATAGTCGATAGCTTGTATTATGGATTTTCACAGGTTATCATTAGAATAGACCTATTCTGCTTTAAGGGATATACGGATTTAAGAGATAACAAGATTCTAAATATAATAACATGAGCGCACTGAAAATTTGGAAAGTTACATTTAATGATGGCGGGTGGCACCAATCATTACCATCATTTACTTATGTAGCAGAAAGTGAAGACAAAGCCAAGAAATTGGCACTCAACGAGCATCCACAATATAAAACCTGGGATTGCTGGGCTAGTGAATTCACAATAGATGGATTCATTATTGAAGTTTATGATGAAAAAACTTATAAGAGTGATAAGCGCGATGAATTAATTAAAAAAGTCGTAGATGAATAACGGCTTTGTAAAATTCCCAGTGAATAATCCGTCTATAAACAGGGTTGACCAAGGTCGAACCATGATATACATATGTGCTTTTGATACACTCAACGCAAAAGACAGATGGACAGAGACAGCAAATATTCATGTCAATCGTGTTGGTACATTTGTATCAGACGATGTTATGTCCAGACCAATTAGTAAAAATATAAGTGAGGTAGATGATATTCTTGATTTAGAAAAACAATACCAACAATATGACAAACTATATTTCCCGCATGAGGAAAACCAAGAATCAGTACCCATGCAAACAGCAATTTGTGTTGGATGGATTGATGCAATCTTTGAGAAGCGTGACTATACCCTATGGTATGCTGACTTCAAGGACTTAACGAAAAATGGTAAAGAATTGTATTTCTTAATCAAGAAACTACACCACAATAAAGAAGTTAGAATATTAACATTTTCAGAATAAAAACCAAAAAATATGTTCACAAAAGCAACATCAAAAAATATCTCAGTAAACATCTTCGGTGAAGGTACACACATTAGTGGTGAGTTAACTGGGGAAAATATAAGACTGGACGGGTCATTCATCGGGAAAGCCGATATAGTCGGAAAGTCAACCATCGGTAAATCAGGTAGTTACGAAGGATCACTAAAAAGTGGCGAAGCAGAGATTTCCGGACTATTTGACGGAACTATCTGTGTTTCAGGACTTTTAGTGGTAAAATCAACAGCTAAAATAAAAGGAACAATATCCGCTTCTCAGCTATCAGTAGAGAAGGGAGCAGTCATTGAGGGAAAATTTGAACCAGTTTTATGTCCGTAAAATTTGGTAATTAGGATTAAATTATATACATTTGTCAAATATGAAGTCTAAGCACATTTACATTTCTGATTCTTTTCACCGCTACTTAGAGCAAATAAAAGAAGATTCACCGATTGCCGCCCTACTCGCTTCTCAGAATATAGATGCGAGTAGATTAGTAGAAAATCATATTGATTTTTTATCTATCTCTAATGACGACCCGTATAAAATATCATACTTAACACCAGAACGTGTTGAGAAGATTCAGAAGAATGATGAAGATGTTTGGACATCACCATCGCGATACCATACAAAATATGGTTCGTTCGTAAATAAAATTTTCAACTGCTTCGATAACAGAGAAGTTGAAAAGTTTTCAAACCTATTACGTTCAGTAGTAGGACAAAGAGACTTACAATTCAAGGTTGTTTCTGGCGATGAAATCCCGGAATTCTATCACTATACATCATATGCTGACCAGGCTGGTACATTAGGACAGTCTTGTATGAAGCACGATGGTTGTGGTAAATTCTTAGAACTATACACACAGAATCCAGAGTCAGTTAAAATGCTAATAGCTCTCGACTCTGATGATAAGTTAATTGGTAGAGCGTTATTGTGGGAATTAGAATCACATAAGGTCATGGATAGAATTTACACTATCAATGATGAACAGTGGTCTTATTACTTCAAACAATGGGCTAATAAGAATGGGTTTCTATACAAAGCCAAACAGAATTGGAACTGGACTTATCATTTAGAATCAAATGGTAAACAAGTTCGTCAAAAACTTTCACTTAAGCTTAAGAATTTCTCATTTGAATACTATCCATATGTTGATACGTTCAAATGGATAAATACTGAGACTGGTGAGTTATTCAACTACAAACCAGATAACGAGAACAACATTAAAGTTCTTATCTCTGGTGATGGTTCTGTTAATCGATACGCAGGATCATTGGGTGTAGATAGTCTAACAGATGCCTATGAGCATAAAGATTTGCTGAAAAATCTTCACTATAAATCCAAAGAAGAACCGTTTAATACAGCAGAGTGCAATTTATACTGGTCTTCTATAAATGATTGTTATTTATTGCGTGATGATTCTGAATTCATCAGAGAATTTGATGATTACATTTTCAATGAAAACTTCGAAGAATTCAATGACCGAGAATTGATAAATCAAAGACTTGATGCTATCAAAAATCGTGATAAGGTTGTTAAAGAAGAATTGGAAAAGATTGAAAATAAAATCATCACTGAAGGTGAGATTATTGACATCTTAAATAATCATTATAGAACCATACACGAGCGTAGTGATATCATATCAATAATGACAAGCTACCTTGAGCAAAGAACTAATGAGATAGAATATGAAAGGTCTCAAGAACAAGCTCGACCAGCAAGAACTACTCGAAGGAGAAGTAGAGCATCTACTTGGTTAGATACCGCACTAACAACGTTAGAAACAGCATTGAGCCCGGACATGGAAACTTCCGTTGAGGAAGTTCCTGTACCAGAACCTACCGCCGAAGCAGAAGCAGAGTAATTATTCTGCTTTTGGCTTCTTAGGTGTAGGGGATTTCTTAGCCTTATTCTTATTAGAAGGCTTCTTCTTTTTAGCTGGTGCTTTAGCAGGAGAAGCTGATTTCTTCTTTTCTACTTTCTCAGCAGGAGATAATTCATTCTCAGCAGCCGGTGTTTCAGTTACAGAAACAGGAGACATCGTGATAACTTCCTTAGCCTCATCTTCTACCTGTGGAATATAATTCTCGATAGGTAACCCAGTTTTGATTTCTTCAACAACTTGAGTTTCAGCAACAGGAGCTTCTAACTTAACTTCAGCACAACAAGTTGTACTTTCGGTACACTTCGTAGCATCCGTGCATTTTTTTCCTCTAACGTCTTCGTTCCACCATTTCGCTATTTTCTTTAAAAATTCCATGATTTTTAGATTTTTCTTTTATATATCCGTAATAGTCTTCTCCCTCGTATAAAACTGAACAAAAACAATATATACTTAAAATGATATAAGTAACTTAATGATATTCAGATATGATGCAGAAAAAGAAAAATTAATCTTATCGTCAGCAACAAGAATCGAGTACCACCAGTTGGATATTTGGTTGACGAGAAAACCCAAAGGTTGGAAATTCATGCCCGCTGTTAAGATGGGCGTGTGGGATGGTAATATAACATACTTCGATGCCGGTAAGGTTAATCTCGGATTATGGAAGGAATGCTTATTAGCTGCTAAGGAAATAGGTGTTAAATTCGACATTGAAAATAAAAAAGACTTCCCGCTTAATAGAGATATCACACTCGAATCAGTGCAAGAATTTTGTACTGAATTTTTCAAAAATCACAAAGTTTTAGATAAGAAAACAAATGAGTGGAAGTCATTCACACCATATGACTACCAGATAGAAACTGCCTATAAGATAATGAAGAATAGGTACTGTATGGCTGAGGTTGCTACATCAGGTGGTAAATCATTAGTAATATCAATTGTTATTCTATACACACTTCATAAGATTGACCCAAATGCTAAAATATTAATTATTGTTCCGTCTATATCACTTGTTACACAATTCTATGATAATATTATGGAATACAATTATGGTGAGAATAATATGCAAGCCGTTAGAGACTCTAAAATAGACGCTATAATAAACGATAGTAAATATCCAGTATGTGACCTTAGGATAGAAGAGATAATGTCTGATAAGCCACGTAAATATTCTGGCGTTAGTGATCCTAATATTTATATTGGATGCTATCAATCATTAGAGAAATGGCCAAAAGAATTCTTTAAACAGTTTCATACAGTAGCTTGTGATGAGGCACATCAATCAAAAGCTAAAACCATAACTGATATCTTAGAAAGAACGTATGGAACTGCTTATAATCGATTTGGAGTATCTGGTACATTCCCAGTTGATGATTCGTGTGAAATACTCACCATACAGTCTGTATTGGGTCCTAAAGTGACTCAAATCGAAGCCGACCTATTAGTTAAGCAAGGTAAGATAACTCCAATGAAAATAAAGACGTTGAAGTTAAATTACAACGAAACTGAATTAAATCAAAAGCTTAAGTCAGCAAGAAATCCAAATAATGGTAGAGATATCTATCAATTCGAAAAGGATTGGATTCAACAGAATGAGAAGAGATTAGAATTTATTAAAAAATTGGTTGATAAGAAATGTCAAAATAATACGTTAGTTTTATTTCACACAATTGAATATGGTCAGAGATTATTTAATAAAATATCAGAAATTGATGATGATATAGAAGTGTATTACATCGATGGGTCTGTGTCAAATAAAGAGAGACAGATTATTATCGAACACATGAATAGAACAGATAAGAAGAAGATACTTGTTGCGTCTTTTGGTACTTTATCAACGGGTGTATCTATTAACTCGATATTCAATGTTATATTCGCGGATTCATTCAAATCAGAACAAGTAATCATTCAATCTATTGGTCGTGCTTTGCGTTTATATGAAGGTAAAGTAGAAGCTACAATATATGATTTAGTTGATATCTTAGATATTAATGGTCCAATGAATACACTATTGAAACACTACAATGAGCGTGAGAAGTTCTACATCAAAAGGAAATACCCTATCGATGTTACTCAAATTAACATATAACAAAAAACCCAGTTAAATTAACTGGGTTTTGTTTTTATTTCTTCTTCTTAGCTGCTATTGCCTTTTGTAGACCAGCAGGTAACTTTTTCTGAGCGGCAGTTAAACCTTTTGTCTCAGTTTTTTCGTCTTTATCATCCTTATCGTCTTTTTTAGACTTCTTAGATTTATCAGTGTCCTTTTCTTCTTTATCATCATCCTTCTTATCAGCTTTGTCTTTCTTAGCGTCAATAGCCTTTTGAAGAGCTTCTGGAAGTTTCTTCTTTTCAGAAATAGAGTTTTCTAGTTCAACACTTCCTTCAAATGTAAAGTGTTCAAATGTTTTTAAGTGTTTCATAGTGTTTATATTTTTGTATAGTATATATAAAATTTTTAAACACACTTTTTAATATATATTTATATGAAGTTACTTAAGAAGTTCAAAGATTATCTCTCAGAACCAAAGATTGCTTATTCAGCATTGGAATTGACTAAAAAAGAGTTAGAATATGTATTCTCTTCACTATTAGAAGAGTTAGATTATTACAGCTTTAAATCACTTGGTCATCGATACAAGACAGATAAAGCAACAGAAGAAGTAAATAGCGTAGATATAGAATGTGTAACCAATACTGATAAATTCGAAGAGGTATCAAAGTTAGCACATCAAGCCATTAAAAGGTTTAATGGTATGCACAGAGATATCGGATTAATAGCACAAGCGAGAGTAACAAATCTTACAAATAAAGGCGGTGGTAGTACTAAAGAATTACCAACAAGTATAGAAGATTTGGCTGATTACTTGAATGCACTTCCACAATCAATTAAAGATAAAATAAGTTTTCACATAGCAATATACAATCCGAAGGATTATGTAGGAGCAAGCGCAAGAAGCAGGGGAATAAAAGAAAAGCCAATTAGAGGTTACCCGTTCTACGTTGATTACTTATAGATTAACATCCTTAGCAAGCATCAATGTATAGTTGAAAGTATTACCATACTTAGCTTTGTGCTTATTACATAGGTCGAAGAAATGTGTTAAATGTGCTTCATCTCTGAATACCTGACAACCTTCTGACCAGTTATTAACCGCACTTGATGTACCTTTAACATAACCCTTATGAATTAACATACCAAAGTTACCTTCATTATTCTTACTCGTATAAGTGATTACATTCTCAGATAAGTTCTCATCACGATATGCTTTTTGTTTACCTTTAGTTTTCATCGCTGGTGAATCCAAATGCTCACCAATATAGAATACGTCAAGATATTGTGCTTCTTGTAAAGTACCGATGAATGGTCTTCTTGCTACCAATGAATTAGTAGCCTTATCTTTCTTATACTTCTTAAGAGATTCCATTTTCTTAGTCTGTGGATCTTTAATACTCAAACCAGGAATTGTAGAAATAGGGTATGTAGATTTAGCCCAGTTACCAGAATCATCTTTATAGATAGCATATAGAGAATCCATATATGAGTTTGAGTAAGCCATACCTTCATATTGTCTACGAATACCAACTATGTTTATTTCATATGGTCTATCCAATATCTTATAACCCTTAGCCTTCATAGCCTCAAATATCTTATTGATATCATCATGTACACTCGGCTCAACTTCTGGTTGACTCTGTGCGGCTGTATTTGGTTGTGTTTGTACTGGATTACCATTATCATCAGTAGGTGGTGTAACCTCACCAGATGCCGGATCTGTTGATTGACCAGCTTTTGGTTTATACTTAACTGGTTCTTTAGAAACTAAATCATTCTTACGAACGGTTGATTTCCACTTATCACCAATTTGTGAATTACAAACACGGTCAAGCTTCTCAACGTCTTCATTATCTACCAAATTAATATGATGTGATAGAAACTTAGGCTCTTTAAGAGCTTTGTATTTTAAAAGACAATTAATGAATGTAGGGTTAGCAACTACTGGCGCACCAAGGTTTCCCAAGTATGGACCCGCATTAGAACCCAATAAGTTATCTACGAAATCATCAAACCAATTTAAAAAGTGGTCACCTAAGATTGCTCTCTGTGAAGCGATAGCTGTACCAATATTTACCTTAGAAAAGTTATCTTTTAAGTTAATATTAATCTCAGTATCTTTAATATTTATATTATTGAACTTATAGTCAAACTTCAATCCTTCTTTATCATTAACATATAATTGTGTCTTGTGGTCAAAAATTATAGACTTCATCGAAGTATAATTCGCACCACTCAATTCATTTAACTTAGTCGCTAAATTTATATTATAGTGGTCAGCATAGATATACTCAGGTGAGTAAATATTACCATCTTCGAAAATAACAGTTACAACTTTACCTTTGTCTGGAATATTGAATGAGTTACCGTTTAAGTCCTTCCAAGGCGATGCCCAAGGTATTTGGTCAGCAGGAATCTCATCAAATACATCCAATACCCTTGCTCTAATACGACCTATCTTTTTAGGATCTTCGTTATCTTCAACAATGGCAATAAAAGTTCTATTCTTCAAATCATCGCGATTTGTCATTATCTCTTAAATAAATTTTTCAACTCGTTTTGACCCACACCCAATACTGAGTTAAGAGTAGAGTTACCAAACTTTCTAAATTCAGATTTAACTAATTTCTCAAGAGGTCCTTGTTTATCATAAACGTTACTTGGGTCGTAGATACCCTTACCAAGACCAGCATTTGATAGCACTTTACCAAGAGTTGAATTAACTAAACCAATCAATTCGTTTGCCTTTTGTTTTGCTAAATTCATTGCTGATTTTTTCAAACTCTCAATACTATTACCAACAGAATCACTAACTGCATCTTTTAGCTTATCACCAAAAGTATTCTTCTCAACTTCTGCCGCACTACCTTGTTTTTCTGCCTCAGGAACTTTTTTATCCTGACCAGTATATTGATAGTATGCTTGTGGTTCAACTGGTCTTCTTCTAATTAAATACTCAGCTTTATTACCCATATTAGGGTCACCACTTGATGACGTACCACTTGAATCATCATAACCTGATATATTAACAGACAATGGGAATAAATCCTCATTCGTAATATACTTTCGTTGAGACGTTAAATATGTTTCCCAATCTGTTGTTCTACTCGTAAGGTCGTTTGGACCAGAACCAATACTTCTATTAATTACATCATTCTGTTGCATGAATCTTTCAAATTGAACAGTAGAGAATTTATATTTAATTTGAAAATCAAAACCATCGATAGCCTTAGATTCAGCAATTGATATTTGGTCACCATGTGGTAACTTATCAAAGTATAATTGACAGTCATATAATTTATAAACATATCTCGATACATTAGCTCTAACAACTTCTAACATCTCACCACCGTTATCACCATCTAATGACTTCTTAACAGCGTTGAAATTTCTTATTTCGGAAATCTGAACATACATATCAAATCTTAATAAATTCTCAGGTATAACTAATCTACCACTAATCTTTGACCACATTAATGTTTTATACAATAATGCTAAGTGTGATGTACTCAATGTAACATCTTCATATAAGTTTACCTTTAGTAAATCTTTACCATAATCGGTAAATTGTTTTTTACCAGCCTCATCAAATGAACCACCACTTATACTCTCTCCGAGTAAATCTAAACCAGATACAGACTTAATATAGTGAGCTTTGAATGATGAGAACTCAGAATTTGAACCCGGAATACCAGTTTCAAAATATCTACCCAATTCTTCTAAAAATTGCGTATAAACGTCTTTCCTATTGTTTACTTCATCTATATTAGCAAATGCTTTAAAGAACTCTGGTAGCTCTGTAAATAGCGGAGAATTATTAACATCTATAACTAAGTCAAAACCCAAAACAGTTGGGTCTTCGTTGTGAGTACTATCATCGATATAAATACCGTATTTGAAATACTCAGTTTTCTTATCTTTAAAGACTTGAGTAATAGTATCTCTATAAGATTGGTCTTTAGTTTTAGCGTCTGTTATAGACGATGATAATGGCGTTGCACTCTTATCAATTCTATCATATATGTGACCAATGATACTTCTATTATCGTCTTCCTTGTGTATATCAGGATTAAAATAGAAATCTTCTATATTAGCTAAACCACGATGTTCTGGATTTGTTTTATTTTCCAAATACTCGCTTCTCTTCTCAGTAGATTGCTGACCAGTCTTGTCCTGATTGAAAAAAGGAATGTTACCTATGATGTTATCTAATGCCATTAACTATATATTAATTGAGTGTTGTTACTTAGTATATTTAAAAGAAATAACATTATTCTTCTGAACATCTCCACTTGATAAGAAAGTTTTACCATCAGTTGCAACTTTCTTCGCTATGAAGTTTAATTTAAGAACACCATCCTTAGCATCTTTATCCAATACACCATTCGCATAGAAGTCAGCTAATTCAAATGTCCACTTATTCTCCTTCTTCGGTGTTGAATACGTATATAACGAACTATCACCACTACCAGTACTATCATTGAATGTATAATCAACAAAAGCTAAACGATAAGCATCATCACTTAAAGTAAGCACCGCAGTAAATTGGTCAACATACTTAACATTGAACTCAACAGCCGCAGGAGTAGCAGAAGCCGTAGCCGCTTGTGTAGAAGCTGTGCCAGATGCGGTAGCCGCTGGTGGATTAGAAGCCGTAGCAGAAGCCGTAGCTGATTCATAAGCAGGCCCCTCAGGCGTAAATACTAAATCAGATTGAGTAGCACCCGGAGCTGGATCATCAAAGTTAACACCTTCTAATCCATTAGAACCACCATCAGCAGGACTCGCGTTAGAAGGAGCTGGTGAATTATTAGCTGCTGATGAAGCACCCTCATTCTTAACCTCTTCTGGGCTTAATCCTAATTCTCTCTTAACAAGAGTAACCTCTTGCTTAAATTGTCCATTTGTAAAAATGAATGATATATCAGTTATTAACCAAGCACCACTCAGACGATAGTTCACTAATTCTTTTGCAAACTTCTGTGTGTGATTTGATATCACAACATTTATTTTTTGAAATCTATATAAGTTGAAGTTAGGATTTGGCAATTGTAACTTAACACCAATCTTCGTTAAATCCTCAATATTATGAGAATTCTGAACCCAAGCATAGTGATAGTTTTTATGCATATTATCCTGGTCTAACTTACCCATCAAAGTTGATGTAGTATGCTCTTTAAAATATTCTTCATCTTGTGGAGAACCTTTCATAATAATAGTCTTATCACCTTCGGATGTAATAGAATCGATATCGAATACCATGAAATCTTTTGCGTTTCTATCGTAAAACTTAACAGTATTTAAATAACCCTTTCTAAGTGAAATAGCTGTTGAGTTATTCATAATAGTATGATTATAGAAATAGTTACTTGAATCAGATAATGCTTTATCATTAGTTAAAAATAACTTCTGTGTATCACTTGGTACAGTAGATTGTAATCCTTGATGTAATCCACCAGAACCATCCAATCCTTCTATTGAATCAATTTGTCTCTTAAATTCAGTTTCAATATCAATATAATTAAAGCAATAATAAAAATCTACGAATCCCCACATGAATCCATCATCAGATACATATGAGTAATCAATTATACTATTTACAAAATCAAATCCTGACTCACCAACTGAAATCCAGTTCATTCTATCATCAGTACTTCTAACATTAGAATTAAATCCAATTTCAGCTCTCTTACAAAACTCTACTAAAGCATCATACGATGACATATTAGTATATGCTTCATATTTCTTTAAATAGAATTTATTAACATTCATTACACCTTCAATAACATATGTTTTGTTACTAGTTATAGCGAAGTTAGATATTTTAAATTCAATTAAGATTGGCTTAAATCCTGGCTTTCTCGGATTTAAAAACACTTTCAACTTTGTATCATCTAACGGAAATCCAGCCTCATCCATAAGACCAGTTGAGTCAAAGAATGTAACAGAAACAGTTGGTAGTAAACTACTCGATGTTAAATTGAAAGATGTTATGTCGGCATATTGGATTTGAATACCATTATACCAAACAAACGGGAAGAATCCAAGATTACCAGCTACATCAGTTTTTGTAGTAGTTGAGCCTTGTACTTCAAGAGTAATTGGGTCAATCTTGATAGTAGGCTTCATTACATTCTCAATTGAACCTTGACTACCACTATCCTTTTGTTCACCAGAATTATTGTTATTATTTCCGTTGTTGTTATTATTAGAGCTATTATCAGATATCTCTTCTCTACCAGTATCTTCAAGGAATTTATACCACGATTCTTCTGGATCTTCACCATTCGTATTGAACGTATCAGCAGTACTCGCAGGTGCCGGAGTTGCCGCAGGAGAAGCAGTTGCCGCAGTTGGAGCTGGTGATGAACTATCAATAGCATTCAATTGTTGCAAAACTCTTTGTTCAAATAAATCAATATAATCTTTAGCATTAGCACCAGCAATTTTACTCGCTACTTTTCTAACTCCCGATTTTACCTGATTGTCATTCGAAACACTTATTGTTAAATACCCACCAGCTTTACCATGTACATAAACAGCATAACAAGGAATAATAGAATCACTATTTATGAATAGGTCATCCCAATCCTTATTGGTACTTATCGTAGCAATCTTATCATAGTTAGTACCGTGTTGAGACCATTTACTCTTGTAACTTAAAATAGTTTTATTAGTACCACTATATGTAGTTATATACTCTATAATCTTTTTGTAGTTACCACGTCCAGTAGTTTGTATAAAACCACGACCTCTGAATTTCTGAAAATCCGCCTCACCTACGAATGTATTACTTAGCAAATCTCTATCTACCTCTTTCTCTACCGAACCACCACTAAAACCAATTGGAAATGTATCAGACTTCCATCTAACATCAGTTGTATCTTTTAGAATATTACCATACGGTTTGTGACCATGCGCGGCTTTAAAGTCAGCATCGCGATATAATTCATAGGCTGTTTTATTTAAACCACCTAAAGAGTTATAAGATTTCTTTAAACCAGAAATAGCATCAAAGGCATAAGCAACACCTGGATGTGATGACGCAGAGTTTTTATTAACACCCTCTGATAATGGTTTAAATGACCCACCAGTTTCGTTAATTATAATTGTATTAATTGCTAAGAACTCTACTAAGTTAACAGAATCCCTATTGAATATATCTTTAATATGACCCCATACTTGAGTCCATTTATCAGGAGCAGTAATCTTCTTTGAAGAACGATTACCCTGAGCAGCGAAGCCATTTTTACCACCATGATTTTTATTAAACCAATCAGTAAACCCGTTAGATTCGTACTTTTTAAAGAACGTATCTATATCAGCGACACTCTTAAATACAGTTTCTTTAATGTTAGCCATTATCTAAATAAATTTTCTCCGATGATAATTTGATTACCTCTTATTTGTACAGGATCCGTTACGTCATCAGATATAGTAGGTGGTAAGGTTGGATTATTAATCGCGGCCTCACGTTTCTTGTCAATTCTCTGACGCTTATTATTATTCGATAAACGCTTGATTGCATCTTTAGCTTCCACTTCAATATCAGTATAATCAAATAAAGAAACAGATTCCTTCTCAACATAAAATATTGACCTATCCTTAGGTATATTCAATGGATGGTCTATATCATTAAACCTCAATAAGAACTCAACGTAGTCAAGAGTCTCATATAATTCATTACAAATTAAATCAATTCTACCAGCAAAATGTTCTTCTACAACAAATTCAAAAATAGGGATAGACAAAGCTTCACTTGGATTAATAAATGTTGCTTTTGTTAAGTCGTATAACTTAGTAACGTCATCTCTCTTGAGATTATCCAATGATTTAAAGTTCATTATTTCTTTTCTATTTTTATATCTCTCTCTTCGAAGTTATTAGGCTTCGCCGCATATGTTCTTCCAGCACCAGTATTGAATCGCTCGAATATTTCTTGCGCTCCCAATGGTCTGGCATTAGTAAGTGTAAATTTGATTTTAATATTAGAAGGAAGGTCATTGAATGATAATATATTACCCAAGTCAACATTAACTTCTTCTACTAACATATCACCTGAGCTAAAAACTGGTTTCTTAGGGTTACCAATCGTAACGTGCCAAGGTGCAGATGGCTCACCAGATAATGCTGACATGATACCACCAAGTCTTACTTTATATTTTGAAATTATCGTACTAGCCGCAGATTTCAAAAACGTATCAAATATTGCATTAACAGTTGCTTCTAAATCTCCTTTACTTGCTTCCTTAGCAACAGCTTTAGAACCTTCTACAACGGTTGATATTAAATCAGCCGCAATCTCTTTCATAGCCGCGATAGCCGCACCAACAAATAATTCGATTGCTTCTATCCACTGACCAGCTTTAATTTTGTTTATAATGTCTGCTCCCTGTGATTGTAATTTAGTATTAATAATGAATTTAGATTCAGATGTTCCAAATCTCAATACAGTTGATAATACATCAAGATATACAAGAGTCGGGTCAACACCGTCTATAAACTTCTGTTCATATTCAGTTTCAAAATCAATTGATATTTTACATTTAAGACCAGAACCCTCAGCATCTTTATCTAAAGTTTTTCTAACCTTAGCACTCTTTATAATATTTGGGTTACCAGATGGAATTGAATTCGCATCATTCTCGGTATACCCTAATTTATTTAAAATTCTTAATTGAACACCTTCCATAAAACCCGGTAATGGTAAGGCATTTAAACCACCCGCAAGCATATTACCTAAGCCCTTACCACCGCCACCAGTTCTATTCTCAGGACTTGATAAATCATTACCAACATCGTTTAATAAATCTTTTAATGATGCCTTAGCATTAGTCCATTCTTCACCAAACGATACGCTTAGAAAGTTTTTCTCATTATCAGGAACCCATGAAATCAATGTAGATATAGGAGTAGCCTTTATTATAGTTAAATCGTTACCAACCGGAGCTGGAAATCTTCTAACAACAACTAAACGGTTATTTGAGTAAACACCAAGATTTCTTAAATACGCGAAATCTTCTGCTTTTAATTTCATAGCAGGAGTTCTTGGGTTATTGCAATATTTTATAATTGAATTAGTTCTGATATCGTATGTGTCGTTGCTGTGTTCGAACTTAGTCGTGAATGCAGTGTTACTTGAAAATATAGATTTCTTTGCTCTATTTCTAACATTAGGAGCAGATGAATATTTCTTAAAATCATACGAATTGTAATTATAACCAGACTGTTGGTTATTTTGACCCTGGGCTTGCTGTGATTGCGATGCAGTCGCAGTTGTATTAGTCGTGTTGTTTGCGTTAGCAGAGCCAGTCGTAAATGTAGTTAAACCCAGTGGTGATGACATAACAGAATATATTTTGGATTATATATTAATTGTTATTGTTTACATACTATTAATAGTCTCTTATTATCTGACTATTGGAGAATTTCGAAAGGTTAGTGAATACATCATCTAATACTTTGGGGTTTTTTCTGAAGTCGTTGTAGAATATTAAAACATTAAAGGCGTTATCACCGAGAATCTTTTTAAGATTGAGTAGTTTTTCAATTGAGAAGTCGTCATCAAAATTAGGAACGTAATAGATATCCTTATTCTTCTCGATGGCTTGTTGAACCTTATTGAAGATAATAATTTTTAAATAAGTCTTATCGCTTGGATCAATCTCTTCCTCTTCTATGAGTTTCTTTATATCAATAACATATTTATTGCGGATCCTATTCACTTTAATAAACTTATCCAGCTTCTTCTTAGTAGAAACGTAGACACAGAAAAAATTCATATTACTTATTTATTTTTGAAATTTCTAAGGTATTACACTTCTCATTGTTTAAAACCCATAAACTATATATCATAGGGCTTTCACTCCCTCTATAAATGACAAAACCCTCACTAAGACTAAGAGGGCTTTACATTAATCTTTCGATTCATCTATCTTTGCTACAATCTTGTTGTCACTCTTCTTTATTGAGAAGCCTTTCTCACCGTTCAACTTAGGTTGAAAATTGTTATCAGCACCCAATTTAATGAAGTCGTGTTTAGTAACTTGTATCTCTTCACCATTTTTGGAAATATAATATTCAGCATCTTCAGTGATAGAATCATTTGATTCAAAATCTGAAAAATTCTTTATAGACTCGTTTGAAATTTCATCGCTGTGATGATTGAATTCATTATATTTTTTAATCATTTTAATTTTAATTTTTAGTATATATTTTATTTATAACCATCAATTTTTCCTTCTTTATCAGACTTCTGGTCTAAGTCATACTTAGTAGCAAAGAAGTTATCCGTTTCACTAACAATCTTAGTTGTTGATGAAAGAGTAGCCCAAGGCCCCAATTTACCAGAACGGAAAACTCCACCCTCCATATGACCATTTAAATAACCTTCTACGAAATAACAATTCGATAATTCAGAATTCTCAACCTTGCATTTAAATAATTTAGAACCACTAACTTCCGAATCATGTACATCACACTTCGTTAACTGTGTGTTTGTAACAACACCATTAATAAAGCTACAATTGTCATAAATACCATCAGTTACTTTACAACCAATGAAATCAAATCCTTTTATATTAAAGTGTGCTTTTATTGTAGCATCTACTAATTCCATTTTTTGTTCAGTTGTAGTATAGTTGATAATACAGTCTTTTAAATTATCAACAGAGTCAATAAGAGAAAATAATTTATTATAAATTTTAGGATAGTAAGCATTAACTAAATCATATTGGCCAGATTGGTCAATCTGTAATTCAATACTTGGAAATTCAACTAAGAAATTATCATATTTAGAAAAGTTCTTAAATAACGAAATGTTATCTTTTAAATATTCTTCTAACTTCTCTACATCGCCATCAGTGAATGGTACATCAATTGCACCCCAAACATTGATAATAAACTTATCAAGGAAATACATTAATTGACCAGGATCTTTATCATAGTCTTTACCACCAATATATCTATATTCTAAACGTGCGCTACCAGCATCATCGTTAGTGTGTAAGAAATTGATACCATAATATTTATCATTTGGTAATCTCATTGAGTTTTTAATAGTCTCAATCGATACGTTGAAGAAGTCATATTCTTTATATGGGATAATCTTCTTAACTGACTTAGCATAGATATTATCCTTTCTCGTAGGATATAACTTATAAATCTCATCTTCATCAGTATTTAAAATAAGCTTTAAAACGTTTAAATCATTCAATGACTTATCTGAGTCCTTTTTGAAAGATACGTTAAAGTGAATAGATGCCTTATCTGTTGTGAAGCCATACTCATTAATAAATCTAAGAATCTTAGTTAAGTAATACTTAGCTGTATAATAATCCATAGGACCCGTAATTAACTCAACCATCGATGAACCACCAGAAAGGTCAGGTTCTATCTTAAAGTTTTCAGCATCCGGTTTAAAGTCAGAGTGATATTGTTTAAAACCCCAAACTTTAACAGGAGATAAATATTGATTCAACAATTCTAATGTTTTGTAATAAGATAAGTTATGTAGGAAGAATTCAAATTCGAACCCGATAATCGCGTGTTTCAATATGTTGTGGTCGTTTAAGAATTTCTCAGAATATTTTCTCATAAGTCTATATATAAAAAATAAACGCTAGACTTTAATATATATGTTATGTCTAAGAAAAAAATCTATAATTTCCTAAGTTTTATTAACGAAGAGCTTGTTGGTGAGAAACCAATTGCTGATTACGATGTTTATAACAAGGGTATGGCTATGTCCTACATAGATAAGTTGTTCTTTTTAGATAAAGCACAAGCTGATGTTATTGTTGATTTTGGATGTGCGAATGGGTTCATTTTACAGAAGATTAGAGAGGCTAACCCAGATATAGCTATAATTGGCTATGATTTAGACCAAAATATGCTTAATAAAGCAAAGGAGCGTGTTAGCGGTGATGTATTATTAACTACTAACTGGACAGAAGTATTAACTGAGCTTAAAAAATACAATGCTCCATTACTTTTATTATCATCAGTTATTCACGAAGTATATTCATACTCTCACTCAAAAATAGTTAAGAAGTTCTGGGAATCACAAGTATTCGGTAATAACTTTAAGTATGTAGCTGTCAGAGATATGATGCCGAGTGTGAACTCATATAAAAGTCAGAATTTCGAATCCGAGATTGAAAAGGTTAAGAGAAAATCAGATCCGGAAACATTAGAATCATTCGAAAGAAGATGGGGTAAGATTGACAGTAATAACAAAACACTTATTCACTACTTACTTAAGTATAGATATATTGAAAATTGGAGCAGAGAGGTGAATGAAAATTACCTCCCAATAACTATTGAAACATTCAAAAAGAAAGTCCCATCAGGCTGGAAGGTAATCTTCGAAGAAGAATTTGCAGTGAAGTTTATTATAGACCAAATCTACCGCGACTTTGGCGTTAGACTTGATGTTAATACCCATGCTAAATTTGTATTAGAGAATACGAATTTTAGAAGTCGTATTTCACAGGGCAATCAGTAACAAAACATTTGAACATCTTGAAATACTCAGCTTCGGTTAAACCTTTAACGTTAAGAATTTCTTGCTTTGCTTTGTTTGCTACCTCGTAGTTCTCGTGATTAACTGCGTTCTCTATCACAGAAAGTAAGATAAGTATATTAGTAGCGTCTTGTTTACTATAATTCTTAAACAAGCTATGCATAATCGTACCTACTTCTTGATTTCCTGTTTTGATAATAGAAATCTTCATTTCATCAACCTTTTTGTTGAAAAAGTCAGATTCTATAATTTTGTCCTTGTAGCTATAATATAAGCACTTGAGCATTTTAAACTCGTCTTCTCTTTCAAAAATTTTAGAAAGTTTCAGAGCGAAAAAGTAATTAACTTCTGATTCCGTGTTCATGTTTTTCAAATTTTATTTAGTTTTTATATTTATCGATTTCTTCCACTCTCGTCAGGGTATAGCTCATGTACTGGCTTTGATTGGTAAACTTCACCAGTATCAACATCCATCATACTAAGTGGACCCTTATATGCGGCACTAGTATCCATCATAATGATATTAGCACCAAGTGTATAAGGTGTTAATTGATTCTCATTACCCAAGTAAGTAGTTGGTGTATGTCCTATGAATACTTTGTTATACTTATTTACGTGCTTTCTATTAATGGCATCTAAAACCATATTTCTATCCCACATTAATACATAGTGAGATTGTAACTCCATTGGTTTCGTAGAATCAAAACCAGCGTGTACATACAGGTTATTGTTATCATCTATGTGATATTTAATACCACTCTCAATGAATTTTTTAATCATCGGAACCTTATCCGGATTTTCATCCAATCTCTTCTTAGTGATGGCACCACCATGATATGACCACGACTCACCTTCACTGGTCAAGACTACTCTCTGCGTAAAAGATGTTACCTTGGTTAATTTACCTTGAATATATTGTAATACCCAATCATCGTGATTCCCACGAATGAAAATTAGATTTTTAATCTTCATCAATTCTTCGATACATTCAATAAATTCAGACCAACCATCACAAACATCACCTAAGAAAATGAGGGTATCTAGTTGATAATCAAACTTTACGGAGTTTAAACACTCCATTAAAGCACGATACCCACCATGTATATCACCAAGTACAAATTTACGCATAGGTTACAAAGATAAGCAATTTGTCCGAATTGTGCAAATACAATTTAATCTATGTCCAAATTAATATATACATAAAAATAAAGCAGTTTATGTACACAATCGAAGAACTAATAGATGTTATTCAAGGCGACTTAACAATATCATGCGCTTTACCTAAGGCTCTACCAGATGTTGAAATCCGAAGACTTGTTGAAAACAAAGCAAAACCATGGTTCTATCAAAATTATATGTATGCTGTACAGAAGATGTATTATTATTTGGATGCGGCTGCTTTAACATCGGACGAATATACTAAATACAGATACATCACATTACCATGTGAAATTCAAACAATTACATGGATTTACCCAATTCGTAATATCTCATTATTTAATTTGGGTATTAACAATCCTAACTTATCAATTAATATGGGTGTTACTAATCAACCATACGTTTCATCATATGTTACGACAATTGGTGATTTGGGTGTATATAAAGCAATCTTAGGAAACTTCTCTGATATGCTTAATCAGTTCTCTAAAACTACCATAAAGTATCAATATAATCAAATGGCTAATAGACTTCATTTACTTGGGGCTAATAGCAGAGGTGATACTGGAAATATTAATGGTACCGAAAATATGATTATCGAATGTTATGCTAACATAGAATGTGAAGCTTTATATGCTGATCCAATGTTCATTAAATATGTAACTGGTTTAGCTAAACAACAACTTGGTAATTTATACGGAAGATTTGATTTCACTTTACCAGGTGGTGTTAAATACAACGCGGCTGATTTGATTTCACAAGGTAAAGAAGAAGTAACAGAAGTAGTTGAATACATTAAAGGTATGACTAACGCATCATTCTTTATGATGGTTAAGAAGTAAACTGAAAAATATTTTAATATATAACACATGAAAAACATTCAAAAATTTGAAAAATTCAATGAGAGCAAAGTTGAAGAGCTTCCAAAGGATTTAATAGAGAAACTTAAGGGTTTATCAAATGATGATATTAAATTATTTTTCACTCAGGAGAATACTGACAATTTACCAGAACCAGCGAAGAGCTACGTACTAAGTGGTAAAGACACCTATACAATGGGTCCTAAAATTAATGCTATCGAACAGATTCTTCTTGTTGAAGTTGCTGACAGATGGTTAAAAGGAAAACTATAATTATGAGATTAAAGAAATTCAACGAATTATTCGATACCGAAGAATTAAAAAGAAAGCTAACATCATACGCATCTTATAAAGATGTTGATTTAGAAAACACAGAACCAGTAGCGTTTTCAAATTGGTTAATGTTTGAATTCCCATTCTTTATTGATCCTGTGTTTAAAGACAAAGCACAGATATACACGTTTATGGGTAAGGACACTTACACAACTATTATATTCTATCTATTAGCAAAGGATGATATCGAGATGACTGTTTCTATTAAACAACTTGATACTGGTGAGTTTAACCGATATAATAAAAAGTTTAGCTCACGAGAAGAATTAGGATCCTATATAGAACAAACTCTTAAAAAAGAGCTTGGTGAAAATGGTATCAATAATTTAAATACATTAAATCCAATAGTTAACTAATGAAGAAGATAATAGCAGTTAGATATATTCAAGATAAATCATTTGAAAAAATGGGTAGAATGGGTCAACCATTGGCTACAATGAAGAGAATAATAGAAGATGCTAATGACGTAGATACAGAACTTGCTTTCTACATAGTTGAGGATAATGCTAAAACAATAACACCTACTTCCAAATTAGTTGGAGAAACCTTCAAAGTAGGTGATGGTGTTTATACTGTAACTGTCGATGGTCCAGGTAAATTCACATTAACAGAAGGAACATTTGAAGGTGCTTTACCACCAAAGAAATCTCTTAGACAACTTAGAGATGTAGCGAATGCTACTAAACGAGTAACAAAAGCTGGTAGAATAAAAATACAAAAACATTTACTAGACTCAGATATTGAAACCGAAACGAAAACTATCTATGATTGGTACCAATTCAAAGAATCATTAAAGTAGTCAGAAACTTTTCAAAAAGGAATTATATAAATATAATTTTCTTTCTAACATGGAACACAAAAAACATAGCGGTAATGACTACAACTACGGGTGTGTACTCACTTATCTCGAATTAGCAGACGAATACTGGGAAAAATTCATTAACTCAATCGATGTGGATGATTTATATCATTGCGAAGAAGAGAGATACGGTGTTGAAACCGAACCACACATTACTTTACTCTACGGAATACACGAAGATGTATTAGATAATGAAACCATTGAGTTGTGTAAAACAATAATTGGTTCAGACATACTAATAGATTGTACACATATAGAATGCTTTCAAAACAAAGAATTTGATGTAGTTAAATTAAGCGTATCATCTGATACCATACACTCGTTCAACGAAAGATTAAGAACACTACCACACACCAACAATTACACATACAAACCACACGTAACAATCGCTTACGTAAAACCCGGAATGGGTCCTAAATATTGCAAAGCAATAGAGCCTCTAATAATAAAAGGTATATCAAATGTAACTTATTCTAAAACTTCTGGTGAGAAGATTATTATAAGCATATAATGATATTATGTGTATTTAATTTTGGATATTACGATGATGAAGCAGGAGCGGCAGTAGCTAACCTAATGCCCTATGCCATCTTTTTTAAAGACAGCAGAGAAATGACTTCTTGGCTTCGTGGTCAAATGCAAAATATTTATGATGTTTCAGTTGATGGTGGATATTCAAGAACCGCTATGGCTGTATTTATGAAAATAATAATTGATTATGGAGAAGCGTATTATGAAAAAGAATTTACCGTTAGATGCAAACGTGTAAGGGAATATAATACTATTGTCCGAAATAATCAAAAAAAATCTTAAATAGTTATAAACAAAGTTTAAACATTTTAATATAATTACTAATCTCTTGATAACACAAGAGACAAACAAAAAATAAACGGCAATTATGGCAGAAATGAATGATGATTTATTCGGCAATTTGGACTCCAAGATGAACTTCTTAGAGGAAAAAAAACAAGTGAGTGCAGACGGCATTTACAGAATCGATATGTCCAAGTGTAAGGACAAGAAAAAAGGATATAGAGCGAAAGTAAGATTTCTACCTAACCTTACAAAATCGGGAACTCTTGGGCAATTAGCTCTTGAAAAAATTACACATTATGTGAATATCAAAAACCCTAAAGAACTTAGCGGATGGTTTGATAGTCCAAAAAACTTTAACGAGAAGTGTCCACTTACTGAGTTGTACTATTCAATGGCGAACTCTAAGAACGCGATGCTTCAAGAAAAAGCAAAATGTCTTAACTACTCTAAGAAGTATTACTCATACGTTCTTGTATTGGAAGATGAAAATCAACCAGAAACAGTAGGAAAAATTATGATTTACCAATACGGTAAAACTATTAAAGACAAAATCGCTGCTGAGAAATCAGGTGAAATCACTGGATCTCCTTGCAACGTATTCGACCTTTCGGCTGGTAAAGATTTCATTCTTTACGTAAAAGAAATCGAAACAGGTGGTGAAACTTACCCTGACTATAAAATGTCACAGTTCGCAAGCCAAACAACACCAGTACAAATTTACAAAGACGGACAGTTCAAAGCTGTACCAGTTGGTGCTGATGCGAAAATCGAGCCTAAGTATCATGAAGTTATTAAGAAAGCACTTCTTGAGAGAGAGCATGATTTAGAAGAATTTTCAGCTAAGAAATTATCTGACGAAGAACATGGTAAAATCAATGATATTATCGCATTCTTAACAGGAAAAAGTTCAGCTAACTTTACTTCTTCAAACACAACTACTAAAACTGAAAATGTCGCTTCAACAGAAGACTTTGATTTTAACGAAAACGCAACTTCAAAGCAGGCATCTACTACATCTGTAACGGATGAGGACGATTTCTTCGATGTTTAATAATGTGATTTAGTTTTTTATGGAAAAAGCACCTTATCAATATATAAGGTGCTTTTCTATATAAAAAAGAATTTAAAAAATGAGCTACGTTAACAAAACATTCACATCAAATCTTGACGGATCAACAGTTAGAATAACTGAACAAATTGATTCTGAAGTTGTCGCATTAGACAATGGTCAAAGAGTATCATTAAAAAGACTTAATGATGCGTCTTACTATACCGAAAATATTGACCCATCATCTTTCTTTAACAGAGATGCTACGGTTTATAATAGTTTCATTGATAGAATTAAATCTATACCAGACTCTCACATAAGAGATACAAATGAGAGTAAAACCTCAGTAGTAGAAACTGGTGTGTACACAAATACACCTGTGAATCCATATGGTGACCAATTCTACGGTAACAAAGAAGAAGTACCAGTATATCACGAAGATCCGGAAGAAGAGAAAAGACAATTACTTTCAAAATATAGCGGCAATACAAACGCAACTGCCGTGATGTCACAAGCTGAAAAGCTGAAAGACTTATTAGATGATGAAGCACAAGTTAGAATACCATCTCCAGTAGCCACTGCACAAGATGACGCTCCAGTAACAAGAGTTTTTATAGGTGAAGAAGAAGTTGAAAATACAGTTCAATCAAATTCAAATGTAACAACTACGACTACAACAAGAGTAGAAACTCAAACTCAGCAAACTCAACAAACTCAAAATCCACAAACACAGATGTTCAAAGGAATCAAAAGAAATACCGATTTTAAAGTAAAACTTGAACTCGATAACAAAATACCAAGACCTGACTTCATCTCAATGTGGGAAGATTCATACGAAGCTTCTATTATTGAATTTTTAGCAGATGAATTTACAAATGCTCTATTATCCAATCCACAATACATAAAAGACCAAATTATCACACAACTAAGAAAGTCTGTATATGGTGAAGAAAAGAAGGTTGAAAAGGTTGTTAAAAAAGCACCTGCTAAGAAAGTTAAAGCCAAAGTTGAAAATAAAATGACAAAGGCTACTGAGATAAAGGTGGAAGAGAAAGTAGAAGAAGTTAAGACTGAAAAGAAAGGTCGTAAAAAAATACAGGAATCATAATGATTGATAAAATTTATATAGATTCTGCTAAGAGAATCCGCAAGGATTATTTAGAACTAATGAAACCATTAGACTTCTATTTAGAAAGACTTAAAGCTATGTCTGATGTATTTACCAACGCTATAAGCGATTTAGAGAGCTTTAATAAAAACTTACACAACAAGACTAAAGAAAGTGCTGAACAAGAGCTTTTTGATAAGTTAAGTGCAGTTGAAGAAGAACAGCAAAAAATCTTTAAAGTTGTTGACCCTATCAATAAAAAGATAGAAGGGTTGAAGAAAGAAGAGGAAGCTCTTTGGGAGCAAATCAAAATGAGATACCCCGATGCTTCAGAAGAAGAGTTAATAAAAGAAATACAAAGCAGTTTATCATGATTAATATAGATTTTAATAAAATAAACACCTCCAGTGTAGAAGGTAAATTAATAGTAGCCGCAATTGGTATGCTATCTGATACATCTAAAACACCAGACGATGCTTTGAAAGATATTTGCGAAATGGCTAATAAAATATATTACGAGGATGAAATAAATTTGCGCGATGATTTACGCAATTTAATAACAGAAAGAATCAATTCACTTTATTATAAACCAGAACAAACCAAGGCTGGTAGTGCGTCTGGGGTACCCGATGTGGTTGCAACCAAGATAAACGATAGTATAGATTCGCTGTTTCTATCACTAAAAGAAGCTGGATTATTTTCAGAATAGTAAATAATACTAACATTAAGGATGCCTGTTGAATATCAACAGGCATTTTTTTTATATATATGCTTAAAAGTTAGTATTTCTAAATGAGAATTTCCAAATTTATTAAAGTTGATAGGGATGTATTACTTGAGTATATCTATGATGATAATAACCTTATCGGAGAGCCATATAAATTACTGGTTGATATCCAGAAAAATGAATGGACTTTTCTATCTGGTGATACATCAGGTACTAAAAATACACGCATAAATCAGTTATTTCAGTTAGACTCTGTAACAAATAAATTTGGCTTAGTCGATGTAGATAATTATAACTTTTTACAATTAAAAGACTTTGCTGGCGGATTTCCAATTAAATACGACACAGTAAAACTTCACTTCCCAACAAACTATACATTTGGAGAACATATAGGATTTCACGTAGAATTATTCACATATGACTTTGACAATAAAAAGCCATTCTATTTAAGTAAATTTTTCTTTGATTTCACTGATGCCGGAACTACTACATTACTTGACTTCTCAGCACCACCATTATTCTTTCAAGAGAAACTATGGGGTAAATACTTAACATTTAACGTACCTTCTGCTAATGCTATTTCTAATCAAAGAGAGAACAATAAACCTAAGGTAAATTCAGTAAATGCTAACTTAACTAATAATTTTGGATTAAGCTTATCAGCACCTATTTTTATAGATTTTCAATTTATCAATACTACACAGACCATTAATAAAGTTAAAACTTATTTACTTGGTCCTAAAGTATCAGTATCAACACCACAAACACCAGAATTCGAAAGACTTGGTGTAAAAATCGAAGAATCAACACAAGGTGATTTCTTTGAGATATATGGTATGTACAATGATAGTGCTGGTGAGTTCAAACAATTCATTGATAACTCTTTCACCTTAGGTAACAGATACTATGCCGAATACGTAGTTACTATGTTTGAACAAAATATCAAAGGTAAAACTTTTCACTTTATACAGTACGATAATTTCAACGAAAAGATTGAATTCAGACCTATTATAAAATTCTCAACAACGACAGCTATTATAGACGTTGAAATGAGATTAATTGACCAAGTAGATGGTACTCAAATATTGAGACGAGCATCTTATGGTATGTTACAAGATGAAGTTGCTAAATACTCACTTAACTTAACTAAAATTAATTTAGAAGATGCTAATAAGCCTAAGATTTACTCATTTAAAAATGCAGTAGGTGACTTAGCTGATTTACAAAACAGATTAAGAGGTGATTCTAAAAACAGAAGTAAATCTGGGTTTGGTGATGATGGTAGCGGTAATGGAAATGGTGGTAATGGAAATGGTGGTAATGGAAATGGCGGCAATGGTAACGGAAGTGGAAATGTTGTCATTGAGCAAATTAAAGTACCATTCCCTGTAATGGTTGATAGATTTAACGTAATTGGTAAATCTGATTCAGTTAAGGTTAAGAAAGATGTGTGGTATGGTAATGGTAAATTACAAATATTAGTATATCCATTCGATAACGTTATATTATTTAAACTTGCATCTCAAATTGAAAACAATCAAATAACACTGATGAATTTAATCAACAACGGTGATGTTAAATTGGTTATCAAGAATACACAAATAGCAGTAGAGTCTTCATTATACTTAGAAACAAATCAAGTTGATTTGGAGAGAGGTGTAGTTATATTCAAATTAACTAAGAGTAAGATAAACGATGTAAGAAGAATATACGAATCAGGTATTAACGTATTCTATATCACAGCAACAGCAAACAATGTAACGACTGTTATTTATAGCGGAACTTACTTACTATACGATTCAGCTTCAAATGTATCTGCACTTAATACAATAGCATTAACTGATGCCATTACTCCTAATACAGTACCTTCTATTATTGATGATCCATCTAAGAATAAAGAAACGGCAATCATCACTCGTAAGGTAACATTGAAACCGGGTACACCAGTTAAACCAGGAAATAACGGAGGATAAACATGAGAATTAGTTCGCAATCATCACAGTTCGTTTATAATCTACCAAGTGACTTTCTACCAGGTGAGTCTCTTAAAGAATTCACGCCTATTTTGGCGAAGAATTATGTACAATATGAAAACGTAATTGACTATTTAAACTCAACTATAAAAGGAATAAACTTTCCTGGATTTTCTATTGAAACACCTGAGCAGAGAGTAAAACGTGGTAAGAAAATACATTACAAACCAACGACAAACATAAACGATATCGTATCGAGCAATGAGTTAACTATTACATTCAGAAGTGTTGATTCTGATTTAAACTATGTTGTGTTACTTGATATCTTTGCAAAACATTACTTAGATACAGACCACGAATATGTAGCACCATTTATACTGACTTGTTTAGATATACACCGCGATGCTATTTATCAAGTTAAATTTAAAGACATTATATTCAAGGCTATATCTGAGAATAACTTTAGCTATTCTAATCAAAGAATACAATCAAAGGAATTTACGTGTACTTTTATCTATGACTTTATCGATGTTGAATACATGGTAACTGGTAATAAATTACTTCAATTAGGAACTGTGCCAACAATCATCCAGAGACTTTAAGACTTTCTATACGTGATGTATGAGTAATCAAGACCTTCGTGTGAATAGTCTTCTTTAGAATCTATTTTCCAAACACTTGGTAATTCAGGAAAATAAGAATCACCCTCAAACTCTTTATCCAATAAGGTTAATTCAACGCAATCAGCATATGATAGTAATTGACTGTATATTTCAGAACCACCTATAACCCAAAGATTTGAGCGATATAATGCTATGACTTCTTCTAAGTTATTATAGATTAGACAACCAGGTGCCGTAAATGTTTTGTCTCTCGTTAATATGATATTAACTCTGTTCGGTAAAGCTCTTCCAATAGACTCAAAAGTCTTTCTACCCATCAATATAGGATTACCACCTGTAAGCTTCTTAAACCTCTTTAAATCGTCTGGGATGTGCCATATGAGCTTGTTATCTTTCCCTATAACTCTATTTTTTGAACAAGCGGCTATTAATGTTATCATTGCAGTAATCTATCAATGTTTTTATCTCGAATTTCTCCCTTATCGAGTTTTATACTATCTATCTTCTTATGAGTCATGTTATAGCCCATAAGTATATCAAAGTTGGTAAGTTTCTTAGACCAAGTAAAAATATACGCTTCTACTGTATTGGTTTTTTCCGATACTATTGGTTTAACTATGATATCACACAGATTTATATTATCTATTGATAATTTTGGCAATGGAAGCTCATCCATTCTCATAGATTTGGAATTCCATAAATTTGGCATAAGATGTAAATTCTGACCAATTAAAAATTCGCTGACGTTCTTAGTGAATTTATCAAATCGATAATTCTGATAAAGAACATATGCCGAACGGACAAAAATTATAACTAATATGATATATAACATTAGGACAAATATAATAAATTTATTATATAAATACTAATTTTAATCGTATTAGTTTAGAATCTTCTCAATTAAATAACGAGCCGATAAAGAAGACGCATCAAATTGGTCAACTCTCGTAACTCTATACTTAACTCCTTTATTGAAAGTAAGAGAAGGCATAGAAGCTAATGCTGATGATGTACCATGTATCTCAACTGGATAACCAGTAATTTGAGATGTTGATATACCATACTGAACCAATTCAACTTTATCAGAAATATCTAATTTAATTGTAGATGTTGACATAGTTGATGACACAGCCTTAACCACATATTGTCCAGAATAATCAGTCGGTGAAATCGGATCAATAATTAAATTATTAACCAAGAATGTATCACCAGCTTTAACCATATTAGATAGGTTAGCAACCGATACTGGAATATCCATAGTTACATCAGAATTGATTAATATAGGTCTTGCTACATCATCCAATACTGGGTAAATTATAGTCTGGTCCCACTTCTTAGAAATTGATAAATCTTGAGTAGACTGGTTATAGAAAACTGGTAAATTAACTTTAGTAATCAATGGTGTCTCAACAGGTAAGCCGTTTGGTGAACCATCATAAAACTTGATATAAATATCCAATTCTTTATTTTGTGTTGCGAAGTCATCAGCAGTAATAACGATATCAACTGATTGTCTATAATCTAAATCTCTATCCAAAACAACTGTTAATCTTGTGTTTGACGCAAGTGTGAATTGTGTTTGGTCATTGTTAATAATATTAACTAAGAAATTCTTATTAGTTGGTACATTGATATTTAAAGGTATTATACCTGATGTATTATATAAATCAGTTGTATTAACTTTTTCAATTTTATAGTAAGTTGCATCCTTAGACATCAACTGAACCAAAGGCGGTGATGTTGATAAATTCGTTTGAACCTCAATAGTATCAGAGCTTTGTAACTGCATTGATTGATAAGCATTCAATAGAGATTCTAAGAAAGACATTCTCGAATTGATTGTAGCAAAATCAGTTTGTGTATATAACAAACCTCTTAAACCATCAATATCCTCAACTACACCAGTATAATTAGCATTAAGCTTCATGAATGAATCATTAGACTCAGCCAATCTCTTCATAGCCTCGTTGAATAAATTCATACTAAATAACGAATTTATAGCAGTCGGATTATACGTATCTTGTGGATTATCATTTATGATATTGAAGTTCAAATTCAAACTGAATGCGTATGATGTACCATCTTGTCCATCATTAGCAACTAACTTCTTGTAAGAAGGTAACTTTATTCTAACTAATGGTTTATCATCTTCATAAGCAACATTTTGTTTAGGATGATTTAAGAATGTAATACCATACATATTTGTAGTAATACCACCCTTAACAGCATCTTCAACAGTGTAGTACCAAAGAATAGCATTAAATTCGAAATCTTCTGGTGGTTGACCATTTACACTAAGAGCATTGAATTCATCGAACGTATTAAGTTCTCTGTCAATAACATTCATCTTAACGTAATGTGTTCTATCAAAGTCAACACATAAACCATCTAAAGTAGATGGGCTATAAATAGGCGCATTTAAATCACCCTGTACACCAAAGTAATCACCGCTTCTTCTAAGAGAGTCACCAGAAGATGTTTCATATGTGAAATCATCTGTATCAAACTGACCGTAGAAGTCACCTGGATAATTCTGTGGCGTATTAACAATAGGAGAGTTGAAGTTTTCTGCTCCGATAATCTCAGGTTGAAATTGAGATGGTAATATCGGATAAATCATATTCGGCTTATAGTTAACATCAACTTTTGTTCTAAATAAAATATCCGGTGTTTTACCAGTGTGATCCGGGATGTGAGCATAAACCTCTGTATAAGAGCGATTAGCTTCTTGTACGTTATTTATACCATTTACTTCACCGATATACTGAACTAATCTACTATAAACTATCTTAGCAGTACCAATCGTTTCAATCTCAGTTGATGATGTATAAACTAAATCAACAATTATTTTATCACCAGCGGTAGCACCTGCTGGAAGTACTTTTAAAATATCAACTTGGAATCCATCATAAACACCATCTACAATAAGAGATGAGTTTGAAATATCACTAAATACTATTTTATCACCATCTCTAAAGTTAGTAGAACCTTGAAACTCAATCTCTAAAAACTGACCTAATGAATAAGTACCATATCCAGTTTGATAAAAATAAACTGGTCTAAAATCAATAACCTCTCTCTCGCGCCATAGTATCTCAGGGAAGTATGTATCATCCGCAATATTATTAGCTTCAAATTCTTGTAAATTATCAAAGTACTCATCACCTGGTACTGCTCTTTCTAAGTCAAGTACATTTAATTTAGTACACCATTTCCAAAAAATCTTCTCAGTCGTTGTTGATAATTGATTATTATCATAGAAAAATTCAGTATTATTTAACTTCGAATCTCTGATTGTAACCTCATGGTTAGCAACGTAGTTTCTAAGAGATTCAACTAACTGGTCAGCGTAGTCAGAAGCAACCGATAAGTTGGACTTAACAAAGCTATTCTCAAAATCCCATTGTACTGGGTTTGACATCGTTCCTGGATTTAAATTCTGTTTAGGGAAATTAAGAAGAACAAATTTTGAGAAATACATCCTATAATTTTCGTTCTGATATGCTGCTGAAATATCTTCTGCTGCACCAGGAAAAGCATAGAATGATGTACCATTTGACTTTAATGCTTTATATAATGGGGTCACTGCCATAGCTGTTAGTTAGATTTGTTTCTATATATTAAAAACTGAACTCCTATATGATTTTGGACAAATATTTGGCGTTTAGTAAAAAAGTCCATATATTTGTATGTAAACTATAAACTCTCATTTTATATAATGAGATAAAACAATTATAATGCAGACACTTGGACACATATTTTACGCTATCGGATTATTCATATTCCTATTGGATTTAATCAATCTTTTCAATCACCACAAGACTTGGAAGGTAGCAGAATGGGCAGAAGCCTTTAAGAAAATAAACAAACGCTCTCCCAAAAAAGCAGATTATAGAACAAGTGACGATTACAACGCTGGTATGTTCACTGGATTTATAGCACTATCAGAATTAATCTGGTGTATATTGGGTTTAATATCAGGTAGTTGGAAAGTATTTGCTATGCTATTTATTTTTGCATTTTTTGTACAGATAATACAAAACATAATCGGTAAAATACTAAACAAGAAATGTAACGACCTAAACAAATATATCTCATACATTTATCTAACAATAAAATCAGCAATATTGATGATTTTAGTTTTGAACCATTTTCATTTACACCTTGACCTTTTTAATCTTATCTAATGAGTAGAGACTTAATTCTTACAGAAGAAACGCATAACTTCAATATAGTTGAAGGTAAATTTAATATAGTTGCTTCCCACTATCAATCGGGTAAGACAACCGTACTTGCTAACATTGCCGCTAAAGCAGTAAAAGACGAAAAGAATATTATCTACTACGGACTCGATTCGAGTGATGAATATATGAGAAAGCGTATTTACGCGGTATTGGAAAATAAACCACTGAACGATATAAAGGCTGGTGTTATAACTGGCATCTACGATATACCAGACCCAATCAACATAGTGTTTAACTCTAAGGGATTAGATGATATGACTCTTGGGTTTGATGTAGAATTGCTTGGTAATGTTGAATTTTTATTCATTGATACCATAAACTTATTCACCATACTGGGTCCAACATTCAAAGGATTCGAAGATAGATTACAAGCACAGATTGAATTCTTCAATTCGCTATGTGCTAAAAGAAACATCACTATCATCGCATCATTAAATATTTTGAAAGTACACACTTTCGATTTAGAAAGATGGAAAGAAGCTGTTTCCGGTAATGTATTAGTAGCAGACAATCAATACGTAAACTTTAAGATATTTGATTCTAAAGGGAACAAAACAAGAGATTATGGTTTGATTAATTCATCAATGCGTATAACGTGTGAAATTGAAGACAGAACAACTGATAAAAAACTTAAGTCATTATTTATACCAAGCACTGGTTACACACCAGAGATTAAGTTTGATGTAGGCACGAAGACCTTCTTAATTAAGGGTCGCACATATCCTTCTCACGCTGACCAATTCTGGAAACCAATCTATGAGTGGTTCAAAGAGTATTGCGATACAAACCCACAGAACCTAACATTAGATATCTCTTTAGATTTCATCAGTAGTGGTTCAGAAAAATATGTTTTGGATATAATAAAACTTCTCAAAAAATGTACATTACCAAAAGTTAGATGGTATTATGACAATGATGATGAAGATATCATGGATTTAGGTGAAGACCTTTTTAAATCAACTGGTGTATCATTCTTGTTTGTTCAGAACAAATATGCTGGTGCCGAAATATTTGACTAAGGTTTAGTTCCACCATTTTTCTTTTGTTGCATATACTTCTTAATATCGTCATATGTAACTTGACCAGGATTTGTATATAACTTACTCGCATCACCAGGCATTTGATTAATATCTCTCTCGGTCATATTCTCTTTCTTTGAAGTAACTTCTTCTGCGTAAATAGATTCTACTTTCTTTATCATAGATCCAAGATAAGCATCTACTCCCTTTTCTTTAGCTGTGTGGTCTAAATATTCAAAAGCTACTTCTTCATCATTATAATAACAAAGAACTAAACTATCAGTAATATAGTGGTCAACAAAGAAATTTATGCTACCAATTTTACCCTGTGAATACGCCATTCGACCACTCTTTTCAAAGTAATCTTTTGCAAATTTTTCTTTATCATTTATTCTGAATTTTCTACCGTCTTTATCCTCAGTAGTGAAAGCCATACCTAAGTATGGTGTAAAGTATTTTGAACCCTGCTTTATCTTTGAAATGGTTCTTTGGCTTGCTACGAAATTAAACATGGATTATATAGTAATAAATTACTTATCCATATCACGGGAAACATTAATTTTAACTCCACCCATATCTGGTACAACATAGATATCTAAACCAATACTAATGTATTTTGGTAACATCGATAGACTCTCAGCAGAAATAATCTTAACCATGAACTCTTGCGTATAGACACCATCTATTACACAAAATTCAGTATATCGTGGTGGATTTAATTCCAATTTAAGCTCATTAAAAAGCCTCTCATTTCTTTTAAAATCTACTACTTCTTTATCATCAAGCATAACAGCATATCGACCTTTACCATAACAATTCTCGCAAGAACCATCAACAGGAGCATCACCTGTACCAGAACATTCCTCACAAGTGACGTAATTCCTAGATTCTATTCTTGAGTAATCTTTACTGTCGATATTTTCAAAACGCTTGATGTGTTTCATTATTCGGTCTCTATCTTAAATTCTTCTTCATCAGCATCACCAAACGCCTCATCAACTTCAAGTTTTAAGTCAACAATATAATCTTGTGTGATTTCGCTTGTTTTGATATTTTTACTAAGCTGACCAACAATTTCCAATGATTGTATATCATATTTCTTGAATACTATGTAAGCCTCATCTACACCAGATTGTTCAATCTCAGTACCAGGCTCTTTAGATATAGCATCTTCTAATTTCATCATAACATAAAGGTGATATAAATACTTCTCATCAGAGAATTTTACAGTCAATGAATCATATAATTTAGAGTATTTACTAATCTCAGACGACTCAAGTTTAAGACCCAACTCAGTAAAAGAAGTTTCATCAGATTTCTTCTTATCTTCTCTTGCTTGCTCTGGTGTCTTTTCAGTAACCACTGGTTTTTCATCATCACCTTCGCTCTCTTCACCCTCAGCTTCAGCTTCAAACATACCATCAATCTTCTTCTTCAACTTAGTTAAAGCTATATCAATATATGTTTCTGGCGAATCGTTAAACGGTTCAGCATCCTCGTTGATTGAAAATTCACTAAAATTCTTAATTCTCATAGTTATCCTTTATTTATTGACATATATATTAAAACCCAAGTCCGGAATTAAAAACTTATCCATATATTTGCAATAGAATTTAATAAAACAAAAGCTATGAACGATAAGCATTTTAACAACTTATTTGATAAGTTCAACGGAAAGAAGAAAAATACGTGGAAAGATATGATTTATGACCCATTCAGTAGAACAGATGATGAAGAGGAAGGCTATAATGATAGAGACTATTACATAGACTTCATACGAGAATATATGAGTGATGTAACGCTAAATTCAGAACCACCGAAAAAGACAGCAGAACAAATCAAAATGGAAAAAAGAAAAGAGAATATAGACAAGCTACTATCCTAATATATAGGATATGAAAAGATTTATAATAACTTTATTCATATCCTTAATTAGCTTAGTTGGATTTAGCCAAATATCTTATCCAACAACATATAATTTTACAGGATTAGGCGGCTGGTCTGTTACAAATGGTGCGGGAATTCAAGTATATGGTGGTAGCTCTTGGCTTACAACAAATATAGGCACAACACCATACCCAAATAGCGCAACTGTTACTATGGTTAGTCCTGTTTTAAATATGACAAACTGCATCAGTGGTCTTTCCGTAACCTTTCTACACAATGGTATCATACAGAATGGATTTGATTTTTTATACTTTCAATACACTACAAACGGTTCGACCTGGACTACATTAGATACATACACCGGATTATACAATAGCGTTACGCATACTTACTCTGGTTTACCTAATAACATTATACAATTTAGATTTTGTTTAATAACAAATGCTACAATAAACAGCTATGTCACAGGACCTCCGGGACCTCCAGGAACAGCAGTATATTTCTATGACTTTGATAACTTCGTTATAAATTGTTCTAACCCACTACCAATTGAGTTATTATCATTCGATGGCTTCAATTATAATTCGCATAATTTACTATCTTGGAAAACAGCAACCGAAATGAATAATGACTTCTATACAATAGAAAGAAGTAGTGATGGTATTAACTGGGAGAAAGTAGCAAACATAGATGGTGCTGGTACATCAACTACTTTATTGAGTTATACATTCAAAGATTATATGTTCATTAAAGATGCTATAAATTATTATAGACTTAAACAAACTGACTTCAATGGTCAATACGAATATTCTGGTATTATATCTATTGACAATCAATCACAAAAAGTTGTTAAATTGATAACTACATATGACTTAACTGGTGTTGAAACTACTGACACAAAACCAGGTATGTATATTCAACATATAGAATACACAGATAGAACAATAGAAGTCAAGAAAATTATTATACAATAAACAAAAAAGTCTCAAATTAATTTGAGACTTTTTTTATTAGAATACTTTTAAATCTATCGACTTCTTTTCAAGATTAACACCAGCTACACTGACCATTATCTCATCACCCAATCTTATGATTTGACCAGTCTTATGACCTACAACTTGATATGCGTTTACATCTGGTATGAATATATCATCACCAATATCTTTAAAGCGAATCATACCCTCACATTTGTTTTCAATTATCTCAACATACATTCCCCAATCAGTAACACCAGATACAACACCTTTGAAAACTTTACCAATTTTATCTTGTAAATATTCAGCTTGTTTATATTTAATAGAATCTCGTTGTGCTTTAGCCGCAATTAATTCTCTCTCAGAAGACCACTTAGCTTGTTGTTCAACAACAGTAGGATTTCCCTTAGGTTTCTTTGTTAAATAATCATCAAGTAATCTATGAGACATCATATCAGGATATCGTCTAATAGGTGATGTGAAATGTGAATAGTGAGTAAAGCCTAATCCATAATGCCCAATATTTTTAATTGTATATGTTGCTTTAGCCATTGACCTTGTAACCAAAGTAGAAATCATATTCTCTTCTGGTTTACCTTTAATTTCGGCCAATAAACTATTCAATGATTCTTTTATTTTCTCTGGTTGATATAAATTAACTTTATAACCAAAGTTAGTAGCAACACCAGTAAGTGCCTCTAATTTTTCTTGGCTTGGTTTATCGTGAACTCTATAAACTGAATTATATGAGTTATCAGATAATATCTTAGCAACTGCTTGATTAGCTAACAACATAAACTCTTCAATTAATTTATTAGCATCCTTTTGTATTTTAAAATACACATCAAGTGGTTTACCGCGTTCATCTAATCTAAATCGCACTTCTGCTGAATCCATTTCCAATGAACCACTTTTAATTCTACGTCCTCTGATTTTCTTAGCAAGAGTATTGAACAATGTTAATTCATCAGAAAAATCACCAGCCTTGCCTTCAATTATTTCTTGTGCTTCTTCATAACTAAATCTTCTATCAGAATAGATTATAGTACGACCATACCATGTATCTAACACATTACCTTCTGAATCCATTTTAAAGATAACAGAGTAACACAATTTTTCTTCATGTGGTCTTAGTGAACAAACACCATTCGATAATCTCTCAGGTAACATCGGAACACATCTATCAACCAAGTAAACAGAAGTAGCTCTTTTAATTGCTTCTTCTTCTAATTTAGTACCTGGTTTAACATAGTGAGTTACATCAGCGATGTGAACACCAATTTCAACATGGTCTTCTTTAACCTCAACTGATAATGCATCATCAAAATCTCTCGCATCTACCGGATCTATTGTAAATGTAGTAACACTTCTCATGTCTCTACGTTTAGCAATCTCAGTAGGTGGAATTTCAAATGATATCAATTCAGCTTCTAATTCAACTTCTTTCGGAAATTCAACAGGCAAGCCATACTCATACATAATCGCATTCATTTCGGTGTTATTATCACCTACTTCACCTAAAATTTTAATAATCTTAGCAAATGGTGATTTAGTGCCTTTTTTCCACTTAATAAGTCTCACCACGACCTTTTGTTTATCTTTAGCACCCATTGATGCATCTTCTGGAATGAAGAAGTCTACGGGGGTTTTATTGCTATCTGGTAAAACAAATACCAGATTCTTATTTCGTTGAACGGTTCCAACCCATTCAGTTTTAAATCTACCTACTACTTCTTTAACAACACCTTCTAGTTTACCCTCTCTCATAAGTAGTTGAACCTCAACCGTATCTAAGTGTAGAGCATTTAAAGTGTTCTTTTTATAGATGTACACATCATCGTGTCCATCCACGCTGAGATAAGCGTTACCGTTGGTATTGAAGTCAATTTGTCCTACAATAACATCTCCCTCTTTTAATTCATTCATATTAATTCATTATATTTAAGATATTTATAAAAATAAATGTTCTTTAGTTGTGCTTTTGTCCATTTTTTATTATATTTGTACAAATTATACCGGACTCTTAATGACAATTGATAGGATAAAATCAATGGTGGACACCAAATTAAAGGTAGACTTCACCAAGTTCACCAATGAACAAATCATTGCTGAACTTTCTTCTCGTGTGGAAAAATATAAAAGCGTTATAGCCGGATTATCTGAGCGCGAAGGTACTAAAGCGAGATACATGAATATGTGGATTGAAGCTGCTCAAGAAAGAATTTTAGATATAACCGAAGTAAACATTTTAGAGAAAAAGCTAAATAAGTTAAATCGTATAAAAATCTTAGAACTCGTAGACTTAAAAAAGAAAATCAATAACTAAAATAAATATATGGGATGTTTTAACAAAATCGGATTTATATCCGGATTACCAATTCACGCAGGTGACGCAACTGTGCTTGTATTCATGAAGAAATCGAAATACAGCGATTCAAAATTAGGTGGAGTCACGTACTCAACCGACTGGTTTGAGCCAGCATTTTTACCAATATTCGGAGACTATGATGATTATGGTAGAATTGAAAATGTTGTTAATAACCCAGCAACAAAATTCATTGAAAAATTCTTTGGTGATAAAATCGATAGTATCATTGAGATAATTGACGACTCAGCAGTTGGTCGTGGTAGTGATGGTAAACTGAAAGCAGTATATAAAGACTTCACATTCGGCTTAGAGCATAGAAAAGTTTATGACTTTATGAGCAGTAGAAAAATAAATTCGTACACCGAATCTTACATCACACCATATTGGTTAGAGAAGATGGGCTTTGTTAAACAAGATGAAGAAAGTGGTGACGAAAGATTCAAACAAATTTGGCGAAACTCAACAATACCAACTGAATATGAAGTACACTCAGATGGTACATGGTCGCATCTGATGAAGAACGGGAAAGAGGATAGAAACCAAAGTGTCTATCATCCATCACAATTGGAAGAAGCATTAACGACAGTATCTAAGGGTACATATAAATCAAACTTAACACAGGAAGACAAAGAGACTTGTCAGTTAGATTTAGCTGTTCAATTAAGTAAACAACTACGTCTTGACCATAAAAAAGAAATAGAAGAAGCTGGTGATGATACTGAAAAAGCATTCAGAGTTAAACTTAGCCTATTCGGTGGTGGAAGAGAGTCCTACAAAGGACAAGATACAATCGGTAGCTGGTTATCTAAAGCATTACTTGATGGTAAACAAACTTGTGATTACAGCAGAAACTTAGGCGAAGTTGTAGACGAATTAGACAGTAAACTATTAGCAGACTTTGCAAGATTTAACTGCACCGTATCAAGGCTAAATGCTAAATATTGCCCATCCAATTACGGAAGCCAAGACCAAGACCACAAACTTCACTACGACATACTTAAGGTATATCGCGGAGTTATTGTTGACAAAATCATGGAGTATGAAGATGATGATAATGAACTTCTTATCGGAATAAAGGCTGATATTAAATCGGATGATAGAGAAGAGGGCCTTGTAAAGATAATGAATTAATATGCTATACCCATTTGGCTCACAATTAACTAAGAAGATTTTTCCTGAATTTAGAAATCCAAAAGATTTCGACTGGGTAACTAATGACCAATCGGAATTAAAGAAATCGAATAGACAAGAAGAGTACTATTACATACCATGTGCGCCAAATAGGGAAATGACTGCTAATGAACTCTATACACTCAAGGTGTCACACGCTATCTACGACATTCAGTGGGCAAAAACAATGTCAGACATTCGCTTCTTTCAAATAAAAGGATGTGAAATTGAGAAAAGTTTTTTAAATGAACTAAGAGAGTATTGGAAATCTGTACACACCAGTAAACAAAGGACTAATTTTGAAATAGAAGAGAATAAGTTCTTTGATGATAATGTGAAGAGGGAAATTCCACATGACGACCTTCATAAAATATTTAATCCAACACCAGCATATTTAAATATAGTGGATGGGGTTGTACCAAGTGAAGATAAATTCAACGCATTAAGCGAATCATTAAAAGATGCTGTGTGCTTTGAAGAGTCATATGTATTAGCAGTAGAGAGATATTGTGATAAACTACCATATCGACAAGCATATCACAAAGCACAAATGGATTTAGTAACACGGCTACACCCAATATGGTTAGCAGATTATATAATAACAAACTGGAATAAGAAATTCTGGATAACAAAAAACAACTATTATGAAATTTACAAGACAAGAACTAATCGAGAAGATTAAAAAGAACAACGTATCATTTTTCAGAGACCTTTATTATGAAGGTTCAAATGATGAAATGGAAAACAAACACGAGGTTGTTTATGACCAACACTACGGTGACGGTAATGAATGGAACATTGCATTTTCTTTCCCGGAAGAAAACCTTTTTGTTTTAATGGAAGGTTATTATTCATCACACGATTCTTCTGAATTCGATAAAGTTTCTTTCGCGGCTCCGTTTGAGTTCAAAGAGACTCGCTACAAAGCAATGACACAAGAAGAAATTCGTGACATGAATATCGAAACAGTTATTCGATAGTGATTAGAACTACCATTTCCAACTTTAGTGTCTATATAAAGGATGAATCCGATAGGCATGGTTGGGGTCAACAAATATCAGAGTGGTATAATGTAGGTGGTTCAACAGAACAAATACACGAAATCATAACAAAGCAAAATAGAGAAACCGCATTAAATATCTTATTGAATGAAAACTGAAATCATACCAGTAATACATAAACTAACAGACGAACAGGTTAAGATTAATATCGAGACCTGTTTATCTTGTGGTATAAAGAAAGTATTTCTAATAGACCACAATAGCTCTCTAACCGATGTACATGAGAGACTTATTCAGAATGCAATAGACATCAAATCAGAATATAAAATTTGGGTCGGTGTCAATCTATTAGGAAAATCTACGATGGATGCTTTAGCACTTGATATACCAATTGATGCTTTATGGTGTGATTCAAGTATTACACCATATGAAGCGAGTACAATTCGTGAATTCAGAGGTCAATTCTTTGGTGGATTAGCATTCAAATATCAACCACAACCAACTGATTTAGAAACTGCGTGTAAAGATTCAATTCTATCCACTGATGTTTCAACAACAAGCGGTCCCGGTACAGGTAAAGCGGCTACAGTAGTTAAGATACAACAGTTGCGTTCTTTCTTAGGTAATCATCCAATGGCAATTGCTTCTGGTGTATCTATTGATAACATAGCATCCTACAATGGATTAGCTGACTATTTATTAGTAGCATCCAGTATCACAAACTCTCGCGATGAATTAATATTTGAAAATAAGTTAAGAGAATTAAAGGATAAATTAGACCAATGAATCTACTAGATGGTAAATCGGTTTCGCATCATTTAATAAGTGAGGTGAAAGCTAAAATAGAATTTCACAATAATCAATTAGGTGATAGATTAACTTCTACAACACCTAGCATGGCTGTTGTGTTAATTGGTAATAATCCAGCGAGTGAATCATATGTTAAGGCTAAATTAAAAGCGTGTGAGAAAGCAAATATAAAATCACAGCTTATTAGATTCGATGAGTCTATTACTAAGATTGAGTTACTAAATGAAATTCGTAAACTGAATAGTAATCATTCTATTGATGGATTCATTGTACAATTACCCTTACCTATTCACATAACGGCTGATTCTATTATCAATGAAATAGATCCAAATAAAGACATCGATGGATTTCACCCTCTTAACTTCGGTAAGATGGCTATGGGTCAACGTTCTATGAGACCAGCTACAGCATATGGTATCTTAAAATTACTTCAATACTATCAAATTGAAACAAAAGGTAGACACGTTGTTGTTATTGGTCGTTCTAATATAGTCGGTAAACCTGTTTCTATAATGTTAGGTAACGACTTTAACATTGGACGTTCAACTGTTACATCATGTGACATAAACACACCCAGAGAGCTTTTAATCGAAGAAACCAAAAGAGCAGATATTGTTATCGTAGCAGTTGGGAAACCAAAATTTCTAACAACAGATATGATTAAAGATGGTGCAATTATAATCGATGTTGGTATAAACAAAGTAGATGATAAAATTGTTGGTGATGTTGATTTCGAAAATGTTTCTAAAAAATGCTCATGGATAACACCAGTCCCAGGTGGTATTGGTCCAATGACTATATCAGGATTGATATTAAATACATACGAAGCCTGGAAAGTAAAAAACTCAATAGACGAATAAAATGGCAGAAGTTACAATTTATACAGATGGTTCATCACGCGGAAATCCGGGTCCAGGCGGCTATGGTGCAGTTCTTATCTCAGGTGATAAGCGTAAAGAATTATCACAGGGATTCACATATACAACAAATAATAGAATGGAGTTGCTATCAGTGATAGCGGCACTGGAATGTTTAAAGCCAGGTGGTCACAACGTAACAGTTTATTCCGACTCTAAATATGTAGTTGATTCTGTTGAGAAGAACTGGATTGGTGGATGGATAAAAAAGAACTTCACTGGTGTAAAAAATCCAGACCTTTGGAAACGCTTCTTAGTCATATACAAACAACATAATGTTAAGTTTGTTTGGGTTAAAGGACACGCAAGTAATGTAGAGAATAATAGGTGTGATGTATTAGCGACAACTGCCGCTAAATCAAAACATCTCATACCCGATACTGGGTATGTTAAATCATAATTACTCTGCTGAACCTTCTTCTTCAGTCTTCTTCTCAGTTAAAGCAGGAATCTCTTCGATATTTTGAAGAGTGAAATTAACTTGCTCCTGAATAGAACCCAATGCTCTATCGAACAAATATCCAGCCTCACCTTCGTTTTCAGCAGTTACTTGTAATGTTATTTCAGCTTTAGCTTGGTAGAATTTCTTACTTTCTACTTCTTCGCGAACTTGTGTAAATTTCTTCATAATTAATTTATTGTTTTAGTATATATTAAAAGCAAAAAAGCCTAATATTAATTAGGCTTTCTTAAGTATATCATCCACTACCCATTCGATTCTATCATTAAGCTTAACGCTTGATATATCTATGTGTGGTATTTGCTCCAATTCAAGATATGATTTAATCCATCTGTCTATTTTGGATATCTGCTCGGTATCGTGAAATCTAATCCCATCTACTGTATTGGTTGAAATAGGTGGTACATAGTAAATATTATCCCAACTATTAGTCGATTTTAATATTTCTTTTTGTATATGATTTATAGTAGCTATATCTTTATTGGATAACTTCGTATTATACAATGTTCTAAAATAAAAATAGTTTAATAGTGAACTCGAATCACATACTACATACTCTTTAGAATCGAGATACATACGCTCTCTGTTTAATTGCTTGTAAAATATGACCATTTGGTCACTTGGTGTTGTAGGGATTCCATATTCAGCTATATAATCAGTAGCCGCTTCTCCCACAAAAATAGAATTCAATCCTCTTCTCTTCAACTCAGTATGAACAGCAGATGCTAGTGTTGATTTACCACTAGCTGGTGCGCCCATAAAGGTGATTAATTTACCCTTCGTAGATTTCATTATCATTAAATAGTTCTTGTAACATACTTTCAAATTCACCGTTTTCGATAACTTGAACTATGTTTGCGTCTTCACCGAACTCATTTTGAATGGTAACGAATTTATAGTCATTTATTTTTACAAAAATATTATTGAAGTCATTTTCAACAGCATCCTCAAATGCTACATTCTCAGTGCCATCAAGAAACTCAACCACACCAACACTTATTTGACTATTCGTTAAAGTTATATAAATGTCTTCAGCATCAGAAAGGGGATATCCATCAGATATCCCTCCTTCTTGCTGAACAAATAAATATATTCCACTTGTCGGTGATTTAATTACTCCACATTTATAAATCATTACATGAAAAACTGAGCGTTAGCTGTAATCTTTTGTTTATCCCCTTCTCCGAAGAAACCAGGATTATGACTCATAACTTTTACCAATTCTTGGTATGTTAATTTAGCTTCTTCTTTTCTACCAGTGTAGAAACAAGATGCGGCATGAGATTCTAAAAACTTCCAGTTGTATAACTGTTCATCAACGAATAAAATCTTTTTTGGATAAGGATTGTTTCCGTGAAATGTAGTTCTTGCAAATTTAGAATACATATAAGCCATGTGCCATTCACCAACGCGGTGATAGTAATCGATGATTACTTTAATAGCTTCTGCTCTCAATGGATCCATTGTATAAGCTTTCAACAATTCCTGTTGTGTCTTAGCCCAAGGCTCTTCAAGAGTCATCATAATTGTACCAACTCGAAATTGTGAGTAGTATCTTTCTTCTTCATAACCATCAGCACGATTAACTCGTTCTTTATAGTAATACATAGACCTTCTTAATCTCTCATCGTTTTCAGTTTTGTTATTTGGTACACAAGCAGAATCATGAAAAGATTGAGCTGTATAGAATAACCAACGGCTGTTCTTATCAGTCTGAATAAAGTCTTCAAATAACTGAGAATGTTTACGATACTTTTCTGATACATCACCTTTCCAAGAACCACCATCCATCTGAACTTGTACAGTAAGACCGTCAATGATACCAGAGGTAATGTTTTGGTCGTCACACACGATAAATTCGTGACATGGACCATACCAACGAAATGGCTTCTTAGTACTCCATAACTCATTACGAGTATATTTCATAGGACCAATATATGTTGTAATCATATACAAATCCTTGTCTAAAGATTTTTTATTGAATTTAGGATCTATAACAATTTGCTCATCAGCATCAAGCCAGATACCATAATCCGTTTTTTGTCCAAGAAGTTGCATAGCAGCGTTTCTTGAATTTTCAAAATTATCAAATGGTCTATCGATAACTTCACACTCTATTTTATTCTCTTTGCAAAAGTTACGTATGATATCTTGTGTCCCGTCAGTCGAACCTGTGTCAACGATAGCTACATAATCCAAGATTGGAGCTAATGTTTTCAACATCCTTTCTATAACGTGAGCCTCATTCTTCACAATTTGACTTAATCCTAATGTCGGCATAATATAAAATTATTTTTTAAATTATAAAGAAATTTTATAATTAGTTTTCAAAATCCGAACAATAAATTATGATTAGTCTAAAATAGAGTTAAGTTTCTGGTCTCTTGAGAATGTCTTATTATAACGCTCGTACTCTTCAACTGGGATATACACCATTGTATCTGAGGCTACGTCAATAACGAACATTAGCCCGTTTTTTATAACAGGCTCACCAGTTGTGGCTCTTGTTAATTTGATGTATTTCTTCCCCAATCTCCTTGCTTGTTCAACCGGAGTTTCTCTTTTCTTAAATATTGACCAAAACCAATTAAACATTTTGAGGGAAAATAACTATATAATATATAAAAACAAACTTAAAAGTTTAAATAATGAAACATAGAGTATTAAAAGATTATCAACACATCACCGCTGATAAGCGAGTTGTTCAAATAAAAGCAAAGTTGCTTATAGAGGATTATAAGGTAAACATCAAGGGAGACATCTACAAGTTAGATATTGATGTAGTTGATAATAATCCTGAGTTCTTCCAACCAATCGACTGGAAGCAAGATTTACTTGACTATATGAAGGCGAGTAAACTACCATCACCAGCTATCTTAAGTAGAAAGTTAGTTCCATACATCGAAGAGAATTATCTATCAAAAGCTAAAGTGGAAACTAAAGTAGTTGAAAAGGTTATCGAAAAGGTGACAAACAACACTGCATTAGAAGCAGAGTTAAATAAAAGACAGCAACTACTGGATGATATGTCTACCAGATTAGAACAAAGAGAGACAGAACTTTCACAGAAGGAAAAATACTACACACAAGCGAGACAACAAAACGATGAACGTGATAGACAACTCGACACTAAAGAGAAAGAGTTAAATGCTAAGAAATTAGAAATACAAAAGCTGGAAAAGATTATCACTGAAAGAGAATCACTATTAGGTTCAAGAAGTAAATCAGAACAAGCATACCAAACTGAGTTAGAATCTAAAATACAAGAGTACGAAGATAAGTTATCACAAGTAGATGAACAACTTGAAAAGTACAGAATAGACAAGTCATTATCAGTAGATGAATTTAAATCACTATTGATGTTAGCTGGTGAACGTTACATGGTAACGAAAGATGAACATTGGAGACAACTAGTTGAAAAAACTGGTTGGTACTTCAATCAAAATGGATTATATAAACAATGAAAGACTTAAGAAAGAATCAAGAAACATTAATAGCAAATGCAGCAAGTGGCGACTTCTCATTCAGAAGATTTATCTCAAAATGGGGCAAAGTAATTATAGCATCAGTGGTAGCGTTGGCTATCATTGTTAAGCCACATATAATAGCAACAGTTATTGGTAACTGGGTAACAAGTTTCTTAGGAACGCTATGTGAAACAATCAGAGTCGAAGGAGTATCATCATTCAACTTACTTTTAACTATATCAATATTGATTATAGTATATACATTAGTAAATAGATGGATAATGTCTAAGAATACTGATAAGGTATCAGGTAGAGGTAACTCTTTTAGTTAAGATGTCTTACATCCTTATGTGCGGGCTTTGGTGTATTAGAATGCGTCCAAAGTCTCGCAAATGGTGTATTGAAAAATTCATTATACATCAACGTATCATCAATGTGTAAATTTATCTTGTGATGCTTACAATACAAACCTTTTGTTCTATCCCACGTATCATCATCAATTGTTGGAAAACCATACTTAGGGTGAGTACCCAATTTAGCAGTACCAACTTCATCGTGATAATCTCTTATTGAGAAAACGTGAGTGTAAGCAATGTTTAATTTCTTTAACTGCTCAGTTATATTCTCATTATAAGTACTATCTGTTAGAGAACCACCAGTAATGATGTGAACTTCACCACCATTGTTTACAATAGCATTGGTTAAGAATGAGAACGTTTCAGGGATAGAATCGATTACACCGTGTAAGTCTAATCCTAATTTGAATTTAGCAGAACTAATAGCACCCATGCCATTAGTATTTTCATTTAATTTATCTGTAAACCTTTTCATATATTTTTAATTTAAACAAAGTTTTGCAAGTGTATTGTATATTAGTTTCTGGTCTTCATTTGAAAGAGTATCAAAGTCAACATCTAATTCAAACTCACCATCGTTATCTTCTACATCAAACCATATATGTAATATGATTTTATTATCTTCCGGCACCCATTCAATTGAATTGAATGTAAATGCTTCTAAATCAACATCCATCACAAGTTCATTGACGGTAATGCCTAATAGTTTAATCAATGCTGCGACCTGTTTTTTCATATAATTTATATATAAATATAAAATACCCGATGGAAAATCGGATCGTGAAAAAACATTCTAAAACAGGTTTAACAGGAAAATTTAATCTAAATTTTCCTGTCTTTCCTTTTCAGTGATGTAAATCGCTTTTTTCTTCTTCTCTCTTTTCTTAACAGAAGGTTTTTCAAAAGTTTGTCTATCGCGTAATTCTCTTACTTGTTTGACTTTATCAACTTTTCTTTTATACTTCTTTAAAGCTTTCTCAAGAGAACCACTTTCTTCAATTTTAATTATTATCATGTGTTATATATTAATAACATTCTTAAAAAATGATACAAATTTTTCGTGTGGTACAGATACACAAATACGTGCATAATCCGGACACTCACTCATTTTACAGAAGTCGCTTAATGGTACACTACCAATTCTACACTTCAATAATTCCTCTGTTGACTTGTTCACTATGACAAAGATACCAATTGGATCATTCTCATACAACTTATCATACAATAAGTTATTAGTTTTTAACCAAGAAATATTCTTAGCAATGTCACCAGCAGTTTTTTCTCTGAACTTAGTTACTTCTGCTTTTCCTTCTTCTGTCGTTAATAGATTTAATACCAATTCTTGAGCAAACGCATTCGTACCATTTGTAGAATATAATATGTTTATATTCAACTCGTTATTGAACTCTTCATTTGTAGAATGAACAAATCCAATTCTCTGGCCGGATAAACCCATACACTTACTGAAACTCTCAGTTATAATAACATTTTTATTAGCCATTAATTTAGTGTAGAACTCAGAATCACTAAAGAATAACTTTCTATAAGGACAATCGATAATAACAGTCATACCCATGTCAGACAATGCTTCTACATTGTGAAATAAGTAATCATCGTTGTGTTTATCACCAGTTGGGTTATTAGGCTCACAAATAACAATTGCAGTCTTCTCATACTTACCAGTCTTGTCAGGAGCTAACTCCGTTAATCCTTCGTATGTTAATACTTTTAATTTATGTGCGGTTGCTAATTCTTTATAAGAACCCCAATAGTAATTAGAAATAAATAAAGTATTTAAGTCTAACGTCTTTAGAATAAGATCCAAACAAGACATACCACCTGGAGCAACATAGATATTTTCTGCTTTACTCTCACCGTTGAAATAATCTTTGTTTATCGCTTCGCGTAGTTCTGGGAATCCAGCATTTGGTGGATAAGTTTGAATTCTTGCAGAATTAAAATCAATTTTAGAAATTATAGATTTCAGATTGATATTACAAACGGCATTGACACCTCTATTTAAGTAGAGATATTCTAGCCCTGATTCAGTGCTTAATTTTTTTAATTTTTCGCCTATTGTGACGATTGAAGAAAACTTAGCACCTGATTTATGAATAACCATATTTAGAAATAATTTTTTAATTCTACTGTAAAAGTAATAATTAGTTTAATAGTTTTAAACCTTTTAACTAAAAGATATTAAATATTATGGACAATTTTACCAACTTTATGTCATTCTGACAGTAAAATGTCCTTAAATATGCTTTGGCATACTAATTGAAATATAATAAACCAAAAAATAAAATAAATCATTATGAGCAAAAAAGACTACATTATTGGTATTGACTTAGGTACAACGAATTCATGTGTTGCCGTTGTTGAAGGCGGTGAACCAGTTGTTATCTCAAATTCAGAAGGTAAAAGAACAACACCTTCTATTGTTGGATTCTCTAAAGACGGCGAAAGAAAAATTGGCGACACAGCTAAACGTCAAGCAGTTGTTAATCCAGAACAAACAATATACTCAATCAAAAGATTCATTGGTAGAAGTTTTGATTCTATTAAGAGTGAAATAAAGCGTGTTCCTTACGTTGTAGAAAAAACAGGAACAGTACCAGTTGTAAAAATAGGTGATAGAAATTATACATCACAAGAAATATCAGCAATGATTCTTCAAAAAATGAAGAAGACAGCAGAAGATTATTTAGGACAAGAAATAAAAAGAGCTGTTATAACAGTACCAGCATACTTCGGTGATGCTGAAAGAAAAGCTACAATCGAAGCCGGAGAAATTGCAGGATTAAAAGTAGAAAGAATTATCAACGAACCAACAGCCGCGGCTTTAGCATTCGGATTAAATAGGACAGATAAGGAAATGAAAATAGTTGTGTTCGACTGCGGTGGTGGTACACATGACGTTTCTGTTTTAGAATTAGGTGATGGTGTATTTGAAGTAAAATCAACCGATGGTGATACTCACTTAGGTGGTGACGATTTCGATAATGCTATCATTGATTGGATGGCAGATGAATTCAAAAAAGAAAATGGTTTCGACTTGAAACAGGATTCAATGGCATTACAAAGATTGAAAGAGGCGGCTGAAAAAGCAAAGGTCGAATTATCATCAACATCACAAACTGATATTAATTTACCATACATCACATCAGTAGATGGTACACCAAAACATCTTGTTCTATCATTAACTCGTTCTAAATTTGAACAACTATCCGACTCTCTAATAAAGAGAACAATCGAACCATGTAAATCTGCACTTAAAAATGCTGGTTTAAAACCATCCGATATTGATGAAATTATATTAGTAGGTGGTTCTACAAGAATACCTGCTATACAAGAAGCTGTTGAAAAATTCTTCAACAAGAAACCAAACAAAGGTGTGAATCCAGATGAAGTTGTTGCCATTGGTGCCGCTATTCAAGGTTCAGTACTAAGTGGTGACATTACAGACGTTCTTCTATTAGACGTTACACCATTATCATTAGGCATTGAAACAATGGGTGGTGTTATGACTAAATTAATTGAAGCTAACACAACAATCCCAACTAAGAAATCAGAAACGTTCTCAACAGCTTCGGATAATCAACCATCTGTTGAGATTCATGTTATACAAGGTGAGAGACCGTTAGCAAAAGATAACAGAACACTTGGTAGATTTCACTTAGATGGTATTCCACCATCACCAAGAGGTGTACCACAAGTAGAAGTTACATTTGACATTGATGCAAATGGTATCATCGCTGTATCAGCAAAAGACAAAGCTACAAACAAAGAAAACAAAATAAGAATTGAAGGAAACTCACAACTCTCAAAAGAAGAGATTGAGAGAATGAAACAAGAAGCAGAAGCGAATGCTGAATCAGACCGTTTAGAAAAAGAAAAGATTGATAAAGTAAATCAAGCAGATGGTATGATATTTCAAACAGAAAAACAAATTAAAGAATTTGGTGAAAAACTATCAGCAGATGATAAGAGTAAATTAGAAACTGCGTTAGCTGAATTGAAAACTGCTCATTCTAATAAAGACATCGATGCAATTGATATTCATTTAGCAAGTCTAAACACTGTTTGGAATGATGTTTCTACACGAATGTATCAAGAACAAACACCACCAACTGATGATGGTCAGCAAGTAACTGATATAGATTCAGAAGAAGTGAAGTAAAACAAAAAACCCTCGGATATTAAAATTCGAGGGTTTTTTTATTTTCTGATTCTACTGCTTTCTGTACATGATTCTCATCCAACTTATTCAATAGCTTAACTACAAAATTACCAAATGATGTTAATTTACCATCCAAATAATTTGCACCAAGTACATAACTAATAGTTTGGTCAGGATCACCAAATAAAACCTTAGGATTATCTTTTAGGAATATTGAATTAAATAAAGGCGCACCCATTGTATTTCCCAATTGGTCAATACTCAGAGCGGTTGTACCGAAATAAGCTGATATCTTTTTGAGGTCACCAAGTGTTAAGATAGCATAGATAAAAAACAACGGACTAAGTAACCACTGCACTAAACGAGCAACTAAAAATAGTATAATTCCCCACATTACGCTTCGTCTTCTGTTTCTTCATCAGAAGATTCGTCTTCCTCTTCTACTGGACATCCCTCTCCCTCACATCCTTCACACTCATCACTTCTATCTTCATAAGGGTAAAGATTTTCTTTATCATCAATAGAATCATCTAGCTTTCTAGCATTATCAGATTCAAAATCCTCGAATAGTTTAATATATCTCATAAGAGTATATATTCCTATAAATTATCAAATAATTGATTTAATTGAGCATCCCGTCTAATTGACTTGAAATATCCATCCATTGGTAAACTATCAGTGAAATGGTCGCATCCTATTTCAAGCTTAATTGTGTTATTGAAGTCACAGACATTGCTATATGTTTTGACATAAGCACCATATATAGACAAACCAGAGTTATAAGAATTATCGTTTGCTACAAACAGTGAACGTTTATATTTATTACTAAACATAGATCCAGCACCATTAAATGTATCTGTTATCCATTCCATAGCCCAAGTAGCATCTGGTACAATGTCAGCATTGATAGTCACCGTTAAAGTCAATTCATCTCTGCGTATAGCCGGACGATGGTTATTTACACCAACAGCACCGTATTGAGCTTGACTATTGATTTCCATTTCAACCAAGCAAGGTACTGGGATATTCTTATCCACGTCAAATAATGTATGATGGTACGTACCAAAGTTATTAAGTTGTTGAGGTGCCATTATTGCCATAAGTGTTATATTTATTAAGTTTGTTTTTGTTCTGACTTATTTAATATATAGGAGAATGAATCTTACGGATATACGAAGCTCTTATATGATTGTTTCTGCTTTCAGAGCAGACAGGAATACTATTGAGAATGAAAATAGAAGCTCAAAGCTTGAATCGATATTATATTCTAAAGAATACACAATACAGCATCTTAGAGGATATGCGAATGGACATTGGGAAGACACATATTTAGCTCACAATTCAGAGATAGGTAACGAAGAGCTTAAGAAAGATGCTTTATACCTTTTATCACAGTTCGACCAAGATGATATAATTATCAAATACAGAGACGAACCAATAATAAGAAGAATATACAAGGATGGTAACGAAAAACCACTATCCTTAAATATGTACGACTCTGATTTACAGAATAAATCATACATCTTTCAAGGGTTATCTTTCTCATTTAAAGAGCAAAGACAATATAAGAACATAACGGATAAGTCAGAACTTAAACCTGGTATGATAGTAGAGATTTGTAATAACAACAAGTGGATAGAAAAACAAGTTGAAGATCCAGAAAAAGAGTGGTTAAACGTTTATCAGTTATTTGCTAAACACAATAAGATAAGATTGTCATTTTAGGTTACTTTAAAACTAACGCAATAATGTTGTCCACAATCTACAATTGCCCATCTATTATCATTTGTTTCATGTTCAACAAGACACAACGTAGGCTCTATATTAGAACTAACTTTCCTAAAAACTAAAAAGGTATCTGAATCTATCTCAGGTGTTACCACAAAATCAAGACCCATACAGTTACCCAGTTCCCTTCTTGATTTACCAAGAGTATTCATAGACATACTATTCAAAAAAGTATTAGAGTTCAATAAGTGTGTAGCTACTTTTGTACCAACGAATACGACATTACCCGGACCTATTCTACCCTCTGATGCTATGTAATTACAACACTGCATAAGTCTAGTTACAATTTTCTTATAAAGAATATCAATATTTTCAATTGTGCTATTATCATCACTAATTATACTTGATATCGACAAATCCATATTACGTCTACTCTGACTAAGATAAGCTGAATTAACAAGTGCTATTCTTTCTAACTCTTGAACCCAAGTTACGAATTTATGTGTTTCAGGATTAGTAGCTGAATAGTTATTCAAACTTACATTCTTTTGCATCATTTGAATACTCATAGTACCCATCGAACTAAATGAATTATCTCTCTCGAAATATGGAGGTAATTCTGACTCATCGTATTCCTTATCCTCAACAATGCAATCAATCTTCAATCCTCTTTTAAGTTGAGTTCTTTGATTCCTATTAGCCTCACTATCATGAGTTTGATGTGCTATATAGGATATCTGACAACTCGGTAGAGGTGTTTTTATCCTGTGTGTATATTTAAGCATTTAAGCAAACCTACTTTTTAGTCCCGCTCTTGGGATAGAATTCTGAATATACTTATTCAAAGTATTTTCATCCATTGCTTGGATTTGATTCAGAATTTGTAAATTTCTCTGATATAAGTTCATTATAGGTGTTTCTGGTCTATGCCATAGGTGATAACATTTAGCGGTTGCTTCTGACCAATTAAGTAACTTTTTAGTTTTATAACTTTGAGCATCATCTTCACCACCCCATCCAATGAAGTCTTCACACCAACCACCGATTTTATTCAATGCATCTCTCTTATACATGATGATACCACCACATAAACAAATCTTCTGAATATCAGTCTCGCCTCTACCTGGTCTAGTAATAGCATTCATAGCATTTAAATCAAAAGATAATTCTTCTGGTTGTAAATCAATAACTCTATTATAAGGAGAAACACAATCGTGAGTCTCAAGTGTTTTCAATGCGTTTATGAAATCGTTAGGATCCATTATGATATCAGAATCACCAAAAACAATTATATCAGTAGTTGCGTACTTTGTACCAACATTGAAAGCCCATGCTTTATTAAAAGGTAAATCTGTTTCTAGAAAATGATATTTAACTGGTCTATTAAAAACCAAATTCTCAATTTGAGGTTTTTTATCTTGTTCAACAATAATAATTTCAATCCCTACGAACCCTGAAACCCAATCCAGTACTCTGCGTAGATTCATCAGCCTATCTGCTCTATTTTTATAAGCAATTATGTAGGTAAATTTGTATGGATTAATATTATTCATATAGTTTATTATTTTTAATTTATATTCTAACTTTTAAGATTGTTTTCTATAAGTTAAACTTTGACTGTGTTTTAGATATATAATAATAAAATGTCCATGCCTTATGAAAAAGTTGACTTTAATTTTATTTTTTCTTATATTTGCTAAAGTATCATACTCACAGCAGTCTATACTTTTACGAAAGAATGAACAACAACAATTCACTATTCAACAACCCTATCGATGGAAGCAACCATGGACTGGATTCGGAGTTAGAATTAACTTACGAACTGGGAAACTTGAACCACCAAAATACTTCATCTATCGTGAAAGAAACAGAGAATATAAACTACCAATTTATTGGTCGCGCTGAGAAAGTTGGGTTACCCGACTTTGATATAATAGGTCTTAAAGCTAAAATAGACACTGGTGCTTACTCAGCATCAATAAACGCACATAGTATAAGAATAGATGGTGATGAACTAGTATTCAATGTACTCAATGATAAAGAATTTAGAACTAAAGACTTTGCAACAACCACAGTTAAGTCATCCAATGGTGAATCTGAAACTCGATATCTCATTAAGACCAATTTAGATATGGGTAGTAAGCGTTACATTATAGAAGCTACATTATCAAATAGAAGCAATATGAAATGTCCTATACTAATTGGTAGAAAGTTTCTCGCTGATAATAAATTCGTGGTTGATGTAACATCAAGATATTTACTTTTTAAACAAAAAAAGAATGATAAACTTAAGTAAAATAGAATTTATCTTCAAGACAAACTTTGAATTTAATATACCTATATCAGTAACAGTCGATGAAGATGATTGCTCTTATCACGAGTCTGAGTGTGTAACAGCAATGGAGGGTGATATAATGTTTCTATCAACTAACCCCGAAGATTCTTCACTATTGATTTTAAACTGTATTGAAAACCAAAACGGAATAACCGAATATAATTACTCGTCTTATCTTAGTATTGATTTTCTAAAGTTAAATGCTACGAAAGAAAATAACATATTCATTGAGATACCACTAAAAGTATATCAACGTGATTTAAAAATAGACTATATAATTGATTAATCTTGGACACATAAATGTTTTCTTTTCTAAGACACCAAAGGACAATTCGATAACTTTTGACCTGTGTACATTTTATGCCTCTGCGGCTAACATACTATATCTAACTTATTCAAACAATAGCATAAAATCAATCCCGCTATCACCAGCTAAAATTAAAATGATTCAAATTAAAAATAATTTGGATGATATTCTTGATAATCACACCTTTAGAGTAGACCTAATCATAATCGATGATATATGGGGTAGGTCTAAGACCTTGACAAACAAGGACTTAAATCTTTTGAAAAGATTACCCATTCCAATAATTTTAAATGTCGGTGATAACGCACAGGGACTTGATTACAGCAACTTTAATCAATTTGTATATCATTGTCAGACACGCGAGAAAAAGCTCATAGAAGACAAGCAAAGCAAGGAAAAACTAACTCTGGATGAATGGCAACGTAAATTTCTAAGAGACACGAAGATTACTCAAATCTTCGATGATGAAGATTGATTTGCAAATTAGAAAAAATGTCCGTATATTTGGGTAAAATAAATAATTTGACACCCATGCGCCCATTAAGAAAGTTTTTACAACTTACTCGAAAGACATACCCAAGCGGTCACGAGAAAGAACTCGAATCATATTTACCAAAAGGTTATAAAGTTGATGCTTTCGGAAATTACTATATTCAAGTAGGAAAATCAAGAACACTATTTACTTGTCACCTCGACACAGCCGATTGTACACAAAAGAACGTAAACCACGAATTTGAAGAAGGCCACGTAATCACGGATGGTAATTCTATTCTCGGTGCTGACGATAAAGCTGGTATGGTCGTAATGCTCTATATGATAGAGAAAGAAGTACCTGGTTGTTATTTCTTTTTCTTAGCAGAAGAAGTCGGTTGTCAAGGATCTAAAAAACTCGCTAAATACTTTTTCAATCAAAAGGAAAGTAAGAAATGGGAAACATATCCATTTGACCGAGTAATATCATTCGATAGACGCGGAACAAAATCAATCATCACACATCAGATGTATAGTCGCTGTTGTTCTGAGGAATTCGCAGAAGCTTTAAGTAAACAATTAAATGATGCGGAGTCAACATTTAAATACTCACCAGATGATACTGGTGTTGTTACTGACTCAGCACAGTTTATGGAATTGATACCAGAGTGTACCAATATCTCTGTTGGTTACTACGATGAACACACATATGATGAATCACAAGATATCACACATCTTCAAAACTTATGTAGAGCATCAGTAAAAGTAGACTGGGAATCATTACCTGTAAAACGCGACCCTAATTTCATAGAGGAAGAAGAGGACGATGATTTACTATTCGATACATACTTAACCTATGGTTATTATGATAAAGACAAACACGTTTACAACGAGTGGTCAGCAACGCATTACACAAAAGTAATCAACAAAGATGGTGATAATGTAAAAGCATATATCTCCAAAACGTGGATTGCTAAGGAAGTTGACCTAATCAAAAAGATGTTAAACATCAATGACTATAACAGCATTGATTGGAACGGAAATACTTGCTGGGGTAATACAAAAGAAGGTTCTCTCGAATTTATCGGAACGAGAGCAGAGTTGATTAATTACATACCAGAATTAGAAGAAATTCCGGTAGAACATATTCGCGAGGAATTACCAACTAAGGTCGTACCAGGTTCAGTATTTAAACGCACTCTTTCTTTATAATATGATATATTTGTTAATAGGATTTATAGGAGGCTTCATCGTCTCCAATATGCAAGGTTTCTCAAGCATTAATAAAAACTTGAAACTATTGGTTGAAGGTCAAAAACCACAACCCGTACAACAACCAACCTTACCGAGTAAACCCGTACCAGTACAACTAAGAGGTACTGGTAGAAAAGGTTTGATGGAGAGAAGTCTTTCATCAACTGATAGAGACTCGAAACGAAAAACAAATATAGATGTTGTCTATGAGGTATATGAGATTGAAAGGTCTAAAGATAAATCCAAAATAGGTATATTAGAAATACAAGTCAACCAAAGCGAATACTCAACAGATTCGTATAAAGAAATGATGAAGAATTTATACGAAAACTCTTGGATAGATTCTAAGGATGTTGAATGGTTAGATGAAGCACCAGAGTTAGTACGCGATGAAAAACTTAATGACCTACTGAACTAATGGGTGGACAAATTCGAGTTATAATAAGAGAAGAAGATGGTAAGATTCATAAGCAATCGCGATGGACAAATGCATTACCTGGCTTCGTAAAAACTCTTAAATTCTACACTGGTGATAAAAACTATATCAACCAGTATTTAAATGGTTATAACAACAGTTCCTACAAATCGAATGTAGAATCACTATCACCATCGCAATATGGTATTGTTATCTTGGATCTAAAAGATAAATGGATAGGTTCTTTAAATGGCTATTGCGGATTTGATGGATATGACATATCAGGGCTATTAATCACTAAGGATAGGGTTATAGACGATAATGGTAGGGTTGATATGGAATTAGCAAAAGAAGTATTAAAAACCGAATACAATGAATTCTATGCTGCTTGGGAGCTATTCAACGCTGGGTTTCTTACATTCATAAATGAGATTTTCTACAAAGACAACACAAGAGAGTATGTTAATATAGAAGTAAAAGAATTCACTGGTACAGCAATAGATAAAATATACAATAGAGGTAAATCTTCTTTAAATAAGTTAAGAAAAAAGCTAACCAACTCAGATATTCAATATGAATACCAATCAGCAAAAATAGACTACGAGAAAATTGGGTGGACATATAATAGTTACGCAGAAGACACCGATGGAAATATTTCACTATTTAAAAATCTAATCTCTCGTGGCTTCATCTTCGATAACAATGACCTATCTGACTGGCAAGATTTCATAGACGAGCATTATAGTGAAGATGATGATAGTAATTACAACTCCGGTGTGATAAAATCAACACACAGAGAAGTATCACTAAATAAAGTATTGTAATTATCCAAGAATCATTCCAGGTGTCTTATAACCCTTCTGTTCTTTAATCTCAAGTAATTGTTCAGTAGTTAGTGTTTCTCTAACCCATCCTTTTTTCTGAGAATATTCACTGATGAATTTCTCTCTAAGCATTGTTAATTCTTGGTCAGATAAACCACTTGATTTATCAATTCCTCTTTTTTCTAAATGTGACATAGTTTTTTATTTATTTTATTAAAAGAATACTAAGTACTGTTATAACAAGACCAATCACAGCACATATAGTTCTATTTCTATATGTAAATATTTTAGTAGTTAATGCAGTTGATGTTTTCGAATCATCCTTCCACTTAAGTGGGTAAACCTTAGAATCTAATTTGTTTCTTGTTAAGTAGTAACAACCATTATGAAAGAAACTAAATAGAAGGGCATTACTTAAAAAGTTCAATGAAGCACTCAATATATCAGTGAACATAAATACATTAAGAGCTATCAATACCAACACCAAACCTCTTTGAACAGCAAATACGGGGTGGATTTCAAACTCTGATTGTCTACGCGAGTTAGCCTTAAAAAACCAATAAAATCCCTCTCTAAATCCTTCGATTAGAGCATATAGTATAAAAATAATATTCGCTATAATTAGATACATCAAAGTTTTTCTTTTGTTTTATATATAAAATCCACATGATATCCCTCATGGTCTTGCTTAGAATCAAACCTAAATACTGGTGATAAATCTTGTTCAATTGATGCTAATTTATCAAACAACCACGTATTATCCTTTGTAGAATCTGGTATCTTAATATCAATTCTGAATCCTGGTGAAATCTCACCAACAGCATTCTTTCGTATCGCTCTTAGATTATCAACCATGCTAAATTTAGGATTAATCCTCTTAACAGATATCAGTTTTCCTTGATAATAGTTATAGATAGCAGGCGTTATTGTATAGTCAATATTAGAAGTTTTAAGATCCGATAATCTTTTTTCAATTGGTTCAATATCAAGCAATTTGAAGCTTATTATATTATTCACCGATTCGTTAGAAAACTCCTGAAACATTTTTATTGGCATATAAACTTTACTTTCAATTTTAAGTATATATTAAAAATCAAGAGCAGCATCATGAATCAAGTAGACAAACAATATTTAGAATTAGTTGAACATATCCTACATAACGGAATAGAGAAGTCAGACAGAACAGGAACAGGCACTAAGTCAATATTTGACTACACAATGAGATTCAATATGCGCGATGGCTTTCCTCTACTTACAAGCAAAAGGGTATATTTTAAAGGTGTTGCACATGAATTATTATGGTTTTTAGCTGGTAGTACAAATATTAAATACTTAGTTGAAAACAATGTAAATATATGGAATGGTGATGCTCACAAGAAATACATGAGCTACAAAGACTACAAGGGTAGTATTTGTGAACTACAAATGATGTATCAGAAATATGGCGAGATTACTGTTGAAAGATTCGCTGAACTCATATTAGAAGACGAAAAATTTTGTAGAATTTGCGGAGAATTAGGACCTGTTTATGGCGCACAGTGGAGACGTTGGGAAAACCCAGTAGTTTGTGATATAGAAGGTTGGTTTGAAGAACCATTCGACCAAATAAAAATGCTTATAAATGATTTAAAAAACAATCCAGATAGCAGAAGGTTGATGGTTACAGCTTGGAACGTAGCCGATTTACCTAATATGACATTACCACCTTGTCATTATGGATTTCAATGTTATACAAGACTACTTACATTAGAAGAAAGAGTTAAAACGTGGACATCATCACTTGGTAAAAGCATTCACTATGGCGATGATATGACACATGAAAAGTTAGATACCTTAAGAATACCAAGAAGAACAATTAGTCTAAAGTGGACACAAAGAAGCGTTGATGTGGGTTTGGGATTACCATTCAATATTGCATCATATGGTCTATTACTACAATTATTAGCGAATGAAGTAAATATGTTACCAGAAGATTTAATTTTCTCTGGTGGTGATTGTCATATCTACTTAAACCATATACAACCAATTAAGGAACAATTAAGAAACGAAACATTCGATTTACCCAAAATAGAAATATCGAATAAAAACTTATTCGATATTAAATATGATGATATAAAACTCATCGACTATAAATGTTCCAAAGCAGTTAAGATGGACTTATCAAATTAATTAATCAAAGGCTTTACGCATAGCGATTAGAGCCTTTATTAATTCTTCTGTTTGTTCTTTATTTAAAACTGTTCTACCACCATCATCTGATGTTTTATCAGTCTTAGAGTTATCAATATCGATAACTATTCTCTTACCATTTAATAGGTCGTAACTCATACCAAGCGTAATTGTACCGTCAGTAGCGGCATCAATATTAAATACACTTCTCATAAGATATCCAACCTCTAATTCAGAGATTGCCTTCTTATCCTTATCTGATATAAAATCTATTAAATCCATAATATATTATTTCATTTCATCAACCTTTTTAAGGTAGAATTCTTTTTTAAGTTTCTCGTCTTTTATAAAAGCAATTAATGGGAATTTATAAGAACCAACGTGCTTATGACCGTATGAGTCATTAAATTCCAAAGTTGGCATACTCGTAATGATTTCAACATCTGTTATAATAGTAGGTTGTTCCCACTCAACTACCATTTGACCCACTTTATTTGAAAAATCACCACCGCTATTTCCAAATTTACCAGAATCTACTTTGTCATAAAAATCGAATAAATCAGAAACAAATCCAAACTCTTCTATGTATGAGTTATAGGTTAATCCGTGAACATCCCAAATATTTTTATCAGTCTTCTCAGATTTTATCTTACCAACACCATGTGTTCTCAAAGCTACTACATCACCATGTGTCGAATACTTATCAGAAAGTATATCACCATTCGGATAGGTATATCGGTATGCACCAGTTATATTTAGAAAACTAAAAGCATCCTTAGCTACTCTCTGATAAACATTAGATTGTCTTTCTTTAATAATCATGTAACTATCTTTTGATACTTTCGCGGCTTTAATCTTATCCACTAATTCTTTTAAACTCATTGGAATATTGCTATTTTTTATTATATATTAAATTTCTAACTATAAGCAATCGCTTATTTTTTAGAAAATGTTTTAAATGTTTTTAAGCGAGATTTAGACTCAGTAACAGCATCATCCTTATCACAACCCATATCTTCTTTAGGTAAAGCATCTTTCAAATCAATAGCCGCACCAGTCTGAGACTCAGTAGCTTTTGTTGCTTTTTTAAACTTCTTTTTTTCCATGATTTCTTCATCATTTCCTTCTTCACTAAATTCAAAGAAATTATCACCCTCACTTATCCAATTATCACAATCAAATGGATCAAGTCCATTCTCATCACACTCTTCTACACTATACACCGATAGGGAATTTTCCATATCCATATTTTTCTCAACTCGCTTATTATAGTCATCCCAAGCACTTTCTTCGGATTCCCAACCAGATACAATTCGTTCATTGCTATATACAACAAAGAATTCATAATTAGGATTAATACTTTCGTCCATAGACTCTTCTATTTTTATTTTTCTATAACCACGCTCAGAAGTATCATATATTCTTAGTGTAGATAATGGGTATTTCAACGAAAGTTCGCCTTTCATTAATTCTTCAATATGTTCAACATTTTTAATATCATCATCAGAGAATCCTATCTTAACTTTAGCATTAATCATTTTACCATAAGCGTGTGTTTTCTCAATGAAAAACTTCAAAGCTACTTCTTTAGCCTTTTCTGGATTCATAGCTGTATCAGCTACATTTAACTCAGATTCAAAACGATTTATAAATGTATTCGATGATACACCAAAATAAAAATTCAAATCTAAATAATCTTCAATTATTTGTTCCTTTGGTTCGTTATTAAATTCTTTATGAAAAGCTAATAAATTACTAACCAATTTACTCTGTTGTTCAGTTGTTAGTTGTGTTTCAATAATCCATCTAACTGCTTCTTTTATAGAATTTGGTTCGTGTCCACGAGCCGTGATGATTGCAAATAAAGAGCCAGAAACTATACAATCTATAAACTTAGACCACGATGGCGCAAAGCCACCATTCTTAACAGAATCTTTAACATCTTCTAAGAAAGCACTCGAACCACGAGGTCCTCTATCACAAAATTCACAGAAAGCACTTTCAGCATTCTCGTTATATAATTTATAATTATCTCTATCACCTCTTATCTTAGCGAACTCTTCAGTCGATATATCAACTGGCGTCCATTCACTACCAACAAGCTTTTCCATATGTATGACTGTATTCATATGTAGAATATTATCATCCCAGTCGAAACTATAATAAACAAGTTCCTTTCTTGGTTCACTTGGAAATGAGCTATAATCTTCAAATTTTTTAATCATATTCGTATATATTAATTATTGCAACTAAAAAGAGCCTGAATTACAGGCTCTTTTATGATTCTTCATTGATTATGTTTAGTAAACTAATTAATTACTTCTTGCTAATAAAGTCTTGGAATGAGTGGAAGCTTTCGTTAGTCTCAGTAGATTTAACTGATTCTTCAACTTCTTCTTGTTCTTCTTGTTCTTCTTCCTCTGTTTCTTCTTCTGATTCTTCACCAGCTAGGTCTGATTCTTCACCACCAAAGTCACCAAATGACTTAACTGTATCATCAGATGATCCTTCACCATCTTCTTTAGAACCTTCTTCATCTGTAAATTCAGATGGGTCAAGTGTCATCTCATCAACTGATTCACCTTCTCTGGTAACATTGATGGATACTACACCATTTTCTTCATTTTCTTGTATTTCGATTTCGAAACCGTTTACTTCTATTTTAGTTTTCATAGCGAGTTTTAATTTTTATTATATATTATAATTCAAATATCATAAATTATCGAGGCTAAACTTTTTCAAAAAATACAGTAAAATGAAAAAGAAAATTAGGGTAACATGAACGACCAACGAGACTATAAGAAATGGATGCTATCATCCGGTATATCATCAGCTAAACAACACAGATATAAAAACAATCTAACAACATCAATAGTGGATCAAAAGTTTGATGGTATGGTTTTAGATGTATTTACCAAACTCCTACAAGACAGAATAATTTTCTTAAATGGCGAAATTTATGATGAAATGTCTGATGTCATTAAGGCACAGCTTCTATATTTAGAGCAATTAGACAGCGAAAAGGATATCAAAATATACATAAACTCAGGCGGTGGCTCAATTTACGATGGTTTGGGTATTGTTGATACAATGGAATTTATTAAAAATGATATAGTTACTATAAATACTGGTATCGCGGCTTCTATGGCTGCTGTGATTCTATCTTGCGGTACAAAAGGTAAGAGAAAATCACTTAGAAGAGCCAGAACTATGATACACCAACCACTTGGCTATTTAGGCTACGCACAAGCATCTGATATCGAGATTGAATCAAAACACATACATTCTCTAAAAAGAGAGCTTTCTGAAATATTATCCGACAACACTGGTCAACCATTCGACAAAGTAAGCATAGATTCAGACAGAGATTACTGGATGACAGCTAAAGAAGCTAAAGCATACGGTATAATTGACGAAATTCTTATTAAGAGAAAGTAATTTGGATATGTCCATATTTTTTTGTACATTTGTTTAAAATATAGCAATTATGGACAAGGAAACAGAAAAAATGTATAAGGGTTTATATCACGACTATGAGCATAACCCAGACGACCAAAGACTTGCACCATTTGATAGGCTTAGAAATCTTCTAAAAGATGGAGACGAAATACCAGTAGACGAAGAAATCGTTGGTAAAATCGACTTCATCTTAGGTGAGAAAGAAAAGCCTACACCAAATAAGATTGAAAAATGGACATGGGCTAAGTTAATGGCTAAAATTTCTAAATTCAGAATTTGGTTACATCTTAAGCTATTCCCGAACCCTCACTATAACAAGTACTATAAACGCAAAAAATGAGAAGCAACCACCAGAATTATCACAGAAGACACGAAGGGACAGTAGGTATTTTTTTATTCGTATGCATCGCAATTATAATAACAATATCACTACTTAGTTTCTTCTTGTTTCGAAAAACAAATGAATCAGCGGCAAAGGATATAAGAATAAAGCAACTGGATTCAATAGTAGCTGTTATGACAAACTTACCACCCAAAGAGGTGGTGAAACACGACACACTCTACTTACCACCTCCACAACCAGAGAAAAAGCCCTTCAAAGCTATTTTTCTACCTAAAGATTCATTACTCGTTAAAGATTCAGCCAAAATTGACACTTTAGGTAAATAATCACCTAAAAATCAACGGATTAAATAAACTTTTTGACTTTTTTATAATATCATTTTAGTGAAGAATGACATTATAAAAAAGCTTGAGGTTTTTGACGATCCTGATTTCAAATTCGACCCTGTATATCACAAATATACATACAAGGGTAAGCGATTTATTTCAGTAACTCAGCTTATTTCTAAATTTCACAAACCATTCGAAACAGACCATTGGTCAAAAGTAAAAGCAGACGAGCAAGGTGTTCCTCAAGAATTTATCTTAGAACAATGGAGAAAGCTGAATGATTATGCGAATGAATTAGGTACTGCTACACACAACTGGATTGAGAATTATTTCAACCAAATTTGGCAACCACTTCCAAGTAATTTAGATGTGACATCGAGAATAAATAAATTCAATATTCTATATGCACAGAAGTTACACAAACTAACACCAGTTATATTTGAACAAAGAATATTCTCAAGAAAATGGAGAATAGCTGGTATGATAGATTCTATATTCATCTACAACGATAAGATATTTATTTTAGATTGGAAGACAAATAAGAAATTCACAACAGATGATTCAGATTGGGGTAAATCTGAAAATTTACTAACACCATTTGATAACTTCTACAAAAACCATCAAACCGAATACTCAATACAATTACATTTATATAAAGTTATTCTTAAGCAATACGGTATTAATGTAGATTCATGTTACTTAGTACACATAGGACCAGAAGGTCCTGCTGAAATGTATAAAACAAAAGATATGAGTAGTGTTATTGAGAATTATTTAGATTCTATATTCGAAGAGAATCCGGAACACTCTTGGTATTAAATAGCTTTTCTAATAACGGATTCTATACCAAGTCTACCATTATTCTTAAATCCATTATAAACAATTTTCTTATAGTCAGCAATAGTTATACCTTTATAACTATAATAGTCAAATCCAAACTTACGCGAAACAGCGTTGTTAAGTAATTCAAAATTACCCTTCTCTCTCATATTCTCAATGTAGTCAGAAAAGGCACTAAAGCTTTCATTTGATTTCAATTCAAGCTCACTAATTACTTTTTTAATTTGCTTAATCATTATCCTTTATCTAAAATTTCTGCGACTTGTTTCATCTTATCAGGATTGTCAAGATTATCAACTAAATTATTAACTACATCCATTTTATCAGCATCACCTTTAATCTTCGCTAATTTAGATTTCAAGTCAGAGTTTGGATCTTGATTCTCACCACCAAAGTTATGTTCCGTAACTTCTTTATCATCAACTACAAGTCTTTCAATATTACCAGTTTCATAGAAGTCTTTATTATCAATCTTAAATGGCTTGTTACCTCTTAGTACTTCGGTAAACTTAGCTTTATCACCCTTCTTAACAATACCAGTTATCTTAACAACGTCATTTTCTAATATTTTCTTAGACCCCGTTTTAACTACTTTATAATAACCAATTTCAAATTTCTGACCAGATGGATTAGTTTCACCTTCCATACTTTGTAATGTAATCTCAACATCACCCCAGTCCAAAATTATACCATTCTTATTTCCTTCTATCTTATTCTTCTCTTTATATTCCTTAACCAGTGCATCAATATCAATCGACTTAATATCATTTTGTAATTGAGTGTACATATTATTAAGCTCTTTCTTAACAGCCGCTTTCTTAGTAGCTAAATCTTTAGCCTTTGCAACTTGCTGGTCAAAATTTTGCTTCAACTTGGTCATTTTATCAGTAACCATATTAAGTATAACCTTCGCGCCAATTAATGAATCCTGAGCATTTGCTTCAAATAATTTAGATTCTTTTACTGTTGCTATCTCTTTCTCCAATTGTTGTGCTAATTGAGAAACAACACCCTGAAAGTCTGGTACAATCTTAGCTAAATCTGCTTCGTCTTTAATAGCATCCACTGACTTATTAGCATTCTTAAATGCGTTGTCAAGTGAGTTTGATAATGAAGTTTTTATCTTCTCATTATCCATACCCTTTCTAATATCTTTAATAACACTCTTGAAAGGAGCAGTAATTTGTCCCAAATATCCTTTTATAGCTGCTGATGCTGTTTTCATTTGGTCATCTAACCAACCTTCATTGATAAATTTATCAATAGCTCTATCTTCTATTGAAGAAAGTCTGTGGTTTTCGAAGCTTCTGATATATTTAGACATAAGTAAACTTTATTGAATTTTTGTGATATTATATATTAAAATCAATAAATAGAAATGGATAAATTAGACACACTCAATCAGGTAGCTGAGTTTCATAAGACGAACAAGGCTCCAATCTTAGATACACCACAAATACCACCACAGGACAGATGTGACTTACGTGTTAGTCTTTTACAAGAAGAATTAGATGAGTTAAAAGAAGCAATTAATAACTACAACATCATCGAAATTGCAGATGCCTTAGCTGACTTACAATATGTTTTAAGCGGTGCTGTATTAGAATTTGGATTAGGTAATAAATTCCCAGCATTATCCGATGAAGTACACAGAAGCAACATGAGCAAATCTTGTGAGACACGAGAAGAAGCACAAAAAACAGTTGAGTTTTATAAACAGAAGGATAACACTGAAGCACACATAGAAGAATCAGAAGGTAGATTCATTGTATTCAGAACCAAAGACAACAAAGTATTAAAGTCTATAAACTATTCACCAGCATCATTAGGTGAAATCATCTACAATAATGAAAGCACTGATGAAAGCACACAAACTGATGATGTTCAAACCATCATAAATGACTACAAGGCTGATGTTAAATGGGATGAAGAAACAGGCACAGTTGAACTTAAACCAGAACCTCGTGCTGTAATTCAAATGGACACACCAAAGCAAACAGGAGGTCCACAAAGCGGTGGATTAGGAAATGTCTATTAGTGATTATACACTCGTGGATGTTACATTCCACCAATCACAACCCACGAATCCAGTGGACGGTGATTGTTACTTTGATATAAAATCAGAGCGTGTAATGAGCTATAAATCAGGCACTTGGTATGAAATTATGGATAGAAATGCAGCGGATAGGTTACGGATAATAGAAGAGAGACTTGAAGATAGAGATAGAAGATTATCAGAAATATTAGAAAAAGACGCTTAATTGCGTCTTTTTTTATTGTCCATAATTCTTGGTTAATTAATAGTTTTTCCGTATATTTGTTCTATGAAATACGCAAGAACATACCACTTACCGTTCTCACCCGGTGCTACATCGGATGACCGTATTTCACATTCAGTAGATTCACTATTGAATATACCAGTTATCATAACTGAAAAACTTGATGGCTCCAACACAACACTTGAAAGATACGGTGTATTCGGACGTTCTCATGCCGCTCACTCCGAAAATGCTTGGGATAGACCAATGTGGGATATATGGCAACGCATAAAACTTTCAATAGATTTAGATACTTACATCTTCGGTGAGAATATGTATGGTATACACTCTATCGAATATTCAAATCTAAAATCATATTTTTATATGTTCGGTGTACGCGATGGTGAAATATGGGTACCATGGTCTACTGTTGAAGAATATTCATTTCTTTTAGACCTTCCGACAACACCCGTACTCTTCAATGGTATTATCACCAATGAGAAAGAACTCAGAAGCACCGTAGAAGAGTTATCACAAAAAGAGTCTATACTTGGTGGAAAAAGAGAAGGTATTGTTATAAGAAAAGCTGACGCATTTCACAACGATGATTTTTCAACAAGTGTTATGAAGTGGGTAAGAAAAGGACACGTACAAACAGATGTTCACTGGACTAAAAATTGGAAAAAAGCAAAACTGAATGATGAAAAATAACAGATATTTAAATGAACCTCAAGTACAACGTTGGAGAGAAAAGCAAGACAACGAAGATTCTCAATATCATAATGATAGAGCGAGAAGACGTGAGAAGAAAAGGCAATTAAAAACATTTGGTACTCAGGTTAAAATGCTAATAGATCCTGTATGGTGGGACTCTTTCGAGGAACATGAACAAGAAGATATTCATAGCAAATTTTATAGCGAGAGGTCTTCACATTATTATAATTCAAGACAAGCTTTAGACTTAGGTACTTGGCTTAATAAGATATATAAAACGACTAAACCAAATAAGTCAATTTACAGAGGAAACAAACTTAATGAAGTTCTAAGTGACGAGAAAATATAATTATAAAACAGTAAGTATTGACGTTTACAGAACCAGTGAGGAAATCGACCTAACTGAACTTGTAATCAAAGATGGTATTTTTAAAGAAATAGATAAGAACTTCAAATCTAAATTTATAAAAACACCAGAAGGTTATCCGCTGAGTATCACACTAAGCTTCAACAACACACCAATACACACCAATACAATATTTTCAACACCAAAAAGCACAGAAGCATCATATTTCTTTTTCAGTTCAAATACAGGATTTCCATCACTACCAGCAATATACCCATCTGACATAACCATAGAATCATTCACAATTAGCATACCATTCGTATTGACAGAAGAAGACCCGGAATTAACTACAAATGGGTTTATGTACAGAGGATTAAAGCTAGCACAATTTATAAAACCAGATACATTCATTTATGATGATGAAGTATATGAATCAACACTACAAGCTGTATATAGAGATATAACACTTAATTCTTTATTAAATGAAAACATTTCATCAAAAAATTAATACCACTATTATGAACACATTCACTATTTTTTCTGGAACATCAAGCGAATCACTCGCTGATAGTATTAATAAAATCGTATTGTCGCAACAAGCTACAAGTCTACTGACACCACAAAGTACGGGTCTTGGTGATTTAAAGATTGAGAAATTCAAAGATGGTGAGATATTCCCAACTTTCAATGAGTCTGTGCGTGGTAAAGATATCTATATTATACAAACAACAAGTTCTTCTGATTCTATCGTGGAAACTATGTTGATATTAGATGCTGCTAAAAGAGCTGGTGCTAAAGAAATAACACTCGTGACACCATATTATGGTTACTCACGTCAAGATAAGGTAGACCACCTTCGTTCATCAATTGGAGCAAGGGTTATGGCTGATGCCTATGAAAGAGGTGGAGCAACACGAATCATCACAATTGATTTACACGCATCTGCAATTCAAGGATTCTTCAACATACCAGTTATTCACTTAAATGGTGGTAAAATTTTCACAAACTACATCAAGTCACTTGCTCTTGAAAATCTAACAATAATGTCACCAGACCAAGGTGGTGTAAAAAGAGCATTAGACTTTGCTAAATATTTCCCAGAAGCACACTTCGCTCAGATAAATAAACGCCGAGTTAAACCAAATGAAATTCATTCAATGGAATTAATGGGTGCTGATGTAAAAGACCGCAATGTTGTTATCATAGATGATATGGCTGATACATTAGGTACTTTAAAGAAAGCAAGTGAGTTGGTAATGGAAAATGGTGCTAGGTCAGTACGTGCTATTGCTACACATGGTATTCTATCCGGAAATGCTATCGAGAATCTTAACTCTTCTGTATTAACTGAATTGATTATATCAGACACAATAGCTGTTAATAAACAATCCGACAAGTTACACGTTATATCATGCGACAAAATGATAGCAAGGGCTATTATTAGTCTTGAAGAGAAACAATCAATCGAACAGCTTAACCTTTCATTCGCTGAATAAGTGTCTAAGTATAAATTAAAAGTTAATATAGTATCAGAACCAAAACGAGACTTTTGGATTATGAATAAAGATGCTATGTATTTTGCTGGGCTAAAATCAGATGGTCCAATTTGGACAGATAAAGTCTCAGATGCTCGTGTATTTAACGAACCAGACAAGATAGTATCACTACGTAGATGGAAACCACAAGATAACCCAGAAATTGTTTATATCGATGGAAAATAAAGAACAGGCTTTAGTTAAAGAAACTGGCGAAGTATTCACGATAGAAAACAAACGCCTCATGATGTCAATTGAATTAACTCTACCAGATGGTTTTGATAAAATTGCACAAAGTATGATTGACCCGTCAGCAACCAATATAAATTGTAACAACAAGGTATCCGTTGAAATGTTCTATAATGATAAGGGTTTACTTGACCATCGAATAAGCCACTCAAAGCTTACACTAAATGAAGATTCAAATAATGATAACGCAACATTTGTACTATCAAACGGTGTCACGTATAGTGGTAATGAATTGATAGTTGGATTAGACAATATACGTGATTATAAATTACGACAATTGCATTAGCCTCAACCTCAACTCCCTTAAATATTCTAACCTGAGTCTTTTTGGTTGGTCTTCATCAGCATCGTTTGGACGATAACCCTTACCACGCAACTGTATGCATTTACCAGTTAAGTAATAATCAATCTTTATTATCTCAGACTCAATATCAGATATCAACTCCGGTGTGATGAGCCTTACTACCTTTTTTCTTCTCCTACTCTTAGGTCTTTTAATTTCTTCTGCTACTTTCTCTAATACTTCTTGCATTTTCTGTTACTTTTATTTCATAAAAAAACCCTCAATAGAGGGTTTTAAAATTATTTACTTAATAACTTAATTAAGTCTTCAGTGATGATGCCGATAAGCTTTCGACCACCCAACTCGATTAAAGGGATATTTTTAATTGTTGAATACTTATCTGTACCATCAACTTCTATTTTCTCAAGTATCTTAGGTAAATCTTTATTCATTTTACCATATTTACTAATATAAAAGCCCTTTAATTCGTTAACAAACTTAACTAAATCAACACCTTTTTTATAATTATACTTAACCATTTGAAGTTCATTATCTTGTTTCTCAACCATAATGTACCAAATAGAATTTTTAGAAATCTTTACGTTCTCAAGGAAGTTATACGCTTTAGATGCTTTTACCTTTTTAGGGAATTTAGCAACTTTACCAATCATTCTAACTTTGGTATCTTCGTTTAACTCTTCATCGTCATCATCGTCATCATCTTCACCTTCGAATTCCTCAGGTTGGATTGGCTTAGTAGACATACTCTTAGGACTCTTAGTAGAAGGTTTCTTACCTTGAGTGTATGAAGTTTCTTCTGGTAAGTTTGGATTACCAGGAAGCTCACTACCATCAAGAGGTTGCTCTTCCATTTCAGCTTCAAATTCATCAGCCTCTTTAGAAGATTTAGCTTTACCGCCTTTCAACTCGGTAAATTTCTTAAACCCATCAATTTTTCTATTTCCCTCGCTTGGTTTTCTAAGCATCTTCGATTTATCTTATTTTTTATTATTAATTATATATTAAAATGTATACCTCTATTTTATTACTTTTTCGACTTATGTTTAGTCGGGATGCTTATAATGATACTTATCTACTATATAATTCTTAAAATTCTTTATAATATTGTGTTGGTCGAAGAATAATGTCAAAGGTTTTTGCAATTTATCCAAATATTTCTCCATCAAACTATTGTTATACATATAAGATGAGATGTTCTTTCTTAAAATAGTGTCCCACCAATTATGCGTACCCTTAACGTTATCATGTCTGTGCTTCATATAATGAAGCTCTGGTATGTCTTTATCTTCGTATAGCATATTTAGAATTTAGGTCTTTGTTTAGCATCAACCACTCCCTTTTTAATAATATTAACTGAGCTGAATCCACTTGATGTTACGTTATCTGAGTAATAAATATTGTTTCTATCATACCAACCACCTCTGATAATTGGTAGCTCTTCACTATCATACATAATATCACCCATGACTGGATCTATACCAAGAACTTTACTCTTATCATATCCAATGAAAGGTCTGCTTAAACGCAATGCGCCTTTAGCAGCGAATTGATTACGTCTATTGGCATCATTTATCTTATTAGACTTGTGATAATCTTCATTCTTCTTCGATACAAATTGAATATCAACAGAGTGTATATCATCAATCGATGATAACTCTTTTATTAAATCAAGTTTTGGTATTCTATTCAAACGACTTAAATTTAAGAAGTATTCAGATACCTTATCATAGATTTGATTATTAACATTATCATCAATTGAATCAGAATATGTTATAACAAATACGTTCATAATATAATATGATAAAACTGGTGCTACTATCTTATACTTTCTTGTTAATTGTATATTACCAGCAGTTCTAAGATACTTATCAATCTTAATCTTCTCATAAGTATCTAATTCAAATGCTCTCTTATCAACTGTAAAGTAATTAGCATTCTGATTTTTAAATACTTTAATATTCGGTGTAGCAACAACGTGTATTACACCATCTTTTTCATATGCATTTATATGTGAGAATACTCCCAGCTTCTTAATTTCATAAGCATATTGCTGAGGTAAACCAAGTACGAAGTTATTACTTACGATTGGTAATACATTTTTTGTAAATTGAATTGACTCTGAATCAGCACCAAAGTTAATGTCAGTGTGTATATAGATGTCAAATATCTTAGCTAAGTCGATAGTGTTTCCAAATCCATCCATAACATTATCCAATATCTTCCAATCATTTAATGTTCTTCTGAAAATAGATCCTCTCGAACCATCAGTTATAATATACGACACTTTTATTTCAGCTCCTAAAGTTGGAATAGCACCGAAGCCACCATTACCAAATATAACGTCTATACCACCATTAAACCCTGTTCTAACAACACAAGCGTTCTCATCTGGTAACATATCATATAGATGCTTTTTAACCACCCATAAGTCACCATTTACAGTCACAGTGATATTGAAATTCTCAATCTCCTTTTGACCACCAGGATTATTAATCTGGAATGTTTGATTTTGTTGACCACTACCAGTTAAAATCTGGGTGTCCCACTTACCTTGTGTAAGACTCGCGAAGAATTGAAATCCCGGTGATACTTTATATGATATTTTCTCAGCACCAAGATTAATGATATATTCTAAACCATTTTGTTTATTCTTAATAGCTGTCTTATCAAATAATGTTATTCTATTTCCAGGTATTTCTTTTTCAATATCAATATCAGACTTTAAGTGAAATCTAAGTGTTCCAGTAGCAGATATAGAGCGACCAGGTATGTGTCCTGCGAAAATAGCAGCATTTCTAATAATCTTTTTATTATTAGAGTTTGGTAAGCTAAGGTCGAATTGATTAATAGAGTTCTTTAAGTAAAGGAATGAATATTGATATAAACTCTCCATCACATTCAATATTTGACCATACGGCGAAGCAGGTGAAAATAAAACACCAGCCTTATTATAGGTGTCTTTTAAGTACGTTTCTATTTCCGCTCTAACTTTACTATATGTAATTTCACTAAGATTCACTATTTATAGTTATTTTTTTAAGCCGCTCAAATAGTCAGCATCTAATCTACCCTTCATTACAACATCTGATATATCCTTTGTGATATAGTCAACGTGAGATAAGCGAGGTACTTGATATTCTTGTGTTTTAGGGTTAGCCCAATAATTCCACTTAATTTCTTTACCAGTCAAATCACCTTTATCGATTTGAAATGATACTTCACAAGCACTCAGGGATTCATCCAGCTTACAACCAGAAACCTTAATTTCAAAATAGAATCTATTTCTATCAGATTTTTCTTCAATCGTAACGTTTTCGAATAAACCTTTTAGTTCGTGGTCGATTTTATTAATGTTTTCTTTAATCATAGCTGTTTGTTGTTTATTTTTTATATATTAAATAGCACCCTGTCTTAGTGATTTGAATCCGGTTCTTTTCGTCCATCCATCTCCAACCCTGCTAATTGACCATTAATAGAGTTACAAACATTGGCTGAACCAGAGACAGTATTCTCAAGTATAGATAACATAATATTCAATATAGAATAGACTTTTAGTAAGTTATTCTCAGAACCATAGAATTGTGAGTTACAAATACCCTCAATCAAATCAATAGTAAGAGATAATGTATCATTATTCTTAACTTTCATCTTCTCGATGATTACATCTGGAATTCCTTGGTGTGACATCTCTTTCTCATAATCATGAATAATATCATTAATCAATTGAAGAAAGCTCTTCCAAAGCTCAGATTCGGGCATATCTTTATACTTAGCATCAGTAATGAACTTGCTTAAGTTTTCTTTATGCTTCTGTAAGTATATTTTAAGATACTTTCTAAATACTACGGTTCTGTAGTCAGTTGAAAAGTTAAGAGTTGGAATTATAGAGAATTGCCACAAGTCAATATAGTTAAATATATCGTGGTTAATTATTTCCACTTCAGTAATCGCAACTAAATCATTGTGCTTTTTTTTCTTAAAAAGTTTTCCAATAAGTGCATCTCCAAATTTAGAAACCAAATCACTAAACCAAGCTGTTTTCATTAAACCCCAAAATCCAATACCAACTAAAAATAAAATTGTGGTAAAAATTCCATGATTTTGGATCATATTAAGTATCTCTTCTAAATTCGGCATAGTGCTATGGGTCTTGTTTTTATATATGGAGTATATATTATTTATTTTATCCAATAAAGAAAAAACCGATGCTTTAGACATCGGTTTCACATATAAAAAACTAAATATTTACTATACTTTCGAGTTCAGTCGAGACAATTCTCTTTTTGATTCTCTTTCTTTTATCGATTCTCTCTTATCGTAGGTTTTCTTACCACGACCAACTCCGATTTTTAGTTTTGCCCAGCGTTTGCTGAAAAATACTTTTATCGGTATAATCACAGTACCTTTTGTTTGTAGATATTTTTCAATTTTTAAAATTTGAGTTTTAGAAAGTAATAATTTTCTATCACGCTTTTCTTCATGGTTCAAATATGAAGATTGTTCAAATTTAGAAATGTACATATTCTTAACGAATACCTCGCCGTTATTGATGAATACATATGCTTCATTTAAGTTTGCTTCACCACCTCGTATTGACTTTATCTCCGAACCAGTCAACATAATACCCGCTTCATAATGTTCTATGATGCTATAATCGTAATATGCTCTTCTATTTAAAATTTCCATGTTAATCTAAAACTATCAATATTATTATATAAGTCAACACGGCAGGAATCATTGGTGTAAAAAAACCAATTACAAAAAGCAATCTAAACCAAACAGGATCAATATTGAAGTATTCACCAAGACCAGCGCATACACCGCCTACTCTTGCATTCTCATTATTTAACTTTAATCTTCTCATAGTAATCCAAAAACTTTTTTATTCTTTCGTCGTGACGGAATGCTAAGTTATATTCACCAAGTTCAGAAAGTTTAACCCACGCAAGGCCAACTACCTCATTCTCTTCGGCATTTTCATCACTAAGCTTAGGAAAGTTATCAGAAGATATTATTATTGAATAATGAAGAGCTACATCTTGACTATCATTTAAGTCAGGATTAGTATTTAAATCCCACACATTATGTAAACCATTATGTTCAATTTCAGATTTAGATAGACCCAGAACATCTAATCCAGATTCTTCCCAAATCTCTCTAACAGCACACTCAGACGCGGTTTCATCCCAATCTAAGTAACCACAAGGCATACACCATTTACCCGAAGCATGAACGCTCTCACCACGCTTAATCATAAGCGCATATAATTCATCATTACATCGTAGTAAGGTAGTAACCACTACTGCTACCGAACGAGACACCCACACTTGACCATTCTCAGTACTAATACAATGGTTCGGTTTATTTTTAAAATTCATTAGCTTTCTACTATTTCTATTTTTGCATTACGCATTGATGCAATATCCATTTCAACTTCCTGAAAGTCATAAAACTGTAAATCAATAAATTTCATAACCTCATCGATTTGTTCATCGGTTGCTTTCTCAGGAACAGTTAAATTATCTTCATCCCATTTCCACTTATTGATTTTGAATATCTCTTTTAGAGATATTTCATCAACTACATCTTTTAGGTCATATGTATAATTACCAATATCCAATCCTCTGAATGAATCTCTGCTCAACACAGTAATAAGATTCTTAGCATCTTCTTTTGAGAATGTTACTCTCTTTGGATCACCACCGCTTACATCAGGTAAGTGATAAATTTCGTCATTGTACTCGTACCCCTTTTCGAATACAACATAAGCTGTTAATTTTTTCATAGTGCTTCTTTTAAATTTTTTATTCCTTGAGCTTTTAACTCTCTTAATCCTACTTTATATTCTTCCAATTCTCTAAGCATAAGACGGTCAACGTCAGTTAATTCACCCTTATCGAGCAATCTATCAACCAACACCTCTGTCTCTGCTATCATATCATTCACCGTATTGATGGTGTGTTGAAGATATCCAATCTCTGTGAGATTTTTAGTCTCACTACGCCACTCAGACTTTATTCTTCTTCTCATCGAGTTTAGTCAACCATTTCGTAACAGCATCTTCGGTGCAGTCAATTATTTCAGAATCGGTTGCTTTAACATCGTTTAGAATATCACCAATCATAACTAATGAATCAACTGCCTCTTCGATTATTCTTCTACGAATTTCTTCTTTCGTATAAGTGCTGTCTTTATAACCATCTTCTCTTAAAACTTCTGCTGATAATTCACCAACCTCTTCATTAAGTTTCAATGCTTTTTTTATTAAAGCAGTTCTTTCGATTGAATTTGATGCCTTTCTAATTAAAGAAAAAACATAATTTAAATCACTGGTGTTCTCAACACCAGATAGATTACTGTGCAACAACTTCTTCATCATATTTAATTCCTTTTAATGAGCAAACTGGTGGCATTTGCATTTTATGTGAGTTAGCGGTGTGTCGAGACAAATAAATATTCCACACTATCGTTTGTCTTTCGTTCATTTCGTATAAAGTCTCAGGATTATTTCCCAATTCTTCTTGAACACCCATAGCCCACTCAAGTTCATCATAAGTAGCACCAATTTGGTCTTCATCTGTTCTACCATCATCCCAAAGACCATCAGTAGGTCTTGCTGAAAGTATTGCTTGGTTTATACCTAATTCAGCACCCAATATGTATACCTCAGATTTCATCAACTCACCGATTGGTGATACATCAATTCCACCATCACCATACTTAGTGAAGAATCCTACACCAAAGTCTTCTACTTTATTACCAGTACCAGCAACAAGCATATTGTTTAATCCGGCAAGTGAATAAAGTGTTGTCATTCTCAAACGAGAGCGAGTATTCGCAAGTGTTAAGAACATTTTATCAGCAACCTGTGTATCATGCTCAGGCTTTGAAATAAAATGTGTTTTACCATCTAACTTAGTTACGAATGAATCATAAACTGATGTTAAGTCAAATTCAAACTGTGTTACATTTGGATAATTTTTTTTCAACCAATCCATATGCTCTTGTGCGCGAGAAACTTGATTAGCTTCTTGATGAATAGGCATACTCACAACAATAAGTGGTAATCCAGTACGGGCGCATAGTGTCGAAACAACTGCGGAGTCAATTCCACCAGATACTCCGATAACGTAACCGTTTTGTTTAGTATTTAATGCAAAATCTTTTAACCAATTGGTGATGTGATTTGATACTTTTTTCGTATTCATAGTATTTATATTTTAGTTTGTGAATTTAATAATTTCTGCTCCTTTGTCTATCCAATTTTGTATTGGTGATGGTATATTTGGAAGCTCTTTAATAGCATCTTCAAACACAACCACTTTATAACCGTTATCAAGTAAACCGTTAACAGCACAGTCAACACAGACATTTGTAGCTACACCATAGACGTAAACAACATCTGGGTTTAAAGCATCAATTAATCTTTTAGTGAACTGATTTCCAGTGAAGACATCAAACTTATCTTTCAAGACTAAAAAGTTTGTAGAGTCAGTTTTAATATCACATTTTGGATTTTTCCAATCAATGATAGAATCATACTTTTCTGGTTTTGTTTCCGGTATCAACTCAGCACCAGGCGTATTAGCCATACAGTGTGGTGGGAAGGTATTTATAAAATCAGGTGTTTCGGATAACTCAGCAGAATCAGCATAATGCCAATCAGCAGTATTAACAACCTGAACATTGTTGTCTTTAGCGAACTTGGTTATTTTTGCTAAAGTGTCTTTGATTTGTTCTGCGTCAGTAACGTATAACTTACCTTCTGAATTCATGAAGTCAACTTGAGTGTCAACATTCCAGAACAATGAACGAGTATTTGGTTTTAATTTAAACATATATGTTTTGGTTTTTAGTGTCCATTAATCAATTACAAATATACAAACTTTTTCTCAATTAACAATTAAATTATCAAAATTAATTGTCCGTAATACATCAGGGTTTTTGTTGATAAAATCAGTCAATATACTGGTTGACATATAGTTACGAGCTTCCTTCTTAAAATCCTCAATTATCGACTTTCCATCCGAATAAAATTTAAAATGAAAACAAGGTTTCTCGCTATCATTCGTGTAGAAAAAGGCAGTAAAACAAAGACCAGTTTGCGATAGTTCTATTCTCGAATTATCAAAGTGTAGTACTTTATTTACTTGTGTGACCATAATCCATTATTATATATGTATTGCTCAACTAAAGTTGGTAGAAGACTATCAACCGGCAAACCATTTATAATATTATTTCGTATTATCGTAGATGATATATGAGTTTCTGATATTAACTTTTTATAAATTTCAGGATTTACATCCTCAGATTCTCTCTTAAATGCGATGATAGGAAATGTTTCTAAAATCCAATCACCTCTTTCCCATGTGTGTAATGTATTCACACAATCAGAACCAAATATCAATAAAAATTCATGCTCGTGTTCTTCGATTAATTTTTCTAAAGTAACATGAGTTCTCGTAGGTGTTGGTAAATTAAATTCAACATCACTAACTTTATAATGCGGTGTAGACTCAACGGCTAACTTAACCATTTCTAATCGAGAAGTTTGGTTTATCAACATACTCGGATCCTTAAATGGATTGTGAGGTGAAACAATGAACCAAACTTCATCTACATATTTAGCTGATTTCTCAGCAATCTCTAAGTGACCTAAGTGTATTGGGTTAAATGACCCAAAGAATAATCCTACCTTCATTTTAAAATATCTTTAATTTTTCTATCTCTCTGATGTGCTTTCTCATATACCTTAAACTCAGGATTATCGAATTGTTTATACTCATTTGTATCATTCTCTGGTCTAAATATACCAGCAAACAAAATCACAGCAGTGATAGTAAATCCCATTATCGGAGCTTCATACCAAGTAAACATTTTATTGTTGATAGAACCAAGTAAACAAAATCCAGTAACACACGCGAATATTTTCAATACCTTATTCCAATTCAACCTCTGCATTCTTTTATTACGTAGATACTTTTGTTTATAGTCACGTATAAAAAATCCGATGAAGTATAGAACACCAAGCATAATAAACATAAACCCATATATGAATATTTTCTCTTCTATTGACATAACTCTTCAAGCTTTAAATCACGAATTGTTTGAATTAACAGTGGGTCTGACTTAATCATATGTTCAACATCGAGTCTGAAATCTCTCGGTACAGGTTTTCTAGCATCTAAGAATATTCCCTTTCGATGATTTGGGTAAATTTTCTGATACTTTTCAATAAAATCTTTATCGCTACCATAATGTACTTCTAAAAATTTCACATCCTTTCTACCAGTCAGTTTAGTACCATATATACTTGAACAAAATACTAAATTTTTATATAGAATTACCATAGAATGGTGAACGTTTAATTATTGGTAAAATCCTATCATAACCGATATCCATTAACGCAATTTTAAAGTCAACACCATCCTGTGGTTTATCGATGATATCACCGCTTATCAACTTCTCCAAGTCGGCTTTTGTGATGTTTATCTGAGATACGCTAAACATATTATTCTTATATGCAACATAGCCCTGCTTACACAAAAGTGTGAATGTTTCTTCCGTTAATAGAATTCTTACTTCTTTCATTTCAAATTTTATTTTTTAATTCTGGGTGAGATTTCCTTCCCTTCACTATATAGTAAACTAACAGTAGCAAACCGAAAAAAATAGCACCAATTAAGTAAGAAATTACAACACTATTAACGAATATTGCTGCGATAAGAGGCACAGTAATAAAAGAGAATAATATTGCAATTTTAATAGGTAAGTATTTAAGAATCTGCTGTCTCATTAGGCTCCTTCTTCTTGCATTTCAAATAATTTCTTAAGCTTGTATTCGCGGTACTCCATTTTACCCACAGCACCAAGCTCATAAGCTCTTTCGAAGAAAGGGTCAGCTAACCACTCATGTCCAAGCTTTACTGCGGCATTTGAACGATTGATTGCTTTATATTCATCTTCTATTCTGTCTGCTTGTGTTTTAGCAAGTCGAAGAGCTTTTTCCTTATCACCATCAGCCTTAGTGATAATATCACGAATACGTGTGAAGTTTTTCTCGTATTCCTTTTTTGTTTGACCGTTATATTCCATGTGTTTTTGTTTTTAGGTTTTACTTATTAGACTACACACTCTTCACGCTTTTGATTGTCATACCCAAATACACTAATGTATCGAGATTTAGTAGCATCGGAACCAGTAGCTTTATTTAAGTTATCAGAAAGCTTAACCAATTCATTACCATTAGCACGGATGGCTTTCATAACAATAGATAATGTTTCATACCCAATGTCATTTGTCAGAGTCGTACCCCAACCGAAAACGCATTTAATTAATTTACCAAATATTGCTTCGAGTCGGATGATGATATCTAAATCCAAACCATCACTAAACACAATAGTTTTTGTTTTAGAATCAATACCCAGTGATGCGTAGTAAGCTAATACTTTATGACCAAATTCAAATGGATCACCAGAATCGTGTCGTAAACCATTCCAAACTGGTGCGCGGTCTACGAAGTCTTCAAAGAAGAATTTGGTTCCAAATGTATCAGTAAGAGCAATTGATAATTTAACATCATATAACTCATACCACATATCAAGTACTCTACCATGTGATGCTTTTAATTCAACATCAGTATCATACCAAACACCAGAAGCAACCATTGGCATTTCATGTGCGAATGTTCCAATTGGAGTTATGTTATAATCCATAGCCAACTGAACATTCGATGTTCCAAGAAACTGATTAGGTAATGCTTGTCTTAATTTATTAACAACAAGTGCTTGCCATGTTCTTGATGCTCTTCTTCGAGTACCGAAGTCAGAGAATTTAATTTGTGGATGCTTTTTAAGAATTTTAATCTTATTCGCAAGTCTAGTAAGACCCTCATCATAAGAGAGATTTGGGTATTTATACTCATAATATAGCTCGTTAATAACAGCTAATACTATTGTTTCCCACAAAATGGCATTAGGCCATTTACCCTTTGTTCTCACATCAAATTGACCATCAACAACCTCTACTCGTACTTCGGATAGAGGATTGCTACGGTTTATCTGATATAGATACTCTCGGTATTCTGGCTTAAATATGCCCTGTTTTTCAACGAACTTTAACTGTTCTTTACTAAGAACCAGAGTTCTAACATGATTGAGTTCGGATATCAATCGGTCAACCGGGATAATATCCGCTAATCGAATATTTGATTTTCTGTTTTTAAAGGCGGCTTCAATTTCAACATCAGGGAAGCTTAAGAAAGCTAATTGACCCATTGTTAGTTTGTAATAGTCTAAATCGAGAAGTGACTGAATTATCATATGAATTTACAATTTGACGTAAATATACGGACTTTTAACGTATTGTGCAAATACGGACTTAACTATTTTGGACTCTTTAGCAACCAGCTATAAAAAGCACCTTCTCTGGTTTCAGCGATGGCTCTCTTAGCTTGCTCTTTATCAGCAATTTCCTCAATAGTTACCCAGACAAAAAACTTACGCTCCTGTAAACAGTACACGGAAGTCTTGTCTTCTTTTTTAAATTTTTTCTTTAGTCTAAAAAGTCTCATTATGTAAATATATATCAAAATTGTATGTCACAGTTTATCATAATCCAATAATTATAAACATTCGGATGTTAATTACCTAAAATGTCCTCTAATTTCTGGCCTCGTAATACACCAGGTGCCATAATATCAATATATGGTTTAATGTCCGAATATGAATTGATATTTTCACCACCTTCGCTGTCATAGTGCTGGTAGTACTCATTCTCGTGTTGATTCTTCTCTTCATTCCAACCCTCAGTTATAAGCATAGTCTCAACTGTCATTACACCATTATATTCAGATAATTCAATTTCCAAATCTTTATTTTGATATGAAATAGTCATAGTAACACCAGAACGAGATGTATCAGGCGGTCTCTTGTATGCGTGACCACCATCAGCAACCGCATACGTTGATATTGAAAATCCATACTCACGTAAAAAACAAAACTCATCGTATAATGTTAGTGCTTTCTCTATACATTTCTTTGAAACTTCATTACAACAGTAACTACTCCAATCCGTACCATACTCATTATATCCTCTAATCGTCTCCCTGAAAGATTCATCTGGTGGTAAGGCATCTGGTTTGTTTTGCCACTCCGAAATATCCTTAGCCGCTTGGTATCTATCCTCCCAACTATATTTTTTATAACCAACCTCTTTGTTGAATTTAAACTCGACCTTTAACTCAAATGATTCTTTTGTGAATATTGTTTTATGTCTAAGAATCATAAATTCAGTTTTTCTATTATAGTACCCAGACCATATTTTAAAGAAGTCTTCTTTAATACTATAACTTGGTTCGCCACAACTAGCTTTCACTTCTTCTAATATTCTACAAAACTCTACAACACAGTCTTTCAGTGACTCAGGAGCTTCTTTAAATAGTCTTCTTACTTTACCTATACAGTATCGGTTATCAATATATCTCATTATTAAATTTTATTTTTATCATTGTAGATTTTCAATACTCTTGCTATTGAAAATTCAGTGTGTATGCTATTTAGTTCCTTATAATTAAGATTGAAATAACTAATCGGAATTTTAATCGAATGCCAAGATTCTTCATCGCCACAACTATACGAGTAGTGAAATCCATATCTAACCTTCATCATATCATCCTTAATACTAACCGAATCAAGGTCAATTAAATTTGGATTTCCACTCCATCGAGGAAAAGCATTCAGATATGTTTTCTTATCTGATTCTAATTTTTTAATTTCTTTATATTCAATATCGTGCATTATTTTTATAACACTCAATATTCTATCGGATAAATTGCTCTTAGCCCTTTTATATTTACCCTCCATTTGTTTATAGTTATCCCTATTCAGTTTATAGTCTCTTATCAATTCTCTCATTTTAAAATATTTTTAAGTTTTTCATTTCTTTTAAGTGAACGCACGTAGTCTTTTTTAAACTCTACTCTTCTATCAAGTATATTTTCAAGAAACTGATGTGCAAACTCAACATCATATAATCTGATATAAAATGTCGTCTCTATTTGACGTTTCCAATTAGCAATAAATGTGTATTTATCAACCCTATCATCATATTCAATATGTCTATGGTCTAGTCGATATACACAATAACTGGCTCTTCCCATTTTATTTTCGAATACCCAATATTCACCATCATCATAGATTAGAAAATGACTCAGTAAATCAGGATTTGAATAATCTACATAATAAACACACTCAAATACTTTATCCATCCAAAATTGACACTGTTCATCATATGAAAATTTAGTATGATGAGATAAGCTGTGCTTAAAGGTAAATTCATCCATCTTGCTTATTTTATCAATCCCATAGTGTGCGAGGAATTCCTTCACTCGCACATTTGGATTGGTAAGCATTTTCGATTGCCACTCTTGTAACTTCATATTACTTAGCTGTTTGTTTTTTCATTTCTGCTAAAATTTCAGTATGCTTTTCTCGCATAGCTTTGAAATATGGAATTGACTTTAACTTGTTTGTATTATTATCTTTTAAAGATCCAACATATGAATATGATGGGATTAAAAATAATAAATGCTTCACTACACACTCAGTATGCTGTGCGTACCACTGGATGTACTTATTAATGTCATACACGGTTGTCTTATCGTCTTTGATAACAATGAAGTTATCACCGTCAACGAATACTTTATAAAAGCTACCTTTCGTATCAGTAAATAAGTGTTGTGATGTTCTTGTTAAATAATTAACTACTTCTGTTTTGATTTGTTCTGTTGTTTTCATGATTTCTGTTTTTATTTTTTGTTTAATTGATTAATAATTTGCTTACCTCTTTGATTGATGCATTTCCACTTAATTTTAAAGGACGTGGAATCTATACCACCAAACATCTGAGCATTTGAATGAATTTCGGCTAAGCCACTCAACAATAACGTTAAGGCATATGGATTTTTAGAAAATTCTTCAACACCATCAGATTTTAGGGTGTGTATATCCATGTCACTTTTAATTAAAAAAGAGGCAATAGGATCATCATAAAGATTTTTGAATGTTTGATAGGATATCTCAGCGTGATTAGGGAAGTGTACTTTTCCATCACTATCAACTACACGAGAATATGGCTTACCACAATCATGTAGAATGGTGTAGAGTTTTAGAGTCCTATCATTAGGTAGACTCGATAATAATTGGTCTTTGTTTTCATAGACCCAATCCGGTAACTTCCACGTATATTTAAGTGGTGTACCATGTTTTAAATGATTGATTAAATCAAAGAAGTAGTTCTTTACAGAAATACCATGTTGTAGAACTGACTGACCTTTGGTCTGCTCACAGTTCTTCATATCACTGAGCAATTCTTTGAATGTAATCTACAAATCGTGAGTTGTTTTCATGTTGTTTGATTTTTAGTTTGTTAATACTGATTCTTTTGTACGCAAAGACAATGGAAGGCTAGATAATTTCTTTCTAACTTCTGGGGTGCCATATAGGCAAATAGAAGTATCAGCGTCAATATCGGGTTCAAAAAATTTGACCACAGAGACACCTTGCGTTCTTAACTTATCGTACAGTTTTAGTAATTCTTGTTCATCTTTCACAGAAAGACAAATGATAGAGTTTGACTCCATCTTCCACTGGGAGAAAATTTGTGGAAATTCAGCCGCGAAATCGGCAATTGAATGTGCTGATTGAACCACTTGATACCCAGGAGCTATATCAGCTCTGGTTACAGTTACCAGCTTGGTTTCGTTTTTGTTGTTAATCTACTTCATGTTGTTTTGTTTTTTGTTTATAGTTTATATATTAATAATTGTTTACTCTGCAAATATAAAACACTTTTTTTGATTGTGCAAATATTTTTCTAAAAAAATGTTAATCTTCGCTCATTTTAATCTTAGCATTTAGGTCAGTCATATACTGAAAACCTTCTACTAGCTTATCTGGACTGGTAAATCCACACTCTACTGCGTATAAACGCAAATGCTCAAGATAAGCAGATGGGTCAGACATCTTTTCTGGTGTAGCCGCCATCTTTGTAAAAATATAAGATTTAAATTTTTCTTCTGATTCCTTTTCAGTAAGGCTGTATTTAGCCATTACATAATCCTGGAAATCCCAAAAAACGGAAGTCTTTTCCATTAATGCTTTTTTATCTACTAATCCATCAGGTATAACTGATATTGTGTTTTCAAATGCTTTTCTTGATTCTGACATATTTAATTTTCTGTTTCTTGTAGAATATCCTTAATCTTAGCGTCTCGGACTTCTTGCTTTGGTTCATTCGAACCTGTTTCCCACTTATCTCTGAAGTTATCTATAAACTTCTTAGCTTCATCTACTGTTTTAAATTGCTTACCATAGCTCTCAACGTTATCATTCGTAGCAGTGGAAGCAAACGTATGTAAATCAGTAGTCATTTTATAATTATTGTTACTACCAACAACTGAACAAACATAGTACTTCCACAATTGTGTCGTAGTACTAAAAAGTCCTATTGTTACTAATTCAACCTGTTTACCATCAGTCGTTAAGTCTTTTGGTGATGTAGAGTTTAGTATTTTACTTCTTATCATCGGATTGTTATATATTTTTATTAATCATTTGTTTTCTCTTCAATTAAAATACTATCAATTGTAGATTCCCTCATTTTAACCTCAATGTCTTCTCTGGTGTATGACATAATAGCTTTATACTCTCTGATATTAGCACACATTATTTTATATTCCCAGAAATTCTCTTCATCTTCCATGTATAAATATAAGCACATAGAGGATTTAGGTACGTGTTGATGATATGACCAAGTAAGAAAATTGAATGCTTGTGTTCTAATCCAGTCAAAGCACTCTCTAACCGAATTAAATTCCCACATAAATGGGAAGGTATTCAGTATCGAGCCACCAAAATTAGGGCTACTATATCCAATATTTAATGCTATCTTTATCATAATAATCTATTGAGATTGTAAGCTCTATTTATTCTTTTATCAATATCAATTTCTATCTCTTCTTCATTTAAATGATATAATCCTCGATTATGTAGTTTAGCCCCATAGTTTTTAGTGTGTTTATACAACGAACTAAGGGATGTAACAAATGACTTCTTTCCATTATCATCAATATTGAACCTACAAGATTGTTTAACTATCTCATAATTAACCGATGGTTTATCTTTATGTTTGGTATAAAATGACTCTTCGATGGACAGCATATCAATCAGCATATCCGACAATATATCATATTTAATCCGCTCTAAGGGTTCAGACATTTAAGACCAGCTATGCTATTTTTTATATCACTTAATGATTTAATATCAGTATCTATATAGATAAAAGCAACGTGTTTGTTGACTACCGTATTCTTTATCTCAGCAACAGCAACACGCATCAACCTCTTAACTCTATTTCTCTTATTGGCGCGCTTATACAGACGGGTACTAACAGCGAATAGAAACTTAGTTTCAGTCGAGTCCACATATCTGGCTACAATGCAACCAGATGTATATGATTTACCCTTACTGAATAAATTTTCAATATCACGCTTATTCTTTAATGACCAAGATTTGTCCATAATTACAAATATAAGCAAAAAAATCCAAATGGCGAAATCCACACAAATAGCGATTCCAACTATGGTACATAACCATATTTTTTTTATATATAATAAAAAATTAGCAGGAAGAAATGTCAACAATAAGAAATTCCTTTACAACCGTAGCAGAACAAATCATAAGTTATAACCGCAATGCGGTAGAATTACTATCTAAACTAAACGATTTAGTAACAACAACAGAAAACTCAATCAGTGTAAAAATAACTGATGAGAATGGCGTTTTGAGACAATTTAACCTACCAACCATTGGATTTTTAAAGTCCGAAATTGATAGATTAAACAACAATATCAATACCCTATATTCTATCGATTCTGCTGGATCTATTATACAACCAGCTAATAATAAATTTAAGAAGATAATTACTGCTGATTTAAACCGAGAGCCTGCTACTATCGGTTCACTAAACGTAGTAAGTTCCTTTGTTACCAACAAAAACTGGATTTTTGATGGTTTACTAAACCCAATGCTAAATATAATCATTGATTTAAATGGTAAAATAGAAAATAATGTTAGAAAGTGTCAAGTTAGAAGATATATTGTTGAATTCGCTAAGGATGACGCGGGTAATCTTACCAACTTAGGACAATCTGCTTTAAATTCATTCAATACATTATTCAGAGGGCAGACTGCTATTAAAATAGACGAGTTTGACCGTTGGCACAGAACAACACCTGGTATCACAAGTCCAAATGAACCTAATTACGATGAGCAAATCTTCGACTTAGACCCAAATGAATTATTATACAACGGTTTATTCACTGTTATAAAAGTAGAACAAGATACACTTAATAGAAAGTTATGGTATCACTTAGATACTATTGACTACTTAGTTACTGGTACAAATGAAATCAGACAATTAGCACACGGTGACGAAGTTATCGTTAATGTAGACATATCTACAACAAGATATAAAGTGGTTGAAGTATCAACACTTGCTTCTAATTTCAGAGTTAGATTTGAAAGAGTTGAAGGTTTACAACCGATTGCAGTAGGTATCGGTACGCTTAAAGTATATTCACCTGTTGTTTTTAATAAAAACGTTAAAATATCAGTAGGATATGATGAGAGAAATGTGGTTTTCGTTAAGCCACTAAATGCTGATAATCACTTATTGGCTAAGGATTGGAGTCTTGGTACTGGATATTGGACTAATGACCTTAGATTGAATTCAGAAGACCCAAACAATGGTAAGTCAATGGAACAATTCTATACTGAAAATGTATATGACTATGGTGAAGTATTAAAAGACTTAGTTGCTAAGAAGATACCAAATCAATTAGCGGGTACGCCACCAGCACCAACATTAAATGCTGATAACTTTAAAGTAGTTCAAATAAATAAACACTTAACAGATACACCAAATGGTAATCTAATTAAGACAAAGCACAATGAACAGAAAAACTTAAAGTCTGAAATTCAACAAATTTCGGATTCATTAATTGCTAAGAATAAGCAAATAAAGGTTACTCGATTCACATCTGATGCACAAAGAAAACAATTCGAATTAGAAGTAGATAAATTACAAAAGCAAAAGGAATCAAAGCTTTCTTTACAATCATCGTTAGTAAAGGATATATTAGATATATCTAAGACTACAAGTATAGGCAAGCAATCTCCGAAGTTCTCCATAAGAGGATTCTGGACTATTCCTGATGCAATTATAACTCGTGGTACTAAGCCTCAAGAAATTGTTCAGTTTAGAATACAATATAAATACACAACAAAAGATGGTAAGGAGCCAACTACTACAACATTCAAACTTAAGCCAGTAAAAAATGGTGAGAATATTAAAACTGGTGCCTTTTCAAATTGGAAAGAAATTAAAACGGATGCTAGAAAAAGAATTCAGGATCCTAAAACTAAACAATACTCATGGACAATAGAGGATGTTTCTGATGCTGATACTCCAAATATCAATCAGTTAGATATTCCTATTTCACCAAATGAAAGAGTTGAAATAAGAATTAAATCAATTTCAGAAGTTGGTTGGCCAGAATCTCCGGTAGAATCTGATTGGTCACAAATCATATCACTGGATTTCCCAGATGATTTAAATGATGTTATGGCTGATGACCAATTCATTTTAAAAGAAGCTACACAAGAAGAGCTTAAAGTTAGAATGCAATCTGAGCTTGATGCGAGAGGTTTATCAACAATATTAGATGGTATCACTGTTGTTGGAAATAAAACATATGTAACAAGTTCTGATAGTATTTTATCTGGTTTCAAAGATGATAACGGTACTGCTATTGACTTACACGGATATTTAAAATCTCTTCAAGACAGAGTAATCGCTTTAGAAGAGAAGATTAAACGTGCTAAGGGTGAGCTTGTAATAACTATGTTTAGAAATAACCAACCATTTGTTATCAAGAATAACTCTGAAATAACATTCAACGTTGAGTGTGAAGACTACTTAGATACATTCAGTGATACTGGTGTACCAACAGGACGTGTTTATCAAAACAACATTTATGTAATTAAAGATTTCCTATTAAAGATTGAGAATAAATCAGTTGAATCACCACTTGGATTATTATCAAGTAGAATATACAATACAAGTACTGAGTTATATAACACAGCGGCTCCTCAAATCTTCTGGGTAAATGAATTAAATCAGCTATTGTTTTCAAATACAACTGGTAAAACATTAACACAGAAGAACAATCAGTTTGCTTGGTCAGTTAATTACTCTACAATCGAAGATACATCAACAGTTACTAAATTGGCTGATAATATTGGAAATGCATTTACTACAAATGCTAACAATTCAATTGTACCAGCATTAGCATCTACTGAATATAATATTGGTTATTCTGAAACTACTTTACTATCATTTAATAATTCAAATACATCATTACTTGAAACAAGTAAATGGGTTGAGAATTCAGTGTCAGTATCAAGTACAACTAAATTACTAACAACAATTCATCCAGTAGTTCAAGACTTAGATAAATTAGTTGAAACTAATTCAGATAAAGTACACACAGTACCAGGTGGTCCTAATAACGCAATCAATATTCCAATCAATATCTATTTCAAGATGAATTCATTGGATCCGAATGCTGGAACTGGTAATAACTACAAGTATATCGTATTAAATAACGTTACACAAACAGTTAAACATATTAAAAAGTTAAAGTTCTTCTTAGAAAATGAAGCTGAAAATAGACCATTCACGTTTACAATTAAGTTCAATTTAAGTAGAAATAAAGTAGCTGTTCAAAAGAATCTTTCGAACCTACCAACAGGACAAAACATATCATTATAATAAATGAAATCATTTTCGGTAATTAGAGCAAACCCAGCACTTTCAACAAATGCTAAAGTAATAGTAACAGCAAGTTATTCATTATACTTAGAATCAATTGAATCAAGTCCTGAACTATGTGCTTCTAAATATAAACACGTACTATTCAATAAGGATAACTTCTTTAATGAATTGGTTCCGTTTTTTTACAAGAACACACCCGCTGATGTTGCCTTCAAAGTTAAATATGAAGACGATGCCGATAAAATGTTTAACACGTTCGAGCATCAGTTTGATGACATATATCAAATGGGATGTAAGTATATCTCTGATACATTCTATCAAGAAGAATTTGAATGCTTTGCGCCTTTGTATATAGACCCGTCTTCTATTCCGGAAAATTTCATTATTTTCAGAGTAGATGGTCCTGGTATTATAAACTTAACTAAGGATAATTTCAAGACAGAGATATTAGATAAGTTTAAATGTGTCACTGTTTTCGACTTAACTCCTAAAACAAATGTTGGTGAATGGATTAAAAGAAACTTCGTTGACGATGCATCATTTCCAACAGCACCATTTGAAATAGATTGGAGAACTTTAGAATTCTCTAAGTGGAATGGTATTGAATATGAATCAGGTGGATATTGTTCTAAGTCTTTTTTCTTAGATGAGACTATATCTACTGAGCAAACATTTCATTCATTCGAGTCGCTTATCACAGATGGTTATAGAAACAATAAAGTTGTATTTCCAAATATAGTAAACTTTAGTTTCTTATTCAATGATACACCAGCTACACCAAAGGCTTTAAGAAAATGGTCAATAAACAGATACTTCGGATTTTATATTGAAAAATTAGAAGAATTTCTTTCAGTGTCACCATATAAAGCTCAGAAATTAGTAACTGGTACAGTTATCACGGCGGGTAATATAATAAGTGAGTCAGAGGGTGGAGATCCATTCGTAGGTGGGTGGACAGAGAATACATATGTTGAAATAAATGGTATCTTTTATAAGGTAGAGAAATTCACAAATACACGTAGATTAAACAAAAGAACTAAGTCAAGAAAAGGTTTAGCTACTGATGAATTACAACTATTAAACGTTGTAAATTACAGAATTATATCTGATTTAGATTTATCTGGATTAGAAGGTATAATAGATGCTAATATTATAAATGTTGATTCAAGCAACATACTAACTTTCGTTAATAATCAAGCTAGTTATAATAAATTTATAAACGAAGCTAAGAACTGTGATTTATTTGTCATTGAGATAGATGATAAATGGCACGTAATAAGAGTTGATAGTAATGGATCTCTACACATACAATCTGATTATGGATTCAAATCTACTGAATTAACATTCGAATATTATATAAACGAGGGTGACCCAGCTTATAAAACGGTTATACCATTAATTATCGATAAAGACCATCAACCACCAGTATTTAAAATATACAAGGTTTACTTTTCTGATATTAAGGATTTTGAAACATCTATCATTGATACAAACTTTTCGAAATTTGAATATGAAAAATCAGATTCACTTACCGATACACAACAATTAAAATTATATTCTAAGGATATAGATTCACTTGAGTACCCACAAAGACTTAGTGAGTATGTATTTAATAAAGAATTAGTACATATACCAACATCATCTGAATACATCGCTACTGGTGAGTTATTTGAAGTTCACAATAATGAACTTAACTCACTATGGAGAAAGAATATCACGTCAACAAAATGGGGATATCAACATTCAAACTCTCATTTTGATGAGGAATATCGTTTGAATAATTCATTTATAGCTGATGACTTTAATAGGGTTGCTAATGTATATGAAACAAGACCTATACGTATGGAAAATAATTTAGATTATTTCTATACAATAAATTCATCAACAACATCTTATGTTGAGCAAAGTTTACACGTACAGATATTAGATAGTAATAAAAACATAGATTCTTTTACATTTAATCCTGATTTATTCTTCACTGGAATAGCTGCTACTGCGGCTACATGGGCATATCAAGGTACATACTCTGGTACGATATCTTATTTCGCTTCTCTATTTGATAAGAAGGAAATATTAGATAGTGGTTCTACTATTAGAAATACTAAAAAGTATTCAAGATTTAACGCAAAGGATTCAGTCATAACTAATCACACAGTATTTAAGGGTATTAAGTTTTATCTATATGATGTTGATAAGCTAATTATTAAAAATGGGTCTATTGATTCAATCATAACTAAATCAACAAATGATTACGAAGGATATAAATTCTCCGTACTAATGGCTGATTCGGCAACTGGGTCTGTATTTCCAATAAAGAATGAATTAACATGGGAAACATTCTCACAGTTTAATCAAGAAGAAGAATACACATTCGGTGAGAAGTTTATATTTAATGACATTGTATTCGTCTACGTAGGTTCTACACCATATACACTAACAAATATGTCTGTATATCCAGGTAGCCCAACACTTAATAATTCAACACTTACTACAACCGTTGGACCACAATCATTATTCACACCACTATTAACAACAGATGTTGGATATACAAATGGTACGGTATCTTGGGGAACTATAAGTGGTATAACATCTATATTATGGAATCCAACCAAGACTTATACATTATCACCAACAGTGGTTTATGATAGCGCAGTATATCACCACGGTGATTACTATTCATATAGTGCTGGTACAGTTAGCTTCTGGAATCCAAAGCAAAACTACAATGCTAATGAATATATTATATTCAATGGTGAATATTATAGGTCACTTAAATCGACAAACCGTTCTTATCCACTCACATCTAAATCTTGGAGAGTAGATAATACATTACCGACATCTACACTTAAATGGAACAAGGTAATATTATGGAGTAAAATAACACCACCAGCAATTGTAGCATTGAATGGTAAATACGCTGTTCATAATGATATATTATGGAGGTTAGTTGGTTCGTATCTTGATGAACCAGGAACTAATGCATCTTGGACTCGTGAATACTCATTGGTTGATGATACAACACTACCATATAGTATAACGAATAATAATATTATTAAATTCAATAGTAGATATTACTATTGTACATCACCTACTTCTAACTCAACATTAGAGAATGGTATCAATATGTATATAAACAACAAGAATAAGGAAATTCTTCTTCATATCTACATAAATGACAACACCTATACTTCTATTAAGAATAAGGAGAGGGATGATTTATATAATGAATTATTCTCAAAACTTACTGCTAATAACTTCATCAACTATATGAATAATGTGAGTGAGAAGTATGGATTCAGCGATACGATTAAATACTACATCGATGGTGCAACACAATCATACAATTGGACTAATTTACCTGTTATATTATTAGCAGAAGCACCAGACCAAGTAACCACGAAGTTGAACTCATATAAGGTTGAACCCGTATCACCAAATAAAAATTTAATTAAAGCAAAATTCTTATTAGACAAAGGTACAGTTAAATCTACTAATGAATTAAACTACTATAATGATATACCATTAGCTACAAATATAATCCAACACAAAGGTGATAATTTAGTAGTTGATAATATTCACGGGCTTAAAAATCTAACAACTACGAGTCTATATAGATTCAGTGGATATTATATGCCTATATTCTATGATATCGAACTATTCAATAAGGTAGATAACCACAATTGCAAATTTGATACAAGCTTATCTAATTTCGGTATTATGAAAGAGAGAAAATTCTCAAAAATAAACAGAAAGAAGAATATACTTAAACTAAAGGATGCTAAGGATTTAAAATCTATCTATCCAATGATTGATGAATATGGCTATGGCTTCAAACACTATTTTATATTCAAAAGCACATGGGATAATAAATACTATATAGAATGTGATGAAGCTGATCCGACACAAAAAAGTGTTGTCAATCAAATAGCACAATCAAATAGCAACACTAATCAAAGTTTATAACATGAGAAGAAATTATATATCACCAGAGTTTACATATACCGAAACAAACGGTACTTACAACATGATTGAGCTACGTTCATTCTTTGGTTCTAAAATGGTTGACGTTGAAGATGTTATTGGTATTAAAAACAGTAACGTAATTTACTATCAAAACGCAAATGGCGAACAGATGGATGCGGTAGTCGAATCTGCCTTAGACCCTATTGTATATAGTGAACCAATATCTAAAAAGGATAGACACGTTATTCAGTTAAATCCAACACAATCACCATCAGATAAGGATAAATTCACTAAATGGATAATTGATATAGATTTAAAATCATTGCTATTTGAATACATCTTTGCTAAATTAAAAGAAGCAAGAACTTTCGAAGGAATACCAAACAATCAGACCATTAATAATAATGTAAACATTTCTATAAATGACTACATCGAATATAATCTGTGGTCAAGATATGTATTCAAATCAGTAGAGTTATTCGTTAAATACACGGATTTAAAATCACAGAATATAAGAAGATTTCAAATTCAATATGATGCTGGTGCAGAAGACCCAGGATTAGTTTTACAAAAAATGGAATCTGAGATAACTTATGATAAGAAAAAGTTGACACTTAGATTCCAACAAGAGAAACCGAGTAGCGAGTTTACATTCAGTTATTATTACAACGTATATTTTGAAAGAGCATAAGTAGTAAACCAAGTATAAATTTTTGATATAAATATTATGGACGGAGACAGAAACGATAAAGTATATCGAAATTTAGTTTTGCTATTAAAGATGTTTAGAAATAGACCCAATCATTTAGCTAAATTTTTATTAGATAATAATTCATTTAATAAAAAATTCCTGGATAAAATTTTAAGTTCCACCAAGCTGAATGAGCTTGACCAGAAGGAACTCGATAAGATAGCAGAAGAATTTGAGAACCAAACTTTATATGATATCACTGGTATCAATGAACATTATCAATCAATTATAGTTAATGAAAAAAATAATAAACTATCTATTGAACAACTCGAAAAAGAGCTGAATGATAAGCTATCAAAGGCTCTTAGCGATGAGAGGTATGAAGATGCTGTTCGCATAAGAGACTACATGATGAAACATAATATAAAAAAACTCTAAACTTTCAACATCACATTCATTATAACATTTATAACCTTTTAAAAATTAAATAAATGACAGAAACCTACGGAAACGCAGAATTTAAAGATGTTTTTGAGTGGTCTAAGAAACCAAGAAAAACAAAAGACGGTTATGTACTTTATTGTACTGAACCTTATGCAGAGCAAATGTTAAAGCTCTACCAATTGGGCAAATTTGTTTTGCCGAAGACTGGTGAAATTACCAACGCAAAGTTTATCGAAACAACCAACGAATATTTAGTATTCGATATTGGATATAAAGATTATCTTCGTGTTGAATCAAATAAGAAAGAACTTTCTTATACTCAAAATTTAAAACATGGTCAATACATTGACGTGTTAGTAACAGACCAACAAGAAAATCCATTCTTCATTAAAGGTAGCATTTCAGCTATTTATGAACAAGCGATTCACTTAGGGTTACAATCGTTAGAATCTACTGACTTCGTTGAAGCAAAAGTTAAAGAACTTAACCCAGCTGGATATGATTTAGATATTCTATACAACGGTGTTACAATCCCGGCATTCATGCCAAACACTTTAGCTGGTGTTAACAAGCTACATGACCCAAGCGTTATTGTTGGTAAAACATTCAACGTTATGGTGGAGTCTTTTTCAGACGAGAAAGGAACGTATATAGTATCTCGCAAAAAATACTTACAATCTTTAATACCAAAAGAGATTAAGAAGTTAGATGCTGAGTCTGTTTACACAGGACACGTAACTGGAACTACTCCATTCGGTGTGTTCGTCGAATTCAACGAATGTTTAACTGGTATGATTCACAAATCAAACATCAATCCTGAATGGGCTGATAAAATTGACCAAATTCAAGCTGGAACAGCAGTTGACTTCTACGTAAAAGAAATCATCAAGGATAAGATTATTCTTACCCAGATTCTAAAAGAATCACTTTGGGATGGTATCAAAGTTGGACAGAAGTTCAAAGGTAAAGTTAAAGATAACAAAGCATTTGGTGTTCTTGTTAACCTTGACGAAGAGACAATCGGTTTAATTCACACATCAGAAGTTGAAAAGTTCAGTAACACCAAACAATTCTCTGCTGGTCAAGACATCCAAGTTAAAGTACTTGCTGTTGATAGATTAAACAGAAAAATCTTCTTAACAATGGGATAAAATTCCATTAAGATTAAAAATTAAAACCCTCAGTAGAAATACTTGAGGGTTTTTTTATTGTGTTAATATTGTATATAAATCATTAACGCCATCCATAACTTCATCCTTATAAGGATAACCAGAAGTATCACATATAGATTCAAATAGTAACAATACTGTTTCCCTAGTTGGATTATAAAGCTCGTTTGGATCTACACTCAGTACAGCAATATTCTCTAAATCAAATATAACATCACTACCACTTACGTATTCATCAAGTGATGCTAATCTAGTTACAATCTCTCCTATTCTGTTCTTTTCTGCGTCAGTATAGTTAACAGCATCATCAATTAATACTGGTATACTACTCAATTTAGATACGAATGGTCTCAAGTTAGGTAGTACAACGATTGGTCCTGCTGTGAAGTTAATAAATGCCATGATGTATATATAAATAAAAAACCCTTAGATATTTCTATCTAAGGGTTTTAATATAATTATTGAAGTTTATTACTTCTTCTTCTTGTCGTCTTCTGCTTTCTCTTCAACAACAGCTTTAGATGTTACTTCTTTGACATCCTTGATGTCTTTTTTATTTAAGTAACCCTTTTCGCTCATCATTTCCATCATTTGAAGGCTCATCATACCTTCTAATGAACCGCTTCCGTTACCACCACCATTGATAAGTACGTTAGGAATTACCTGTACTTTATTAATACCAATAGCTTCTGTTACTTTAAGGCGAGTAAAGTTTTCTTCACCCATTGCTTCAACAGCAAGTTTATAAGCTTCTGCGTTAGACTTACCAATCGCTAATGTTCTTTCTGCTTCGGCATTACCAGTTAAGGTAATTCTTTCTGCTTCGGCACCAGCACGTAATTTAGTAGCATTCGCATCAGCATTAGCGTTAAGCTCTACTGACTTAGCATTACCTTCTGCTTGCTTAATAGAAGCTTGAGCAGTTTTATCAGCAATTAATACTGACTGGTCAGCTTTAACTACATCCTTTTGCATATCAGCAACAGCATTTTCTTTCTCGTAAGATTGACGCTCGATTTGTGCTTTACGCTGAGTTTCATATGTTACTTTTTGCTCTTCAGCAATCTTACGGTCAGTAAGAGTTTTCATAAGTGACTCAGGAGGTGTAATATCACCTATAAGCGTATCAACAGCGTGAACGTTATACTCTTCAAGAACTTTAGAGATATGCTGTTTAGCAGACTCCTGACGCTCTTTACGAGAGCTTAAGAAAGAGATTACATCTGAATCTTGAGCAGAGTTACGGAAATAGTTACCAATAGTTGGCTCAAGTACTTGAGAAACTAAGTTTTGCATAGCACCAAATCGCGCAATTACTTTAGGTGCTTCTGTCATTGGAATGTGAATAATTTGAGACACATCTAAATTGAATGGGAAACCATCTTTAGAACGTACTGTGATAGTACTTAAGTTCTTATCTAAGTTGTGTGATTCAGTTCTCGCGCTTGCCCAGTTTAATACAAGGTTTGTTGTTGGAACAACTTCAATGCGATAAGCATATGTATTGATAGGATATTTTCCTGGACCTAATGGTTCATTCCAAACACCCTTCTGTCCTTTACTAACGATGTTACCATGTTTGAAAGCAGTACCAGATACATCTTGTCCTTCGCTACCTACATAAGAGATAACAACACCAACAAATCCAATTGCGATACTTGTCATTGGAACTTCTTCAATCTGAACAGCCCAAGGATTGATGTTATAAGTACCAGCAAGAATTACGTCTTGTTGTAAACCTCTTTGTCCACCATTCTCAAGAAACACATCAAAGTTTTGGAACTTATTATGCCCTGCTTCATTTACTTTAGCAGCGATTTGTCCATCATCAAGAGGCTCACCATCAAGAGTAGTAACAATACCCACCATGTTCTCATTAATCTTAACCTGGTCAACAACAGACACTTCAAATAAGTGTGTATTGATACGGTAAGAACCAGCAACAAGATATGCCGACTGACGACCTTTCTGTCCACCATTAGTTAAGAACTGCTCACTATCTTGGAAGTTATCACAAGATACTTTACGACCAAGTATTCTACCATTTTGAGGTACAACACCGTCTCTCGCAGCCACTAAACCAATTTTACCCTCAGGAATTAATACGAAACCTTGCATATCGATTTCATATTGCCATGGCCACATCCAGAAATAAATACCCGGTGCCATTGCTTTTGCTTGAAAACCTGCTTCACCTTTAGTTGCGATAATCCTACCATCGGGTAATGATTTATCCGCGCCAAGTAAAACAAACTTCTTTGTAACTAATCCAATTTTATCCTCAGGTATCATAACGATACCGAATAAACGGAAAATTAATTTGTAGGCAACCAGTGCTAATAAAATAGCTCCAATCCACCAATAATTGCTCATAAAATCTAAGATACTGTGCATTTTGTTTTTGTTTTAAATTGTTTAATTGTTAATTTCCTACTCTTCGGTTTTTCGGTTACACCACTAATCATGTCTATAATTCGTAACAGATGAACCCTCACGAGTAATAGTGACCTTAACATGGTCATTATACGTCTCTTTTAAGAATTCCTCATCAACAGTATTAAGGATAGATTTAATTTCACTAATCATAGCGGCTTTCGCGCTATTATATTTTTCATTCGGTAATCTCTTACCACTTGTGTAGTCATATGTTTTCTCACTGATGTCGTCCATATCATCTTCGTTTACACCATTGATGTAGAGATAATCTGTATGTGCGCTGAAAGTACATTCATCACCATCATTGAAATACGGAGTGTACTGTGTCCAACCAAATGATTCAAGTCCTTCGTGCTTATCAAATACTTCAATTAATGCCTTATCGAATAAAACTCTTGTTCGAAGCATTAACTCTTTTTTCTGTTGCACAAATTCTTCATTCAGCTTTTTTAATTCGTCTGTTACGTTCATGTTAGATTTGTTAAGAGGTTAATAATCTACTTAAATGAATTTCTCTTAACTTAGTTGTCACTCGATTGACCGACTCTTGCGTAACTATTTGATATTCAGTTGGAAAAAAGTTTAGAACATAAAGGACATTTCCTAAACTTATTGTTTTATTCAAAGTTTGAATACATTTAACTGTTGTTCTTTTGACACCCCAGCGTCCATTAATATTACGCATTGGATAGTCATAGGACTTATCCTTTATCAAGCATCTGATTTGAGATACGGGAAGAATAGACTGACTCTCTGAATCTAAAAACTCAGGAGCTATCTGATAGCGAAGTTTTATATAAACCTGTTCAATAGGTTCGGATGAACCCTCTACTAAAACAGGCACGGAATACTCTATTAATACTTTACGGTATGATAACCTACGTACAAGTATAGTATCGGTTTGTAGTAGGGTCTGTAGTTCTTTATGCACAATTAATCGGTTGTCTCTTTCTCTTTTTCAGCATTCTTTTCAGCAAGCTTATTATAAGAAGATGGGTGTCCTTTAACACCATTTTGCATCCAATCTTTGAACTCCATGTGTTCAAGATAATCTTGTGCGGTGGGAATAAATTTCATATGGAAATCTTCGAGTATATGTCTTTCACATATATCCTTGACAGCAATTACGCGGTTATCACTATTAGTCATTGTATAACCAAATAGAGGAACCATTACCTCATTAACCCAAAACATTGTATGTGTTAATGCTCTGTGTCGATTATCAGAAATATACGATTTAGAACAATCCATTTTACGATGAATTTCTAAATAATCTTCTGGCTTACCGCCAAACTTTCTAACTGATGATACTGAATGAATCCATGCGTTTGCCATGTTGTTATTTTTTGTGACGAGAGCAGGGCTTGAACCCGCATTTGTGTTGTTTCCTTCGCAACTATCTTTCGATAATAAAAGACCAATGTCTTTCCGTCTGTTTATTAAAGCTACCCGAATAGTAAGTCAATGCTTCCCATCTTTCGGCTCTCTACAATTGGTTAACAGATAACACCAGTGTCTACTTTCACCACCTCGCCAGGTTAATTAATTTAATTGTTGTTTACAAGAAGAATCTATATACTTAACTACTGTTTCCCAGTTAGGAAATTTTTCAGTATTGAAATGAATATGCTCCCCTTCAAAATCCCAGTGATTATCATCAATCAAATAATCACCCTTTAATAAATTCTTATCACATGATAGAATAAGCTTATCAACTGCTTTCTCACCTAAGTGGTCCCAAACCCATTGTGCTTTTTCTGTATAGCAATTAACATTACGTGTAGATGGTCTGGTTAAGATCCAAACATCATAATTTTCGAATAAGTAATTAAATGCTTCAAGCGCACCATCAATTGGTTTAAGCTTAAGGAAAAATCCCCACTGTGCTTGAGGAAATGGTTGTTTTGGGTTTTCTTTTAATGCTTTTCGTGCAGCACCATAGAAATCACACAAAACACCATCCATGTCTATGTATATTCTTTTCTTCTTCATATTGAAATAACTTTATTAAATCCTTCTTCTTCTTTAATTGGTTGATAGCTAGAAATCATATTCTTGATTACGTGTTCAGGTATCCATTTATTCTCTTCAAGTCTACGCATTTCATTTCTACGAGCATATTCAACTTCATCCAAGATAGGGAAAAGGAAAGCTACTTTATAGTGATTCGGAAAATGTGAGAGGTTATATCTACGTCTTTTAGAGGACATATGAGTCATATCAATGATAACGTTTTTTGTGCCTTTAGATGCATCAGTGATATTTTCAATTAGTTGTCTATCTACATCTTTCTGATTTACATTATTAAAAGCATCGGAGTAATTGTTAGAACCATATACGTCCAAAACAATTTGGTCACGAGAAATAATAACTATTTCAGAAGCGTCAAAATTCTCGCGAAGCCATGTGGACTTACCTGATAGCGGTGGACCCACTAAAATTCCAACAAACGGTTCTTTAAATTTAAACGTATTCATACTACAAAGATATGTATTTAATTCTAATTAAAAAAGTCCGAGCCATGTTTTTATGTAAAAAGTTACATCTATTTTATAAACATAGGTATTCAATATAGCAAAAACGACCATAATTATAGTCAGCGCGGCATCCAAACGTACAGCCACAGTACTCTTCTTAGGTATTTGAGACATAAGAAGTATGATAGTAAATATCCACCAATTAAAGGTCATTAGACCAACGACAACCCATATAATATAGGTTATTTGAAATAAAATTTTATATAGTATTGATTTTGCTATCGATTTCTCAGCACCATTCATCGAACCAAGAGTACCACCCTTTTTATTCATATCAGATAGCAATTCTACTTCCGATTTCAATTGCTTGGTGTCAGATTTACCGGACAATAATCTATTATGTTCGTGTAGCAGAACAGGTAGTGAGATTAAATAATATATTAGTTTTAAAATCATGTATTGTAACTATTGTATAAATTTGTATAATTATCCTTCATCTTATTGAGATAGTAAGTGATATCATCTTCACTCATATCATCCTCAATAATGTCTGTAATTTTCTGATGATTCAATCTAAGTAATTCAGCATAGGTTGGTGGGTCATTTGAATAAGTCTTATAGAATTTCAAATGCCAATCTGTCGCTTCGTATAGTATTTCGAATTGTTTCTCAGTTAACTCCACTTAATTAAATTGCCTTACTAAAGAATTGTAGTAAAGTAACCTTACGAAGTTCACTAAATGTTTCTAATTTTCTATCCAAAACTTCTTTTCTGAATTCAGCCTCCGGATATTTATCCTTTGGTGTAATCATAATACTCGCTGAATACTCACCCTTAGGACTAACAAAATGTAAACAATCAGTCTGTGTCATTTCATAGTAAGAGTTGATACCAATAATGAATCTTGCTAAAATTGGTAAGTCATATGCTTCATCTGATGTAATTTCTTTTTCGCTATATGAGATACCCATTTCATACGCACCAGCTACTTGCTTAAATGCGGCAGGCCATCTGTGTTTGTGAAATAGACAAGGCTTATCTGTTGGGTGGATATAGTGTAAATAGATACGATACCCATCATAGTCAGTATAGAGTCTTTCAACACGAGGTGGGAAATAATCTACATCAAGTGTATTCCAAATCTCAGGTTGCTTCACTAACTCCTTTATGGTAGGTTCTAATGATTTAAGTATCTCTATTGAGATTGTATTTAAATTCGGCTTCATTATTTAACCCAGGTAGCTTTGATTAATTCAATCTGTGAATTGATAATTAGTTTAGTATTTTCATACGCTAATTCTTGCTGAGGAAACAATCTACGTGCTTCTTTCATCATAGGTTTAATTTTATCCTCTGCTTCTTTCACATAGTCTTTTTGCTTAGGTATAGTAAACACTCCAACCATACTTTGAAGATTGTGCATTCTATCACCACCTTTACCAATTGATGCGATTGGATCTTTAGCCATATCACCGAAGTAGACTTCATCAGTTTTCTTAACTCCTTTGTGAAATTTTGTAAGTAACCACGTAGAGTGTGCTACTCTTTCACCGAAAAGATTTTGTATTTCTGGAATGGCAACATCATAATCTTCTGGTACATCGTGTAAGAAAACCGTTGTAATTGTGTCAGCAGGAAACATCAAAGAGTTTTTGATTGTTCGGATATAATGCGCGATTGTCAACTGATGTGTAAACTCAGGAGTTACACCATCTTTTCTTTTACCACTATGGAATTTAGAAGCAAATTCCATCGCTTCAATACATTTGTAGTATTCTGGGTTTTCTTGAGCTATACCCAATAACCAATAGCGAAGCGAAATCTGAAGTTTATTATGTTTTTCCATATACAAATATACGGACATTATATCTAATTTGCAAGTTTATAGCAAATTATTTAATTTATGATTTCTTAACTCGGCTTTTGCTATAATCTCTTTACCAATAAGCGAAGTAGTGTATTTCTTCTTTTCAATTGAATTCAGACCTAAATAAAAATTAGCATCAATTGGTTTTAATAAAAATCCATTCTTGGTTGAATCATCATTTACACCAGACATTCGAGTAAAGCTTTCTATACCAGTTAATTTATAATGTAAGTATCTGTCCTCCAATATGATTACTAATTCATCACCGTGTACCCATTTAACAAATGAATCAACGACAATGACTATACCTCTACCCGTTATATTAAACGCATCACGAATTTTTACCATTTGTCAATAGGACATCTATCTCTTTTTGAGAGTATTTTTAATGGAATAAAACATTTACATTCTGTACAGAAATTATGTTTATTGAAAGGACATTCTGAGCATTTAGCGGCACGATTATGCGCTAATTTTCTTATTTCATCATTTGGGATAATGAGACTTGATAAAGCATCAATTATTAACTTGAACCTGTTCATCTGCTTCTTTAATTGCTATCAAGTCAGGTTTAGTTTCTTGTAAAATCAATTCGTTTAAATACATCAATGCGTCATGTTCTGAGTCAGCAGTAATTCTAACAGTAATTGGCTTCGTTTTAACTAAATCACCATTTAAATCAGTGGTGAATATACTTGGCTGTGATAACCAAGTAAGTCTGAATTGAATTTCATATGTTTTTCTCGGTGGGAAAAAAACTGGTTTGTAGTGATGTAACCATACAGGGACTTTCTTATAGAGAATTATCCCTAAAATACTACCCAGTATTAGCACTAATAAATACATTACTTATTTTATTTCAAAAGTTCATTAAGTTTACTACCACGTTCAACAGTTTTCCCTAAAATGCTGTTTATGGTTCTACATGAATTATCAAATGCGTCTTGTTTCTGCTTGTTTTCAGCGGTTTTATGAGCATAATAGCAATTATAAATATAATCGACAAATTCTTCATCATATTCACCCTCGAATGTGTATTTAGTATCACACTCTAACTCGGTCTTCTTCATACTCATTAGACCAGTCTTGTGGTTAAATTCGTAATTTACCTCAACACATAATTTTAAAAACTCATTAACATGGGTTTTAGTATAAGTACACCATTTTCTTATCGGACGAGTCTTGTCTTCTTTCTCAAATTTAATACTGTCGTACCAATGAGACATTTTCCAACCCGCTTCATTCATTATCGAATAGAATGTGTTTGAAAATAACTGAGCAGTTTCTTTCTTCACATCAAACTCTTCTATTTTCATATACTTCTTCACTTCTTCTTTTACTTCAACTTTAACTATAACCTCTTCACCTTGTTCATTGGTAACAGAGACTAATTTAGTTTGAGTTTTCTTCTTAGCAAAGGGATTATAACCACAATACTTACAAAGTCCGATTGTCAGTCCGACAACAACTAAGCCTATTAAAATATATCCAACCATTTTTAACTAATTATAAGAGTATTAAGTATATCATGATGTTGCATGAATTGCACTAAAAATTATATATACTGAAAATTTTAAATTTATTATGGACGCAGTAACTAAACAAGAAGCAATAGTTGAGATTTTAGACAAGGATATTACTCCAACTACAGCAGTTAACATATTAATTAGCGCGATAGACATCGCTTGTGCTAACCCAGACATATACACAGAGGTGGATAAAGCCATGATTAGCAAGGCATTGAACACACTTAAGGGTAAAGTTGAAGAGGGTAAAAACTTCATGATTAAGGTAAAATAGTTTCAAATTCGTCTGACTTCTTTTTACTTGACCCATCCAGTTCAATTAAATCTTTGTGGATAAAATTAACCTGATTATCAATTGGTGATATAGCATCATAATTGTGTATAATGAAGTCTGACAATACGTTTTTCTCATATTCATCCATTTCTTGCTTCATAATCTCAAGTACAGTCCACTTACTAATCCCTGCTATCGAGTCATTCGCATATCTCTCAGAGCGAACCTTCGCAGGACAGAAGACATTTATCGTCTTATCGAAACTTCTTTTCAGATTTCTCTCAAATAAAATTGATGATTTAAAAATCGTATAAGGCGCATCGCTATTTTTCACCAACCATCTACTGTACGATTCCCACATATCAAACTCAATCAGGTCAATTAGCTTATTCATTTTAACATCGCTATCAAACCTCTGAGTATCAATTAAACCCAAATTCGAAATATTTTCCCCGAACTCTTGTTTAATTTTTTTAAATATTTGAGTATTATAATTTATGATGAATTTCATCACCACATCAGCGTCAAACACAGGCACACCAAGCGATTTAAAATACTTAGCTACTGTTTTTTTACCAGAATATCTATTACCAGTTAATCCAACTTTTATCATTCTTAGAACTTTTAGTACACAAATATACTATAAAAAACATTAACTACCAAATTTCATACAACGAATCATGGACACAATAGACTTATGGACAAAAGACCATATCAAAAATAACTCATATTTTGAGGAAATATTCTACTCATTAATCGATAGCGGCTTCGAATTATCAGAAGATGTCTATAAATACTACGGGCGAGACTTGGGATATAGAATAGAACACGAATGCAACCCTAAAAACGGATATAAACCCTGTTATAGGCTGGAATTCAGACGAATAAAAGATGATTATCGAGGGCTGTCCGTTAATGAACTTGATGAGATTACCGAATTAGTAACAGTTGTTAAATCATGTAGTAAAAGATTACAAGCGGATTTAGGAAAAACGTATGTTGATTTTAAATTGGATAATATTACCGTAGATGTCATACACATTGATATAGAAGATGCATCTGATGTTAATGAGGATTTAATTTCCTTTCAGTCTCGTGTACATAGGAACGCTACAAGCATCTATAATTCATCAATTAGAGCAGAAATGCTAAATATCGTTAAGACAAATACTGGATTGATAATTGATGTTTCATCACTTTCGCGTGGTCAGTTAATCACACTCAATAAACACATTGATAAGATAAATGATAACTGGTATGGTTGGTATAACAACAATGATAGAGTTAAATTTATTTTTAAACAACACATAGAACGCAAAAGTAGAAAAATGATATTAACTTTTATAAAAAAAGAAATAATGCGCCGGAATCAGTAAGGAAAAAGGATTTTCTTTCATAAATCTTTAATATATAAAAGAAATAAAACACCACTATGAAAAAACTCAAATCGTTTAACGAATTCTTTTTCATCGATGCGGATAGAATTCCGGTAGACGATGAACAACCAGAGGGAGCTGAAAGCTCTTGTAAAAATTGCGATTGTGAGGAATGTGGTAAGGGTGAATGTTGTGATGTTTGTTGTTCACAGGAAGAAACAATTCCAGTAAATACAAACGCTTATAGAAGAAGAAATACAGCACCACCGACTTCTGATACATTAAGAAGACCCGTAATTGGTGATGAAGTAGTGGAAAGTAAACGAAATAAGAAATAATTAAAAAAGCCCTCAGTGAGGGCTTTTGTTTTAGTTAAGAAATCCTAATATCATATCAGCATCAAAATCCGGATCCTGTATTCGCATATCATAATCTTTAAAATCTTCAAAGTCTTTATTATCACCGCTTATTCTTCTTTCGAATGAATCAGTATCATCCAATGTGTTTAAACGTTCAATTAACCTATTTCTCCTAACCTCTAATGGTATATCTAAATAAACGATAAAGCATCTTTTTCGTTGTTCATCGGTTAATTTTTCTACGGCGGCTGGTGTTTTTATAAAAACTTGCCCTTCATCGAAATCTTCCCAAGTAGAACCATAGTACCAAGTCTTCTTATGACCTCTTTCAGTAACTTCAAAAGTTTGCCACTCGTGAAATCTACATTCAGTAATCATATTTTCAAATTTGGAGTCGTTAACAAAATGATAATCAACACCTTCCACTTCACCCTTTCGTGATGGTCGTGTTGTCCATTTCATTCCGCGCTTTAATCCGTGTTCAATGCAATATTGTATAAGATAGTCTTTACCAGAAGCGGCAGGACCAACGATGATAATTTTTTCAGACTTTTGTGATAAATCAGTTTCAGTCATTCAACTCACTTTTTCTTCTTATACGTAAATATAAGCAAAATGTTTGAATATTCAAAATATTATGATTACTTTCTGCCGAATAAGATATCGTTTACTAAGTTCGTAACTGTATCAAGTTTTGACTTACTAAGAATATCAATTGGCATATCTTTTGAAAATACTGGTTCAAGACTACCATCTTCGACCATCTCAGATGCTTTATCCGATATAAATTGTGATAATGTTTGCAAATCAGAATCTTTTAAACCAAGTTCAACAGACTTCAATTTAGATAGAGCGATATCATTTGTCATTTCTTGTAAATTCATCATTACGTGTTTAACAGCTCCTTCATTTATTGATTCTCTTACATTTGTTACAGTACTGATTGTATCAACTTGAAAGTCATTATAACTCATCACCTTTTTTGGTTTCATATCGTCTATTTTAGTTGTTTTAGCTGGTTTAAGATATTTTAAATCTGTAACTGGTGGTTTTAATCTCGATGGCTTTCCAGTTCTTGGACCATGTGACATACCCTTTTTAGTTCTTCTATCGCGAATAAATTTAGCAGATGGAATTTTCTGTGCTAATTTAGAACCACCAATCGCATTGAATGGAACACCAATATCACCAGAACCATCAGTTCCAAATGTACCTGGTACTACACCAGGTTGTGCTGAAACAACATTACCCATTCCAGATACAGAACCTTGACCAACCATTGCAGTACCAGTAGAACCAGCACCACCATCATCTTCATTAAGTAAACCCTCTACAACCTTGATGATTTTAGCATCAATAACCTCTTTAAGATTATTCACAACATCTCTAAAAACGTGATTATCACCACCATTCGTAAGGTAGTTCTTAAATCTAAATAATGTAATATTATCTAACTTAGAAAATTCTTCTTTCATCTTTTCATAGTCATTCCTATAATCATTCATTATTCTAATCGGTTCTGCTAGTCTATTTACCATAAAGTATATATTAAATTTTAAATATTATTTCATCAAAGATTGAAGCGATTTATATATAAACTGTATGGATAAGATAAAACAGCTTAAACTTAAAAAGGCATTTAAGGAGTTTGAGTATTTACAATCAGAATGCGAATATCGACAAGAGTTGATATCCGAGATTGATGTAGATTTTATTAAAAGTGTAAATGAGTTCTTAGTTAAATTCCCAGACCTTAAAGAATTGTATGAGAAGAAGACTCAGCAAAAAATCGATATTATATTTGACCAAATTAAGAAAAAACAAGAATTATCCGAAACAGAAGAAATTTCTGTTATAGATGAACAAATAGATGAAGTACTTGAAGAGGAAGAAAAAGCACCAGTTGACGGTAGACTTAAAATATTATATAGAGCCATAGTTAAGTTAACTCACCCAGATAAAATCAATGATAAAAGATTGAATGAATTGTATATACAAGCAACTAAATATTATGAGAAATTAGACATACACAATCTTTATAGAATATGTGACCAATTAAACATCCAATATGAGATGGAAGAAACCGAAATAGAAAAGCTTGAGTCAAAAATAGTAGAGCTAAAGGATAAGGTTACATTTACCGAAAGTACATATACATGGAAATGGTATCACTCACCAACTGATGCACTTAAGAATTCATTAATAGTTGAATTTATAAGAAGACAAATAAGCTAATAAAAAAGCCCTCTTAGTTAAGAGGGCTTTGTTTTTAATAAGCGTTATATTTTACGAGAACTTCATCTGTCGTATCTAAGTCGAAACCTAATGCTGATACAGTAGACCATAAATATGAACCCACATATACAGTAGATGACGCAGTTAATGAACCAGAATATGATGTAGTAGCAGCGAAGAAGAAATCTGATGCTGTACCAGAATTACCAACTCCGTAACTAACACCATTTACAAAAACAAATGCTTCACCACTTGATAATCTTGAGTATGTAACACCCGTATTAATAGCAACAGGCGTTGTAACAGATGCTAAGAATGTGCCAGTAGGATTACTACTAACAGAAATTGTTTCTATTGTACCACTCAACATTGCTAATGCAGTGTCAATAGCACTTAAAGCCGCTTGAACAGATGAACCAGTAGCTACGTTAGTTGTATTTAAATAAGCAGTAGTATTAATAAGAGCCGCATTTGTTGTGATAGCATCACCAGATATTGTAATACCAGTACCAGTGACTACGTTTAACTTACCAGCACTTGATGTTAAACCAGTACCCTCTAAGTTAGTAGCTAATGTAGTTATATTTAAGTTTAAACCATCACCGACTAAAGATAATGATGAATCTGTTGTCGCTGACATCGATAAACCAACAGCATCAGCCGTTACTAAGATACCAGTGTTACCAGATAATATATTTAACACATTACCAGATGATGTTAAACCAGCACCAGCAAGAGTTGAAGCATCAGTAACATTCGCTACTAATTGACCATTTACATTTCTTGTTATTGTTGTACCATCTACTAAAACTTGTAAGTTACCAGCAGAAGCAGTTAAAGATGAAGAAGTACCTAAACCTAACATATTGTTAGCTAATGTAGTTCTGTTTAATTTTAAACCATCAGCTATTAAAGATAATGACGAGTCAGTTGTAACAGACATTGATAAACCAACACCATCAGCAGTTACTAATATACCAGTATTTCCAGATCCAACACCTAATGTATTTCCTGATACGGTTAAACCAGCACCACCCATCACATTTCCAACAGTGTTATAATCAACCGCAACAGAATCAGCACCAACAGATATACCAGAACCAGCACCAACACCTAAAGTATTACCCGATACTGTTAAACCAGCACCACCCATTATATTCCCAACAGTACTATAATCAACGACAACATTATCAGCAGTGATAGTTAAACCACTACCTGTATTTACGTTTAAAACACCAGATAAAAATGATAATCCACTACCAGCGATATTTGAATCAACAGTCAACTTATTAGCAGAGAATGTTAAGCCAGATGCACCAGCTAAATCCACAAAAATATTATTACCAGTATTTGAGATACCATCACCCCAAACAAAAGAACCAGCACCAGAAAATTGCGTCCAAACAATCGGAGCAACACCAACAGTTAAATTTCCAGACCAAGTACCAGATGCTATAACAACATATCCATTACCTTGATAAGTTGGACCTTCTGTAACGAAAGTATTATTACCAGTAGAAACCTCAGAGGTTGGCGCACCATCCATATCAGTTGACCTTGTCATCGCTGAACCAGAACCATTGTAATCATAAATACCATTTTCAGTATTAGATGATTGTTGCCAAACTAAAACTCTATCACCATTTGATAACGAAACACCATCAATAGTAGCAGGCGCACTCGCTAAGTTTATATTACCAGTTGTGGCAACTCTTACAGATGCTTTCGGATCAAAACCAGCAGCAACAGAATCAACATATTGCTTGTTGGTTAAATCAGTTGCAATCGTTGGTAATGCATTTTGTTGAATTTTTGTTGTACCTGCTAATGTTAAAACTTGACCAGTAATTGGACTAATTTTAGCTAACGAGATACTGGTATCTTTAATTTGCTTACCATGTATTTTTGATGCCATCTTTTAAATTTGTTTTTATAAGCTATATATTATTATTAAGAATAATCTTTTACACATTTAACTCTATTCGTAGAGTATCAGTACCATCTATAGCGTACCCAAGTAAAAATTCATCTATTGTAATAATTTGTGTATTCTCATCATAAGTCCATTCGTATATAACAACACCATTAACAGTTAGAGAAACGATATTATCTCTTCTAACATAAGTAGGTAGTGATAATAAGTTATAAGGAATTGATAATGGTGTAATCTCCATTATGTTTGTGAAACCACCTATAAATTTGAACGAACCTTTTCTACCAGTATATCTCCAATAGTCAAGCTTAGGTGGGTTTGTTGGTGTGATAATATACGAGCCAGATGTTGAAAACCCACCGTATAAAGTCACTTGTATAAAATCCGAACCATATTCAACTGTCCAGTTTTTAAACCCAACGGGAACAGTTATATCATTATATGTTTTTAATACAGGCTCATAAAATGAACCATAAGACGATGGTACAACATCTTCCGAGATGCTATATCTGAATGAATAGGAATTACTAACATAAGACATAGTTGTTCCAATTATCTCTTCAACTATATCAGATGAACTTGCTGTTGCTAATACTGTTGGGATTAAATCAGATTCAACCCATATATTTTCAACAATAACATCTTGTGTGTTAGATAAATCCCTATCATCTAAGTATTGAACTATCTTCCAGTTATCACCATCCCAAACTAAAATTCTATTTAAATTGGTATCAAAGTATATAAGACCCTTATCTTCACCAGAATTCGGAGTTGGTATAACATCATAGGTATTGTTCTCCAATAGAACCTGTTTTAATTGGTTCTTATTGAGATTATAATCTATGTATATCTTTTTCTCAAAACCCATTATATAATATTAATTCTAATATTTTTATTAGAAACCAATGCTTGTAGTTCCTCTTGTCTAAGATTCTTCATAAACTCTTCGGTAGCTTCACCACCTTGTAGAGTCCAATCATTACCACCATTACCAGTTTTATATAAGTATTTCTTATCACCATCAACTATTTCAATAGTCTTTGATGTCAACTTATCGTAAAACTTTCTCATATCTTCTTTAACGCGATACAAAGCCGCTTCATCCCATCTCGATAGTGAATCAATCCAAAACTGAATTGCTATATACATAGGATTCTCTAACTCATTAGATTCAATCGTGTATATTGGCATGAATTTACAAGACTTGTTAAGTAAGGTTTCATAGTCATCAGTATTTTGAACTGTTGACTTCTTTAACCCTAAACTGGATAATGAATTTATAAATGAATTACTATCCGACAGATAATCTAAGTCAAGCTTCAATTGTCTATCAAGCTTCAAAGCATCATGAAAATCTACCTTTTCAGCATTAATAGAATTAAGAAGAGAATCTTGCCAAATTGACAAAGATTCCTTGATATTCCAGTCAAACATAGACGTATCTATTTGTATTGACTCCTTGTAATTATTGTACCTTTTTATATATTTCATATTGTTAGATTAAGTCTTTAATATATATTAAATATGAAATACTTGAAACCATTTAGGTTATATGAATCAATAGTTAACCGCAGTAATGACTTAACAACTGATGTGATAAAAGACATCTTCCAAGAGGTCATCGATTTAGGTTATGATGTAATAGTTGATGATATAATGTATGAAAGAGGTAATCCACTTAATACACTACATATGCGTGGTTTTCGGAAGGATTATAAGCTGATGTTCACAAGTAAGTTTGATACTGAACAAACTATCGTAAGACTTCCATTATTTAAAAGAGGTGTTGTTATATCAATTGGAAACAATGATATCGAAGAGGTTATGAAAAACTTAACTAATCAGGAATGGTCTATCTATAAGAAAGAGCCGAAACTATTTGACAAGGTTGAGCAGAAACTAAGGTTGGAAAACTTTGACTTCGAAGTTGTTGAAAGTAAAAGTGAAATGAAATACATCATTAAAAATGGTCCATTTACTATGAGTGATGTGGATTTACAGAATTTAATTGATAATCTACAAAAACACGCACAAGAGATATTATAAATCAAATAATTTATATATAGTAGCATGAAATGGTTAAAGCAATACTCCCTATTTAAAGAAGCTAAAGAATACAAATACAATAACTCTAATATAGTTACTGAACTTTGCGTAGCTATGCTTATTATCAATCCTAACTTTCTTGACAATCTACTCGACAAGGGTATTAAAGGTCGCTATACAGAGGATTCTTCTGTATTCTTAAACGATTTAAAAAACTTAGTATATGCTAAAAATAGACTAATGCTAGGTGCCGTTGTAGATGGTAAATGTGTTGAAGATGATAACTTAGGTAAAATAAATGGAGAATTTAGCTCAGTTGACTTTAATGTTGAAAGAGACTGGAATAAATTAATAAATGCTCGTATTACCGCTCGTAATATCTATGATAAATTATTATTAGATGAGAAGCTAAGAGAAGAAATGGTTAAAGCTGTTTACTGGTTGGGACCAAATAAGACAAAAGAGAATAATGAAGATATCATCATCGAAACACATGATGGTAGACAATATTCAGTTTTCGTAAATAAGAATTTAAACCTATCTAAGTCTGCATCATTCGCTAATTTCGCAGAAGATTTATTAGCACAACCAATGGAAATATTATTTCACGAGACATATATGCCTAAATGGGATAAGTTAGCACAGGAATGGGTTAAATTAATTTATGAAGGTGGTAACTCAGAGGCTCGTCAAATGATTGAGAAATTTATTGACCCACAGAGAATTGATTCAATGACCTACTTTGGGTTATTCGCAATCAAACACAGAGATAGACAATTTCAACATTTAGGTGAATTTTTCCGTTCACTTGACCAGAACATATTACAGTTTTCAGATTTACTTACAGAAATTTGGAAAGAAAAGGATAAATTTTTAAAAGACGCTGCTACTACTGAAAAGGAATGGACAGAAAGAAAGATATTAATTCTTAACTCTAAGATATTAGAACACGCTCTTACTGAAACTCTTAAAAAAGATTCATCAGAGGATATTACAAGACTTGAAGATGGTCTTAAATTAGCAGACGGTAGAATTAAAATGAAGTTAGTTAAAACTGTTGTAAATAAACTTGGTTGTTTAGATAGAGATATCTATTATTCAGGTAACAACGGTAACGTATTTTATAGATTACCATCTCGTAAATTTTTCAGAGATAACTATGATAGAATTACTGCTAAGTTTGACTATCACGTTAAATTAACGGTTGACACTGTTGAAGAGGATAACAATGATTTCAAATTCAATATTATATTAGAATTGGATAATAAACAATTTATTACTTTAGATATTCACGTTATGTTCACTGGTGGTGAGATGTCTGGTAAGTTATCAGCTAAGTATAAATTTACTTTAGCGGATGATTTTAACTTTACAATTTCCGAGATGTCTAAACCTCAGGAGTAAGTTCTTTTGGAATATATATTGAATGCCAATAGAATTTCACTTACCGTTACAACCGAAAATACCATTACCGCTTACACAAGCAATTACAGGTCCGCCATCAGATGGTAAGGATAAAAGTAAGCCTATTCTATTAATTCCAGATATTTCATATTTGGTTAAGTTCGCAAACGGTGAACTTGGAATCGCTGATACACTTAAGAAGCAAATGGTAGCCAGAGGTATGGCTAAACCACCAAGCTTAGAATCACTTAAGATTTTCGAAAGTGTTAGTAACTCTAAGATGGCTAAGGATCCTAAATCTTACGTTAAATCAAACGGTAAAATTTCTGTACCAGAAGGAGATATTTCTCTTACTTCTGCTGATAACTTCATGGGGTTAAAAGCTCTTGAGAAGACAGCTATTAAAGCCATATTTGAATCGCAAAAACCATATATGGAAATTGTTAAAATTTTCGTTGGTATTCTTGCTAAATTAGAAGATTGTGCGGCAAGACTTTCGGTGCCATTGGATTATACAAACCCAGCAAAACCAAAAGGACTTAGACCAAAGAAAAACCCAAGAGCGATTAACTATGATAAATCTCTATTACAAGAGAAATTAAGTAAGTTATCAAACTTACAAGTCAAGGGTGGTATTCCAAGCTCTGCTGGTAATGCTAATAACACTAACAATACCGGAACTGGTGGTGATGAATCACTAAATGACGAATTACCATCAACACAAAATGGTGCAGTAGATACCACTGGCTATGAAGCGGAGTATGAAACTATATCAGAGGTATATTCCACTGGTAAGAAATTAAACGGTATAGATTATGAAACAACATATCATGATATTGTTCAATTTTTAGGTGGTATAAGTCTCGAAGATTTAGATGGTGTTGTAGGAGACGGTGACTTAGGATTAGATGAAGACAATCCAACAGAAGACTTTCCTGAAAATATTGTATTAGCAGTATTTGACTCTAACGGTTCGCCAATGGCGGCTCCATCTTGGTTAGAACAAAGTGGTAAATGGTACGGGCAATTCGGCTTTGTGGGACCAACAGTGTGGTGGTGGAAATCAAACTGGGGTGATAGAGAATCTAGTATAAATTATCCTGGACCTAAATATGAAAATGACCCTCGTTCTTGGGAGAGAGTAAAGAAGAAAGATGACAATGGTGATGATATGCCTGATGACCCAGAGAATCCAGGTGGTAACTATGAGAAATATTTCACAGGTAGTCAAATCGTTGAGTATAAAAACTTCATACATAAATTCGTTAATCTAAAAGTAGATGCGGCGAAGCCTGATACTAATTTTGATAAGTTAGTTAGAAACAAAGTAGTGAGCGATTTCCCTTCAAGAAAGGCAGAAGCAAGGTCTTTTGTACTATCTAAATTTGATGCATCTGAATCTGAAAAACAATTAGATGCTATATCAACTGGTGGGTTTTTACCTGGGATTCCTGGTAATATAATATCACAATACAACTTAGGAAAAGTACCTAAGCAACCATTCATGCCAGTTGAAAAAGTAATAGGCGGTAAACCACTATTGATTGACCCAGAAGGTGATTATGAGATGAGAATTATAAAAGTAGATACTACATTTAATATTACTTATGATACTTTACAAAATACACCAGAGAAATCAGCTACAATATTAAGATTTGTACATAACTCACATGATATATCAATGTCTGATAACAAACCATTTGATATAACGTTATTTGAAAAATATAAAACATTCCCAGAAGTAGCAACACAATCATCGTATAATGTTACTTCCGTATCTTATGATAATATTGGGTTAAACTTTCAGAGAAATCTTGATTATGACAAAACCTTTAATATTGATGTATGGGCAAGAACAGCACCATCAGACTTTACACAATTTAGTTTCTATGATGGATTAAGATTTAATGAAATTAAAAAAATCGGTGATAACTGGGAATATAGAAAGTATGACTTAACTGGTGGTTCACCATCAGCAGAACAAGATGTATCTGGTGGTACATATTCAGTTGCACAATTATCAACACCACTAGTTAGCGGTAAAACTGTTACAACTATTAAAGTTGGTTCTGGTTCAAGTATCGGTAAAGTCATCACATATTATTTTGATGATGGAACAACTACTAACACAAAACCATCAACATGGGGTACTGTATCAGCTAATTGGACTGTTGCTACTTTAAATCAAAACAATTCAGTAACACTCAACAACTATAAATTAACACAAGGTGATACTGTTAAGAAAACATATGTAACAACTACATTAAGTGAAGTTGGTGTTCCTAATATGAATCACACAGCAAATGGATTCACATTCTACACCGATTCTAATACTATCGTCAAATGGCAATCATACAAGGGGCCAATATCACCTCTTATGAATAAGAGAAAAGTTGTCAGTATAAATAATATACAAACACCCACGATAACAACAAATATTAGTGATTTACCAGTTAATGCAATAAGAGTAACAGCAGATATTCCTTCTGGTCAAATTATAGCTGGTAATCAAGTTACAAATAACTTTCTTAAAGTTGGGGATCCTTATGCTACTTCTAAGTTTGCGATACCATCCGCACCATCCGAATTAAAAACACCTGGGTATGGAGAACCAAACCCATTTCAAATATTCAGATATCCTACAAACGAAGATGACTTAGAAACAATCTATTTAATAGAAGCAGTTTTACCGGAAGCTAATCCTGGTGAACCAAGTACAGGTGGTGGTAATCAAGGTGGCGGTGGAGGCGGTGGAAGTCCAATGTGGTATAAAAGACCACACGCTATTGGTGGCGTTAAGGTTTTCTTATCTATTTTATCAGATATAATGACTAAGCTTATTCCTAAGATTAAGCAGTTAATGGATTTAATAAAGAATCCCGCTAGTTTCTTATTTGATATTCTAACAGAGAAATTGGGTGAAAACTTTGAAATATTTGGACCAGAATTTAAGAAAGCTGTTAAAGCGATACCAACATATGTTGCTAAAATAAAACAAGCTGACTTAGCTGGTAATATTAAGCAGAAAGAGAAATATATCAAAGACTTAACTAATAAAATTAAGAGTACACCAGCAAGTAACTGGATTCATATACATCCTGAAACTGGTGTTCCAAAATTCATTTGGGATGGTTCTGCGGCTGTTAAATTCTTATCTGTTGTATTTGGTATTAAGTGGGAATTATTCGCGTTATTCGATAAAAAACCACCGTTGACTTTGATATTTAAACTACTAAAAGATCCAGATGTGGACGCTTTTGATAAATTCATAAATGATAACCTAAAAGATTTAGCCGGTATAAAAGAAGCGGGTACAAACGCAAATAATAATGCTCAAGCTACTAGTATAAATGGTTCACAACAATATAGTGCTGACATAAATGGTTTACACTACGATGACGTTATAACCGAATGGTATTCAACTGGTAAATTTGTTGATGGTATTGACTATGAATATACTTATCTATCAGAGGAAATAGCTACAATGGTTAAACAAGCTGATGATTTAATAAACAACAATCCAGATGACCCTAATATGGCTCAACAAGCTCTTGATTTATATGAAGAAGCACAAAAGAAAGATAGAGGTAATAAATTAATAAGAGATAAAATCGATAAACTTAGAAAGAAATTCTCTATCTATCCACACCCATTATTTAATTTATTATTAAGCTTAATTACAACACCATTGAAAATTATCTTTGGTATTATTGAGTATATAATGAACTTCTTTAAGGAGCTTAATCCTGGTAACTTAGTCAGTAAATTAAAAGAATTCTTAAGCTTTAAATGGATTATGGAATTTTTCGACCCTATGAATCTATTGGCTCTTATTGGTATTAAATTCGATATTCCTAAATTTACAGGATGGGTTAAAGACCTTAAGAACTTACCAGATGATTATATTTTCGACTTGAGTGAAGTTATTGACATCGTGTTTATACCTAAGCTATTCAAAGTGAATAAAGCACAGTTTAAAACGTTGTTAAAACAACCACTATACTTCTTGAATGCCATATTATGTTTAATTGAAGCCATAATTAACGGATTTATTGACTTTGTATGGGCATTACTGGGATTAGCTGCTATATTAAAAGCACCACATATAAAATTGTGTAAGAAACACCAGGATGACATGACATTAGAGGAAATTATGCAAGTATTGAGTGGTGGTATGACTGATACTGGTCCAGAAAGCAGTAACATCGCTGATATTGACTTTGATAAATTAGTGCTTACTGGTGACGAGGGTGAGAATAATTCACTCGGATCAAATTATGACTTTATATTTGAGATTAAAACGTCCGATGGTAGACAGCTCAGAGACTTGAATCGAGAAGAGCTGGAACAATGGCTCGAAGATAATGGTGGTTATGATTTTATTTTCAACTACTAACTTCAACTTCTAACTTTCTTTGTTATATAACCCTATAAAAATACATAAAAGTGTATGGGAAAAAATAGAAAAGAACACAGAAAGAAAGTTGCTAAACGTAATGAACGTTTAAAGCAAGAGAAAAACGCTTACATGAAAGCGCAAAAGAATTTTATTGAAGAACTAATTAGAAGAGAAAAGGAAAGTGGTAAGTTTGACAACCCAACAACAATCCCAGGCATTCCAGGAGTTGACGGTCCACAAGTGATTGAGGGTCCTCAAATCTAACTTTTTGCCTTCTTACTTTGTTGAGTATTCGAATGTAGAGCCGCCAAAGCTTCTTTTATCTTAAACGATAGAAGCCTTCTCGCCAATTCTATATTAGAATCCTCCAACTTACACTTAGTTAAGTAGTTATTGGCAATTAATATTCCACTAATGTGTTTTTCCATTTGTAGAAATGTACATTTTTATGTATATATTAAAAAATAAACTCATTTTTAGATGAAGTCTCAACAGAACACAAATAAAGAATACAATCTAAACATCAATGTCACAAAGGATGATGTTGACGTGAATGATTTCCTCTTTATTACACATGAGTTTGGTTTACGACCAAGTAAATTGGTATTTTACTCTCAATTTGATGCCCCTGCCGTATGGGGTATTATAACAGATGAATTTGAATCAACTGATAAAAATATAAACAAAACATCAGAGATTATACCTGATGGTGATAGATTTATATTCAATAATAAATATTGCGTTAAATTAAGCGATGATTTATATCTTTCTTTCCTTGAATTAGATTCAGCAGAAGAAGATGAAAGAGTGATAACAAATTTTACGGTATTCTATAATCACACAAAGGTTAATAGTGAAGAACTTACTAAACTTATACATAAATTCGATAGTGCTATCTTGGCACCAGAGAGTGGTTCACAAGAGAAAAACTTCTACCTAAGAATAGGTGCGAACGGTTATGAACTAAGTCCTTTTAAAACACAGACCGATAAAGAGAACATTGAGTATTACTATAATGATGATGTTATAACACAAGCTAATAAGCTAATTAAACAAATCAATAAGTTACCTCGTGGACTGACTGTATTATGGGGAGAAAGAGGAACTGGTAAAACCAATTTCGCAAGCTATATCACTACTCAGGTTGAAAAACAAGTAATATACGTACCATCAGTGATGATTGATGCTACCATCAATAGTCCTGAGTTTCTAACTTTCTTAGAAAGAAATAATAATTCAATAATATTATTGGATGATTGTGATATGTTTACTGAACATCAACATTATAGACTTAGTATGTCTATCAATAATATTAAACAGTTGGTTGATGGTATACTATCAGACCATTTAAATGTACATATCATATTGATAACAAATACTGAGGATTCAGACGATATAACAAATGAATACATGGATTGTAACTCAATTGTAGCAGACATTCAGTTTGAAGAATTGGATGTTGAAAAGGCTAATGAATTGAGTAAATTCTTAGGTAAAAATAAAACATACAAGAATCCAGCAAGAGTTGTCGATGTTGTAAAGGGCTTAAAAGAACAAGCACCAGATAACGAGATTGGGTACTAGTAAAACAAATATATATCGACTATGAATACAGAATTAACAGACGAGGAATTAATGAACTTCTTTTTAACATCAGAGTTTGAAGACATTTTTACCGCAGAAGAATATAAGTATTTACTTCATAAGTTTAGATTTTTTTACAGGCTATTGAATGCCAAACAACAAAGTTTAAAACACGACTCTGACACAGTGAAGGATGAATTGAAAAATCTTAAAGAATATATCGATAGGATTTTGACGGAAAAGAATACCGAAATAGAGGATTTGAAAAAAGAAAATAACGAAGTAGTTAGTAGAAAGCTAACTTTCAGAGAAAGACTTATGGGTAAGTTAATTATCCCAAAAAAGAAAGATAAATAATGAACATTAACGAATTTAAGGATTTAGAAACTCAGATAAAGAAGCAAGACTTTAACAAGTCATATAAGATGATTAATCGCGTCTTATTATTTCTATCAATATTTGGAAATGTTGCTTCTATATTTCTTGCTTTCTTTTTCATATCCAAAATCATCACAAACGCTGTTTCCGAGTCGAACCAAACAATAGTGATGATTATATCAGTAATATTACTTGGTGGCTTAGAACTACTAAAACGTGATATATTCGATAAGTTTTCAATGGAGTATTTAAGATTTAAAAATCTTCTGAAAAAAGAAGTGCTAAACCTTGTATTATTTAGTTTACTGGTAATATCATTCTCTTTTTACTGCTCACTAAACGGAGCAAAAGAATTCTCATCAAAATCTGCTCTTATTGAAGAGCAAGCAAAAAGCAACATCACACAATTTAAAGATTCATTAACTACTGTATATAATGTTAAGATTGATGATATCGAAAAAGAAATTAAAGGATATAAATCTAAGATTGAAGTAAAAGATAAAGAACAAACAGATTTAGAAGCATCAAGCCCATTAACTTATCAACAGCGACAAAGAATACGTGACCTTAAGAAGGAAAAGGATGATTTACGCACTGAGGTAACAAAAAGTGAAGGTAAAGAAAATGATGTTAAGAAAGAATTAGCTGATAAGATTACAACACACGAAGCAAATCTTATCAAAGATGCGGATAATAAAAAGTCCGAGAATAGCAACAATTCATTCATGTTCATCATAATATCTACTTTGATTGAGATTATTATCTTAGTTGGTGTATATTTTAACAAATATTATAAATGGCGTTCATATTCAGATATGAAGCAGAAATTAGACAGAGACCCTAATTATCAAAAATGGAGTCAATTCTCAGCTATTTTAGAAATTCTTTACTTGAACGAAACTAAGGTAAATGACAGAGTACCATCCAATAAGGCTATTTCTGATATGTGTAGAACCAACGGATTTATACTTTTAAACAGAGATGTTCAAGAATTTACTAAACTTTTGACCTCTTTGAAGATATTAAGAGTGTCCGGTTCTTCAAGATACTTCGCGAAGGACAAAGATAGTGCAATAGAAACCATTAAGTCATACTTTAACATATACTAAAATGAGCTTAAATTACAAGTTATCAAAATTCATGGTTAGTTCCAGAAGATTCTTTTCCTGGAACCTACCAAAGAAAGATGGTATGAATATGCTTCAGAAGAAAGCATATGAACTTTTCAAATTATACGTAAAAGATTCAGAATCAGAGCTTATCTGCTCTATTAAAACCAGCAAAAGGCACATACGCAACGGTGAGCTATTAATAATGCTTTACAGTTCATCCAATGGTTATATAATGACCGTTATCGATGAAAGTAATAAACACAATATCTATGATGTTGATGTATCAAGTAATACCGGCTCTGAGCTATGTGAAGCATTTGACACTGAGATGGAAAGAAAATTAAGAGGTTGTGAACATGAGAAACGTATGTTAATCGTGAAAGACCTTGATGAATTAATGACTAAAAAGAGAAAAGATGATAAGTCAAGGATTTCTTAAGCCACCTACAAATTATACTGGTTCTAAAGATAGACTTATGAACCAGTTATTAACTATCTTTCCTCATCCAAATGGGGTTGATAAATTCTATGATTTATTTGCTGGTGGTTTAGCCGTTAGTATAAATTGTTGCTACGACAAGGTTATAGCAAATGATATCATCACACCACTAATAGAATTCTATATTAATCTACAAAGGGCAGGACAAACAAAAACTGTTGAAGATGAAATATTGAAAATATTAGAATCTAAAATCGATAAAGACTCACAAGAAGAATTCGTTAAATTAAGGGCAGAATTCAATCAGACTAAAGATCCGTATCAATTTTTCTCGTTGGTTTCTTCTTGTACAAATAATCTTATGCGATTTAATAAAAAATTTGAATTCAACCAGACATGGGGGAAAAGAGCCATCAATGAAAGCACTATACAAAAAATTCGTAAATACTGTCACGCACTTAGCACTAAAAATATTGAATTCACCAATTTATCATTTGTTGACCTCTTGGCTATAAACCCGCCAAAAAAGAATGACTTTGTTTATTTTGACCCACCTTATATTGGAACGGAAGCTGGTTATAATGCTTTCTGGTCAAAGGAATTAGAGAATCAACTATACGACACAATTGATGATTTAGACGCACGAGGTATCAGATTCGCCTTTAGTGGTGTTTCAATACACAAAGGTGTACCAAATCCTTTTATGGAAAGATTATCGAAATACACTGTAATGAACCTTAGTTATGACTACGAAAAAGTAGCAAGACGCAAAAACGTTGGTGATTCGCAAGAAATTTTAGTTGTTAATTACTATTAAAGTGTTTAGAGGGCAGTAGTTTTAATATATACTGTACAAAAAATAAACATTTAGTATGGATAACTTAGATAAGTACGACAAGCTTGTTGAACTTGTATCTTCATTAAAAGAAGACTATGAAAAGACTTTTATTAAAGGTAATAAAGCCGCTGGAACACGAGTAAGGAAACAAGCTCAAGACATAATCAAACTTCTTAAAGAAGTTAGAAATGATGTACAGGCTAAGAAAACTGAAGCTTAATTAAAAACCCACTCAATTGAGTGGGTTTTTTCTTATACCTCTATTGATGGCATATAAATCTTAATAATATCAACAATCTCCTTCTTACATTCCTTTGTGATATTTTTAGTTCTGTTCTGATTTACCAACACCATGAATTCACTAACAACCTTATTGAATTTAAAAGCTTCTGTATAACCAAATACAGTTTCTTTAAACTTAACCAAGTCAATCGTTTCATCACCCTCTCTCGACATCCATTCTTTAAATCTATTGACAAAGCGTTTAATACCAGATATGTTTTGGTCAGACCAAGAACCACCATCGAAATAGTGACCAATGAACATCAAATAAAATTTCAATTCATCAGAGTTATAATCATCTGGATTAATAACATTACCAGTCGATTTAGCCATTTTAGCACCATTGTTCAAAATCATACCTTGATGTATTACTCTTTTAAATGGTTCTTCTTCTGAGACAACACCAATATCATACAAGAACATATTGATGAACCTCGCGTAAATCAAATGCATACAAGCGTGTTCATTACCACCTACATAAACATCAACTTGTTTGTACTTATCTTTAGCACAAATTTCGTTGTCATTATATGGGTCGCAATATCTGATATAATAGAATGATGAATCTACAAATGTGTCCAATGTATCAGTTTCACCCTCTATTGGAATAGGGCAACCCCAACTACGTTGTCTTGAAACACACCAATCGTGCAAATTCTCCAACCAAGCTCTTTGAGCATTAATCGTACTTTGTGGATAATCAATCTTATCCAAGTTTTTAATCAAACGGTCTTTATAAGCAGTTATCTTAAAATACCACTGCTCCAAGCTTCTGGTTTCAACAACAGATGAACATCTATCACACTTATCATTCTTAACCTGTTCACGAGCCAATACTGTCTCACAAGAAGGGCAGTAATTCACATCCCCTTTAGCTTTATAAACCAAACCGTGTTCTTTCAATTTAGTGAACAACCACTGAGTCCATTTCTGGTAAGAAGGGTCAGATGTTATCAACTTCTCTTCATATTGAGTGTCCATCTTATCCATTTGCGCTCTGAACCTCTCGATGTTTTCATATGTAACATCTTTAGGATCTCGACCTACTTTCTTCGCGTAATTCTCAGCAGGCAAGCCAAATGAATCATAACCAAATGGCTGAAATACATTAACTCCCTTATATCGCCAATAACGACAATATGAATCGATTATAGCATAGTTATAAAAGTGACCTATGTGCAATCCGCTACCAGATGGGTAAGGAAACATTACTGCGATATATTTTTCTTCTTTCATTGTTTGTATAATTAATTTTTAAAATAAAAAACCCTTGACATTTTTGGTGCCAAGGGTAGATATAATAGTTTATCAGTCAGGCACGTTTATGAGTCTGCTAATAGGAGTAAGTTTGTGTTCATTGTTGTAATCATAATACAAATATAGTAAAAAATTTACTAAAGTTCAAATTTTTCTAATTTTATTTCCAACCATTTTTCGCATAAGCGTCTTCCGGAGTGAGTGAACGTATTGTTTTTCATATAGTTAACCATATCAAACCCTCTTTTTTCTGCTTCATCTAATAGTTTTAATCCCCATCCTTTTCGGGCAGAATCTTCGGCTACTACGATTTTAAATGCTCCAACTGGTTCAGTTAATGAAATACTTAATAACCCAACCAATTTACCTTTTTTATCATAAGCCACTATATTAGCAGATTTAACCTTACCACCACCCGATGTTTTCTGATTCTTTTCTAAATATGTAAATGAATTTGGTGTTCCTATCTTATCGTAATAGTAAGTTTCAGCATCGAACTCTGGTTCAAATCTAGCAGACCTTGCATAAACATTTACAAACTTATATGCGTCTTCTATATCCTTTTTTGAATACTTAAATTTCTCAATGGCTTCATTAAAACGTTTAAGATGCTTCATAATTAGTATCTACTTACAAGTTCCATTAAGATGTTATTGAATGTCATCTCACAGTCATTGTCACCTTCGGCACCTGGGTGACCGTTTTGCTCACAGAAGTCGTGAAATTTAAATTCTAACTCATCTGTTATTGCCTTTACTTTTGCTCTTGCATCAGCATACGCACTAGTGTGTTGAAATGCTGATTCTAACTCAGCAATAGGCGCTGATTCATTTATCTTATCGAAGTCGCTAAATTTCTTAATCATAGTATTAAATATTATTTATATCCTAATTGGTCAGCTTTGAATTTAAAGATGTTCGCGATTTCTTCAAGTAATTTAACCACTTGAGTTTTTGTACGTTCAACTTTATCCTTCTTAAGTCTCTTTAAAAGTCCTTCCATTGAAGATAAATCTTTCATAGATTTAGCCATAAGATAACGATAGTGAGCTTTTTCACCGTCTGTCATTCTTGATGCTTGTATTTTAGCCATTTCAATTGGATCCTCTTTTTTCAAAAGGTCTTCAATTCTTTTCTTATGTTTAGCAGTATCACCCGCTGTTTGCTTTTCTAATAGTAAATTCAATCCATCAATCTTCTCATCAATTGCTTTCCAATCACGAACATCAGATTTTAATGATTCTAAAACCTTAATCTGTTGTTGAACTTCTTTTTCTTTAAGAAGACCGATAAGAGCATCAATAAATGTCTCTCTACCTTCTATTTTAGAAGTTTGTTGGAAGTGTTCAGTTGTATAAGGTCCATTAAACTCGATTTTTAAGTAGCTATTTATCATAGAATCTATGATAAATCTAAGATTGTCCGAATTATCTTGGACATCATTATCTTGCTTACTTTCAGGTAGTTGACCTACTTTTACTCCGGTAATTGTGGAAAATTTTTTCATATTTTATTGGATATATAGTTTTTTATATTATATTTGTATATATTAGATTTTGAATATTAAATATGAAAAAACTAAACGTAGTAATAAATACACTGGTGATGAGACAAAGACATCCTTTGGTGGAGCGGTATGTAACACAACCACTCACTAATCTTCTTTTATTCTTAGCCAACGAACCATTTGCTCTGACTAAGTTCAGTAAATTATTCTTCAAGAACAGATTTGTACTTACGTGCTTTCTGATTTTCACGCTATCTATCGGGTTATCATATAGAGCCGGTCAGAAGCAATCGTTCTCAGTTATTGAGTATCTAAAGTTTAAGCTAACTGGTTCATATGACCATATACACGCATTAAACTCTGACATCTACAACAAAACAAATACGATTGAGGATTTATCAGCTTTCTTCTCTACGCGAGAGTATATGAAGTATAAAGTCTATAATGAGTCAAATATATTGATACCAGAGTGGTTTCCAACTGAACACTTAGAACTCATGCTCGAAGAAGCAGATAAGTATGAAGTACCATATAAGATACTATTTCGCGTAGCATGGAAAGAGAATAGGTTCAAATCAAAAGCTATAAGCTCTGCTGGTGCCAAGGGTTATATGCAAATAATGCCTGGTACATTCTCGTCAAATTATAAAAAGCTAAATTTGACTGGTGGACATACACCTGAAAATAATATAAAAGTAGGCGTGTATCTATTACACGTTCTGTATGATAAGTGGAATAAGAAATACGATGAAGACAAAGCGTGGGAATTAGCACTATCTGAATATAATGCTGGTATAGTTAATGTATTGGAAGCAAATGAAAATGTTCCAAACATTAAAGAGACTAAGAATTACGTTAAGTTTGTGACTAAAAATTAGTTACTCTTCTTATAGATTACGATAGCTTCGTTGTGATTATCACTTGATGTATCGAATTTCTCTATCGTGTAATCACTAAATAATTCTTCCAATATTGAAGTAACATCCAAAGAATTTACTTTAGCTTCTACGTTCGCTTCTGTTACCGGAATACTAATTGACTTATTAGCGGTTAGTTTAACTTCTACCTCAAGTGGTATGTTGTTATATACGAACTCTTTAATGTTATTGAACATTGTGTCCATATCACTATCAGTGAAGGCATAAGCATAATACTTACCTTCTGTTGAATCAACGATATAAAGATGTTTTAAAGCATTAAATTCTTCTATGTGACCAAGTGATGTATCAAAGTAATCCCCTAATATCTTCTCGTGTTCAATAGTAGCCTTACCGATTGTATCAAATAATACATCTACTGTCAATAGGCTGGGTCCAGTTACAACAGCATCTTCATTTAGTCTGAATGACTCAAACTTCATAATACCATCCCTTTCCATATGAACTCTTGATTTAAGAACCTGGTCAACAACTTTATTTATACCATCAATTTCAGATAGTCCAATCTCTTCAACAAACTTATCTATCCCACCATTACTGATAATATACTTAGCAAGTCTACTTGGTTTGATTTGATGTTCAATAAGATACTTATCAACTTCTTCGTTTACTTTTTTGAAAAAGTCATTTAGCTGTTTTCGGTTTTCAATCTTCTGCTTCATAAATGTATATATTATTTTAATTTTTTTCAAAAACACACTAAACTAAAGATGTTCATCTTTATATATACTACTCAAACAATAATTAAAAAACAATAAAACAAAACAAATTATGAAAAATTTATTCTTAGCACTTGGCTTTGTAGTAGTTCTTGCATCTTGTGGTGGTAGCACTACGGAAGCTGAAGCTCCAAAGACTGATTCAACAGCAGTTGATTCAGCAGTAGTTGCCGTTGACACAACAGCAGCTTGTTCAACTACAACAGCAGTTGACACTACAAAGTAATCGTTAATCGCGATACTTACAGAAAAGAGACCTTATGGGTCTCTTTTTTTGTTTTTGGTCATGGTGAAATTAATATATAACACATGGTTGATAATAACAAAGAATCCTTTATAAAGAAAACAAACGAAGCTCTTAATAAGCTTGAAGATACTTGGCAACCACCAGTGTATAATTCTGTTAAAAAGCCACTTGAGTTTGTATTAAGGGAAAACTATAATGATTTAATTGAAGATACATCTTTCGTACCTCGATTCTCATTAAATGATGTAGCCATCTTTAAAGATATTCCAGTAAACGAACCAATTAAATTCAATCCTGATATATTAATCAGAGCTATTAAATACGGTATGATTTTCCTTATTAACTATAAGGGTGAAAAAGATAAGCACTTTGCTGGTCACGAGAGGGTTATCTATCCTATGGTATATGGTAAATCATCAAAGGGTAAACTTTTACTTAGAGGTTATCACTTAAATGGTTGGTCTGTATCACAGAACTCACATATTAAGAAAATCTGGCGTTTATTCAGAGCAGACCGTATATTATCAATGACATTTACCGGATCTTTCTACCGTTTACCACCAGAAGGATATAATATGAATGATAAGGGTATGAGAGGTGGTATCATCGCTCGTGCTGACTTTAATGAAATTAGAAGAAATCAACAGAATCTTGTTAAGACACAAACAATCCAAAATAAGGAAGATGTTACTATGTCTGAGAAAGGTTCTAAGTTCGCAACTATTAAAGTTACTAAGACTGATACTTTATTAGACTTAAATGAACCATTTGAAAATGCTTATGTAGCACAAGTTAAAGATGTTGCTAACATGAGATTATCTTTCTTAAAGAGTATTTATGGTAATAAATTCATCGCAATATTAGGAGCATTAGGTCAAACTGGTAATACTGTAAAAGTATTGACAAGCAACGGTACAACATTGGGTGTATATAAAGTACTTGATTCTGTAACTGGTGATGTACTAAAGAAGATTAAGCGCATAAAGGGTAATAACATTTATGACTTATACATCTTTGAAAAGAAAGTATAACCTGATGAAGCACATTAAATTATTTGAATCATTTAATAGCAATGGAGTCACAGGTGTGATGTCAGATAACGAGTGTATTGAAATATTCTTTGGTATGGTTGACGATGGTATAACCGTAGATAGAGAAAGAACATTCGAAATGAACCATAACTCAAAATTCGAGCATTCTAATATATTAACTACATCTATCATCGTTAAAGATAATATTGATAAGAGTAGCCTATCCACAGTAATTAAAATACAGGATGAATTTATTATATCAGGAACTAAAGAATCTAATATAGAAGAACTAGAAAAGTCAGTAAATAAAGCAGTTAGAAAAATAGAAGATTTAGATTGTGTTTCATCAGTAAGAATGAGTACACAGATTATACATCCAGAATTTAAATACATTAAGGTAAGATATAAAAATGCTAAATTAATATGAAGCACCTACTATCATTTAACGAGACAGTCAGTAATGAGTTATTAGTTAAGTCATATATGAAATCTATTCTTAAAGATATTCAAGGCGTTGAATCATCAATAAAGAGAGATAATGTTAAGTACGATAAAGACAGACAGCGTTTTCACGAATTACAAATAAGACATCTTTCAGTAGAATCACATGATTCTATTATCAAAATATTAGATAAGTGGGAACATAAACTTACGCGAATTGGTGTAATGTTATCATATACTTTTTCCAAAATACCAGATTTAAAGTTTATGGGTGGTGATTCACTTGACTTCGAAACTACTGGTACATGGACATACAGCTATAACCTATTCTTTAAAGATATACACAATACAAGAATTAAAACCGATAGATATGTATATCACTTCTCTAACAAATCTAATAGACAAGAGATTTTAAAAGACGGTATAAAAGCAAGAAATCATAAGCAGAGTACTAACTGGAAAGGCAGTAATGACTTAGCATACCCACCAGCAGTATTCGCTATAAATCACCCCAGTGATAATTGGAGAGACGATATGGATAAATGGAGAATTGACACATCAATGATTCCAAATAAATGGTGGATGGATTTAAATTTCCACAAGAGAGAAGATGTTGTAATGACATTTGACTCAATTCCTTTAAGTGCTATTGAACTTGTCAATAGAACAATCTAACATTTTTTAATATAAAAGAGAAAATCAAATCTATGAACATAGATAAACACGAGATTTTATCAGGTGCTATGAATGCATCTAACGTTAGCGATATTGTAAATATTTTCTACATCGATAGAAATAAAGGTAAGTATCAAAAGCAAACAACCGTCAACAAAGGCGACCTAATCGAAACTGATACGGTACTTATAGACTGTGTTTTGGATGAACATAATATTGATATCCAACATAATAAAAATGATATTGACTTAACACCAATAGCTGCTAATTTAGCTAAGAGTCACATTCATAGTCACATTCTAAATTATTTATCATCAAATGCTAATGTAATAGAATACATCAAGTTTTATAAGGCAAAGAATTTCTTCAAGAGACTTTTCTCAAAGAAAACTAAGTCTAAGGAATACGTAATGTCGAGTATAGAATCATGTCTAAAGGCTGACTCAATAGTTTTATTCAGTATGCCTGCATTCAATGATATTTACAAAAAGCAGAATAGTCTACTATTTAGTAAGAATATGGGTTTCTCTGAGGCTGGCTTCATTAATAATAGAAAATGCTATGTAGTACCCACTTGGACTGAGAAGTCTGTTCTAATCATAAATAAGAATGATTTAGACGTAGTTATAAGTCGCGCAATAAAAACCGAAGAGAAAGATGATACTATTTCCGTAATTATAGGAATGGGTGTATTCAAGAGCGGTGATAGACCAATATCCAAAATCAATTTATTGTAAAAAAGAAAACCCGCTCGAAGAACGGGTTTTACTGCTGATCCTCTTGCTAAAGGAGAATCTGTAACACACTATGTAACTAAGCAGTGTGGTTCGGATGGGGTTCGAACCCACAACCTTCGGGTTTAGAATCCGCCGCTCTGCCATTGAGCTACCAAACCGGGTCAGTGTTGCCAAGTGTCGGGTAAACACTTGTAGTTTTTGTTTGGTAAAACGAAGTACTGTCATTCTACCCCTATGTCAGTGCTTTAACTGACCTAATATGCCCTACAACACTTGTGGAGATTGATGGAATCGAACCACCGACCTTCTTTACAGACGCTCTAAACACTGAGCTAAATCCCCATTTTTAATTTCTAAGAGAACTACTATATTAAATAGTAGCGTGACCTATTTGGTTGTATCATTTAGTCACCATCTGACAAAGAGTGATGATTTCTCACCACTCTTCGACAACAAGAGACGCTCCTAAAAGGTTACCCGTTGATAACCTCTACATTTTTCATCATTACAACTGGTTTCACTTCTTGAACCATTGTAGCAACTTCTCCGTACTTATCAAGCTTGTCGATAGTACCTTTTGCTACGTTGTAAGAGGTTGTAGCAACAATTAACTGGCCTTTGTCGGCATCTTTAATTTTGTCGCTATTTTCAATTAATTCGCTGATGATATCAGCATATTTCTCAAGCATCTTAGCATCGAAAGCGAAAGTAGTTTCTTCGGTAACGATATCATCACCATAAGATTCTTTCAACTGTTCAGCACGAGCTTCGTCAATTTTGATGTATTTGTCTGTAACCATGAACATTGCTTGAGCAGTGTCACCAGTAGCGTTTTGTGCTTCAAGCATGATGGTTTCAGGATTTTTACCTTTTTCGGTATAAAGGTCAGCCCACTTCTCGATACCCATTTCTTTAACTTCATCAGAAATCATGTCAGCTTTCGCTTTATCACGTTTCATGTTTTCGTTAAGTACTTGTAAAGTAGCAATTTTATCGAAGAACTCTGGGTTATCGATAGTTACACGAGTTTTTTCGTCTTTTGCTGCTGTTTTAACAACTGCGTTCTTTTTTGCTTTGTCGAAGATACCTGCCATAGTGTGTTTATTTAAGTTTATATTATTTATTAGCTGAGTACAAATATACGGACGCTTTTCTTATTGTGCAAGTTTTTAGCGAACTATTTTCATCCAATATTTAAAATAAAACATAACTTGTTGATAATCAGATACTTAAAGATAAATAAAAATAAGACTAAACCATGTCACCATAGCCAAAATCACTGAAATCATCATCGAAATCACCACGAGAATCATAAAAATCATCATCATTATCCTCTTGAATGATATCTTGTATTACATCGTAATCGCTCAAGAACTTAGTAATGTCCTCTATCTCTGTTTCATCCAAATCAAGATCCACTATCTTTATAGTGTCATAATCTTCTTGGTGCCAAGTAATCTTACAATTATCAGCTAAATCATTGAGATACGTTGTTACTTTTTTTCTGTCGGTACATTCCGATAAGTTAAAGTACCCTAAAACCTCTGTCATTGTGGTGCGCTTAATTTTTATTCTGGTCATAGTTTACCCAGTATTTTCTCTATTTGATATTGATTGATTGATTTACTCCCATTATCTGCGTACTGCGATACAATACGTAGAACGTCTTCATCACCAGTGTTTATTAAAGATATACCATAACACACATCGTTTGAACGAATAGTTAACACTGTATCAGTAATGGATAAAACCTCTATATTATCTAACTTCATTCCTAAATTTTGAATGTCGTTTATAAATGATAGAGATTTATCTTTATGATAAAGATTGGAAATAGTTTTTAAAAATTTTGGTTTATTCTCCAAAATCTCATTCTTCCTCACACCATGAACATCCTTTCTATTAAACCCAAGTGTACAATGAAGGTCAATTGGGTTTAATTTGAAAGAATCTCGAATAGAATTCAAAAAGTCAGACTGACAAACAACAAAGTAAGCTTCATTACCATTTCTTTCTGCTCTACCGATACCTTTAAAATCGATATCGTTAACTTCCATCTTGAAGATATTATCTAACCTCTCAAGAAAGTTTTTCATTCCAAGTGACTTAGCTAAGTCGTTATAATCAAATACATTAATTACAGTGATGTGCCATTTATCGTGGTCACGCAACTTTTGATTAGCAGTTAGTATTTCAAATTGCTTATCATCATCTATGTAATCTTTCAGTTTTTGTAAATAAGGAGCAACCTCTTCTGCGTAAACATCTATACCCACATAGTTATTTCCTAAAACATCTTTTATGTATTGTAATCTTGCCATTGTCGTTATATATTGAATTCTAATTTTACTTTATTAACTTAGTGAATTCTATCACCTCTAATCGCTGAATTTCATCACCAAGAGCTTTATCTTTAAAACCCTGAGATTTTAAAAACTCAACATCAACAGTAGGTCTGTAACTGATGAATTTAGAATGTGTCGAATCGGTTATTGAGTTAACATTGAACCAATCGATTATCATTGGGTCTATATCTTCAAAGCCCATAGAAACGCATCTTGTCTTAGTTCTATACAATCTAAGAGCATTCTGTGGTGTTAACTGTAACAAACTAACTAAGAAAACAATCACTGCGGCTGTATTACCATCAATTTTGTAATTAGCTACCAATACTGCTTCTGACTTCTGAGGGTGAGCAACATCCACATCCATATTTCTGAAAAGGTTAGCCATGTAAACCTCGAAGTGTTCACACTTAACGATATCAGAGTTTATTACAGCACCCGGAAATACTTCTGGCCACATATCAAACTCAGTGAAGAATTTTAAATACTTGGTATAGTTGTTCTTAGCTTGTTTCCATGCTTTAACAATTTCATCTTGCCAAATTCTCTCTTGTGAGATTCTTTCAAGCTTACCAGTCTCGTGGTTAATATTTTTCAACCAGTTTCTTCTTCTCAATGCTGAAACTAAATCAGCATCAAGTTCACTGTTATATCTCGCGGCGAATCTGAACGCTCTAAGAATTCTCAATGAATCTTCATCTAATCGCTCAATCGCATCACCAACCATTCTTGTGATTTTGTTCTTCAAATCTTCAACGCCACCAACTAAATCTACAATCTCCTTTTTATCCAAATCGAAGAATAACGCATTGTATGTGATATCACGTCTTCTAACATCATCTTCTATTGTAACACCAATAAGCTCAACTAAAGGATTTCTACCTTTAGAAACATCCTTTCTGAATGTAGCTATCTCCATACCAAGAGGTTGGTCTTCGGTATATACCACAACCACACCAAATGCTTTACCTTGTAAGTTAAGTTCATAACCATCCAATAGGCTCATGACCTCTTTCGGGTGAGCATCAGTAGCTAAGTCATAATCTTTTGGAATATCATCTTGAATAAAATCTCGCACAGCACCGCCGACCAAGAATAGCTTATAACCACTTGCTTGAAAAACGGCATGAATAGTCTTAATAGACTCTGGAATTAAATTCCAAAAAGTAGAGCCTAGCGCACTTTCATTAAACTGAAAAAACTTTTGAATTTTGGTCATACCACAAATATAGTGAATTTCAGTTATATATCAAAATATTCCGGACAATTTATATACGAATTGGTATTAAATTTTCTAATTCTGTCTTAGAAAGCTGGGTATTACCAGTTATCATCTGTAATAACTCAACTGTTCTTGGGTCACATAAGGACTTCAAAATCACACTAAGTTCACATTGAGGGTTAGTCGGAGTAATCACATTTACGTGATTTTCAGCTAAAAATCGTCCAGTAACAATACCAGCTTTGATAGCACCTTTACCAACAGCACCCGTAATTCTATTGACTACTATTGCTGGGCCTTCTATACCATGAGCATTTATATACTGAGGCTTCTTATCATTATTGGTACTAAGTGTTATACTACCTCTTTTAATATTATGAGACCAGATTAACTTCGTGTAACTTGAATCGTTGATTAGCTTCTCTTTATTCTTAGACCAATCAACACTACCAGTTTTTACCGCATATCCAAGTTCTTTAATCGATTTACTGTCTTTATAGTAACTTGAAAGTTTCTGCCAGTCAGGTGTAAATATAATAAGCCCATTTTTAGAAAATATATTCTTACCAGTATTTAAAGCTTTTCTAAGAATAACAATCTGTACATTCTGTTGAGCATCAATAAAGTTTCTACTGTTAAATAGTTCAATGTGTTCAATCTCACAATTATTCATTATATAGCTTCTAAGTCTTTCGAAGTATCTACCATTATTCATTGACGTAGGAACCACAAATGCTAAATAACCACCTGGCTTTAAGAAATCAATAGAATGTTTTATGAAAAGAGAGTAAATATTTACTCTACCATCAACTACATAATTGAATTTCTCTTTAGTAGACTCATCTAATGTAAATTCATAATATGGTGGGTTAGTAATAACGTAATCATATATCGATTCAGCTTTCATGTCAAGGAATGACATACATTTAACAGGGATGCTCGGTGATACATTCTTAATTATTTCAGGATCTATATCACAACCATTTATCGTACAACCTTTTAAATTCTGTTGTATGTCTTCTACAAACTCACCAGTTCCAATAGCTGGTTCAAGCACTAAGGCATTCTCCATTTTTGGTAAAAGTTCGAATAGCCTACTTCTTATTTGAGAAGGGGTAAAATATTGACCGAATTTCTTTCTGTATTCTTTCGGTGTGTTTTCGATCCATTGTTTAGTTACATCCAGCATTTTATGTTAATATATTTTATATATAGATATATGATGAAAAAGATAAAGAGTTTTAATAGTTTCATTAATGAGAACTACAAAGTCAACAATATCACCGAGCAAGATATAGTTGATTGTATCAAAGCCGGCGGAGTTATATATTCAGAAATAGTATCTGAATATTCTGATAATGAAAATTGGGAGAAAGAACCATTGACACCATTCGATATCGAAGATGGTAGAATAGGTGTTAAGATAGAGGGTAACCCACACTATGTAAACCTTGAGGATGTTAAAAGAGTTGAATGGAATGAAGATAAAAGATTATCTGAGCTATTTGATACAGAAGAACTTAAGAATAGTCAAGAAATAGACTTCTTGAGCGGTAATATTGACAAGAAAGAATTAATAAAGACCGCGGTTGATAAATTAAGCCCGGTTGAGAATTTACTTTATAAATTAAAATGGGATGCTCCATTCATAGATGAGCTTTCTCCATTTGGTAGCGAAAAAGAATTATGGCTTAAGAAAGATGATACAGTAAAGTTTACTGAGTCTGATGTTGTTTCTTTTATAATTGAAATATTAATCGGTGTTAATAAAATCGATGAATATACAATGTCATATAAAATCGAAACTATTGGTAACGGTCAAAGTATGTTTAAGAGAATAGAACACTTTGGTGTAATGGATTATAAGGAATTGATAGATAAAATAAACAGTACTCTTTTGGATGACATTATCGAATGGAATAGAGAGTCGGAACAAATATTTAAAAGAACACCACTTAAAAATGCTTCAAAGAGACTTTTGAAGTTCAATAATAGATTTAACTAATGATTACAAACTTTAATAAATTTAATAGCATCAATGAAGAGTTGGAGATGTCTACCGACTTATATGGTATTTTAGAGATATTAAAAGCTAAAAAGGATAAGATAGCTGAGTTTCTTATGAAAATAAGAATAAGCAGAGATGCCTTTATTTTTTCAACTGATTATATTGACTTAGGTTCTAACCTAACTGAATTATCATTCTTAGCAAAGAATCGTGTAGACACAATTGACTGGTTAGCAAACTTCGAAGATAGTAGGAGACAGTCAATCAAAACTGGTAGATTAGTTCGTAAAATAATCACTGATTTAAAGACTAATAAATTAACCTTTACCTATACTGGTCAGTTTTACTTCTATGATAATAATAAAGTAATATTAAATAGCGCAGACCAATTATCAAAAGATGATATTAAGTTTATAAATGCTCTGATTAAACTTAACGGTAAACTAAGGATGTCTGGTAAACTAATAGGTGAGCTTAATATCGAGAATGGTAATATTGATGAAGTTGATAGTCAACAAATAAATGTAGAGGCTAAAGCAGAATCAATAACTACAACTGAACAAATCTGGTCTAAATATAGATTCTATAATGGTAAAAACATAGCAATGGTTGATTATAAATATGAACCACTTACGTTTATAAAGTCAAGACCTGTATTAGTAGAAGGTACTGTTACATTTGATGGTACACCAACATTCACTGACTCTGATATTGAGAAGTTCGTAAATGAATTTTTAGCATTAAGAAAAGAATTAAACTTGGATGAAATCGGTGTAGAGTTTAAAATAGTAGAAGGTGATGATGTTGCTAAATACTACCACTATTCTACATATCATGGTTATGAAAATAGAATACACAAGGGTACTTTATGGAACTCGTGTATGAGATTAAATAGATGTCAGAAGTATTTCTCAATATACACTAATAATCCAGGGCAAGTAAAAATGCTCATCTTAGTAACCAAAGAAGATAAAATCGTGGGTAGAGCATTACTTTGGTATTTAGATGATATATCTACTGAAGACGAATTAAAAGATATATCAATCGAGGGTGTATTTATGGATAGAATTTATTCAATAAATGACTCTGATGAAAAGCTATTCATCAATTACGCAATTAAAAACGGATGGTCATATAAGGATAATACTAAGTCGATATGTAAAGACAATGAACAACTACCAAATGCTATATTGAGAGTAAGTCTTGATAATGATATGGATGGTACTTATTATCCGTATTTAGATACATTGTGTTACCTAACTGATAATAGAGATGTACTTATGCTAACAAACGATTCTGGCTTTGACTACGACTATGTTCTTAATTCTACGAATGGTACATGGCAGGGCGCAGATGAGAGCTACGATGATGTACCAGAAGAAGATGAAGAAGAGGATAATTAATAAAAACTTTTAACTTTTAAATAATAAAATTACTTATGAACGTATATACACCAGAAGAAATCGATAGAATAAATAAGGCTAGCGAAACAAATGATAAATTGGAAGAATTCTTCTCCAAGAAGAGAAGCATTTGGAACGAAAACATAAACCCTCTTTATGAAGTATTAAAATCTGATTTCAATGCTGGTAATTCCAAGAAAATAATGGAAATGCAATCGAATGCTCTTAACTATCGTCAAACAATAAATGAGGAAATTTCCTTCTACCTAAACAGAAGATCCAAAGAAGAAGTTAAGCTTAAGAAAATTAAACAGGATAAGTTCTTATTTTACGCAACTGGTGTTGGGTTGAAAACTAACATGGGTGAGAAATCAATTCTTATTGATGGACATCTTGGTGAGAACGAGAGAAATATTCAAATTATTGATGTTCACATTGAATTCTTAAGAGCTTGTTCTAAGAACTTAGAATCACTTCAATATACAATCAAGAATATTATTGAATTAATGAATTACTTAGGTAAGTAATTATTCAGCAGAAACTTGTTTCATAACATCTTCGAAAGTGGATTCATTGTGGTCTACCCATTCGTTTAATGTTTCCTGCATCATAACCTCGATATAATCGGTCATTAACATATGTAGCATTTCTTCTACATATCTTCTTTTAACTCCCTCTGGAACCATTAGGTCTACACCAGCAGATTCAGCAGCATCTAAAATCATTTTACTATAACTTGGATCAAAATCACAACTGAACTTTATCTTGTGTTCTTCCGCATTTATTACCTCTTCGTTAAATCTTCTTAGATGTTTCATGTAGTATATATAAATAAAAAAAGAACCAATTACGGTTCTTTCTTTCACTATACTAAATTTTTCGCCCCCTGTATAATCTTTCGATGGATGCTTAAAGGTCAGCCTTAACTATTCTATACTTTCGTATTTAGGAGTATTTCTACTCAAGGGAGCCACCCAATTTAATATAATACTATAAATGCTTATTAAGCAAATCTTCTAAAGCAGTTTTAGAAACCATACCAACACTCTTATCTACGATAACACCGTTTTTGAAAATTAAAATTGTAGGAATATTTCTAACACCAAGTTCAGCAAGAATTTCTTTGTTATCATCAGCATCAGCATCAAGTTTACCAACGAATACTCTATCTTTAAAGTCGATTGATATTTCATCAACTATAGGACTTATTTGTTTACAAGGACCACACCACTGCGCCCAAATATCAACTAATACTACATCATTTTTAATGAAGTCATTATAGTTTGTGTTGTTTAATTCTGTTATAAATGCAACCATTATTTGAATATTATTTTTGTTTAAATTATAGTGAGTATATAGTAATAAGTTGCAAAAAATAAGCCCCGATTTTGGTCGAGGCTATTCTCATAACTAACGGAGGTAATCAATATACTACGTGAACATTTCGTCAAGAACATCAAATTCTTTCTTGACCATTTTCTGTAGTTTTATTCGCCCATTGCGTATCTGCGACTTAACTGTATTTTCATTCAGATTAAGTATAACCGCGATGTCCTTGTAGGGCATTTTTTTAAGCTCTCTCATTTCAATAACCGTACGGTAAATTGGTTCAAGCTTATCGATGTGTTTTTTCAGAATCTCAGCCTTTTTATCAAAAAGCTCATAGAACTGTTCATCTGAATGAGAACCCTCTTGATGTGGTTCTTGGATAAAGTCTTTCATTGTTGTTCCCTCTTCATCAATCTCGTAATCCATTGATACAAACTTTTTCTTGCTTTTTAAATTTTGTAACATAAGGTTTCGAGCTATCGTAAATAACCAAGTGGAAAATTGTGCTTTGTCTTTCTCGTACTTGTCGATTTTTTGAAGAGCTACCATAAAAGATTCGGTAGATACATCCTCTGCTTCTTGAGGATCATTACACATTTTGGATGTGTAGTAAATAAGTTTTGGGTAATATTTCTTGTAAAAGAATGCGAAATCGTTCCCTGTTCGCTCTCTGAAAAGAGTTTCTTGTTCAGAAAATTCAACTAGATTGCCGTCTAAATTCATAAATTGCCGTTAATTTTTTAATTTTTGATTACCTCAATTGCCGTTATTACTATTATAGTAATTATTTATAAAATAGTTGTTGCTTCCTAAGCATAAATTACTATAATAATTGTTGTAATTTTGCATCTCTTCGCATTGTGTCATCCACCACTAATTCTATACTTTTTCTGCTTATCCATTTGTCCTGCATAAATGCTATACATGATGCCCGGCGTGACGGCTCGTTATTTATTTTACTATCGTGTGTTGTTAATCCAGTTGCTTTAACTTTTACTTTATCAAGAGATACTTCTACTATCTCCACTTCATATGTTACTTCGAAATGATGTTCATCTTTTTCACCCTTTGCGTATACCAAAGAATAGTTAGGAATGATAGCTCTATCACCAGGGTCAATAGAAACGAGATAATCCTTATCTGTTTTGCTTTTAGTGACTTCCTTCTTTAATAATTCGTTCTCTTCTCTCAGGTGTAGGTTGTTACCATATTGCTTCACGGCAAGAAACGACATGACTAATAACGACAAACATAAAACCAATACTGTTATCTCCATTACCATTTTACATCTTTTTATAAGGTTGACCATCTACATAGACGATATCATCATCGTCTGAACCAAATGGATCCGATGAATATTCCATCAGAGTAGCAAGAAGATTATCATAATTACCAGATGTTGCTTTCCAAACTACGAAATTAACATCTTCTTTTGACCACCCAGCTTTCTTAGCGGCTAATTGAAACTTACCAATTAAATTGTGAGCATTACCATCTAATCCAACTAAAGTAAGTTTGACTTTCTTTTTGAGACCACCATTGATATCAATGATTTTAAAGTCTCTAATTTCATCTGGTTCGAACTTATACATCTTTTGCGTTATCTATGTGTGACACTAAAGCATTTAAAAAAATGCGTCTAATTTTTTCAAAGCTAAGGATTATTTCCTGATTGTCCTTAATTATTTTTATTTTTTCATCTACATCAATATGGACGCTATAACCAAGCTTAGTCATTTCGTCTAAAAAGTTATTTGATATCATATATTTCTTATTAATCGAACCATACTTTAACAACCTGACAATCTACATCAGCACCACCTAAGAAATCATCCGGATTTGAAATCCATTCCCAGGCAGAGGGATTCCAGCTTTCTACAACTGGCTCCATCACATCGCGGTGGTGAGTCATTATATAAATAGTATCAGCATTCCAGATACCAGTACCCAAATCTCTTAATTTAACCATCAAATCATTATCCACAATCATTGAATCCCAATATGGTTCATTATCAATAAGGCTTCTGATAATATCATCAGCGTTATTATTAAATTTAGGACACAGCTTAAGTAGCTGTAATTGGATTTGTTGTGGTGTCATAAAAAGAAAAATTACTAAGGAAACTTATCTTTGATAAGATACAAATACTTGTAAGCAGATTCAAAATTATCCTCTACTTCATTTGCTTTGATAGCACGTTCTATCTCAGACTTAATATTACCCAACCTCTTAGAAGGCTTTATATCAAGCTCCTTCATGATAAAATCACCAGTGATTGGTGACCTCCATAATTTAGCTTCTTCTGATTCCTTAATCGAAGTAATTCTCTCGTGTAGTTCTATTAGACTTTTTCTAAATCTAAGACGTTTAGCTTCTGATTTAGTGGTCATATCACAACTACAAAATAATAATAAATCACTCACATACTCACCCAATTCATTATAGAATCGTTTGATAGCAGTGTCAGTAACACCTGGCTCAGTAAGAGCTTTGGTTATACCATGAAATTTTATTATTGTAGAAACATAGTCAAGATTTTCAATATCGAGGTTTAATCTGTTGAATAATTTAACAGACATTTTAGCACTTACATTTTCATGGTCGTGAAATGTCCATCCTCTCTCTTTATCGAATCTTTTGGTTGGTGCTTTACCAGCATCGTGTAGAATGGCAACTAATCTTAGATAAGGATTCTGTGATACTTCAGCAGTTTGTTTTAAAACCTGTAAAGTATGTGCGAAGTTATCTTTATGTTGTTGGCCATCAATAGAATCAACTCCCTTTAATGCCGTAAGTTCGGGCAATAATTTATCAAGTACACCAGATTCATCAAGCTTAATAAGCTCTGCTGATGGATCTGGTGCATTTAAAATTGATAATAGGAGTTCTTTGTCATTCATATTAATTATCTTCTAAGGTAACAGAAAGACCTCTGAATACCAGCTTATCTTTCATAAGAGAAAGTGTCTCTTCGTCACCTAATTTAACATCACACTCACCTTTATAGTGAACAATATAGGCACACTGCGTTGCCTGCTCACTCTGGTGTCCACACACTTGTACGAGTGAGTCGATAACATGGTCGAATGAGTTGAAATCATCATTGTGTAACACAAGTTTTTTAGTATGCGCGGTTGTTTCCTTTACACTCGCATCCTTCTTTTCTTTAGTTATTGTCATTTCTTTTGATTTTTATCTTATTTTGTTGATTATATATTACTTTTTAATTGATTTGTTTGTTATAAAATACGATGTAAAATATCAATTATAAACATGAAACCAGTTATTATCAAATAACCCATGCCCAAAACGAACAATATTATTATAAATAATTTCTCGTTGTGATTCATTATTTAACGTGTACAATTTCTATATTTCTTTTAGTTGTTCTTGCCCACTTTTGGAATTCCAAAACGTGTTCAGTTCTATCGTCATACATAGTTAGGTTCGCATATGGGAACTCACGAAGCAAAGATTCAAACTTTTTAAGCTTAAAGCCATAAGTTGCGCCCATTGGGTGACCACCACCCTGACGAGGATCACAGCAGAAAACGCGGTCAAACTCAAACTCGTGATGGTTTAATATCTTCATAACAGCATCTTCTAATGGAAGAATACGACCAGTCATAAGAATTATGATAGTGTTCGGCATAGCTTTAGCCTCAAGGTATTTTTTGTAAACCCATTCATTCTTAACGGGATAGAATATATCGATATCAAGCGTTTCCTTACGACTCCACCACCCTTTATGCTCCCAGTCTCTACCAGTAGCTTGCTTATATAACTTCTCACCTTCTTCTCTTTCAACTGTGTATATAAGAGTTTTATCGAAGTCAAATACTATTATGTTTTGGATATCTTTCATTTATGTCCGCTATTTTATTTAATTGTGATTACAAATATCGTAAATTAATATCAGAAAACCAAATATTTTAACCAGAATATTGGACATTTTTTGACGAATATAGCAATTCGTAATATATACCAAAAGTCAATATATCAAAAAATATTAAAAATATGAAGAAATTAGACGTAAAAAGCTGGATTATAGTAGTTTTACTAATCATATCATTGGTATTTGTGGGTAAATGGTATTTCAAAGGAGATGACGTTGCCAAATCAAAAATCAAAGAATTAGAAGGTCAGATTGAACTAATTCAGAAAGAGAAAGCACAAAGAGATGCTAACATCAAAGTGTTACAAGACCAACAGAAAGATTTAGAAGCTACCATCGCGGTTAAAACTCAACTGGTTGAAGACCTAGCAAGAGGTAACGTATTGTTAGCCAATCAGGTAGCTTATGCACAAAAGGGACTTGAAGAAACTAGGAAAAAGCTAAAAGAGACGCAGGACAAAATAGCTGAGTTACTTAAGAATCCAGTTAAACGAGAAGGTGATGATTTACTTAATTCACTAAAAAATAAAACAAAATAAGATGAAAAGATTATTATTCACAATACTTCTATTCTTGTCTGTATTCATTTCTAACGCACAAGATACTATCACATATCCACATTACTCAGTTGAGAATGGTAAACAAGTAGTTGTTATGACTATCGAACAAGCTCAAAAGCTTGATAATGACGGAGAACTTCTTAAATTATTCAAACAGTTAAATGCTGATTTCAATAGTGTTGACTCTGCTTGTATCAAAGTTGTTGATGCTCAGGGTAAAGAAATCGCTGGTTTAAAAGTACAGATATCAGCATTACAGTCATTGGATAAAACTAAAACAGAAGAAATCACTAATCTTAAGTCACAAGTTGCCGAATATAAGGCAAAGGATGCGCTTAGTAAAGAAGAATTAGCGAAGAAAGACCTTATAATAGGCGAAAAGGACGAACAAATACAAAAGCATAAGCGACAAAAGATAGGTGGATTCATTGGTGGTGGAGCCGCTATAATAGTTTTACTGGCGTTGCTTATTCTTTAATGATAATGTATGAAAATTGAGTTTTTCAATTTAATATATAATACTACAAATAACAAAAAATATTGATTAATATGAAAAAACACGTTTCAAAATTTGAAAGCTTCCAAATCAAAAAAAGATTAGGTGACGCAATTCAAGAATCTGTGATGCAGGTAAACGATATCTACAAAGTTAAAGCTGTTGTGGACATCCCTAAATCACTTATCAATCAAGTAATTAAAAAAGTAAAAGACGAAAGCGGTAAGGATCTTAGAAACTTCTATGGTGACCAAGACATCGCTGAGGAAATCATTAAATATGTAAACCAAACTTTTGTTAATTCTGATGCTATCCCAACAGCAGCGCTTGTTGGAGGTGAAGTAAAACCTGGACAGCCTGGACAACCAGTTGCTCAAGTTCCACCAGCTCAGGGTCAAGCTCAAGCACAGGTACAAGAACAACCAGAACAACCAGAAGTTTCTATTCAATCTCAACCAGAAGGTCAGGCTCAGGCGCAAGTCCAAGCACAAACTGAACCAACTGTTGAATCACAAGGTGGTTTCGAAAGTGTTGAAGAAAGCGTTGATGAAAACGTTGAATCAACAGAAGAGAAAGTAGAAGAAACTGAGGAAGTTAAAGAAGAAGAATCTCAAGAAGGTGAAAGCAATGAGGAATTACCTCAATAATTTTAATCAATAATATTTGTTCAAATTAAGCGAGTCGAAAGACTCGCTTTTTGTTTTAATATATACTACATGAAAAGCTTGGTACCATATAGAATATTTAAGGAAAATAGCAATCCTAATCAGAATCTAATTATAGTTGATGTACAACCAGCTTTTAAGAAGTTTTTTACTGAAATGTATATACATAGACTGAAGGAATATGCTTCACAATTCACCAACGTATATCAAATATGGGATAATCATTTCGAAGGAAAAGATAAAGATAAAACATATTTATATGACCCATATCAAAGTAATAATGATGGTATAGATTTGTATGACTTTCCTAACCAGAAGCAATTTATAGAAAAAAGATATAAATATGATGTTGATATTGAGCATTTCAAAAACATCATAGAGAATTGGAAAGAGTTAAGCAAGAAAACTTATAAGAAAGGTGATGTTATTTGGACTAAATATTCAACACCTCTTGTTTATATCGGTAATAAACATCAATGGATGCACGTTCCTAAGAAGCTACATAAATTATTTGAATCATTGAAAGGACAAACTGTTTATATTGTAGGCGGTGCTGATAACGAGTGTTTAGATGATGTTGTTACAGCCGCAGAATCATTCGGGTTAATAGTAAAGTTAAATCATAGCTATATCTACTCAGCGGCACATTGCCCTATAAAAAACTAATACGATGATTAAAAATTGGAAATCTTTTAACGAATCTGTTACAGAAAAACAAGTAATTGAAATACTTAGAGGCGATGCTATTAATGATGCTGACTTTACTCAGTTAATGCAACCCATATATGATGATTATGATGTTGAATTACTATACGATGTTGAATTATTTCACACATTTAATAAAGGCATTTATCCTAAGTACACAAGAAATGGGTTTATCAATAGCATTGGTGAAGTTTTACCTGAGTTTCTATCATCGCGTTCACCATTCTATTTAAATAAAATATCCGATACTGATAAGTTTGACACTTATTACTTTAGGTCTATTAAATTAGAAGGTCGTATGTTTGACCAAAATGCTCGCGAGAATCTTAAATTGAGAGCCAAGAAAGCTCTAAATTTAGATATGATTCATTATCGATTAGGTGATGAGAATAATATTAATTTCTTCCTTAAAGTACCGGAAACAAGAATAATAGAATTAGCTTCTATTTGGATGTCGCATTAACATTAATCTTCTTAATAGCATCCTGTATGTAACCAGGTAGCAAATGGCTTGAGTACTTCATAATATCAGAGAAACATCCATCAATTATAATAGTATCAGCATAATCGTTAAATGAACGAACTGAACGACCAGTCATTTGAATCATCGTAGCCACTGTTCTCCAACTATACCAATCAGGCATCATTTTCTGACGCATCTTATTCTTCTGTGAAGCTAATGATGGAAATGGAATTTTAGCAATTACTTGAAATCTACTTCGGTCATTATCAAATGATACACCAGTAGAAACCGAAGGACTAACAACAACTGTTGGTTTATCAGTATCAAAGTGCTGACGTAATATTTCAGACTTGGTATCAGACTCGTGAAATAGAAGCCTTTTATCTTTCACATCACGTTTTATCCAATTGGCTAATTCAAATGAATTCGTGTGTATAATTCCTTTATGATTTTGATATTTGGATAATAACTTATCGATATATGGTACGTATTGCTTAAATGCCGCTTCCTTGTTCTGATACGTCATTCGAGCAACCGGCATATAATAGATTGGTCTATTCGTAGCAGGAAACGGTGATGGTATTGAATAGTACGCGGTTTGCGTAACATCTAAACCATTGAGATAACAGAATAAATTCTTATCAAGAATTGTCCCAGACATCATAATAATATGGTCGTAGTTAGACCAAATATACTTATCTAAGTAGTTATATGCCCATATTGGTTCAAGTGATAATGATTTCTGTCTTGTTTTTTCATTATATGAACTTTCTAATACCCAATTCTCAGGTTCTTCTTTAAACTCCTTTAAGAATACTTCAATCTTCAACTCTAACTGATTTAAATCAGCTATGGTTGACATTAATTTAACATCAGATGTTCTTTCACTTAAAACTTTACTCACCTTCTGGTTGCGCTTTGTTATTTTAGTGTTTTTATTTGAAGTACCAAGAACTTTCTCTATTTCAGAAACAGTTTGCTTAATCTCACCAAGTAAATCCTTAAGAAAACTAACATAATCATTAACTGTTTTAACCTTATTAAGGTCGCTTATAATCTGAGTATCATTAGAAAATCTCAATCGTTTAACTAATGGCTCAGTGATTGAAATAGAAATAAAGTCTGAGAATATTTGGTCAAAATCATGTGCCTCATCAATAATCAAAACCTTAGCACCTCTACCCTTTAGAAATTCTGGCATATACAATGCATATAGAATATACAAGTGAAAGTTAGTAAGAGAAACATCACCAGTTACGAAACCAGCTTTTGCTCTATCATATGGACAAGAATCACAAGATGTTTTATTTAAACGATTGAATTCTTTACCCTGGGCGCAAGAACAAGCATATTGGTCACAATTGAAATTATCCTTTCCTGATAGTGATTGTATAGACTGAAATTCATCAGTGTATTGCTCTTGAAGATATTTTGAATTTGTTAGGATATCAAACTTAGCACTCTTGTCGATGTTCTTTTGATACCAATCAGCAACCATAAGAGCAAGATATGACTTACCAATACCCACTGGTAAATCAAGTAGAATATGTTTATAATTTGGTTTATTTTTGAAAATATCGCCTACAAAATCAAGTGATTCTTGTTGTTCCTTACGCGGTTTGTATTTTAGGTCTTTCTTAAGGTCTCTCATTGATGTTATATTTAATAATTAGCGTAAGTTTTTAATATATACATCAAGAGTTATACAAACAAATATACTAAATATTTATGAAAATTAAGCTATACGAAGGATTTATTAGAGATAAAAATATGGAACTAATAAGTATCGAAAAGCGCATAGAGCAAGAGCGTGAAGAGCTACTTGAGAGAACTATTAAGGAATTAAAACCAAGAATAGAAGAATGCCTGAGTATATTAATGGATGATTATGATTTAGTACAGGATGACTTTATGACACACGGTTCAGCAAAGATGATAGATAATGTCATTTTCGGTAGGACACACACCAAAGATGGTGGTCATTTAATAATACACGAATTTAAATATAAAATCACCAATGATATAAGACATATTGATGAAGGTGGAGAGGTTGATTTTATCAGTGATAAGTTTGTGAATGCTTTACTCAATGCTTATAAGAAGCTATCGGATATTGGATTAGACTTAGTTATAACCTTATTTGAAGTATATGATGAAGAGTTTAACGAGGAAACTAGTAGAAACTACGCAACTAAAGAAATGTTCTCAGAATTTGTTAAATTATTATCTACTGGTAAGTTCGTTATATCTGAACTCTACTTAAGTATAATAGACAAAAACACAATAATTGATTAAATTAGTGTAAGTGCTGATTTAATAATCTCTTCGTGGTCAAAAGCCATTTCAACAGCTACACCATTATTAAGAATTTTACCATCAACAATATCTAACCAAGTAACATCATCGGCATCATCCTGAGCTACGGTAGCTGGCTTCTCTGATAAAACACAAGCGAAAGCATAACTAACGCATATTTTACTTCTTGGATCTCTCCAAGGCTTATCAAACTTACCGATGAATTTCAAATCAGTATCAGATAGAATAACACTCGTTTCTTCTTCCAATTCACGAATAGCCGCTTGTATTGGTGCTTCGCTTTCATCAATGTTACCACCCGGATTAGCCCATGAACCAACGAATGGCGGGTGTCCTCTTTTTATAGCAAGTAATTGTAAACTATTTGAGTTCTTATGAAATATCAACAAATCAACCGTTGACATCGCAATATCAACGATGGTTTTTGAATCAGTATCGAACACATATGTGTAATCAAGATGTGGTTTTATTAAAACACCACTATCCACAACAATAGATGGGCAAGTTTTTTCACTTATATAGAATCCACCAGCATTTGTGTACACTACAAATCCTTCACCATATGGTTCAGTTTTCAAAACTTTAGCAGGTCCTACTTGAGAATCACCGAAAATATCAACTTTGTCCATATTATAATTATTAAATGATTTTACATCCATGATACAAATATACTAAAAATTTTATAAACTATCCTCTAATTGTTTAATTTCTTCCAAAACTTTATAATATTCGTCCTTTTTACCCATCATTACCTTCTTAGCTTTCTTACGGTCAGCATAAACATCTTCCAACATTCGTAATGTTGGTGACGGACGTTTTTCGAATACAACACCATTCACACAAACTACGTGCTTATCTGGTTCTATTTTAGTAACACGAGAACCATATTCAGCGAAGGATGGGTCTTTCTTATCAACAATACCTACGAATGTCTCTGGTGCGATATAAAACTGTCTTTGTGTAGTTGGATATAGAGAAGCAAAGTCATAACATACAACCCACTGATTCATCCCAACTCTTGGGTCTTTAACCCATCCACCCTCAATTTTAGAAGCATCAACCGCTACCTCCTTAACCGAATGGTCTTTAAATAGAACAATGTTATCTTGCTCACGGAATCTATTACGCAATACACCTTCAGTGATAGCTAATGAACCAAGCGCATTATTTAAGTTGGAAATAACGTCTACAATTTTTATTTGAGCCAATGAGGAAATCGCAAATACAATTGATATGTAGTTTGTTTTCTCGTGTATTTTCTGAACAAGAATTGAATCGACACAGTTGTAGTACATGAATGTTTCAAAATCATCTTCATATAACTTCTGTAATGAACCAGTATATTTAATCTTATTAACACCTAATAGAGCAGTAGATACGAAATCTAATGATGATGATTCTTTAACCTTAACAGATGTATCACATATTTCATACAATTGCATATAGTCAAAAATCATTCTATGAGCAGGCATTTCTTGCTCTGTTAAGAATATTTTATTTAAACGTTTTGTAAAAGAAGAAATAGCAGGGTCAATGTGATTAGTGATACCATTGATGACTTTCTTTAAGCGTCTACATCTATTAACCATATATACCCAGTCATAGCCAACGAAATTCCAACCAGTGATTAAAGGCATTTTAGGAATATAGTGTTCAAAGAAATGTCTCATCATATCGAACTCATCATCATACTTCATGTATTTGAATTTATATTCAACACCAAACTTCTTAAAATAATCATTTGTTTTTTCGATTATTCGAGTTTGCATTTCTTTTGGCATTTCATCAGTACCCATTAATATGATTTTATCATCATATACAACTGATATAGATATAATTGGGCACTCCGCATCTTTTGGTTCAGAGAATCCACCTTCTGGCTTCTGAGCAACCTCAATATCGACAAAGTACATTTTAGGTAAATGGTAGTCAAAAATTTCAGCTTTTTGTTCTTTTGGTAAAGAGTCCAAAAATTCATAAATAGCATATCTATCAGGATGAGATACTTCCACTTGTTTTACTGGATATCCATCCCAAGAGCGAAATGTTGGATGCTTGTGTTTATCTGATACGTCACAAATCTCATACTTTCGTGGGTCATCCCACTTAAAGTACTTATGTTTTATTTGACCACTTGCGTCAACATATGAAGCTAGTAGCTGTTTTGAATGAGCCAGGTATTGAGTATCGATTAACAATTTTAGTATTTTATTTTAGTATTATACAAATTGTTTGTGAGAAAGTTTTACCCATAGATACTCAATATCAATATATAGTATATGAATATGAAAGTATGCTCAACGTGTAAAGAGGACAAAGAAATAACACATTATACAACCGATAAACATAAAAAGGATGGTCTTAAAATAAATTGTAAAGATTGTTGTAAAGTATATTATGATACGTATAGACAGAAGAACATAGATAAGGAAAAGAATAGAGTGAATAAATATAATAGGGAAAAACGCAAAATAGACAAAGAAGTACTAAAGAAGTATAAACATGAACATTACCTTAAAAACAGGGATGTTATTTTAGCAAAAAATTTAAATTATAGATTAATCAATAAGGATAAACTACACAAAAGTAGGATGTCAAACATAAGTAATAGATTGAAAGAAACCATATCAGACTCAATAAGGGCAGTTCTTAGAAAAAGAGGACATATAAAAAGCAATAGAACTCATGAAATTATAGGACTAAGCCCTATTGAGTTTAAGATTTATATAGAATCTAAATTTGAACCGTGGATGAGTTGGGAAAATTGGGGCAAATATAATGGTGAGTTAAATTACGGATGGGATTTAGACCACATAATACCAGTATCATCGGCTATAACAGAAAGTGATGTTTATAGATTAAACCATTACTCAAACTTAAGACCACTTTGTAGCTATGTAAATAGATACATTAAGGCTGATAAATTATCAGTACATATTTAATATATAACAATATGATTAATAGGTATAATGATTTTATTGTAGAAAGTTTATTACTGAGACTTGACGAGTCCGTTATTTACTTTTCGGATGAATTTGTAGAAACACTTAAGCGAATTAAATCAGAGATATCTACTGAGTTATTAGCTATGAACTCGGATGATAAAGATACCGACATCAATTATATAGACGTTACTGATAGTGAAGACCAATTAAGCTTCATACCTGATGCTAAAACTGATGATTTAGTGGCTAAACCACCGACATCAGAAAAGGGTTGGAGAAGAGCTATTTTGATTAATCCTAGTAGAGCATACACAACTCACACTGATATGTTCAGACAGTTGAATCTAAAAGGAAAAGTATATCAACCACATCAAATAGGAACAAAGGGTTGGGCTAAAGATGAGAAATACGGTGATGTTGATATAGTACACTTTAAAGCTGATTTAAGCAACGATAATGAACAAGTTGATTCAGTATATGCTTCTGATGAAAATGACGCGGCTGTGAGATATATTGACCAGTACAGCGAGATTACAAAGATGACTAAGGGTAGAAATCCAATTAAGGTTGGTCGCTTAGTTAATAGATTATTACAAATTGGTGGATATAAAGCAACTGATAAGCAAATTGAAGATTTTGTTAATCAATATAAGGCTACATTTAAAATACTTAAAGATAAATTTAGAAATTTCGAGACAGTCAAAGGCGAAGATATACGAACATATTATTCAGAAGATACTTACTACTCACAAGGTGGGTCACTTGGTAACTCTTGTATGAAATATGATAGCTGTCAAACATTTTTCCAATTATATACTGAGAATGAGAATCAAGTCAAAATGCTTATTCTATTAGAGCCTGTATCTGAGAAGATAAAAGGTAGAGCATTGTTATGGAATGTTGAACTCATCACTGATGGTGGTTCAGAGAAGATAACATTTATGGATAGAATATACACAAATGAAGACTCTGATATAATTCAATTTACAAACTATGCTAAAGATAGAGGTTGGTATTATAAACAATTACAACAATCAACAGAGATATTTAATTTAGAAGGTAAGTCAAGTATATCCGATGCTACATTAAGATTAACATTTGATAATTTTAAAGAGTATTGGGAATTACCATATATGGATTCCTTAAAATTCTTCAACCCTGATACAACACAAGCATCAAATAAAAAGAGCGTCATTGCTGACTATGGTGAAACAGCTTGGAAGTTAGAATCTCAAGATGGTACAAATGGTGTTTGTAGATACTGCGATAATACACAAGCTATCGAATGTACAAGCTGTCATGGCAATGGTACCAAATCATGTACTGATTGTAATGGTAGCGGTGAAACAGATTGTTATTTCTGTGAAGAAACAGGCGTGGTAGAATGTACAGAATGTTCCGGTAATGGATGCGAAGAATGTAACAACACAGGTAAAAAAACCTGTACTAACTGTGACGGAACAAACATACTATCATGTGATTCATGTAGCGGTGATGGTAAAGTAGACTGTGGTGTATGTCACGGTGAAGGTGACAGAGATTGTCCAGAATGTACTTAAAATTCGCTATCGAAATATTCTAAATCAGAATTTTTAAACGAAAATGTTAACTCACTTCTTTTCAAAAGTTGGTGTTTATAATGTATTGTATTCTTGAATAAAGAACTCAATGTAGGTATGTGAAATCCTAAATCATCACTATCAACCATTAGACATAATATCTTCTTATCATCTTCTGGATTGTAAGCATTTATAAATTCACCACCATCTTTATCCAATCCTTTTTTAGCATAACACGCAAATTTAGCGTTAAGCTTTTCATTGGTTGGTGCGTATGTAACAGTAATTACATCATTTGGTGTTAAATCTACTCTTTCAACTGAAAGGTAAACTCTAATCCATAAATATGTTTTTTGTCTCTCAACGTGGTGAATAGCGATTGGTCTGCTATCCACAGTATTATCAGAATTCTCCTTAGAGAAACTTTCAAATATTTTTTCAAAGTCTTCTGATTTTTCGGTTTCGATTTTCTTCATTATTACTGCTAATTTTTAATTTATACGAATAAATGTATAATTGTTTTAAAAACAAAACCCTCTTTAGAGGGTTAGTTGTTATTTTTCTTCTTCATTTACAATTACTGAATCATCTACCTCGTCCTCTATAATATAATTTATAGTCATTAACGGGAAGCCAGACTTTGTTTCCCACAAATCAAACTCAACAACATATTGAATAAGAACATCTGTGTGTAGCTTCTTACAAACATCTAATACCTTTACTATATTTGATAACTTTTCTGTTTTAGAAAGCATCACATACATATTGAAATTCAAACCATCGGCTTCAATATCATATGCTTCAATTCCTGAATTCTTAAATAATAAACCAAGCAAATGTTCAAGTTGCTCCATTTGTTCATTGATATCAGCGTCTTCACCATTGGCTTCATTGACGTACTTTTGGTATTTTTTTATCATTTGCCTTTAATATTGATTTTCATTCGGTTTTCGTCAAAAGTTACTACACTATTAACGTTATTACTAATTACAATTTTATTCAATGCCATTATATCTTTGTAGAACTTATCAAATGATGGCTCAACAACTTCTATTTTAATGATAACGTTATCACCATCACCAATTACTTTAATTGGATTCTCAGCATCAAATGAATATGCTTTGGTTGCTGAAATAACGCCTTTAAACTTACTTAATAAGTCAGGTGATATACCAACTCTCCTTCTAACCGGAAGTGATGCCCAGTCAACTTTAACTGATGCCTCTGCTAATCTTTCAAGAAATGATATGTTTTGTATCTCTGAATCTTGATGTTCATTGAAATAACCAACTGATATATTTGTTATCTCTGGCATATCATCCATAAAACAGGCTGAATCAGTAAAGATACCAGTAGGATCCTTCTTCATAGACATACCATTCTTATTTAACTCAGCCGCTAAAGCATCAGCAAATTCATTAGAACAGCATTCGCCGCCCATTTGAACAGTTATAACAGAGTTATAATTTCTTCTATCAAAAGAAACTACCTTTTTAATATTTTTTAGGAATTTAAATGAATCGAGGTTTGATACAACTGATGATGAACCAATACATCCTCTTTCCTCACCCATAAAGAAATAATATACACCTGGTACATTATGTGTTATCATATACAGCATAACAGCTACACCAGCCTTATCATCAGCACCTAATATAGTTTTATTATCAGTACAGATGATATCATCGTCACCTTCTTTATATGTAAATAAATTAATTTTGGATTTTTTATAAGAGGCGGTGTCTAAGTGTGATGTGAACATAACATCAGAATCACCAATTATCTTATAGTAGTTACCATACATATCCTTCTCTAAATCAGAAGGCATCAAATGCATTACTTCTTCTTCGTGTCCATGTGGATATGTCTCTGTAACCAATGATAAGAATGTTTCTCTAACATTATTATAGTTAGCTTTCTTAGCCTCTACTTGTAATGGTGTTCTTGGTGGTAGTTTTTTCTTTTCAGGCTTACCAAAATTAAATAATTCATTCTTTATCTCGTTGTAATCAACTGTGAATTCTGTTATTTGCTTCTGTGTAAGACTATTACCAAAGAAATCTCGTACCAAACTACCAACTTTAACACTACCAATTCTTTTACCGATTGTTACTTCAAACATCCAATCTTTATCAGATATGTCTATTTTAGATACACCGTGGCTATTTTCAATGTTACCATTTCTATCAAGCTCCATAATTGCCGATGATACTTCATCATCAATTTCGCTTAAAATCATTAGTAATTCCGGGCTTAATATTATCATATACTATATATTAATTGCTGTTTTTAATTTTACTAATTGCTATTTTTATGCAAATTTAATAATTTATTTGTCGATTCCAACATTTGACCATAATTAATTTATTATTACCGGATGAAATTAAAAATATAGTGCAAACAAAAAGTCCACTCTGAGAGTGGACTTTTGTGTGTTTCTAACATTATATTAGATAAGGTTCTGATTTGCATCGTACACCTTAAGTGTCATATATTGTTTTTGAGGGAACCAACCTACTTCAGTCACCGCGTAACGGCTTCTTAGTAACATTCTTGGAGCGAAAGTCGCTTCAGAGATGATGCTGATTGATTGTGCCATCAAGTAAGGAACGAAGATGATACCTGGTTGGTCAGGGTTGTTCTTACGTCCTAAAACGATACGGTTGTCGTTATACTTCATGTATGGATCAACGTAGATAGTGATATCACCGATTGTTCCAACTGGGTATAATTGTCCAGCAGTATTTAACTTAGACTTAGCTGGGTTAATAGTATATCCAGAGATATCCATTAATACAGAAGCTAAGTTACCGTTTGTCACAGCGAACTGTGCAGGCCCGATACGTCCTTCTGTTGCTAAGTAGTTACTTGCGTTGAAAATCTTAGAGATTAACTTACGTTGAACTGCGTGAGATGTTTCTCCACCTGGTGCGTTAGTAGCTAAATAACTTGTAACGTCAAAGTCGAAGATAGTTCTGTCCGCGATACCAGCCGTAGCAGTTAAAGTTGGAGCAGAAGCTCTGTTTAAATCACCCATTTCGAAAATCTTCGCAACAATTTGTTTAGAGATTGTTTGAGATAATTCGTTAACAAGGATAGATTCCATCTTTTGAACGATATCCATACCTGTGTTAGCTTTGATATCTTCAATTTCTGTACGCTTTAAAGCAGAAGAAATTTCGATAGTACCAACTTGTACTGATTTACTTGATACTCTTGGAGCAATAATACCAGGATAAGAGTTCTCATCAGCATTACGGTTCATTGGAGATAAGTTATTATCAGCCCAGTTAGATACGAAACCTGGGATATGGTCTTCAAGAGCAGAAATTAATTCTACAGCAGCAGAAGAGAATGCTACACCAGAAATCATAGTGATTTGAGATGCGATATCACCTGTTGAAGTGAATGTATTTACTGTTTGGTCATATGCCCAATTGTTTTGTCCTGTGTAGTTGTTCTGACGGTAAGCACGTAACATTGGATAACCATCGATACGAGAGAAACCTAAGAATTCAACCCATCCTTTTTTGTTCGCAGGAGCAGAGTTTTCTGTTGCACCGTAAGAGAAAGTACCAGACGCAGTTGCGTTGATAGAAACCCAAATTTTAGCACCAGTTAATCCACCTTGCACTTCACGCGCACCAGCGATTGTGATAAGGGTTCTTAAGTTAGCAATAGCAGCCGCAGAAGCGTTGTTTACTTTGAAAACTTGAGGACGACCTTCACCCATTGGAGTGTCATCATATGCGAAATCTACATATAATAAATCGATTTTTGGACCCGGAGTTGGCTTTACCGCTACCAAGTCAAGACCGATAGTTTGAGCAGCAATCTTCATCGCTACTGGTAAAAGTTGTTGTCCGATATCACCTGAACCAACTACACCACCGTTAGTTGTGTAAGCACCGATAGTTTGACCTGGGATGCTTGAAGGTTGAGGAGAAAGAGCGTTACCTAAACCAGCTAAGTTATGCTGATTAACGTAAGCATTTTCATTAATTGAGTGGAACTCAGCGTATTCCGCCATCCAGTCGATTCTTTCAGAATCTTTAACTCCCATGTTCTCAAGAACAGGTGTCCACTTCTTAATTGCTTTTTGTTTGTCTATTCTAATGTGTGACATAATTTTGTTTTGTTTTTGTTTTTTCTATATCTATATATTACTTCAAAAAAGTCGTTTTTTTCTATTTTGAAATTTTGTTTAGATTATAGATTTTTAAATCTTTCTAAGATAGAATTCATCTCATTGTCAGATAATTTATCTTCTTGAATGATAGCCTCGTGAGATACTAATTTCTTAGTTGACTCGTTCTTTTTAAGGTTTCTCGTTAACCAAAAGTGTTCTACTTTTTGCTCACTGTTCAAGTCAGGATATAATCTTGCTTGTGATAAAATGCTCTTCTTTGAAGATTCATTCATTTGCTCCCAAATTGGCTTAATGTTTTCTGGCATCAATCTGATTAGCTTTTCTTCCATTGACTCATTTTTAGTCGATAGAGCTTCATTCATTAAACGTAGAACATCTGCGCTTGAGAAATACGTGTTTTCGTTTAGGTACACAGTAACAAGTTCGCGTTCTTCATTTGTTAAGCTGTTGAAACTGTCAGCTTGACTCTTGTTTAAAAATTTCAAGAAATGTAAATCGCTTGTTTCTGAAGCTTTACGTTTCTTAGCTTCTGCGATTAGAGTATCTATTTGTTTTGATAGATCCGTGTTGGACTCAAATTGAGTTTCGTCTTCATCAGCACCACCGTCGAAGTCTTCTTCTCCTTCAGCACCTTCTTCTTGACCACCCTCAGCAGGAGCTTCTTCACCTTCCAATGGAAGATTTTCAGCAGACTCTTCACCTTCAACAGATTCTTCACCTGCTAATGCGTTTAATAAGTCACCTTCTTCTGCGTTTAAGTCTTGTAATTTAGCGATGATTGATTCATCACCTTCTTGTGGTTGTTCTTCACCATCAACGTCATCGATATTCTCTTCTCCGTCTTCAAGTGGAAGTAATTCTTCTTCAGCACCTTCTTCTTGACCGTTTTCGATTGGAAGAACTTCTTCTTCTGCTTCAAATCCATAATCTTCAAGTGTTAAAATTTTACCACCTTCAATTGATTCATTTAATTTTGAACCATTTAATTTTTCAGTAATCATACCAGCATAAGTAATAGTTTTATCTAAAGACTCAGCGATATAATCCGAGTATGCAATAGTATCATCTAAATTCTCTGCTAAATATTCAGAGTATTTGATGTTTCCTTCAACGTGTTCTGCTAAATATTCAGAATACGCAATTGTATTATCAACGTGTTCTGCTAAATATTCAGAATAGTCAATGTTTTTTGATAAATTTTCAGCGATATACTCAGAGTAAGCAATATTCTTATCTAAGTTTTCTGCTAAATATTCAGAGTATGCAATGTTTTTATCTAAGTTCTCAGCAATATATTCTGAGTAAGAAATGTTTTTGTCAACATTCTCAGCAAGGTATTCAGCATAAGAAATATTCTTATCTAAATTTTCCGCTAAATATTCAGAGTATTCAATGTTCTTATCTAAGTTCTCAGCTAAGTATTCAGTATAACCAATTGCTTTTTCTAAGTTCTCAGCTAAATAATCATTATGCTTCATAAGCTTAGAAGCAGTTTCTTTTAAAGAATTGTTTTCGTTAACTACGATTTGTACTTTTTCTGATAAATAATCTAAGTATTTAACAATTTGTGTACTTGTAGTATTTAAGTTCTCATAATACTCCATCATTTGATCCAATTTCTTTGGCTCAACGTTTCCAGTCTTAATAGCTTTGGTAACTTGTTCTTTAGTCGAAGCAAGTTCCTTAACTAAATACTTAGAGTAATCAGTCAATTGTTGCTTTGTTACAAATTCATTCTTGTTCATATTGAATAAATCATTAATTTTTGAGTCGTTAGACATTTCATATATTCTGAAGTTTGCGTTAGAATTAAATCCAAAAGATTCATTTAAGGATCTTACTTCCATCTTAGCAGAAGCAAAACCAGGATCAGCAACAATGTCATAAGTAAATAACTTTTTAAGTGTTACAGTTCCGTCAGATTCAGTGATACCAGCAGCTCTTGAAGAAACAAAGATTGGGCATCCGTCTTGAACTAATGCTTTAGCTTCTTTACCCCAATAAGTGTTAAGTAATTTAATTTCACCTTCTACTTTGTTAGACTCGTTTACATAGCGTGTAGACTTGATAAGGTGTGACGCTCTAGATAGAGATGTATCAAATACATCTGGATGGTCGAACTCACCGTAAACTACACCCATAGTAGTAATACGCTCGTTCAATTCGTTAAGACAAGGAAGAAATTTTTCAGCAGTATAGATACGCTCATTACGGTTTTTTACACCGAATTCAGTAAACGTTCCGCTTAAGATCCAATCTTTTTCCCCAGTCGCGTTCTCATTTAGAGGACGAAGTGAACTAGTGTTGTGTTCTACAATTAATACTGGTTTCATATTTTTTTTTATTTTTTCTGTATAGTATATATTTACTTGGAAATATCACTTTTTTCTATTTTTAGAATTCAAATTCGTCACCACCAGCACCTTCTGTATCACCTCCTGGTTCAGGACCACCCGGTTCAGGACCACCTACATCACCACCTTCTTCTGGTGCGCCACCGATGTCACCACCTGGTTCAGCTCCACCACCACCACCTAAATCAGGTCCACCTGGTTCAGCTCCGCCTACACCGCCTGGTGCGCCACCTTCTCCAGCGGTAGCATTTGCTCCACCTTTAAGTTTGTAACGTGCGTTAGCTTGTTTTTCATCCTCAGTCAACTTTAAAACTGTATCTACTAAATAGTCAACATGAAAATATGGTTGACCATCTGCTGTTTGAATTGAACCTAACATACTTGATACAATCTCTGCTCTCTTCTGTAGGTTATTTAGTTTCTTCCATTCTTCAAATAAATCATTTGAATTGAATTCGATACCAACAGCATTTTGAAATATTTCATCCTTTATAAGCTCAGGAAATTCAATAATCATTTGAAGTTTCATTGGCTTAACAAGTATCTCTCTATAAGCGGTTCTTAATCTATTAATGAAGTTTGAAAATTTCACCTCATCTCTTGTCATCTCAGATGCATCAGAGAATATATTACCACCACCATTATCCTTATCAAATCGTGAGAATGGAATTCTACTTGCTCTCTTAAGTGCATTAAAAAACCAAGTAAGCATATCAGACTCATTTAGATTGTGTCCTTCTGGTGATACTAATTCAAAAGCAGGAGACCCACCTTCACCCTCAGGGAACCACAATTGTTTGTTATATGGTAAATGCTTCGAACCATTAATCATAACAGTTCCTAATGAGTCATCCCATTCAACCTCTTCTGAATAATCGGATATCAATTGTGATATTTGCTCTTCTGCACGTTGACGCGATAAACCTGTAATTGGAATTGTAAACTTCTGATAAATCATAGCGTTCAACATATTGAACATAATTCTTGTTTGCTCTATGATTTTTAATTGATTATATGGTCTAATTAATCCCTCAACATAAGATGTCTCAGAATATTCTTTTTGTGTTGAATATGATATGAAAACAACTTGTGAGTCTAATAGAATCTTTCTAAGCTGTGGGTCTTCTGGATATTGAATCCAAATATGTTTACCCGTTGCTGGTTCATAACCCGGAACTAGAGTAGCTGGGTCTAATTGGTTAAAGTGAATGATATTCTTGAATTTATCATCATAAACGATTTCGAATGCTAAGTAACCATCAATAAGAAATCCCTTTATATAGTACCAAGCAGATATACCATCATTAAATCCATATTTAGAATATATCTTCTCAAATACTTCTTGATATTTATTCTTAATTTCTTGAGAGTATTCATCTGGTAATGACCTCGGCTTACAAAACTTCTGACCATCATCACCATAAATAATAACCTCATCAGCTATTGTAGTAACAAAATCTCGTACTTCATCTTTGATTGAATATTCTCTTAATATTCTTCTTTTATCTGGGTAAGCTCTATCTAAATAAGGAATAGACTTCTTAGCCATAATAGAGGCAATAGCCTTTTGTGAAAAGAAATCGTACATACCAAATCCCTTTTGAGAATATGGATCTTCATTAATGGAAATAGCATATGAATTTTTGATAATCATGTCATCATAATTCATTCCCCACGACGATAAATCTCTTAGTATTCTACTGAAAACACCGCGATTCTGTGCGGCACCCCCTGTCACAACTTGATTTTGCGGATTGTTCTGTGGGTTATAACTGGCCATTAAATTTTTGCTAATTTTTAGGTATATATTTAGTTTCCAGTTTTCCTTTTACTTATAATTAAAAAGACCTACCCCCGTATTTGGTTAAATTCTTCTGTATTCTGTCTATATGCCCTTTTAACTCAGTGTATTCGCTTCGCATCTCTTCATCTATTTTATAGAAGTCATCGAGCATGAATTTCATTATCTCTTCATGTCTTTCTCGCTTTGTTTCTATCTTGACAGACCAAATTTCATATAGCTTCTTGGGGTCATATTTAACTTTAGGGTGACCAGAATATAGAAATCGATTAATATTAGATATATCAATCTTATGTACAGTCTTAACCATAGCAAGATTATATTCAACAAGTGCATACTCATATCCTATCTTTAATAGCTCAGTATATACTCTCTGATAGTTAACCCAATTTAATTGGTCATCTTTCTCGAAGTTTTTTATGAACTTATCAAAGAATAAGGCACGTATTTGCATCGGAATGAAGTTTAGATTAATTGCTTGAACAACAATCATATTATTAAACCTTTTGAAATCAACAGTCATTATAGGTGAATACTTCATCCAAGTGGAATCATCTGCGTAGTGTAAAAAATAAAATCTACCCTTTTGCATTTTACCTTTATCAATAGTCTTAACTACACCATTATCAGTGTTAGCCTTACTATAAGCTAATCCAAAGTAATTTGTATTCTCTTTATATGTAGCCGGTAAATTCTTTCCTGACTCTTTAAGTGTTTGTAGAAGTACTCCCATATAATATATATTAAAAAACAGTTTTAATCTATGTTAAACGCTAAGCCAAATAATGCTAATTATAATAGTGGACTATATGTTCCACAAAACAAAAACAAGGTGCTTAAGCTAAATGAGAAGGGTGGTCTATACTATCGTAGTTCTTGGGAGAAGAAGATTATGATTTACTTAGATATGAAAGAGGAAATTGTAATGTGGGGTGCCGAAGGGCTCGAAATACCATACGCATCACAAGAATATGATAGAGATGCACAGATGGTTAGAACAAAGCACAGAAGATATTATCCTGATTTTTATTATAAAATAAAATCGGCTGATGGTTCTATAAAAGAAGTCATAGCCGAAGTTAAACCTATGAAAGAGGTTAAAGATGTTGAAATGTTCAACGAGGGTAAGTTTCACATACCAAATAATCTAAACTCAAAGAGATTAAAAAATCTTGAGTATCAGTTTAAAATGGCTCAGAAAAACTCATCCAAGTGGAAGGCAATGGAAGAATTTAGTTTGAAGAAGGGTATGAAATTTATAATCATAACCGAAGACTTCATTAATAGAATTAGCCAGCTAAAATAGGTTCTAAGTAGATAATTTCACTTAGATCCTTTAAATTAGTCAACGAGTTTTCAAGTAAAACTACTGTTTTATCCTTCTGTACTAAATTATATAAAGTATCACTTACGTGAACGTATAGAGGTTTTCCACAAACACGCGAGTATTCGCTTGGTACTTCTTTACTTCTACTATTATAGATAGACTTTATATGATTTTGGCATTCTATTACGTCTGTATGTAGTGAGCAACCATCTGGTCTAACTCCCCATCCCTTTTCTGATTCTTCCCAAAGTTGGAGAACCACAATTTTTTCCTTTTCCATGTTATATTGAGTGTAATCCTTGTCCATCATTAGAGCTATCCAATGATACTAGTTTAATTAAATGTTCGGCATCGCCTTTTTTCTTATACAATTCATTATATCCCTTTGCTAATCCTCTTTTGAAGATTTCTGTATAATAAGCGAAAGCATTTGTTGATTTCTCTTCATTGAAGTTATGCCAGTTTGAAAACATATCAAGAAGACCTGATTGATAACAATCCATTCTATCGTCGTTGTTATAGTAACGCATTTTTTTAATAGTCTTCTTTGCAAGAAGTTCAAGCATTACTTTTGCCTTTGGTGTTAATTTGCCCTGTGCTTTAGACACAACGATTTCAACAAATAAATCTCGATTATTTAAATACATTCATAGTCATTAGTTTTTAGATCCAATTGGATAGTTTAAAATTATACAATACTCATCATGATAAGTTTAGAAAAGGTTTGTAAAAGGCACAAAAAAAGAGAGTTTTTAGCTCTCTTTTTTAATTTATCTCAAGAAATTGATTATTTTCTAGTAACTTCTGTTAATTGTTGTTCTTTAATTGATTCTAATTCAGTGTTTAAAGACTTCTTTCTTTCTTCAAGCATATGTAATGCTTTAGTTAAAGTTTCAGAATCATTCATATCAGATAGAGTGAATTTTACTTTATCGATGTTTGAATCAACGTCTTCTAATTGAAGAGTGATTTCTCTTTCTTTATCTTCTAATTGACGCTTAACGATAATTTCTTTACCGATTTTGTTTTCGAAGAAATAAGTAAGGTCGAAGTTTAATTCGTTTCTAACTTCTGTTACAAGCTCAAGAGCTGAATCATAACGGTAGAATGAATTACCATATCTTTCATCACAACGATACATAAATACGCTTTCTTTGTAATTGAATGTGAAAGCCTCTAAGTAAGGATTGATTAAGTTAGATACACGTTTAACAACGTCTAATTCAACAAACTTATCAAGATTCTTTGAAGTTTCGATTAATAATGGGTAGAAGTTCTTATTAACAATCGGAACAATTGGTGAAGCAAATAAACTCTCAAGAGTAGTCTCTTCATTTAATTCATCTTCATTGATGAACATTGTACCTTTTTTGTCAACTGACATACCAACTACTAAGTTTTCAGAAATTCTGAAGTTAATTCTATTGTCATCAATAGAAGCATATTTCATAGCTGTTTCTAATAATCTTAGAGTACGTAATTTAGTCTCATCCTTTACGTGTGTTTCAAGTAAAGTTTTTTCGATAGTTTCTTCGTTCAATAAGAACCAAGAATCTCTTACATAAGCAAGGTGACCGTCTTCAACTTGTTCAACGATAGTAAATACTGATTCAGCTCTACCACCTGATAATAAGTTTTGCTTTTGTTCAGGAGACTTAGTTAAATTATGAACAAACAATTTAATCTCTGGAACATAGTCATATACTGCTAATTCGTTAAGAATCTTAGACATTCTATCTTCTTCCGCTTCAACATTAATGATGTCAAAAAGAACTTTAAGTGGCTGACGATAAATCATACCTAAGTTTTTTGATTCAATTACTTTATATAAGTGTTTAAGTTCGTACAAAAGTTTGTATGTTTCAAGGCAAAGATTCATGTTCTCTAATAAAGACTTAACATCTTTGTCGTAAGTGTAAATCTTCAATCTTTCGTTTAACGACTCTATTACTTGCTTTTCAGAAAAAGTATTAAGAGCAGTCATATGTCCTTCTACAATTTGAAAAACCTCTTCTTGATCCAAGTTAAGTTTCTTCTTAAAGTTGAAAAGCTCTAATTTTAAATCCAATGGTTTGTTCATATCTAAGATATTTTTTTTATATATTACTATATATATTTATTTTAAAACTCGTTTTTTCCCCTTTATTACACCTTGTTAATGCCATACTGAATTAAAAACTGTTGATTGTATATATTATTTCCTCCAATATAATCCGTGTAACTTGAATCATCGTTGGATATTCGTAAATTAGCATTGGAAACAGTGATTCCGAGTGATTGATTATAATAGTCTAAAATACTATATGATGATATGCTCCAAAATGAAACAGTAGAACTCAATGTAGTTAAATAATCAATCGGTTGTGATATAGTCGCACCAGCAGGGTAATGTGTCACAGATAACGTTAGACCCTTAAGTGTGGGTGAAACACTCGTATATGTAACGTTTAGTGGGCTAAAGTTACTATTAAAAGATAAAACGAAGTTATCTATCTCATATTGATTAGCTGGTCTCAACAATTCAGTAATTGATAGAGTATCTTTTAATTTATATGTTCTCGCAACTTCAAATGTATTATTATTAATATTTTCAATAATAGCTATTACTTCACTATTTTTATCGATTGCAAATGTATTTTCTAAATATGCGGCTTCAACTTCACCATAACCAGCAACCCTATTTGTATGTGTTCTCCATTTAACTCTTTTTGGAATCATCATATCACCACCAAATAATCCCGGCATATTCGTAGCATCATCACTCACAATACCATCTTGACCAGCACCACCAATTCTACCTTTCTTATAATCATAGTTCTGTGGTCTAACCGCTGGATAGTAAGTATGTACTTCAAATGAGGTAGTTAATTTAATAACATTCTCTGCTGCTAAATTCTGTTCTCTTTGTATTTCAACGTTGGAGTCATCTGGTACAACAAATACTGCATCAATATTCATAAAGTTATGTTCAAAAAACATATACTTATATAACCAGAACATATTTATAATAGCTTCCTGACATTTAAATGCGTCTATTTCACTTTTAACCATAATCTGTAAGTCAAACTTAACGGATAACGGAACAGCTCTTACTTTAGTTAATATTTTACGAATCTCATCATTATCTTCTCTAACCCATTTCAACCATACATTTGGATTAGCAAATTCATCACCTTTAATAGAATATGATGTTAATGTCATATGCCCTCTAGGAATCATTGAAGTATTTACCTCAACATATCTTGAATTTGATACTATATCATCTGAGAATGAATCTAATAGAAAACTCTCATCACCAGTCATTGAATAAAAAATTGGAACTCTAACCTGTACGTCACCAGATGAAAATCTATTAACCCATGTTAATTGACCATCAATAGTATCGAGTAAACAAGCTGTTAAGTCTCTGAAAAATACATCATCATAATTAAATCGATGGTCTGGGTTAGTTGGTAACTTCATTTTATAAACTTTGTTTATTTTAAATAATACCATTATATATTCTAAAACCATTGCTTCATTTTTAAATACAATAACATATGAAAAATAAACTATTTTGGGAAAAATGGCGTCCGTCTACATTGGACGATATAATCCTTCTACCAAGAATACGAAAGTCTATCGAAAATGGACTAAGTAAAAACATTATACTATACGGAACTTCTGGTATTGGTAAAACAACATTATCTAAGATATTATCAAACGGTAAGCCTTGTCTATCAATCAATACATCGATGGAGACATCTATTGATACGTTACGTTCAAAGATAGAAGAATTCTGTTCTACTATGTCAATGTTTGATTCCGCTGATGATACAAAGGTTGTATTTTTAGACGAGTTTGAGGGTGCATCTCGGCAATTTCAAGAAGCTTTCAAGGGCTTCATCGAAAAGCACACAACAGTTAGGTTCATTGCTACCACTAATAATCTGAGTAAGATAATAGACCCACTACATTCTCGATTTCTAATCATTGATTTCAATGCACAAAGTCTTGAAGAAGAGAAGTTTCTTAAAACACAGATGTATAAACGCATCATGGAAGTAATTTGTCCAGCGGAAGATATAACAATAAGTAAGGATGACTTAGTTAAACTGATAAACAAATACTTTCCTGATTTTCGCGCTATACTTGTTCAGTTACAAAACTTTAAAGAAACTGGTGAGTTATCATCAACTGGTTCTAACATAGACTTAAAGTTAAGAATGCAGTTATATGATATGGTTTTCTCAAATGATACACCTGAACAAGTTTATCACTTCTTGATGACAAATTTCGGAGCAGATAAGATAGACGAAATGATTAGATTAATGGGTAAGCCATTCATACAGTGGATTTTTGAAAACAAGAAACCTTTCGTAGATAAGATATTCAAAGTATCGAGGTTAGTAACTGAGCATACAACATTTTTAGAAAACTCAGGCACAGATCCAATAATCGTAGGATTATCATTATTCGGCGAGGTTAAAGCTCTTAATCAATAATAGTTTTTTATCTCTACTTAATTTCTTTATAACATATTCCCTTTTTGAAGCAGATGACCTATCATCTGCTTTTTCTTTATATACAAGTCTTACAGGTGTTCTCGTTGATGTGTATTTAGCACCCTTTTTGGTATTATGCTTATCTATGCGCTTATCAACATCATTTGATATACCACAATACAACGTACCATCCGAACATTCAACTAAGTAAACAAACCACATTGGTAATAATTCTTTTTTTATATATAATCTATGGCTAATTTCAATTTCACAGACTTCTATATTCTATACGAAGGTCATCATAGGTATAACCCAAATGAAATCATCGAAGATGAAGTCATAGAAGTAATTATTCAAAAATATGAAATGATATTATTCACTTCAAAAGGCGAATTACTTGGGGATCCAGAGTTTGGTGCCGATTTATATAAATATTTACACGAAACAAGAGTTTCATCTGACTTTATAAAATCTGAAATAATAAGTCAGATAGAAAGCTACATCACAGAAATTGCAGGAATCAACTATGTATTAGATGTTAGATTTGTCGCAGATCCGGAAAGATATCAAGATATGATGTTTATTGACTTCAAGATAAAAGATTATGAAGTCTATTCTTATTTCGGCTAATTAATTTTGACATTTAATATATAGGAACATGAAGGTTCAAAAATTCGAAGAGTATTCACAGTCATACATGGAAGTCTTTTGTCAAGATTTCCTAAAGGGTCTATTATCTGATAATTTACACGAATCTTCTTCCACAACATGGGATGAACTACACAACAAAGCATTTAATGATTTAAAGCATAGTTTCGACTTTATTAGGTCAATCGATATTCTACCGCTATATGACTTTATAAATAGTTTAGTTAAAAACGAGAAGTCAACTGTTACAATAACACCAGATATGGTTGTTAATATGACGATATGCGCGGTAGCAATAACGCACGTTGAAGACAAAAGAGCAGATATACCAATTAAGGAAAAAGAATTAATAGTTAGAGATATCCAATTAGAATTGGAAGAATTTAGAATGCAGGGGATATATGGTATTGTTAAGAAAGCCGTTAGATGTATTAATTCTATTCGCTCTATATTTAACATCATCTCTAAACATATCGGTAAATTAGTTTATCAGTTCTTGGACTTGTTTAATTATATGACTTTGTTAACACCAATCATACAAATACTATCAAATTTAATAGATAAGTATAAGATTGATATGGAAGTATTACCAGGTATGCTCATTGGTGCTGGGTCTGGATTAACTACACTAATTACAAATAACTATATCGTAGATTTAATATCTAAGATGAAAGAAAGGTTTAATTTGAAAGATGCACAAGTTACTGATATAGAAAGCGCATTAGGCGCAGAAGAAGTAACGAATATACAACCAACAGTTCAGAAGTTTTCTGAATTCACACCGATAAATGATGGTGAATTAAATAACAATGTTGAAAATGAGAATTAAGAAATATAGCGATTTTATTACAGAGTCAACCGAGTCCACAACAGGACAGTGGGTTGAGAAGCAATTAGAAGGTAATAAAGATTTAGTTAAGATTGTAAATAAGTATATAAACAATATTAGCCCTGATATTTCAGTATCAAATGCTGTTAATTTATTAAGCGATTATGACCAAAAGGTACTCATTAAAGAAATTGAAGATACTATATCTGGACATCAAGACCACACAGAAGTTATTGCGACTACTGATGTTGTGAATGAAAACACAGCAACAATGGATGAGATAGAAAAAGTAGCAATATCAGGCAAATACACATTTAATTGCTTTCTTTACGTTCTAACAGCTTTACAATCAAAATTAGAGCCTAATTGGAAAGATTGTCCAAGAGATTATTATGCTTATTGGTCTTGTGATGGTGATAAGATGGATATATCAGATTTACTATCAAGATATCGCTCATTACAAATAGGCGCACAACATATACAACAAGCTAAGAAGACATCTGGTTTGTTTTACGGTGTTTCATTTAACAACAACACAGTATATTTAGATTATGGTGTATTAGTAGACGGAGAGCGCATTTTAATGGGTCAATTTAAAATGACTGACTCTGTATTGATTTCTATTTTAAACAAGCCAAACAAGTCTTTAAATAGCTTTAGAAAAGAGTTGAAAGATACTACAATAAGAATTATAAAATTATTCATGATAGTTAAGCGTGAATTACTTGAATACAAACCATCTAACTATCAAGAAAGAAGCCCTATTCAAATTACAAATGGTGTTATGTCATTTGGTTTATATGGTGTTGGTAAATGGGATGGTATGAATCTCGACCAAGGTGAATACGAAAACATCAAGCAAAACTTCAAAACTTGGTTAACCAAATACAATTGGTCTGAAAAGATATTAGTATCAGTTAAACCACATAATTATTGGATTTACTTCAATATCAAGATTAAATAAACTTTCATTAATAGCCCGTATATAATTTTTATGGGACACAGATTAATAGACCACTGGGATTATGATGGTTCGCTTAATGCGACCCAATCAACGACTGATTCATTTAACTCAGTTGTTTTTCCTACAATAAAAAGAGTATTCGCTCAAACAATTGCCACTAATATAGTACCAGTCCAACCAATGGGTGGTGGTAATAATGGTGAGGAATTAAACCGCATTAGACGAGAAATTAAGGAAGAAAATAGAGAAAATAAAATCGAATCTCTTATAGAAGATAAGGCATATGTCGAAAAAACTATAACGGATCACCCTGACTACATTCCATCAGAGGGACCAAGCGGTCAATTATTCTATCTTGATTTTACCTACGGAACAGGCTCAAATTAAGCCGCTCTGAACCCTTTCATTTTAGAAAACTTATCGTACATTATTTGTACTGTTTCCTTTTGAGTATATGGGAACCATTTTTCAGACTTCTTTAATTGATTATCTTTATCAGTAACACCAACGTTCATAACAACTGGCTTACCTTCTTTTGAAAGAACATCAATCGCAGTTATTTTCTTTATATCTAACGCAGAAGGATCAGCACCAGCTAATTGGTCTCTCTTCATAGCTGGTAATGCATATAAATTAAATGAACCTTCTTTCTTAAAGTCCTTATCATTTACAATAACTGAGTAAACTTGTTTATTTACATCAACGCTACTTTTTGGTTTATAAGAAGAACCCTTATACTGACTAATATAATAATCATTATCAAGTGATACTTGGAATAATTTAGAACCTTTGAATATATCTTTATTGATTAATTCATTGTTCTCAAGTGTATTGTTATATCCTACAAAGTAAACATAACCTTCTTTTTCCTTACCATCCATCTTATAAGTACACTTAACTCTAAAGCTTTTCTTATCAGCAAAATTAGATATGTTTAAATTTTCATTATATTCAACAAATGACCATTCTTTAACATCTTGTTGTTCTGCTTTTTCTTCTTCAGTAGCATCAGCAGAAGCAGTAGTTTTCTTAGCGTCATTACCAAGACTAACACCTTTAACACCAAAGTGTTTTTCTAAGTATGTTTTTTGATATCCTGGTTTTCCAAATGCCTGTTGGTCATTTAACATATCAGTAATGAAAGATGTTATTGTATAAGAAACTTGTTTCTCTTCACCATCAACAAGAATCCATTTACTGTTAAAAAATGATTCTAATGCTTTATCTTTCATCAATGCTAACACACCATCATTCCACTTGCTGAATAATTTAATATTTCTAAAAGGACCACCACCTGGTGATGTAGGGTTAACAGAACTACCATCTAACTTCTCCCAGTTATTAGCTCTTGATACACTAACTTTACCACCAGTTCTTACAGATGGTATATTACCTTTAATCATAATTCTATTAACGTCATTAAATATTCTCAATACTTCAATTGGATCCGTTAATACTTTTTTATTCGACTTAATAACTGTTTCGTATTTCTTACCAGTTTCATTAGCTTCTTGTGCAATCTTCTTAACATCTTCTTGTGCTGACTTCTCAAGCTCTTTAATAGCGTTTGGTAATTCTTTCTCAGCATCTTCTTTACTCATCTCTTTAACCTCTTTATTGGTCTGCTTTCTAAAGGCATCCAATATGCTGTTAGTTTTGATACCACCAGTTAACTCTTCATTAATTGGTTGATAGTTTAAAGATGTACATAAAGACTCAACAATATGTTCTAAGATAGCAATAGCTTCTTGTATAGAATCAGGAACACCCTGTTCAGCCGAAGCTACTGGTTGTTTTTCAGCCTCAGCTTTAGCCTTAGCTAATTTTTCTGATATAACTTTATGAGTTCTTTCGGCTACTGCTAATTGATTTTCATCCTGAGCAGTATCTTCTCCTTTTGCTTTCTTATCTTCAATAATCTTCTTTAAAGAATTAATTGTATTTTGAATCTTCTGTAATTTTCCTTCATCACCTGATGCCGCTTGTCCAACAACCTCTGGTTTATCTGAAACACCAGCACCTTCTGGTTTATCCGTAGAAGAAGCAATGCTATTTGTACCACCAGAAGCAGTAGCAGATGTGTTTGATGTAGCTAATGCTGTACTATTTGATATAATAGCAAGGAATACTGGTTGTATTTCTTCTGGTAATTCAGCGATAACTTCTATAACTTTTGCTTGACCTAATGCTTTAACCGCAGTGTCTACTTGATTATTCTTAATAGCATCAACAAATGCTTCTTTTTTAGCAACTGTTTCAGCCTCTTGTTTAAGAGTCTCTATCTCTTTCTTAGCTTCTTCTACTGATAAAACAATAGTACTCTCAGCTAATGACTTTAATCTACCCAAAGCGAAGTCTACTCGCTTATTATCAACTCCCATTTTAGCTACTCTAAATATAGAAGCAAACATTCTACCTACTAATGAATCACCCCAGCCTATGTCATTTGACATAACTTCGTTGATAAACTGTGTCTTATCAACACTTTCGTTCATTTTTTTAACAAATTCTTCGCGATTAATTACGTACTTCATCTAAAATGGGCATATTTTGTAGTATATATATTAAAAAAATAGTCTCGAAAATTTGGATTTTACCTATTTGATCCGTATATTTGTCCAGTGATTATGGACGCTCTTTTCTCTAAATTGTTAAAAATCAAGAAATTAGCATAAAAATTTGCATAATTGGAATAAAGTCCTTATATTTGACATATAAATAAAGCTATGAAAATCGAAAACATAAAAATTGGTTCAACAGTAAGATTTGTAAATGATACAAATTTATACGCTGGCTTAGATATTAAGAAGCCTGTTCTTTATGGTTACTACAAAGTTCGTGGTTTTAGTGCTAAAGGTTTCTACCTTGAAGGCATCGAAAACGCACCAATTAAGTGGGTTAACGAAGCTGGTGAGTCACACAGTTCAGAACCAGGATTTGGTGCTTGGAGATTTGAACCAGTAGCAGATTCAGTTTTAAGCAGAGAAGACTTAGCAAAAGAAGCAAAAGTTGAAGGCATCAAGATAAAAGTTGGTGATTACGAAAAAGTATGATAGATTTTGATAGTCTTTATGACAACTGGCGCAAAACGCTAATTGAAAGTTTTGAAAGGAATCACACAGATCCGCTCTGGAAGAAAAGAGCGATAGATGCTCTCAAAAATAAAGAAGAATTCATCGATACTTGTAAGAAAAATGAAGAGTTCTTCATATTCGTCCAAAGCTTACCCATAATATAATAAAAAACCCTCACTAAATTAATAGTGAGGGTTTTTTGTTTTTATGCTATTCCCTTATCAAGGGCGAATTCATATAGATTTAATATGTTGAGTTGTTTTTGAAATTTTGTTTTAACCTCTCCTAAGGTTTTTGATTCGTTTATAATATCACAGATAGTTAACCCGAATTGTTCTTGAAAAAGACAGTAAGATTCACCCCATGTTTTTTTGTAGTTATCTCTTAGGTTCCATTCAGTGTCACCACCGCTTAACCAGTAAAGAGCTTTCTCTGGGTATGTGTTGTACCCATTATCTTTAACATCTATTGCCCATAATTCTTTATCGTTTAAAGATTTCTTATGTCTCATAAGAAGGGCAACGCCCTCAGCAACATCGCTTGATAATTCTTTTCCTACTTTGAAGTATAAATTGCCTTTTAAGTCTCTTACTATTTCCACATCTAAGCCGTTAGTATAAATTGTAAAGTCAAGATTTCTTTCTTTAACTTTAACAGCTACTTTTTTCTTTTTCATCATGTGTGTTTTATTTTTTATCGGTCAGCCTATTGACACCTCCAATAAACTTTCCGTTTTTCCATAAGCCGCTTTCAAATGTTCCGCCGTGAAATTCGCCATTTTGCCATATTCCATTAATAAATGTTCCTCCATAAAATTTACCGTTTAACCAAATACCATAGTTAAAGTCGCCTGAGTACCATTCTCCGTTATGCCATATCAAAGTATTGTTTACTACTTCAATCTCAGCATTTTCGAATTCAGCATCATCAAGCCACTCAAGATTGTTATCTATAAGTATTTTATTGATTTCAAGTTCTCGTGTGAACTTTTGAGAACTATAAATTAGACTCTTATATCTCATTACAAAAATTGTATTTGGTTAGTTATATATTCCTTTTTTTTACTGACTAAAAACACAATCTTGAAAATTTCTTAAAAATACAACATCATGATATATTAATTATTCTCTTATTAAGTGAGTTATGAATTTTATATATAGAGTATGAGAATAGTATGTAAAAACTTCTGGTGTAAAGGAACATTCATTATACCAGACGAGAAATATGATGAAAATAACCCAGTTACCACTTGCCCGAAATGTGATTCGTTTAATAACGAGTTATCAGGTGGTGTATCATTCGTAGAGAATAAAGAATATGCGGGTGAAAGATTTGACGGTATGCCTCATAGAGAAGATATCCGTGTAAAAAAATATGATAGGTAATGAAATACTTAAAGAACTCACAACAGATAAATGAATCAGTTGATTGCATTGAATCACAAATTGCTGTCTTAAAAAGACTAAAATCTACTAAGTTTTTAAAAAACGGATCTGATGATGCTAATTGCGTGAACACATTAGTTGGTTACTATAACATGACTACTAGAAAATGGTCAGAAATTTCATTAGATGAAATAAATGACAAATTGAAATCTCTTGAAGAAGAATTAGAGATAGTTAAGAAAGAAAAGTAATCATTTAATGAAAGCACACATATTTAATATTGATACAGTAATAAAGGTAAAACAGCAAGTTTGGGTAATAGATAAAACCAAGCCTAGTATTCCTTTGCTTAAGATAGAAACATCTGACTTAAGTGTATATCAATCCGGAATATTTCGCTCACACGGAAATGAAATAAAATTCAATGGTACTACTTATTGGTTACCAAATGAATTAGTTGAAAAACTAAAAGTTAAAGTTAAGAACATCGAATCTAAGATGTCTAACTTAGGTTTATCATTACAGGAGTTTTTAAATAAAGACGTTATTGACAACTTGGAGTTCTCTATATTAGTAGAGAATATCGACCATTTAAAAAACTCACCAGACGACATATATATCATCTGCTCTAAAAAAGATAGAGTTAAGTATGAGAAATTTCTTAAAACTCTTCAAGAAAAACTTGCCGAGATAGGTGTACAGATTAAAGCATTCTATCACATAAATGAAAGGTTCTATAATCAATCCGATGATGATATCGCATATAATAAGATTAAACTCGTGGTACAGCACCTAATAGGTCTGAGAACAGAGAATAAAGGATTCAGTGCAGAAGAAATAACTAAATATGAAGAGGTATATTTCTATGATGATTCAACTAAAGCTATCGCATTGGGTAAATCTATCAATAAAGTTATTGATGTATTAGTTGACAATACAAAAGACGAAGGTGTTAAGCTTAAAGTTCAAGATTCTATTAAAAGTAAACCAATTGCACATATAGTACAAGTTACTTCTAATAAAATTATGAAATTCATTTCCAATAAAGTAGAATTAAAACTTGAAGAGAAATTGATTAAAACTTACGAATCTTTTCGCAAATCTATTAATCAACCAAAAGGCTAATCGCTTTTGCCTTTGCTTCTTCCATTGATTTCGAACCCTTAAGTGGGAGTTTACCCATCCAGATTGTGAAATCCTTCTTTGATATTACAATGTCGTGTGATTTAATAACCGCTTCTACTGTTTCTTTAGTCTCTGTCCAGGTAATTTTGCGTTCTTGTTTGATAACTGATATTTTATTGTTATTGTCCATTTATGATAGTTTTAAATTTAAGTCGTAATATATTGTATTCTTTTTAACTGATATTTCAAAATTTACACCGTTAACCAATGCGCCATTGTACTTATTCCTTTTAATAGTAAGGTCACTTATTTCATTTAAATGATTCAATTCCATTATTAAGTCATATATGGATTTGTTTTTAATCATCTTAAAACCAGTTAATTCTTTGGTTCTATCGTAGATTTCTTCAATAAGTGGTTGTTTTCCCATTTCTCTATTAATTTTAGTTTGTATAATAAAAAAGTCAGCTAATAGACTCACTACCGTATAGTAATCTATAACTGACTTTTTTATTTAAATTGGAATTTTTCAAGACTGTGTTATATTGAGTTTTCAGAAAAGGTTTCATCATTTTAATCTAAATCAATATAAAATTTTTGTGTGATATATATTCGTTTCCGAAATTAAGTTTTCTTCTGTTGTATGTATTTATCAATTGCATCGTTCAACTCTCTGGTATCTACAACCTTACCTATTTCGGTAGCACCCTCAGCAGGAGCTTCTGACATTGGAGTTGCATCAGAAAGATTATTCAATCCAAAATCATCTCTCATTTCTTTATATAACTTTTCAATCTCAGTTCTGGATTTACGACCATCTGTGTTAATTTCACGCATCTCACGCATTGTTTGATTAATAACCTCGTGCATACGTGCTGAGTTATCTCCCTGGTCAACTTGTTTAAATTGCTGAATTAATAGCTTCTCAGACATTCTCTCTAAGAATAATGAACGAGCATATATTCTCGCATCTTCGTTCATCTTTCGCACAATGTACGGATGTTTGGTGATTTTAGGAGCATCACCAAGATATAAATCGACCAAATGGTCCATAATCTCGGTAGCTTCATCTCTCACTTCGGCTAAATCATTGTTATAATTATATATCTCAAGCTCACCAAAGTCTGGCATATCCTCAGTATTAGCTAAATGATTGTTTGGATCAAACGCCGGTGTTTGGGCTGGATTATTTTGTATGGAGTCAAACTCCGATTGTAATTCGTTTATTTTCTCTTCTTTCTTTGACATAGTAAGAGTTATTTTTTCAATATATATAAAGAAATGCTTTTTACTTAAAAAAATGAACATATATGGCTACTAAAACAAAAAAGCCAACCCCAGATAAACAATTTATATTTAATGCCGAGAATGTAGTAGACGTAACAGCCAAGATTAATGACGGTTATGCTATAAAGAGATTCATGAACCCATGGTTCAGTGGTGAGATAGGTGTTAGACGAGCGGGTTGCGTATATTCAATGACAGAGGATGAAATCCAAGAATACATTAAATGCAAACTTGATATTCATTACTTCTCTGAGAAATACTGTAAGATTAAACGAGAGGATGGTACCGTAGGTCAAATGAAGCTACGTGATTACCAAAAAGATATATTAGATTTATATACAAAAAATAGATTCAGTATCTTAATGGCATCTCGTCAGGTTGGTAAGACTGTATCAGCCGCGATTGCTATTCTACACTTCGTACTATTCAATAATGATAAAAACGTGATGATTATCGCCAATAAAGGTGATACAGCAGTAGAGATTGTTGATAAGATTAAATCAATTTATAGATTGATGCCATTCTTTTTACAAAAGGGTGTTAAGAACTGGAATCAAAAGTCACTTATTTTCGAAAATGGATGTCGTATCAAAACATCTGCTCGTTCTAAGACACCAGCAATCGGTTTTACTATTGACTTCTTATACATGGATGAGTTTGCTCACATTCCATCTAATATTATTGAACCATACTATACTGCCGCATTCCCAACGGTTTCTGCGATTAGTAACTCTAAGATTATTATTACATCAACACCTAACGGTATGAATATGTTCTATAAGCTATTAGCAGCTGCTGAGAGACCAGAAGGTGATAAGCTTAAGAATAACTATAAAGCCATGCGTGTGTATTGGTGGCAAGTACCAAATCGATTCGTTACATATCTACGTATTGATGAAGGTCTATTACACGAACACGGTATATCTAAGGATGATATCGTAGCAAGATTACGAGACACCTTTGATTGGGGTGGTTTAGCAATTGACCAAATAACAGAACAGTTTGACTACAATACAAATAAAGATGTTATACACATACAAAACAGTGATAGATGTTCTACTGATGATGTTAGAGCTATTACGTTTATTAATAGATTAGGTCTCGAAGTACCTATCGTTGAATTATGTGAGGTTACATCATGGAAAGAAGAAGCCATCAAAGATATTGGTGGTGAAGAGGCTTTCAATCAAGAGTACGACTTACGTTTCGTAAACGCATCTAAATCATTATTTGATGAGAAAATAATAGATGAGTTACTTAAGAGTAAAAAAGAGTATGTATTTGAACAAATACATGAGTTTGATAGAAAATTAAGATGGTCATATCAAAACTTGAAATGGATTGACGACCCTAATCTATTCGCGCCAATTGCAAGGAAAACATATGATGTTGTTATATCGGTAGATATAGCAGAGGGATTGGGTCAGGATTACTCTATTTTAAATATATTCCGACTCATGCCTAAGTCTAAGGAGAAAATAGAGTTACAACATCACACGTATAATAATACTGCTGATTTCTTTACATTGACTCAAATTGGATTATTTAGATCCAATATTGTATCAGTTAAGCAATTAGCTGAGTTACTTTATTTAATTGCCTTTGAATATTTCAATGGTGACAAGGTTAAGATTGTATTAGAATTAAATACATATGGCTCTGAATTATTAGCACATATGCCACAGGTATTTGATGGTAATAATGATTATGGCTCTGGTGTATTCGTTAGATATAAACATCGCGCGGATGCTACTGAAGAGAAGATAGGTCTTAAAATCAATGATAATAAAAATCTATTAATTAAAGATTACCAAGATGCTATGCAAAGAGGTGATATACAGGTTAATAATGCTGAGAATATACATGAGATTACGACCTTTATTAAGACTATAACAACTGCTGGTAACGTTAGATATCAAGCTGATACTGGTAATGATGATACTGTTATGACATTAGTTAGTGCCGCGACAGTATTCAAGAAAATATTCTTCAAAGATTTATGTGAACAGATGGTTACCAGAGGTATACCAAAAGAATTAGCAACATTCATCAATGAGAAATTAAAGAATGTTGATTATAGCGAAGGAACTGATTATGGTGCTATGTTATCTGTTAATAGAAACAGAAAGTTTATGAACCAATATAAGAATCAACAGAGAGGTAATAATATCGATATTTTTGGAAAGAGACTTTAATCGCGCTTAATGAAGTCTTTTAAGGCACCAATGATACCAACATCAAACGGATCTACATCGTTCTCAATAGAAAGGTAATAAGATATCCAATCAGCTAAATGGATTGTATATAAAGCTTTTTCGAGAGGTGTATTTCCTTGTGTGATGATATCCAACCACTGTATACCTCTCTTATCAAGAGTTATCTTTAAGAAGTCGTATCTCTTACGCATTTCTACATGGTCGTGACCAGTATTTATGAAGATACAACGATAGTTTTTACTATTGGATGATTGTCCAAATAAAGCCACTAATTCGTTATGGTTCATTTCTGGTAATGTTGAAGAGAAAGCAATCATCTTAGCATTCTCATTCAACTGTTGCCTGAATCTTATTGCAATACCTTCGTAGATATCATCGGAGTATATAATAGGAATTGAACCCACCATAAATTTAGCGATATGTCTGGCGTATTCAACAGCATCACATGATTCTGACTTAAGTATCTCAGATGCGTTTTTAATTTCGTTTGTTTTATCAGAAATAAATCCCTGACTACTCAATACGTTAATTATTTGAATCAGTGAATAAATTAAAGCCGCTCTTGGTTGATAACCAGATGGTATAATAATATAGTCGAGGTTCTTATCCTTAGCTTCTTCTATAACAGTTCCACCAGTAGCTATGCACAATATCTGTGTATTAGCTTTTAGTGCTTGGTTAAGACAAGAAACCGTTTCTTCTGTTGTACCTGAATATGATGATATAATTGTCAACGTGTTCTTATTGACCCATTTTGGTATATTATACGACTTATTCACGAATATAGGAACTTTACATTCGTCTTTGAATATATTTGCTACGATAGTACCTGAGATACCAGAGCCACCCACACCACAAATCAAAACCTCTGATATCTTTGAATATTTCTTAAAATTAGAAGTATTCGCAATATCAACTGCTTCTACAATTTGCTCATTTATTTTCTCAATAAATTCTTTCATTCTGTTTTATTATTCAAAAACACGAAAAGTTTACTACTCTTCGCCTGATTCTTTTGTTTTATCCGAATCAAATTTAACACCATTCGATACACCATACCCAGCCCTGTTCTCTAATGCTCTCAATCTACGAGAAGTTTCAGCATCAACAATTTGAAGCTCTGAGTAGGTATTTTTACCAGTAATCATATTATGTCCATATACTTTATCAGTATCAGAACATTTAACACAAGTTTTAGCATTGGGCATAGCCTTAAGCCTTCCTTCTGGGATAGGATTCCCACAAATAGAACAGTTCTTTTCCATAAGATAAAAATTTGTTGTTATTACGATAGCATCGACTCAAGCTGTTGAACGGTGATAACTTTAACACCCAATTCAAGAGCTTTCTGTTCTTTAGATGAACCAGAGCCAACTTCTTTCATTACTAAGTATGTAGTTCTTTTAGATACACCAGAACCAACAACACCACCCTTTTCAGCGATTACAACTTCTAAGTCTGCTCTTCTTACACCAGTGAATACAAACTGCTGACCAGATAGCTCACTTGATAATGATTCTACTTTGGTAGTCTTCTTCAATGTTATAGGTAAGTCTTTCACAAACTCATGAAATTTATCCAATCCCTCTAAGTAAGACAATGCTGATGTCTCAGCGAAACCTTCAATTGAAACGATATCATTTACTGATGGTTTTGATTCGAAATGCTCAAGTAGAGCTAATTTCTTAGAACCCAATCCTTTAAAGAATCCAGTAGCGTGTTGTAACTTAGACAATTCAACATTCTTCATTTTATCGTGAATAGCGTTGTAAACTATCTCAGCTTTTCTTTTACCAAAACCTTCTAAGGTATTTAGTTGCGATGCTTGTAGTTTAAGTATATCAGCTACATTTGTGTAGCCTGCTTCCCAAAGTTGCTTAATGATACCTTCTGATACGTTCTCAACTTCTAAAATTTCAAAGAAGGAAACAAGCTGTTTGAATCGTTGTTCATCAGTTTCAGTTAATGTCATTAATTCAATACCGGCTTCATTCCACACTACTTCAACACCTTCGATAGTTGGTGTTTGAAACTCAACTGTTTTTGTTACAGCTACGATTAAAGGGATAACCATACCAGAACGCTTAACTTTAACCATAGAGCCAATACCAATACCATTGTCTTTAACAAACTTAGCATTGTTCCCGGTAACATTCGACACAGTTACACCATCTAACTGAATAGGTTTGATGTGAAGAATTGGTTTCAATAACCCTTGCTTAGAAATATTCCAAGAAATACCAATAACCTCTGTTTCTTCTACTTGTTCAAACGCACCTTTATAAGCACGAGCAAAACAAGGATTTCCAGTAGATGTTTCGCGACCAAGTTTAGTTCTCAGTGATTCATCATTTACTTCAATGATTAAACCATCAAGCTCAAACTCAGTGTTTAATTTATTGAATAGGTCTAATAGACTATCTTCTGATAGTTTATCGATAGTTGTAATGAAAAATGGTACAGTGATGCCCTGGTTTTTGTTTAAGAATTCCAATTGTGCTGATTTGGTCGGAAACTCACTATTTCCAATACCATATCTTATGTAAACTAAATCAGCTAATGTTTTTTGTGGCTCTTTATTATTGATTTGACCAGCTACCATATTTCGAGGATTCTTGAAATCAGTGCTGTATTTTTGCGCGAATACACCACGAGGCATCATTACCTCACCAAATGTTAAATGCTTAAGTGTATCACTTGAGTTACCAATGGTTTTGTAATGTTCATCAGAACGTTGACCAAACACACCATCACCTCTTGTCCATGCTTTTTTAACATCTTCTTCTACGCAAAATGAGATACCATCATATTTTGGTGTAATTACTAACTCAGTAGTTTTTGGTATACCCTTCAGTTCCAACCATCTGTGTAATTCAGCATAGGTTTTAACTTTATTCATCGAACGCATTTGCATAGGTAAACGTTCTTTTCTCGAATCATCCTCTATTTCAAATCCGATTTGATTTAACAAATCATCATTTGGTGAAAGTTCTTCAAGCATTTCAACGTAGTTATCATACTCTTCGTCCGAAATGATAGCGTTACCTTTTCTATAAGCGGCATTTGCTTCTTTTATAATTTTTCTTAAAGCTTCTAATTCCATATATCTGGTCAATTTTGTACAAATATAGGCAAAATAATTTAATTTTCAAAATTAAAATTAAATATTTTATATATACAGCAAACGTAAAAGTCCGAAATTATGAAATATCTTAAAAAATTTGAATCCTTTGCTATGGCTGAGCCGGCTACTAAGCCTACAACAACGCCTGGTATCAAGCCTACAACAACACCAAGACCAAGCAGACCATCTCCAATAAGAAGAGATAAGCCATCTGTTGAACCTGCTCCTAAAGCAAGTGCTGAGGATGTTGCTAAAAGATTTATCGCCCTTTTAAATGATGCTGGCGACGATATCAAAACTTATGTTAAATAATGAAGGATTATAAGAAGTTTTTAGAAGAAATCAGCATTAAAGATAATGATGGTATTCCAGGTAAGGGAAGTGAACCTAAGTACGTTAAAAGCGTAGAGGATAGAGCAAAAGAGAGATTCGGTATTAATGACCGTACAAATTCACACACACTAATACCAAGGATTATGCAATTAGTCGGTGAATCACAAGGAATAATTTCTGGTAAAGAAGTAGAACTTGAGAATTTAGCTACTAAAGTTATTATGGATAATTATGGTGCTATCTTAGATGGTATCAAATTGGATATTAAGTTTGCTCGTGGTAGAAGAGCAGTTAAAAACTTTATGGATGATTGTGATTCTGAAACTTGTAAACTACCAGAATTGAGAAAGGTTGAAGATCCAGAATTGAAATCGGAAGTTGATAAAAGAAAAATAGCAAACCTTATAACACAAGGTGAGGCTAAGAATACAAAGCACATCTTAAATATGCCAGAAGTTAAAGAAGGCATTAAACAAATATTAGGTGAGCGTGATGGTGAAAGAGCATTTCAAGTATGGAATGAAATTACTTCTATTGCTGATAAGTTAGACTGGATTATTCCTATCGAAGCTAAGAGTGATATGATGGAAAATGTACCAGAAGGTTTAGCAGGAGCTTGTAAAGTTGAATGGAAACCAAAAGAGTATAAACCAGAAGACCCTAATAAGGAAGAGGAAAAAGAGGAAGAAGCACAAGAAGAACAAGAAGAATCATATAATGAATTTGAAATTACAGTTAAAGCAATCGGTGTTGACTTTCCAATGTTATTACACGAAGCAGTTAAGGGTATTTATGAATTAATAACATCAGCAGGAATACCAGGAAGTGAAGAACTTGCTAAAAAGGTATTAATGAATACTGATACATTTGAAGACGAAGCTGAGGATTTCAGATACGGACCAGAAGTAGCAGCTGACTTACGTGATTTCTTAAATGTAAATACAAGTGTTGATGACTTTCCAAATATTAGAGAATTTGTATTTGGTAAAATGATAGTATTACCAGCAGAGGACTTCTTAAAGTTAATGAAGGGTATCTTAATGAAAACAGATGAAGCTAGAACTCAGGTTGATAGCTTAATAGCTGCTACAATTAAGGAGCTTAAGGATTATGATTATAATACTGCTTTACCAAATGATGGTGAAGATGACTATAATACTGAACCAACTCAAGCTGAAACACCACAAGAAACTAAATCAGATGATACAGATTATTCAGGATGGTCTCAAAGTGATTTACGTAGTGAGATTGATGATGCCTTAGATGCTAAAGATTATGAAAAAGTTAAAAAGCTTTCTGGCTTTATAAAGGATAGTATGTCCGTAGAGATTTATTTACGCGAGGCTAACTTAATAGAAGAATCAAAAATTAATAAGTAATATATGAATTTGCGTAAATACAACGACTTTATAAACAAAGAAACTGTCAATGAAAACGTACAGAATGCTAAAAAATTCATGCGTGATACATATTTAGCTTCTAAAACAGAGGGTGAAACTCCTGTTGAACCTAAAGAGGGAGAAGCACCAGTTCAAGCTAAATTAACACCAGACGAAATTAGAAAGGCTGAAAATGATCCTGACTTCTTAAAAATTAAAAAACTTGTTGAAAGAAACCCAGGTTATACTGAGGTATTCACAAGATTCTTTTTTAGAGATAAAGTATCAATGGATGATTTAACAGCATTGTATAATACATTACTTGAAAATCGAGATAGCTTAAACAAGCTTCCTAAACAAGTTGATAAATATTTAGAATCTGAAAAGAGATATGGTCTTGAAGATAGAACAGCTTATGAAGATTTAGTCGATGATATCGAACGTATTAAAAACTACCGTAAGGTAAAAAAGATTATTGATGAGTTACCATCTGAGTTAAAACATGACGTTTTGCGTATCACTGGTAAATTAAAAGAAAGATTTGATGGTGCTGCTATTGGTCTATTCGATTTGGATCCAATTCTTAGAAAAGAATTCTTCAAAAAGATTTCAGCTATTAAGACAGCAGATGAGGCTACTAAAAGGATGGAGCAATACGTTAAGGCTTGTACTAATGATGGTTTGACTGAACTATTGAAGAAGGTTGAAGATGTTAATGCTAAATATGGTGAAAAGTGGGGTGCTACAATCGCATTTATGAATGAAGAAAAAGAACGAGTTATCGTTGAATTAAAATCATTTGATGCTTGTCGATTATTATGCGCTCAAACAAACTGGTGTATCGCAAGAACGCAAGGACATTGGGACCAATACGTTGGTAACGAGAATAAATTTACAAAGCAGTATGCTATTTTTGACTATGCTTTACCACCAACAGATTTAAAGTCTATCATTGGTTGTACAGTTAATATGAAAGGTACTTTTGACACTGCACATACTAAGAATGACTCTTATATCGATGAAGGACAAGTTAGAAAAAGATTAGATGAAGAAGAGAATGCGGCTGTAAGAGCAATGACGAATGAAGAAAAAGACCAAAAAGAAAAATATAACAGAGCATCAAGAGAATTAAAAGCTGAAAAGCTTCCATCACTTGATAGAATTAAAGAGTGTTTAGCGGAAGGTGCTAATATTAACATCGAAGCTGGTAAACCACTTAGAAATGCTGTTAAATCGAATAATTTAGAAGTTGCTGAATTCTTATTGGATAATGGTGCTAATCCGGATATCCCTTATGAGAAAAATAAAACAGCAGTATCATTGGTTAAAACATTTGATATGTTAAAGTTATTACTTAAACATGGTGCTAATATGAATAAGGAAGCATTTAAATCATTATCAGGTGACTTCGATGCTGTTAAGTATATTGTAGAAGAATATGGTGTTGACCCTAACTTCGAAGATTCTTATGCTATTAGAGCGGCTTGTAGAACAGGTAACTTACCACTTATTAAATATTTAGTAGAGAAAGGTGTTGACATCAACTCTAAAGAAGGTATGCCACTAAAATTTGCGGCTGAAAATGGATTCCTTGATTTAGTTCAATGGCTAATTGAAAATGGAGCTGATAGAGGATATGTTCAAGCTATAAAATGGGCTGAGATTGCCCTTGAGGATTCTACTGGCGAAGAAGCTATTAGGTCACAAAAAATTATTAAACTATTAAAGGATAATATCAGTAAAAACAAGCAATAAACTAAGCCCTCACATCAGAGGGCTTTTTTATTTGACAAAATACTCATGTTTTCATTTAATATATACTTATATGAAATACATCGCATTGTTCGAAGAGTTTAACGACCTAGATAAATCTATAACGCAAAGTTTAGAAACAAAAAGTAAAATGGTTAAGGATTATAAGTCCTTTGCTGGTCAATTGAAATCAATCTATTTGAATAATGCAAATGAAGACCCTGATGCTTTAGCTAAGAGAATTTTAGATAAAGCAAATGTAGTCAACGGTAGTGTTAAAATCCCGAACGCCTATCTATTGAAATATGCTCAAATACTTAAAAGCGAAAGAAGAGCAAGTGAGATAGAAAAAAGTATTAAAGATGGTCAGGATAAAACAAATGACTTAAAGAGTACAACTGATAAAACATTAGCATCACAAAATGCAGCGCAACTATCACAAATACAAAATGATAATAAAAAGTTAACAGATGAGTTAACAGCGTTGAAGAGTAAGGTTAATAAAGATTATCAGGATTTCGATAAATATATGAAAACAGAGATAGAAACTACAAAGAAGGAATTGCTTAACACTAACAAGTAAGAGCAAAACTCACAAAATATCGTTTTTGTTTTTTTATATATAAAATAAAATTAATAAAGTTAATATGGCAGTTCAAATTGGTAAATACAAAAGACCTGGAATCTTTATAGAAGAATTCGATAACTCAGCAATTCAGACCCCAATCGTACAAGGTTTGACTACTATGGTTATTGGTTTTTCAAGAAAAGGTCCTGTTAATAATCCAGTGTTACTAAACAATGTTAATGACCTTGAAAAGATTTTTGGTCCTATTGACAGAAATATGGAGAAGAAAGGTTCTTACTTCCACAGAACAGTAACTAAGATGTTAGAATCTAGTCCAGTATGGGCTATGAATCTATTGGCAACTGATGACACTTTAGACTTATTAGAGTATAAGTCATTGTCAACTTCTACACAGTATTTAAACGATACTGTTAAAACAGGTGCTTATAGAAGATTCTTCGACACAACTGGTTTCTGGACAAAAGACACAGAATCGTTTTTAAATATTGTTAAAAACAATCCAAACGCAAGTCAAAGAGTAATGCAGTTTACTAATATGTCTGATAAGACTATTACTGTATTCGCAGTTAAATCTAAGATTACAGGGTACAATCAAACAATGTTAGACTACTATGGTTCTGCCGATAAAATACCATCGTATGTATATGCCAATGACTTAGTTTCTGATTATATGGTTGACATTATTGTTGTATCAGGTGATTGGTCAAACTACGCTGTATTATCAGTTGACTCAAGATGGGGTAACTACTTTAATACATCTGGTCTTAAGAAAGACCAAGTTCTTAACTTTATCAATGATAGAAATGTAAACATTTTAAACTTTTACGAAGGTTTATCTTTAGTGCCATATTTTAGAGATAAAAACGGAAGAAACATTTTCGTTGAAACTGTTGTCAATAGAGATACTGACAAAACAGGTTTATTCTGTGCTTTCAACGCAGAAGCTCTTGAAACAGATTCTCCAAATGGTTTAATTGATATAGTTGGTAACAACTTAATTTCAAATGATGACATCACTGATATCGAATTCTTATCTTATAAGGATTCTATTATCGAAGCTGTTACATATAACAACACATACCTTGATAGAGCTGGAAACGTTTCAGCAATCGATGGTACAGCTTCTCAATTGAGAGGTTTAACTGGTTCAACAATTCGTTCAGCTTATTTCGCTGAGGGTTATGTTGATGGTGTTACACTTGCTACTTTCAGTTACGCTACTGCTTCTGCTACTATTACTTATGGTGCGGCTGCTAACGCATACACTGTTATCGGTGGTGTTCAAATCAATGTTGCTGGTACTGGTTCATTCACAATTGACCCTACTTCATACATTGGTATTACAGCATCTACTTTAACTTACTCTACTACTTACGTATTAGATACAACAGGTACTATTGGAAAATACGAAAATACTACAAGCTCATCAAACGTAGCAGTTGGAACAACTGATATAGTTTTAGGTCACGTTGTATTCGGTATCAAAACTGTAGCTGGTATAAATCAAATTCAAAACGCGGTATATACTGATTACACAGTAAATGGTTCTGGTTATGTTGAATTAGCACTTGGTTCTGATTACACTGTAACAGTAGCAACTGGTGGTGATGTAACTGTTGAAATGTTAGCTACTAACGCAGTTGCTTCAACAGCAAACTACGGACAATATAGAAGATTCAAATTCTTCAACCACTTAATTAACCTTTTAGATTCACCAAACAAGTCTAAAATGACTATGGTTGTTGATGGTAATGAAAAGCGTTCATTAGCAACTATGACATTATCAAATGTTGTTACTGCTTCTACTGCTAATAAGAAATTCACATTAGCAACTGGCTTATCATCAACTATTTTAACTGATGTTGCTAATGGTGTATTAGGATTCTATACAATCGATGATGAGTTAATCTTCGCTGAGTATGGTATGTCTACTAAAAACACAGCCGCAGTATTAACTGGTACATCTTCTGATGGTATCGTTGCTAAATACTCGTCTTTATATAAGAACTACAACGATGGTATCATCGAAAGTGGTGACTATTTCTACGAGAATATTTTAGCTGAGCCATTTGACGTATCATTCGTTACTGCTACTGGTCAGGGTTACGTTGTATTCTACAACACTAACAACTTAGCAAGTTTCCCAACATTCACTACTAATCAAAAGGTATTATTCCCTGATTCAGTATCGAACACAGGAACATTAACTGTTATTGACCCTAATAACTTCGCAGCTGCTATTGGTTATTCACCAGCTGCTAATTATAGAGCATTTAAAGTTAACGAGTCTGTAACAACAGAATCATTGACTGATGTATCTACAATGTGGAATGCGCTTGTTAAGCACTTCATTAAAGCATACCTTGATGGTTCTAACAACCTTAAAGTTGCTTTCACTGATTCTTTATTATCTTCTGCTGAGCCTATTACAGACGTAGCTTTAAACACTACTGTTGTTGTTAAGTCACAGAAGTCTAATTACAGACAAGGTGTTGAAATTGAAGTACCAACAGGATATGTTCAATCTCCAAACAAGATTTTAGTTAACGGTTCACGTTACACTGAAGTTAAGGTTGGTGACTACTTAGAAGCTTATATTGCTCCTGAGAATGATCCATCTGATGTTGATTACGATTCAGCAAATGGTATTCCAAAAAGATTAACAAGAATTACAAGCAAAAAATTATATGCTGCTGATACAACTTTAGTTGAAATCACTTGTGATGCTCGTATCAAAACATACGACTTCAATGGTGACCTTCAAACTAACAGAATCACAGCAGTTGATGACTACGTAACTACTTACAAAGCTATCGCACTTAAAGGATTTAAAATCCGTCAAGATTCTATGCCTGATGGTACAGAAGAAAGACAGAATAGAATTCTGAACTTGGTAGCAAAAGGTACAAACCTTTTCAAAGCGTTAACAGATAAAGAGGCTATCAGCTTCCGTTATTTAACTGACTCTTTCGGTTTAGGTTTAACTGAGTTATCTAAACAACAATTAGCTGACGTTTGCGGTGCTAGATTAGATGTATTTGGTTTCTTAAATATGCCTTCTATGAGAAGCTTTAAGAACTCTACATCACCTACATTCGTAAATACAGAAGGTGTTCTACAAACAAGCTATATAGCTTTAGGTGGAGATCCTGAGTCAAGCCCAGCATTCTTATACTCTTTCGCAGAAGGAGCAGGTGTGTCAACAGTTGGTTATTTCGCTCCTTATGTTATCATAAACGATAATGGAAGACCTACTGAATTCCCACCAGCATCATTCGTTGCGACAACGTATATGAGAAAGATTAACAGCAATCAAACTAACGTTACGCCTTGGACAATCGCGGCTGGTGTTACTAACGGTGTTGTTACTGGTATCGGCGCTCTTGAGATGAATTTCAACTCAGAAGACATTGAAAACTTGAATGGAATGCACGCCAATCCAATCGTGTCTAAGAAGAACAGAGGTTTCGTAATTGAAACTGAAAACACTGCTCAGACATTATTAAGGTCAGCTTTATCATTCATTCACGTTAGAGAGGTTCTAATTGAGCTTGAGAAAGAAATAGCTGCTATGTTATTAAACTACCAATGGAAGTACAATACTCCAGATGTTAGAGCAGAGATTAAGTTAAAAGCTGACGCAATCTGCGAGAGATTTGTAAACAGAAATGGTTTATTTAATTTCTTCAATAAGATTGACGAAGAAAATAATACTTCTGAAATTATCGATAATCAATTTGGTGTCTTAGATACTTATGTTGAACCGATAAAAGGTATGGGTGTTATTGTGAATAACGTTACGGTTCTTAGAACTGGTGCTATTCAGTCAGGTGGTTTCTTAAACCCATAATCACTTAAAAACTAATAATTCAAAAGCCTTGAGAAATCAAGGCTTTTTTATTTGCATCAATTGAGGTGGGAATCGAAAACAATCCAATATATAATTCTATAATAGAGGATATCGATAAAAATAATAAAGTCATATGACACAATCTCAGATTAACGAAGAAGAATTTCTAAAAAAGTATTTAGATGAAACTGACGTAAATAAAACAAAGGTTCCACAATTTGAGGAATCTATTAAAGGGCTAAAACAAGAAGATACTGGTCGTATAGCAGATTTACAGTATTTCGCGTTTGATGCTAAAGATTTACCGCTTGGTATGTTCTATCAAAACGGTACTAAAATAATGGTACGTGCGGCACAGGTAAAAGAAATTCAAGCATATTCAATGGTAGATGATAAAAACTTCTATGATATGATTGAAAAAATGAATGATATGCTATCTGCTTGCGTTCGTGTAAAGTATGTTGATGATAGAGTTGGTTCATACATGGATGTTAAAGATGGTGATAGAATATACTTAATATTCTTAATTCGTGAGTTAACATTCCAAGCTGGTAACATATTGTCTACAAATGCTACTTGTCAATGTGGGTGCGAATTATCAGTTGAATTAAAGCGTCAAAACTTTGAACATCATTTAATGCCGGAAGCACTTGATAAGTATTTCGATAGCATTGAAAAACAATTTATCTTCGAAACAGTTGAAGGTTCTGTGTTTAAAATTGCACCACCAACAATTGGGTTACAGAAGTCATTCACTGAATATATTGTAAAGGAATACAATGATAAGAAAACACCAAACTTATCATTCTTGAAAATTATTCCATTCACATTAGTTGGTAGAAATGGTATTACAGTTGATGGTATTAAATCTAAGTTATTAGAATTCCAACAAATGTCTATTCCTTCTTTCCAATTCTTAAATGCGGCTGTTAATAAAATGCAGTTTGGTATTAAGAATTTAAAAAAGAAATGTACCCAGTGTGGCGAGGAGGTCCACACTGATATGGTATTTCCCAACGGACCGTCAGCTATTTTCTCTCTTCCAGATGCCTTTGACCAGTTTATTAAAAAATAAACTATTGCTTAGTAAGCACTATCATATGTCTGAGACGGATGCTAATAATTTACCTTTTTGGCAATTTGAAGAAGTTGTCAAATTGGTAAATGAATTAACAGAAGAAGAGAATAAGGACAGAGATAAACAAGAAAAAAATCAACCTAATATGAATCCAAGTTCATATATGAGGGATTTTAGCTCGATGGCGGGCAAATTTAAAAAATAAATATAAAATATGAGCAAAGCAATCGTAATTGACAAAACAGGAACTAAAATGGCAGTGAAAGAAACTCACTATTTACTTATCGTAGATGGTAGTTCATCAATGGGTCATTTATCAAAAAGCACTATTAGTGGTGTTAATGAACAAATAGATACCGTTAAACAATTGGAGAAGGAATTTCCTGACCAAAAATATACAATGTCTTTCTTACATTTCAATAACAGCGTAACAATTGAATATAATGATAGAAGTGCATCTTTATTAGAGCATATCACTACAAGTAATTATAATTGTAATGGTATGACAGCATTATTAGATGCTATTGGTGTTGGTGTTACAAGACTTAATGATACAATTAAAGATAAAATCGCTACTGGTGAAGCATCTGCTGTTGTAGTAATCATCACTGATGGTGAAGAGAACGCATCAAGAGAATTCGATGGTGGTAAAGTTAAATCAATGATTGAAGAATTACAAAAAACTGAGCGTTGGACATTTACATTTGTTGGAGCAAATATCGATTCTATATCGACTGCAAGAAACTATGGTATCAACGTAAGCAACGTAATGCAATTTAGTTCTGATGTTGAATCTAATGCTAAAGTATATAAGAGTATGTCTAAGTCTTTCTCTATGAGAGCTTCGTCTATTGCTAATGATACTTATGCGTCAATGGATTTCCTATCTGATGAAGATAAGGATGCTACGTCTAAATAATTTGTTAGTTTTTTCTAAAAAGCCACTTAAAGAAATTTAAGTGGCTTTTTTAATATATAATTATATGAAATATCTTAAGAAATTTAACGAAAGCTTTGATAGAGATGAGCTTGATAAACAAATAGCGGCTATGAATGCTAGTACACAAGCTGACGTTGAATATGCTAAGGAACATTTAGTAGAATTTGTGAATGTTATAACTAAACTAATAACAACAAACTATCAATTAGATTATCTTGATGATAATAAAATAAAAAGTATTATTGATGAACACTTCGGTGATATTACATATACTGAGATATTTAATACACCAAAATCATCCACTCAGCAATTAGTAGCATACATAATTAATGTTGGGTATAGTATTGGTTATCATAAACCATTAAATCCAAATTCAGATTTCAGAGTGGATTTTCAAGAGCTAATGTCGGATATGATGAAGATGGCTAATTTTGATAAAATAGATGATAAGAAGTTAAACTATAAAGGGCCAGAGATAAAATCTGGATCGGTATTAGCTACGTGTATAGATATACAACAATCAATAAATGATAGAAATATTTATAAAAAGTTTATAGAAGACCATGAAGATGAAGAATATCCAGAGCTTTTATTATTAGTTATTCAAGTATATAGGTATGGATATGGCTTAGGTAGTGATGAAGGTGAATTACAAAAGTGGGCTAATAATAAAAGATATGATGACTTAAATAAAGAGTTGAGAAAGGCTATTCAAGCTGGTAATGAACCAGAAATGTTGAGAATAATGGATGAACAAGATAAATTAAGAAAATAAATATTCAAAATAGAAAAACTTTCCTTTTCCATTGTAATATATATCATACTTTAATCAGTAAACGGGGAAGTTAAGGCTTCGACGGTGATGAGATGAGAGTTATAAGCAAGTATCGCTTTGTCTAATAAAACGTGCGATTAATAAATTAGTAGATAAAATCTGTAAACGGCAACGTAATTACAAACGAAGTCGGATCGTTATCCGATATTTTAAGTGTATTAGCAAAGTCTAAGACTACTGCTACTCAAGTTGAAGAACTTGAGATTGCTTAAAATCGACAAAATCTTCGGAACCACAGTTCTCGACACAAGTGGTATATAACTGAATCGGCGACATATTATCTCTTTAGTCGTTAAAAAAATTGATTATTTGGTTTAGTTAGAAAACTAAAATAAACTTGTAGAAAGTAGTTCACTGATATCATTGGACACGGGTTCGATTCCCGTCTTCTCCACCCTGTATCGAGAGATACACTTTATCATGCCATCGGAAAGATGGGGCTCAGATTAATATCTGTTGTTCATTAGGTGGTGAGTAAGAGAATTGGTCTTCTTGCTTACGAGTTACGGTGATAAATGAGACCAGAAATCCAGTCAATGACTGGATTTTTTACTTTAACTAAATCCCAAAAATATAGTGTTTAAATTTTTATCGTATAGTCCACTAATATCTCTGGTATTTGTCAAATCTGCTGTTGATAATATTACTCTTCCTTTAAATTCAAATTGTAATATAGTATTAGGTGGATTTGGAGCATTGGGATATGGATGTGTTATCATTTCACCCTTACACAATTGAGCAATGGTTTTGTTTATTCTTGCTTGATTATTAGTGCTTGAATTATTACACATCTCATCAATAACAACGATAGTATCACTATCACTATACTCATATAAGGTCATATAGAATGATGTTGGTGTAGCTTCGTTTGTATTTATTATAATATATTCCTCGTCCATCTGGTCTAATACAGTTTTAATTGAGTGCATTTTACCACTACCATTACCACCACCAACGATATGTATAGGCTTAGGATCTCTATTCTTTCTAAAGTTTAAACTACGCAAAACTCTTTCTATTTTAGAAAATCGCTCATCGTAATTTTCAAACATTTTAATGTATTTCATACAGTTCTTACAGGACTTAATTTTAGTATATATTAAACTTTTGGAAATACAACTTCTATAAGACTTATAAAAATAAGCAATGGAAAAATGTCTGTTATCAGTTATTTCGGTGGTAAATCATCAAACGCCTTTATTGAGTTCATTAACTCTAAAATACCCAAAAGTGGTATAAACACATATCTCGAACCATTTAGCGGTTCAATGGGAACATATATGGATGACCCATCACTTATATTTGATACGGTTGTCTACAATGATAAAAATAGGCATCAAGTAAATCTTTATAGATGTTGCTCTGAACCAGAGAAAATGCTTAATGCTATTGATAAACTTAAATCAACAGTATTATTCACTACTGAAACAGACCCTTTAAAGAAATGGGATTTCTTTAAAGCAATATACAGAGAGTATGTTAAGAATGACTTCTTAGATAATTCAGACTTTGAGATTGGTGACTTTGAAAAAGCGGCTATGTATGCTTTCTTAATTACATCTGCTCATAATTCAGTATATCCTCGCGGTGCTGGTTTCAATGGTTATAAGAAATCTCACGACAAACTTAAGTTAGAGATTTTAATCAATAAACTTAAAAAGAATACATACACAGACAAACTTAATTCAATCACCAATTGGTATAACATCGATTTTGAAGAGCTTATTACTAAATATGATGCTGATGATACTTATATCTACTTAGACCCTCCATATGCGAGATTTAACGAAGAGAAAGGCGAAGATGATGCTCGTAGATTATTTTGGTATGGCTGTGATGCTGAGGGTGTATTTGGACCTCAATCACATAGAAGATTATTAGAGTTATTGAAAACTACTAAGAGTCGTTGGTCATTATCATATTACTATTTCCCATTACTTGAAGAAATTCTACCAAGAGATAAATACTACTGGACTGAAAAGGAAGTATTCAGAAGTTCTGCTCAAGGTGGTAATAATCACGAAAATAAAGGAGAACAAACAAAAGGTTTAGAAATTCTTATTTTAAACTATGACCCAGTAACGGGTATTAAGCTTAACTAATTGAAACCCAGTCTATTTAGACTGGGTTTTTTGCTTGCTTTTATGGTACTTTTGTTGTATATTTAATAGTAAAATTGAAGAAAATTTAAAAAATGTCCAAAAATAGTGGATGAAAATTTGGAAATCCGGATTATTTAATATATATTTGTATTCACAATAACTCTAAACTAAAAAGATATGAGAAAAGATAAACTTACAATATTAGCAGAAATTCAAACTGAGTTTGGAGATAAATCTATGAAAGAAGTAAACTTAGCTATTTTATTACTTAAGACTCTTATTTTTTTAGATTCTAAATTATTTGCTTTCATAGTTGCAACTCTATGTGTTTGTCTTGGTATGTTTAGTGCTTATTTATGTGGAGCTAAGTGGGAGAACTTAACACACCCTATCGCATTAATTATAAACGTAGCATTTCACGCATTCATCTTTACTAAATATAATAAGAAATCTGAGAAAGATTTAATTAAATCAGAAGAAGAAAGATATTCATTAGAATGTATTCTCGAAATAAAGCGCATTAAACTCGAAACTAAATAAAAAACCCTCAAATTGATTTTTGAGGGTTTTTATTAAATGTATTTCATCTTAGTATCATCAGCGACTTCCCATCCATCAGTACCATCTTCATATTTGATGTGTACGTTTAGTATTTTTTCTGAGTCTACATCAGTGTCAATTATAACACCCTTTTTATCATCATAAGAGACTTTGGTCTTACCCTTTGTAATTCTACTGTGGTAGATTGCAGGTGTAGCGTTATGTTCGTTAAATGATTGTAAGTGTTTCATTATCTACCAAATCTTGCTTTTCTTCTTGCTATTTGAGCTTTTTGAGCATCGGATAACTCAGCACCCGCTGTCGCAGTTTTTGGTAGATTCTTCATACCAACAACAGTCATTGCAGTACCAGCTACCAAAGCTATAATTGAAGCTATTGCCATACTACTCATGTGTAATGTAGCACCTGTATAATCAGCCGCGTTTATAGCGTGTTCGTTAAATCCAGCATCAATTGCCAAATTAATAAGACCACCCGCCACTGTACCTAAACCAGCCCAAGTAAGTATTTTAGCAGCTTTAGCTTTTAAAGAAGCAAACATATCTTTTAAACCTTCATTTGTCTCATCAACTTCAAAAGATTCATTCTTTGTCAATTCAGCCAATTTAGACTTAACCAACTCTTCGTCTTTAAGTTGTTCGACACTTAAACCAAGTTTCTGTGCTAACTCATTAACAAATTGTTGTAATTGCTCTGGTGATTGCTTTTTAACAACAGCTTCAACAGCCGCTCTGTCAACTGGCATTTCAGCAGGTGCTTTTGTAGCTTCTGCTGGGGCTACTTGCCCTTCGTTTTCAAACATCTGAAAAGACTTTAAATGTTTCATATCTATTGATTTTATATTTTTCATATATTAGCTTCTTTAGTTTAGAATTATACCGATAATGGTGGTAATACTTGAGCGTAGTTTGGATCAATCCATTCATCAGTCCAGTAATCACATACGAAAGATGCCTTTGTTCCAGTTACGATATCACCAGTTTTTGACCAGTCAAGTTCAGATACAGCACCATCAATACCTTTAATTTGAGTATTGTGGAAAGTGATTCTTCTAATGATGAAACCTTTCTTATCGTGTTGGTTAACGATAACAGTACCTACCATATCTCTTTTGTAGAAGTTAGTACCTACTTGTGAATTCCAAAGTAAGTCATACCAAGACCTAAGTGTATTCCATGTGTACATAGAACCAGCGTGATTCACATTTACGTTGAATGTAATATCAAACGTAGTGTGAGTCTTCTCAGGAAGAGGTAAGTAAACTCTAGTAGAGTACTTGAATCTTTGAGACTGCTCATTGATAGTTGGTGTTAACTCGAATCCTGAAATGTTAGTTGCGTTTTCTAACAACATTAATGGATCTCTATTTTGAGCTACTAATGTAGCAGGCAAAACAAATGATATCTCGAATAACCCTGGGTACACTGCTTCGAATGGACCTTGGTTATCACCGAAATGACTGGTTACGTTTGTAAAATGCGGTAATGGCATATCTTCTATATTATTTTTATTACTCTATATATTTATCAAGCTTATGTTCCAACCTATTCTGGGCATTAACTCTTTAGTATATATTAAATAAAAAAACGAGAATTCTTCTTTATATATACAACATGAAGAAGAACTACTCCGAATTTATAAATGAAAATCAAGTAACATTTTCAGATTTTTCAGTAGCTAAAGGTTCACTTGAAAGGCTTTTATACATTGAGTTTGAGGAATATGACGCTGATGAACAAGTACAATTTATATATAAAAAACCCTATCCTGGTTTAGATGAAGATAGAGTAGCTAAAGATTCATACGGTAACATTTGCTATGACTTTAAATTTATAATAAATGATCCATTAATTGAGGATATTAGAAATAAATTGACTAAATTTGCTAAGAAATATGAGTTAGAATTAACAGAGGGTAATTCTGAATATTTAACGGGTCCTTATACATCAATTTTATTTAGATTTAAAACAATTGACATAAAACTACTCATTAATGAAATATCTTAAAAAGTTCAATGAAATGGCTGAAAATATAGACTATGTTTTTCAAATCTTTGGATCTGAGAATAGTCAAGACTATGACGTAATGATATTTGTTGATGATATTCCTCAAAATATTGATGCGGCTCATAACATATGTAAACATTATAATGCTGAATTATCTAATCTTTTATCTGATAAGGTTTTAAACTGCAATTTAGCTGTTCTTGAGAATGGTCATATTGTTAAAGTATTCAAAGGCACTGCTGATGAGGTAAATAATGCTTTGTATTATACTTATGATAATCACAAACAATATTTTGATAACCAAATAAAATCAGTAGTACAAAGAGACACTAATCAAAAGTTATTAAGAGTGTGTAGAGGTATCTTATCATTCTATTCTCGTTCTCATCTTAGAACAGTAGTTAAACCAGCATTGCGCGGCGATTTAAGATTAAAACTTCCTGTAATAAGACAGATTGATTTCGTAACTATGACTGACTTTCCAGGAAAGAAAGAGTCTATTAAAGATATCTATAAAGTAATGGCTTTTCAGTTTGGTCAATTCTTTTCTCTAATCGATGGTAATGAACCAGATTCTTATACAAAGTCTGGTATAATCAAACATTACCCGGATTTAGAACCAATGTTAAATAGAAAAGAGTTAACGGAAAGTAATTTACAAACATTAAACACATATAAAGAAAAACTATTGGATTTAGCAGAATCTCGAATAGATACAATGCCAAAATTAGTAGAATGAGAAATTTAGAAACATTCGAATCATTTGATGATAAGTACTACAATAAAATAGGTGGTGTTCTTGACGAATTGCACAATGCTTTAAGACGCATGATTAGAAACATGACTGACGTAAAGCAAATAGAACATGAATTATTTTTCCCATTAGCAGAAGAAGGATATCAGTTGATTCCAGAAAAAGGAGCAGGATATTTATTAATTGTTTGTAAAAGAAGAATACCAGAAGATGATGCTAAAAAAGAATTCGATACTATCAAAACATTATTAGATAGAAGAAGAAAGTTTTTAGAAAAAGACGGATTTAAGACTCAGTATGAGTTTAAAATAAATGATACAATACAAAATTCATATAACCCCGCTGAATATAAGAATAACATCATTGAATGGAAGGGGTTTAACCAATATACAGAAAACGACCAGTACGGATATCGTATGGTCGGCTTCTGTAATTTTCAAATAAAGTTTTATATTGTTTAACTTACGTTAAAACCTGTTCCTCTTGTGCTTTTAGCTTGAATAACTGTGAACTTCTTAGTGTTAGTGTCAAATGTTGACTTCTCACCATCCATTAAAATGTTACCATTCCAATCGTAAATCTTTAATGTCGCTTCTAAAGCTTGTGCATCATCCATGTTATATTTTGCTTTAAGTTCTTTAATACGAGCCATCGTAGGTGGGTTACCTCTTAATGGTTTACCTTCTTCAATAGTAACAAGTGGTTGTTCTTTAGCTTTAGAAATAACCTGACCATCTTTAACTACATTAGCATATTTAGTTTTAAGTTCTGCTAACGATTTACCATCGATGATGAAGTCTTTACCACCTTGTAATAATTTACCAAATAGTTCTTCATTCACTTCGGTTGCTGGTGAATATTGTTCAAATGTTTTTATATGCTTCATGTATTTATAATATTTTTATTATAATTATATATTAACTTTTTATTCCATTTTTTCCATAAATACAGAAACATCTTGTTTGAACTCATAATGTTGATAAGCGTCTTCTGCTAAAAATGAACACATAGGAGCAAGTACTTTCATAAAACGCTCTAATGCATACCTAAGAACATATTGACATTGTTGACGTTCATCGGAATTAACATCATATTCATATAAAAAGGATTTTGTTTGATTGTCTAAGTACTGACTTGAAAATTCTGAAACCCACGACATTAATTCTTCAAATACTTTTCTGAAGTTATACTCGGAATATGACTTTAAACAATTATTATACATAGCATCACATCGAGTAAGAGCCAGTCTATCTTTTTCATTTAGCTGTACCTCTCTAAAATCATACCCATACATATTACCAAGTAAATATTTAAGCGTATTTCTAAATTTGAAATAATATTCAGAACAGCTCTTCAACACACCATCACCTAATTGTGCATCATCACCATAGTTAACAACAGCCGCCCACAATCTAAGCACATCAGTATTATACTTTTGTTGAACAGTCTTTGGTTCTACAACATTACCTAATGATTTAGACATCTTTCTTCCCTTATCATCCAATACAAATCCGTGTGTAAGTACTTTTTTGTAAGGTGCTTCACCAGTCATTGCTACTGATGTTAGTAATGAAGACTGAAACCAACCTCTGTGTTGGTCTGAACCTTCGAAGTAAACATCTGATTGACCACCCACAACTGAATACCAACTAACACCAGAATCAAACCACACATCTAATGTATAATCACACTTAACTAAACCAGTATTCTTAAATTGCTCAGGTAATAATTCATCTTCTGTTGAGTTAAACCAAACATCAGAGCCATTCTGCTTAAACAACTCAAATAAGTGAGCTTCTAATTCTGGATGCGTAAATGGCTTACCGTCTTTAAGAAATACAGCTAAAGGGAATCCCCATTTTCTTTGACGCGATAAACACCAACGGTCTCTTAAATTCAACATATTCGTTAATCTGTTTTTCCAACGCTCTTCTGTGAAATCAACAGTAGGTAGGACAGCTAATACTTTCTCTTTTAACTCAGCCAAATCAAGGAAGAATTGCTCAGTTAGCTTAAAATAAACAGGTCCGTTTGTTCGCCAGTCATGTGGATAAGAGTGTTCATATTCAGACGTTGAATATAACATACCATTTTCTTTCATCATATCAAGAACTGACTCTGAACCTTGGTCTAAACAGAATAACCCATTCAGAAGAAGTTTACCACCAGAATCAGTCAAATCATCACATGATAGATTATGTTTCTGACACACATCGAAGTCATCCTCACCATGTGCTGGACATAAGTGTACTAAACCAGTACCACTATTTGACTTAACGAATTTATCAGACACAACAACACCCTCTGTATTAGTTAGTTTATTGTGATACTTAAGACCAACAAGACTCTCACCACTATATTCATCTACAACAACACCACTCAATACGTGAGCTAAATCCTTAGCAACAACATATAGTTTAGAATCTTGTTCAACTGTTACATACGTCAGTCTGTTATTAACACAAACAGCTACGTTACCTAACGCTGTCCAAGGTTGTGTAGTCCAAACCAATAATAATCTACCATCTTCGGCATCCAAGGTGAAATAGGCAGATTTGTCTTTTCTGTTTTTATATTCAAGCTCTGATTCGGCTAAAACAGTTCTTGATGATGGTGAGTAATACACAGGTCTACTATCAAGATACATCAATCCATCGTTTAAGAGCTTATATAATACTTTAAGCTGTCCAACTTCGAACTCAGGTGACATCGTGTAATACGGGTTATCCCATTCAGCGAAAACACCCAATGATTTAAATGATTCGCGTTGCTTATCTGAATACTCAGTTGCCCACTCTTTACATTTAACTCTCAGTTCAGACACATCAAGTTTGCCATGCTTTTTGAGAACAGCTAATTCAGTTGGTAAACCATGACAGTCAAATCCTGGTCTGAAATTGACTTTCTTACCACTCATTAGTTGATACTTAACAACCATATCTTTTAATACTTTATTAAGTACGTGACCAACGTGAACATCACCGTTAGCATACGGCGGTCCATCGTGTAAAGTGAATGTATCACTATTTAATTCATTTCTAAGCTTAAGTACATCAAGCTCATTCCAGAGTTTAAGTAATTCTGGTTCTCGTTTCAATGACTCTGACCTCTGTGTGAAGTCTGTTTGAGGCATATTTAGGTTTTTCTCTTTCATATTTTTAAGTTTATTTTGTTTTTAGATTTTTTGCAATAAAAAAAGCCCAAGGCTTAATGTCCTTGGGCTTTTCAGTTGGGTAATAACTATTCGTTATCCAATTGGTTTATACCAAGGAGTTGATTTACGAATAATTATAATACTGTTAAAGTTCATACTGTATATATTGAAATTTATTTCATTTGTTTTCTTGACTACAAATATATGTAATTAATTCAGAATAAGCAAATTTTATTCTAAGTCTTTCAATTTGAACTCTCTAACCTCTGTTTTAAGAGTAGAATAGAACTCATTGATTATCCTGGTTTTCTCACCAGATGTCATTGAGTAAGAAGAGCGGCGTGATTTATTTAACTCATAAAGTATTCTTACTTTACGGTCCATCCACTTTCTTAAGTTTTTGTAACGCTCAGACTTAAATCTAATACTCAAATATGTAGGATCAAATGTACATAATGTTTGAGTAGTATCATCCTTTAAGTTATGACACCTAATCAATCCATCATCGTCACAGATTAACTCATAACATGAGAATTTACCAGATAGTGCTATTTTCATTGACATAATACACAAATATAAACAAAAGTTTATATGTGACCAAAATTATTCGAATAATCTATTAATTTTATTCGTCCTATCCTTTATTTTATCATATTCTTCTTCTGTTAATATGTCCGATTCAGTTATTATTTCATAAGTGACCTTATTATATTCTGTAAAATATGATATGAAGTAGCTATCTCCATCTACGCTTATTTTGTCAATTGTGACCTTTCTCAGGTCTCTTTTGAGTATGACAAATTCTCCGGTATATCTGTGCTTCTTCATGTGTTATATATTAAACAAATGCGTGGATTATCAATACAATAACAAAAGAACTTTTTAATTAAATGAGAGCATTTGTAATTTCTGATACCCACTTTGGTGTTTATCCCATAAACTCGGATAAATGGCTTAAAATGATGGTAAAATACTTTAAGGAATTTTTTATTCCTCTTTTAAAAAAAGAATCATTACCGGGTGATATCGTAATACACTGTGGTGACTTATTCGATAATAGAAATCAGATTCCGGTAGAAGTAATATCCACCGTTATCGACTTATTCGAAGAGATTGGTCAAATCTTACCAGTTCATATGTTGATTGGTAACCACGACATTTCAAATAAATCAACCAATGATATAAACTCACCAAAGTCTATTAAATTCATTCCAAACATAACACTATATGAAACTACTACTAAAGTAAGATTCGATAACAGGGATGTTCTAATGATGCCTTGGGTTGAACATAAGAATGAGCAAATAGCACTATTGCGTAAGTATAGTGGTTGTGATTACTTATTCTGTCACTCTGATTTGAATGGCGCAAGATTACATCTTAAATCAGTAGCTCATAAAAATAGAGATAAAATAGAAGTTGTTGAATTTGGTGGTTTCAAGAAAGTGTACTCAGGGCATATTCACTTAGTACAAAGAAGTGCTAACTTTACCTTCGTCGGTTCTCCTTATGAGATGGATAGAAATGATATGAGTAACCAGAAGGGTATATTCATATTGGATTTTGATGATATGAGTGAGAAGTTTATTCCTAATACATTATCACCTCGATTTGAAAAGCTATCAATATTAACAGAGATGGATGTAGAAGATTTGGGAGTTATCAATACTAATAATTATATAGATTTATATATTTCTAACTCTTTATTAATTGGTAACCGTAAGCTTAGACGAAAACTTGAGAAAATTCTTGAAACTGGTGGATTTTCATCAGTAGAATACATCGATGATATCAATGAAGCAAAGCAAGTTGAAACCGATGTCGAAAAGGGATTACGTGAAACAGAATTCACAACTGAAACAAACTTTGAATTTGAATCAATGATTAAAGATTACATTCAGCAACAAACATATGATGCGGATAAAACCAAATTAGGTGTATTGGGTGAATATGAACACATCATTGATATTTACAATACAAATTATAAATTCAAAAAGGAAGATTAAGTTAAACTACGAATGTATGTAGATAAATTATCTAAATTCTCTTCATATGTTTGTAGTTGCTCATCACTGTGATTTAATAAGCGTTCAGCATCCGAAACTGGACTATCTGAATCAGCATAATGTAAATGGTCTATCCAATAGTCTAATCTACCATCAATACCAAACTCATCTGTTGTTGATACATCTCTGATGTTATCCAACTTAAATTTAAGCATCTTAAGATGTGTTGGTGTTGTTATTGGTTCGCTACCAATATATTGTTGTATCATTTCACCAATGCTAATTATCTTAGCTAATAATCCTTTTACTCTTTCGGTATTACGATGACCCGACTCATCTAATACTCTAATACATTCGTTGTAATTGACATCATATCTATGATGATTATTATCTCTCATAACACTAAAGTAAAGTCTTTTGAAATCATCAAAGTAATAATCCAAATCTACTTCTCCACCACTTTCTTGGTATGCTTTATACGTTTTGAATAAGTTATTAGTAGAATCAATAAATGAATTTAACTTACGTATTACGTCAGTTCCTTTTAATGCTACTAAAGCAAATTTACCAGCTAATAAACTTTTTGGTAATTTTTCTAAATTTTTAAAATTAATATCTTTTGCTGATATACCAATAGACTTAGCAATATGCTCAACATATCTCTGTAAATTAATTGCTCTATACTCATCATTTGTTAATAGTCTTGATGCACCTTCTTTTGACTTTTCTCTATAACTCATTACCGTGCTTGGCTTTACTAAATCAGACTTCTTCAAGTCATTTACATAAAGTATAATAGCGAAGTCAGCCTTTTTTAATTTAGCAGTACTCATACTTCTATGGCTTTCTACATTCCAATCTGTTATGTGTTTATATTTATCAAATGGTAGGTTATGCTTAAGTGGATTATTAGCATCGTCACCTAATATTTCATTTCCTAATTTTAAAGGACTATCATCATTAGTGTATAAACAAATATCTCTACAATCATCTCTTTTACCTCTATTATAAGTGTATATGACGTGACCATAGCTACCGTATTGCTCCCAACCCTCATTCTCAGGTGTATTACCATCTGTTACATCTTGTATAGCATATACAAATATTCTATCATCATGTCTTTTATCAACAAATATAGTAGCTTTAGAGAATCTACTATCTTTTCTATCTTCATCGAAGTAACCAACTATTGTATCTCCGGTTTTTAAATCCTGAAACATATCGTCATCATCACCCAATGGCGTAACAACACCACTCTTTATACCAATGCTTTCTAATATAGATGGTGTTGGAATACCATTTTGTTTTAATCTAATAATAAGTTCTGGATCATTAAATTTAAATTCAGTATTACCAGTTCCAGTATATCCCAAAAATCCAAGTTCAGTTGAGAACCAAAACTTTAAACAAAAAATACCTTCTTTATCCTCTGGGTCATCTGTTTTTCCGGATATAGCTAAAGCATCTTTCTTACCCATGTAATCCATGTATTGGTCATCAATCTTATCGATTGATATATCAAACGCAGTTCTCATATCTTTTAGTGCTGATATGAATTCTTGAGTACCTTCGTCTCCGACATTCTTTTTCAAAAATCCTATTGTTTTAACAATAGACTTAGCTGTGAAAGCTTCATATAAAAGTAATTTTCTCATATTATATAACCAATCCCTTTAATTCTACTATTACTTCACTTTTTCTTAATCGTGAAATATACTCAACATTAGATGGATTCTTTGTTAAATCACCTGATAATGTTAGTTTCTTTAAATTATTTAATCCACCAATGTACTCTTCTATTTTATCTCTACGAGACAGAGAATAAATTAATTCTAATTCTTCTATATTTTCTAAGATGCTTAAATTTTTAATATTAGCATCAACTGAACCCAGTGATAATTTTTTAATATTTGGACAAGCTTCTTTTAACTGTGATATAAAATCACTATTCAAATTACATTGATAAAATGCTATTGAATCAGTTAGTAAGTTTTTAAATGGAGTGAAGTCATCTATCTTTAAGTATTTAAACTTAACCCAATCTGATTTTATATTATGTTCGAAGAAATTAGACGGTAACTTTGTTGTTTCAACAATGATTTCCTTAACTACCGTATTTGGTGTAATGATAACATTACGCCAATCAATGTTTCTGCTTAAATAAATACATTTAGTATTTCTACCAATTCTCTGTTTTTTAGTTATAGATAAGTGATCCATATAAGGGTCGCTCATAGAATCAGCATCAGACATATCAATATCTGGTGCTAATATGTAACTTCTAATACCTTGTTCTGTTCTAAAATTATGACTGTATTTCTCAATGATATCTTGTGCGACATCAGACATTCTTTCAGGATAACATTTATCAAAAAATAATACTGGCTCAGACTTATCATCATATTCACAATCAAATCCTTCAATTGACCTAATTAATCTTCTACATAGTGGTAGAACATCAGATAATTTTTCTTTTTCACCACCACCTTGTGATACGTTATAATATGGTGTATCAAAAACTAAAAAAGCAGGAATTGTATTTGGGTCAAATACATTCATTAGTAAGTTAATCATATATTCAGTACCGTGACCACCACCGAAGTATAACTCCTGACATGATTTATAAAACTTAGACACTGACATATTCATAATATGAACAGCGTTATGCTCAATCATCAAGTATATGTCGTGATTTCCAAATAAATCAAAATCCATTACATCAGGATTATCATTAACCATATTAACAATATTTGCAAAATTCTCATTAGTAAATAAGTCTTCGCTTATCTTCTTAGATGGGAAAGCCGCATTGTAAGAATTTATGAATGTGTTGATATTACCAAAATTACCAGAACGTACAATTTCACCAACCTCTTTAGGTTCGCGCATCATATTACCAGCTTCATCTTTTATTGGCTTTCCGGCTTCATCTCTTACAATTTTTGAATCTGCTTTTGTTTCAGAAGCACTAATCAACGCAAATATTGGAAAATTAAAACTTGATAATTGTGAAATACTTAGTCTTCGAATATTGAATTCGCTTGTATTGAATGCTTTTTTTAATCTACTAAGCATCCAAGACTCAACTGTTCTATTATCCGGTGATAAGCATTTCTGTGCCGCCGTCACAAACTCATCAGGAAGTGAATTCAATGAATCCATTACCCATTTATAATCTGTTGCGAAAAACTCATTAATAGCCTTATCTCTATCTTCATCAGATAGCTTCCATTTACCCTGTGTTATCTTTTTAGTAGGTTCAATCTCTTCATAATCTAAATACTTATCACCCCAAACTGCGGCAACTCGCCTCTTTTGTGGTTCAAGTAAAACATCACGAAGCTTTGCTTCTTCCAATGTCAAATGGGTTTGTCTGCTTCTTATGTATTTCATGCTATTATTGTGACAAGATTATCTACCTTGTCCTCTATACTTCTTTTTGTAATTCTTAGACCTTTTACTAGCAGAGTGTTTCTTCTTAGAATGAATACCACTTCTTTTAATTTTCGGTTTAGAAAGTCCACTTGAGGTGGCATTGCTTGCTTGTTTTTTCATTACATAGTGTGTTATTTTTTATCCTTAATGAGGTATTGTTTAACCAACCATCTCCATGCAGGCATCGAAACATCTGCCACTGTGATGATTTCTTCATTTTCCGGACTTGAACGAAGATTAATAGTGTGTATTAATGTTCTGATGTTCAAATCAAATTTAGTAGGATAATTAGCTGTTATCTCTAATAAATATGCGAAAGCTTCTTCTCTTTTAACTGGTTCAACTTCTGGTGAAATTCTAACCATAATTTGTCTTATTCGTTTAATTACTTCTTCTCTTGATAAAGTCACATCTACGTGTAATGAACGTGAAATGATAGCAGCATCAAATTTATTTTCTGGTAAATTAGACACGAAAATAATTTGACCCTGAAAGATAAAGCTTTTTGGTAGCTTACCGTCTTTGTCATATATTTCATCTAACTCCATATCATCTTTTCCTTCGGCATCATAGTATGATGAACCCTTTTTAAGATTTGTTACGGTTCTTTTTTCATAAGTATCTAAAGCACCCTTTAACATATTCACTGAATCAGGGTCATTAAAAACCGCATCACAATCATCGAATAATATTAAACGTTTACGATATTTGAATAAAATCTCATATAATCCTGGTGTTGAAATATCACCAGTTGCTTTAAAGTAAGCAGTACCTTGTCTTAAACCAATACTACTCAAAGTCTCAGTTACAGTATTAGTCTTACCGATACCGGCTTGTCCTGTTATAATCAATGAATTTGACCTACCACGAGCAACCTGAATTGTATTTAATTCAATTGTTTTGAATACATCCATTTTAGGATCCTTCTTAGCTTCTACCTCAGCTTCTTCAATTGTATAAGTTGTTGTAAACTCAGGGTCAGCCAAATGTGCTTCGATGGTACTAATAAGTTTCTTCTGCTTTTCAATAGCTTCAGCATTTGACATTTTAGACAATCTTGCCTTTTCATCATCTAATGCTTTTCTAAGAATTTCTTCATTTAACTTACCTTCTTGTAATTCTAATTCTTGTTCGTATTTTGCTTTCGCTAAAGAATCTTCCGGACTAATGTAGAATGTGAATACTTGTTTAAGTACTTGTATAATTGAATTACCATTCAATTCTAATGTATAATCAGGATTAGAATCAAAGCTAAAGTTACTCCATAAATCAATAGAATGTATCTCTGAGCGAGTTGAATCAATAGCCCAGTTAAAGCGTATAGCTTTCTCAGACATTATTGATAAATATAGTTCACCTTGAAAGCTTCTGGGACCTTTTTCTATGTTGAAATGTTCACCGTATGGGTAGAAGTCAATCTCTGTATTATTCTTGATGTAGGATAATACCTGAACAATTGCGGCTTCTTTATCTCTCGATGAAAATGCCTCATATGTTTGCTTAAATGATTCGAAAGATTTAATCCACTTTTTCATTCAGATGCTTTATTTTTGTTATATATTAATTTTGCCATCCAGAAAACTAAAAGTAATAGTAACTACTGTTGTGTCTGACTCAACATGAAGCTCAGTCTTAATAAGAGTATTTACCTTTTGGTGTAGCTTAAGTATATATGGATATAATGGACACGCATCATCATAGATTACGCAATTTTCCTTACCATTGAAGCAAGCACCAAGTTCTGAATCACTATTACTATGTCTGAATATTTGAACAACTAAACCCTGATAACTACCGTAGTTAAAGTCGTAGTGACCATATATACTATATTCGATATCATTGTCTTTGAAGTCAAACATCATATTCTCGTCTACATATTTGACTAGCTTCCTATTATCATCACCTGATATATTCTTATCATTCTTGTAATAATCTACGAATTTTTTAATATTCCTACTATCTCGCACGTACATTTGGTATTTTTTTATTAAAGATTTTAATTATAATGGTTTTACCAATAACCTTTTCTACTGGATTATTATCCAAACCATATACATAATCATTTATAGTTCCTTCTTCTACATATACTGTAAATTCTGTTTCCTTTTCAAATATATTTGATGCTCTATTTGCATATTTAGCACACGAATCGAACTCATCTACTTCTTCCCCTGTGAATTCATACACAACAGCAATACATGGATATCCAAGATGCCCTTGTAGAGTTGGTATGCTGAATGAATCATTTTCACTAAATCTAATATTTGATGCTGTATCACATAGTAGTTGAAAATGTCTATTGATGTCTTCCAATTTTAAAGTTCTTGGGTCAATAGGTTCTTTTTCTTCCGGATTTATAGACTTTATATAGTCATTGAATTTCTTAATTAGTCCTTTCATTCTCTATTGTTATGTGTATTTGTAGCTCATCAAAAGCTATTGATATATCTGGCCCAGCATATATTTCAAATTTTATATATGGATGGTCACTCATAAGTACTGAACAACATCTTTTTGCTTCCTTTTTTAGAGAAACCATATTATTTCTCATAACAGCTTTATCTTCTTCATTGAATCTGAAAGCAATTTGTAATGTTTGTATACCAGTTATGAAACTATATTCAACTTCCTTTTCCCATAATTCACTCTCGTCAATCAATCCTTGAAAGTAAACATCTACCTCGGATTCTAGCTTTTTGAGCAAAATTTCATTTGTCTCCTTCTTATCTTCTGGTTTTTTAAATACCTCTTTAAATTTCTTTAAGAATCTCATGTGTTTATATATTAAATGTAACGGCTAACAAATAATATATACATAAAATTCAGAATCGGGAACAGAGATGAGTCAACATAAAAATTTAATCTGGTTTAACAAAGAAGGTGATTATATGAACTTCGCGTACAATGAACCAGCGGAAAGATTCGAAGGGAATGTTATATTTCACGAAAATTCATCTGATACATTCAAGACCATTGGTCTATATATGTTTGAGAAAATCCCAGCATTTGATTATGAAATACCAGGTGACTTACAATTAGATAAATATCAATTATTCAATGAATATGGATTTAACTTCTATGGTAATAACTATACTACACAGTCTGTAACAAAGATTGAACCTACAAATCCAGACCCATCATTCTATTCTAAATGGATATATGGTTTTGACTTCGAAACTAAATACCCAATTGGGTCTCAAGTAAAATTCAATCAGAATATATTTGAATTTGGTAATCCAAATGAATGCTTCACAGTAGTTAATACTAAAAAAGGAGCAATTATGATTATTTCAAATGTGGATAATGCTACATTCGAAACAACATGGAACGCATCTTATTCTGCAACATCATCGTTTCAAAATATATCAATCAGTGGTGTAAATGCTGTTGGTGTTTATGATTATATTGAATCGGTAACATTTACTAACTTAATATCTTTCTGGTCTGAGCCTACTTTCTATGATAAGCTTTATAATGGAAAGAAGTTATCTCTTATTAATACAACGTACAATGAAAAGGTTGTGTCTGTTGAGAATAAGGACTCATATGATAAAATTTATAATCAATATAGAACAAAGGGAACAACTGTATCATCGGATGATATAGCAATTGAATTATTGTTATTCACTGATTTACCAAAAGTATATACTGGTGGTTTAGTATTCAATTCAACTTCTAATATAATCGGATTTTCATCGACTATACCAAGCTATTTAAAGCCAGGTGTTGAGTTTAAAGTACCATCATCAATATCCAATACTAATTTCTATAAAGTAGCGGCTATTGCTCCATTTGGTGCGCCTAATTACTATGCTACACAATCACAAGTATTATTTAATAATAAAATATTCCAGTGTATTCAAGCATATACACAAAGCGTTGGCTTAACTGTATCTCCTTTAGATACTACACGTTGGTCAGCACCTACATATTTACCAATAGAACAACCATTAATCAATGAAACATTATTGAACACTGATGTATACCTTACAAGTAATCATCTGTTCTTCACACACGTTGCTACTGTTTCAACAAGTGGTACATCATCAGGTACATCATCTACTGCTTATACTTTAGCTGGTGCTGCTGAGAAATTCAAGGCTGATTTCAGTATTTTCAATATAGATTTATTCTACGATGAGACTACTAATGAACTTGTTTCGAAACTACATTACCCATCTAAATACGCAGAAGTTAAATACTTATTCGGACCTAGTTTAGTTGATAAGACAATACCATCTCTACACTATGAAAAATTTACAACTGTTAAAGAAGAACTAACAACTGAATTAAATAAGAATAAATCTGAGAATTTTGACTATGATATAATATTCACTGATATTGATGAATTTGGTATTATCGTAAGAATAAATGGTATGGTATACGATATGGACATCGAATGGGTTTACATTGGTGTCAACGTTGATATGGCTCGTACAATAGATAAGACCTTAAGAAATTGGTATACATCATATTTCTCAAGATTGGTATCATTGGGTATAATCGCAGATTTAACATACATTGGTTCAGTTCCATCGATTTATTACAACACAATTAATTTAAGAACTGAATATCCTAACGTACCATTTGACTTCTCAGTTGAAGTTGGTACAACGGCAGATTTTGATATCCCACATACTAAAGTTATTTTCTATGACATGGGTAACTTCGTTACTATCACTGTAAATAACAGAACTTATACTAAGTTATTCAACGGTACAATAGCTCAAACATTAGCTGATTGGGTTGATGAATATGCTGATGAGTTAAGAGATTTTCAAATACGTGTAATTAATATAAACAACACATTAGAGTTTGATGTTAATAGTATGCATCAAAGAGTAAACTTAGACATCAAATTGGGTAAAGCATTTTTACCTGGTCAGAAATCAGTTTCAATACTTAAACAATTCAAGGGTAATAATGGTTCGTTAATTACTTCTAACGAAGTTATAATAAGTGGTACATCATCGTCATACGGTACTGTTTCTTTAGAAGAAGCTGGTTTCGCTACGGGTATGTTAGTATCTGTACAAAATACAGTACATCAGGTACAGAATCAACAGTACAATATTACATACTTAGATCCATTCAGATTCTCTCTTAGTTATCAAGGTCCGTTTTGGGGAACAACTGATGAGGCTTGTTTGACATCAGCATTCTTTACGTTAGCGTTCAATGCTGGATTTGGTCAAACTGGTTGTCCTATCATTCCAGTTATTTCTGGAACTGCTGGTCCTTATATGATTGGTGCGTTTGGAACAAGTTCATTCAGCATTAACTATAACTCATTAAATACATACAATACTTACACTTATGTGGGTCAAGATAATATGGTTGACATTGAATATGTACATTTATCTCAATCTATATTCGCGTTGGGTGATAACATAACAGTTATCGATGCTAACAATGGCGCACAAATAAGTGTTATTAACTTAGGTGGTAATACACAATCTGTATCATTAGGATTTAATCCTATTAATAATTATTTATATGCTTTAACTCAGACACAATTGTTCTGTATAGACCCTATTTTAAATACAATTATAACTACTATAAACTTACCTTCTGGTAGAATTGCTTTTGACTTATCTATCAACGAAAGTAATGGTGATATATGGGTATCATATAGTAACTACCAAGGATTAAACTTCTGGACATCAGGAAACTCAATGGGACCAGTAGTTCAGACACTTGGATTCGGTAGTGGTAATACTTATAAGTTACAATTCAATACGTTTGATAATGATGTGTATGTCACAACTGATACTAATACATTATTACAAATTGATGGTGCGACAAGAGCAATACAAGCAAGTTACTCAGTACCAAACTTAAAACATCAATTATACTTTGATGATTTAGGTAATTATATTTACGGATTTGATAATAATACATTCCGAATAATCTCTGGTTCAATATCTTCTTTATTACCAGCATCGGGTACTAATAATTCGATGGTGGTAAATCCATATACTACGAATCTATATCAATCTGGTGATAATAACAACTATTATTCATTTGACCAATCTGGTAATTTAAATTACACGATGTTGATGGGTAACTGGGGACCATTAGAAGTTAATCAGTATGATACTGATATTTATATGGCGTGTCAAGGTACGAATAACGTTTTAGTTATCGACCCAATCGTAGGTCAGATTAAGCAAACAATTCTTGTTCCGGATGTTATGAGCAAGATTATCTATAACCCGCGCAGAAGAAGTATGTGGGGTATAATGCCAGCAACAGACCAAATTTCGGAAGTATCTGTTACTCTTGGTTCAACTATTACTCTTCTACCAGGTAATTATGCTACTGCTAATGCTGGTAATATGTATGGTACATTAGATCCAAACTACGTTCAGAAACAAAATTTCTGGATTAAAACTCGTGAATACTTAAGAAGACCAAGAGAGAATTTCGAAGGTGATAGTCAAGTTAGCTACAAGTGGAAATGGGTTGATGATACAAAACCAGATATGTTTATTTATGACTTCTCTGGTACTCAATTACCAATAACTGGTTCATATGCTTATGTTGGACCTAAACCACTTACAAAAATTTCATTAATTAACTCACCAAATAAAGATATTAATAAGGTAGCATTACCTGAATATCAACAAACTGTTTTTGATGAAATAACTTACGAGTTAGATTACATAGACTCTACTGAGAATGTTTCATTCATGCCAGAGCCGTTAGAGCTTTTCGTTGGATTTAATTCATTAGATGAAGGTGTTTACCAATCTACATTACAATTAATGAAGGTTGAGAATATCGTTCTTGATATAACATCAGATAATGTTTCCAATAATACTTTAACATTTACATCATCGTTTGACGCAAATAGTGGTCTTACATATTCTTATATCTACTTAGATGTGAATTCATTGGAGGTGTTTACTGGTAATGGATTACAAAAGGGTCAACGTATTAAAGTTAGTTTAAAAGATACTACTAATGTAAAGAAACAGTTCATATCATTTAATAATGGTAAACAATTTATCATTGACCAAATCTATACAAGAATACTTGTGTTATTACCATTTGAAGGTGGTTCTGATTTAGTACCAGAGAAAACAATTGTAGATGATTACCCAGTTGTTGGTAAGACAGCTTATCTAAAGACTACAATAACGGTAATGGATAGAGAGATTGCGAGATTCAATGTGATTGGTCAAACAGAGATTGAAGATGTTCGTTATGATATCGAATTAACGAATGTTGGTAAGAATGTCACATCACAGGATGTATTCATCTTCAAGGAATATGATATCAATGAACAAGGTGTTGATTGGAACTATTTAAATAAAAAGAGAAAAGAGATGTTAATGACTCGTCATGACATTTTCCCTTATGTTGGTTCTTATAAAGCTATCATAAATGCCATAAACTTCTTTGGTTATAATGATTTAGAATTATATGAGTATTATAGAAACGTAAATAAAAGGTCAATCAACAATGGGAAACTTTTCAAGGTTGAAATTCCTGATATATTTGATAATACTGTTGAGGGCTGGACTCCTAAGGATTTCCTATCACATACATTACCTAATCCAAATTTTGATGGTACAAATTTATTTAATTTGACGTACCATATTACGGATAAAGAAGGTAATTACATACTTATGTATTCCATTGATGAAGTAGTTATTAAATTACTTGGATTGAAGAGATGGTTACAGAGAAATGTCATTCCAATCTCTCATAAGATATTAGACATTACTGGTAGAACTGATTTCGTTGGTGAAAAAACGATAACTCATAGAAATAATGATATAGCTATATTCAACGTTAAACAGAGTATGGTACCAGTTGACTTCGATATCAATGAAGCATATGTGATGCCTATTAACTCTGGTTCATCAGTATTCAATGTTGCAATTGATTTCAAATCAGCTACTATGAGTGATATGCCTGACTACTTCAATGTAAATATCAGAACATACCAAACTTATAAAGAGTGGTTACCATTTGAAAATTATACAGTTGGTTCAAGAATTCAATACTTGGGTAAATTATATGAATCAGCAACAGGTTCATCAGCAGTACCAAATAGAACAATCAATCCTAAAAAGCACGAAGGTATTCAGGAATGGAGACCAGATAGAGCTTATTTACTTGGTCAGCTTGTTAGCTACAATAGTAATGTTTATGAATATGGGTTTACTTCATCAGCTACAATGTCAGCTACATCTTCTGGTACGGCTTCATACTTAACTGGTGTTCCATATTCAGCTACGAATGAGTGGTTTAATATAACTGAATGGAGAGAAATTAATCTAAGTCCAGTTCAAACATTCAATGAATATAGAGTTGGTGGTGACTTAACTCAATATCATTTTACAGTAGATACATTAATCGACCCATACATTCTTGTGGAAGTAACCTCAGATAACGGCTATGGACAGATATATACATCAAAGAAAAATTATGAATTAAGACCACCGAATAACTTAATTGTTGAAAATATTGATACGACTCAGGTTGCACCAACAGTAGTTGTTACAAACTTAAATACAGCATATAGTTCGGCGTTTAGTTCGTCTTTTAGTTAAAAAATTAAATATATAAAATCATGGCAGGGACAACAAGTACTTATTTAGGATCATCTCCACTGGGTCAAAGCCCAGACACCTCACTTTCATCAATGTTATACGTATTGAAAGATAACGTAACAGGGGATATCACGGCTAAGGATTTCAGAGATGTTATCTATACTGCCTTCATAGACAAAGGTACCATAGGTACACGTTCTATTATTGCTGATAATGGGGTTTACTCATTTTCAATAGGTGAAACAAATAACGCATCAGGATCTTATTCATTTGCGAGTGGTATTATCGTATCAGCTACCGGAGCAGCGTCATTCGCACACGGTAATTCAGCAAATGCTTCTGGTGAAAGCGCAATGGCTTCTGGATATAATACAAAAGCGAGTGGATATGCCGCACAAGCAACAGGACTTGGTACAACAGCAAGTGGTAGTGGTGGACACTCAGAGGGTGTTTATACTAAATCAACTGGGGTGGGTTCTCACGCAGAAGGTTTAAGTACATATTCATCAGCAACAGCATCACATTCAGAAGGTAGTGGTACAACAGCGAGTGGACATTTTTCACACGCTGAGGGATTTGGTACATCAGCTACTAATAATGGCGCTCACTCAGAGGGTTCATTAACTATTGCTTCTGGTAACTCAGCTCACTCAGAAGGTGTAAGCACAAAAGCAATAGGTAACTATTCACATAGCGAAGGTAATACAACTACTGCTAATGGTATTAGCTCTCACTCAGAGGGTAACATAACAACTGCTGATGGTGATAATTCACACTCAGAAGGTTCATTAACAACAGCTAACGGAGATAACTCACATTCAGAAGGTTTAAGTACTACTGCGAATGGTAATAACTCACATAGCGAAGGTAATTCAACAATTGCTGATGGTATAAACTCTCACGCAGAAGGTAGTGGCACAACAGCCAGTGCTGCTAACTCACATTCAGAAGGACATAATAACTCTGCTGATGGTGCTAACTCTCACGTTGAGGGATATGGTAACGTAGCATCTGGTTCCGCTTCTCATGCCTCTGGTAATACAACAGTAGCATCAGGTAACTATTCATATTCAGAAGGTGATAACACATTTTCTACTGGTACATCTTCTCACGCAGAAGGTAGTGGTACAACAGCGAGTAATTTAGCATCTCACGCAGAAGGTCGTTATAATATTGCCTCAGGTTTGGGTTCTCACGCAGAAGGTTATCTTAATATAGCATCTGGTTCATACTCACACGTTGAGGGTGTAAGTAACGTGAGTGGTGGAGTATCAACACACGTTGAAGGATTTTTAAATTTAGCTACTGGTGATTATTCTCACGCAGAAGGTCTTAGAGCAAATGCAGTTGGTGTAGCATCACACGTACAGGGTTATTATACGACAGCAAGTGCTACTTATTCTCACGCAGAAGGTGCATTTTCTATCGCTGCTGGTATGGCTTCTCACGCAGAAGGTAGCGCACACGCAAACTCTAGCTACTCACACGCTGGTGGTTTAGCGGCTTCAAATAGACACGCAGAATGGTCAAGAGGTCCTCGTATTGGAAATCAATATGGATTCGTAACACATCATGGTACAACGTCTAATGCAACATTAACTGAAATATTCTGTGATGGTGTGTCTGAGAAATTTGGTTTATATCCACCTACTGGAGTATCTGGTGTTGTATATAAGTTTAACGTTCAGATAATGGGTGTATCTTCAAACGGATTAGCATACATAGCACAAGGAGAAGGTGTAGCAAGATATGATGTTGCTTTAAACTCTATTACAAATCCTAAACCAGTATCATTAACTCTTTATCACTTTGATGGTTCTATGTCTGGTTGTTCGGCTTCTTATACAGTTGATAATACAGCGAAAGTTGTTAAAGTTTCTGTTAAAGGTATAGCATCTACTAACATTGATTGGATGGTTGAAAGTAAATACACAACTGTGGCATACTACGCATCCGGTGGTGGTGGAGGTGGCGGTGGAGACATCGAGTTACCACCATTAGACTAATAAAAAAGCCCTCAATTTTATAATTGAGGGCTTTTAATTTAAAGAATAATCTGATTACTCAGCCGCTTCTTTTTTCTTTGACTTAGATTTCTTTTCAGAAGTCTCAGTAGGCTCAAGTGTTTGTCCTTCAATCTGAATTGACTCATCAAATGAGTAAACCCAATGACTGATATCATCAACTGAATTCTTGTTAGCAGTTTCATAATAGTTGAAAATCTTGCTAAGTTCACCAATCTTGCTAAGAATTTCAGCAAATGTATAAGCTTGTTTTGATAAGCCTTTTACTGTATGTTTAGCGATTAAGTGATAGATATACGTTAACTCAGTAGCATTAATCTCGTAAGAAATTACTTCTTTGTCATTTGTATATTTTCCAGTGTTTTTCATTGAACCAAGTAAATTACTTAATTCGATTGCGATGAATACTGTATTTACATCATATTCTAATTTAGAAAGTAATAAATCAGTAAGGAAGTTATACTGAACGCGATTTAAATAGAAGTTATACTTCGTATCTAAGAACTCGTGTAAGTATTCTTTGTGAAACTTTTGTGCTTCACCATACGCTTTGTTCTTCTCTTCTTCTGATTTACCACGAGCATTGTTAGATGCCATGTAATCTTCGATAGCTTTAAGCTTGTTATCTAAGTTAACTTCTGACTCAGTAGAAATGAATCTTACTGTTGTCCCGTTAATAATAGATGATACTTCTGGCTTAACAGTGTGTGTTTGAATTTGATTATCCATTTATTTTTTTGATTTTATTTAACCTTTTGGTTTAGATTATCTTTTATATTTAATAATTAATTTGTTTACAACTTTTAAACAATAAATTCGTCATCCGAATCTTGGTCTTCTTTCTGTTGAACACTTAATAATTCAACTTGGTTAGCTCTACTAACTTCTTCAATACCGTATTTATTAATAAGAGCAGAGAATGTAGAAATATCTGGTTTAACCATTTTGATTTTACCATCACCAGCATTAATTGTTAACTTGTCGATTTCTTGTTCGATTAAAATTTGAAGAGCTGTATCATCAAACTTATTCATTAAGTCTTCATTCATTGATACCAATAATTCCTTTTGCATTTTAAATGCGTATTGGTCTGGTATTTTCGCTATTGCGATTGCCTTTTTCTGTTTACTATTGCCCGTGAAAGAGAATCCTACGTTAACCGGAAAAGCTTTCTTATTGAAAACGTCATAGAATTGGTCGATACTGTCCTGTGACAGGTCATAAAATTTATCCATTGTTTTTAAGTTTTAATTTTTAAGTTATATCCTATCTGGGATGTAAGTTTAAAGAAATTTAAAAAAAAGTAAATATAAAATAGCCAGGATGGCTGTTATACCAACAGTTAATATGATATTGGCAATTCTTTTAGTATTCAAGAATGAGTAACCGAATATAATAAGATAGTTAGTTTCATCAAGTTTTTTGATGTCTAATAATCCAACTAACTCAGTTAATCCGATTTGAAAGAATGCTTTATCGACTGTTGCTATGTAATCATTTACATATTTTTGAATAATCTGTGCTGATAATTTAGGACCGTAGTTCTTAATATCTTCAACATTTACATTCAACACTGTATATAGTCTACCGACTTTATCCAGTCTAAGGTTTGTCTCATTCTGTAAAAGAAAAGACGCTTGCTTTACAATCTTTTTATAGACAAAGTATAGCTTTATTTTTTTCCATAATGATATTTTCATAAATGATTATATTAAATAAATTAGATTTGATGCATCTATTTATCGTTTATTAGTAATTGTTGGTTTAGTTTTACCTCTAAGTTCATCAACATAGCTCGCTAAATTATTAGCACTAGAAGCTATTGTAGCCAATTTAGCATCTATTTGTTGAAGTGCGCTATATAAATCATCGTTAGTTTTAGTAACTTTATTAGCGGTACCAGTCTTAACGGATGTGCTTGCTTTAATATCAGTAGATGATGATAATGAGATATCATTCTGTTTAGCTAACTCTTCAGACATTTTTTGGAATGTCTCAGCAAGAGTTTCTGACTTCTCTTCTAATAAATCAATATTAGCTTCTAACTGGTCAGGATCACCAAGTGATAACATTGCTATGTTAGCAGTTAGATATTTTAAATTATTAAATTGCTCTTCACCCAATTGAGTTAAGTTACTACCAACCTCACCGATTGATTTAGCTAATTTCTTATAAGCAACAGCCATAAGAGCTATATCACTAATTATATTTTTAAGCTTAGAACCACCGAATAATCCACTTGACATAGGAATTGAATCAGTAATTGCTATGTATGCTTTTACGTTAGCGGCTACGCTATCAAAGAATGATTTAGGTATAGAAACATTGAAGTTGTCACCAAGTGAGTTAAACTTCTTAGCTATTAATATAATTTGGTCAACGATGTTATTAAGAACCATTGTACTTACAGAAGATCCAACCGAAACATCATCAATTAAATCTAAATAAGATTCTATGTTTCCAGCTATATTTTCAAAGAATGATTTATTTACACTTGTTTTGAATATATCACCAGCAACATTAAACTTACGAGCTACCTTAATAATTGAGTTAACAATTTCATTCAATGCTCCGTCATATTCTAATATATCATCAGAGTCCTCTAAGTCAGCTTCTTCTAATGCGGCATACGCTACTGCGAATCCTGAAATAGCGGAACCAACTCCCTCACCCCATTCTTTTGACGGACCTCCTTTATATTGTTGTGTTGATGCCGCGAATATAGCAGCTACGTCAATGATTGCTTTAGCGATAGTAACCATAGCATCACTCATCTGTTTTGCCTTATCGGTTTCTCCCATAAACATATCCATCAACCTATCACCTAATCCTTTATCCAAAGCTGAATAAACAGGAGCAAATGCTCCAATTGCCATACCAACTCCTTCTGCCCATTCTTTAGTTGGAGCATTTGCCCAAACACTAACACCAGCCGCATTGAAAACACCAGCCACTTTAATTATCGATTGTGCTATATCAACCATTACTTGACCATATTCTTCACCACTCATAGCATCACCGCCAAATATACTCATAACTTGTGATTGCATTAGATATCCATACACTGGAGAAAATGCTCCCAGAGCTAATCCTATGCCCTCTGCCCATTCTTTACTAGGACCACCAGTAAACTTACCACCAGCTATAATAGCACCAACATCAACGATTGTTTGAGCTACTGTGAGCATCGCATTCGAACCAGCCGCTAACATAATACCACCAAGACCAAATGTACCTACTATGATACCACCTAATAAAGTCATACCCAATGCGAATGCTGTCATTGATAGACCAACACTTGTTGACCAAGCAACTGATGGGAAGTTTTTAAAGTTACCCATATTAAGAATCTCGGCTACACCAACTATTGTAGCGGCTACACCTAAGACAGCAACAGCACCAGCCAAAAGAGCAACAGCACCAACACCAGATATAGCAATAAAACCTAATACAGCCATTGATAACCCGAAGGCAACAATTGATAATCCTGTACCTAATGCCCAATCAATACTTGGGAAGTTAGTATAATCACCCATCGATAATATTTGTGATGCCGCCATGATTGTAAGAGCAACTAATACTACTACCAATCCACCCTTTATAGCATTTGATATTGATAAGCCCATCTTATCAAAAATCCACATCGCGGCACCAACAGCTATTGTAGCTATTGTTAATGTTATACTAAATAGAACAATATTAAATAAGTTACTAAATGGAATTACTGCTGTGTCTTTTAAAATATGTGATGATGCCCATATAGCACCAGAGATTGTTATCATCATTAATGGTAACTTCAATATATCAGCCCAATCAATCTTAGACATAGCTTTAACTAATAAGCCTAACCCAAACGATATAACAACAAATACTGCGGCTATACCTATTGATGTCAACAACTGAACTAACCCAACTGGTTGAACATCTTTTAAGAAATACGAGGCACCCAATATAGCCATTGCTGTTGTTACCAATACAAGAGGTAATAATATTACACCCTTTATACTAACGTCTTTCAAGCTACTAGCAAGTTTGCCTATACCATAACTTAATACAGTGAATGCCGCGGCTATACCAATAGTAGTAAGCAACTGGTAGAATCCAACTGGTTGAACATCTTTTAATAAATATGATGCTCCTAATATTGCGAATGCTGTTGTTACCAATACAAGAGGTAATAATATTACACCTTTAATACTAACATCCTTTAGACTATGTGCTAATTTACCAATACCATAACTCAGAACAACGAAAGCCGCCGCAATACCAATAGTAGTAAGCAATTGGAAGAACCCAACTGGTTGAACAGCTTTTAAAATCCATGAAGATGCCATGATAGCAGTTGAAGCCGCTACTAAAACAAATGGCATAATTAATAAACCTTTAATAGATGCTTTAGCTACACTTCTGGATAAGTCACCAATTGACTCTGATAATAATGAGAACGCAAAACCAATTCCAATAGTAGTTACTAATTGTGTAAATGATAATGTTTGTACATATGACAATGCCATCGAAGCTAAAGCAATAGCAGCTGATATGATGACTAAAGCACCACTAGCTTGTAGCGCATCTTTTATTGTTATCTTCGCTTTAATAACCTCACTGAAAGCAAGTGCTATTAATGGAATAGCAAGACCCAAAGCAACTACTGATAGAAAGTCTACCTTACCTATTAATTTGAAAGCCATACCAATGGCAAGAACACCAACTGCTATAACTACGATGGATGAAACACCATCTTTTATCTTTTGCTTATTGTCACCAGCTTGTGAGAACACATTGTTATTCTCTTTGCTGTTTTTTATTTCTTTAGAGAGCTTAAGAATTTCGTCTTGTTTGGACATCATCTTCTTATTATCATCCTTAATCTCTGATAAACTCTGGTTTATTTCTTTTAACTGATTAACCAAGTCAACCGCTTGAGTTAATGGATTACCAGCGTTACCAGGCTTTTGCTTGGCATCGATGATAGCCTGACTCAATTGGTCAATCGCATCGGATAGATTTGAAAGTGCGTCTATACTCTTTTTATCCATATTAAATTTATTTTGGTTCCTTATAAATTATGCTTAACTTGTCCATCAAATTGTAGAGTTTATTATATAAGGTATATATTAAATACTTTGCTCTTTTAATATATACTTTATGAGTAACAATCAAAAAACATCGCACATTATGAACTTCAAAGGATGGCTGCGCCACGTATTCTTAAACGAATCAGTTAAGGAAGCGGAACTCAACAGAATTCTTGATAAGATTTCTGCCGGTAATATATTAACTGATAAAGAACAGAGTTTTCTGGATCTTTATAACACATTAAAGGACAGGGATGTTCAAGATTATGTTCTCTTATCGAAGCAGTCAGTAGCAGAAAAGATTCAGGAATTAATTGACAACGGTGCTATTATTATCTGTAATATGGTTGATAGAAATGGACCAATTGGTTTGAAGATAGTTAATCAGAAAATGAATTGGGATTCCGAAACAGTAGAACTTACCTTAGATAAAGGTGAAAAGTATTTACTTGATGATAAATATTTATATAACCTTTTCAATAAAGGAAATAATAAGTGGTCACTTGAGCCACATAGCGAATATTTTGAAAAAATACCAGTTAAAGGGGATTAATGCTAAAATATTTAGAGTTTATAACAGAAGCCAAATTCAAAAATGGTGAACCTATTCCTAAGCATTTATTGATGAAATGGGTTAGTAGTGGATTTTTTAATAATTTCCCTGTTGAAGCTACGCGAGAAATATTAGATTGGGAATTCGTATTCAAAAGTCCTATCTCTAATTCATTTTACAGTAAGAAGAAAGGTTGGAATTTAACACATGATGGCACTATTCGTATATCTGACCATTGGAATTTCTTTGCACAAGGAAGATTTCATTGTAAAACAAAACAAGAAGGTATAAAAGATGCTTGGGCAAAGGGTATCTATGATAAAGAAACTGATAAATGGGATTTAGTAGAATTCTACAAACTTATTACAAAAGAAGACTCAGATGAATTAGTAAAACAGAAATCGGATGAACTAAAGAAGCTAAAGAACGACAATGCTATTGATTACAAGCAAATGTTCTTAGATTCTGGTGGACAAAGGATGATAGACTTTGGAAAGGAATTCGTTGACAATATTAAAAAATCTGATGTTATATACAAAGATGTTAATATTGAAGCACCATTATTAAAATGGAAAATGGCTGGTGATAATCCTTGGTTAACTGTTCTTATAGATGGTGAGAAACTTAAATTAGAAGACCCAAAAGACTTTACACTAACATATAACGGTATAACTTATACTCGAAAAGAAATATTCAGTAAATTAGGAATTTATCGAAGCTAGTTCTTAGTCCATATACATTCTATATGGCTCTTCTTATTACCAAACATCTTCTTTAATGGTACAAATTCAAGCCATTTATCATCTGAATTACCACATACAATAACTTGGCTATCTATCGTATCAATAACTCCTTTTAGTCTGTCATAATCAATCTTATGATGATTATATTTATGTTTCTGAACAGTATATGGTGGATCAATGAAATAGGTAGCATTTGGTATAATATCTTGCTCGAAGAAATCACCGAATTTAATATCCCAATGTTTTATCTTATGTAAATCATTCGCGATTCTCACTTTATCTTTATCCCAAGAGCATCTATCACCACTTGATAATGATGGTCTCGCACAACCTCTTCTAAGGTGATATCCGATTAACCATCTTTCTTCATCACAAAGTAGTTGAAAGTCATTTAATGTTTGACCAACTTCTAATACCGGAAGTTTTAAGATATCATCTGTTGATGCGCTCTGTAAATATTTCCAAATCTTAAATACCTTGTCGAATTTCTCTATGAGAACTACATCTTTTTCCCAATATTTTAACGCATATCTGGCTGAGCCAGCAAACGGCTCAACGATTGTATCGTGTTTAGGACTTGGGTAGTGATCCACAATTTTGCTCTTTGAGCCATAGTAACTGAACATAGATGTTATAGTTAAATTAAATTGTTTGTTTAATATATAGACAATGAAGTATTTAAAATCATTTGAAGTATTCGAAACATCATTAACACATGGATTCTCTGGTGGCTCAGGCGCACCAGCATTTGGATTAGGTGGTGTTAACTACGGATATGATAATATACCACCAACAATAGATAAGGGTGATACGTCATTTTTATTTTCTGAATTAACTGGTGAGTTTTACGACAATGATGAAGTAAAAGAATTAGTTGCTAAGTATTTACAATTATGTAGAGAAAGACAGTGTGAGCCAGTTATATCACAGATTGAAGATTTAACACCAGCTACATTCGATGAAATTCTAAGCTCACTTAAATAGACTATTTAGTTTAGATTTTCTTTTTCTCTTTAACCACAAATCTGAAAGAATATTCTTGATTGATGTGAATGGATTATTACCCGAAAATAAGAAGTACAGCCCAAAACAGAATCCCGCAAGGCAATACAATACTAAATTGGCTTTCCAATAACTGCCAGTTGAATTTATTAACATCACCTGTACTGCATCGAAGCCAAAGGGGTTGAAAAACATCCCCAACATTAGACATATTGTTGCTAGTCTTTGTTTGCTCATTTTCATTTAATTGTTTATCGGTATCCGAGGAATCCATATACTGTTTATTTTTAACCCACCACACAAATCAACTACACAAAAGGGTTTCTATTCAATTATATATTAAGTTTAAAAATAAAGTTTATCCAATAATGATTATATCAACACCAGGTGAGCTAAATGTAGCCGAAAGTGTTATATCAACTGTTGTTAAAGTTCTGTTATCTAGTGTTCCATAAATAGCTTCACCTGTTGATACATCCCACATCTGAACAACAATACCTGTGCTATTAAGATTGTGTGTAATTGTATTAGTAACAGATGCACTAAATGTAACACCGCTTGATTGTGTTTTACCTAAAGTTATTAAAGCATCAATGCCTTTAATTCTGGATGCGTCTATGTTTTGAATGAATGACATCTTTATGAATAATTATTTTTATTTGCATTATAATTCTGCAATACTCCTTCTGGTTGTAATGATGTATTATATATTCGTATCGCTCCAATCTTTCCAGTAAAACTTTCACTTATATTGCTTATCCAAGTTCCAATAGATAAATCATTAGTATCATCATATACCGCATCACCAGCAGAACCAGACCCATAAACATAATGACCAACTGAATAATAAGCAACATATCCTACTTCGGATGCTGAATTATAAATACCTTGATTATTATTTCTTTTAATCGTTAAACCAGTATCTATATTATCCACCGTACCAGTAGCATAATTAGGCTTACTAAATGACACAAGAGTACCAAATGAAACAGATGATAATATTTCTTGTCTTTCATAAGCAAATCCACCACCGGAATTACCAGCAGTCCATGAAGTGAACATAATTTTATAGTATTTATTATTAATGTAATCAAACATAACCCATTCTTCACCAACCATTGATGGTGGGTTGGAACCAGATGTTAATTGCCAATCAGTATAAACCCTCGTAGTATTATAATCACTTAAATCATTCCAACCATCTCTATTCCATAACGTACCGTATGGACTACCAACATTTAATACCGTTGCTTCTTCAACCTTTTGACCATTTATATAAAGTCTTTTTAAGCCATCTTCATAAGTCCCAACAATATGCATCCATGTATTTGAATATGTAGCTGGGTTTATTGTGTGTTCCATTTCTGAATAACCAGTTGTTTCTGTATTTAATCCAAAGCTTAAAATAGTTCCTGAATTTTGAAATGCAATCATTTGATTTGGTGTTCCGCTGTCATCATTTCTAAAAACATTTTGATTTGTAGTAGCAGTTAAACCAGTAGGGTAAACCCAAACTTCGATTGATACACTACTAGGTGTAATTTCACCATCGTTGTTGACTTGTATATAATCATTAACACCATCAAATACAAAAGTACCATCAGTTGAATCAAATGATGTTCCGTTAACAAGACTTCCAGTATGACCATATGTAGTTAAATCATAAATAGAAGTTCCTACACGGGGATAAGACCTACTATTTATGGTTTCATAGTTTAAAACCAAATTATCTCGAATTATGTCAATGTTACTTAATATCATAAAAAATTAGTCTTTGTTACTTTATAGTTTTGCATTACTTCTTCTGATGATAATGTTTTCGAATATATTAAACCATGTCCAAATGAACCTTGTAGATATCTGAATGAACTCGCACCTGGACGCAATAGGCCAATAATCATTGGTAGATTTGTTGAGTTATCAATTGTTGATGGTAATGTTCCACTATAACTTCCCGCAACTTCTACACCATCGATGTATAATTTTAAAATATTTGAATCACCACTTTCTGCGCCATCATATGTGAAGCAAATATTAACCCATTGACCAGTGGCACCATAGTTAAAATAACCATAGTCACTTGTAGTAAAAGCTACATAGATAACTCCACCAAACAATTCCATTTCTATTCCATTACCTGATGGATTAGGGTAGTCATATATGTTAATGATGCCACCAGTATCAGTAGTGTTATTAATACAAACTTGTATTGAATAGTTGGCTAATCCATCTGGATTAAAACCAGTTCCAACTGTTGAGAATTCTATTTTATCATCAACACCATCTAAATCAATAACACCAGTTGTGCTATTCCATGTTGCTCCGTCTAAAGACCCAGTTTCGTTTTCATCTACTATATTACTAACGGTAGTGCCGCTTCTAGTATATGTGTTTATACTCACTGGATCTAATTCTAAAACTAAACTTGACCTTACGATGTCATTTACATCTAAGATATATTTTGGTATATCGATAGGCTCAGGTAGTATTTCAAATACTTTTCCGGTAGCATCTGTTATTGTTAAATTACCTGTGTCAATAGACTCAAATTCTAAATTTAAAACAGTTATTCCGTTATTAATTATCTTTATCTTATCTAAATAACCATCAAAGTGTAAACCTGGATTATTATAAGATGTACACCCTATTGTTATATTTACTTGGCTACTGTTAGATATAAGCATCGAATTACTACCATAAGACACACCATCTAAATAGAATGTATTTACTCCAGCTACACGTTGAAATTTAACGTGATACCATTGACCTACATTCATAGGTGGAACGGTAACGTATAGATTTTGTGATGTGGCGTATGTCGCCATTCTCAATGTAGTATTATTAACTATTATAATAGTCCAATCGAAATTAGAACCATATGTATCTTTAGCTAAAATTGCCATATCATTGGTGAAACTATTAGCATTAAAATATGCCTCTATTGAAAAGTTATTAACTGATAAATCGAAATCAGATGTATATGGAGTTACTAGATAGAAAGAATCTACAGGAGTACTAAGATTAAAATCATAATCAACAGAACCTTTAAATAATCCACAGTTAGTACTATCAAATGAAGCACCATAAGCTATGATTCTTTCATCTGGTGTACCGACACTTTGTAGTATATTCCCGTTATATGACATATTATTATCCTCTTATTAATCTTATGAAAAAATCATTAGCAACAGCCTCGTATAGATAATTATCATCATAGTGTTTCTGACCTTGGTATGTACCTGTAATAGCAGTACCTATGTATTCACCATTTACATCCCAATTACTTGGATTTTCAAGTTTCAACTTCTCGGTATTTGGTATACCAAATGTATTTATAACACTTCTACTCGCGGTAATAGTACCACTTGAATCAGATTCAACCATTCTGTCGCCTGTTCCTGAAAGTATTGAAATATTAACATTAGTACCATCATCTGATATTACACTATCTGATAATCCACCACTGGCGAATTTAGGTAGGTAATTTAAAGTACCAGTTCCCACTACAATATTCTTCTCAGTACCAGTATCATCCATAACATACCACCCATCGGATTTAGGATAAATCTTAGATGATGATGCTGTTGGATTACTTACAGTGCTTATATTTGCCCAATCAGGTATATGATATATCATGTTATCCATTATATGCCAATTATATTTATTTCAACATTCGTTACGTTTTGTGTTGTGGTTACCGTAATACTATTTGTGTCAACTATATTAACCTGTGCTGATATTATATTTAAACCAGACCTGAATGAATGAACAAAGCTGTATGTATTTAAATTATGTGTAATAGTAAATGGTGTATTAGCAGTTGATGAAAACGTTGCTGAATATTTCTTTTCAGAATCAGTTTGTAATGTTTTTAACAACAATGTACCACTATTAGAAAATGTTCCACCACCAGTTAAATCTAAAGTACCGTTTAAAATAACTACTTGACCAAAGTTCTCAAGTATACCATCTACCTTAAGGTCACCATATACTAAATATTGTGAATATGTAGCAACGCTAACAAATTCAGTAGGCTCTATATAATACTTATTCTGAATATCGCTTGTATCACCTGATGTAGCAAGTTTACTTTCCACTCCACCAGAATTCATAACGTACCAACCGTCTACCTTAGGATAAATCTTAGATGAAGAAGCCCCTGGTACACTAACCGAACCTACATTAGCCCAATCTTGTATGTTGTATATTTTATTACTTGCCATTATAGTCCAATTATGTTTATCCTAGCAGTTACATTCTGTGAAGAAGTCACTTCTATACTATTATTATCAACAATATTGATATCTACATTTATTAAATTTGTACCTTCTCTAACAGATGCTACAAAGTCTAATGTATTTAAATTATGTGAAATCGTAAAAGGTGTGTTAGCACTTGATGAAAATGTAGCTGAGTATTTAGTCATATTATCACCAACACTAAGAGTCTCAAATAATAATGTACCACTATTAGAAAATGTTCCACCGCCACTTAAATCCATAATACCGTTTGCTATAACTACTTGTCCATAATTTTCCAATACACCATCAATGGTTAAGTTACCATATATCCAGTATTGTGAATATGTAGCAACGATAACGGTATCACTCGGCGCAATATAATATTTATTCTGTGAAGCATTACCACTACCACCAGCTACAGTCCATAGCTCCCAGTTACTAGCTGAACCCAATGCCCACGTATTGCTTCCTGTTGAAGCAGTAAGCCTCCAATAAGAACCATCATCAAGTGTACCAACAATCATACCTTCCCTTCTTCTAAGAAGAGAGATATTATTTCGGTCAGCCTGTGTGGCAACGTTTCTTAAACCATCAATACCATATTGAGGATCAATGATAGCATAGTTATCAGTTGAGTCAGTCGTTGCTAAGAGACCTGTAATTGGTATACTTCCCGGTATTTGAGCCATTCTTTAACCTTTATTTTTATGACACTACTATACTAATAGTACCACCTAATATATTTTTTGTTCTAAACAACTTATACCCAGTTGTAACACCGTGTACGTTTGTTATGTTCACTGATTTATAATTTAATCCATTTGGTTGAACTGATGTGTAACCATCAGACGCATCAGCCATAGCAATAGATAAATTTGTATTGAAATCTTTAAATAATGTTACATTACCAAACGCACTTGGATATCCCACATATTTATAACCACCATTAGTGAAGTTATAAGTACCAGCAAATGTTGTTGCTAATGACTGATTTGATAAACTTTGTACACCACTCGCTGTTGGTGATGTAGATGTTGTAGCACCATAGAATAGTCTCCATCTCCAAGATGATGATACATCTCTCGAAATAGGTGTTCCGTTTGTTCTAGTACCAGATACTCTCCACACATGAGATGTAGCAACAGTTTTACGAATTGAATATGTAATACCAATAGCAGCATTGAAATCATTAGCTGTACCAGTTAATAAAATTTTACTACTTGATATATCTCTAAGTGTAATAGAGTTAGTAACGTTAGCTGGATAAGACTCTGACCATACGAACGAATATGTACCCGCTGATATTGTATATCCAACTTCAAATGTAGCAGGAGCCGCACCACCGATTGAAAAACCGGTGAAGTTAGCTACTTGATATGGGTATAATAACATTGTCCACATCTGTTGCATTGATGTATTACTAAATGTTGTACCAGCAGAAATTCCACCCATTGTAGTTGGAACTGGTGCTAAGTTTGTATATGATACAGGAGCCGCTGCTGGGTCACTCGTATTAACTTGGAAGTTACTACCATCATAAACTAAATAATATATCTGACCAGGTTCCAAATCATCTGCTACTAGTGGAACAGGACCTGTTTCATCAAATTTAATTAAGTCAATTGGACCCAAAGAATCGATGTCTAAACTGACTACTGAGCTGGTATTTGAATATTCAAAATCAACTAAATAAATATGACCAGCAGAATATGTACCAAGTGTAGGTGATGCTGTACCAACATATGAGTTAGTACCCAACGCACTAATCGTAAACTTATCAGGTGCAGGTAACGTATTAGGTGCTATCTGTGCTTGAAAGTAAGATCCATCAAATGTTAAGTTATAAATTATACCAGATTTAAATTCACCAGCATCTAAGTCAACTAAGCTACCTGAACCATTATCTTTCTTAACATTAACCGCACCAAGAGCATTGACATCTATCGTAACAGGACCAACGTTTGTAAGTATTGGTTGTACTAAGTATATCGTATCTTTTGTGTAATAATTTAACACAGGTAAAACAGTACCACTGTATGCCATAGCATCAGATGTAGTAGTCGTAACATAAAGAATTTGATTTGCTCTATCAGCAGCCCATTGGCCAGAAGGATAAACACCTTCATATCTATAAACAGCATTATCTTGATTATCAATTCTTAGTGCTGTGTTATCAGTTGGCTCAGTATAATACCAACCAAGAGATGGTGAAGATTTATATTCAGTTACCTTATCTGTATTACCAGACCAAGCACCACTTCCTGCTCCTATTATTAAATATCTATCACCAACTGAATATGTTGCTGGTGGAGCTGTATATGTAGCAGATATAGCAGAATCCAACCACTCAGTTGAAGCCGCGCCACCAGAACCACCAGTGAATTCTTTCCAGTTATTATTATTAGTTAATGTATTATCAACATAGTTATAAGTTAATTGATACGTTGTATCATCATTGACTACATAACACATCATACCCCAAGTTCTTCTAACTGACATGATAGCATCACGGTCTGAACTTGACGTAACAGAATGCAAACCACCAAGTAACTCATTTGAATACGCTGATGCGATTGGATCTAATGAATCGTTTGGTCTAATTGGAGCGGTTATTAATGTACCTATATTCTGTGACATATTGCTTAATTAATTTGAAACGTTGTTATTGGTGAGTTTTGAATCGTGTTAGAAATCCAAACATCATAATTATTTACATACCCATTCGCATTAGTAAATGAGAATGAATTATTTATTTTAGTCCATGCTGAGTTAGGTAAACCATTTATAATAAATGTTGGTGTACCGAATGTTGTTGGCCAAGCAAATACAATGTAGTTACCTCCGCCATTAATACCGTTTCTTGTTTGAACTCTTGTTGAAGACAACTCATTACCCGTACCTAAACCAGCACCAGTTAAACCAAGTACTTGTGCGCTATTCAACGCTGTGAATGTTGGGAATATACCCCAATATCTTCTGTTCAACCAAGTAACTGTTGTACTCGCGCTATCTGATGATGTACCGTCAGTTGTTGACATATTGAATGTTGTATTAACGTTAGCAGTAGCAGTAGCACCTTGAGCGCCAGATTGATTGTTTCCTGTTGGAAAAATAGGATTACCATCAACTGTGATTGTCGCAATTGGATTGGAATTTTTGGTAACTGACCAAGTTAATGTAACTGAGGTAGTTGAACCGAATTCTCTATTACCACCACCTGATAAAGAACAATCTGGTCCTATGTATGGGTATAATATTTTATCCAAAGCATCTTGAACAGTTCCGCTAAATGTAGTACCAATAGATGCTCCGCCAACTGCTATTGCGGTAGGCGTTGGTCTTAAGTACTCAGCAGAAAAGGAGCCACCCGCTGAAACAGAAGCGGATAATATATCGATTCTATCCCATAATGTGAAAGCAGTATCTCTTAAATCTTTTGGATCAATTAAGTTAGCGTTGTTATCTGGCAAATTTGCCATTAACTCGTCTAGTGTAGCAGTAGTTGTTGAGTACGTTGCTGATCCGAAAAAGCTATATGTATTAGGCATACCTTTTAATCCTGTTTTTAGAGTATATATTAAAATTATATTTTTACTAATTCACTCAACTCTTATTTAAACCAGTGGATTTCAATTTTTTTTCCTTTGTGTGTAAACCTTTTGTGAAAATAATTATAAAAGTGTTGTTCATTAATGGACAATTTGTATCTTTACGAAAATTATGAAATTAGAATACTTCAAAGACTTTATACACCAGCGTTGTCCAAACGCCATCCCTCTGTTTATTACACTAAGGGGTTCTCATGCGTATGGGACAAATATTGCATCTTCTGATGAAGATTATGCTGGTGTTTACATACAAAGTCAAGATGATATCCTAAGTAATAATTATAAAGAGCAGGTCAATGATGATAAGAACGATACAGTTTTCTATGAATTGAAAAGATTCTTAGAATTACTGGCAACCGCCAATCCTACAATGATTGAGCTGTTAAACACACCAGAAGATTGTATAATCTATAAGCACCCAGCTTTTGAATTAATTTTAAAAGAAAAAGACAAATTCATTACAAAAAAATGTAAGCAGAGTTTTGGTGGTTATGCGAGACAACAAATTTCTAAAGCAAAGGGTCAGAATAAAAAAGTAAACTGGGAAAAGGGTAAAGTTGAAAGGAAACATCCAATTGACTTCGCATATTTTTTCGCTGGTGAAAAATCTATTCCGTTAAATAAATATCTAACAGATAGAGGTCTTGACCAAATGTTTTGTGGCTTAGCTGCTCTTCCACACGCAAGGGATGTTTATTCTATGTTTTATGATTATGACTCAGTTGCATTACATTCTGAGAAGATATCATTAAGAGCGAGAAAAGTAACAAAGTTTATATTTAAACTTTCAAACCTACTTACTTTGAACGGATTCAAACTGTCTCCAGGTAAAGGATATAAGGGTATTGCATTTGAAGATTCGAATACAATACGACTTTCTTCTATACCAAAAGATACTGATGGATTTCTGGGTTATATCTCATATAATAGGGATGGTTATTCACAGCACTGCGATGATTACAGGTCTTATCAAGATTGGTTGAAAAACAAAAACGATGCTCGTTGGGTAGATGTTGAAGCACATGGTCAAAAAATAGACGGTAAGAATATGTTACACTGTCAAAGACTTTTGAATATGGCTAAAGAGATAGCTGATGGGAAAGGTGTTATTGTTAGAAGACCGGATGCTCAATATTTAATTTCTATAAGAAAGGGACAAGTTGATTTACAAACTCTTATTAATGAAGCAGAAGTGAAAATAAAAGAAATTGACCAAGCATTTGATAATGCCGATATCCCAGATGAAGTTCACCACGAATTAGTTGGCGAATTAATGTTGGATGTTAGGAAGTCAATCTATGAAAATAAGAACTAACAATGAACAACAAGAGTCAGATAATGTCTGCTATAATACAAGAAAACCTTGATTACGTAATGCAAGAAGACTACGAAAGAATTAAAAAGGGGTTGAGACATAATCCACTAATGGAAACATATACGACTGATTATATCGATTTGATTATAGATTATTTCCAAGAGCGCGAAGAGTATGAAAAATGTTCAGCACTTTTGAAAGAGAAGAATAAGATACTAGACCACGATTCAAACTATTATATCTAATGCAATTAGGTTACGCAATATTAGAAGCTGAAAGTAAATATGAGAAAACTAACATACATCAGTGTGTAGTTAACTCAAACTCTTTTGCTACGCTTAATATGAGCGAGACTAATGACATAATTGATTGGTTGGTAATTGGAGTAGATACGATTAGACATTACCCAAGTCTTAATATTTACTACGATACTTATACTAAGAGTGAATCACAAGAAGAGAGAAGAGGTTTTATTATTAATAAACTATATGAACTCGGCTTTGAAGCTTCACCTTATAATAATGACTTAGCATTGAATAAGTTTTATTCACTTGAGCGAGAAAAGGCGCGAATTAGGATCGAATTAGCCAAAAATGGCATTGTTAATATATTCTTATTTGATAGAGAAGGCGATAGCACCAATACGATAATTGAATTCTTCAATCCATATATACTCAGTGATGTACTCAATAAGGTATTAACCAAAGATGAAATGAGAGAACTCAGGATTGATAACATTTTAAAATAACAAACATGGAAGCAACAAAAGAGTTAAACGCTGATATACCAGCAGAAATTAAAAAGAAGTTAGACTTATTTTTAATTAACACATCGCTCAACAAAACTGAACAGAAAAAGTTGGTCACGTTGATAAACACAATTTACCAATCAGGTAAAGAATCCCAATAAGCCTTAAAATCCAGCATAATTGCTGGATTTTTTATTAGCACAAATCCCTGTTTTCATTTTAATATATAAAAAAACTATGTATTACAATGAAAACATATATAACACTTGAGCAATTAAAAGCAATAGCATCTACCAAAAACGTTACATTACTAACTGAATTAGTTGGTCCTCTTAACGAGTGCTTAGAAAAGTATCAGATAAACACCACATTGCGTGTGTGTCACTTTTTAGCACAAGTGTTACATGAGTCAGGTTCATTTATTTACTTCAGAGAGCTTGCTTCTGGTACAGCATACGAAGGTAGAAAAGATTTAGGTAATGTTAATCCTGGTGATGGTGTCCGATTTAAAGGAAGAGGTGTTATTCAAATCACAGGAAGAGCAAACTACGCATCTTTAACTAAAGACCTTGGTGTTGATTTCGTAAATCAACCTTTATTATTAGAAAATCATCAGTGGGGAATTATCTCAGCAGGATGGTTTTGGAATAAGAGAAATCTAAATAAGTATGCTGACTTAGATGATGTTACCAAAATAACTAAGCTTGTTAATGGTGGGTTAAATGGCTTCGATGATAGAAAGAAATATTTAGTGAAAGCAAAAGCTGTATTCGGTAAAGTCGTTCCTGGTGAAGGAAATGATTTAGTAGCTTAAAAATAATTTTTAATTATGAGTAACGTTCAAATAAGAGTCATAGAAGACCAACACATAGAAGACAAGGTTGTAAATAATCCCAACGAAGTAATTCAAGAGTACCTTACAAAAAATGGTGCCAATCAGAATCCCTTTATTGATGAAGAAGACCAGATTAAAAGCTATTTAAATACACAAAGTACTAATAATCAGTATAGATTTGCTCCTAAACCAGGCGATAGACTAACCAACAGAGAGGTTAAAAGCGTTAATGTTGACGACCAATTAAATATTCAGATAGAAATTCGCATGGATATGCCATCGAATCGCTAGTCGATAAAGGCTTTCAGAGGTTCGGTGAATCGACTTTTTCGCATTATTAACAAATGAGTGTTGAAAAGATTAATGAACATTGTAGAAAATGTTACATAAAAAGAGTTATTTTTGCTCACACAATTCGAGTATTTCTGGTCTCTCAAATAATATACCATCCGTACATCGATAAGTAACACACTGACACACAACTCTTTACGGAATGAACTTCACTAATTATCAAAATACTCATACCACTTTACCAGGGTATAATCCGTGGAAAAGTTTCTACAATTTTGGTAGTAAAGAAAATGAAGTCCGTCTACAAAAAAACAGCTTTGGTCGAATAATTTCACAAAATAATATCTTTCAAGTAAACACCATCAGGATTCAATATATACAGTACAAAACAAAACAATCCAAGATGGCTTACAAAACCGAAATTAAAAATGATTGTGTGGTTATTAGAATGACCTATCAAAAAGATTGGGAGCAGTGGTTCTTATTGCACTCAGACGTACATTACGATAATAAAAAATGTGAAAGGGGTATGCTAAAGATACACCACGATGAAGCACTTGAAAAAGGAGCCGGTATTTTAGACTTCGGTGATTTCTTCGATGTAATGGGTGGTAAGTATGACCCACGTTCTGGGAAATCAGACATCAGACCAGAGTATTGTAAAGGTAGTTATTTCGATGCTGTTGTAAATGATGCGGCTTCATACTTACAAAAGTATAAAGATAATATCATTATGATTGCTGAGGGTAACCACGAAATCAGTATTCAAAATCGTCAGGAAATTAATTTGACTGATAGATTAATTGAGAAAGTTAATCCAAATATCATCAAAGGAAAATACACTGGTTGGATTAGATTCCAATTCGAACACGAAGCTGGTGGATCTAGAGTAGCAAAAACTATGTACTACACTCACGGTTCAGGTGGTAACTCTCCAGTAACAAGAGGTGTGTTATCAACAGCACGTAGACAAGATTTTATTGATGCTGATATTTTAGTATCGGGTCACATTCACACCGAGTTTGCTTTATCACGTCCAAGAATGAAACTTAATGACCAAGGTAATCAAGTTATTTACGAACAAGAACACCTTCAGTTGGGAACTTACAAAGACTCAACAAATGGTCAGTGGGAAAACATGAAAGGATTTGCACCGCCATCATTAGGTGGAAGATGGTTAAGATTCTTCTACAAAAACGGACAAATTCAGTACGAAACTTTTAGAGCAAAATAAATTTCAACTTTAATAGCAGCGATGTTGATATCTTCTTCATCGCTGTTAGTAAAAGTTAAGAAGAATAATTTTTAGTATAATGTTAACTTGTAAATTTGTAATTCACTAACCCATAAAAAAACAACTCTATGTTTCAAAATTGCGTAGCCATTGACCTAACAAAGTTTAACTATGAAAGATTACCAGAAGCCCTTGAAGCTGCTACGTCAGTAGGAGTCTCAGAGGAACTATCGATTGAAATTTTGAAAGCGAGTAAGAAGTGTGGGTTTGTTAAAGTTTTTATTGATAAAAGAACAGGACTTATAGTAGCTTATACTACTAAGAAGAATCGTAAGCACGTTGAAATTACCGAAGACTTCGGTGACGAACTATTGAAATTACCAAACTTATCTACTGATTCTATCGAAGCAGTATCACAAGAAAAATGTGATAAACTATTGGATAAAATTGGTAAAAAAGGTATTGACTCTTTGACTAAGTTAGAGAAAAAATATCTTGATAAATTTGCTGAAAACAGCAAATAAAAACGTCCGAATATTTGCATATTTTAAAGGATTGTATTACATTTGTATTAAATCTAAAAAAATATGTCAAATATTCGAGTTCGTTTTGCACCATCACCCACAGGGCCTTTACACTTAGGCGGTTTACGCACAGCACTATTCAACTATCTCTTTGCTAAAAAGAACAATGGTACATTCATCCTAAGGATCGAAGATACTGATAGAACACGCTTTGTACCGTGGGCAGAAGACTACATTAAAAAATCTCTTGATTGGGTAGGTATCACACCTGATGAATCACCGTGGAACCCAAATCCAAAATATGGCTCTTACAGACAAACCGAAAGGCTTGATGTTTATAAACCACTCGTTGATGAATTAATCGCGAATGGTAAAGCCTATATTGCGTTTGATAGCAAAGATGAAATCGATGCACTCGCTGAACGTTTTGCCGCCGTTGTTATTAAAGACGGTAAAGAAAATAGATTCCCGGCTTCATACGGATTCAAAACCCGTATGTATGGTAAGAATTCATTAACATTATCAAAAGACGAAGTTGATGCTTTAATAGCTTCTGGTGCTACTTATGTTGTTCGTTTCAAAGTTGATGCGAATATTGATGTAACATTCAACGATGAAATTCGTGGCGACATCACCATTAGTACAAACGAAGTTGATGATAAAGTATTGATTAAATCAGATGGTATTCCAACATATCACTTTGCTAACGTAGTAGACGACCACACGATGGAAATCACACACGTTATTCGCGGTGAAGAGTGGTTACCGTCAACACCAATTCACGTACTTTTATATGATGCTTTTGGTTGGACACCACCTAAGTTTGCTCACTTATCACTTCTATTAAACCCAGATGGTAAAGGTAAGTTATCAAAGCGTATGGCTGATAAATATGGCTTCTCTGTATTCCCATTGACTTGTGATGTTAGCGATGATAAAGGTGATGTTACAACCGTTACTGGTTGGAAAGAAAAAGGATATGACCCTCATGCGTTCATTAACTTCTTAGCACTACTTGGTTGGAATCCGGGTGATGATGTTGAGTTTATGGATATGAATACACTTATTGATAAATTTAGTTTATCAGGATGTGTTCATCACGGTGCTAAGTTTGACCACAAGAAAGCAGATTCGTTCAACTCTCACTATCTAAGATTGCTTCCAGATGATGTGCTTATTAAGTACATCAAAGATAATATCGATGGATCTGATAAGTTTGAATATGGTTCAGTTGAGACTTCTATGATTGCTACTATCTGTAAAGAAAGAGCAACATTTATGATTGACCTATTACCAACTGCGAGATTATTTTTCAGTAACGATGCTATTGACTTAGCAGATAAGAAATCAATAAGTGATGATTTCAAAACTGTTTTTTCTAAAATAGATTTCGGAACCATTGATTGGGATATTGATAGTATTAAAAATGCTATTTATAACTCATGTGAATCAAGCGGTATAAAGATGGGTAAAGTAATGCCTTCACTTAGAATTGCTGTAACGGGTGGTATTCCTGGACCAGATTTGATTTCTACTATGTTCATTATAGGTAGTAATCAAACAAGTGATAGAATAAAAAACTGTCTATAATAAGTCATAAATGTTAAATAAAAATCCCGGTGATATTTCATCGGGATTTTTTTATTTTGGATATCAACTAGTTTTATCCAATGATATATACAATTATGTCACTTAGTAAAAATAAAACAAAAGTAGAAAAAGAAGAAGAAAGAATCGATAAGGAACTAAGACACGGTTGTGCTTATTGTGGTTCTATCTGCGCTGACGGATGCTATTGGTGTATAGAACAAGATGAAAGAGACTATGATTATTGCAATTGTGCAATGTGTCAACCATACAGTAGTGATTATTGGTATGATTGGTATATGAACTCACCAGAAAGGGTTAGAGAACAAAAACTTGATGAATTAATCGGCGAAGATAAGGTTCAGAGAGTTGGAGATTTCTTACCAGATGAATTGAAAGTAAAAACACTCTCAACTTTTTCAATTTATTTCTAATAAAATACATAGCTATTCTATTAGCACTAAAATAAGCAATCAATAATGACAAAGAAGGAACTTAAGAAAATGTTTTCTACTCCCGAATGGAGCATAGAAACAGTAGAGGAAGCAGATAAGATAATATCAAAGATTGCTAAGGATTATCTTAAGCTCGATACTTACCCGAATCAATTCGAAATTGTTACTGCTGAACAAATGTTAGATGCGTATTCATTAATTGGATTACCTCTTCAATACAATCACTGGAAATTCGGTAAAGACTTCGTTATAAATCAGAATAAATATAAAAGAGGTCAAATGGGATTAGCTTATGAATTAGTTATTAATTCTAATCCTTGTATCTCATATAACATGGAAGAAAATACGACTTGCTTAATGTTGCTCGTATTAGCTCATGCCAATTATGGTCATAATCATTTCTTTAAAAATAATTATATGTTTAAATTATGGACTCAAGCAGATTCTATAATTGACTATTTAGTTTTCGCAAAAGACTTCATTAATAAGTGTGAAGAAAGATATGGTTATGAAGAAGTTGAAGCTACTCTGGATGCTTGTCACGCACTTATGAACTATGGTGTAGATAAGTATAAGAAACCACGTAAGCTATCGCCTAAAGAAGAAAATGAAAGACTTCAGAAGACTATTGAAGACGATAGAATTAATTTCTCTGATATTTGGAGAACTCTACCAGATAATAGTAAAAAGAAAGAAAGAATGAGTAAAAGTAGATTCCCTGAACAACCAGAGGAAAATATTTTATACTTCATCGAAAAGAATTCACCAACACTTAAAGCTTGGCAGAGAGAAATTGTAAGAATCGTAAGAAAGATAAGCCAATATTTCTACCCACAAGGTCAAACAAAAGTTTTGAATGAAGGGTGTGCATCATTTGTTCACTATCACATAATGAATAAAATGTTTGACGATGGTTATTTAGACGAAGGTGTTATGATTGAATTTTTTCATCATCATTCAAACGTATTATCACAACCAGCATTTGATTCTAAGTACTACTCAGGATTAAATCCATATACTTTAGGATTCAATATGTTACAGGATATTAAACGTATTTGTGAAAATCCAACAGAAGAAGATAAGAAATGGTTTCCAAATCTTATCGGTAAGGATTGGTTAGATGAAGTTCACTTTGCTATGAATAATTTCAAAGATGAATCTTTTGTTTTACAATACCTTTCACCAAAGGTTATGCGAGATATGAAGTTATTCTTAATAGATGATGAAGCAGCTAATGAGGAAAACTATGTGGTATCTGCTATTCATAACGAAACTGGTTACAAAAGAGTAAGAGAAGCTTTATCTGCTCACTACTCAAGATCCAGATATGTACCAGATATTCAAGTATTCGATGTTGATGTCTACGGTACAAGGTCACTGACTCTTGAATATATACCAACAGATAATAAGGATTTAAATATGAAAGAGGTTGATAAAGTTTTACCATATGTTAAATACTTATGGGGCTTTCCAATCCACATTTTTAAAAGACAACAAAATGGTAAGCGACTGATAATCGCAACTAAAGACTAATGTTAATAAACAATAAGTTGGTTTATAAAAATGCTACTTATTATGCTGTTCTCATTGAGAAAGAGACTGGTATACTTGCCTCAACAGAGGCTCGAATATTATTGTATGATACATCTGAGCAAATATTTGATGAGTCGCCAATTTCAGTTGAAAAGATTGATACACAGTTTCTACCAGCTAAGGCAACACTTGGTTATGCGTTTGAGATAACAATGACTATTAACTCTGAACATAGAAATATGTCTATGAGTATATCAGAGACAAACCATGATGATGTATATCAATTATTTTATGCTTCTGATTACATCTCAACCGAAATGAAAACAATACTGAAACAAATAAGAAGAGATATTAAAATAGAAGCTCTTGGAGAGTGATGTATAAACTCAGCAAATATTTAGATGGTATCTATCTGGTTCAATTTGAAGAGTCATATGATTTAGCAATGACGTTCTTACGATATCAAGAATTCTACGAATCTAATAGTGACCAAATAAGAGGTAAACAGTTCACGATAGTTCAATACATGGATTGGTACGTTAAAGAAGTTTGCGACAATGGTGCATTTTCATATCACGAAGACTGGACTGGTTTCAATATACCATCAACCGTTATTGAAGAAGTAAAGAGAATTGGAATTCTTGATTTAAATCAACACGATACGAGAATGTTTGACATATATGATGAAGCTCGTATGATTCACGGTGATGGTGACTTTTATTTGATTGGTATAAAGGAAGATGATGATAAAACACTCGAACATGAAGTAGCACATGGATTATATTACATAAATACTGAATATAAGGAAGAGGTTAATAAAATATGGGACTCTTTCACACATCAGAGTAAAGCATTATTGAAAGAATATCTATCTGATGCTGGATATCCGGACAAAGTTCATATTGATGAATCACAAGCATACCTTTCTACTTCTCCGCTACACTTGAATGATGAGATTTACAAAAAATCAACATTGTTCAAAAAAACGTTGAAAAGATTTAATCGTAGGAGCTAAAAGTTCGGATTTTATCCTTATATTTGTTTATAAGATACGATAAAATATGATACTAAACTTCAACAACAGTAATAAGGGTGAGCTTTTTGAGATAATGAGTAAATATGACCCAAAGTTCCCCAATCTCGGAACTGCTATTTCAAAAACAATACAAGGTATCAACACCGACGAAGACATCAATATCATCGATGAGTTTATTGTTTCTAAAGTATTAGAAAAAACAGATGAAGTAACACTTGATAAGTTATTCATACTCAGACCAGTAGAATTTTAAATGGAATTAGAAATAGGCACAGAACTATATTGCATTAAATCCCGCGGCTTTATCGAAGAAGGTAAAACTTATCGAATAAAAGGTTGTGGTGACTTAACGTTGTTACACGGTACTCGCAAAACTGGGTTTGGCTTTTCAATAGAAGTTGAAAGATATGATAAGAGATTTTATGATTGGTGGAATCATAGACTACCGATTAAATTATATTACTTCACAGCTAAAGAGGCGGACATTCATTTCTGTGATTCGAACTTAACCGAGAAGCAAATAGCTCGGCACAAAAAAATTAGTACATTAGTATGAAAGAACAACACGGAAACTCCGAAAGAGATCCAGTTTATGGTTACTTAGAAAATCCAAAAGAATTATTATTTGTCGATATGGACGGAGTAATAGTTGACCTTGAGGTTAGGATGTCTGAATGGTCAACTAAATTAGGAATTGATACGAAAACATTATTCGATAAAAAATTTTATCACACACCTGGCTTCTACGCAGATGTTCCGCCAATAAAAGGAGCAGTAGAAGCATTTCATCGATTAGCTGCTAAATACGAAGTCTATATTCTATCAGCACCATCTTGGGAAAATCCATCATGCTACATTGATAAGCGATTATGGGTTGAGAAATACCTTGGTGATGTTGCTTATAAAAGATTGATATTATCAAATGACAAAAGCTTATTCGCCGGAAAAGCATTGATTGATGATAGGACAAAATATGGTGTTACTGAGTTTAAAGGAGAACATATACATTTCGGTACTGGTAGATTTCCAGATTGGGAATCAATTTTAAAATATTTAGAATGTTAGAAACTCTCGAACACACACCAGAAGCGGCTAAATACATCAAAGATGAATTGCGTACTCATATATTTGGACAATGTTGTACCGTTAAAAATGATGTTCATTTAAGTAGCGTATCAAAGGATTATATAAAGTCTAAAGAGAAATTGATTTGGCTTGTTGAGAACTATGGTAAATATTTTAAACTTGATTCGTTCATTGATGATTTTTTTATAGAGGTTGATAGTAACTCACATTGGAGTACATCTGCTGATACATTACAGGAATTATTGAATGAAGCAATATCAGAAATGAGGGATAGGAAGATTTCTAACAACTTTTAATTGTTTAGATTATAGAAAGTATGAACTAATAAACATACTACTATGAAAAACGAATTAAAGATTGAATTTGACAACGCTGAAACATTGCGTGAGTTTATTAAGAAATCCTACTACGAAGAAGGAGACAAAGGTAAATTAACAGGTAAACACTCAATCACGATTGATAAGGGTGACATTATATGGACAATTTTAAATGGTATGAATAATCTACCAATTAAAATTCTTAACAATGATTTAATCGATGGAGCGATGAGATTTATTGTTGATGAGACACAAGGTGATGTAAGAATAATCGCAACGTCTATATACTGTATCACTGAAAATGATAGGTATATATTCTACTAAAGTATATGAATGATATAGAAAGAAGAGATTTTTGGGAGCGTGAGTTAAAGGTATATGTTGAAAATCTCAAACAGGATAAACAAGAAAAGGAAATTCTTGCTGTAAGTAATAATGAACAATTAAATTTAAACCTCGATGAGAAAATTAAAACTTGCCGGTAAATTATTTGTGGTTGACCACAGTAAAGGCGAAACAATTCCAATTGGATGGCTTGTATTATTAGGTGCTTTCATAATCGGTTCATATCTTTTAGTTAATCACTAAAATATTTGTATTTTTCATTTATGTTCCGTATATTTGGACAATATTACACATAAATGAAAATTACATACACACTATTAGCATTAGCACTCGCTACTACATTTTTTGGCTACACAAGTAGCTCTGTATCATTACTATCACTGGGCGTTATATTTCTCTTGTTAGCCGTGATTGCACTGTTTGATGTAAAACAAACAAAGCACACACTTTGGAGAAATTATCCAATTATTGGTCGAGGCAGATGGTTCGCAGAAATACTAAGACCTAAATTACTTCAATATTTTATTGAGACAGATATCGACGGAACTCCGTTCACAAGAGAACAGAGGTCTGTCGTATATCAGCGTTCTAAAAATGAGATAGATTCTACACCATTCGGTACACAACATGATTTAAAGAAAGTTGGTACTGAGTGGGTCAATCATTCAATATATCCTACTAAGATAGCCGATGAACCGCGAGTTTTAATTGGTGGCTCTCGCTGTAAACAACCATACAGCGCATCAATATTAAATATCTCAGCAATGTCATATGGTGCTTTATCACCAACAGCTATCAAATCATTAAATCAAGGTTCTAAATTGGGTGGATTCTACCATAATACTGGTGAAGGTGGGATATCAGAATATCATTTACAAGGTGGTGATTTATGCTTTCAAATAGGTACTGGTTATTTTGGCGCAGGTAAAACAATAAATGGTGTTAGATACTTTGACATCGATATGTTTACTAAGAACGCAACAAGACCAGAGGTGAAGATGATTGAACTTAAGCTATCACAAGGTGCGAAACCCGGACACGGTGGTGTTTTACCAGCAAAAAAGAACACACCAGAGATTGCTAACATCAGAGGTGTTGAACCATTCATACAAATTGATTCACCACCTTATCATACATCATTCAACAACTCCGAAGGTTTAATTTTATTCATTGAGAAGTTAAGACAATTATCAGGTGGTAAACCAGTTGGATTTAAACTATGTGTTGGTAATGCATCTGAATTAGAGGATATATTTATCGCAATGAATAAATTAAATATTTGTCCTGACTTTATAACAATAGATGGTTCAGAGGGTGGCACAGGAGCCGCGCCTTTAGAGTTTACAAATAATGTTGGAACACCATTGATTGATGCGCTTAGTATTGTTGATAAACTGATGATTATGTATGGTAAGAAAAATGAGATTAAAATCATAGCATCTGGTAAAATGATTGATGCCTTTGATGTATTGAAAGCCCTATCGATGGGTGCGTCTCTTGTTAACTCTGCTCGTGGGTTTATGTTATCATTGGGTTGTATTCAAGCACGACTTTGTAATACAGATGAATGTCCAGTTGGTGTAGCAACACAAAATAAAAATAAATGGAACTCACTTGACCCAGTTAGAAAGTCAGAGAGAGTTAAAAACTTTCACAAGAATACAGTTCATTCAGTTATGCATTTAGCAGGCGCGATGGGATTAAAAACGGTACACAGCATAAATAAAAAACAAGTAGTGCGAAGAGTATCAAGTAATGAAATAAAAACATTTGAACAGCTATATTAAAAATGTGGTTTAACGGATTAAAAGTAGATAAAGCTAAAATTAAAAAACAAGCCAGGGTTACAAGTGAATCCCGATATGCTTATTATAGGTTTGATAACCCAAGATGGGGAGCGTATGCCAATGCGGCATTAACACCTGGGAAGATATACAAAATAATTAAACTGAATGGTAGTTCTATATCTGTGTTAAATGACCGTGGTACGCTCAGAATCTATGAATCTGGTATGTTCTATGAACTTGATGCTCACGTATTTAATGTTTTAGATACAGAATCAGCCAGAGATACGCAAATAAACAGGCTATTTAATTAAACTTTCACTCTACTAAATTCATATAACCAACATGGAAATTAAGAACAGAACATTCGAAGCAAGTGTAAGACTTTATTATGACTCACACAAATCATCAAGAACGGCTATTGAAAAATTGTCAGAAGCCTATAATATAGGTAAGAAGTGGGAGAAAGAATTCAACGTTCTTTTAGTAGGTAAAGATTCTGATGAATTGAAGCTTAAGACAGTCGAACTATTTTTTGTTGCTAAGAAAAATGATGGTTACAAATTCGCAGAAGTAACTATTGAAGAGGATTATACAATCTATCCATAACAGGATCCTCTTAAAAAGAAATAACATAAATGAGTCAAGTTAAATTCGATTGGAACGATATTACTATTGTTCCGGCAACAATTAGTGATATAGATAGTCGCAAAGAAGTAAGCCCAACACTTAAAGTAGAGAATGGTATCAATATGTTACCACTCTTCACAGCACCAATGGACACTGTTATTGGCTCTGATAATGCTAATCAATTTTATGAAAAGGGTATAAATATTTGTCTACCGAGAGGTATCAACTTCACAGGTAGCAATACACATTTATTTTACGCATATGGTTTAGACGAGATAATCGAAATTGTAGAAGCGGGTAAATTATTACCCAAAAAAGTTCTTATTGATATCGCGAATGGGCATATGAAGAAGTTATTTGATATAGCTTCTCGAATTAAAAAAGAATACGATGTTGAGTTAATGGTTGGTAATATCGCTAACCCAGAAACATACAGAGAATTTTGTAAAATTGGTGTTGATTGGGTGCGCTGTGGTATTGGTGGTGGTTCTGCTTGCACAACGTCAGCTAATGTAGCAATTCACTACCCTATGGCATCACTGATATTCGAATGTGGTGTAATCAGTAAAGAGTTTACTAATCCTACTAAGATTATAGCTGATGGTGGATTTAGAAACTTCTCTGATATAATAAAAGCAATTGGCTTAGGTGCCGATGCAGTTATGATTGGTGGTATACTTAATAAGTGTTTAGAGAGCGTTTCAGACAGTTATACTAAAGTAGGTGAGCAATATATCAAAATTGGCTCAGAAGACGCTTTAAATCGCTTTTCTTTAGGTGAAGATATTTATAAGTATTACAGAGGAATGTCAACTAAAGAAGTTCAAAAGACTTGGAAGAAAGACGATTTGAAAACTGCTGAGGGAATCACTAAATATAATAGAGTAGAATACTCACTTAACTCTTGGGTTGAAAACTTCACTGATTATTTAAAATCTAACATGAGCTATTGTGGATTCAGAACGATTGAAGAGTTCAAAGGCAATGCAAACTTCGTTCAGATTACTACACAAGCCTATAACAGGTTTAATAAGTAAGAGCTGAATCTAAAATATCTTCACTTAGGTCTACTTTAACACCGATGTAATCTAAGTTATAACCGATATACCCACTATTACCATAACGCTTCATGCTTTCTGTATAAAATCCTTCATCATATAGGATTTTAGCAGATGGTACGAAGTTTAATTTTGTGTAATTTATCTCTTCTTCTTGTTCACCAAACATAACAGCATCGATTGTTCTACTATCAGCATATACACCACTTGTTTCCGCAAGTCTATGTATATTTAATTGAACATATTGTAGAACCGTGATTGCATCTTTATGTGAAAGTGTTCGATTAAACTCTTCGCTGGCTATTTTGAGTATTCTATCAGTGCAGTATTTTCTATCCTCAAGTAAAGTTTCTATAAACTTTTTACTGAAGTCGGAATGCTCATAGTGAAGCTTAATACGCTGGGCTAATTCCTTAGTATATTCCCTATTTCTGTTCATACTCATATATGCTAATATACAAACTTTATGCTAAATCGGCAAAATTATAGCGGTTTAAGTTAAAATTTAAGGTTTTTTACAATTTGACTGTGAACAAAAGGCAATTTCTTGGATATATAAAGAAATAAAAATTTCTCAATGAAGGTTATATTCGACTGGCTTGATAGAATAAGGAAACGAAAGGAAATAGTGATAAAGAGCTTACCTTCTCAGGGTATATTCTACAATGCTGATTTTAGGTTATGGATTAAGAAGGCATCAGTTGAGGATATTCTTGAATATGAAAAACTATATACCAATGATATAGCTGTTGTTTTGAGTCTGGTTAAAAACATAGTTAGGAAATACACTACTATGCCATCAAAATACACATTTGAAGATATTAAGAGCATTGATGTTGTATTCATATTCTTACAAATAGTATCTTATTCTCAAAACAAGACAATTAAGATTGAGTATTATAATGATGTAACTGGTAAGCAAGAGTTTGTAGATTTCACACCTGATAAATTCAATTACTTCAATTTAACTGATTTATTAAAAGATAGTTTTAATATCGATACTAAAGAATTTACAATAGAAGGTTATAGATATTCTATTCCATCAATTGGTATAGAAACTTCATTGACTCACTATTTAATAGAAAAGTCACAGGCACCAAATTCACAGATTTACAATACATATGATTATAATTTTATGTACTTCTTGGGTAATAAAAAATTGTTGACTTTTTCAGAGATTGATAATTTAATAGAGATATTTAATAATGATATGGATGATTCAGAAAAAGCAAGAATCAATAATATAATTGAACGCTTTAAAGGCTTCTCAAAATATTCAGTTAAGAATAATAATAAAGTAGTGGAGATAAATAATAAGATTGATTTAGGAAGTATTTGGAAATAAAAAAAGCACTCGATTTCGATTGAGTGCTTTTTTTATTATCTTGTTTTTCCTTGCTTTCCTTCTTTGAAATCTCTTCTAAGTAAGAAGAATATTAATATTGATGCGGCTGTGAAAAATCCACCAACAGCAAAACCGATAGGATCCTGTTCAACAATTCCTATTTTCCACCCAGCTATACCAAATGCTAGGTTACCAAACATACCAACTACGTACATAGGTCTCATCCATAATAACCAAGGCATGAATTCATAACCTCCGGTAAAATCTTTTTTAACGTCAACTGCGTAGTCAACTTCCTCTTTCGTTCTTTTTCTAAAGTTCATATTTATTTATATAGTTTATTTACTGATATATTCTTGAATGCATTAATCATTTTTTCATACTCATCTGGTGTAGAGTATAACATAAACTGGTGCTTAATATCAAGATCCTCATCGTAGTTATCAAGCTTAGGATCGCTTGATAACTCAGATATCCAATTCCCAAGACTCAATGCCTTACGTAACTTCATAGCTGATTGTCTATCTTTCAATGTTATCATATCTGTGTCTATGTTTGGTTCACCATCTACATGAAATTTATCGTTAGTCCATCTAAGTGGAAGGTTTATAAAATATAAATCTTCAACGTCATCACTACTCATATTATATACCTGAGTAAACATAGTGATATACCCTGTCTCTGGACGGTCATCCTCAGCTATAAAACTCTCAAAAAAACTAAGAGGGTCTATATGTAAAGATGATATCATAGCCTCAGCTTTACCACCACCTTTGTTGCTATAAACATCCAAAATACCTAAATCTTTATACTCTTTAGTATAAGCCCATTTATGTATTTCAGCACCTCTTTTATAATGCGTGTTTGTTTTATCTCTTTCCCAGCTTTTACCGCCCGGTACTTTAGCTTCGTCTTTTAGCTTCTTACCAGCATTGTAGTATGTATCGAAGTTTAACTCTTCAAATGTTCTAATATGTTTCATAATTTATATATTAATAATGTAATCTATTTTTCTGTCTCTCTCCATTCTGAAACAGAATCCCTCTAATGTTTCAGCAGATAATCTATCCACATACTTCATCTTGAGATATTCCGGAAACCACCTTTTTCTTACAGGGTCATCCTTTGTTATTGTATCTACGATACTACTGATATACGAGCTTAAGTCTTTCGATGGATTTCTCATAATATTCAATATTTTTTTCAATCATAATCCATCGTCTGTTTGTTTCCATAGCCGCAATGGCTGTCGTGGAAGAACCCGCAAATGGATCAAGTACAATCATATTTTCATCACTATGCTTTATAATCAATTCCTTAAATAATTCTATTGGCTTTTGAGTTGGGTGAAATCTATCTTTCGCGTGATAGATTGGGTAATTATAAATTCCATTATCATATTGCGAATTAAATGTTGGCTTACCTCTCTTTACAAATGTTACAAAGAACTCAATAGCATTTGATAGGTAATTGTGTTTAGAGTTTACTGGTACTGGATTATTCTTAACCCATTGACATATTCTTGGTTGCTTAAAGTCTAAGCCTTCCGCTATATCCTTTATCTCACCAATCTTCCAAGCATCATAGAACCATATCACTGTTCCACCGGGTCTTAATATTCTACTGAATTCGGCAAACAATTCATCAATGTTAAGTTGTTCTTTATCCCAATCACCAAAATCGATTGAATGTTTGTAGAACTTACCAACCACTACTGGATCTATATTCTCAGTTGCGTGAATGAAATTGCTCTTGCGTGAAATTATATACGGAGGGTCTGTAAGTATTAAGTCTACTGACTTATCGCTGATTTGCTTTAGAATATTTATACAATCGTCGTGGTAAACCTTATTCAATTCAATCATAAGGTATATATTATAATCCAAATCTTGTATGGTTATTTTTAATATATAATTTATGAAATATTTAAAGTCATTTAAGCTTCTTACGGAGAATTCTGAATTTCTATCAACACAGAAAGTTAAAGAATGGGTATCTCTATATTTCGAAGAGTGTTCGTATGAAGTTAATGAATTAGAGGTATACTACGATGTAGTTGATGAACCAAGTAACGTATTTACAATAAGTGCTGAAATTGTTCCGAATGATTCAGATATTGAAACTATTACAGCGATGTATAATAATTCCAGTTACGAAGAGGCTAAACTCTTTATAAGAGATTATTTATTAAAGGAGTTTGTAAGGTTTACATTAAAATATGATTTCAAATTTTGCGATGAACAAGATTTAAAAGGAGAAGATGATTTCGGTCCCTATCATTGTGTTGACTTTGATATGCTTCAATTTAAAGATTTTAAGAAATACAAATGTCCAATTCAAATATTCTATAACATAAAGTATGTTACGAATCAATCTTCTTCTTAATCACAGAACACTTTTCATAATTCTCTTCTTCTTCGTACATTTTTAACATACGCTTCAACTGTTGCTTATTGGCAAGTTCTAATTCTAAATGAAACTCGACTTCGATTTGATGCTGTCTGCTTCTGGTACGAAGCATCGATTTTATGAATGATTTTTCTAAATCATTCAACTCATGGTAGTCTCTTATGCTATATACACCATTGTAGTGAAAGAAATCAATGATACCTTTGACATCACTTTCAACTTCTATTCTACTGGTTTTGGCTTTTTGTATAGTACGCAAATAAGAGCTAAGTTGTATATATTGCTCATTTAACCACTTAAACAGAATCACAAATTATATATTAAAATAATCTATGAGATTTTTATCACCATTAAGTTCTTTCCTTGTCCATTCTGCGCCATACTTGGCTTTTACTTTATCTACCCAAGATTTTGTTTTGACTTTAGCAATCCAAATAAGCTCACTACCCTTGGTTTTTCGAGTACCTTTGCACATAACACCTTCATCTACTGGGTATTGCCCATTTTTAATATCATCGATAAATTGTTGATTTAGATATCCCTGATAGATTATATTCGGAATATGTAGATGTCCGAAGTTTTGAACAAATTCTTTTGGTGGTATTAAACCACGTTTATATTCTGATATGTCGAGAAGAACAACATCTTTTTTATCAGTTATTGAATGCTGGCCAGCAAATGAATTAGGTCCTAAGTATTCGAAGAAAGCGACATAATTAGGTTTTGATTTATATTGTCTGTCATGAAAAACTCTACCCAAATCATCACCATACTTATCAAGAAATAATGGTATAGCATCACCGAAGTTTTCATTTCGTTCATCAATCATTTGTGTTCTGGTGCCAAATTTATACCAACCACGCTTTCTGCTCCATTCACAGCGAATGTTAGATCCATCCAGCTTATCAAATGCAATACAAGACTCACCGAGTAAATCGGATGACCAATAAGGTATGGATGGGTACTGTTTCATAAACTTTTATTAAATTTTGTATAAAAATACAAAAAAATGTTGATATGACAAAAAATCAATTGGATTTAATTTTAAAGGATTGTGCTAAACACGTTAAAAGGTGGAAGCCAGTTTTAAGTTCACAATTAGGTGTAGAGAATAATACAGTAGTAGAGCTACTTGCTTGTTACTGTGAATATTATGAGACTTTGGCGAATCAACAAAATATACATAATCCTACTATGTCCAGTATGACTTCTGGTATGTCATATGGTTATGGCTCATCAAACCCAAATCCACATAATCATAAGGAACTTGGTCAAAATTTGGTCAAAATACTCACTGAGATTAATAAATTACCCGCAATACGTTCTAAAGTAGAACACAGTCCGTATTATTACAACGCATTAAGTCATCGATTTGAATATAAATTAGACAATGGTGAATATGTTACTGCGAATGAAACACCAGGTAAATACTCAGGTGAACTAACTCGCGCTCAAATAATATCAGCATTCCCAGAAGACTTTGTTAAGCTATTGGATATGTCTGAATATAGAGATATGCGTATAAACTCGTTAATCTGTTAAAACTTTTACAAATTAAAAAATAAAATGTTATGATAAATGATACATTATTTGACGTTTGTAACGTCTTGATTAAGGATAAGAATAAATTTCCAGATTTAAGCGATGCTCTTAAAGAGAAATACTTCTTCATAATTAATCGATATTTATCCAAAGGTTTTCCTGAGTTTGCGAGTGAGTTAAATCATAAGAAAATAGATAAATCATTAGCATTCGATTGTTGGTATTATTTTTTATATAATAAACCTTATCCAAAATGGATCTGGTCTAAAGCTACAAACAAACCAACAGAAAGCGAAGATGATGGATTTAGTGAGAAGGAAAAAATGATGCTACTTAGATACTATGGTCTGCGTTTAGAAGATATAGATTATTTAGTAAAATGGTTCCCTAAACAAGTAAAAGAAGATTTGAAATGGCTTTTACAGATAGAAAAAGAAAACAAATAG